GTGCTGGCGATAGCTCCATCAAGTCGCTCTATGCGACACTCGATCAAATTCCGACCGTGACGATTGCTGAGAGCGGTGTCACGGCTGGCTTCAACATCAACAGCGTCGAGATCGACCAGTCGTGTGGACCGGGTTGGCGGAATGCCAGTTCGTATATGACTGGGATCAACATGACGATCACCGAACCGTTGGGTTCGAGCCTCGTCGAAGCGATGATGAACGCCGCTATCGCGCTGAATGTCCAAGACTTCGGGAAGATGTGGTATTTCCTCGAACTCGTTTTCCAAGGCTACGACGAAGACGGAGACATCGAAACGACGCCGTTGTCTTCCTTGAACTTGGAGAACGGTGGCCGGTGGGTCTATCAGATCGCCATCACCAACATGGAAGTCAACATGAATGAGAGCGGGGCGAGCTACAAGCTCACCTGTATGCCTTATTCCATGCACGCTTTCGACGATCAGACCTGTGGCCGTGTGCCTGAAGTTCTCAGCGTCAACGGTGGAACCATCCAAGATTTCTGCAACGACTTCGCGACCAAATTGACCAAGTCTTGGACGGATCGCTATCTCGGCGAAATCTACACGTTCAAAATCAACATTCGCCCGCTGGTCGATGACAATCGGATTGCCGGTGGGTTCAAGCTCGCGCAAGGCGATTACGACCCGATCCGCAACCTGTCTCTAGACGCTGGTGACGGCAAGACTCCGCACGCCCAAATTCCCGCCGGAACGACGATCAGCGATCTGATTATGTTCCTCTACTGCCACTGCGAAGACGCGCAGAAAATGATGCTGGACACCACATCGCCACAGAACCTCGAAGACGGCGATGGCGAGACGGTCACCTACAACAAGAAGCAATATCGCGTGCCCATCGTTCCGCACGTCGAAGCGGACGTGAAAGTCACCGGCTACGACCCGATCACCGGGCTCTACATGAAGGAAATTACCTACCACGTCTGGGGGTATCGTTCCTACACGACCAATCTCTCGAACAAACAATACACGACGATGAAGGCCGATCCTTCGATCTCGGTGAAGATCGCGGATGAGCTTCGCACCCGAGGTTATCTCCGCAAGCGTTACGAGCACCGGTTCACCGGTCTCAACACCGAAGTGCTGCGTTTCGACCTCGACTACAACTTCGCCTTCTCCACAGTCCTTCCGAAAATCACCGGCTGGCGCGAAGGGATCAACCAGACTTCAGATCATGCCAAACGTAACCCGGCGCTGACCGCGAACGCCGCGATGAATACGGCCGCTTTCCCGAACGAGACCACTGCCGGGACACCCGATGGCGATCCGCTCACGCAAGCACAATCAACGTTGGTCGCGGCGAACGATGGCATTTCGGAAGCCGAAGGCGTTGTGAACGATGAAACGGCCACTCCGGCTCAGAAGAATGCTGCGAACTCCGTGATCGCGGCGGCTAATCGTTCGAAGCAGGCAATTCAAGAACAGGTCGGTCGCATCCGTGCGAACGATCTTGCTGCACAGAAAGCATCTCGCGAACAGATCGAAGCTCAGGGTCCGGTCAACATCTATGCCGAAGACGCCGTCGTCGGCGACTCTCCGTTCAAACTGACCTACGTCCAAGGCCACGGCGAAGCATCGTCTGCTGCCGGAACGGGCTTCTTGGGTCAATGGCACCGTGGCGCCAGTCTGGCGGGGGCTGTGCTCAACCAGTTGCACGAGCCGCTCACCGAATCTCTCGCGAACATCACTCTCGAAATTCGCGGCGATCCCTACTGGATCGGATATTCGCACCTCGAACGCCGGTCCATCCTAAACGACGGTCTGAAGCACAACGCAGACTCACCGATGCCCAACTACACGGAAGGTGACTCGACGCTCGCTTTGATCCTGCGTTTCCCAAGCGGCATTGACCCAACGAGTGGCGCTCCGATCATCCGCGAAGACGATGTCTTCAACGGTCTCTATCGCGTGACTTCGATCAAGAGCGCGTTCAGCGGCGGTGAGTTCAAGCAGACGCTCGAAGCTTTCAAGCTCGAACTCATCACGATGATCCAGTCGAACAACAAGACAGGCGCCCAGCCTGCTCCCGGCGATGGGAGCACAGGCCAGCAATGAAGCCGTCGTTCAACCCCAAAGTCTTGCCGCGTGGCTATCGCCGCGACTCGCACATGGGTCGCGTGCGGGACAGCAACATCTATGTCGGCGTAGTCAAGCGCAACGACGACGGACAACGCATGGGCCGTCTGGCCGTGTGGATTCCAGAAATCGGCGGCGATCCGAACAATCCGCAGAACTGGTTCATCGTCAGTTACGCGAGCCCGTTCGCCGGTGTGACGAACCCCAACGCTCTCGTCGAAGATGCCACGAACCTCGACGGCACCCAGCAGTCGTATGGCTTCTGGATGAATCCGCCGGACCTTGAGAACCAAGTTCTGGTGTGCTTCGCCAATGGCGACACCGCCTTGGGATTCTGGTTCGCCTGCCTCTATCAGCAGAACATGAACCACATGGTGCCCGGCATCGCGACCGGCACTCCGACCGAAGATGGCAACTACTGTTCCAGTCAGCCGCCGGTGGCGGAATACAACAAGTGGAGCAAAGAGAACCCAGACAAGCCGAAGAGGGCTGCCTACACACCTCTGGCCAATGGTCTATCCGAACAAGGTCTTTTCTCTGATCCTGAACGTGGCCCGGCCGATTCGTCTGCTCGCCGCGAAGCACCGTCGAAGGTCTACGGCTGGCTGACGCCGCGTGGCAATCAAGTCTACGTCGATGACAACCCGGCCAACGAGTTCATCCGTATGCGAACTCGTTCCGGCGCCCAAGTGCTGGTCAACGAAACGACGGGCTTCGTCTACATCAACTCGAAGAACGGCAACTCGTGGGTCGAGATTTCCGACAAGGGTGTGGACATCTATTCCAAGGGTGCAGTCAGCCTGCGCTCTGAAGGTTCGCTGAACCTGCACGCCGATGGCTCCCTGAACATCGAAGCCGATGGTAACCTGAACCTGCGCGCCGGAGGCAACCTGACCCTTCAGAGCGCCCACCATTCGCACTTCGCGGGCAACGGCGATCTCGTTCTCGATTTCGGTGGAACTGCCAGCACCAAGGCTGGCGGAAACATTTTGCTGGCGGCTACTGGCGCTGTGCGCTCTGGCGCCGGTGGCGACATCACGGCTTCGTCCGGTGGTTCGAACATCCGCTCCGCTTCGGTCATCTTCGACAATGCTTCGACAGCGGCCCCGCCTGCGAACGCTCCGTCTGCCAAGGTTGAGCAGCCGCGCGATCTACCGGAAGTGAACGGTTCGGCTCCCTGCTACCAACAGAGCACGCGTAAAACGATCACGCGCCGGATGCCGACGCATGAACCGTTCGTCAACCACCCGAAGGCTGGGGGCTCTGGCGATCAATCGAACAACCCGGACCTTAAGAAATCCGACGAATACGCTTCAGCGGCGGACGCCAATTCGGTCGCCAATTCGAGCACCGTTCCGAACGACGACAACACGAGCTTCACGGATGACGACGTGTCGTGGCTGACGGTCTGCCTGCTCACCGAAGCCGGTGGTCTTGGCGATGACATGCTGGCCGCTGTTGGACAGGTAGTGATGAACCGTTCTTCAGTCGGCTTCGCAGGCAATGTGCGAAACGATGCGTGGTCGGGCATCAAGAAATACGTGCTGGCCTATGCCGCATTCTCGTTTTTCTGGTCATCCAATGGCCGTAGCCTCGACGTGGGCGGTGGCAAGCCTGCTCGCTCTGGTTCGCCGCCCCGCCTGACGATCCCGCCCGCATTGTTCGCGGCCGGTGAGAAGAAGGGCATCGATAAGATCAAGTCGTCGCAGGGCTCAACCGAATGGAACCACTGCAAGCAGATCGCGACGCAGCTTCTCGCAGGCACCTACAACGCCAGCACGGCTGTGGCGCCGATCAAAGCCAACAAACGGTGCACGATGTATGTGAACGCTAGCACGGCTTCGCCGGTGTGGGCTGTGCCGAGCAAGTTCGTCACTCAGGTCGGCCATCCGCGTCTGTCACACAGTTTCTACCTGCAATAATCGACTCGGTAATTGCGGTGCGGTATAAGCACTGTAGTGAAAATCTTCACCAATCATTCGGGGACGACGCAGGATACGTTCAGTATCGGCAAGCGTGGGGTCGAGCTTATTCGTGGCTATGGTTCGCCACATCAGCACCATGCTCACGCTACGGTCGGCAGTCTCTACTTCCAGACCGAACTAGGTATCTTGTTGGTGAAACGCCCATCCGGTGAATGGGACGCCATGGCCACCCAAGCGTCAGTTCAGCTTTCGATGGTCATGGTCTCGCAGACCATCGAGCGATGCGTTCGCATGGCACTCTGGACCATGGCAGGACTGGTGGTCTTCGTGACGCTGATGCTCGTGTTTACTCGGTGAACTCGTGCTGGAACAGAAGTAGCAGCACCCAGTCTTTTTGGAACTGGCCGAGATCGCCGCTCACTTTCTTGATCTGGAAGATGCCCGCACGCACATGGTCCTTGAAATCGACGGCTCCCCACCCACCGGCATGAACTTGCGGGTGATAGTCGCAGATCAGCGTGTCGGTCGAGAGTTGGATGTGCTGCGGGGCAAGCCAACGACTGTGGACAAGATGAAACTCCAAACTCCACATGACGCCCTCGGAGAGATGCTCTCCGAGTAGGCGTTCGAGTTTGAAATTGTTCGCGTGATGGGCCGTGAGCCTCAGACCGGCGATCATACCGGTCTGACGAGGTTGCTTCCAGACGTGGTTGTAGATAGCCGCTACGTCTTTCGAAGTGGCGGCGACCATCAGACCAGATCGTGCTTCCGCAGCGCCGGGCGAATGACGAGGAAGTAGATCGGCATCAGCGAGAAACCGACGAACTGGTAGGTCCCGGCCATGTCGCCAGCCATGTATTTGTGGTCGGCGCCGATGACGAAGAACGCGAACACGGCGACTTGAATCAGCGGGAACGCCCAGAAATCGCACGCCTTGTTGAAGAGTCGTTGGAAGGTGCTCATGGTTTGTGCTCCTAGTTTTCGGATTGCCAAATCAGGTCTTCGTATTTCTCGATGAGATCGGGATTTCCCAGACGCATCATCTGCACGAGCTTGCGGAGGCGAACGATGTCGTCGTCGGTGTCGATCATTTCGAACTCGGCCCACCCCACGGTATTGCCCGCTTCGTCGGTGAGGCGCTTCATCGGCCACTTGCCCTTGACCAGTAGATTGGTCGGGCTCAGCGGAAGTTGATCGTCCCCCAGACGACGGAGGATGCGGCCGACTTCCATGCCCGCGATATCAACGCCGTTGGCGTTCTTGAAGGCCGGGCTCTCGCATTCGATGCTGAGCGTGAAGGTAAGGCGCTTGCCCATCAGTTCACCTTGGGGAGGATTTGCGAGCCGTCTTCCGGCACGGGGACGATTTGCAGGAGACCTTTGGCGTGCAGGCGGCCGAACATGCCGCCCGTGCCACCGCTCTCGGCCCACGTATCGGCGTCGATCTGCTGGACAGCGAAGGTCTGACCACGGCCAGCGGCGCCGAGGGCTACAGCGGCGATGAAGCCTTTGCGTTGACGAGCCATGCGTGATCTCCTGTGCAGTTCAGAATGTCATTCTCTCATCAAAGTCGAATCCGTCAACAATACTTTAGTGCATGGGTCCATGCATTAGGCTACGGTGCGGAAATGAGAACCAATTACCCCATCCCGCCCGCACCGAAGCCCGGCATGTCCGACCCCCGTTCGACTGGGCGGCCTACGCCGACTCGGATTCGCCGACCGCAAATGTCTGACCCTCGGAGCACGCGTTAAGCTCGTCGAGGATGTCCTGAAAGTCGTTGTTCGTCCAATCGAGTGGTTGGTAGTAGCGAAGGTAATTGTTCGTCACGTCGAACCCACCACGGCGGGGCCAAGGGCGAAGGCTACACCCTTGAGCACTTCAAGGAGCTAAAGAGCCGCCCGCCGGGCCTGATGGCCGAGTTGGATCGCCTTCACAGAGTGTTTTCCACTCTGCGTCGGTTAGTCGCCAGAAATATCCGAACTGCCCAACGTATACGTATCTGCTCTGAGTCTGCTTGGGCTCGGTGTATCGCCTGCGTCTGCGTGTCATGAGAAAGTGCCTCCTACCTATAATGGGGTCGCGAGAAGGCCATTATGTGCAGGCCATTTTTCAACTTTCTCGGAGTGTGGATTTTTCGTCACAGTATTTTTGGTTGACCAAAATCTCGAAATCACTACAAAGGCGATGATGAACAGTGTTGTCAAACCCGCGAAGTTTCTGATCGCTATAGTGACGCTTTGCTTCGCGACGATGGCGGCTGCTCAGAACACTCCGAGGGCTACAGCGTCACAAGGACAGTGGGCTCACTATTCGTCGGCTCAACCATTGATCGCCGTGGCGCCCACGCCAGAGGTCCCCAAGCCCGTTCCGGTGGTAGTTCCCGCACCTCACATCCAAAATCCCATCGAGCACGCGTTGCAAGTGGCCTTGGACGATTATCGCGCTGGCAAAACCAGTGACGACGTGATCGCACGATATGGCGGAACACCATCCGCTTATGGCCACATGCTGGAATTGAACGTCGCCCGCGCACGGGCGCTGCCTTCGGTGTTCCCAGAACGCTACGTCGTGGTGAACATCCCCTCGCAAACACTTGATCTTTACGTCGATGGCAAACGTGCCTTGACCATGCGGGTCATCACTGGTCGGCCGGATGCTCCTACGCCCACGATGGTGACCAACATCACCACGGCCATCTACAATCCCTACTGGAACGTCCCGTGGGAAATGGTGCGTGACACCTATTCGAAACGGGCCATGGCCAACTCGCATTACCTGAAGTTGATGCACATGGAAGCACTCGACGGTTGGGGCGCGGACGCCAAGGTCATCCCAGAATCACAGGTTCCGTGGAAGGACGTGGCGGCGGGGACGATCTACCAACGCGTTCGGCAGCGTCCGGGTGACGATAACATGATGGGCATCGTCAAGTTCGAGTTGGCGGACAACAGCAAGGGCATCTATCTTCACGACACCCCGTTGCGGAAAAACTTCAACGGCACATGGGTTGTGCTTCACGCGATGAGTTCCGGTTGCATCCGTCTCTTCGACGCCAAGACACTCGCCAATGCCTTGATGGGAACGCAGCCCGCGTTTGCCGACACGGAACATCGCGTTCTGCTGACGAAGCCGGTGCCGATTTTCATCACCTATTTCACAGCGATGCCCAGTGAAACAGGATTGGTCTTCTACCATGACGGCTACGACGCCGATAAATAATCAGTGCGCGAATACATCGACATTCTGGCCGAAGCTCAGAGCCAAATCCCACCCGAGCTTGCTGCCCAAATCCTTTCAGACCGGCTTTGCAAGCACGGGGTGAAACTGGCGCCGAGCGCACGTCTGTGGCGTGGCGAGGGTTCTGAAGGCGGAAGCGGGTTCGCCACCTATGGCCGAGGGCTCTACTTCACCGCTGATCGCAAAGTCGCGGCCGAATATGCCGGAGACGATGGCGAGATCGTCGAAATCGCTCGGGCCTATCTTCCCGACAATGCGCTGCGTTTCGACACCACAAATGATTTCCAGATTTGGAAGCAGAGGGCTTACACGCTGCTGGGCTTCAGAGGCCCGCAGGAGTTCGCAGCCGCATACGATGATCTTGGCGTTTTCATCCGCACCCTTGATCCGACCATCGACGGCATCCAGATGTTCACGGGCAAAGACTCCGTCTTCGTCCTCTACGGAATGGACGAGTAATATCCTTGACCGGATAGCGTTCCGTGGGATCATGCCTCAACAGTTATGGAGGCTCCTATGTGGTTCATGAAGCCGAAGGTCGTGCCGGTTCCTCCGCGTCGAGTTGAACTGCGTCCCGAAGAGAAGACCGTCATCGCGAAGTTCGCCGAAGGCGATGAAGACATGAAGCCCCACGCCATTGCGTGCTATCGTCGCAACATCGGCCGGGTGCCGAAGACGACTGCCGAGATGGGCTTCATGGCTGAAATCGATACGCGTTCGCCCGATCTGGCGATGCGTTCGTATTTCCGCCGCCGGGTGCTCGGCCAAGCATGAAATCATCTCGTCCCAAGATCGCCCGAATGACCGGAGACGAATTTCGCGATTTCAACGCGGAGTTTCCTTATCGTGCTCGCATCCCTATGGGCGAACACGGGACCGACCCGGAACGGGGGCTGATCGAACGCTTTTTTCGAAGCATCAATTCGCCCGTGGCGACCAGCACTAATCTCGTCTATCTGACAACGGTCTCCGATCTCACGCTCCTGAAACTGGGAATGTATCGGTGATCCTTCGTGATGTCCCATGGTCTGATCTGAAGATCGGCCAAGGGGTTTCCGTCACGAGCACCACCGATGTGATGCTCGGCACCATCGTCCGACTCGAACGCGAACCCATGATCTGGATCGCGTGGAAAGACGGCAACCACCAAGAATATCACCAATCAGTTCTTCCGCATGTGGAATTGCTGGATGAAGTTGAACACGCCGGATCGCACGATTTTGATAAAATCTTGACCGACCGCGAATTTATTGACGCCGAAGGGGAATAAATCTCGGGCGAGGCGGGTCATATAAATATGAAGTCTGTTCGGAGCCCCCGCCCCATGGAAATGCGTCGCCTCATTGACCTGTCCACCCCGAGAAAACTCACCGAGAGTGAGCAACGAACCATTTTGAAACCCAAGCGCGGTAAAAATGGTCTTTTCATCGAAGTGAAAGATGCCAGCGCGGAGCGCGAGACGATTGAAAATCACAATCGCGAACGGTTCGCCAATCACTTCCACTACGCAGACAAATTCGCAGGGAATACGAACACCTTCGATGCCGAGGGCGACTACAACTGCGGGCGCTGCAACCAAGCGGACGACAAATATTGCCTGCTGCTGGATATCAAGTCCATCGACCCGGCGGCTGGTAGCTGCGGAGATTGGGAGAACATCGACGCGGGCGATCCCGAGATGATGCTCAATGAGAAATCCCCGGAAGAAGCCGCCTATGGTGTTGCCGCGAACGGCAAGGGATTCGGATGCCATCGGTGCCCGTTCGCCAGTCGCGCGTTCGAACCCGACAGCCGAGGCCGGGACAAATATTGCGGCAAGGGCGATTTCCGGGTGTTCGACAATGCGTGCTGCTCTCTGAATGGCGCCGAACTCAAGAAATAAGTCGTTGACCAAATCCTTGACTTTCTAGCGATCACCGATAGGTTGCCCCTACACTATGTCGCGGGGTATCATGTCCAAAATCGGTTTCGCCACTGTCGCTCTCGCCGCCTTGCTGCTCACAAGCTGTGAGGCCCCGGACAACGGCCCGGAGAATGCCATGGGGCGAGCCAAAGGCTTCGTTGAAGGCATGGGTTGGAAGCCCACTCAAGTCGAGGTGCTCGCCGAGGGCAAGCCCTGCGCGAAAGCCGAATATGGCGTTCTGGTTCGCGAAGAGAAAGCCCCCATCGACCGGGTCGCGCTGGTGTGCGTGCCGCAAGCGTCCTACACGGTGACCACGGACGGTGGTGTGCCGGTGCCCCGCGCGGTGCAATTCTCCGTCCCGGCGAACGTGGCTCCCGCGCCGCCGGAACCGGCTCCGGCCGAAGTCAGCAAGTAAGATGGCCACATCCACCCAATACAACCCGCAAGTCGAACTCAACAAGGTGCTGCTGAGCGCCGGGGTGAGCAAGACCGTCTACGCTCTCGTCACGCCGGAAACGGAAGCGACGAAGGCCGTGGCGTTCGGGGATGCGGGTAGCGCCGAGCGCGAGGAATATCTCGACCAGTTTCGGGATGCGTGGACCGGCAAGCAGGATCGTTTCCACGAAGAGTTCTTCGAAACTTGGGCCGAATGGTCGAAGCCGATGGTCGATCTCGACCGCAAGCTGTTCCCGTTCTTCTATCCGACCGCTGGGGCCAGCGAGCCGCTTCGTCATCTGATCTACGAGTTCGCCGCCCGGCGATACAAGCAGGGTGCTCTCGAACCGTTCATTCACGTCTTCGAGGGTGAATACGAAGGCTACAAGGCTATGGCCGAAGCCGCCGGGCTCGAAGTGATCGAACATGATCGCGCCGACTGGGAAAATGTCGCCGATATTATGGGGCGGGCTGACGACAACCACCTCTTCTTCCTGAGCCAGCCGTCCGCCATCGACGGCAACATCTGGGAAGACGCCCCGAAGTTTCTGGCGAAGATTTCCGAGCACATGGCGTGGAGCCAATGGCCGGTCGATCCGAGGGTCGTGATGGACCTGACCTATGTCGGCGCCGTCGCCGATGTGAAGATGAAGTTCAACATGAACGAACCCTGCGTCCGCAACGTGGTGTTCAGTCTCTCCAAGCCGTTCGGCACCTATTACGACCGCATCGGCGGCGTGTTCTGCCGGTGGGAAGACGCGGGTCTGTTCGGCAACAAGTGGTTCAAAGGTCTCACCGGCCTTCGGATCGGCACGCTGATGATGCAGCGCCATCATGTGTTCGAACTGCCGCGCAAATATCTGCACTATCAGCACCTCGCCGCCGCGCACGCGAGCAAGGCTCTGGGATTTGAGTTCACCCCGGCCGATGTGTATCTTCTGGCCACGGCGCCTGCCGGAGGCGACTTGCCAATGGCCAACTACCTTCGACGGGCGGGAAAACTTCGAGTGTGTGTCACGCCCGCGATGGCCAAGATGATCGCGGAGAACGCGTAATGGCTTGGCTCCTGACCGCCGACATGGACACCGAAGGCCACGGACGAGAAGGCTTCTTGGACGGATGGCATGTCGTTGCCTTCAGCCGGAAACCGGCCGCGCTCAAAGCCAAGGCGAAAATCGAGGCGCTGATTTCTGAGATCAATGCAGCGGTTCACGATCTACAACCCTATGAGCGCGGAGAGGCAGTCGTCGAAACTCCGCAGTGGCGTGAACTCGTCGCCTCGTTCCCGAAAGCGTTCGGAGAATATCCCACCGCCTATTTCAATGAACACGATTTTTCGACGGACAGGGACTTCAACGTCCTGCTCGATGTCGTCCCCTTGGAGGTTCGTCGATGAAGAACATTCAGTGCATCGCCGACAAGGCGGAAATCCACACGTTCGTCATGCGCTTGTGGAAAACGGATATGTTCCGTGAGTCTCATAGGGCTGGCGGGTTCATCTTCCGAGCCGTCGAGCGGTTCGCATGGCTTCCGCGCGTGTTCGCGGAGATGTCGAACGATCATCTGGAACGGGCTCACTTCTCGTCATGGTGGGGCGTGACGATGCTGCGCGAGGATTACACCAACCCGGTCATCCACGATCTCTATCTTCTGCACGAATTCTACCACGCCGCCCACATGCCCTACATCCCGAACATCGGGAAGGCGGCCTTCGACGACAAGATGCAACGCAACGAACTCGAAGCGAGCGTCCTGTCCGAAATCGCGGTCTACTTCGAGATGCCCGGCCTACGCGAAGTGTCCTTCGATCACGACATCTACGCGGATCGGTTCCTCAACGACCCGGTCATGAACGTGCTCTGGAAGACCAACAAGGACGTGGCCGTCGAGACCATTCGCTCGATGCGTCGGGACGTGATGGTCAGCAAGCCCGAACACCTCATGGACCTGACGGAAAGCTGGATTCGTCGGTTTGCCGAGCAGAACGCCATCTACTCGATTACGTGGTCGGATCGCTATCTGGAAGTCGAACGCCGGATGGCGGACTTGCAGACGCAGGCCGCCGCCGACCGGAACGATGCCCTGAAGTACCACGTCGATTGGATCATTCGCGAAGCCGAACGTGATCCACTGGACAACGTGCCTTTCCGTCAAGAGGCCGAACTGTTCGCTACGTTCTATTGGGCGAACAAGGAAAAATATTCGGTGGCAATGGCGAAGAACAAATGACCCGTTCCGAGGAATACCGCGCCAAGGCGGCCGAGATGCGCGACGAGGCGGCGAAGACGAACCTGCCGCTGGTGCGTCAACAGCATCTCATTGCCGCCAAGGTGTGGGACAGCATGGCCGACCGCGAAGATCATGCGATCCGCCAAGCCGACGACCGTCGCGCGAGCATTCAAAAGGAACCGGGATGACGTTTATGGTCACCGTCTGATGGGAATGCCCTACGCCCTTCTGAAGCAAGACAAGCCCGAGGTTTTCGACCTTGGGAAGGGCGTTCGCATGGTCGGTTGGACCGAAGTGTTCGAACGCCGCTACGGGCCTCCCTTCAGCAATACCCCGGCGGACATTTTCAACATCTTCGGGTCGGACGACAAGGGCAATTTCTTGGAGCCGTTGCAGTCGCTCGATTTGGCGCTCCTGACCAAACGTCTCGAAAAATTCGATCACGGATATTCGGGCGAGGCGGCGGTTGTCGCCAAGCGGATCATCGACTGGATGGGTGACGATGTCTGCTATCTTTGCAACTACTGGGAAGAGCTTTCCGGCTGCATCGAGAGCCGCATGAGCGCGAAGAAAATCGCTGCCGAGTTCAACGATCTCGCCGTGAAACTTTCGGTCCCCATGGCCAAATACAAGGAAACCGGCGACGTGTGGGGCTCGGACCATGACTGAAAAACTTCAGCGCACAAAATTCGCGATCTATGATCCCACGACGAAGCTCTTCGTTTCGAAGAAACGTGGCTATCTCCAAAACATTTGGACTGACCAGTTCGAAAACATTCAGAGCTATGCCATTCCGAGCAACGCACTCGAAATACAGCAGTGGGCGAAGTCCATGGCGCCTGCGGCCGAGATCATCGAATTGACGATCACACTGGAATGGACCACTGCAAAGTCCGACTTCTCAATCGAAGACACGTCACAGTTCAAGAAGCACAAGGCGTTCTACGACAAGTTCCTTCCGGCGGTTGAGAAGGACGTGGACTCGCTGAGTGACGCCGACTGGAAGCGTTTCAAAAACGCTCGATATTTCCTTCAACGGGCAAAGGTCATCCCATGAGTTTCGCATCCGTGGCCTGTCCCGAGACCGATAAACCGTGTTCGGCTATCTCATGCGTAAATGCGGGAATTCCACTCTCGACGTGCATTCACCGTGGTGTCGAGCAGTTCGTCGGCCGCTCGCACGGTGATCCCCGGACGGAGATCATCTGGAAGAGCCTGCCCTACTATCCGCACGGCTTCATCGTGCCCGCGCTGAACACACAGAATACGCCAACAGCGATCCTGAACTGGCTGGACGAAAACTGCGAGTTCGGCGACTGGGTGCGCTATTTCGGGACGTTCCGTTTCAAGTCGAAACAAACGTCCGACTCGTTTCGTCTCTGGCTTCTCGAACAAGCTCGCCCTGACTTGAAGAAAGTTCTCGCAGCCTGATGTTCATGCGCTGGCGCCTTCCCAAGCGGTTCTGGGGTCATCCTGACAACTGGAACGATGCGGCGTGGGACGAATACATGGATCGCGGCATGAGCGGTCACTGGTATGATCGGCTCGTATGCTGGTGGAGAGGGTGGGAAAAGAGTGTCTAGGCCAGAACTGCATCTGCAAGTCGTTCGCGAAGCGGTTGTCGAGAAACTGTCGCTGGGCGGCGAAGTAGTATCCGACGCGGGCGTTGATCGGATCGTCGATCAAGTGATGACAATGCTGGAAAGCAAAGCTATCGGGACCATTGCCGAGTTGCACGCCGGTATTGACGCAGCCATCGCGAAAGAACTCGGGCGCGGCAACTGATATTGTTGACAGCATGGAAACCTGTGAGATCATCTGATCTCACATAGGAGCCCTGCATGACCAAATCCGTTTCTTACATGCCGAGCGTTTTCTGGGTCGCCACGGTTCACCGCGACTCCGAGACGATTCCGATGAGCCTCTGTTCGATGATTTCTGATCTTTGGGGCCGAGACATCGAAACGGTGAAAACGGACGTGGCCGAGCGGATCGTCATTCTCCGTAAGCGCCACCGCGCGGTGGAAATCGCCCATCATGAAGAAATCTCGTTCGGTGTTGCCGAACGGCGTGCGGAGCAGGAAGCCAACACGAAGGTCGAATTCGCATGAATACCTGCAACATTGAGCAAGGCGCCGAAGGTCCGGTGTTCGCCTGTGCCTATGAGAACATGGGCAAGGCGCTCTATGAGACTTCGAGCCGACTGACGCCGCGCATCGTGGTCGCCGACAAGATCGGCGACGGTAGTGCTGGTGTCGAGATCGCCATCGAGTATTCGGAAAGGTCCGATCACACCAACAAGCACATCGTCTTGGCACCGGTTTTCACCCCCGCCATGGCCCGGCAATTCGCAGCGCGCCTGATGGAAGCTGCCAATGAAGCTGAACAGGTGGTCTGATGATCGTATGCGTAGAAGAATGCACCGAAACTAAGATCGGCCAAACCCCCGGCACGCCCGAGGGCTGGCGTGACTCGCGCGACTATGCGCGAGACTCTTCCACTAGTTTCATCCGCGTTGATCGGCTTGCCGCCAACAACCCGCTGCGTGTGGCTATCGAACACGCCATTGCATGGCAACGGGAGATGGGTGACGAGCGGATGAACTACGACTATGACGGCGAACTGCCGTATCCCTATTCGTCTTCAATTTACGCGAACACCAACGGCGCGAGCGACTCCGAGGTGTTCGTGGAAGACCACGAGTTTCCCCTGATGGTGGAAGCCAGCATTCGTCTCTGCATCGAGGAAGATGGGGCAGTCGTTCGCCAGTTGCGCGAAGCTGACGTTCGCAAGTGCATCGAGAACGGTTGACTTAATCTCTTTGGTCAACCATTCTCCCATAGCTTAGCTTGGGGGTTCAAATGGCTAAATGGCGGGATATTTTCAAAGGCATCGGAACATGTATTCTACTGCTTTTCGCTTTCCTGATACTTCGGTCGTGTGATCCAGACGTAGAGATCAAGCGGGCACAGGCACGAGCCGATGATGCATATGCCCTAGCGGACGAAGCACGAGTAAAGCAAGAAGACGCTGAAAATCGGTTGGCTGATACTGAGACAAAGCTAAAGGATGCAGATGACCGATTAACGGCTATCGAGCAAAAAATCTGCGGAGGGAGCACCTGTGATGAGTAATCGGATGTTCAAGACAATTCTCATCGCCGGTGCGGTTCTGATGCTCGCGGCCCCAGTCCATGCGTTAGAACGCGATGGCTTCCGTGTCGGAATGACGTTTGACGAGGCCCAAAAAACTGTGCCGCTTGGCTACTCTCTCAAGCTTCTTCCGAATGCCACTTCTATTTTCCAAGCCTACATTCCCATAAATGATAGGCAAGACGTGTTTGGTAGCCTCGCGTTTTGTCGTGGCCATTTGATTTCCTATGCCAGCCCAAATATTAACGTGGACGGCGAATACATCAACGAAGTTGAGAGGGCGATTTCTATCTATGGCTCCCAGCCCAGAACAAAAGTAATTAGTTCTTCGTGGTCTGGTAGAGGCGGCGGCACGATCCAAACTATGTCGTTGACTTGGACTCTGGTTTCCGGCGAGCAATATGAAATTGATCTACTTCCCCAAGGCCACGATTCATATGGTAACGTTAGTCACATAGCGTCGGCCTTCGTCCGCATCGCTGCACAAAATACCCGTTGTAGCTGAAAATATTGACCACGGTTGGGCGAACAGGTAACTTGAGAGCATAGCTCATCAAGGATATATTCAAATGACTACCTCTAAAAAAGATGCCAGCAAAGCTGGCAAAATCCTGCGCGAAAGCAAGGATAAAGACATGAAGAGCGTCGCGGCTTCTGATTTGGCCCAGACGAAACGAAATACCACGAAGAAAAAGAAATGATCGGTTCGCGCATCACAACTCTCTTGGGTGTGGGTTCCATCCAAAAGATTAACGGAAGCATCGCAACCGTGAAATTGGACGAAGCCATGAAAGTCATGGCGACCCAAGAAATCTTTGACACGGTTGATGTGAATACCGCCGAAGAACCTCGTGTGGGAATTTATATGGCCGTGCTACCGGTCTTAAATAATCCGCCGCCCGGTGACCTTGGCGATCAACTCTATCATAAGGCCAGTCTCCGGCGTCTCGCGTAAGGAAACCCCTTTTCATAAATACTCGTATGCGCGAGTTCATGAATATCGTCAACGAAGGTCTGGCCGGAGAGGACGAGATGCTCAGTGAGGCAACACCGCGAAACTTCGGAAAATGGGCGGCGAGCATGGCCGGAGCAGCCGCGCTGGCGGCGGGGCTCAGTGGCTGCTCTGACACAACGTCTGGCAGTCCTACACCGGTTGTGAGCAAGGCAGATTGCGAGAGTGATGGCGGTGCCGGGTGCGAAACGGAAGCCGACAGTCCAGAAGGCGCCGAGGCTATCGACTATAAGAACGAGTGGAACAGGCGCCTTTGCCTTGCACAAGGTGGTGACTGGGACTCAAGTTCCATGATACCCACCAAAATTGCCGATCACCCGCTCCGTGGGATGTGTAGCAATATAAGACAAAGAGATGCTTGTGCCGATGTTGGGGCCTGTCCCGAACTGGATGATAAGGGCATGAAACAATGGGACAGGGATTGGTGGAAAGCGCACCCGAATCTCATCCAACCGAAACCGTGACCAATTTCCGATAATGCATCATGTGCGCGTAAGGGATCGCGATGGAACCTAAACTGACCGTGAAATTCTACGTTTCGGCATATGACGAAAGCGGCTACGGGGACAATCGATCAAAAGATTTCGACAGTGGTGACGCCGCCGTAGCGTATGCCGAATCTTTGGAGGCCCGGTTCCACGCGTCGGTCTATAAGCGGATCACGATGGAGCCCATGAGCATCCAAATTTGGCCGATCCGCGAACCTTGATGTCCACTGCGCGAGCTTCTCGCGCATCGTATGCATTCCATCGCATCCGGGCGATCACGATGTTCGCGTCGGTGACTGATCCAAGTTCGAAATGCTGGGTCACTGGTTGGTTCGGCCAATGCACAGCGTGGCCCAATCTCTGCAACTTATAAACCTCGTTGCGTTCCGGCATAGGCTTGGCATCGAACTCCTGCCAATCGGATTGGTAGAACTGCGAGCCGAGATAGTGCCAACCGGGATGATGCTCGTCCAACCAGTCGTGAACCTCTGCCGTTTGACGGTAGAGGATCGGAAACGTCATAATCATTTGGCGCGCAGACGTTCGATCTCGTCGGCCGCTTCGTCCAGTAGATCGGCGATACGATCCCGCTGGCCTTCCTGAACGGATTTTCGACTCGGTATTTGGCGCCTGATTTCCGCACGTTTGCGGAGCCGGTAGACCAGATCGGTTTCATCCTCAATCATTTCGTTCCACGATTTGGCTCAAGGCCAACCCACGTCAAAATTGTTTCCAGCCCGGCCCAGAAGCCGATCCCGTCGAGGATCGGGTTCAGGATGTTCGTCAACGGGCAGTAGCGACGATCCTCATGCCTGTGATGACCATTGTGGTGGTTCGGAGACTGGATGATCCCGATCTCCTGCAACATCAAAAATCTGCCCGGCCGGTGCGTGAGAACATGCACTTCGTTCAACAGCAGGCCACCCAAAGTGGCGAAGAACCATACGAACGACGGACCCGCGAGACCAAACCAAACGGCGCTCACGATGCTGACGGCAACCCACGTTTCGATATTGCGATAGATCAGAGAGTTCCCGAGGAAAGACTGTGGATCAGAATGATGTAGGCGATTGGCCTTGATGACCATCGGCCCGATCAGCGGCATGTCTTCTCGTCCCACACGGTCTTCCCACCAGTGAAAAACGCCACCCGCAAAATCTGCGATGAGCCAACCGAGCAATGATTGGCCAAAAATTCGGAAATCGTCCATGTCTCCTATTTATGGGTCAGACCATCTTTAACATCAGAGCGAACTTCTCGCGGGCTGCGACAAGCTCAGCCGAGAGTCCTTTGATCTGTTCGACCAATTCTTCGGCTTCTTCCAGAGTTTCGACCCGTTTCACGACATGCTTCATCTCGACTTCGTATTGGCCGGGGTTTCGAGATTGAAGGACCGCCGGATGAATAGCGCGCGTCCAAGTGTATTGCGGAACAGTGACCAGCCCTCGTCCCAAGGACGCCAGACTTCGGCCGATATAATTGCCGTTGTTCGATTCCCGCCAAAAGCTCCGAACCTCGAAGACATTCCACACGCCGTTTTCGTCGGAGACGAGGACGTAGCTCACTGGTAGTCTTCCGGGTAGAGATGCATCACCGCGCCGTTGTAGCGCGACAGCCACGTCATGAGCGCCTTATCCATGGCTACGGCACGAACAGAGTTGCCATGATGCAAGGCAACTCGCTTGGCGCGGCCGTAACGGCGCCATTTGCGTTCGCACTTTCGCATAAACTTGTAGAGCTTGTGATCCATTGGACCACCGTATCGTAATCAGATGCCGAAGAACATTTTGAAAAGCGTCGCTGCTTCCTGATCCTTGAAGAACGCGCACTTCATGCTCGGGTGCGGGGCCTCGTTCGGAGCACAGATCGTATACCATCCATCGCCTCGCCCGTTTTCACAGACGCCGACGTTCTCTCGCAACCATTTGAAGCCTTCTCTACTCAGCCAATGGCCTTCGAGATGATCCGGTGATATTGCAACCCGGTAGGGATGATACCCGGAACTGTCTTTCTTTGTCGAAGTAGGATGCATCCCACATTATGCCCTCTAATGCTGCATGGGTCCAACAATGACGTTCTATCACGCCACCTATCGACATCGTCTGGATTCCATCCGCCGACATGGGCTGACGCCCACGGTGGCTGATCCCAATTTCCCCGGCGCGGAGCCCGGCGTCTATTTGGCGTCCGATCCGATGATTCCGGTGGCGTTTTTGCTCGAACACAGCATCGAAAACGCAAATGAGAAGGATAATCCGAGCCAAATCGTCGAAAACTTCGTGGTTATCGTCATCGACGACTCGCGGCTGGACAAACGGAAGCTAGGTCCCGACCCACAACTGTCAGAGCAAGAAGGCTTGTGGTGCTATCGCGGTGTGATCGATGTGACGAACATGCCAATATTGGATATCGCGACCTTGCAACTATCCCACTTGCCTGCCGACCACAGTTGAGCTACGGATTGGGTGAGCAGGAGAACCCTCATGAAGACTTTCTACACCTCGAACTATGAACGCAGCAGCACGAGCCCCCTCGCCGTGTCCATCAGCAACCCCGCCGATGTGCCCGCGACCTACGAAGGCGCCCGCGATGCCGACCTGTCGCCGACCGACGACCTTCTGGAACGCTACCACGCCCGCGACGTGAGCCATGAAGGCTACGCCGCCGCCTACATCGCGCTGCTCGGCGAGCGCGGCATCACGCCGCAAAGCATCGCCGACAAGTTCGAGGAAGGCACGATCTTCGTGTGCTACGACTACGAGGACGGCGCCAGCGGTTCGGAAGATGCCGACACCGGCACGGCCGACGACCTGAGCATCTGCCACCGGGTGTTCCTGTCCAAGTGGCTGAACGATTCCGGCGTGGTCACGATCTCCGAAATCTAACGCTCCGAGAGGGCTCTGTGAGGCTGTCAGGACGTTTGTTCTGAGAATAGCACCACGGAGCCCCCGGTAGTGCTAAGAGCCGCCCACGGCCCGGAAAATGGCCTCTACGCGGCCATTGACGCGCGCTTGGCGCCTGTCATCAGATCGGCGATCTGTTTCGTGAGAACCGGATCGAGCACGACTATGCTGCCGTCTGCCTTTTGCATGAAGTTCGACAGGCCGAGATCGAAGTGGAAATCTTCGGGATCGGGGTCCTTCTTCTTCACGAACTGCATCAAGTCGTAGAGGATGTGGCCCTCGAAGTCGCCGAACGAGCGCACGAACGCTTGCAGCGACATTTTCTCCATGAAGAAACCGCGTTTCTCGGAGTGGGTCAGGAACTTGTGGTAAATTTGGTTGAAGGTCGTGATGATCTTCTTGACCATGCGCTCGTTGTCTTGATCGAGCCGTTCGTATTTCGGCATCTCGAAGATGTAGATCGGGAGCGCCTTGAACTTTGCGATCTTGTGCGAGCCTGACTGGTATTCTCCCAGACGCTTTGCGATACCGAGGTGATCCAGCCATTCACCCTTCATCTTGTCGCGAGTGAGCAGGATGACGTTGCCGTCACCTTTGTCCAGCGCCAGACTGCTGACGCCTTGGCCAAGCACCCGCAATCCCTTGAACTGCTCTGGTACTTCGTCCTGCTGAACGCCGACCCATTGATGTTCCGGCGCCTCGCGGAGAATGGCGAAATCGCTGATCTTCATAGAATCAGGGGCGGGGAATACGGGGCGACGCGGGGGCTGCTTGCGGAGTTTGCTGCTGTTGAGCCGCAGCGCGAGCGGCTGCACGTTCTGCATCGGCCTTGCGCTGCTCGATAGCGTCCCATGCTTCTTCTTCGGCTTCGTCTTCGCTGTGCCATGCACCCGACCACGTCTCTTCACCGGTCAGACGGAAGTAGTAGCCTTCGCCAGCACGATCTTCTTCACCGTCCGGGTCATCGTAGAAGAACTCGATCTCGAAAGGATCGTCTTCCATCTTGGAAGGCCAGCCGGTGTTGGATTCGGTCATGACGGGCTCGATGTCGTCGAGGGTGAGGCGTGCAACATATTGCTCGCGACCATCTTCCTGTTCGTCATCGAATGCAACGAACACGTCAGGAGCATAGTCACTGCCGTGGTGACTGGGTTCGGAGCCGACCATGACACCTTCGCGGCCGGTCGCAGTTTCGCGAACACGCGCACCGTCTTCAGGGGCATCGTATTCGGTGTGGTGCACTTCGCCGTTGGGGTAACGAAGCTCGTTCGCTTCGTTGATGATGTCGATATACTTACGCATGGTGTCTCCTTAGAGCTTCATGATGTAGGCGAGGGCGTAGAACGCGGGCCGATTGTCGAACGACAATGCGTGGCTGTGCGTCGTCGCGTTCGCGGCGGTCACGACGTGAGTGTGAACCCCGTCAGCAGAAATTGGGTGGGTGTGGGCAACACTGTTGCCGATAGGATCGGTCGCCGTCAGCGCGACGCCTGTGACGCCAGCGGTGCTTCCAGAAGCATAGCCAAAACCGGTGCCGATGCGCGGCACGCCGCCAGAGGATGCGGCCAGACCGTGGGTGTGGGGCGGAAGTTCAGCGACCGACAACGAATGGCCGCCGGTGCCGCCGTGATTGTGCCCACCAGCCGTGGCGGCGGTGATGACGTGAGTGTGGCCGCCGTCTTGAGCAGTTGAAATGTTGAGCGTGTTGTTGCCGCCGCTGAGACCATCGGTCATGTCGCCGAAGCCAGACGATGCGACGACGAAACGTCCGCGCAGATTGGGGGTGCTGTTGGTGCCGTCGCAGATCGCCCAGCCGCCGGGGACAGCCGTCGAGTTACCGCTCCACATCACGATGACGCCGCGCGGGATCAGATCGAATCCACCTTCTTTGAGCTTACCGGAACCCGTGACGTTCACGTTGGCATTGGCTACCAACAGGGCGCCGGTCATCGTGCCACCAGTGTTCTGCACCGAGTTGGCGAGATTGGCCGGGACATAACCCAACGCGGCGATCACCGCAGCTTGGTCAGCCGTCGAAGCCGGGGAAGGATTAGCAGCCGAGGAAATGCGGCCGGAACCATCCACGACGATGATCGGGGCAAAGTACGTGCCAGCCGCAACGCCGGTGTTGGATAGTGAAACGGGGATCGAGATGTTGGCGGTGCCGTCGAAGGGCGCGGTGCCAGTCGCATCGCCGGACACGGCGATATTCACGGCATTGGCGAGGCCAACCGCAAGTCCAGTGCCGCCGACGTTGTAGAAGCCTTGCGGATTGCTGCCGATAGTCGGCTGGAAGACCTTCATCGTGTTGGAGGTCTTGTCGTACCAGAGTTGGCCGATCAGCGCGTTCGCCGGAGCCGAATCGTCAGCGAAGTTTTCCAGAAGATGAACGAAGTTTTCGGAGGTCGCCTCGGAATACGAACGCGCACCACGACGCAGAAGTTGGAGAGAAGTCAGGGACGTATCAACAATCGAGTTGGACACTTGTCCGACATCCAGCACCAAAGTGCCATCGCCGCCAAGAACAACGTCGTTTGTCAGCCTGATTTCATAACCGTTCTGGGCCATCGGGGGTTACTTTCCAGCGAGTGTCCAGTATTTATGCGAGGGGTCCGCGCACATCTCCGTAAACTTGCCACGTCACGAAGCTCGCGCCTTCCACGGCAGAGCCCGCAGGACCACCGTTTAGACCCGGTCCACCAGCACTTGCGGTGCTCGCCAAGCCCGGTTGGCCTTCATCGCCACCGGCGCCACCAGCGGTGGCTTGAGCCCATTCCTTGGAGCCTTGGTTCGAAAGCGTCCCCGCCGCACCACCGTGACCGATGCTTCCCGGCTGACCGAGAAACGATCCAGAACGGAAGCTGCCGCCACCCGGACCTTGCGTGATGCCCGCGCCGCCGCCGCCACCGGTGCCGGGGTCATCGAAGCCTTGCGACGGTCCAGCGCCAGCACCGCCGCCGCCACCACCACCACCGCCGCCGATAATGCCGTTGTTGTAGATCGTGGTCGCGACTCGCGCCTTGACAGCCACGCCACCAATGGAACCCGGCGTCGGAGCATCGACGGCCGCGTGTGAGTCGTCGTAGAGCCCGCCGTAGCCACCGGCGCCACCTGAACCGATGATACCGGTTCCTGAGTTGACGAAGAGGTTGACCACGGAGCCCAAAGGCAACAGGCCCGTGTCGAACGATGGGAGGGCCAGATTGTAATCGAGGATGCGGCCTTCGGCTTGGCCACCATGCGAATAGTGCCACTGGGCGTAGGAGATCAAGCCCCTAGCCCAACCTGCTCCGGCCGAGACCACGTCCGGGTAACGGTCGAGGTAGGCTTGCCAATTGATGGTAGATGCCGTCGAGGACCCGAGATTGCCGACGACGGTGATGTTGGCCACGACAGGCGTCAGCCCATCCCATTGGCCGGTAGCCGTTACCGAGTTGAAGACGTTGTAGTTGAAACCCGAAATGTTGTCGGTGAACTGGAAGCTCTTGCTGAAGACAAGACGCCAGACGCCTTGGTCCTTGACCCACACTTCTTTCGAATCCACCCAGCTACCGCCGTTGTGGATGAAAATTTGTTTGGCCTTACGCCACTGGCCGGAGAATGCATATGTCTCAGCGACCATGGATCAGTACCTATACCAGACATCCCCGTCTTGGCCGCCGGACGGTGCGAAGGACGAAACAGTCACGTTGCGCGACGCGGGCAGGACGCCTTGCAAATAGGAGAGATTGACCGGGTCACCACCAGAAATTGGCGACTGAAGACCGGTGATGCGGTTGCCGTTCATGTTGAGCGTGCCGGACATCGTGTCACCAGCCTTGTGCACGACGGCCGCATCGTTGGCCGGGGTGTAGCCCAGCGCCGAAGTGATCTGCGAAGAATTGATCCCGGTGATGCCGTTGGCCGTAGGCGTGAAGCCAAGCGCCGCAACAACATCGGCCGAGGTGAGCGTGACGGCGCCCGAGCGAGTGACCGCACCGGTGAAAGAACTGACGTACTGCGACGGACCAGCGCCATCGCCGCCCGAGTTCGTGAGGCTGGTGATCCGACCTTTGGAGTCCACGACGATTGCGGGAGAGTTGTAGACAACACCCGGAATGTTCGCGGCGCTGTTGGCCGTCGAGCCGACGCCGGTCATCAGGGTTGCGAGCGTTACAGCGATGCTGACGTTCGTCGAACCATCGAACGAAGTCGTGCCGGTGGCGTCACCGCTGATTGCAATGTTTACCGCATTGGCGAGCTTCTTCGCGCTCTGACCAATGGCGGTCCACGCGGAGTCACGCGTGTCCCAAACCTTGATGACTTTGTTGGCCGTGTCATACCACACTTGGCCAGTGCGTCGCTTCGAAGGTTGGGTATCTGATGCGAAATTTTCGAGAAGGTGCGTGAAGTTGTTGGCGTAGGGTTCGCCCCAACCCATGAAGTTCTTACCAGCCAGCGCAAGCGCGGTATTGGCGGTGTTGATTGTCTGTGCGTCGATGGTGAAATTGCCATCGAAGGAGGTAACTGTATAGGGCATACTCTAGTCCTCCCTTACGACATGAAAATACGGATCGTGTAGACGATCTCGATTGTGCGGTTCAGGGACTTTTGGACCGGGTGGAAGATGACGTGCGTCAACAGCTTCCCGGTGCCTTCGATGGGCGAGAACGCCTTCAGGCCGATTTCGTCGAACACGAATGTGCCTTCGACATCGGTCGTGTTGTCGAACGACAACTGGCCGGGCGGCTCGCTCGTTTCGAGTGTGCAAGTCACGACGATGTCGGTGTAGGTGGCGTTCTGTGTGTGCTGGACGCGCAGATTGTTGTCCACGACGTTGACGTTCAACGGGGACATGTCGTCCACCACCTTGGCGTAGGTCTGGTTGTAGAGTTGAGCGGACTGGCCGGTAGCGTTCGGCGGGAAGTAGGTCACAGCACCGGTGCCGGAAACGGTCGATGCACCGTTGCCGAAGACCATCTGGTGAATGTGGCCAGTCGGGCGGTTCGACAGGCTCAGAGCGAGAGCTTCGGACATGTTCTCGAAGTGAATCGCGTTGTTCTTGTCCACGAGCACTTCGCCGGTGTCGCGGTCGCGAACCAGAACGTGTCCAACAAATTTGGCTCCAAGCTTATCGTGCATTTTTGTTTCCCAAAGTATCCTGTTGAACAAAATCATCGCGCTGATTAAGTAGAACCTCCTGTGTATCCTTGTCTCGGATCAGCATATGGCCAATCATGTTGACTTGAGACTTGTCATCTACAGGTGGTTTTTCTTCGCGTTCCATAATTCTGCCCGTATTTACTGTCGTATTTATCTGCTGACATTACGAGTAGAAGGTCTCGCCTCCGAACACGCGATCCGGTCGAATATCCAGTTTGCGGCGGCCGTCGTGCACATCGCTGCCGTTCGGGTGGATGAGACCCTTGGATGTGGATAGGTAGACAGTGGCGCCAGCGGGCGGCGGGACTGCGAATGTCGCGATCAGATTCCCGTTGACCACAGTCGGCGTATAGTCGTGCTGGATCGTGCCCAGAGTATTCGTCTGACCGCTGCTGAACTTCGGAACGAGCACGCTGTAGCCGGTGTAGCCGTCGCTGCGAATCGGCTGCCCATCGGCATAGGAGAGCGGTTCAAACACACTGACCGACAAGTCGTTGACCACCGTCTCGCCGGGCAGAGCGAATGCAGTCGCAGAACCATCGGCGGTGTAAGAAACGAGGTGACGTTGTTCCGTGCAAATGCGGGTATTATGCGTTCCGCGACGAAGCTCACTCAACACGACATTGGTGTTGCCGACGATCTCATAGGCGAAGAACTCGATGCGCTCATCGTTCAACCAGATCACACCGGGCTTGGTGATGATCCTGTGGTGATCGCTGGCGTCAAACTCGCTCAGCGTGACTGCGGAATTGGTGCTCAGTTCTTCGGCCACTGGCAGGCTGAACGGCATGACACCGAGTGTGCTCGGAACCACGGTGATGGTGTTGCTGGTCGGTGTCAGATCGCCGACCAATGTCGCATCCGGCACACCCCAAGTGACGAACTCGTAGGCGTCGCTGCGGATGACGAAGATGTCGCGGGTTTCGCTTTCGGGATCGATCCCCGTGTCGCCAACGCGACCCACGTCATAGAGCGTGGTGTCGTGCGGCCGGGCGTCGTAGTCGCCGACTTCTTTCGGCGCCATGAGATCGGTCGAGGGCCGATTCATCGAGATGAGCCACGAGGCACGCGACAACGGTTGGCCACGGAAATTGGTGATGACGACCTTCTCTTGTCCGGTAGGCAGGGTCTTCGGAGCCGGGATGGTCGGATCGTGATAGACGCCGTTGACGGTCATCCACACGTAGCTGAGACCGAACGGGCTATCGAAGGTGTAGAGACCATTGACGGTCGCATTCACGATGCTGGTTTCGAGGCCGAGTTGGTCCTTGTCACTGAACGTGGTTGCAGCGATCCGCGAGTTCGCGTCCACCGTTTTGGTGATGTGCAAGACACCGTTCGAGATGCTGTAGTCAGTGGTCGGGAGCAGACGCAGGCCATCGACTTCGATGATCGAAGATTCGTCTTCATCGGTGAACGGCTTGGACGGATTTGTGAGCGTCCAAATCTGCGAACCATTGTAGGTCAACGTTTCGTTGAACACCTTCGAGCCCATCGGCTGGCCCATGACCGAGGGATTGCCTTGAGCCAGTAGGACGATGCGCGACGGTTGCGACGGCGTGTTCGCCAACGTCAGCGAATTGGCTGTGAGGGTGTAGTCGCTCGACTGAAGGAACTCACCGTTCAGCGTGATCGAGATGACGTAGGGAGTGACATCCTTCAGCAACGTGAACGTCGGGGTTCCCGTGGTGTATTCTAGGACTTCCAAATCTTCGACGGAGGTATACGAAGAGATGCCGAAAGCCTTGACGATGACTTCGTTCACTTGCACGCTATTTGCGACAAGCTGCACGGTCACTTCGTTGGTTTCCAGATTGACGGTGTAGTCAGTGCCTTCTTCAGCGCGGACACCATCGCGGAACACAGCGACCCCGTCGTTGTATTGCATCAGGATGTCGCCGAAGTAGAGAACGGCTGCCGACGTAGCGGTGTTGGACGTGTCGAACTTACGGAAAGACTCCGGCGGGGTGCCGAGGTTGAAGTTCGTCTGCACGACCATCTTCAACGATTCGCCTGTGCCGGTGACGACCAGTTCTTGCGGTCGCCCAGCATCAAGCTCCGGGTCAGCAAAGCCGAAGTAACGTTCGTTCGGATTGATCGTCTCAACGTCTTCCGCAGCGTTGCTCAGCGGAGCGTTTCCATCGATGTCGTAGTCACGATTGGTGTTGTCGCCGAGCGACCCACCATCCATCACGTTGCCCTTGAATTGGAGGCCCATGAGGACTTCCAAGTTCTTCTCGGCCGCCTCCGCATTTTCGGGATCGTAGAACCGCTGGATGCGATCTCCCGCGAGCCCGGAGGTGAGGTTCTGCTTGACGTTGATAGTGACGATGTCGCCATCGTTCGGCATCACGTCGATGGTTACCGAGTCGGTGTCGGAGGTGAACTGCGCGTCGGTCAGCCGTGTAGAATTGACGAACACTTCTACGATTTCTTCACGCATGTCGATGATGCTGGGATCGATACCCGCCATCACGAAACCAAGCGGGTTCGGACGGTCGGAGATGAATGTGAATTGTTGGCTTGCCAGCAACGGCATGTGGTCAACACGGTCGAAGTTCAGACCGATGTTCATGTGGCGAACACCGTTCCAGCCAGACGCGATGTAGAGGTCAGGATCGCTGATCGGATTCTGATAGTTGGCGAACCATTCTTTCCACGGCGACTGCGTCGTGATGATGCTCATGTCCAGCGCGCTGGTCAGATCGAGATTGCGGTAGCGGCCGGTGGTCGGGTCCAGATAGACCGGGAAATCGAAGTCAGTGGACGACGCGTTCGCGATATCGGTTTGCGGTGTGACGAGGCGTGTAAACTCGCGCGTCTTGACGCGATAAGGCTTCACCTCATCCAGATAGTTGAGCAGGTTTTGCGTGTTGTCGATGGGCTGCACGGGCGTCTGCGTGAGCGCCTCATTGTATCCACCAACGTTCAGGAACGATGTCTTGAACGCCCACGGCACTTGGTCCTGTTGGGCGTGCACAAAGTGCATGATGCTGAAGAAGAGTTCGTTGACTTCGAGGGGCTCCAACGCCGGTGCATCTTGCAACAAGTTGAAGAGAACTTGGAACTCCCAACTGCCGTCACGATTGCCGATCTTGGCGAGATCGTTCGCGCTGATGGGATCGAGGCCGATGGTCGGGCGAGACGGATCATCGTAGAACGATGAGGAGAAGGCGATGGTCCCGTTCTGCCGTGCGACCACGTTCCAAGCACCATCGGTATATGCGGTCCACACCCACGAGCCGGTGCCGTCGTCATCGACGCGCACGAAGGTTGTCGTGGGATTGGGGTTCTCGGCGAGGTCACGGGCTTTGGCCGTGGCGTAGCGAACGACGGGCGGGTTGGTCGCGATGTAGCCGGTCGCATACCAGTCGATGTAGTCCCAAAAATCTCGCGTGCGATAGGTCTGATAGCGAAGCAGTTTGAAGCCTGCTGCATCCACGTCCGCGTCGCTGGAAATACCGACGAACTCCCAGACGGTCCAGAAGCCAGAAGTCGTGCTCACGCCGTCCACGAGCACACGGGTGCCCACGGCAATCGGCGTAGAGCCTTGGGTCAGAAGATCGCGATCATGGAAAGACGTGACGTGGTGATCGTAGCCGGATGCGATGCTGAAAACTTCTTGCGGATTGGCGGCGATATGTTCGGGGGTCGGACCACCGGCCGGGATGCTCGCGACGTAGACGCTCCATTGAGGGCCTTCTTGGTTTCCGAGACCGTTGACGAGAACGCTGGGATGTCCGCCAGCCAAAATCTCGGCAACGAACGCCGGATCGACCAACAGGCTGTCACGCTCTTGCAGCGAAAAAACTTGATAGTCCCACATGGTATTGGGTGGGGTGGCTTCGATCTGCGTCGTGCCCGGAGCCACGCGCCAGATGAGCGATTCTTGGACGGGAGTCTGTGCATCCATCAGGGCAACTGCCGAGGCGCGTTCGAGCGCCACCGGATTACGAGCAAAGATGATGTTGAGCATTCGCACAAAGGACGACCGCGCATCGAACAAGCCGGTGCGTGTGGAGTCCGTCACGAACATATTTTGGCCCGGCATGATACCAACCGGGCCACCCTTGTAATATTTCGCGAGGGTGCCTGAAGAAGACTGCGTCATGATCCTATTTATGAGCCGCCATAACTGCGGGTTTTACTCATCAGTAGGAGATTTGCACGAAGCCTTGAACGCCAGAGCCGCCGACGAACCAGCTTGGGCCGGATCGATCATAAGAACCGCCACCGCCCCCGCCGGAACCATAGCCTGTGCCATCTTGGCCAGTGGTGCCGGGGCCAGCGTTGCCACCAGCGCCGCCAGCCGCACCGGCCAGAGGACCAGCGCCGCCCGGTGCACCCGGTGTGCTTGCAAAGTCGCTTGTGCCTGCCGGGCCGGTCTGTCCTGCATTGCCGTTAGGAGACCCGGAGAGGCCACCGGGAGCGGTGAGGCTGCCGTGGTTCACATTGGGGCTGCCGGAGCCTCCTTGGCCCCCAGAGGCCGTATAAACGTCGCTTCCGTGGGTGATAGTCGTGTCCCCGCCCGGATTGCCGTTTCCATCGACCGGATTGTGGTCGCTATTACCCGGAAGGTTGCCCGAACCGGGAAGGCCGATGTGAATAGTCAGCACGTCGCCGGGCGCGCAGGCGATGGGCACATTCTGTTGCCAGCCGCCGGAGCCGCCGCCGCCGCCGCCACCACCGGAACCGATCTGCGTCCCAGCGCCACCACCGGCGCCAGCACCAATCAGCCAGTCGATATTGACCGAGAAAACACCGGGAGGAACGGTGAAGGAACCATCCGCAGTGAATTGCAGAGTGCCGGATGCAGCACTCGTCGTCGTGATAGAGAAAATTCGTTCGACGGGCGGGTTGACGCCATCCGATACCGAGACCGTAAACGAGGAGACTTGATCCATCCTCTATTTACGTTTTCGTCAACGACGAGTTGAACGTATCGAGGACCGCACTACCATCCGAGGTATTGATGACCGTGAATACAACGCTGGTGGTATGGTAACCACCGAAACGGAAGAGCACGACATCGCCGTTGACCACGTCGAAGCTTACATTAGTGCCACCTTGGATGATGCTCGCCGTTGAGAGTGTGCCGTTGATGTAAACCGCCAGATTTTCCCCGGCAGCCAACGTGCGATTACACGCAATATTCAACGTGATGTGGGTGTTGATCCCAGTGATGCCTTGGGTGTTCGTGTTGCCACCAATGGACACGCCGGGGATGAAGCTATCGTCAGTCGGGCCGGTCGCGGAAGTGTCCGTCCAGTTCACTGGATCGGGTGTGCGGTCAAACTGGTGCGTTCCGGTAATCAGGCCGCCAGAGGTCATCGAGAAACCGGCCGGAAGAGCCGTGTTCGCAAAGAAGGTCAACGGATCGCCTTCGGGGTCGTGTGCGACCAATTGGAAGCTATTCGTATCGCCGGGGAAACCGGTCAGGGCCGGAATATCACCTGCGGGAGTGTCCCACACTGGCGGTAGATTGGCGGCTGCCGCGATGACGTTCATCTGGAACGAACGGTCAGTGGTTTTCGCACCGTCGCTCGCCGTGACCGAGAACACAGTGTTCGTTGCGATATTCGCGATGTTGCCCGTGATGAGACCGCCGCCTGTCAGAGACAAACCGACCGGAAGCGTGGTCGAGTTGGCCAACGAATAGGTGACCGGCTTACCCTCTGGATCGTGAGCCAAGAGTTGTTGGTGAGCGGCAGTGTTGCCGACAAACGTTCCGAGCGATCCGGCGGGCGTGTCCCAAACCGGAGGAGCATCGACATGCTGAATCGTCAGATTGAAGTCACGCGATACGGTGTATTGACCATCCGACGCATTGACCGTGAAATCGTAAACCGAGAGATCGTTCTGTTGAAGAAGCGTGCCACGCATCTCGTAGATGGAGTTCGAATACGGCGGGCCATCCTTACGGCGGGTGAGATCGGAATAGGGTGGGCCACCATTGTCGAAGGCGGCGCGGTTCAAACGAATGCGGCCACGGATTGCGACGTAGGGAGAAGGGTCGGGGAGCGTGAACTCTGCGCTGATCGTATACCATTGGTTCAGCGTCCACAGCGACGTGTCGAAGAGATCGTAGCCGACATTATTCGGATCAGAGACATACCCGGCGCCGGAGCGTTGGCCTTGAATGGTGATGACGCCGTTGGCGAAGAAACAGTCGAACGCCGGGCGAACGAAACCCTTCTGTGAGTTGTCGTCTTGAGTCTTGCGAATGGAATATTTGATGACGTAGCGCGCACCCGGCATCGGGGTGGTTTCTTGGTTGTCGGAGACGAATGTCGTCTGTGCAGCTTTCGACCGGAAAACGTGCGTGCCGTCGCTATCGACAGCCAGATAAGAAGGCCCGGCAAGGGTGGAATTAAGGCCAGTCGGATCGACGATATACCAAACTGTGTTGGCGTTCGCGATCTCTTCGTCACCAACAGAGAAAGCCTGTGGAATGCCGGTGAGCACACCGGTGTTTGAGACCGACGAAATTGACATGCCGATAACGTCAATGCCCGACAATGCGATACCGTTTGCGGACACGTTGGAGATCGAATAGGTCAACGGGTCTTGGTCTACGTCCGTCGCAATGAACGTGATCGGAGACATGGACGTGTTCTCAAGGAACAGACCGACGTTGCCTGTCGCCGGAGACTGGAAGATCGGGGGAACGTTGACGTTCTTGACGCGCAGACTGAACGTGCGCGGAACATCGAACTCACCATCGTAGGCGAACACTTGGAACGGGAAATCTCGGTGCATGTTGCGCGCCGATCCCACAAAGGGACTTTCCGGCACGATCTGGTCGGCGACAGGCGGAAGGCTGCCGGTCAGCACGCCGTTCGCGTTCAGGGCGAGCGTCGAGTTGGCGATCTCGCCATTGAACAGCGAACCGTTGGCGCGGAACACGAGTGGTGCATTGACTTCCGGGTTGGGGTTGAAGTCGATCTCGGGGTCGTCCACGCCGAGGACTTTGTAGCCCACAGCATTGTTTCCCACGGCCGGGTTGCCGAACGAGTCAACGGCTTCAATCGACGTGATGCCAGAGACACGCAGCGTGCGAATATCACCGGTGGTGATGCTGTGCAGTGCAGGCGTGCCAGCCGGGGACGTGATCTTGAAATACGCCCCGCCTTCGTAGGATGCCCCGTAGTCCACCGGGCTGCTGTGAAAGGTATTGACCGAGGCAATGATATCTTGCGTCGTCTGGGCGATGGAATTGTTGAACGGAATCGTCGCGGAGATCAGGATACCGTTGGCCACCAGCGTCGCGTTGCCGGTGGTTCCGGTGAACATCCACAGGTCGGTGACCGTCGCTTGCGCGATGTCTTGACCCTCGAACATTTCAAGGATCAGGCCACCACTGGAAACAGACCAGACCGGCGGCAAGTTGATGTGTTTGACAGTGATCGAGAACGGCTGGTCCTTGATGTTCACACCGTCGAAGGCGCCGACGTTGAAATACCAAGTGTGGTCGCCTTTGAGCGTTTCGCCGGTGTCGTAATGCTTGAGGTCCAGAGTTCCCGTGATCGTGCCTTCGGACGGATCAAGGAAAGCGCCATCAGGCAGGCTGCCACTCGTCAACAGATAGGTGACATCCTGCATTTCAGGGTCACGAGCGGACAGCCGGGCGAGGAACGAATCACCTTCGTAGCAGACACCATTGGTCATATCCGGCCGGTGCTTGCTCTGGATTTCGTTCAGTAGAGGGAAAGCATTGTCGATCATCGAAGACTCGGGTCAATAGGAACATCATCAGCATCGGGGCCAGTATACCAAACCGGTGGCTTATTTACCGAGGTAACAGCCGAAGGCAGAACAAGCACAGGCGGGAGCAACATCTTCGTTTGGTCGAAACCAACCAAACTGTCGCGCAGCTTCTCCCACAGCCATTCCGGCGGCAGGGAGCGTTCGTCTTGCGGACGAAGCAGGAGCCATTGATCGTGCACGACGCCTTCGTCATCATCGCTGACTTCGATTTGCAGCACGGTGCCGGACGATGCAGACTCCGTGGACTCGTCAAACGTGTCGTCCAAGAACGGATTGACACCGCCGACCAGCACACCGTTCGGCATGACCGGAGCGATCCACGGCTGATCTTCGATCATCGGATTGGTGATGAAGTTCGAAACCGTGGCGACCGACATCTGACGGCCAACGTTGGCCGGGATGTTCAGGCGGTTTTTGACCCAGAAATAGAAGTAGGTGGCGATCACACCGCCCACGGACTCTTCTGCCTCAACCCAGCTAGGATTTTCGGAGTTGTAGACAACACCGTCGATGGTGCCGGTGGTGTCCGTCAGAACAGCGGCTTCATACTCAAGCGGATGCAGAGTGGAACGCGTCCATTCGTAAACATCGACTGACGTGCTTGGGGCGATCTGACCCCAGTGCCCGATACGGTATTGGACTTCTTGGTTGTAGCGGCTGCTGCTGGTCAGACCAAAGCTGACGTTGTCGGTTTCGGTCTCAAGGAAGCGAACCGTCTTGAGGTCCCACCACACGCGGCCGACTTGTGCCGGACCCCAAGGTCCAACAGCTTGACCGGTGGACGAGAACGACGGCGTGCCATCTTCGTCGAAGGAACTCGGTACGACGTTATAGTTCGCCGGATCGTAGTCCACGATGTAGTCAATCTCGGCCTTTGCGCGGCCGGGAATGATGCCGGTCAACGGCGTCACGACGGTCAGGTGGTCGAGCGACAGAGGCTCGGGTTCCAACGACGTGGTGGTGACTTTGGTCTTCAGGTTGTAGATCAGCGACGACGCAATTCGAGCGCCATCCATGCGGGTCGGTTGTGACCGCACGACGTTCCAGAACTTGAAGGTATCCGTCCGGCGATTGTTGTCGTCGGCGATGGTGATTTGGTTGTCCGGCTGCACTTCGCCGTCTGCATAGTCGTCAAGAATTTCGGTGATCGAACCACGCTGATAGACACGCCACGGCGAGCCATCGACGTAGGCGATGTCCCCATCCAAAACGCCGACACGATTCTTGAAGGAATTGAACTCGTCGAGATTGGTGAAGTGGATCGTGCGGAGCACACGCAGCGCCGGGCCGATCTGACCTTTGGAGACGAACTCGTAGCCCTTCTTGCCGGTGGTCAGGATGTCGATCCAGTTATCGCCGAGGTCCCAAACACGCTGCACACCTTGCAACAGAGGATCAGAGAAAGTGTCGCCGTCGATGACGATGAACAGGCCGCGATCCGTGCTGACCAACCCGTGAGGATTGACCGTGTAGATGCGAGTCGTCGTGTTCGACAACGTAATGTCTTCGGCGTTGGTCACCACGTTGGCGACGGTGTTCGTGTTGCCGTCTGCGCTGAGATTGTAGACTTTCAACGCATCCCAAACCGGACGCTTGGAAACGACCATTTCCTGAGACATGACTTCGAAGATCGCATCGGAATACGGGGTCGTGACCAAGTCATCGGGATAGGAGCGATTGACGCGCAGACGCGAGCGAGCTTCGGTGAACGGTGGGGAGATCGGAACCGTCCATTCGCACTCGACATCATACCAACGGTCGAGCACCCAATTCGAAGTGTCGATCATATCCGTCTGCTTCGTGAAGCCGAAGCCAGACTTCGTTCCAAGCGCCGGAGCATCGGAGCCATCGGCCTTGAAGGCGTCGAACGCCGGGCGAACGAATGCCTTGATGCCGTTAGTCTCGCGCAGAGTTTTACGCACGCTGAACGACACATTGTAGGTCTCGCCGGGAACCGGCACGAAACTATCGTCGCTGCTGATGTAGGGCGCTTCGCCAGCCGTAGATTGGAAGACCCGCGTACCATCGTCGAGGACCGTTGTTTGGTCGTTGGCGAGCGTCCGGGCGTTAGACGTTCCGTCCCAGTGGCCGGAGCCTAGAGCGATACCGAGTTCATACCAGTCGGTCGCACTGACCTGAGAGATTTCACGGCTCTCAAGATTGTTGTGAACCCACACGACTTCGCCGAGCGGCAAGGTCACGCCAGCGTTTGCATCGTAGACCGTGAGCACGTCATCGACCGAAAAGACAGTATGATCGACTTCGGTCAGACGCACATAGCCGGAGACCGGAAGATCGCCCGGCAACGGCTTTGCGTTCGGCCGCTGCGGGAAAGTGCTGAGCGGATTGTTCGGACGTTCGACCCATTTCGAATCGACGCCAGTGATCGTGCTGTCCGCCAGTTCGATCCAGTCCGGCTGTTGAGAAACGACCGGAGAGTTTGCGTCAGTGACGCGGAATTCGATGTATTGCGGATCGCGTTTGACGGTCGATTGACCGAACAGGAATGCGACACGGTTGCGGTTTTGAATCGCACCATATTCATCGATCTTGATCGCCCACTCTTCGAAGAATTGTAGGTCGCGGCTTTGCTCGATGAAGTCGGAGCGCAGCAGCTTGTTGAAGGCGCCGGGCGCCCCCTTCTGGTGGATCAAGCCTTGGTAGAACTCGAACTGTTCCACTTCCGAAAGCACGAGGCTGGCCAGATAGTCTCGGCTATCGTAACCGATGCTATGACGAGCGTGATCGCGTAGTGTTGCGTTGTCCGCCTTTTCGATGTCCCACATCGTCAGAAGATCAGTCGCAGCCTTGTCGAAGTTCGACTTGATGACGTTGTCGATGAGCACGTAGCCCGGAATGTCGAGGCGGCCGTTCCAGTCCATGGCGCGGTTGCCAATCAGACGAAGACGAGGCTGACGCAGATTGAACAGCGGCGCGTAAATGATGTCGTTGAAAATCGTCGTATTGTTGAAGATCAAGACGTGCTCGATCTCACCGATGTTCACGCGCGAACCGAACACATCGGAGTTCTTCGACAACAGCATGGCTTCACCGTCGATACGGTTAACCACGACGTTCTCACGCTTGATCGGCATACCCGCGCGATCTAGCATTCCGTAGACGCCGTTGATCGGGCTGAGAACGTCCAGAACCATACCGTGATCGGTGTTGAATTTCAGGCCACTAGCGCCGGGCGACAGGGCGATGAAGTTGCCGGGCTGCCAGTTGACCTGAGACCACGCGAGGAACTCGCGTACAGCCAAGGACCAGTCGAGCGGCTCTTGGGTGTCGGGATTGACCTGATCGAACACCCAGCCGTGGGCCACGAGGTAACGCTCGTAGCTGAGCAGGAAATCGGCAACTTGTTGGAAGGTCGCGAAGACCGTTCCGTAGGCAACTTGCTGCGTGTCGGGGCCGCCACGTCCGTAGGTGACAACGCGCGGCGCCTGTTGCGGAATGGCAGAGACCACCGACCAGAAAGTCTGATCGAAAACCGCACTGCTGGTGTGCCCCTTGATCGCCGAATAGACTGTGCTCTGGTAGGCAACGTTCGTGCCGCTCGGATAATAGGTATTCGGTCGCCATGTGTTGATGACGGGCTCCGGCGTTGAGGCCAGACTGATGAGACCCTTCGGGCCATTTTCGAGGCCGGGGATCGTCGTGAAGAACGGTGTGCGAGTGTCGTAACCGATCACGCGCCAGCCTTGGCCCGTCCATTCGATGACAACGCCGCTATAGACTTCTTCGCGTGTCGAAGGCGAATGATAGAGTTGCACGTCAACGTCTTCGGCCGGGAGCAGACCGAAGTTGTCGGCGAGCACGCGCAGGTTGTCAGACGTGGTGAAACCCGCCACCTTGTGGGCGAGCTTGACAGTGAGGCCACGGATAGCCGAACCGAAGTTCGACGGTGCTTGACCACGCGAAACCATGTAGTCGCTGATCCACTGCTGAACGCCTTCGGCGACGACCTTCGTGCCGGTCAGATCGAGTTCGCCATGCACGTAGATCGTGCTGTCCAAAGGACGGTTGCCGGTGGGTCCGTAAATCCATTGGCCGGTGTCGTCTTGAATCAGATTAGTGGTGTCCCAACCTTGCTCAACGAAACGAGCGGGCTTGATGAGGAAACCGATCTGAGCTTGCGCGAAGCAGAACGATTGCGACAGACGCCACAGGGCTTCCACGGGACCGATGTCTCCGGCCTGCCAAGGTGCAGTCGCCTGCTGATAGGTCGGTGCGTCGGGGATGATGCCACACTGGATGGGATCAAGCAGATTGCCTTCTTCATCGACCGGAAGAACGAGGTCGAGATCGGCGCGTGCATAACGCACATCGGTGCCAGCACGAGGTCCGCCACGGATCAAACCGTCGCGCAAATCTTCCCACAGTTTGGTGTTGCCGCTCGTGTAAGGAGCCGGGCCATATTCACCCTGCCACCACGTCGGCTTATCCACAAAGCCGAGCATCTCCCACGGCGCCACATGCGGTCGGAAGGTATCGTAGTAGAGGATGTAGATGCCGCGCCAATTACCCGGAACCGGGTTAGATTCCCGATCCACGCTGGACGAGAAATTCCATGTGAACGGGTTGGATGGATCGTAGCTATTATTCGCTCGATAATCGAGACGATTGATCTGAGCCCAGCGTTGGAAATAGGGCGAATACATCGCGTCGATTTCGGCGCTGGTATAGTTCAGATCGGTAGCCGTTACGAACTTCGTGGCCACGTAATGTTGGAGATCGAACAACGGGCGAGCTTCGGTCTTGAAGCGGGCGTTGATGTTGTCGAAAATGCGCTGTTCGAGCGCCAGCATGATCGGATCACGCATGTCGCCAAACGCGGGGACTGCACTGCCATCGTGGCCGCGAACCAACGTCACCGGTGAACTGAAACTATTGTCCACATAGATGACCGGCTGGCTTACCGAGGCCAGACCCATTGATGCCGGGGTGGGCGGAATGAAGAACTGGCCACCAGCCATCGTGCTCCCCGAGAACGGGAAGTCACTGGTCTTGTTGAGACGCAGTTGATTGAGGATTGCGGTGACCCACAGTTCAGGAGCGTCGGTGTCCACCAACGTGCCAGCCGCACGGAAATCGAGGATCGTTTGAACGAATTTGTTGCGGAAACGTGAGTATTCTTGCTCGGCGTAGCGCAGAGAAGACGGTAGATCGTAGTTCGCATTCGCAGAGATCAACATCGTCTTCAGGAGCGGAGAACGGTGTTGGAGAATCTTGTTGCCGTTACCCAGAACCTTGGCGGTGTCGCGCCAGTTGTTCACACTGTAGGGGTGGCCGGTGAACCCAACCTGTTGGGTCATGATCTCGCTAAAATGGTCGAACCATTCGTTGCGGCTGATCGTATCGACTTGCAGATTGCCGGGGTTGGCTTGCAGGTTCAACGGGATTTCGTAGACACCATTGACCAACGCCTGTGTGCTCGGTGTCGCCACCGGGAACCAGTTGTTGGAGAACGAGCCATTGTCGGTCTCCGACAGGAAGTGGTGATAGTAGAAACCACTGACGGTCCCACCAACGTAAGTGACCCGATTGACGACGGGGTCGATCTCGAAGAGCGGCTGTGCAAACGAATTGACGATGATCGGGAAACCGAGCACTGCGTCCGGTGTGCCCGTGCCAATCTTGTAACCGAACAGACGGCTGCCAGCGAAGTCAGTACCTTGGTAGACGTTGTCGTCGTTGAGCGCATTCTCCGACGAATCGTAGAGCATGAACAACGGATTTGAAGCGCCAGTCTGAGCGATCTGCCATTCGATACCGTCGAACCAATATTCCACGGGATCGGTGAACACGCTGTCGGTCGGGTGACCCACGCGAATGATGTCGCCACGTACCGGCTGACCTTCGAGCACGAGTTCGATCACGTCGGCTGTGGCGCCGGACGGAAGCGGGGTGTCGGGGTTCGACACGACGCGATAGATGAGGTTGTTCAGCGCGGGTTCGGTCGAGTTGGATTGATGCACGAACAGGCGGTCGTTTGGTTGCAGAACATAACCATCGTCAACGACCACAGAGCCCACGATGGTGCCGTCCGGCATGTGTGCGAAGAACTGCCCGTTGACCCGCGATAGCGCGATCTTACCGGTGTCCCAGACGTTGTCGTCGTTGGGGTTCAGGTCCCAATTGTCGATGACATCGACGGTCGAGTTCGAGAGCACGCCTTGCACGTCCGCAAGACGGCGGGTGCCATAGTTGAACAGTTCGATGTTCGGAAGGAACTCGATGATCGGCCGGGTGGCGCGACGAGAGGCGAAATCTTGACCGGTCCAATCGAGAGAAGCTTCGTGGACCCAGAGGTTGCGGCGTGTCCACGGGCTATCGTCGCGCGAACGGCGGTCGATCACCACGTATTGGGGCGTAGAACCGCCTGTGTCGCCCGAGTAGTCGGGTGTTAGATTGATTGCTTGCCCAACGCCGTCGAGGATGAAAGGCCGCCCAGTGGCCACGGTAGTGCCGATTCCGTCGATCAGACGCACGCGCGAACCCGATGTCGCCATCTGGGCATTGATCGCAGGTTCCCACTTCAGGATGTCGAGCAGGAACCGCACCGATGCGGTGTGTGCGGTGACACAGGTCCAGACCATCGGGCTGCCGTGCTCATCTTCCGCGAAGGTGAGTTCGCCCACTTCGTAGGTGCGCGGCAGGTTCACATAATCGTTGCTGTCGTTGAGACCCGGAAACACCGATTGCCATGCCAAGAACGGCGAGTAATCCAGCGTGACCAGACCGTCGAGAACGGCGGTCATATCGCCATAGCGAATGGTTTCGATGTAGTCGCCCACCGACAGGCCAGAGGTCGAGATGACCGCATCGCCGTGCGTGGTGACGTTGTTCGCGACTGGCACACCATTGACGAGGACGACCGGCACTTCACCTTCGCCGACGAACACGGGATCGGCGGGCGGCAGAGCGTAGGCCGTGGTGGCGGCGTTGCCGTCGTAAACGTAGACCGCGCGTTCAGCGCGCAGGTTGATGATCGAGTTCGCAGTCTCGTCGTCGGTGAGCGAACCCATCCAGACGTATTGCAGATAGTTGTTCAGCTTATCGAGATCGACCGGCGGCGCCCACGAGTAGTAGTCGCCTTCGAACATACGGCTGTGGTTGTTCACGGCCGCGCCCTGCGAACGCAGGTAGTTGATGAGATCGTCGTAGCACAGGCTGTCCGTCAGAACGCCACCTGTGTTCGACGAGATCATCGCGGGTTCAAGCTGATAGGCAGTGCGCGACGGAGACGGTTCGGCAAGGTAAAAATCCTTGTCCGGGTTGTAGTAAACGGGCTTTTGGCCGACGTAACCACTAATCGCTTCCGACTCACCCGGCTGGAACAGTTGATCGACTGTCGCAGCAAAGAAGTTCTTCAGCGTATCCGTTTGCAGGACAGCCGGAAGCTGGGTGATTAGACGACGCTTGGGAGTCTTGGCCATACTGTATTTACTAGCTCGATAAAGGTCGTATATTTAGCTTGACGAAAAACACGTTCATGAGAAACTTCAGCTAACAACGCAGGAGGTTTTCGATGAATGCTCTCGTTCTTACCGCCGTGCTCATCACGCAGACCTTCGGTGGTCAGATGCACGTTCAGGAAAACCTCAGCGAGGGCGCCTGCATTCAAGCTTCCTGCCTCGCCACCGAGCAAATGACGTGTGAAGCGGCCGACAAGCGCGATGCCGAACTCGTTCGACAGAACGTCATTCGCATCCAGCAGCACAATCTCGCCGTCGCCCAATGGCGGGTGATCCATCCCAAGGAAGCCGCCAACTGCGACGCCCTCTGGGATCGTGAAGTCGCCGAATTCCGCGCCGCACAGACGAAAGATCATTCTGGTCCGACCGTGAACGTGGTCGAACTGCCGGAAGTCTGCTCCAACAACCGGGAAGAATCCCCCAACTCGAACTCGAATACCAGCCGCCAAGTCTCCAACAACGACATCCGCGAAGCGTTCTGCGTCAGCGGCGGCATCATTCATCGTCGGTAAACGATGAACGCCGTTGTCATCGCCACGGTCTTGCTCATTCAAACGCTGGATGGGCAGACCCACACGGTTTCCATGCTCGACAACAAGTCATGCGTGGCCGTCGTGTGCGACGGCGCCGACAGTTGCGGGATCATCGCCAAAGGTCTGGATTTTTTCCCGATGGGCGCGCAGTCAGCGAAGTGCGTCGCGGTCGCTGACAACGATCAGAACGACGTTCCGAAGTTCTTCACGTTCAATCGGCCGCACGGTCGCACCAAGCACCGGCGTTAGCCGAAGCGGAGCTTGAAGACCAAGGCTTCACCGGGCGTCTTGAAGAAAAACTCCCAGACGAAATTATCCGTCTTCTGTCCAAGCTGATAGGTCACATGGCGAACGGTGCCGGTGCAATCGCTCGCGATCCATTCGCGGATTTCTTTCTTCAGCGGAGCATCGAGCACGCGGTGGACTGGCTTATCCCAACCGGTGATCCCGAATCGGCGGAAAAACAACCATTGGTCGTGGCTGAATTTCAGCGCAACTCGGCGATCACCGAAAACGCCGTTGGGTATTCCATGTCGTAGAGTGGCCATCAGAGTAACAACACAATCCAAAAAATGATGCACATGAACAGCATCGCGATGGCCAAGACCACAATGATGACGCTCAACACCATCATTAATACCAGTGGATCGACGAAACGTTCTAATTGTTTCGCGCGCGCATCTGCACGGGCATGACGCCTTACTGTCTGAATGAGTGGCGATTCACGGTATGTATACTCATCGAACCTACGCATAACCGCATCAGCGGATACGGAGGTTTGTCGCCGTGTTCGAGAGGATGATGTTCACGTCCGTGACTTGTGCCGTGGAAATGAAAATCTCATCCGAGCGTGACCGGACTTCGAATCCGTCACCGAAATTGGAATCGCCGAACGTCGGCACTACAACGACTGAGGCCACGATGTTCGCAAGCTGCTGGTGAATGTAGGCGGCCAGTTCTGTGTAATAAAAAGTCTCGCCAAAATCCCAGTTTTTCACGTCGAAATAGTTGTTCACGGCACGAATGACTTGGCTGCTGATTTCACCATCGCTGAGCGTCGAGTTCGCGACCTTGACGACCTTGAACTTGGCCTTCAGTTGGTCGTCCGCTCCGTTGCCGAACAGGAACTTGTATTTCGCAGGGCGCCAGACGATCTGATCGCTGAACATGCGGAACTCTTCGAACTGTTCGAAAGCTAGACGAAGGTCCAGTTCGGTCGGGGGAGTCGGCAGGTTGGCAGGATCAGCGCCGCTCTTGATCCACAGGCGGGTGAGATAGTCGTATTCGGACGTGAGGACGAAGAGATCATGCACGTTGGTCCGCGCCGGGTCGATGCGTTCATCGTTTGAAGCGTAGTGCTTCCACTGGAACTTGAGCGGAGGCACAGAGGTAGGAGACGTGGTTTCAACGCCGTCAGCCGGGGACGTTCCGGTGACTTTCAGACGATAATACCGGCCGTTGCTGGTCACGATGGTGCCAACCGGAGAGTATTGCGATGCGGGAGTCCAAGCAGCGACCATGAATGCCTTAAGTTACTATAGTGATTGAGAAATCTTGATCGGTGTGATTGTCGGAAGTAGGCGATCCATACGACGCCCGAAGGGTGTAATGGATGACTGTGCCGTTCGACACACCGGTAACGACCGGCGAGAACAGCACACCTTCGGTAACCAATGTCGGAGGCGAAGACGGCAGCGTCACGGTGTTTCCGCTATTGAACATGCCGTTCGCGAAATAGATGTTCGCGGCAGCCAAAGCAGATTGCCCAGCAACAATAGTCTGGTAGATGCCGTTGAATGAACCATCCGAACTGGCCAATGTGACCGCCGGACCAAGCGACGTTCCCAGTCGCGGATTGTATCCGATACCGGCCACGCCGTTGGCTGTCACGACTTGCCAGACCGGCGGGGAGTGCGCGGTCAGCACGAGTGTGAATGCACGATCTTCGAAGGACAGGCCATTAGATGCACGCAGAGTGAACGCGTAGTTTTGCGGGTCCTGTGCCGGATCGACCGGCGGGAAGGTGCCGGAAAGCACGCCATCCGGGGTGAGGAAAATACCAGACGGGAAGCTCCCAGACGATTTCGTATAGGTGATCGGGAAACTGCTGGGGTCGATAGCCGTGAACTGCTTCGAGATGACCGTACCGGGGACATACGCGCCCAAGGAGCCCGGATTGGTAGTCCACTCCGGCGCCGGGGTTGCGTCTGTGCCGCGCATCGTAAAGTTGCGAGGAGAGGACAACACGCCGTTTGTAGCCACAACGTCGAACGACCAAATCTGTTCGCCGAGCACTTCGGGCATCCGGCCGGAGAACACACCCGTGTTCGCGTCGAGGATGATGCCGTTGCCGACATCGCCACCCGGAAGGAGAGCCGCGTTCGTTTGATAAGTGAGCGGGAGCCCTTGGGGATCGGTTGCGAACAACGTCCCATAGATGAGAGTGCCTTCGTTGACGTTGGCCAACGAGCCGCCGGGCGTAATCCACACCGGCGGGAGAATTTCTTCCCACGTCTGTTCCCAATCGGGGCTGTTACCCAGCGGGTTACCCGGTTGTTGGGTGTTCGGGGCTCCGGTCCAAGTAGCCGCAACGTTGGGGCCTCGACCGATGCCATAGGTATAGGCGCCCTGACGTTGGATGACCCAGCCGTTTTCTTCGTCTGTGGCGTCTTCTGTCGTCTTCACCCAGAAAGTATTTTCGCGGGTGGCGATGGCGTTTGCCGAAATCTGGAACGCGACGGCGCCGAGATCGTAGCTATCGCCACCGAGTTCACGACGCAGAGCTTCGGTTTCGAAGACGTTCACCGCGCCGACCAGCGGCACGTAACCAACGTCGCTGTTCTGCCAGAACAAATATCGGCCTTGGTCACGCGGATCGGTCACGGACTCAAAAGTCGTCGGATCGTCGGGGAAACCATTCAGATTGTAGTCTGCGAAACTAACGGTGACGCGGGTCGGGTCGGCCGAACCGTCGCGGTTGATGTAGATGCGATTGACCGCGAGGTCGTAGTCCTTCGGCAGGGCTTGGCCTTCTTCGCCCGCCGCCAAGTTTTCGTTGATCTTCAAGACGCGGACGTAATCCATCGTCTCGACACCGGTTTCGGAATCGACAGTCTTGCGGCCGTCGTTATACCACTGAACTTTCTTCAGGCTCTCGAAGACATAGCGCAATCCATTGGCGATGATCGACCACACGCCACCGGCGCCATAGGTCACGGTCATGACTTCGAAACTGGTCGCAGTCGGTGTCTCCGGGCTCAACACCCAAGACGGAACGTTGGTGGACGGATCGATGGCGTAGTCGAACCACAGCGTGAACGATTGATTGTTGCGGATGAAAGTCTGCATCGCCGTCGAGGTCGCGGCATCCAAGCCGGAATTGAACCTCGGGATGACGCGAGAGATGGTCGCACCGTCCGGCACGCTCAACGACAAGGTCACAGGACCAGCCGTTCCGGCCGGGGGCGGATCGGTTTCAGTGCCGGTGATGTTGGAGATTGTGGCCCACAGAAGGGTGCCGTTCGAGTCGAACTCGACGATGGCGCCTTCCACGAGATACAGGTTGGCATCCGAGAAATAGCCGGTGCTGCTGAAGCTTACGTCAGAGTCCGCCCGGTTCCAGATGATCCCGAACGGTGCATTCACGTCGGCCATGATGGCGTCGGACTGGTGCAACAAATAGTCCTGCGCGTAATTCAGCACCTCTTGACGAGTGAGCACGGGCTGAATGTAGAGCGAGACGATATCTCCCGCCGAGGGCGCGAGCGACATGGGAACTTCAGTGTAGATGTCGTAGGGTTCACGGAAGAAAAGGCCGTCATCAGCGAAGACATCCACGTCCTGATAGGTGCCGGTCGGGTCGTTGAGATCGATGAAGCGAGAATGGCCGGAATAGATGCGGTTGATCGCCTTCAGCTTCACAGCCAAATTGCTTTGCAGCGGGAACGTGTTGTAGTCCTCGCCGGAGACCATGCGGTTCTGCGTCGCGTAGACGGACGGGGCGCGAGCCTTGATCTGATCGTCGGTTTCGCGCGGAGTCGAGTTCGAGACGGCTGATTGCAGCGAGAACGTGAGGGTGAGGGTCTTCTTGACGCCTGCACGATTGTAGTAGGGCAACGACAGTTTCACCCGGTTCATGTCGGTCGGGCGAATCTGATATTGCTGCCCGTTGGACACACGATAGAAGACGCGGATGTTGCCGGTCGGAACGGTGCCGAAGCGGCCATCCGAGAAGCGCACGCTGATTGCATCGTCGGTGCGGGTGATGACCGAGAAAATGTCTCGGATCGTCGGGTCAAAGTTGTTGTAGGTGATGTTCTCGTTGAACAGCGCCGGGACCTTACTCCACGATTGCAGGACATTGCCGCTATCGGTGACGGTCTGCACCCACACGTCGGTGTCGTTGACGTTCAGTGCGTCGATGTCGAGGACGTTGTTTTCGACGGGCGTGGGCAGGCTGAACACGTTCCGCTGAAGCGTGCCCTGCTTGAACATCATGAAGAAACCGGTCTGGCCGCTCGAATTGCCGTTGCCGTCATTCCGGTAGAACATGTGGAAAGCGTTTTGATAGTCGGGTTCGCGCTCCGAGAAACCACCGCCATCGTCGAAATCACCGTTGACGACTTCGAAGTCCATCGACGAACCATTGACCTTGGCCGCGAAGCCTAGGTTGGCTTCGGACATCAGGTTGTTCACGCGATAGAGTTGGGTATCGATGCCACTCACGTCGCCGTCTTTGAGCGGCACACCGAATGGATTGGTCGAGATGTAGGCGCTGTTGAGCACGAGCACGAAGCGTTCGAACCAATCCGGGTCATCCGGGTTGTCCCACTGAATCGTGCTGCCGTTGAGGTTCGTGCCAAAACCGTCGAGCACATCATCGTCGGTCATCACTTCGACCAGCTTGACGAGGCCCTGTGCGGTTTGGTTGCGGCGCGGGTTGTAGGAGATGAAACGAGCAAGACGAAGGATGCTCAGGCGGCTTTCGGCCGTCTCAAGGAAGCTCTCACGAGCATTGAGGTCAGTCTTGAACGCCAGCGTACCCGCGAGCCACGACAACAGGTCAATGAGCGCCACGAACTCAGACGACTCGATCCAGTCGTTGAAGTTTTCCGGGTAGTTCTGTTGGATATAGTCGCGCAGAGCACGGTTGATCGACGGCGGATCACTCGCGTTGAAGTTCACATCGGTGAATGCACGGTAGAGAACCTGCCAGTCTTGACCGGCAAACAACTCACTCTGGCGGATACTCTGCGACAATTTCTATATCCTCTTACTGGAAGCCGAGTTCGGCATCTTGGCGAGCATCAAAGTCAACGTAGAAAGTCTCCGACACGGAGAATGGATCGTAATTCAGAGTCATTTCGACCCGAATACCAGACCCCATCTGGAAGACTTGAACATCGTTGACGCTAACTCGACTATCCATTTCACAAATTCTCATGGTTTCCGCGACGATGAGGTCACGAATTCCAGTCGTAAGGGGCTCCATCATGTAATCCCAGATTTTGCACCCAAAATCAGGACGCATTACCCGTTCACCCACCCGAGTATTGAAGTGGTTCATCAAGTCCCGCTTGATGAGTTCAATATCGTAGTAGGTCCAGTCTTTCGTCAGGGACTCACCAGCGGTGCTGAACCCTTTGAAAATATTTTGACTATCACCGGTGGCCATGAGAAACCTTACTTTAGATGTATTTATTTGAGCAATAACTCCCGCCTTTATTGAGACGAACCTATGAAGTTACAGTCCTATGTCGTATCTATTCTGAAGAGGGACGGTTCTATGTCTTTCTTGCGGTGGATGGCGACTTCCACGAAGCGCACAACCAGCAACAGTGGTCTCACGCACGACCCGTCCATGGCCCGGCGGTTCGAATTGGATATCGACAAGGCAGAGGTTCTCGAATGGATCGAGTCGGAGCGTGGCAAGATCGCCCGCTATGCTGATCCCGACACCATGAAGATCATGATCTTCGAGCAAACGCTCATTCCCGTGCCCGACAACGACATCGAATGGAAAACGAGCCTTCAACGCAGTGGCGTTGCGAAGCTTTCTAAGCTAGAGATCGAAGCTCTTGGCTTGGAGAAATATGAAATTGAGCGCCGCCTCAGTAAATGAACTCGATGCTCTGATCTATTTTGAAGATCGCAACGGCTACCCTTACTACATAGTGACGGGGCCGGATGGGCAGAGTCATGGCTTCTGGCATCGCGAACTTGCGAGGGCGGTGGCTCAGACGGTAATAGACCTTAAGACTTCGGCGGAAGACGATCTTTGATGTCTTCGATTTCAGCGCGCAGTTCTTTGACGGCTTCGATCAACAATGCCGCGAGGTTGCCGTAGGCGACCGACAGCAAGCCGTTCGTTTGTTCGTGAACGACTTGCGGCATGATTTCCTGCATTTCTTGCGCGATAACACCGATTTGCTCGGGGTTGCCAGCAATATCAGCGCGCTTGAAGTAAGTGCCGCGCAGCATATCGACCTTGTCGAGAGCATTCTCGATAGTGCGGATGTCATACTTGATGGTCACGTCGGACAAGCTGGTGATTTCACCCACGGCCGTGATCTGGCCGCCGACGAACAGATCACCGCCAATGTTGGCATTGTCTGCGACGATCAAATTGTTGTTGATCGTCAGTTGGCCCGACATCGTGTCGCCGGTCTTCTGAACAGCGTTGGCGTCAGAGCCGGTGGCATTGGCCAACAGGGCGGACAGGCCGACGACGTTGTTTGCGACGGTGTAGACATTGGAGACACCACCGTGGTCGGTGATGCTCGTGTTCGAGATAGCGTATGCGAAATCGGAGCGGATCATGGCATCGTTGGCGATGCGATCCGTGATTTCCTGATTGAGTGCATTGGCCGTGAACGTTGCGGTCGTCAGCGCATTCGCGGCATCGGCGGAAGCATTTGCTGAATCGGCCACGGCGTTGTCGATCAAGCTGCCGAACATACCCACGGTGTTCGCGAGGTCGTTCAAGGCGTCTTGGTTGACGAAAATGTTGTCGATCTCAGCTTGCAGCGCGGTATCTGCGTTCGCACGCAGGGTTTCTTCGGTGCTCAGTGCACCCGCAAGTGACGACAGAGCCGAGTTGGCGATGGCAAACTGTCCAGTGACGTAGCTCAACGGCACGGCATCGGTAGGCAGAGTCGGAGAATAGCCCAGTGTCAGCTTCGTGGTGATCGTCATGGTTGAGAGCGTGACGAGACCGGCCGCATCCTTAAAAATGCCCGAACGCCAGCCAGAACCATTGTAGAATTGAATGCCGGTAGACGGATCGTAGCGGATCATGCCGGTGAGCGGCGTGCCGGGATCACCGATGGGCAAAACCAGTCCGTTGTCCTTGTAGGACCCGGTCAGGATGACATCGGCGCCGGACATCGTGGCCGCCAGTGCAACGATGCTGTTCGCATCGCTGTGCATGATTTGCAGACGTTCGACAGCGGTTTTGATGATCGCGAAGTTGTCGCGGAACTGCTGTGACGACTGATCCACGTTCGGCAGGGGGAAACCTGCGCTGAAAACAATATTTTGGCCGCTGTCGATACCCATGAGGATATTTATCCGCGACGGGTCAGGTGCTCGTGGTGTTGAACTTCGCTCTATTCATGCGGAAGAACTTGCCTTCGGTGAACACCAGCGTGTCGAGACGAACCGTGTTCTGATCGAACGTGGTAGTTGCACCATCAAACGTCGTCTGGATGCCCATGGTCTGGAAAATCATGAAATATTGGTCGAACTCAACTTCGTGACCATCGCGAACTGGATCGCTGCTGTCAGTTGCCCGTGCGGCCGGAACTGAACGCAGGGAGATACGGTCGAGCACGCCTTGCCCGGTTCCCGGTTGCAGATAAGCCAGCACCACAGCCGGAATGTAGCCTAGAGCCGTGGACGCATCGGTTCCGGTCTGCGGGCACGTCATCCACAGCGGGAGGTTCTCAGGGCCTTTGAGGCTCATGTCGTGAGTTTCAGTCGGATCGAGCGCCGGGAAGCCCAATGCATTCACGAACTCGGCGCGGATGTTGTTGATGCTGGACGGATGAATGAACGTCGTATTCGACGGCGTAGATTGCGGGTAGCGAACAGGAGACTCGACGGGCACACCGTCTGTCACGGTCCAACCGCCAGCGTGTTCCAGAGGATCAACCACTTCGCGATAGAGCACCTCGTAAATCACCACGCCGTCGATCTTGGCAAATGCGATCTTGTGATCTCCCAGTCGAAGTTTGACCGGACCATCGAGATTTGACGCACGAACTGTCTGCTCAAGCACGGAAGCATTTCCTTGCAGGCCACCGGCCAAGAAAATGCTCATGCTCGAAGTCACACCGGCCGGGCCGTAGTTCGGGTCCTGCTGGCGGAAATATTCTTCTGCGTTGATGACCGACGAATAGTAGGTCGTCAGCGGTGTGGTCGTCTTCACACGGACCTTGAACGTCATGTTGAAGAAGGTCTCAACGCTGTAGCGGCTCAGAACCTTGATCGAGAATTGGCGATCTTGGAACGTGTCGCTCACCTGTGCGCGGATCGTGAACGTAAACGTCTGGTCAGCCGGGATATGGGCCAAAATGCCTTCGATGTCGCCGGTTGCCGTATTCAACGACAAGCCGGGCGGCAAGGGAGAATTGTTGGAGGCCAGTGAATAGACCACAGGTTCGCCGGTGGTGCAGGTTGCCCGCACACCAATCGGAAACGCTTGTGCTTCGGGCAATGTGGCCAGCAGCCCGGCAGGCGTGACCCACAGGATGAAGCGCAGCGGCTCCAAGGCGCTGAAGGGCGGCGAAATCTCGATCATGAACGTCTTCGGCGTGGCGCCGGAACCCGTCGTGATCGGGTTGCCCCGGTTGTCGAGCATTTCAATCGTGAAGAAGTATTTCCCAAGCTGGGCATCGGCCGCGATGGTGCCGCTCACGACTCCCGTGTGCGGATCGACGCTCAAGCCCGGAGGAAGCGTGTTGAACGGCGAAACGATGTCGGTCGCACCGATGAACGTTTCGACAACCAACGTAGGCGGCAGGCCGCCCGGTTGAGAGATTGCGATCTGATATACAAAGGGCGTTCCACGGGTCGTTGCACCAATTGGAACGAAATCAAACGCCGATGGTTGTGCTTGTTGAGTCTGCTCCGGCGGCAGGCTGCCCCATGACGGGGGCGCCGCTTGAACCGTAGCCGGGTCAGCTTCGATGGAGAAACTGCGATCTCGCGAGTAGGTTCCATCGGAAATACGCACGGCAAAGCTATAGGTCAGAGACGGACCATCTGTCGGAAGCACACCGACTTTACCCGAAATCTCACCCGTCGAAGACAACGACAGGCCGGGCGGCAAATTGTCGTGCAGCATGGAATACGAGATGGGCTCCGACGTGGTCAGGTCAACGACATCGGTGTTGCTCAGAGCATTATGAAACTCAATCGCATTGGCGATCAAGGTATAGGCAGTATTTGCCAAAGACTGACTGTTGAGTTGCACCTCGGTGAGGAAGGACACACTTGGGCCAATGTGAACGATGGTGTTACCAAATGCTAGGATAGCATCGGAATCATCGCCCATGAACTTAGCTTTACGGGAGGCCGCAAGCGTTTGGGACACCAAATCGTTCTCGGTAACGGGAGTCAAAGCGCCCGCAAGTGTCGTCCAAACAGGGTAAAAGGTGACCATGCCCTTATTTATGGAACTGGAAAAATCCTCGTATTCCTAATTTTGGTTTCCCACTTGCTCGTAAACCAAATTAGGCGTAAACAGTCCCGTTGCTCCAAGGTAACTCCATCTTGGATGGCTATAATGAATGCATTTTCACCACTCGCTTTATCCAAGATGGAAAACCCCGCTGTGGGGCTTTCTCGGCACCCCCGATGCCTAAAGGCACGGGCAAGAAAGGATGAGGTTCAGCGATGAATTTCAAACTGACGTTCAATAGGCCAGCCGTCCGGCAATTCATCGAAGGTGGTGAAGGGCGAGGGCTGAAGATCAAGATCGAGAACGGCACCGTGATGTTCATGCCGTCGAATGTCGATGGCGATGACACTGCCTCTCTCAACCCTCGAACACGCGGTGGATATGAGTCCATCGTGGAAGGTTCCGGCGCTGACGAGGTGCTCAAGCATCTCAACAACCCCTCCGGTCCCTTCTTCGTCCTTCGCCGCGTCGGCAAGGACTGGGTCGCCGCCGAGCCGTATCACGGCAAGGACGCTCCCCCGAAGTTCGAACCCCACGTCCGGGTTTGGCACTCTTCTCAACCCAAGCACGTCACCAAGAAGACTTCGGCTCCCAAACGAGCCACCCCGAAAGCTCAAGTCGTCGCTGCCGAGCCGATGGACATCGCCGACCGCGTTCGGTGGGCCTACACCAAGCTCGGCGAAGAACGCCGCCCCGGCCGCCCTTCCCGCGAGTTCATGGAAGCCCGGCAGATCAAAGACTCTTTCGAAGCTGTCGCCGTGGAGTTCATCTCCGATCTCGGCACGAAGATCGACGTGAAGGCGGCTGTCGAAGCTCACCGTCAACTCACGGCTTTCCTCGCCATCGCGGCGCCGGAAGCCTTGCTGCAAGGTGATGCTCCGATCAAGAAGCGCGCGCCTCGCAAGGCGAAAGTCGTCGAGGAAGCCAAGATCGTCGAACCGGCGGCCGAGATGGTCCGCACCAACGGCAAGACCGACGACGAAGAATCGGAAGGTCAAATCCGCGAAGCCTTGCAGAAGCTCGGCCTCGAAGAAAAGCCCGGCCCGCGTTCCAAGCGTATCCGTGGCCGCGTCCAAGTCGATGCGTTCAACGGCGTCCACGATCTGGCCACCGCTTAGTCTTCTCTACCCTGCGAACGGATGCGGCGTCCCATCACGGGGCGCCGTTTTCGTTTGACCAAGACTCGTCACTGCCTATATTTGGTTTCCCAAATTGGAGCCTGTTATGAGTCACGCCTTTTACAACGTCGGCGGCCTACGTTTTTGGACGGAGCGGGAAATCCGCGTCCGCGAGCAAGCAATCGCCACGCTGCACGGGGAACTTAGTGCTGCGCTCCTGTCGCTGAACTCGGCTTGGACCTTTCATCGCATGGAAGGCCCTTTGCTGACCCCCAGATCGTTCATAAGCCCTGCTTACGACGATAGTGACATCTTCCTGCTCGAAGCCAAGTTGGGCGACCAGCAAGGCTCCCTGCGTGCGGAGACGACTGCATCGAGCTATCTCTACGCCGAACATCTCCTGAAGACCGGCACCCGGCCGCCGGTGTGCGTCTGGCAGGCGGGCAAGTCCTTCCGCCGGGAAACCAACGACGGTGCGCGAGCGTCCGAACTTCGGTTCAACGAGTTCTACCAGATCGAGTTTCAGTGCATCTACAAGGTGGACACTAAGGCCGACGTGCGCGGCTGTGCTGAAGAGGCGGTCAGCAAGGCGATCAAGAACATTACGCGGGCTAGCTATCTCCGAATGGTGGACAGTGACCGACTTCCTGCCTACTCGCAGAAAACCAACGACGTGGAAGTGCTCTACGGCGACAAGTGGAAAGAGATGTGTTCGATCTCCACCCGCACAGACTTCCCGGTCGAAAATATGTTGGTGCTCGAAGTCGCCGTTGGCCTTGATCGGCTGGTGGTCGTGGAGAGTGAGGCGGCCTGATGGCCTATGGTGAATTGAAGCAGAACCTTGCAGTCGGCCAGTTTGTTCGAATTGGCCAGACTGGGAGCCCAGAACTCGATGGGATGATCTGCCGAGTTCTCGGGATATCGAACAGCGAAGCTACCTGCGATTTCTATATCGTGCTGTTTTCGAAGAAACTCTCATTCACGAATGACATGGCCGGTGTCATCATTGAAAGCTGTTTGGAGCCTGCGGATGTTGAATGCCGGAGAATGGGTGCGGCTGGAACAGGCCCTCTCGGAAGTGACTGTGCATCACGAGCATTTTCCTGAATGCTTGCGCTACCGGAAACAGTTCAGTGCCATGGTATGGGATCAACTTTCTCTCAATGATCGCGTGGGACTTGCGGCAGAGCATCTCTTCCATTGCGGGGTGATGGGCGGCGCGGCCAAAATCATCCACCAAGCCTACATTAAACTTTGCACTGGCCGGTGAGTAGTGCTAAATAGAGGCATGTCCCACTCGGTGCACATTTCGAGACGCAACAGGCGAAGAGCCTAACTTGCTTGACGCCGCAAGGCGTCCTCATGTGCCCGTAGTTCAGTGGAAGAACGCCTTTTTTCTAAATTGGTCGTCGCAGGTTCGAACCCTGCCGGGCATTCAATGATCCTTTAGCTCAACAGGAAGAGCGCATCTTTCCTAAAGATGAGGTTGCTGGTTCGAGCCCAGCAAGGGTCGCCACTAACTCAGCGGATAGTAGCGCGGAGGATTGTAATCCTTGCCGCCGAATGTTTTGAGAATGGCTGCCTCATCGGCCGCAAGGCGAAAGACAAATCCCTCGCCGTTGAGACGATGGACATGTTTCTGTTGAAGCTGATCCACCATTGTCCCAAGCGCAGGCGAAGCATCATATTCTTCAAACGAAACGAAGATGTCGAACTTCTCAGTCATAGTCGAAGGGATTCCAACCACCACGAATACGGTCGCGCTCGGCGTCCTCGTGATTGTCCTGACAACCTATGCACCGGCTATCGACCAGCAAGTCTGGATCGAAAGTTTCGAAATCACAATCGACACAGTAGTAAGTCAGACCGAGCATCAGACGCTTTCGAGCTTGACCCCAAGGATCATGGCCATGGCCTGCATGATGTCGCCGCCATAGCAATGACCGCTACCGTAGCCACCATCACCGAGCTTGGGAGAGAACGTGTCGCTCGAACTAGCGAGTTCGTTCTTCTTCTCCCACTTGTCGTAGTTCTTCCAGAGCTTTTCCTGCTCACGCTCCGGCACGTCCGTATCGTCGATGTCGAAAGGATTTTCTGACGGATGCACTCGGTAGAGCCGCCAGTAGTCGTTATCGATGATGGCGACGCAACCGGGGTTGTCCTTCAGAATCTTGATGAGATTCCGCTTAGCCATTGAGTGCAGCCGCCACCAACGAGGTATAGTCCTTGGGGGCGGCGTTCCCGGCGACGACCACGGTGGTCTTGCCGGTGACCAGTTGCTTCGCGGCGGCGATGATATCGTCCTTGGTGAGCGAGGTGTATTTCTGCACCGTTTCGCCCATCGTGATGACATTGCCGTCGTTGAAGAACATGTCGGTGGCCGCTTGGATGCCGACCGAACGAGTCGCTTCGGAGCGCATGACGATCTGGCGGACGACTTGGTTCTTGGCTCGCGTGAGATCGGTGTCGTCGAGTTCGCCGTTCGCGACCTTCTTCAGTTCGCCAACCGCGACGGTCAGGAACTCATCGACGTTCTCGGCGGCGGCCGATCCGCCGATCAGGAAAATGCTCCCATCGGCTTGCGGCGACATTCCGCAGCTAACCGAGTAGCAGAGGCCGCGCTTCTCGCGAACGTTCTGGAAGAGCGGCGAGGACATACCACTGCCGAGAACGTCGCTCAGCAGATCATAGGCAGCGAAATTGGCGTCGTAGTTGCCCGGCGCCGGGAGGCCGACGTAGAGATGGGCCTGTTCGAAACGACTGTCCTGCACGACGGTCTCGCCGCCGACGTAGTTCGAGGGCACCGAGGGGATCACGGTCTTGCCTTCGACATCGCTGAAACGCTTGGTGACTTCCGCCAAGAACTCGGCGTGGTCCACGGCGCCGACTGCCAGCACGATCATGTTGTTCGCGTGGTAGTGCTTGTCCATGTAGGCGTCGAGGGCTGCCTTGTCGAAGCCCCGGACGTTTTCCTTCGGGCCGAGGATCGGGCGGCCCAGAGGTTGGTTCGGATAGGCCGTGCGGACCATCGCCTCGTAGGCGATGTCATGGATGTCGTCGTTGCTCTCGTTGATCTCTTCGACGACCACGCCCTGTTCGCGCTTCAGTTCTTCAGCCGGGAACGTGGAGTTCTTCAGAACGTCCGAGAGAATGTCCAGCGCCGGGACGATGTGATCCGGCAGGCCCATGACGTAGTAGGCGGTCATGTTGGAACTGGTGAAGGCATTGGGCGCCGCGCCGAGGTATTCCACCTCCAAGCTGATCTGCTTGGTGTTGCGGCTGGTCGTGCCCTTGAAGGCCATGTGTTCGAGGAAGTGAGAGATGCCGTTCTCCGCTTCGGTCTCGGAACGCGAGCCCACGCGGTTGAAAACGGACACCATCACGGTGTGGATCGGACGCTTGACTGTGGCCACCCTCAACCCGTTGGCCAAGGTGGTGATCTCGACTGCTTCTGCGGCCGATTCGGATGCGGTGTGATCCAGACTGAAATTGTGCACGAAAACTCCTTTAACTGAATGCTCCCAAGGTAGGACGGTTAACCATTTTGGTCAACCAAATTATTTCCGCGCCAAATCCATATCTGGATCAGAGATTAAGTCCTACCACCGAAGCGGTATTCGTCAACAAAAAGCGCCCCGCATAAATAAGGGATGCCTCTCGATCTCGAAAAAATCCAAGACAGCCCTCACCTTCTGGACATCTTGCTTCAGATGGAAGACGTGCTCGACTCGCTCGACGTTTACGTCTTCAAGAACTGGTATCTCGGCGAGATCGCCGAGGGGCCGACTGTTCGCCGTTACTGGCTCGATTTCACGCTGAAATATCCTTACGATAAGATGCCCGACCCGAAAGCGGCCCTGCGGCTGCTCAAGCACGGCATCCGTGTGGACTTCTGGAAGGCGAAACTCGAAGACGGCGAGTTCAAAGACGCCGATCAGATGGAGAAAGAAGCCACGGCCGAAGAAGGCACTGAATCCGATCCGGCCAAAGACCCGGTGGAAGACACAGTCTGGATGGTCCGCATCAGCATCCCGCGCCGCCTTGCCGCGCAGATGTCCTCCGAAGAGATGGACTTCTACGATGACGAAGTGGACGTGGACGACGTTGAAGACGCCAAGGACACCGGCATCGACGACGAGAGCGCCTACATGTCGGGTGAAGATGGTCAGCAGGCTCCGGGTGACCCGAATGCCCCGCCGCCGGGATCGCCTGACGATCAGCAGCAACCGCCGCCCGGAGGCCCCGCCTAATGGCTACGCTCAACGAGGGTATGCGGCCCGGTGACCTTGAGGACTTGGTCCTACCGATGCTCACCATCGACGAATATGAGAGCAAGCTCGATGACGACGCCATCGTGATGGGCTTCTACGTCAGCGACAAGGATGCCGCTGGTGATCTGAATCGTTACATCCAAAAATCGCCTGTGCAGATGTTGGACACCGAGGTCTCCCCGGCGCCGGATCAGCACGGCTACTATATCGTGTTCATCGAACTCCTCAACGACATTCGTATCGTGGACAACATGGAGGCCATCCTCGAAGAGGTGAGCCCGCTCACGGCCACTGAAGAATGGCAGATGCGTCTACGCGGGAATGAAGAAGGCGTGATGCCTTTTTCGTCCAAAGTTCTGAGCCATCGGTTCGCTGAACTCCGTTCGGAAAACGTGGATGGCGAACCGGGCGGCGGACACGCCGAACACCCTGAGACAGAAAGTCGCGTAATGGAATTCTTCCAACCCAGCGATCTGAAAAACGTGGTCATCGAAGGTCATCGTTTGGTTCTCACTGGACATGACAGTGAGTTTCGGGCAGAAATTGTTGCGTTCGGTGAAGCAGAATCCCTATTGGATTCATATAACCTCTCCGAGAGTGCATTCTCTCTGAACCTCACCGACATCGCAAAGTCTCTGAAAATGACGCGTTTGCTCGGTGATGGCTGGATGTCTAGCCGCCTCGGAGAACACTCTATTCTTCAGCACGTTGGCTCCGATTCGGCGCTTTTGCTGCGGAACGCGCGCTTCGTTTAAGTCAAGTTAGGAATTATGGCCAAGCTCTAATTTTGACGTGGCTGAACTCCGTGGGCCGTGGTTAGTTCCCTCCATCGACCGGGCGATTACCACCCGGCGACGTTATAAAAGTCGGAGGGGAAATTGGGCGTCGAAGTCTTGGAAATTCTCTGCAATTGGAGAGGCATCAACAACCTGAGAAGCGCCAAACAGGAGACCCTATGGCCGAGCATCGAAAGCTTGCGTCATCAAGGGGTCGTTCCCTGTGAGAAGCCTACCAGCGTTTTGCTAGCACTTCCCCAACGAGACGACATTGACATCATGGAACTGCGCGATTGGCTCGACCTGAACGCGAAGGGCCACTTCAAGATGTTCAATCGTTTCAACTATGACGAGCAACGATATCAGATCAAGCGAGCTTACGTCGGTGTGAACTTCCGTTTCACTGACCCGAAAGAGGCTTGTCTTTTCAAGTTGTTCTGGACCTGATCGAGTAAAAACCACTCAAGACCCCTACTCGGCGCTCGCTAAATATAGCGAGGGTCAGAGTAGGTGTTCTTGTGGACGGAGTAATTGGGTCGATTTTGCAAGTTATGACGAGCGGGAATGGAGCGCAAGCTCTCCCGATCATCATGGGCTTGATTATCTGGCATCTGCTAGAAGAGAATAAAAAACTCAAAGCAGAGAACCAGAAAAAAGATGAACGCATCGACAAAATCGTTGATGACTATCATCGTGGTAATTTGACGCTGACGGAAGCGTTGAACTCGTTGAAGCTCGTGCTCTTCGAGATCAAGGGCAAAATCTAATGCGTTGGCCGTTTAGCAATAGCAAACGGCTACAAGAAGCGCGTGCCCGAGAGGTCATGCGCGACCTGATGGTGCTTGAGAGCCAAGAGGCTCTTCTGGAAGCCGCCGTCACCACCGCCGACGCGGCCAACTTCGTCACCAACCGCCTTCGATCCAAGCTGCAAGACAGCGTCGATCAGATCGAATCGACGGCGCGCATCCTGAACGACGCACTGGTCATTTGCGACGACAGCGGTCACATTCAAGCGTTCAACCCGGCTGCCGAGGCCATGTTCAACACCACGGCCGAAGCCGCTATCTCGACCTTTGTCGGTAGCCTGCTTCAGAGCACAAACCACGCGATCACCGAAGCCGATGATATCTGGACCATGCTCGATCATATCGACGAGGCCGAGGAAGAGCACGATTTGCACGGGCGGCGCGGGGACGTTCTATTCCCACTGGACGTGAACCACACGCGGCTCGACCGTTCAGATGGCACGACCATCTTCCTGCTCATCATGCGCGACACGTCGCGTGCCCACGACGGAGTGAAGCTGAAAGGCTATCGCTCCATTTTTGAATCCAGCTTCGACGGCATCCTTGTCCTTAAGGACGGGGCCATTGTCGCCGCAAATCCGGCCGCTACGACGGTCTTTGGCTACAACGTCGAGGAACTGCTCTCTAAGAGCCTTGAGGCGCTGTTCATGTGCGGACGCGAACATACGCCGGTCCCGCTGACGGGTGGCGAAGTTGAGGTGATGGTCGAAGGCAAGCACCGCGATGGCCACCTCATGGAAATGTTCTTCACCACCACGACGATCTGGTGGAACGGCGAGTCAGCCACGCTCATCACGATCAAGGACATCACGCCCGTCAAGGCGCTCGGCGCCGAAGATGCCGAAGCGATGATCTGCTGCTTTGACTCCGACTACCGCATCACGTTCGTGAACAGCGCCTACGCCACGTTCTACGGCCAGAAGCGCGAGAACCTGATCGGCGAAGACATTCGCACGCTGCTCCCGGCAAACGAGTGCAGCCCCTTCCTCATCCACATCAACAGCCTGACACCGACCGAGCCCACTCGCCGTATGCAGCTTCGTTCGACAGATGAGAACGGCGAACATCGCCTTCAGGTTTGGACTGACCACGCATCGTTCGATGACGACGTGGTGGAGTATCAGCGGATCGGCCGCGATATCTCAAATACGATCACGACCACAACCCGGTCCTGATCGTCATCAACCGTTCAAGCATGGCTTGATCCTGAGCATCGTAGAAATCGGAAGTCTTTCGTATTTTCTCGTGTGCGTCTTTCGTCCCCTGATCTCGTCGGTTCAATATTTGAAGGCCGACGCTCTTATCGACACCTTCCCAGATACGATAGTCATGGCCGACATCGCACCGACACGGGCGGTGGTCTTTCCACCAGAGATATAGGTCGCGAGCAATCACCGCTTGCTCGGACTGTTGCGGCGACATCATTTGAATCTCGGGATCGGTCGCTTCCCACTCTAGGTAGGCCAATCCCGCGACGCGGCCATGTTTGCGAGGCCAGCGATCAGCGACGAACTTCGGAAGACCTTTGGGCACACGTTCATCGTGCCATTGCCAGTTACGAGCCGACAGGCCGACTTCGATATGCATGACCAAAAGATCGAAGTTTGCGTAAAGCATGAGGCGGTCAATGTCATGATTGCCCGGCCCCAACGACTTCACGTTGATGATGTGCGTGCGATTGGTCGTGCGGTTTCGAATCCAATTGACGCCGTTTTTGTAAATCCTGATCCAGCGACGGATACGGCTAGGCACGGTTTGTTGCAGGAAGACACGCACTGGGAAACGATGGCGCTGGGAGGTTTTGATCCGTTCCCATACTTCCCACGTCGCGGCCGTGGGACTGGTCAATAGGAACCAACCAAGCCCTCTCGGCTTGGAACTACGACGAAGGCGGGTCAAAGGATTTCGAAGTCCGGGCCGACCACGCGAAGGTTGACGGGTTTACCGCGAAAACGAAAATAATCTCGTCCACCATCGACCATTGCGGATTGGTCGCGGCTCACCCGGCTGTCGTGGCGATACCGACTGAAGATGATCTCGCCATCTTCCGCTTCGGCGCCTTCCCAAGTTCCATCAACGACGCTGTGGGCACTGACGATCATGACCGTTCGCATACGAATGAAGAGGCCAAAATAGTTGCTGAAGTTCGGTTGTGGGGGAGTTTCTTGCCAGAAAACGGAAAAAGGTTCTTCGGAAAAGCCACCATTCGGGCTCTTCAAGCACAAATCTGCCACATATTCGGCATTATACTGCCGCTCAGCCTTGCTGATATCGATGTGGACGATCTGTTGTCCTTTATTGATCCATCGATTAGGCAAATTTCCCACCATCCACACGTAGACTTGCACCCACGAGCTTCTCCGTCTCGCGGACCTGTTCAACCAGTGCTAGGTTCCTAGCGATGATCTGCCCGATAGCGGCGGCCAACTCGTAGCCTTCCGGCATCGGGATACGAAGCTCTTTGGAGCCCAAGCGAGACGCCTGTCTAGCACGGGCCATGAAGCTTTCGAGAACTTCAGTGTTGATCGTATCCTTGGCCATGGCAAGTCCTAAGCGTAGGCGGCGTTGAGATAGGCTGCGTGATCCGTCGCTTCTTTAGCAAGCGCCGGAAGACCATTTCGATCACAGAAGCGAAGAAAATGGATACCGACGTTACCCACCGGCTCTTTTTGAACCGCTTGCACGATCACGGCGTCCATCAAAGCTTTGATGTTTTCCGGTTGCTGCGTGAGGTCAATGAGGCTCTCGTTGAACTTGTATTCGTCGAGCACCCTCACCTCTTGCGTGATGGCGTTGCCATTGGAATCGGAGCCAGTCAGCTTCTCCCAACGTTGCAGCATGAAGTTGTTCCAGTTGTAGCCCTGCGTTGCGCGATCTTCCCACGCTTCACTGATGCCGACCTTGTTCTTAGAGCCCTCGTAGCGCACACCGGGATAGGCCGAGAAAATACCGTCGCCGGTATCACCCCGGACCAGTTTCACGAAGAGAGCTTTTCGCCACCACTCCGGCTCCGGCGTAAATGAAAACTCTTCCCAAACGTAGTCACAGGCGGCGAACGGGATCGGCTTGTAGCCGGGTTCATCGAGCGCCTTTTGTTTCTGGAATGTTTCGAAAGATTTTTGCCGGTCGCGCTCAGCCACGTTGTGCTTGCGCTCCTTCTCCTTCTGCTCCTTGTCGTGCTTCACCTTCGCTTCGGCGATGGTCAACCCGACTTTGATCTTGCCGCTGTCGCCCTTGACGTTGAAGACCAACGGGCGCCCCCGGTCATCGAACACGCCATCGATAGTCAGGAGCCTCATATCCACGCCGTTGTAGATCGAGACGTTCGGGGCGATCAGTTGGATGAAGTCGGAGTCGCCGGAGAGAATGAAGTGCTCATCGTTCGGGTGAACTTGAATCCAGCGGGCAATGAAATCGTCGCCTTCGATGCCGGGGCTTTGGAGCACGGTGCAGCGCGTCTTCTCCGACATGTAATCTTGAAAATCGTTCATCACCGCATTGAAGGCTTCTTCCTCTTCCCGATCAGCGGGCGTTGAAGTGGCCACCATCCGGTCGAGCTTCCGCTTGGCCTTGTATTGCGGGAACACATCGTAGCGCCAGCTTTTGCCTTCGATACAGAGCACGACGTGATCGGCCTTGAACTCGCGATGAAGCTTCTTCAGGCTGCGAAAAACGATGGACAGAGCCATACCCGCCTTGGTGTAGGCGTCGCCGCGCACCACATGCCGGGCGCGATAAAACAGGTTGGCGACATCAACGATTGCGTAACGGGTCATGCATCCTCCGAGAAACCCATCATCGCTTTTCACGGAGGCTATGTCAAAATGTGGTTAACCAAATTTACTGACGAATGCACGCACCGCATTTAGAAGTTCCGGCGTGAGGCGCGGGTAGCCGTCGAGAATTTCATCGTCGGGGACATTCGCTTCGATCATCCAGACAATCGTTTCGACTGTCAGGCGCGAATCAGTGAACGTCGGCCGACCGCCGCAGCGGCCGGGAACGCATTCAACTTCTGGGATCGTCAGAACGATCTCAAGAATATTCTGTGCCACCGTTGTCACGCGGGATGCGGTTGATGACGCGGCCGGAATTGAACGGGACCGGCTGATTATCGTCAACGGGCGACTCGTCGGCTTGCGAACGACAGACATCAGAGAACCACTGCTCGACGATCTGTTCGTCAGTGGTGCCATGGTAGCCGTTTTTCTTCAGAAACTCGACCCATTTTTCGTTCCAGTCGAGTTCGAAGTAGAGGCCGTTGACCCCTTGATCGGAATCAAAACCGTTGTCCACGATGCCGACCCACGGCTCACCTTTGGCGGTCGCGGCAGTCTTCTCGTATTCGAGAGTTTCGATCTTGCCGTGCTCATGGTCAGCTTGGAGGATAGCCAACTGGCGGTCCAGACTATCGAAGTCGGGATAAGCGATCTCGGCGAGCTTCAGATCACGTTCGTAGCCGTCGATTTTCTTGAAGCTGAAATCGATGCGGACCTTGTCCTTCGGATCGAGCACATCATCATTGAGCAAAGTGGCTTCGGCGATCTCATAGGCATAGTCGTCGATCCGGCCCATGCGTTTCGCCAGCTTCATGTGCTCGTGCTTGTTCTCGATGCCCGTGAAATTGATGTCGATCAAACGACGCTCAAGGTCTTCGCCTTCGAGTTCATAGTTCGCCTTGGCCTCGTCAAAGGGGCGGCCCTTGAGCCCCCAGCTTGCCGGAAGCCATTCGAACGGAATCAAGTTGTTTTTCTTACCCATATCAATCCTCCTGTGCCATTCGAAGCATCATCATGAACCGATCCCACTCACTGGTGAGCATCACGTCTGCTTTGATGGCAGTCATTAGTGTGTCAAAATCTTTGCCCATGACCACATACTTGGCGACGAGCTTTTCGATACCGGACCCTGCGGTTGGGACGTAAGGGATGCTACCATCTCTCTTACGAAGTTCGTTCATTACAGCGCGGCCAACCTCGGCGTAGGCTCTCTCGACGTTGAGTTGCTCTTGGAAACGAACATGCTGCTGGGCGAGTTTTTCGTCTATCCGGGCTTGGAATTGCGATTCCAATTTGTCGGCGGCGGTCTTCAGCGCACGGTCCATGATGGTGTCCTGAAACATCAGTCTGCCTGTGCGAGGCGAAGGCTGAGCATGAAACGCTCCCACTCGCTCATCAGGAGAGGATTCTCCTTGATGGCCTGTAGGATCACTTCGAAATCTCGGCCCATATGAATGTAGGTGATGGTCGCATCGACGACTTCGGTCACCGCGTTGTCGTCGATGGCGGGCATCGTGGGTATACCGGCCGCAAAGGTTGCGGTGGCGGCGCCGTAGAGCGATGGGATCACGACGTTCTTGTTGTGCAAAGCACTCTGTGCAGCCTGCCCAATTTTGGCTTGGGCGACTTGCATGGGCTCGCGCGACTCGAACTGCAAACGCAGTCGATCTTCTTGTTGGCGGAACTCTTCGAGCCATCGATTTTCGATAGCTTGTTCCCGTTCGAAGATTTGATCTTGGGTCATCGGGGTAGCGTCAATTTCCAACGCTTCCATGATTTCCTTAGTATAAACAGTCCTGCTCATGAGTCCTTTGGGGTAATGTGCGTAGTTATTTAGGCTCTTCACGCATTTTTAGAGCAATCGTAAACCGTTCCCACTCACTCATGAGGAACGGATCGTCATGAATAGCATCGATAATCACCTTGAAATGCAAGCCGAGTTGAAAAATATCGGAGGCGTTTTCAATAGAGACCTTGCCTATATTCGTGGGCCGATGCCAGTCGGCCATATTGTTGTGGCCGGAGATGATCCGTTTGAACTCTTGGGCAAAGAGAAGCTCGGTAAGTTCTTTGTCTTCCATTTTCCTATCCAACGAAACGAGGGGCGAAGCCTCAGCCTCGCCCCTCTGGTCGCGTCAGGCCGACTGTGAGCCCTCCTGTCGCTACCGCCACCCGCGTGTGATTGCTCACCTCCCTTTTTGGATGCTGGCAGAGCGGCAGATCAGGTTATCGGTTGGCCCGAATGAAATAGTTGTAGATGCCGTGCGGGGTCTCGACGGCGATACCCAGCACGCCTCGGTTGGTGATCTTCAGCGTGGTAGGGTGCTGGCCGGTCAGCTTCATGATCGAGAGGAACTGATGGGTGTTCCACGTCAGGTTGCCCTTCAGGTCGCCCTTGACGCCAGCTTCGAAGACCATGCTCACCCGGTGGTTCGCGGACTCTTCGTCGCCGATGTAGAACTGAAGGTCACCGTTCTTCGTCCGGGCGCCAAAGCACTTGTCAACTTCGGCGTAGAGGCTGGCCAGTTGCGAGAACTCGGTGACCTTGGACTTGGTCGGAACGACCGTAACGTCCCACGGGATGTTCGGAATGGTGGCCTGATCGGGAATGTGCTTCGGGTCCATCATGCGGAAATCGGCGTCGTTGCCGGTCACCTTGTTGCGGAACTCGAACTGCTCGACGGTCATGAGACCATCGCGTTCCTTCTTCTTCACGTTGAAGGTCGCGTCGTCGGTCAGATAATTCGGGAAGTTCAACAGGCCGCTGAGCAGATTGATGTTGGTCACACCAAACTCGCCCTCGAACTCGGCCAACGGTTGCTTCAGCGTGGCTTCGATGAAAAGGGTCTTGGTTTCATCGCAACCCTTGATGACCGTTTCTTCGTTGGTGCCAGTGACACGCAGCGCCTCAGTCAGGCCGCCAGTCTGCTTGACCAAGTCAAGAAGAACTTCTCTCATAGGTATCTCCAATCAATATAGACAGTGTAAGGGGGTCAGTAAGGGTTAGACAATATCTTCGTGTAGGTCGCAGGTATTAAGTCGAGTAGTTGCTTTCAGGAAAGTGTGAAGGGCACACTTGCCCAATCCTGAAATAGATTTGTCTTCAGTTTCGCTGAAATGCACGCAGTCACCACAGCTTCCGGGGATCACGCCGAAACGAATTGGGTTCTCGTGCTTGCGAAATCCAGCAAGCTTGCCCATGACAATGGAAGTATCGACTTGGACGGTCATATTTGGAACAGCTTGAACAGCATGGCTGCCTGTTCATCTTCGAAGGAGAACACAAGGAACGAATGCTTCGGGCGCTTGCGTCTGTCCGCGAAAAGTTTCAACGACCAACTGCCTCGGGTTTGGGTATGAATCCATTCCGAGATCGACGCGAAATCGTATTGTGCCGTGATTCGCTTCGAAATTACGTTCTTGAATTCCTGATCGGGAACGAACCGCGTGAGGCTTTCCGGCGAGCAATCCATGATGATTTTTAGGCGTTGGCGATGTTCCCACGAACGCCCGTCAACTTCTTCTGCGTCTGGCTCGGGTGCTTCGAGTTTCAGGATGTGACACGGAACTTCATACCGAAATCGATGTCCGAAATCGGTGGTCGTGAGAACGATGAATGTGCCCTCTTTCGCAAGTTCAAGAAGGGCTTCGTTGGTCAGTTCCTCATCAAGAGAAGACAAAGAATTCATCTCCCATGGCTTCCACGGTTTCACCAAGGTCCCACTTCAGAACGCCCAACAGGTTGTCCAACTTGTTGTCGATGATGGTCTGCTCCATCGCCTGATGGTCGAAGGGTAGGTTCTTGAACCACTGCGGAATGTGCGGCTCGTCGATAGGATAGGCGATGCTGTCGATCTTCATCAGGTTCGGCTTGAGCTTGCACACGATGATCTTGGCGCCGTCGCCGATCCGCATGGAGTAGCGGTCGCCGCTGCTCTCACACATCGTGTTCCAGTTCATGGCTGCCTTGACGTGGCCGGGCATGTTGACCTTGGCTTTGAAACCCGCCTTCATCTTCACCGCTTCGGACAGGCTCATGTTGCGGCCTGCGGCGTAGCGTTGGACGTAGTCGGTCAGTGCCGAGACTTTCTTCGGTGTGCCTTTTTCCCAGCCCGGCCGCGTGGAGAATTCCTTGCGGAACGTGCGGATTTGGTCGAACAGCATTTCCTTCTCTTCACCGCAAAGAAGGTCCATCAGCAATTTCTCAAGGAACGCCTGCATGAACTTGGGCGTGTCGGCGCGCTTCATGTCGAGGCCCATGGCCTTCAGCTTGCCGGGCTTGCCCTTGGTGTCCTGACGCTTGCCGTCCTTGTCATACATCAGCACGGCGTATTTCTTCTTCTTGATGAAGAGTGCCTTGGAGGCCACCAGTTCGCGGCCTGCCGCGATGATGGCGCCACGAGCCAACGTCGTGTTGAACGTTTCGTGCATGAACTCGGGGAAACTGCCGTTCACTTCTTCCGCAATGGCGTCGTAGAGAACGATGATGTTCTCGCGGGTCCATTCGAAATCTGCGTAGCGAGGGTCGTTCTTCAGAACTTCGTAGGCGCTGAAATACGAGCTATCGGTGTCGGCATAATAGATAGCAGCACCGCGATAATCGTACTCGCCCGTGATGACTTCGTTGATCTTCGCGTTCATGTGGCGAGCGATAGAACGGCCGGTCAACGTCACCGACTGACCAAGACGTTCGTCATAGAACCGCAGACCTTCGTTCAGAAGGGCGCCGTAGAGGGAGTTCAGCAAAATCTTACGAGCTTGTTGGCGCTGGTTCCAGAAACCTGCCCAGAAGAGGTGTTCCTTCTTCTTCGCCGGGTCGGTCTCAGCGTCGGCCAAGTTTTCGTAGTGAAGCTGTTTGCCCTGCATCTCCTGACGTTCGGAATACCACTTTGCCAGAAGCAGCGGGATCATGCCTTCCTTGTCCGTGCTGAACAGGGTGCCGTTGGCGGTGATGCAGACTTTGTTCTTCGGGTTGAAGACGTAATCGAACAGGTCCCGGCCAGACATGGTCTTGCTGGTGCCGTCTTCGAAATCGAGCGTCACCGGAGCGCCGTCTTTGGCGTGCATGTGATCGACTTCGAGCGTGCGGAAAATACCTTCCCACGCTTCGGCCCGGTCGATGCCACTGGCGATGCGCTGGGCGACAAGTTCCATGGTCTCGGTCAGCCGAACTTGGCCGATGATCGTTTCCGGGCTCATGTTCAGGGCGCGGATGGCAGACGGATACAGCGAGTTGATGTCGCAGCAGCCAATCTCGTTATGCAGGCCCTTCTTCGGGTCAGCCACGTAGGCTCCGACCACCGGTGTCCGGTCATCGTCATCGTCCGACTCGGAATCATCGTCCTTGTCGAGCGCATACTCTTTCGGGCGGCGGTTCGGCACGACGAAGCCCATGTCGTGCATTTCGTTGATGATCGCCTGCTCGACGAGGGCCACCGATCCCATGGTGGTCTTCAGAAGCACACAATTCGAGTGCGCGACCTGATTGGCCAGTTCGATGAACTTCTTCTTCTCGTCGATCTTGACCAGCAGCATCGTGTCTTGCCGGTTGTATTCGATGAATCGCTTGAAATCCTTCTTGTAGAGATCGTCGAGCGTGCCTTCGTAGACGGTCTTGTTCTCTCCAACTTCAATCTCGCCGACATAGTCGAGGCGATAGGAGTGAAGCTGTTGCGGGTTGTGCTTCTGATAGAGTTCAAGGTAGTCAAGGTGAACTCGGCCCACGAGATCGTAGGTCGTGTGCATCCGCTTGAACTTCATATATTCGCGAACCCGAGGAAGCTGGTTCCACAGGCAGAGATCGCGCGTCGAATCCTTACTCATCACTCGCGTGATGCGGTTCACGAGGTATGGAATATCGAAGCCCGTCGAGTTCCAGCCGGACAGCACATCTGCGTCGTCGATCAATTCAATGAACGACTTGAGAAGGTCCACTTCGTTGTCGAAGAGCACTGTGTCTTCAAACTGATCGACGATTGCCTGTGCTTCTTCGAGGCTGTAGGTCGGCGGGCACAGCACCATGGTCATCAGGCGCTTACCCAACGTCGTGTGCAGCGTAATGGCGGTGACCGGATTGAACGGATCGTCGGTAGGCGCGAAGCCGCGTTTCGGGTCGAAATCAACCTCGATGTCGAAGAAGCCGACGTTCAGTGTCGGGGCTTCGATGCCCTTGTAGTGGTCGGCGAGCGAGCGGAACACCGGGTTGATGTCGCTCTCGAAAATGCGGGGCGGTTTCTTGTTGGTCGGGGCGAACTGGATGCGGCCGACTTCCTTACGGAACTTCTGGCCGTTGTTGCTTGTGAACTTGCGGCAAGTGTCTCCGAAAATGGAAGTGTGGCTACCCTGCGGGTGCTCGTAATAGAAAACGTGCTCGGCATCGAACTCCGTCAGGACTCGTTCGTTGTTGATCCGTTCTGCGACGTAGATTTTGTCTTTCTGACGATCATAGATCGCATCCACATAACTCATGATAAATACCTACGGTGACGATATATTTAGGCAAGAATGTCCAAGAAAAAAACTACAGAAGAATTTATTTTTCAGTCCCAGAAAATCAATGGTGACCGTTATGATTACTCTTCGACTACTTACCTAAGAGCCCATGAGCATGTTGTAATAACCTGCAAAGAACATGGGTCATTCAGTCAACGAGCATGTGACCATCTTCATCAACAACAAGGATGCCCCAAATGTGCTCATAACTATCCACTGGATCGAGATGCTTTCATCCAAAGAAGCCGTGCGATGTATGGAATGAAATTCCAAGTCATATCGGAATTCAAAGGAGTCAAGTATTCAATAACGTTGTCTTGCGAAAACCACGGGGATTTCAAGATAAAGGTCGCCCAATCTCATTTTCAAAAAGATGGTGGTTGTCCAAAATGCGTTCTTCAAAAAAGACTTGATAACCTGAAACCCGGAAATACCAGCAAGATCGAGACTAAGTGGCTCGATGATTTAGGTGTTCCTTTGCGTCAACATCGAATTGATTTGATCGAGGGTAGCGTAGTCGTCGATGGTTTCGATCCGAACACAAATACTGTGTATGAGTGCTACGGTTCTTATTGGCATGGCAACCCAGAACTATATTCACCGGAAGACATCAATCCAACCCTCGGTGTGAGTTTCGGCCATCTTTACCAAAAGACCCTGCGGCGGGAAACTGTTCTCCGCGCCGCAGGATTCAATTTGGTCATGCGTTGGGTTCGTTAGCGGCGGCCGGTGACTTCGAGAATTTCTTCGACGGTGTCGAACTGAATCTTCTCTTCTTCGATGGACGCCTTGTAGGCAACGCGGGCGGCCTTCATCAGGGTGCCCGGCTTCCAGCCGAACTCTTCGGCGATGGCCTTGGCGGTGTCCTTGAGACCAGCCTTCAGGTCGTCGGTTTCTTGGAACACGCGCATGGCGGAATCCATGAAGTCCTTCAGCTTGACGCGGTCGGTCGAAGTCAGGGTTTCGGTGTCGATGGCCATGATGGCTAATTTCCTAATGCAAATGGGTAGGACAGATGCCGGGTAATTCCGGCTGACTTCTGAAGCTTAGCGAGTCTCGGACCCGCCTGTCAAATATGGTAAACGAGAATCAGAAATTGGGGCCGCAGGAGGCGAGAAAACCAGTCGCAGTCATTTCGAGAAAGATGCGACCGTTGCGAGCGTGGATCAACATCCGGGGCAACATGGCGAAAGTTTTCTCACCATCTTCGAAGAAAGCCTCGCCATCACATTCGATAATTTCATCCAAAATGAACTCATCGACAGCAACACGCATGTTGTCAGAAATCGAAGACATAATACTCTCTTTTGCTTGACGTATCGGTAATTCGTGAGAAACTTTGATTATAGCAATGACGGAGGCACATTATGAGCTTGGCGGACAAACTTACGGACGGACAACTGGACTGCTGCATCGCCGAGTTCAAGCAACGCGGTGGCTTTGTCATGACCCGCGAGCAGGTTCGCAACATGCTGCGGGGCGAAAACCAACGGTTCCTCTGCCGCAAGCTGATCTCGGGCTACCCGGACGCGACACCGAACTCCGACCATGGCCTCGACACCTATGAACGCCACATCCTGCTGGACATCTTCGCCGAGCGCATTCTCGGTCGTCCGGCGTGGCCGATGATCGGCGAAATCGGCACCGAACATCACGACACGTTCACCAGCGCCATCGTCAACGCCATTCACACCGGCAAGGTCGCCGGTTACGCCAACTGATTCTTCCGCTTCGCTTTCACCGCATTCGGCACACCCGGCGTTTCCGGGTTGTCGATTGACGAGAGAATGACCGGAGCTTGCTTGAAACTCGGTAGGTCCCACTTCGCGGTGAAATCTCGCAGTTCTCGCAGCGACAGGCCGTGGGCCTCGGCATAAGCCTTATCCCCGCCAGCGGCCATCAGAGCCCCGGCAAACGCCACTCTAGGCGCCACGTTGGCCGCCAGCAGAGTTTGCAGCACAACCGTTTCCATCCGAGAGTTTGAAGTGGCCTCGCGGATGTAGTCGTCGAACGCTTGCAGGGCCTCCGGGTAGATCGGTTGGATCAGATCGTAGACCGCCTGCGCGAACACACGAATTTCATACTGGGCGTGCGGGTCGAGCCGCAGCTTCAGAAGGTGCATCATGTTGTGCAAGTTCTGGGTCCAGTAGAGTTCGGTATAGTTGCCGACCGGAAGCACGGTTCGCGCCATCTCACGGGCAATGCCGTTGAACTCTTCGTCGAAGAGAGCGTCATCCTCATCGTAGGGGTCGTAGATCACTTCCCCAGCCTTGAAGGCGGCGTCGTCTTTCTCACCCAGCAGAGCTTGGTAGATGTCGTAGTTGTGGTCGTAAGCCGCCTGCATCATCCAACGCACGCCGGTAGTGTTAGGGCCGCTCAGAGCCCCCGCACGACCCTGCTTGTTGTCGCTGCTCTGGGACTGGATCATATCCGGTTCGGGTAGGTAGAACTCGTCGGTCATGACGGAGTAGCGGCCGGAATATTCGTTGAGGCTGGCGGTACGGTGACGAACCCACTGCCGCATGACGAAGATCGGCATCTTGATATGAAGTTTGATTTGGCACATCTCGAACGGCGAGGTGTGCTTGTGCCGCATGAGGTAGCGGATCAGGCCACGATCTTCGAGGACAGTCTTCGTGCCGTCGCCATAAGAGACGCGGGCTGCCTGAACGATAGAAGCGTCGGTGCCCATCGTATCCACGATACCGACGAAGCCGTGATCTAGCACGGACACGTATTTGGGATCACCCGCAACTTCAATCTGCTTCGTCATAATTTGCCTTCAAACAATTCAGGTATGCAATGACCGCATCGGGATAAGCTTTGCCGGTAATACGGCGCGGCCCCTCTGGGGTGGCTCGATATAATTCCAACCTACCGGGCGACCCGATCAGTTGGCCATAATATTCGACTCCGTCGATGATGATAGTTTCAGTCCGAGTCACAGCTATCTTCGGTAGCTTCCGGTGGGTCGGGTTGTTTCGCACCGTCGATGGTGGAGAACTCGGCGCGGCCGTAGTTCTTGTCCGCCTTCGCAAGGCGGGCGGAAGCACGCGTCAGCGCCTCGACGAGGGCTTGCGTCGCACCGTTGGTCAGTTCATGCGACGTGGTCGTGTTGCCCGTCCTGATCTCAAGCGTGAGGCCATAGTGGCTCTTGAGAACGCGGACGGTGGTTCCCCACGGCGCCGCACAGGTGGCGTAGAATTCTTCGAGAAGTTGGCCGGTCATTTTGTCAATCCCCGAACCGCCCACATCACCGCTTGTTCGGCGTTGGTGACACCCAGAGAAGCTTCACGGCTCGGGCCGCTAGCGACGATCACATCGATCAGGGCTTGGCCTGCATCCTTGATCGCAACCATCTGAGTTTTCTCTGCATCAGAGAGCACGCGATATTGATGGCGGGCGGCATTGTTCGTAGTGCGCTCGTCAGAGGCACTGTCTACAGTTTCGGTCATCATGAAATCCCTAAAATATGGTAAACCATATCAGGAATTGGGGTCAGATGTCCGTATCTTTCGGCGGATCGAGATCGCTCAGAGCGTTGAAGATCGTGCCCATGGCGGCGTCTTCGTCGGCTTGCACGCGGCGGTTCATTTCGTCGTAGATTTCGTTCACGCCTTTTTGGATGGCGAAACGGATTTTCTGGACGTTGAGAATGACGCGAGCTTCTGCAAGGCGCTTGCGCTCGGGGCCACGCATGACCTTTGCAAGCTCTTCACCCCGAAGGATGCGCTCGTTACCAGCGAAGTCGGTAACTTTAGCCAAAACGATGAATTCCAGAGGAACTTCATCGGGGTCAATGTTCTGGATAATATCGTCGAACAAATCACTAGGACTCATGGGAAAGTCTCCTTGCACTGGGAATATTTATCCCCATGCAGAAGAACTCTTCGGCTTCCCTTTACCGAAGAGTTCCTAAATCACGCATACTTGAAATGTGTTCAAGTGCGGCAAGTATAACTGCCGCAGCTTTGACCATGTCTGCCTCGAAATCGTCGGCCAGAGGCTTTGTGTGCTTCCGGCTGGAACCGCTCGTCAAATAGGTCGCCGAGATGGCGATCCAATCGTTCGGAGAGTTCTTCTCATCCCATTCCGAGCCCGGCAGGTTGAAGTGCCGTTCACGTTCGGAAAGGATGAGATCGACGATCTCTTGGCGACGCTGGGACATTTAGCCGTTGGCCTTCTTGGCACGGCTCGGTGTCGCACGCTTTGCAGACGCCTTGGCTTTCGCCTTCACGGGCGTCTTGGCTTCGGTCACTTGGACCTTGGCCGGAGGCGGCACGCGCTTGGGCTGCGGACGCAGATGCGGCGCGTGCTGATAGGCACGTTCACGCTTGTTGGCCGCGTCCTGTTCCAGCATTTGAGCTTCCATCAGCAGGCCGTTGGCGATGCCGATGTCGTTCTCACTGGCTTGAGCGTTGTGGTTCGACGTGTGGGGGTTGAACTTTTCCTGATTCGCGAACGGATCGACCGGGGTCTTGTGCTGGCCGACCGGCGAGGTGCGCGGTTGAGACGGAGCGGTTGCCTTGGCCGACTTGGCTTCGTTCAGCGCGTCCACGGCCGCATATTCATCCGGCAGAACCTTGCCCATCGCTTGCAGGATTTGACGCAGAGCGAACGGGCGATTCGGTTCGGGGAACATGATGACGTTGTTCACCGGCACGGGGATCAGCAGACCAGCTTGGTGCAGGGATTGCAGAACGGTGTCGGTGGTGTCCGGCATCAGGCGGCGTGCGAGCACGTTGCCGAGATTGGGATCGCCTTGGCCTTCGGGGCTTTCGACGACGGACATGAGAGCCTGTTCCCAACGCGGGGGCAGGTTGTCGGTGGAAACCACGAGGGCGTGGTCTTCACGGTCGGGGATTTGCATGAACACGACAACGATACGTTGGTCGGTGTTTGCAATACGAGCGAGGTGTCTTTTCATTTGGTCTCCCAGAGGGGTAATGGGCCGTTAAGCCGCTGCTTCTTCTTCAGCAGGAGCTTCGGCGACCGGCGGGGCGGAATTGGCTTCGGCGAAGTCGAGGAATGCGGCGATCTTTGCGCGCACGGCCCGAACTTGTTCGATGGTGTTCCAGCCCTTGAAGGCGCCCTGCTCGCACGCGAAGTCGATGATCTTCAGGGCATTGGTGATGTCTTGGAGACCAAGGGTCGGGTCTTCGGTAGTAGTTTCCGAGGTGTATTCGACCGTTTCGGTTGCGTCAGTCATCTTAGAGAAATCTCCTAAAAGAATGTAATATGCTCAACGTATATGGTTAACAGAGAGCAAGTCAAAATAAATCGTTGCCTTTCAACAGCAACGACTCAAGAAATAGTTAGGTAATGGTGGGTGAGAACTTGATGATAACGCCATAATAGAGGGCGTTTTCTAGGAAATCCAAAAGAAACGTTAGGATTTCCACCCAGAGCAAACGTCGGTCCTATGCACTCTACGCAAATACGTCGATTTGCCGGTGATATTGCATGGCATGATACCGCGCCTGTATTCTTCTCTGGTCGCAATATGCGTTCGCGAGAACTTACAGGTGTGGCAAATACGAGGGACATCGACCTTGATTTCTTGGTCTCCGCTAAGAAGAAGAGCGTAATCGCCTTTGGCGTGGCCGACGAGGATCAAACCATCTTCATGCTCGATCACGGCCCAACTATGGGCGGCGAGATTTGCGGCTTGGTAGCGATTGTGCGTGCCGAGTTTCGACATCGCATTTTCCCACTGTTCCTTCGACAGTTCTCCGGGGCCTGAAACCACCGGGAGCGACGCCATGAACTCTGCCTTGGCCGCCCAATCGGTGCGGTTCTTGGCGGCTTGGGTCTTCGCCGAATCAATCGCGGCTTCGAGTGTCTCGCCATCGGACATGCCATATTTGGCATCTTCGTCGGCTTCACGCAGTTCAATCAATCGCGGACGCATTTCGCTGCGCTCCGCGACTTCACGAGTCTCTACGACTTCGTCCGTGAGCTGATTGATGATCGCGCAGAACATTGGGACTCCTAAATGCGATCTTTAGTTTCTCACGTAAGTCGATTTCGTCAACCAAAAGAAACGGCTTGAGAGTTTCCCCTCAAGCCGCCGCTAGTTGTTCAAACGTGACCGAACCGTTTTTGGACTTGCCACGACGCTTCGGCTTGATGAGGATGTTCTCCTCGGGCCACATCAAATGTTCCACCCACGAGTGGTGCGGAACCGCGAGCGGGAACTCGCGGCGCCTTGCGACCATCTCGTAGTAGGACGGCCGATGGGGCTTGATCTTCGGTTGAATACGGAAGTCGCAGCCCTTACGGCTGTTACAATCGTAGCAGGCCGAAGTGAGGTTTTCCCAAGTCGAGCGCCCGCCGAAGGTCTTCGGCGTGACGTGGTCGAGATTCAGGTCATCCTCGTGGAACTGGCCCTGACAGTAGGCACAGCGATAGCGGTCCCTCAGCTTGATGTTGTCCGGGCTCAATTGGACACCGAGAGACGGGCGGATGTAGCGGGTGGTCATAACGACCGCCGGAACCTGCATCTCCATGCTCGGGCTATGCACGACCCAGTCTTCGTAGGTCGCGAGCACGTTCACGGATTGAAGCCAGATGGCCTTGACCGCGTCTTGCCAGATGAGAGAGGAAACCGGAAGGACGCTCACAGGCAGTCCATCGGCGTTGAGAACCAGAGTATCACCAACCATTTTTCTCTCTCCTTTCTTCAGTGTCTTTTCGGGATATTTATTCCCGAAAAACCCACTGTTTCGGGAGCTAGTGCTTGGTGAAGTTCTCCATTTTGAGACCTTCGGGGGTGAAGCGCAGATCGACGGATGAAAGATAACCACCCTTGCCAGACCCGGTATCAAGGAAGACGGCTCGGCCGCCTTGCTCGTTGGTCTGTGTAATCGGGGCGACATACGAGCGTGCGTCATGGCCCACGAACACGGTTGTGTTCGATGGCACTGCTTCAACCCAATTGTAGGTCCGGCGCGGACGATCCGTCGCCGTGAAAGGGGTGGGCGACGGTTCGAACTCACCGAACAAGGAAAAGTTTTCCATGCTCTTGTGATCCTGTGCTGCGGTCCACCACGAGGGATGGATGGCGGCATGTGTGAATACGTAGTTATCTAAAGTGAGTGTCAGCGCGGAACGGGCAACCAAACCACGGAACCGAGCCATCCAGCGATCCCTACGAGGATTGCCGAGATTGCTCAACGCAGTTGTGGTGACCTTATTGCCTTCACTCAAACGCATCATATGCCTGCCGCGTTCGGTTTGGTCAATCCATCGAGCGATTTTTCTCTCGTGGTTACCCACAATGAGTTCGCCGTGGCCCCGCATTACTGTCCGATAGACTTCGTCCGCGCATTCGAGCGAACCCGGTCCATAGTCAACAACGTCACCCAAGAAAATAATAAAGTGACGACGCAAACGAGCCCAATCGATGGCGGCCAACAGAGAATGGTGCATCCCATGAATGTCACCGATGACGGTGATACCTTGGAACTTCCGCGCCAAAACATTCACTTCATTGTTGGCCAGCTTCGTAACTGGTTCGAGACTGCTGGTTCGTAGATCGATGACTTCGGCCACTCCATCACCGCGCAAGATATCTCGCTCGGCTGAAAGGAACCGTTGCCGCAATTGCGGATCAGCGGCAGAATTGTCGCAAACCAGATAAAAGACCGGAACCCCGGCTGCCAACCCGATATTGGCCAGCGCGACACGCCCGTCTCGTCTCAGGTTGGCGGCGTTGACGATTACGCGCTCCCCAAGCTTCAGTTTAGTTTCGACCCGCCGATGGATTTCAGAGAAGACAACCCCGTCGATGTCTCGACGATATGTGTCTCCGCTCAGTTCAAAGCGAACGGCATCTGCACTGATGATTTCGTAGGCCGGGAAATAAGAAGCCAACTTCTCTTCATTTTCAGAAGGCGTAGGGCCGACTGTAATAACGAGACAGTGCAGGGGAACTAGTTTGTTCATCATTGCACTCTATATACTGTGCGACTCCACGTCAAAATTGTTGTGTAAGAAACGGCACAGTCATGCTAGGGTAAGATCATGAAAGATTATGCCATTTACCTCGACCTTGACGGGGTCCTCGCTGACTATGATGGAGGTTTCCGTAGGGACCACCCGACCTTCAAGATCGACCCATCTCTGAACCGATCATCTCATCTCTTGCCGGGCTCCGGCTCCGAGCGCAAACGCGCAGCCTATGAACTCATCAAGGGCACGACGTTCTACGCCAATCTGCCCCTGATGCCCGGTGCGGAGAAACTCTACAACTTCGTGCGTGACTCGCGGCCGATCATTCTGACGGCGGCTCCGAAATTCGGGGCCGGAGAAGAAGAATTCCACATCAATCCACATTGGCTGGGCGCCGCTTTCCACAAACGGAACTGGGTTGAGACCGTCTTCCTCCCCGCCGCCTCGTATGAACGGGCGTCTCTTTGGGGCAAGATTCTGACAAACATGACCTTCGACCAGCAAACCTCCCCGCGCCCTCGTATCCGTCTCGCCGATGATCGGTTCATCTGCACGTCCAGCGCGCGCAAGTTCCAATTCATGCATCGTAAAAAGTCGGAGCACCAGATTTTGGTTGACGACCGGCCCGATAACATCGAAGCTTGGAGGAACGCCGGTGGGATCGGAATCCTACATACGAGCGTCGATGACAGTATTGAGCAACTGAAGGCGCTGTGATTATGGAACTTAACGCCCAAACTCAGGTCCAAGCGAAGCAATTCGCGTCGAAGCTGCGTGCAATTCTCAACAAGATCGAGAACGGCGGCTTTCAGATCGACGGGACCGGAGATACTCTCCGGGCGTTCGTCGGCATGACCGTGACGACTCTGGGCACCGATGCCTATGAAGAGGCTCGCGAAGCCATCGAGGCCGCCGTGGGCGAACAAGCGCAAGTCGTGGCCCTGATGAAATCCATCGTGGCCCGGATCGATGGTCTCAACTCCATGAACGATCATACTCTCAGCCTTGCCGAAAAACTCGGCATTACCGGCGGGATCAAGTGGGTCTAATACTCACCGATTATCGTTGACCACCTCAGTATTCGTGAGAAACTACCTTATCGACCGCTGATAGGGAGTTCTTCGCATGACTGACAAGGCCCGCGCTGAGATCGTTGCCGGAGTCATCTACGAACAACTCGGTGGCTCGAAATTCATCGCCATGACCGGCGCCAAGAACCTGATCTTCGGGACCGATGGTCTCGGCTCGCTGTCGTTCAGCATCGGCCGCAACAGCAGCAAGGCCAACCGGGTCAAGATCACGCTGGCGGGCAGCGATACCTACACCGTTCGTTTCTCCCGCTTCACGGCGCCGAAGGTGACCAAGATGTTCAATGACGCCGGTGAAATGCTCGGCGTCGATGTCGTCATGGACACCGACAAGGAACTGAAGCTGATCGACGGCGTCTACGCCAACATGCTGCGCGAGGTGTTCACCGGGTTCACCGGCCTCTACACCAGCCTGCGAGGCTAATATCTTGAGGCACATCGCCCACGAACCACCGTTGGAAAACGTCTATCCAGAGTTCTGGAAGATGAACGATACCGCGCGCGCCGCGCTGCTGTCGTCGAACGACCTTCAATGGATAATGACGTGTATCTCGCGTGACTTGCGGATGACGTTCGATATCGGCAAGAGCGACCAGTGGAACGGGCTGGCGTGGTCCAACACACTCCTGCATGAAGGCAAGGACGACTTCACCAGTGGGTGGACCTTCGCACTGCATCTGCGGATGAAAGACCCGCTGACGCCAGCGATCCTTCGAGAACATCTTCTGCTCAGCCGAGTCCATGTCGGGCAGGGCGAGCATCGCATGAGCGGGCTCGATAACAACGGTCGAAATATTGTGCTACGGTGCTACCTACTGGCCGACGATTTCGCCACGCTGATGTTTTGGAGGAAAAGCATCGGCATGGATACCGAACCCGGCCCGACGCACAGCCGTCCGCCAAAGAACATTGTCAGTCGAGTCTAGGGGGAAGAAATGATAAACGCAGCAGCAGTTCGCAGCCTGATGGGAGAAGTGCTGAGTGAACACGGCCTTCTCGTGCAAGGCTTTGCTCACACCTACGGAATCGACGTTGCCCTGCTTGCGCGAGATGAAGAACTCGTTCGTAGCTGGGTCGCCGATCTTCCCGGTGAGTTTCTCTTCGAAGGAGGCGGTGGCTGGTCGGCCCTCAACCTCTGTCAGAACAAAGATGGGTCCATGTGGACCGGAGCCCAGATGACGACAGAGACACTCTTCGTCTTGGCATCGGCGCTCGGCATGGCCAAGTTTTTGGCGCCAAAGGAAATGTGGTCATCGCTGCCGGGTGGGATGCCCTACGTGGTCTTCACGTTGACTGGGTTTCCCGCGACGGCAGATCAAACCGTCGAAGCTTGAGATCGGCCAATCCACTTTCGCGCTTCATCTCGTTTCGAAACTTGTTACGATTCGAGCGAGCACGAACGACTTCGGGTTCCTCCAACGGAGGGAGAGCCCACGGATAGGGTTTATTCCACGGTTGCTTGGTCATTTTTCAATTTCCGGCAGGTTTAGTTTCAGAATGCGGACGTGGTCCATCACTTCGTCCATGTTTTTCTGCATACCCTTGAGGACCGATTCGAGAGTAAGAAGTTCGAACTTCAGGAGTTCGTTGACTCCTCGCAGCGTGGCGCGATCTGTTTTCAGATCGGCGATTTCTTGGTCTTTCTCAGCGAGCGCAGCTTCATGCTTGCGCTGAAGTCGAGTCAGAGGCGTATCAATCCTGTTCTGGGTCACCTTGGCTCCATTCACTCATTTGTGTTTTGAAATTGAACACATCAATCCAAGACGACAGGCCGATGAAAACGTGGCCATTCTCTCGCGGCCATAGTCGAGATGCCCGCCATGGCCCGGTTAGATTGGCGTGACACCATTCACCGATTTCATCGACAAACTCGCAGGTTTCGAGAGTTCTGAATTCGGGATTGCTTGCACGATCCTGCGTGCACATGCGAAGCCAAGTCTTGTAATTCAGATAGACGTATCCGGGCGGGATGGTGACCCGCAGCGAGAACGGCTCGATATGCGATAGGACCAGCGGCCCCTTCCGACGAAGCACAACCACAGGCTTGGGAGCCTTCGCCACCTTGGGCGGGAACTCATCGGAAGGGAGACGCCTGAACGGATGCATCAGGCTGTCGCGGCCACCTTGGGACGCGGCCTACGCCCACGCCGCTTGCCTTGGGCGATCATTCCACCGGTCTCGTTGATCCCGTAGATGCCGCCCAGACGATCCAGAGGCATACCGTCCACCGCGACCACGTCGTGGGACTTCAGGGTGCGCTTCTGGCCGTCCACGGTGGACAGGGTTTCGAAAATGACCGTGTTGCTGGCCTCTTGCACTCGCACCGATTGAATGAAGAATGTGCCCCGCGTGCGGGCAATGGCCCGGCCGGAGATGTCCACGCCCATGTAATAGGCGTCCAATTCGGTGTTCTGCTTGATGATTCCGGCTTCGATGAGTTTGCGGACGAGGGCAATATTCATTTAATATCTTTCTTCAACAATGCTTCAGTCTGACTCCGCACGTATTCGTAGAGAGCCATTTTCACGTAAAAAATGTCGTTTTCGTTCTTCAAATACAGTCTACGACGCTTCGAAAATGTGTAGAGATAGCGCCGGTCGTTCTTCTTGTTGTGGAATAGTTCGAGCACCCGTTCGTCTAGGTGATCGGCGAGAGCTTTTTCGTATTGCTCCTTGAACTCGATGCAGTAGCGATATTTGCCCCAAAACAAACTGTCGCGAAGCAGGAGTTTATTGTTCTGAGAGAGCGCCGTGACCTGATCTAGGTTCTCCGGCCGGAACACATCTGTGATGTGCTTGCGGTTCTTCTCGATGAAGTGTTTGGCAGCCTCCTGATCCTTGAAGAAGAAACTGAAGGTGTGGCCACCATTGTTCATCGAGCGCCAGCCGGATTTTTCCGGGCAATGCCGCATTCGGGCGTAATAAAACACCTTGCGGGCTTGTCTATGTTCCAGCCACGCTTGATAGATTCGTTTGTCTTCGACTGAGTTTCCACCCCAACAAACCTTGTCGGGACGCTTCAGGTCTTCGAATACCAGAACCTTGAAGGGATACTCGTTCCAGAAAATACGAGTGATTGGCTGATAGTTGATATTCTTGTGCTTGTCGAAATCGCCAACTAGGCTAGTCATCAAAATCTCTTAATGAAAAATGACAGCAACAGATCATGGTTAATGCCATGACCCTTAAAATAAGCACCTGAAATTGGTGCCGGTAGACAACCCCGAGGCCGTAATTGACCTCGGGGTCTACATAGCAGTTCTGTTAGCTGCTGACCACGATTTTTTGGTCAACCACATCGATTTTCGCGACACCAGAGACCTTCAGGTTCCCGGTCACCATGAGCCGAGAGAGCGGCTTCTTGATGTTGTCGTTGATGACGCGTTTCAGCGGGCGGGCGCCCATCTCTTCGTCGAAACCATTGGCGGCGAGCCATTCCCGAGCTTCCGACGACACGTCGAGGGTGACGTTGCGATGGCCGGTCATCTCGGCGAGTTGCCCGATGAACTTGTCCACGATCAGGAGGATGTGCTCACGCTTCAGACGGTCGAACTTCACGATGGCGTCGAGGCGGTTACGGAACTCCGGCGAGAACATGCGCTTGATGACCGGTTCGTCGGCATCCACGCTCTTCTGGGCTCCGAAGCCGATCTTGTTGCGAGCCAGTTCGGCCGCCCCGGCGTTGGAAGTCATGATGAGGATGACATTGCGGAACGAAACCGTCTTGCCAGTGGACGAAGTCAGCTTCCCGTCGTCCATCACCTGAAGCAGGATATTGAACACGTCCGGGTGAGCCTTCTCGATCTCATCCAGCAGAAGGATGGAGTGCGGGTTGGTGTCCACGTCGTTGACCAGCTTGCCACCGCCAGCGTCGCCTTCACCGTAGCCGACGTAGCCCGGAGGCGCCCCGATCAGCTTGGCGACCGAATGCTTCTCCATGTATTCCGACATGTCATACTTGAGCAGCGGGATGCCGAGCGTTTCCGCAAGCGTTCGGGCGGCTTCCGTCTTACCCACGCCGGTCGGGCCGGTGAACAGATAAGCGCCGGACGGGAGATTGGGCTCGCGCAGACCCGCGCGGGAAACGAACACCGCGTCAGTAAGCGCCGTCAGCGCCGAGTCTTGACCGATGACCTTCACCTTGAGATCGTCTTCGAGACGAGTGAGCTTTTCGGTCTCGTCTTCGGCAACTTCCCGAGCCGGGATGTGAGCGACCTTGGCCACTTCCACTTCGATCTCGGCGACTTCGATGACCGTCTTGCGTTGATCGGCCGGGAGAATGCTTTGGCGGGCGCCCGCGTTGTCGATCACGTCAATCGCCTTGTCCGGCAATTGAGCGTTCGTCACGTAGCGCGTCGTCAGGTCCACCGCCGCGTCCAAAGCTTCATCCGTATAGGTGACGCCATGGAACGCTTCGTAGTTGCCCTTCAGGCCGCGCAGGATCAGCTTAGCGTCATCGGGCGACGGTTCATTGATGTCCACCTTCTTGAAGCGGCGCTTCAGAGCGCCGTCTTTTTCGAAGTGCTTGCGGTATTCTTCCTGTGTGGTCGAACCCATGCAGCGCAGGGTGCCCTTGGCCAGCGCGGGCTTCAGAAGGTTCGCCACGTCCAACGAACCTTGGCTACCGGAGCCAGCACCCATGACGGTGTGGATTTCGTCGATGAACAGAATGGCGCCGGGGATCATCTCGACAGCCTTGATGACTTGCTTCATCCGCTCTTCGAAGTCGCCTCGGAAGCGAGTGCCTGCCACGAGGCTGCCGATGTCGAGCGAGAACACCTTGGACTCGGCGACCACGTCCGGCACTTCCTTGCGAACGATCTTGAGCGCCAGACCTTCGGCCAGCGCGGTCTTACCGACACCGGGTTCACCAACGAGGATCACGTTGTTCTTGGTGCGGCGGGCGATGATCTGAATGATCGTCATGATCTCGTCGGCGCGGCCGATCAGCGGATCGATCTTGGCGTCAGCGGCCTGCTTGTTCAAGTTCGGGGCGTATTGTTCGAGGAAAGCTTCTGCTTCCTCCGGCGTGCCCATCGGCACTTGTTGCTGCGGGCTATCGGCTCCGGCGTTTTCCCGCCGGTCAGCGCGCTTCGAGCCGTGAGAGAAATGTTTCTTCACCGCCAGCGGACTGACACCCATCTTCAGAAGAAGCGTAACCGCGAAATTGTCTTCGTGGGGCATTTCCAGCAGATGCAGGAACAGGTCTTGCGGGGTGGCCTTACCACGACCGGACATCGCCGCATAACCGACTGCGCGCGTGATGACTTCATCGAGACTTGCTGTGGGGCGCGGCTGGGTGAAGGTGATGGGATAGGCGTCCGTGTCGAGATGCGCGCTGATCTCTTCGAGAACTTCCACCGCATCGACGTTCAGGGCGGCCAGTGTCGCGACCACTTCGACTCGCTCAAGAAGCGAAGCGAGAAGGTGTTCCATGGTCACATATTCGTGGCCCTTGAGACCGGCAAGCGCCTGTGCCCGGTAGATGGTTTCGACTGTGTTGTCATCGGGTCCGAGTTCATTCGACATAAAATGCTTCTTTCAAATGTTTTTCGCGCGTCGTGCCTTGGCTGTCTTGAGAGACAGTGGGCCTACCAAATCCACGAAGCGGACCCCGTTGAGGTGATCGGTTTCATGAAGGTAGCAGCGGGCTGCGAGATTTTCAAACTTTTCGTTTACGAGATTTCCCGACGAATTCGTGAACTGAGCTTCGATGGAAACCGGGCGGGCAATTTTCAGCCACAGGTCGGGGAAACTGAGGCAGCCCTCAAGGTCGCGATCTTTCTTGGTGGAGATCGACACCACCGTGGGATTGAAACACGCGCGAGGTTGGCCATCCGTGTCCATGACGAACATGCGATAGAGCAGCCCGACTTGCGGTGCGGCCAATCCCACTCCCCGGTTCGAGAACATCATCTCGAACATATCCGCCACCAAAGCTGATGGATCGGTCGGGGGCTTGGAAAAATCGAAAATAGGGGCGACGAGACTAAGGATTGGATCGTCCTCGTCCACCAAGCGAAGCTGACTCATTTCACCTTTCAAGACTGGCCGGGGCCAATCATGATCGAACTCACCTTACCGACTACCCGATCACGCACTCGGCCACTGAAAATCTCGTATACCAAATAGATAATACGGACAATCAGTTTTGCAAGCTCTTAATTTCGCGGAGAAGTTCGATTTGGCGTTCGTTCACCAGTGAGGGAACTGTGACGCTTATTGTGACGATATGATCCCCACGCACGTCGCTGCCGATGACCGGCATCCCCCGGCCGGAAATCCTGATCTGGTGGCCGGTCTGGACACCCGGAGACGCTTCCACTTCGATCTCATCGCCGTCGATGGTCAACACTTTGAGCTTGATGCCAAGCATGGCGTCGATGGCGTTGATCGAAACGTCGGAGAACAGATACTTGCCGTCGCGGCCGAACGGAAGGTCCGGGCGGATCGAAATGGTCACGAAGAGATCACCGGGCGGCGTGCCAGCGTGCACGTTCTCGCCAGCACCAGCCACGCGGATGCGCGTCCCGTTATCAACGCCTGCCGGAATCTTCAGACGGATTTCTCGATCCAGCAGCTTGAGGTTCACTTCGCAGCCACGGAACGCGTCGATGAATCCGATAGCGCAGTGCGAGGTGTAGTGACGGTTCGTCGTTTGCTGGCGGCGCTGCATCTCACGGATCATCGCTTCGATGTCCGGCGGCGCCCCTCCAAAACCAAAATGGAACTCATGGGCGCCATTTTGCTGACGGTGGCCAAAATCATGAGTAGGATTTCTCAGCGCGGCACGTTTTTCTGCGGTGTTGACCGCATTGTAGGCCGAGTTGATTTCTTTGAAACGACCTTCAGCACTAGGGTCACCGGCGTTGGCATCGGGGTGATGCTTCTTCGCTAGAGTTCGGAATGCAGATTTGATTTGATCGTCGTTAGCATCCTGTGCAACGCCGAGGACGCTATAGGGATCGTTCATTTTGCTTTTGGCAAAGCCTTTGCTTCTTCTTGGAGGCGGCTGGGATCATTCACAACTCCCGTAAGGAAGTCGATGATTGCCTTCTGCTGCTTGATGTAAGTCTTAACATCAACCAGATTCCCAGACAATTTCTTAAAATTGGCCTCATCAAGGGTGAACAGAGTCACATTACCGCCATTCGCCTGAAGACTGGCGCCTAGAGCTTTCAACTCGTCAGCGTTATAGACCTTCCACTCGACAGACTGTGGCACCACGGGGTCGGCCTTGGGCACATCGATATGCGGGACAATGGAGACAGGCTGAATAACGACACGCGGCGGGGGTGCCGTGGCACATGCGGCAAGGCTCGCCGCCAGTGCGACGATCATCAAAAAACGAGGCGTTCTCATTTGGTGATCTCCTGAATCTCAGCAAAGATGCCGTTGGTGGTGTCGTTCGCCCACTTCTCGACGGCTTCGGGGTGGGCTACGGCGATTGTGTCCGCATCGTAGTTGTTGATCGCTTGGTGCTGCACTACACCGGTCTGACGGATATCGGCGATCTGTGCATTTGTCGCAGCTTCGGCCGCTGCAACCCGCTTCGCCTCGTCATCCTTTGCCGCATTCAGCGCCGCGACGGTATCGGCATTGGCTTCAGATCGCCCGGCGGTGTGCGCGTCCGAGATTTCCTTCGCGATATGGGCCTCATACGCTTGGTATGCTTTGTAGGCGCCGAACAGCAGGCTGATGACGGCAAAACCGATGCCGATCTTCAGACCCCAACTCTTGAAACCACCCTTAACTCGATCAAAGAAACTACTCATGTCAGACCTCCGAGCAGAATCCAGTATTTAGTTATGGTAATCGTCGTATTTAATCGTTGACGAAACACAAATCGGAGATACCCTGAAATTCTCTTTCACTTTCAACGAGGAGGCTCAGAATGGTTGTCGTGCTGGTTATAGCAGCGATCTTAGCGTTCCTGCCTCGTTGGTTCTGGAAAGTGCTGGCCGGTGCTCTAGTCGGCCTGTTCGTCATCACTCGATTGATGATGCCGACATCGGAAGCTGAACGTTTTGGACACTTCGTTGGCCACAAAGCAGGCGGCCGTGATCTCCAAATAGAGATGGTGGCCGACAATCAGGGTCATCATGACTTCACCGTGACCAACAACAGCGGCCTGCTGGTGGAAAACGTCATGCTGGCTTGTCAGAACACCGCCGGTGATACCTACCCGGTTCGGTTGGATGCCATCATCCGTCCCCACACCACCATCACCGAGTCCACCTATGACATCCATGGTGAGCCGAGAAGCACATGTGGATTCTCTTCGTGGGATGCATATCGGGCTAGCTAGAAGAGAGTCTGAAGGCGAACATACGTCCGCCTTCAGGGATTAGCTCGTCTCTATGCTCACTACGTTCGCATTCGTCTCGCTATCCATCTTCTGTAAGCCCGAAGGGAAGATGAACGTTATATCCTAGATTTTAAGTTGCCTTTCTCTCCCCCGCACAGCCCCGAAGGGGCGGGCAAGAGAGAGAATGACGGCTACATCCTGAGTTTCGTAGCTGCTCAACCCGTGGTGCTCCGACCTCTCGGAAGCTGGCGGTTCCCCGATACCAGCTATAGCCACGCATCTCGACCTAACTCACCGGACTGTCGGATTGGGGGCCTAGTCGAACTGGATGTGGCAAACAGCCTTTTGCATCCGCCGACGCCTTGCGTCCTCGGTAGTCATTATTTGATCTGAACGGTTTTGTGTCTCACGCGCCCGCCGGTTGAGAGACGGGTCACGTATGGGGAGGCGCCAAAGTGCTCAAGGCACACTTCCCCTCTTTGTTTTGAGCGGCTAAGCCGCCCTGCGATTTCGTGAACGAGATGTTCACCGAGCTTGCCCATCCAAAAATGTTCGCTAACATGGAGTTGCACCATGCCGGACAGAAGAGGTGGTCTCGTTTCGGCGCGCTGCCATCGAACCGGTCTTTATATTACCAGCCAGATTTGTTGGGTGGGGTGACCCTATACTTCCCCTGCGCTATGGCAAATGCCCCGGTAGGGCAGATTGAAGTCGGACTGTAGAATCGAGTCAGATGATGAGTCAAAATGAATCACGAAAAGACATCATCGTTCGGCATAGAGCTTACGAAGATGAGAACCTCGACAGTTATCGTTCTTCGACGGGCGGATTTCGGATATTGGACCTCTATACAGCTAGTTATGCTCTAGTTGCACGCTCATCTTTTAACCATCCACCACCGTTTCGATACATGTTCATCAAAAATCGAGCGGGTGGAGATGCTGCGTCGATGCGGTCTTACATCCGTAGCTGCATGAGTTTCGCAATCCTTGAAAGGATCATCCCCGATATCGACTTCCTGTCCTCGGACGTTGGAACCAATGTCGATCTGGCGTTCAATAATCGACGGGATTTGGCTCTTTTCAGGGTGATGTTTCCTGATACGGCCACTCTGCGAAGATAAATAAGGTCGCAGTTAAACAGGAGCGACCATCTCAATGGCCCAGATTCAGAAGCAAACGATCACGATCACTCTCAGTAAGCTCGTGAAGACCGGCGACACCGCCGCAGACATGGGGCCGGAAGGCTTCGAAGCGGCTCTGGAAGCCGTCGTCACGGAATTGGTGGACGACGGCTCGGTGATCGTCGAAGTCGATAGCCTCACGCCGCCGACAGCGTAACCACTACCGGATCGATGAGGCTGGACTGATAGTCATCTTCGATCCGGTAGATCAATTCGCGGAAGGACCGTTTGGCCTCTTCCGCATCAGAATTGGTGAGTCGGCCGTAAAGTTCGGCGACCATGTCATGGATCACTGTGCCGGGTTTCTGAGATTTTGCGATTTTCTCGCGCATCTCAGTCGGAATTTCGGTGCGATCCCAGAGCGCCTTCACGGCAGCATCACCCGCAAATTGAAAACCGGCGACCGGGTCATAGAATTTCGGCATCTGACCTTTGGATCGTTGCGGAGCGAACCGCATAGCCATGAAGAGGACGAACGCCCCATAGGGGATCGGGAGTCCTTTCATGAAAATGAAGGGCGCCAAGCTTTCCCCATCGGTGAACGTCTCAACGAACGGTCGCTCCCGTTCCATGATACTGACGACGATCCCACGATTGAGACAGTCGGACGGGATTTGTTCAATATTCATCGACCGTCAACGTTTCTTTGGGGTTGAAGTTTTCCAGATCGACCCCGAACATATCTCGCAAGACGCCGGGGCCGGGCGTGAAGCCATAGGCACAATATTTCGCGAGCCGGGCTGCGGTGGGGCGAGTGGGTGTGCGATGCAAGGTCAGCGTCTTGGCCGCCAAGGCAGCAGGCGCCCGATCATCGGCCAAGAGTGATCCGCCATCCGTGGCGAACATCGTCGCCGTCAGATCGAAATCATCGAGCAGTTCATCCGCCGAAGCGTAGTAGCGCCCCTTCACGAACTGGAAAGTGACGATCTCTTCGACCTCACCCTCCATGAAGCCCAGTTCGAACTTGTTCGATTTCGGGTGCTTGAACTCGTTGACCACTCGCCACTGAGGCCGCTCGAAGGTCCGAACGTGTTCTCGAATCGAGGAACACACCCATTCGTGCACTTTCTCGCTCGGGGAGAAAATGTCGATGTCGGAATTACCGATGACCGTCTCACCATCGGCGAGGCGACGACAAATCCCTCCGGCGACCCACGGGCCGTATTCCAAGTTCAGAAACGGCAGCACAGTCGAGATGCGACGAACGATTGGATTGTCGTCGGCGAGAAGCGGCAAATGGATCAAAACAAGGCCCGTCTTGCTAATTTAATATGGTTTACGAGAATGGTTTACGGCGGCCTAAGTCCCCTGTCAACCCACCTCCTAGCTCGCATAAATACCCGTCATGGGTCGTCAATCTATCGTCTTGCTGAGCGTGCAATCCTACGAAGTCATTCATGTGGGTGAACCCGTTCGAGTTGATAATTGGTATTCAGACCCGGAACATCTTCACACAATCGCTGTGGTCGCCAGTCATTTTCGCGGCAGAGTGAGTGTAGAGGCGTCGATTAAAGTAAAGCCGACAGAGTCGGATTGGTTTCCTGTTCCGTTGAACGATCAATACTACGTTGACTATCCACATCTAGGGTATGGACATGAAACCTCAACTCTTGGTTTCAGTTTTCCCGGTCGGTATGTTTGGCTTCGCGCCAAGATTGACAGATCGTTGGTGATCCCACTCGACGCAGGCGAACTAATGGTCGCCGCCTGTGGTTTCATTGATCGCATTTTGCTTAACATTTGATCCCGACGCTACAGTATAGGCGCCGCATAAATACCGATAATATTTGGGGAGATACCTATGCCTTCCGTTGACAGCAGCCGCGTTAAGACTACCGGAACCGGTGCAATTACCTATGCCGATCAAAACTCGGCCAATTCTGCCGCCGATGCGGCTGCCGCCGATATCGCACCGGATCAGGTGATTGTCCGCTCTGTTCAGGGCGACAACATCGGCGACGGAGAAGGCATTTTCGCGGGGTCGAACGGCTCCGATAGCGTCATGCTGCAATTCAAGTCGCTCCAAGCTGGCGACGGAATCAACATTGCGGACGACGGCTTCACGATCACCATCACGAACACCGCCAACAGCGGCGGTGGTGGCGGGGGCGGCGGTGGTCCGTCTGACGGATACCATCTCACGCTCGGCAATGCGGTCACCGAAGGCGACGGTTCTTGGAGCGGCGGCGCCGTGGCTCTGACCGACAGCACGTCGGTTTCGAACGCGGTCGATAAGATCAACACGCTTCTGGGTCTCCTTGTCCCGGCTGGCCCAACCGCTTTCCCCGGCGGCTCGCTGGCTGTCATCAATACGGTCGGTAACAACCCTGTTTTGGCGCTCAGCGCCGCAGATCACGCAAACTCCGGTATCTCGGCGGGCTCTTCCGTTACCCGTATCGTCACCTCTTCGGTGTCGAGCAACGTCTTCAACGACGTGGGTCCGGGTGAAAGCGGAACGATCACCCTGCTCATCAACAATGCTTCGGCTGCGGCACATACGCTGAACGGCACCAGCGACAACGGCACTTACAGTGGCCTCGTCATCGCTGACCAAAAAGCGTTCCCTGTTTCTCAGCCGGGTTTCTGGAAATCCATCGACGTGTCCGTTGCGGGCGCGGGTGTGGCGCCGGGCGTCAACAAAATGAAACTGAGCCACAGCGGCGCGGGCACGACCAATGAAGTCGTGTTTGTGCGCGATGACATGGTCTCCACTCCGACGATCAGTCCGAGCAGCGTCACGGAATCGTCCAACGGCGCCGTGGCTTTCTCTTCCGGTGTTCCGCACTACGGTGCGAATGCAAACCTGCTGGTCGGGCTCTCGTTCACGAACCTGTCTGGTGAAACCTACTACGGCGGCACCGATGTCCTCACGGTCTCGGGCACCAACGGCGTGCTGGCCGATCAGACTTTCAGCTATGCAAACCTCGGCATCAACACCCCGGTCACCCACCAGATCACTTCGGCTACGGCCGTCACCCCGGTCATCGTTCCGGTCAACGGCACGACCCACGGCTCTGGCCTGATCCAAGGCACGATCAAGAATGTGAATGGCGCCAGCGGCGTTACTTCACTTTCCTCTTCCATCGTGTTGGTCAAGCGCGGCGCGGCTGCGAGCAACAAGGTTGACGAACTTAGCATTCCGGTTGCGGGCCTTGGCTCCGCACCGAACAACAACAATGCAATCCGTGTGAACATCGGGGCGACCGGCGATGAACCGACTGGTTCGGTTACCTCGTGGGATGCGACGGCTACTCTCCCGACCTACGAAGCGGCGGTTGTCGCGGGCATTCTGTCGAACAATCAGACGAACTATCTGACTGGCTTCCTACCGGTTGGCCCGAACCTTTCGACTGGCCGTAACGGCGCGCAATACGCCACGTTCAGCTTCCAACGTTCGGCTGTCTCCACGTTCAAGATCAACGTGACCGGCACCTACCACGGTGTCTGGATCAAGCTGCCGGGCGTCTCGGACAACGGCACGATCTCGCCCAACGCCACCAACGGCTGGTGGGATGCGACCAAGTCCTACAACGGCGCGGGCGTCCCCGGTAACGCCAGCGACCCTTCAGCGGGTTGCGCGGTCGGCTCGGTCATGGCGGGAGCAAGCGGAGCTTACTCGATTACGTTTGGTCCCCAAACCTCCACTAACTCGAACTCGAATACGATCCTCGTTCGCATTCGTCTGGACGCTGGTCAGAGCATCACTGCTCTCAGCTTCAGCAATTAATCAAAGGCATTTGCAATGACCATTTCAGATCAAGATAAGGTAGACTTCCTCTGGAAGAAAGTGATTTTCGGTTACACGAAGACTGCTTCTGGAACTGTCAAGCTCGGCTCGAACGAGAGCATTGCCTCGCCGTTCCCTGTGAACCCGGATAACATCTGGGCTGAAGCTGACCAGATCGCGGCGTCTCCTACGGCGAACACAACCGCGCAGGTTGGTGTCTTCAAGGGTGCAACGCGTATCCAAATGACGGTGGACCCGTCTTCCCCGCCGAACCAAACGTGGTTGGCGACGGGCACCCACAATCTGCTCACCAGCCTGATGGGCGACTTCATTTCGCCGATCTACGGCCCCGGCTACAACGTGGCTGCCTATATCGGTGATCCGAACGTCGGCCCGGCCGCGCGAATTTTCCCCGATACGACGAACGAAGAGTTCGTGTTCGATTACTCGGCGGGCGTGCTGAATTTCCTCGGAAACATTCCGGCTTCGAAGCCTGCCACTATTGGCTCTGGCACAGTCTCGGTTTCCACGAACGGCGTCTATCTTGAAGCCTATCGCTACATCGGCACCAAGGGCGGCGGTGGATCGAGCGGTTCATTCGTCTCCAAGACCGGCGACACGATGTCCGGCCCGCTGGTGTTCGACTACACCTCTAACTCTGGCCAAACCGTTTTGGTGTTCTCGAACACTACAGCAAACGCCTTCGCCGGTATCGGGTCTCTGCAATCCGGCGAAACCCGCATCTTTGCCGATAGCAACAATGCTCTGAGCTTCGGTCACGTCTCCACGACGGATGGCGTCACCTATCACGAAGACATGCGTCTCGGCGCTGATGGCGTCCTGAACATCGGCACCGGCAGCGGAGATGGTTTCATTACCGTCGATAACGGCAATCGCATCGTGTTCGGTGATATCGCCAACGGTTCGGTCAATGAGCAGATGGTTATCGATGCCAATGGCGTCGTCTACATCGGCGGCAACATGGTCTACCACACCGGCAACCTCGATCTTGAGTCTCTGACTCTGACGAACACCGGTGTGACCGCAGGCACCTACACCTCCACAAACATCGTGGTTGATGCTCAAGGTCGCATCCTATCCGCCAGCAATGGTTCGGGCGGCGGCGGTGGTGGCGGCAACGGCACGGTGACCGAAGTCAGCATCGGTGGCTCGACCAGTGTTTCTGTTTCGGGCGCTCCTATCACGACAGACGGCACGTTCGTCATCGATCTGACCAATACTGGCGTTTCGGCTGGCACCTATGCGAAGGTCAGCGTTGACGCCAAGGGCCGCGTCCAATCGGGTTCTGGCCTCGCCAGCGGCGACGTGACCTCGGCTCTGGGCTTCACGCCGCTTCAGCACAACGAAACGATCACTGTCTCGGGAGACGTTACCGGCTCAGGCACGTCTTCGCTTGCTCTGACGCTCACCAACTCCGGCGTCACGGCTGGCACCTACAACAAAGTCATCGTCGATGCGAAGGGCCGCGTCGTCGGCTCCGGCGCGCTGACCTCGTCGGATGTTGATACGGCGCTGGGCTATACCCCGACCAATGCCGCCACGGCCATTGTCTTCACGGGCGATGTCACGGGTTCGGGCACCAATCCGATCAACCTGTCTCTGGCCAATACTGGTGTCGCAGCAGGCACATATACTCTCGCAACTTTGGTTGTCGATGCGAAAGGCCGCGTTCTGGCAGTCTCCAATGGCAGCGCCGTTGGCGGTTCCAACGGAACGGTTACGAGCGTCTCGGCAGTCGGTTCGGCCGACATCCACGTCAATGGTTCGGCGACGATCACCACCACGGGTACTTTCACTTTCGATCTGGCCAACACCCCGGTTGCGGCAGGCGTCTACTCGCTCGCCACGATCTCGGTTGATGCCAAGGGTCGTATCATCGCGGCGGCCAACGGCACAGCGGGCTCCGGCACGGTTACTAGCGTGGGCGTCAGTTCCACGACGTTGAACGTCTCTGGTAGCCCGGTCACTACGGCTGGCGTCATCTCTATCGACCTGACGAACACCGGCGTCACTGCTGGCACCTATGAAAAGGTGACCGTGGATGCACAAGGCCGCATTCATGCAGGTGCTGCTCTCGCAAGTGGTGATGTGACTTCGGCTCTGGGCTTCACTCCGCTTCAACACAACGAAGCGATCACCATTTCTGGCGACGCGGCCGGAACGGGTGCATCTGCAATCGCTTTGACGTTCGCTAACACTGGCGTCGCGGCGGGCACTTATTCTGCCGCAAACATCGTCGTTGACTCCAAGGGTCGTATCCTCTCGGCTGCCAACGGCGCGGCCGGTGGCGGAAGCGGCACGGTTACCTCTGTGGACGTTACGGGTTCGGCCGACATCTCGGCAGTTGGTGGACCAATCACAGTCTCGGGCGCTATCGCTCTGGGTCTATCGAACACCGGCGTCGTCGCTGGCACCTATACTCTCACCAACCTGACGGTTGACTCCAAGGGTCGTATCACCTCGATCCAGAATGGCACCGCTTCCGGCGCCGGAACTGTTACCTCAGTTTCGGTCACCGGCGACGGCGCGATCTCGTCCACCGGCGGGCCGATCACCAACACGGGCACAATCGCTCTCACGTTGTCCAACACGGGCGTTGCACATGGCACCTACACGAAGGTCATCGTTGATCTCCAAGGCCGTGTGACGGGCTCTCTGGCCCTCGCAAACACAGACGTGACGACAGCCCTCGGCTTTACGCCGATTGCCAACACGATCATCGATCTCGGCTACACCCCGCTTCAGCACAACGAAAGCATCACCGTCGTTGGTGATGTGGTCGGCGTTGGTTCGACCACTCTTTCGCTGGCTCTGCAAAACACCGGCGTGACCGCAGGCACCTACGAAAAGGTGACTGTGGACGCAAAGGGTCGGGTTCTCTCCGGCGGCGCGCTCGCCTCCGGCGATGTCACCACGGCGCTGGGCTTCACTCCGATTTCCGGCATCGTCAGCGGAGACGTTACGACGGCGCTGGGCTTCACTCCGCTTCAGCACAATGAGACCATCACGGTCTCCGGCGACGCTTCAGCCACCGGCACAACGACTCTGGCTCTGACGCTGGCCACCACTGGCGTCGCGGCGGGCACCTACACGAAGTTCACCGTTGACACCAAGGGCCGCGTCCTCACCGGTCTCGCTCTGGCGAACACGGATGTAACGACGGCGCTGGGCTTCACTCCGCTTCAGCACAACGAAACGATCACCCTGTCGGGTGACGTGGTTGGCTCTGGTGCAAATGCTATCGCCACCACGCTGACGAACACCGGCGTGACACCGGGCACCTACACCTCCACGAATATTGTGGTCGATGCGAAGGGCCGTATCACGGCTGCTTCGAACGGCACTGGTGGCGGTGGTGGTTCTCTCGCGATCACGAAGGCAAACGCTTCCATCGTTTCCGCAGCTTCGACGCTGAACTTCACCGGTAACGGTGTGACCGTCGTGGACCAAGGTTCTGGTGTAGCTCACATCGACATTCCGAGCAACGTCGAATGGGTTTCGTTCCTGTATTCGGGCACCACGCCTCAGCTTACGGGCGGTGATGCAATTCAAGCCAATTCGGCTGGCGTTGTCGCGACGATCACTGATGGTTCGACTTCGACCGTCACGTTCACGTTCACCGGATATCCTTTCCCGCCGACCTCCATTGCGGTCATGGGCCAGTCATATACTGCGAACGTCTTCAACTATCAGAACATGAACCCGACCTTCACGAGCAGTGCGATTCCGGGTGGAAACACCAGTGCGGCTCCGTCGATGTTTGGTGCGTTCTCTTCGATCTCGTTGAAAATTCCGGGTGGTGTTACGGGGGCTTCTACTACGAGCGCCCTGCAACGTCCGCGCGGTTACGTGATGTTCAAGTTCTAAGAAAGCAATTTTATGTTCATTGACATCCCAGCGAAAGTTATTTCGGGCACAGCCGACACGATCAATGCATTTCAATTCTGGCCGTATGAAACGCCGGGTGACATCTATTGGTCGGGCGGCTCGGCGCCCAAATACTATCAGTGGAATGTCACTGTAAACATCACGGAACAAACCCACAGCAGCAATAAGACTCGCAAACCGTTCGCATTCAACGGTAGTGATGTGTCTGTCGGTGACTATATGGCAGATACCGTGAATGGTGTTGCGGTGAAAATTGTCAGTATTTCCAGCAAAAGTGACACGCAAATCACATGCCTCGTCGAGGATGTGCTGCGTTACAACACTTTCCGCAACCCAAACCAATTGGCTGTTGGTATTTTCGCCGAACGAAGCAGTGTGCTGATCTTCCAATTGAACGAAGAGGGTCTACCCATCGTCGATAACTCGCCGTCATCGGTGAGTGCCAATTTCTATGCCAATCTCTCTTCTCGCTTCATCAACATGGAGCAAAGCTATAATTTCGTCCTGAACAAACCCGCTCATGGTTTTGCTTTGGGTGATCTCATCGGCGCTGATCCTCACGGTAATACGTTTGTCTTGGCGAACTCGGCATACCCGTATCTCATCGGCACGGTGACCAATGTCGATTTGGGACCGGACCAGTTCATGGTCAACCCGTTCCAAAAAGTCATAGATGGATACCCGTCGCTGATCGGTAACGTCGCGACGATCATCTATGCAGACCCAGTAGACGAAGGCGAATATTCGCTGACCGGACAACAGCCTGTTCTCATCAAGCTGCGTCAACAGACGAATACCGTGGTCATTGGGTCCAACCTCGATAGCAATTCGTCCGTCGATGTTGGGAGCACATTCACTCTCAACGGTGAAGAAATCGTGGTCGCAAATGTTGGTTCGCCAAATGATTTTGTGACAGCTTGTAATTTGCAGTCGTCGAATACATCGGTCATGGCTGCAATGATTGAAAACGCGCCATCCGTTACGACTTCTCCTGCGTTGATTAATGACTTTTCGGTCGTGGCGTTGCAACTGCCAGCCTCGGCAAAAATCAATGGTGTGACGGTCACTTTCACGACTTCGACCAGTGGTTCTAGTTCTCTTGGTCCCGGTTTCGCTGACCAGTTTGATATTGCGGCCGACATCAATACCGCCGCAATTTCTGGCATTGTCGCTTCTGCCGACTCTTCCGGTTTGACTCTGCGGAATGATGATCTGGCTCCAATCGTGTTGGAAAACATCGGCGTCGATGGATTGGGAAATCCGTTTGCGGGCGCGCACTCTTCGACCGGCTTGGCGTTGCTGACATCTCTGGGCGACAGTTTCATCCAATTGACGGGTAACGGCGCCATTGCCATCAATCTTTTCGATACGGTCAATTCTCCGACACAAGACTTTGGCCTCATCAGTGCTGAAAACGGAATCAAAGCCGCTGCCATGACTATCGAGCAGGGCATCCGTGAAGCATCGACCTATGTAGTTTCCAATATCGCAGCGCGTGATGCTCTTACCGCTTTTGTCGGTGACCAAGCCTATGTCACCGATCAAGGAAATGGCGAATGGGCGTTCTTCATCTTCACGCTAGATAGTGTGTGGGTTGAGATCGCCAACAAGGACTCGTCGGAAACCGACGCTCAGTCTGTCGAACTCGCAATCTCCGCGACTTCCAATGCGTCGGCGACTATTCACACGATTTCGAACAACCGTAGGGTCACGTTCGTAACGGTCACGGTTCTTGACGCGTTCAACGCGCCCGCCACGGTCACCGTGGGCGACAGCGCGGATCACACACGTTTGATGACCGTAGATCAGAATGATTTGACAGCAATCGGAGATTATTCGACCACTCCGTCATATACCTATGCGGGTGGTTTTGACACCGATATCAACCTATACTTTAATGCGGACGGTGCGACTGTCGGCAATGCAATTGTGGCCATCACGTATACTTAACACTATACCACAACAAACCCTATAGGCGGATAAATAACTCCACTGCTGTGGCGAGGACATTAAGCCTGTCTGACCCGCACATTCTCAAATCCTATAGGAGAATACTTAATGGCTAATATCAAGAACTTCGGTATCGTTGGTGTTGGCGCCGGGGTCCAGTTTGGTAAGGGTGGCGCGCAGCTTATCCAAACCACTGGAACCTTTGCTGCGAAGAATGCTGCGGGCAATGCTTTTGTCCGTTTCCAGATCGCAGATGGCGCCAGCGACGGTGATGCTGTTACGTTCAATCAGCTTACGAACGCCGTAAGCTCGATTGGCAACACCACCACTGCCATCCAAACCGAACTCGACGCTGTCGAAGCCGGTGCTGGTCTGGGCACCGATGGCTCCTACGTGGCGCCGGTCGGCTCGAACTACCTCGCAAATGCAACGACTCTGAAGGCAGCGGACGCGCTGCTCGACGCAGCCATTTTTGCGGAAGCCACCACGCGCGCTGCTGCTGACTCGGCTCTGTCGAACGCAATCGCCAACGCGGCTGCTTCTACGGGCGGCATTCAAGCTGAACTCGACCAAGTCGAAAACTCGGTTGGTCTGGGCACCGATGGCACGCTGACCCTCGCGGCCGGTAACTACCTCGGTTCCGCAACCGATCTGGTCAATGCAATCGAAACCCTCGACGGCGTCCTCGGCGACACCGCCGCCATCGCTGCTGAAGCGAACTCCACTGCGACACAAGCGTCCTCGGACGTTGCGAACGCACTGGGTGAAATCACGCAGAACACCACTGACATCGCGAACGTCTCCACTCGTGTTGACGTTCTGGAAGCAAACGAAACCTCGGTCACTGGCCTACTGACCGGTCTCCGTACCGATGTTGATTCCAACTCGGCCATTCTCGCTGGTGAAATCACCCGCGCCGAAGCCGCTGAAGGCAACCTCAGCAACTCGATCACCACCGAAGTTTCACGCGCCACGGCAGCCGAAGGCGTTCTCACCAACGCAGTCGTCACCGAAACCTCGCGTGCAACTGATGCTGAAGGTGTCCTGACCACCGCAGTCGTGACCGAAACGTCCCGCGCCACGGCAGCCGAAGGCGTTCTCACCAACGCAGTCGTCACCGAAACCTCGCGTGCAACGTCCGCTGAACTGGCTCTGGGCAACTCCGTTGCCGCTGCCAACGCTGCAATCGCCGCCGAAGTCGTCCGTGCAACTGGCGCTGAAGCGGCTCTCGATGGTCGTCTGACCACCGTTGAAACCGACTACATCAACAAGGACGGCACCGTCGCAATGACCGGCGCCCTCGACATGGGCAACAACGTTATTCATAACGTTTCGACCCCGGTTGATGACAACGACGCAGCGAACAAGGCTTTCGTCACCGGCCTCATCGCTGGTATCGGCAACGCCTTCAACTACAAGGGCACTGTCGCACCGGGCGTCGATGCTGGTAACGCAACTGTTCTGGCTTCCACGCCCGCAGTTGGTGATTACTACAAGGCCACGAGCGACGGTTACCTGATCGGCGCCGACGATGGTTCGGTTGCTTTCCACGTTTTCCACAACGATGGTGTTGTTCGCAACACTGACGGCGGCTGGGATACGATTGGTCACACCGACTCGACCGTTGCTGGAACGTCTGGCGAAATCACCGTCACGGGTACTGTTGACACCGGCTACGTGGTTGGTATCGATGCGACCTATACGGCCGCTCGCCATCAAGAAGTGACGGACGAAGCTAACGCTCGCGCCGCCGCTGACGCCACCCTCACTGCCGCCATCGCTGGCGCTAATGCGGCTGTCGCAACTGAAACCACCCGTGCCATGCAGGCCGAATCGGACCTGACCAACTCGGTCGTCTCCGAAACGTCCCGTGCAACTACTGCTGAAGGTGTTCTCACCAACGCAGTCGTGACCGAAACCTCGCGTGCAACCGCTGCTGAAGGTGTTCTCACGAACGCCGTCGTCACGGAAACCTCGCGTGCAACCGCTGCTGAAGCTCTGATCGCAAACTCCGTTTCGACGGAAACCGCTCGCGCTGAAGGCATTGAAGCCGGTCTCCGCACCGACGTTGACGCAGCTAACGCCGCGATCATCGCCGAAGTGACCCGCGCTGAAGGTATCGAAGCCGGTCTCCGCACCGACGTTGACGCCGCAACCGCAGCAGTTGGAACGGAAACGGCTCGCGCCGAAGCCGCCGAAGCCGCACTGGCCAACTCTATTGCTTCCACCAACTCCAACGTCTCGACCCTGTCGGGCCGCGTGGATGTTCTGGAAGCCGCTGAAGAGCACGCCGTTTCGGACGAAGCCAACGCTCGTATCGCCGCCGACAACCTCATCAACGCCAACGTCGCTGCTGTCGCTTCGAATGTCGCTAACGCGCAATCGGAAATCGACTCCATCGAAACCGGTGCTGGTCTGGATGCAAACGGTCACTACGTCGCCAACACTGGTGCTCACTACATTGCGACTGCAACGAGCCTCTTCGATGCAGACAACATGCTGGACAACGCTGTCGCCGCACTGGCAACGGAACTGGCCACCCTGTCGCAAGACACCATCAAGACTGAAGACGGCCTGAACTCGGTTCACGTCGCTGACGGCCTCATCACGACGAAGTTGGACGTTGCTGGAACCGCAACCGTGGTCTCGACCATGGTCGCAACCGCCAACACCAACACGGCTCTCGCACTGGACTTCAGCGCGGCAGACGAAGTCAAGCTGGCAGCTTCCGGTACTTCGGCCGACGTTGATCTTCGCCTCACCGCGCAAGGTTCTGGCCACGTCATCATCGGTGAAACCGGTGTTGGTGTGATCCAAGCTGACGACGGCTACGACATGACCATCGCAGGCGGCACGGGTGCAAACCTGAACCTCCAAGGCACCTTGGTCAACGTCCAAGACGGCAGCGGCACCAACGTCGCGGTCTTCGCTGGCGTTGCTGGTGCAACTGCATGGGCCACCGTCGCGAACGGCAACACCGCTGTCACCTTCGGTGCGGCTGGTGCAGCTTCCAACCTCGATCTCGTCTTCGCACCCAAGGGTGGCGGCGTCGTCAATATGTCTTCGGCTCGCGTCATCAACGTCGCGAACGCCACGGCATCGACGGACGCAGTCAACAAGGGTCAACTCGATGCAGCCCTCTCGACCGCTTCGGTCGGCGTGGTCAAGACTGTCGTCGCCACTCTGCCCGCCACTTCGGGCTCGGTGACCCTCGGCACGATCACGGGCACCGTCCTGCGCGTCCGCGTTCTGGTCAGTAACACCTACGACGCTGGTTCCACCATCGTTGTCGGTAACTCGACTACCGCGAACGATCTGGCCGCTGACACGGACATCGATGAAGGCACCGCTGGCATCTATGTCATCGAAACCGCGAAGGACTACTCCGCAATCACCGTCACCGCGACCGTCACGAATACGACTGGTCTGAACGGCGCTGCGAAAGTCATCGTCGAATATCTGGCTTCGTAAGAAGTTGAGGGGGAGGCTCGGGCCTCCCCTTCTATTCAGAATTGAGAAAGGCGGGGATCACTCCCCGCCTTTTTTGATGCCTGAGCATCAGATTGGAACCGCGTGCCGGATTTGCACCGGCTATTTCTCACTCTCGGCCAGCTTGCTGGCTTCCGCTATATGACTACGATTACCTCGTCCGAAGTCTCAAATACTTTGGAGTCAACGACTTTCGCATCACGGAGTGACGCGGATTGAACACCCGAAGGCGAAACATCACCATGCCAATCAACGACGATCTTGTCAACGCATAAATAATGGATGAGCATTCGCCAATTCATGAATATCATCGTCGAATCCTATGAGGATGAAGACGATGAGTATCAGGCTCCCACGCCAGAAGAGTATACGCTCAAGGCCGGGACGACTGTTTATCATGGCACGAATGGACGGTTTGATGAACGACACGGTCTATCGAGCCCATCGTGGGTGACCGATTCCATCGAAACCGCCAAATATTTCGCTACGTGGAAGCCAGATGAAGGCAAAGCTCGTCTCACTACGTGGAAGATAAACGGTGATTTGCGTCTGGCCATCATGACTACGGAATATCTCGACTACTGCCACGAAGACCTTTGCTACGAAGACCCCGAAGACATCCTCGCCCATCTCCGTCGAGAAGGCTTTGATGGATGGATCATCCCAGACAATTACGGAACTCGGCAGGCTGACATTCTTCTGAATGACGCCAATATGCTGGACTATGTGAAGAGCACACGCCTATGAACCGCCCAGCCAATTTTTCCCACTACATCAAGATCAAAACAACGGAGCCTCTAGACAAGGCAACCATGAAGACGTGGTTCGATTGTGCGAAAGAGTTTCTTCCGGGTGGCGTTATCGCGTCGGTGCAAACTACGGACGACCAAGGGTCTCTGCGTAGCGCCACCATGGTTCATCGTGAAGTGGGTGGCGCCCACGAATATATCATCCCGCTGTCTCGCGATCTGCTCGACAAGGAAGTGCAACCGGTCATTGACGCATTGGCGTCAGAACTTCCCGATCTGGACTTCGATCTTGAGGTGTCGTCGGCACAAGCTGGTCTCTTGACCGAACCGGAAGTCATCGAAGTCGCGGACAACAAATACACTGACCTCTGCACTGCATGGGCGCGTAAACAGCACGAAACATGGCTGCATGATCGTACCGACGCGGGCTGGCGCTATGGCCCCAGCATGAGCGTGAAAAATAAAACTCACCCGCTCCTGCGGCCGTGGCATGATCTCCCAGATCAATTTCGAAAAATTGATACGTCTCAGCCGCAAGCATTGCTCGATCTTTTGAACGATCAGGGCTACGCGGTGATCGGCAAGGCCGAACTCGAAGGCATCATGCGTCTGCTCAAAGGCGGCGTCTGAGATTCTTATTGCACAGCTACCCTTGTTCCACCAAAGTGGGATGGTTAATTGGGGGCATAATGGAAGTCGCGCTGGTAATTTGGTTGGGAGGTGGGTTTCTCCTGTGGGTCACCTATCGGTTGACGCACGGGGATGCTTCGGCTGATGTTCACGCCCCGCCACAGAAAACCTTGCTCGGCGCCATCATGTGGCCGTTCTATCTGGGCAATTTCTTGCTCCACAAAGCCGGTCAGTTAGTCGGCCTGCGACCTAAAACCGACGACGAATGATGTTGATCTGGTAAACCATACGAGATACGTTTCTGGTATGGATGCTGTCTCGATCATTAATAGCCTCGCCGCCACAACCAAGCGCACCGAAAAAGAACAAATCCTCATGGGTGCGTTCATGGGTGGGCACCGTGAGTTTTTCATCGCGTCCCAGATGGCCTACGACATTCTGGTGACGTTCGGCGTCAAGAAGGTCGCCGAGATCGATGATGACGACGATAGTCCCGGCGAGTTCACGTTCGCCGATTTCCTCAGTCTGGCGGGGAAGCTCCGTCGCCGGGAACTCACCGGCCACGCTGCCCGCGACGCCATCCATGATGCGGCCGAACGCTGCCACATTCCCACTTGGAACACGTTCTATCGTCGGGTCCTTCTGAAGGATTTCCGCTGCGGTGTGGACACTTCGACCATCAATCGGGTCCTGAAGAAACTATCGGACACCGAACCGGAAGCCCGGCAATTGATGATCCCGGTTTTCGACTGCCAGTTGGCACACGACGGCGCCAAACCAGAACATCAGAAAAAGGTTTCCGGCACCAAGATGCTGGATATCAAACTCGATGGTGTCCGGCTGTTGACGATCCTCGATAAGGAAGAGGGCACGGTCACCCAATACACTCGCAACGGAAAGGTGAATGCCAACTTCACCGAAATTCGTGAAGGACTGGAAAGTCTGCTCACGACGTTGCCGGGGTCTATCGTGCTCGATGGCGAAGTGATGTCGCTGAATTTCCAAGATTTGATGCGACAAGTGAACCGCCGAGAAGGCGTGGACACCAGTCAATCTCGTTTGGCAGTCTTTGATATCATCCCACTCAAGGATTTCCGTGCGGGTATCTGCAACATCCCCCAGTCCATGAGGCAGCACATTCTCGCCGATCTTGAACAGAGCGGCGATCTGAAGCAGCACACCAACGGGCTTGTCTACGTCATCCCGAAGGTGACCGTTGATTTGAACACGCCGGAAGGTCAACTAAGTTTCAAGGAGTTCAACAAGCAAGCCATAGCCGCCGGTTACGAGGGCATCATGGTCAAGGACCCTACCGCTCCCTATGAACTGAAACGCTCGTTCGCATGGTTGAAGATCAAGCCGTTCATTGAAGTCAGCTTGACCATCGTGGGCTACGAAGAAGGTTCGGGCAAATACGCCGGAATGCTCGGGGCTTGGGTCATGAAGGGCGAAGACGATGGAGTCGAGATCGAAACCAACGTTGGCGGTGGGCTCAGCGATGCAGAACGCGTGGAATATTGGGAGAAGCGCGACAAACTGATCGGAATGATCGGCGAAGTTCGAGCCGACGCCAAAACGCTGGAAGACGGCGGGACGGTTTATTCGCTTCGTTTCCCTCGCTGGAAGGGCTTCCGAGGCACCGTCCCCGGCGAAAAACTCTGATGCTGGATAGCTACACCGTTCCTATGGAGCGACATGGTCGAGCAAAGTTCAACGCTCGACATTCGCCCGACCGGTGTGAGTTCTACAACAGCGACGAACTCCGGCGGGCAGGCCATATCCAGTGGTCTCCCGCAAATCTTCGCGACAAAGAAATGCTCGGTGTGTTTCACACGATCCGAACGATAGACGAAATGTATGCTCTCGTCTCTCAACCGATCACGAGAGAAGTTCTGGAAGAGTCCATGGAGGCCGCGACAACGCTACTCCGCATGAACATGCACTTCGACGCATGGACCAGTATGGAAGTGTCTGACGGCGTTCAAAATAGGCTGGGATTTTTCTTTCGGCGCCGTGAAGACGCACTCATGTTTAAGATGGTGTGGCCGTCCTAAATACAGGATGCGCGTTGACGATATTTTCCCGCCCGAAGTCATCGACGAAGATATTCGGAAATGGATGGGTGGCGCTCTGGCGGCCGGTGCTCTCGCCGCCGCCCCTGTGGGCATGAAAAACGTCCACGATACCAACGCTCAAGCGTCCATCGCCCAAGACATCGCAGTGCTGGCACAGACCATGTGGGGCGAGGCCCGGAACCATGGCACGGTGGGCATGTTGGCCATCGGCAACGTCGTCAAAAACCGCGCCGAGTCAGATCGCGGCCTGACATTTGGTCACGGAATTAGGGGTGTCGCGCTGAAGCACAAGCAATTTTCTTGCTGGAACCCGAGCGATCCGAACCGCGACAAAATCGAAGAAATGAAAAAACTGGATCAAGATATCAAGAGCCATGTCTCTCCTGATCCGAAAGTTCCGTTCGATCAGTGGTTCAAGGCGTTTCAGACAACACCAGAATTCGGTGAGTTTAAGGCGTGGCGTGAAGCTTATTTCTTGGCTCAGAAAATCATGTTGGACCAAGTTCCAGACCCCACAAAAGGGGCTTTCTTCTATCATACGACCTCCGTTCACCCTCGTTGGTCTATCGGTGCTGAACCGATCAGTCAGGTCGCAAATCACGTTTTTTATCAACGAGTGCACTAATCGTCGCGCGACAATTGAATCATTTTGGTTGACGAAACCGTTTCGGTATATATTTTACGCTCCATAGTTCGCGGGTAACACCGCATACATTGGAGCAGAGCCATATGTCGCCTTTCGGAATCCGCCCTGACGAACGCGTCGCCGTTTTCATCGACGGCCCCAATCTCTATGCGGCAGCCAAACAAGCTCAGGTCGAAATCGACTACAAGAAGATGCGTGAGCACTTCGAAACGTCGTCGCAGTTCATTCGCGCCTACTACTACACCGCCATGGCCGACGACGAGGAAGAGTTCAACCCCGTCCGTCCCCTGCTCGATTTCCTCGGCTACAACGGCTTCTCGCTGGTGACCAAGCCGATGAAGCAGTTCACCGACGAGACCGGCCGCAAGCGCAACAAGGGCAACATGGACATCGAGATCGCGGTGGACATGCTGGGTCTCGCCGACCGCCTCGACCACATCATCCTGTTCTCCGGCAACGGCGACTTCCGCCGCGTGACCGAAGCCGTGCAGGACAAGGGCGTTCGTGTCACGGCCGTTTCCACGAAGGATGGCGGCTCCACGATGATCGCCGATGAGCTTCGCCGTCAGGTGGACAGCTTCGTCGATGTCAAGGATTTGGCCGGTATTCTCGGCCGCGCGCCGCGAGCCGTCACCCGCGACTGAACAACCCGATTTGCACCCTGTGCCGGTGCATTTTGGAAGACTGGGGCGTCCTACGGGGCGCCCCTCTTTTTTGGTTGACCAAATAGTTTTCCGTGAGAAACTTCAATCAAGAGCGAAACGCGGAGGCACATCATGCAAGTCCACATCAAGAAGATGAACCGGGTGATCGAAACCACCGACGACCGTGGTGGCCTCGGCAAGACCATCGGCTTCTACGAAATGAAGTCGGAAGCTGAAGCGGTGGCAAAAGGTCGTGGCTGGTACGGCGGCGATGCTCGCCTGATCTCGACCCGCATCCTGCAAGTGGTGGAAATCGTGGACGGCTCACCGGTCGCCAAGAATTACGTGCTGGACAACACCTTCTCCGACCCGGTGGCTCTGGAAGTCGATCTGGTGCAGGACGCCCGAGACAAGCTCGAAGCCGTCCAAGCGAAGGCCAAGAGCACGTTCACGGCTGAAGAACTCGCCATGCTGAAGCTCAATTTGCCCTAACACATATAGGAAACAGCAGTTTTCTATGCACGTTCCAGCGACGTGTATAGAAACTGGCTCAAATCCACGCCAATGTGGCTTCGCCCTTATAGTCGTGGTCCCAGACGAACCACGCGAAGGCGATCATCCCAGAGTTCTTCATTTTCTCACCGTTCCGCGTCATCGATAGACGCTTGGAGAACACATAGACGCGTTTGAGCGGTGTGCTCTCGAACATTTTCTTTCGCCTGCCGCCCTCAAGAAATTGCAGCTTGCAGAGCATGGCTACCTTGCCCGTGGTGAGTAGCAGCGATTGATAGATAAACTCTTCGGCCAGTTTGAACGGAGGATTCGTGATGATGTTCGCCGGGCGCTCACGCTCGTTATAAGTTTCGATCTCATTCAGGAAGTTCTTGTCTCCCACGCCGTAGCCCCGATAGTTCAAATCGGTAGCTCTGATCTCGTGGCCATGCGCTTCGAGCACCTTGCAGATGGCGCCGTCGCCGCAAGCAGGTTCCCAGATCAATCCTTCAAAAGTTTCGTGGGCCAGTAACGCTTCTGTCGCCTCGGGAGGCGTGGGGTAGAAATCGTCATCTGGCCGCCCGGCCGAAGTGCCTACTAGGCTCTGCGCGCGCTTGAGTTTGGGATCAATAGGAGTGTCGGGGAAAAAGATAAGGGGTTCGCTCATTGCGAAGGTATTTAGTACGGACTTTACTCATCCTGAGTTAGGTGAAGTCAACGACTATTTCGGTGGTTTTCCACCAATGAAGTTCTAAGGCTGCGCGTGGCACCCCTGCGACCATGAGGGCTGCTTCCGCGTTTTCCGTGGCGCTTCGAAGAGGGTTCAATAGTTCTACTTGCATCTGAGCGAATTGATGGGGGCTGACCACGCGCAACATTCACTTTTTCTCCGTAATGAGTTGCTTCAGCCGTTCTTCAACTCTTTCGAGCACACTAGACCAGTTTCGTGGTTCTTCCTGATGGAAGATTTCCACAGTCGGATACCAAGGACTATCGGTGCGATCTTTCAGCCAGCGCCAGCATCCATCAAATCGTGAAAGCAACCACGTCGGTTTGCCAAGGGCTGCTGCGAGGTGAGCCGTGGACGTATCGACAGCGATCACCAGATCGAGTTGAGAGATGACCGCTGCCGTATCCAGAAAATCGAAATCCGGTTCGAGGACTTGATGTGGATAAAGTTCTGGCGGCAAGGCAGTTAGATGATCTGTTGCACGGTCACCAAATTGTAGACTGAAAAAATCTGCATCTAGTTCCAGTAGGCCGACGAACCACATGAGTTCAATGGATCGCCGATTATCGATGAGTTTCATCTCGTGGGCGTCACGAGATTGGCCCGCCCAGACGATGCCAACTTTGAGTCGGGAACCTTTGATTTTGCGAGTTTGTATAAGTTCATCGGGCACCGTCAAATAGGGAACGGTTGCTGGAATCGTTTCCAATATAGTGCCTAGCAACATCGGCGCGTTCAGCATCGGGCATTCGAAATCATAGTCCAGATCATCCCGACTATCGACCACCGGAACACCGAGTGCGTCGAACAAACGAAGCAATGGTGTAGGCACAAGAATTGTGAGTTCTAGACCGGCGGCCACCAACAACGGTGCGAAGCGCACGAATTGAATGCTGTCCCCGAAACCTTGTTCATGGCAAAACAGAACACGTTTGCCGATCCCGTCTTCCAAATTGGTGAGGATTGGTTTTTGGAACTTGGCTACATCCGGCTTTGCCATGGGGCAGTCCCAGCGCCGCCCATAGAGCCGCCACCCTGTCGAATAGTCTCCGAGCTTCAGACGTAGTGTGGCTCGATTGAAATCCATCTCTGGACTGTCTACTGGTGAATCCGCCGCAAGCGCATCGAACGCCTCCAACGCCTCGTCCTCTCGGCCGATATCGCTGAGCGTGACGGCTCGGTTCAAGCGGGTTCGAATACGACCAGCGTTGTCATCACCGTTAAGGGCCAAGGCACGGTCGTAGAGGGCCAAAGCGTTCTCATGCTGGCTCAGGCGGCGATAGACGTTAGCGAGGTTCATAGCGGCCTCCCAGTGCGCTGGATCGGCATCCAGAGCTTGCAGGAGAGCATCGCGTGCGTCGTCGTGTCGATTTAGAGCAGTGAACACATTTGCTGCGTTGAAGCAGAGGTTGGCGTCTGCTGAAAAATCTTTCAGACCGTTCAGGGCATAGGTGAGCGCGTGATCGGCTGCCTTTGCTTCTAGGAACCCGACACAGGCATTGGAGAACCAATCCGCACGAGGTTGCACAAGACTGCTTGCCATGAGCAAAGTGTCTGCTTCGTCAAATCGCCCCAGCGCGATGAGCGATAGGCCGGTGACGTGCATGATCTCGGCGGACTGAGCGCCCACTTGCAGAACATCGAGATGTTCGCCTGCAAAATATTTCGTCCAAACGTCTTCCGGGTTCATCTTTCAAGTATAAACCGCCCGCCCTTCCTCACGCTAAATATATCAATGCGATACCGTGAAATCATTGGCGAACATGCCCCGACCATCGCAGATGCGACAAAGAAGAACGGCATTGATCGGAAGATCGCGAATAAGATGGTAGACCCCAAGGGGTATTTTCATCCCAAGGCGCCCATCTCTGAGCGAGATAATCTGTCGGCGTGGTTTTCTGGTTCGAAAGTTGTTGACGAACACGGTCAACCCAAACGAATGTATCACGGTAGTAACACCGCGTTCTCGTCATTCGACCCCGATAAAGCAAATCCCAATTCACTCGTCGGGCCGGGATTTTATTTCACGTCGAGTCCAGAAGTTGCCGGAGGAACCGGTGGCGCCCAGAACGATGAAGAGCTACGAGCGAAAGCCGCCTTCAATCAGGCAGGCTACGCTTTTCAAGGCACCAAGTTTGAAATCGCCCCGCTGACACCTCGTCAAATCGAACACTTCCGCCGTATCTTCAACAGCAAGCAGGTTGAGCACGACTGGCGAAACGATATCGGCTCTCGCGAAAGCTGGCAACGAGCCGACAAAGCGTTCGATCAAGGACCCGAGGCCCTTGCAAAATGGATCGCGAACGAAGCTCCGCAGTGGGTCAAAGATCGCATGAAATTGCAACCCGTCCAAACGACTACGCCGACCGTGTATCCGGTTTATCTTTCGATCAAGCACCCGTTCGAAATGGACCTACGCCTCAACCCGGAAGAGGCACAGGAAATGCGTCGCCATATGTGGGAAGCTTCGAAAGAGTTTTTCGAAGGCGGCGAGCATGGTGAGACATTTGAGAACGCGACCGGCGGCTATCGTGGCACGAAGCGCGATACCTACGCCGGGGATGTCTGGGAATGGATGTTGAAGCGAGTTTTCAGTAGTGATCGTGGCCGGGCTACGGCGACCCTAAAGCGCATGGGTTATGACGGTATCCATCACACCGGCGGCCGAAACATCGGCACCATGGGCGAACACGACGTGTGGGTGGCTTTCTATCCCAATCAAATCAAGTCGGTCTTCGCCCAGAAGTTCGATGCCGACAGCCACGACATCGGAGAATCACGCTAGATCATTTCGGTTTCTTGAGGTTAGCAACAGCTATCGCTAAACTAGATGGGTGAAACTTGGGGACCGACAAAGTTAGCTTTGCCTTCTCATCAGCAGCAAGGAAGACATGATGACTTCCAAACAAATATTTCCCCACAGGATTGCTTCTGAAATGGCGATGCGTGGCCACTTCTAATACAACGATCTCATCGTCATACTCGATGTAGTAAACCCTGATATCGTTGCTGTGGAGATCGGGCAGGATAGTCAGGTGCTTTAGACCATGATCCAGTCTCAAGAAATCTTTCGATGGATCGCTGTTTCCATATTGATAGATAGGAAGAGAGTTTGCGGTGGTTACGTTCTCACGCAACTCTGCTAACGCCAGTTTGATCTCGGTTTTGAAGCGAGTAAGCGACTTGTCGATGTGGAAAGTTGTCGCGTGACGGAAACCAAGTTTCTTCTTCGCAATCGTTTCTGTAGTCTTACGCAGCATGATACGCGCATAGTCCTAGAAAATATACTCAGAGTCTATTTCAATCGAAATACTTATCCAAAAACGCACTATATTCACTAGGCGTCATGCTAGTAACATCTGTTCCACGATCCACATCAGCAATATTTGCTTTTGCAATAAGATCAGACACTTTTCTAGAAGAGTCGAATACCAAAGTATCTAGTATGGGAGTGAAATCGATTGGAATACTAAAGACACCAAACAAGTTTGAGGTGTCCGTTTGCGGCATAGAAAATTGCAGTTGGCCATCGAAGGCTAACGTGGAGGTCAAAAAATCCATAGGTGCCTTGGTAGTCTCCATCTGAGTATTTATGCGCGCTATCGGATGATGTTGTCTATAAGAAAAGGCCCCGAGGTTCGGGGCCTTTTCCTAGTTCATTTACTCGTCGTTGACGAAGACGCCGGTGACTTTCACCGATACGATGGCCGTCAGTGGAATGTAGAGTCGGGGCGCCGTATCCGGCATGTTCGAGAAGATCAGCAGGCCGTTGTCCAGAACTTCGGCCATTCCAGCGCCGAGATAGGTAGTTCCATCCACGCACACGATGTCGTAGGTATCAGTGGGATTGTCTGAAGCATAAGTGCTCAGAGCCGTAGTAACATTCGACATATCAAAAGTCCTTTACTCGGTTAATACCGTAACTTTGTCTCAAAGCAAGACGATAGTCAAAAAGAAACGCCCCCAAGTTTCCTTGAGGGCGCCCTTTATTCATTGACGAACTTGGATTAGGCCCAAGTAATCGTGATCTTCGCCGCACCTTGTGTCGGGCTACCGGTGTAGTAGACCAGAACGTCGGTGTCTTCGGCTGAATCGAACTGATAGACCGGATACACGACGTAAACGCCGAGTGTTTGCAGGTCCACTTCGGAGTTGTCCAGCAGACGGGAGTTGTTGGCCGCATCACCAATGGTGATATCGGCGCTGCCGTCGAACACGGTCGTAACTTCGATGCTCACTTCAACGACGCGTGTGCCGTTGCCAACCGTGCCAACCAGATCATCGCCGTCACCAACGAAGTTGCTGTTGCTGATCGGAATGGATTGGGTCAGGGCGTCGGTGCGTGCCGAAGCTTGCGTCGCGATGCACTGCCATGCAGAACCAGTCCACAGGTAGTCAGCGAACTCACCCGTGCCAGCGTTAGCCGGATCACCGCTGGCGTCGAGGACGTGGGCGATGTCACCGACGTTCGGCACCAGAGCATCACGAGCCGTGATGTCAGCGACGACACTGGTCTTGGAAGATTCACCGATAGCAGCGATGCTGGTGTCCAGCGTCGTGCCGATGTAGTGATAGACTTCGATGTAAACGCTGTCCGTGGCGACGCCAACAACGCCCGAACCGATAGTGGCGGTGATGCCCGAAGGAATCGTGCCAGTGAAGTTCAGGGTGCCGGAGACGTAGTCGAAGACGTATTCTTGGCCAGTCGTATCAGGGAAGATACGAGCAGCTTTGGCGCCGTTGGGATCACCGAGCCACACGCGGACGAGATAACCCGAACCGAAGGTGGTGGGGATGAAGTTCCCCATGCCAGCGCCCCAAGTCACGTTCGCCGGAGAAGTGGTGTCCATGACCAGTGCGATACGTGCAGCGCCGTAATACTTGTGCACGGTGGCCGTGGTCGAACTCGGCGGAATGAGAGGAATGCTCGTGGTGTCCGATTGCGTCCACACGTTCGTGGCGTAAACGGGAAGCGGCGAGGAAACGGTTTCGTTGGAACCAGACTTCGTCAGCGAAGACGCGGTCTTGGAGGTTCCGAAGATCACCTTCTTCCAGAGGAAGTCCAGTTTTTCTGTGTCAGAAATGGTCATTGGTCAATGCTCCCCTTAGTTCGTGAAGCTGAGAGCAGTGATCGACTGACCGGCATTCAAACGAATGCGGACGAGGATTTGATTGCCCGTTGCGGAGGTTGAAGAAGCGGTGCCGAAAGTCATCTGGAAGGTGCCCGAAGAACCGTTCATCACGGCGCCAGAAGCGCAACCAGCGGTCAATTCGCCAGCACCACCGGGAACGCCAGCGCCCGCGTAGGCGACAAAGGCGTTCCACCATGCACCACCAACTGCGTTCGGCGAGACGCCGGAGTTGTCGGAGACGCCCGGCAGGCCGATCCACACACCGGCGTAGGTGCCGGTGACGGTGATCTTGAACTGCGAGAGCGCGGTGCGGTTGAAGGAGAACGTCACATACTGTGCAGCGTCTTGACCCGAGAGGTTCGGACCAGCGGGCAGAAAGCCCGTGCTGTAGTTGGTCGTGTCGTTCTTGAGGGCGCCGCCGACGACCGTTGCATCCCAAGTGTGGATGGAAGCCGATTGGACCCAAGTGTTGGCTGCGAGGACCGGAGTGTTGCCCGTAGCTTGGCCGACGCGAACCGCGTTGCTGTTGCTCGGAGAAGAACCCAGACCAGTGACCGGGACGCTGAGTTCGTCAACGCGAGTGGTCGTGCCGTTCTTGACCAGAATGACGGAGGACGGAGAGGCAGTGCCACCCTGACCGTTGACGTTCGTGCCAGCCAGCGAAATCGTGCCCGAGTTGTGCACGTTCGAGGGGTTGACGCTGAGAGTCACCGTGGACATCGCCGTGGCCGTCGTGGTGTTTGCCGCGATGGGGGTGGAGATACCGACGTTGGCGTAGGTGAAGGTCTGCGTCGAAAGGATCGAGTTGGTTGCACCAATCGACAACGGCGAACCGTTGAAGTAGGTTTGACCAGCGAGGTTCGAAATCGAACCACCGACCGTCAGGGTAGCGCCCGTGTTGTAGTGCGGGACGCTCGACGAGAAGGCGACGGTGCCGTTCGAGAGTTGGGCCACAGTCGGCGACGTGATCGCCGGAGTTGCGACCAAGTTGTCACGAACGAACGTGACGAGGTTCGTAGAACCAGCGGCCGTATCGGTGATCTTGGCGTTGTTGACGCCGAGTTGCGTTGCCGCGCCAGAAACCGAGACGTTGACCGATTTCCAGAAGCCCGGAGTAGCGACCGGATAATCTGCTTGGCCGGAGATAACGAGGCCGCCGTAGGTGCCGTTGTCTGCGATACCCGTCAGGGTGTGTGAACCAACCGAAGAGTTGTTGACCAGCAGCGAAAGCGTGCCGCTTTCACCCGGACCCATGTTCGTGAACGAGTTCGAGCTTGCGAGTGTCGTTGATGTGATACGCGTGACGGCCGTACCGGCAGTGGTGCCGGTGCTGGCGTTGTCTTGCGCGCCGGAAGCCAAAACAGGCGAAGAACCAACCGAAGCGACGGTCAGTGCGTTTGCGTTCGGGAAGTTCGGCGGGGCGTTCGGGACGAGCTTGCCGAGGATTTCGTTGAGTTGGTCAACTGCTTCGGAAACCACGGTGCTGTTGGTCAGCGGGACCGCACCGGGGGACCAAGAACCGTCGCCGTAAGCAACGATGTCGCCAAGAATAAGGTGGAAACCATCTGCAACGCCTGCGTTTGAGATGGAGTTGCTCAGGCTCGAATCGAGCGCGTTAAGCTGCGAAAGGGTAACAACGTCGGTATTCGCGACGGCGGCTGCCGCGCGAATAGTGGTCAACGAGATACCATCGGCACTCCGCGCCTCGACAACCGATCCATTCACCTTAAGACGAGGACCAGCCTTGCCAAGTTGAAGATCGGGGCCAACGCCCGAAAGTCCGAAGTTTTTTGTGTCTGCCATTGTGTCTATCTCCGAAAGGGGACTCCTTTCGTTATTTAGATAGAACAGCGTAAGGATTCACATCCCCGATTACTTCGAGAACGGACTCAGGCCAATGGTCTACTTTTATTTATACAGGAGGAAAAAGAGTGGAGGGGAGCCGAAGCTCCCCCTTGGGTAATAAGGACACCATCTCTGCCCTCAAAGGAGTTACGCGGCGAGCGCGTAGTCCATGCTAACGTTGTCGTTGGCATTTAGAAATGTGAACTGATTGGCGGTCGTTTCTTACCGGGATTCTCGCAAACCTTTTACCGTCGCCAATCGAAAGCTGTTCGCCCCCGCACTTCCCGGTGACAACGCCGGAGAAAGATTGGTGGAGGCGCGGGGATTCGCACCCCGGTCTTGCCGACTTATTCTGATGTGGTCATCAAATCCAAGGCTATTTAGCGATTTTTCTAGGGATAAGTCAAGCGATCTTCATCGCGGATGTGTGGATGTTTTTCCAACTCCACCAGAAGTTCGAAGATTTGTAGAACGACAAGCAGGCCATCCTTTGATCCGTCGTCGTATTGCCATTTCTTGTAGATGATCTCGCGCAGCGGATTGAGTATTTTCGCCGAAGCGTTAAGGCGGTGAAATTCGGCCTCGTCCTTGAACCCGTGACGTTGGACCATTTCTTCAATTCGATTTCTCATAGTTTCTTCTTCTTAAAGATTTCGACCAGTCCATCGACGAAATCTTCCAAACGCCCTTCGTCAGAATACCCGCCGCACATGTTCGGCCCGTCAATCGCGTAGATCGCTTTCGCTTCCGGCGGATTCAGTTCGACCCGTTCCTCAATGCCAGCCGCTTCAAGCTTCGCGTTGAGGCGTTCGATGAATGCGTTCCGCTCGGCCGCCTCATCACCGCCAATGAGCCATCGGTCATCTCGATTCGCCGTTGGGCTGTTCATATAAGGACGAAGCGCCTCGGGGATGAGAATTGAGCCATCTTCCCGTTGGTAGGTTTCAAGGATAGCCACCAGCGCGCGCCCGACGGCCACGCCAGACCCGTTGAAGGTGTGGATGAACTTAGTGCCTTTGGTTTCCCCAGCCGGGCGATAGCGAGCGTTCATGCGGCGAGCTTGGAAATCGCCGCAGTAGGAAATGCTCGAAATCTCGCGGAAGGCATTCTGGCCGGGTAGCCACACTTCGATGTCGTAGGTTTTGGAGGCCGAGAACCCCATGTCCCCGACCGACAGAAGCATGACGCGATAGTGCAACCCCAGCGCCTTCAGCATGTGCTCGACACTGCCGAGCATTCGCTCGTGTTCCATTTCGTGAAGAGCCACTTCCTCGGACACGAGTGAGACGAGTTCGACCTTGTTGAACTGATGCTGCCGGATCATCCCTCGCGTGTCGCGCCCGGCCGAACCCGCTTCCGCACGGAAGCAGGGCGTCAGGGCACAATAGCGCCCGAGTTCACCCCAGTGTAGCACGCTGTCGCGCACCATGTTCGTCAGGGACACTTCCGCCGTTGGGATCAGATAGCGGCCGTCCGTTGTCTTGAAGAGGTCTTCTTCGAACTTGGGAAGCTGCCCGGTGCCGAACATCGACTCTTCGCGGACCAACAGCGGCGGCGCCACTTCGGTGTATCCGTTATTTTCCGTGTGGAAATCGAGCATGAATTGCCCGAGCGCACGTTCTAGCCGGGCCATTTTCCCTTTCAGGAAAACGAAGCGCGCGCCAGACACCTTGGCTCCGGTCTCGAAATCCATGCCGAGGGGTTCACCGAGATCGAAGTGTTCTTTCGGTGTGAAAGAAAACGACGGTTTCACACCTTCACGGCGAATCTCAATGTTGTGATCCGCGTCGGGTCCGAGTGGCACGCCCTTCATTGGCAAGTTCGGCAGGCGAGACAGATGGTGCATCACGACTCGATGGTCTTCTTCTACCTGCGGGGTGAGTTTTTCGATGTCGGCTTTGACGGTGACCATCTCGGCCTTCAACGCCTCCACGATCTCCATGGCGGCCTTGTCGCGCATCAACTGCCCGATCTCACCGGAGATCGCATTGCGACGCTGCTGAGCCTTCTCAAGAGCCTGTAGACCGTTCCTGTGCCGGGCATCCGCCATCAGCAACAGCTTGATGAGCGTTGGGCTTTCCAAGCGATAGTGCAGGCGGGAAATAACCTCGCCTTGATTCTCGCGGATATAATTCAGGTCAAGCATCAAATGTCCTCGTCGCCATATCCATAATCAATAACATGCTTCGAGCATCGATCAAGCATCCTCCCCGATCCATTCTTGGTCATGCTCGACGTTTGTATCATAAATCGAGAACTCTGAAATGGTCTTCGGCACAACGAAACCGTCTCGTTCCAAGTTCTGAACCAATCCTTCGCACTCTGTTTTGAAAGCCTCGTAAGTGCCAACGTAGTTGCGCTTCGTAGCCATCATCACGAACTCCGTGGCCGAGATGCGTTTGAACGCATTCCGAGATAGGTGGAAGTCGTAGGCGGCCTCGCGAGAACGAAGGTCGGCCAGCGTTTTATCGGTGACCACAATATTGAAGTGGGCTTCGAAGTAGCAATCCTTCGGCATGATCGGGTTTTTGTGCACCGCAGACGGCGCCGCCGGATGCCAAGGAACGGTCTCCACTTTCTCTCGCACGACCGTAAAGCCACCCGCCTTAAGGCTCTTCGAAATGCGTCGCACTTCGGTGATGGCGCTCGTGTTGTCGCCCATGTGCAGGCTCGACGTTTGCGTATCGAGCATGATCGTCTTACCCATGGTATTGTGCATATCGATCAGCAGCGGTTTCACCCCGATCATGGCACAAGCTCGTTTGAAATCTTCGAGCCGCTCGGCCGAATCAGTAACAAGGCCGCCCGCCACGGTGACGTGGATTTCGTAGGGCAGCGGATAGACGGCCTTACTTTCTCGCGTTTGGAGTTCTTCCCAGTATGCCGCCTTGCGGAACATCATGGACTTGATGTCCTCGTGTCCGTAGTCGAGGTCATAGGCGACCGAGAGCGCGCAGAGGATCACATCGGCGACTTCTTCAAGAATGCGCTCTTTGGCCACGAACCGATGAGTGGTGGAATGCGCTCCCTCATAAGGAAGCACCACTTTGGCCAGTTCTCCGACTTCTTCGGCGGTTTTCAGCGCCTTTTGCCCGAGAGTTTTCCTGTCGAGCGACGACAGCTTGGCGATATAGTCGAGAAGTTCGTCCATCACATCCATCTCAATTTGAAAAGTACCGCGTCGTTTTCGCGCTCGAACCCGATGCTCCAAGCATCGAGATAATCTACGTCGTTCGCCGCACAATGTTTGGCTTCGAGCAGATCAAACCAGAAGATTATTTCACATGCTCCAATGTGAAACTGATCTACCCATTCCATGAAAGACACGGTCGGCCGCAGGAGAAACGGCCCAGACCACGGAGACGGATCGTCATCCAGTTTGGGTCGATTATCGACAGGGTGACGCTCGTAGTTTTTGAGGGCGAACTCCGGCCATTCATTCAGCATGACTCTATGGGGTAGGCGCCCAGCCCAGCGATCTACCGGTTTCCAGTTGGCTGCACCGAGACCGATAGGGTTTATGGCTGACCGCTTCATCCGATCCATCGCATCTTGAACAGTACGGCATCTTCATCGTTTTCAAAACGAACTGTATGCCGGGAAGGAGGATGATCGGCGAAATGAAACTCGTGAGGTGCTCGCAGGTTGCTACGACACCATTTCTCGATTTCCGGCTTCAATCTGCCGCCGATATTATCGATGCAGTCAAGATTTTCAAATGAGACAGTTTTCGATGACATCACGACCATCTCATTTTGAAAACGATGAAATCTGCATCACGCCCAAACGCACAATGGTAGCCATTGAACACGGCGCCATACTGCGTCAAGTCAGCATTGATGGTGTTTTTTTGTTGTGCCCTGATATTTTTCAGAGACACGCCAAGTGTTGGGTCATACGAGATCATATTCAAATGATCTATGAAGTTCTGCCAAAATTTCGGACTGTCATGGTAGCCATTGATTTCGAGGATCATCCGATCCATCTCATTTTGAACATGACAGCATCGCGCACATCAGAAAATGAAATCTGCCATCTCTTGACGCCCAATGGCGCGTCTCGATCACCCAGCCATCCGTATCGTTCCATCATGTTTTTGAAACGCATACACAACGCTTTGTATTCCGCCTCGCCGTTTTGCACCGAATATGGTGAGACTTCGATTCGCCGAAGACGATAGTTTCCGCGAAGAGACCCGGCCCATTCTTTGAACATTGGACTGATTACGACGGACCATCTGCCCGCAACGGTTTCTGATTTTTGGAAATCCCAAAGTATCTTGCTGATCGAACGGTCAAGCACGACGACTTTGTGCTCTAGGTCCACCGAAGTTTCACCCACAACAGATGTTCCTCTGTTTGCACGACCACGATGATCCCAGATTTCGGACTTTCGAACAGCAGTTCGTAGTCAATACCATTGAGTTTGGCCCACTCATCAAACTCGGGCGTCGCCATAGGTTCGAGACCGTAAGAAAGGTTCAATGACCCGTGTTTTTTGATATATTCTTCGGCATCATCCGGCATTTTCGGCGAGATAATTTTGATCCCGGCGACGGCTGGATTGGCGACGAAATGAAACTCTTTGGCCATGGTAAATTCGTTTACCAGTTCCGACAGCACACGCAAGCATTATACGATGGGTGGAATTGGATCGCCTAAGCCGCTGTTGCTCCCATCTATGGGAGGCGGGGGCGTAACGCTCGTGGGTATGGGGTTCAAGATGGCGAGCAGAGCATCGCTACCGGCGGCGCCGATGACGCCTTTGAACGAAATGTCCGAAAACATCTGCACGAGATGCAACGCATCTGAGTAGTTGTTGAGAGTCAATGCGCTTGCTGAATTGAAATTGTCTTGAGCCGTAATCGATGCAGGCACGGTAGATGGAATGGCCAATATCTGGGACACTCTGTCTGCCAGCGCATCCATTGCATCGCCGATTGTCAAAATCGGCAAGCTCGATGGGATCAGGTTCGGATCGCCCAGATTATCGAGAATGTCTCCGCAAGAGTCGATGGCCGCCACGAAACTTCGAGCCGCGAATTCGGCACCGAATGCAGCAGATATGGATGCAGTATCGTCTAGGTTGCTGATAGACGAGAACACCGCCATTCGTTCAACCAACGTCGGAAGATTGGCGGCGATGTAGGTGGACAACGCAGGCATGTTTGTCGGATCGAAATCGTCGAGCATCGTTTTGTAGCCCAACAAGGTTGTGGACTCGGCCGGAAAGGCACTGGCAGCCGATTGAAGATGAGCTTGAACGTTCGACACTTCCGTAGACGAATTGGCAAGGCGCGGAGCAAGTGTGGAATCGACGTGCGTGCCAGCTTGAAGCAGAGCGAAGACGGCTGTGACAGCGTCCGTCATCATGCGCTCCTTGGAAGGTTCGCGTGGTATGGAGAACTGCCGGTCATCGTGTAACCGATTCGCAGAGAAGAGTTGCCACCGGTCTTACGATTGGCGATGTGCATCCAACCGGGACTGCTATCTCCTTGGAACTCAAGCAAGAATTGCGTGAACGGGATGTTTGCACTGTTGAGGATTTTCTTCGCAATCTGACGAAGATCGTCCCGGCCGATTCGCGTGCCACCGTTGAAGAAATGCAAATCGACGGCTGAGCCGATGTTGTGATCGGAACCGTTCGTGTTGTTGCGAAAACCACTACCGATTTTGAAGGACAATCCACCGCCGTTGGCAGCCAGCCAATCCTTCAGAGGATCAATAGAGTTCGTCGCAAGGAACTTGAGATTGCAGATCACATCAGCCCGCGCCATGTTTTTGGCAGTGGTGTTGGGAATCGCGTGGGACAGTGAGGATTGATAGGTCGCGGATGAGAAATCAGCCACGGTGTAGTAGCGCGAGATTTTCGTGGAGTCCGGCGAACTATTGCTGAACTCACCGCAAGTCACGTCCTTGGATTGGGCATTTGGAGCCGAAACGTTGTCTGAACCGGGGTCTTCCGCATTGGCGGTGGTTGCCCGTTCGATAGCGTCGGCGGTGCCTTCTCCATATTTCTGAGCCAGATAGGCATGACGTTCCGCAGGGGTCATGTCTTCGGTTTCCATGGAGTTACCCTCGGTCACCAACACGTCTGGCGCCACACCGCCGGGGCCGGAGCCCGCGCCGCCGCCATCGACAAAGTGAGAGGACGCGCCGGTGATGACCGAACCCGTCTTCCCATCGACTTTCACGATGCTCCCAACTCTGGCGACGGCGAACGACATGCTTAGACCTTCAGCAGGCCGCCGGTCGGAATATCGAGACCGGTGGTCATCTTCACGTATTGCGAGCCCACGTCAGCGCGGGGCTTGAAGGGATCGGTGACCAAGCGGTCCCGCACGATGCGAAACTTTGTCGTGCCCTCGTCCCCAGACAGCATGAACGGCAGGAAGCCAAGGCGAGCTTCGCTCGGGCCGACCATCTGCATTTGAACGATGACGGGTTTTGACACCGTAATCGAGCCGTCGTCTTGAGCAACCAGCTTAGCGATGACTTCTTCACCCGTCGAAAGACGGAAGCCGATGGTGTCGTTGACGGCGACGCCGTCTTTCTTCTCAATGAGCATTACTTCAAAATCTCCAAAAGGTTACTCAATATAGTCGAGTAGAGCGGCAAATCCTAATTTCATCGGAAAAAGTGCCACCATAATATTTAGGCATTCGATAAGCCACTGACACCCGTAGGTAAATAGAAGATTGCGGCGTTTGGTTCCAGTCGCGGTCATAAACTACGGTTCTATTGACCGCCTAGAATCACCGTCCGGCTAAATACTGAAAAGCCGATTTCTCGGAGGTCTTACTAAATGGCTACACTCGTTTCACCGGGCGTCGATGTCGAAATCATTGACGAATCGTTCTATGGCGGCGCTGGTCCGGGCACCGTTCCGCTCGTCGTTTTCGCGACCGCAGCGAACAAGGCATCTCCTTCGGGAACCGGAATTGCCCCCTATACCGCTCCTTCCCAAGCAGGAAAGCTCTTCCTTGCGACTTCGCAACGTGAGTTGATCCAGAACTTCGGCACCCCGAACTTCAAGACTGTTCAGGGCACCCCGGTTCATGGCTACGAACTGAACGAATACGGGCTGCACGCAGCCTATCAGTTCCTCGGTATCTCGAACCGCTGCTACGTTCTGCGCGCAGACATTGACATGTCTCAGCTTGAGGCATCTTCCACGGCTCCGGTCGCCCCGCCGCTTCCCGGCACCTACTGGCTCGACCTGACCCAAACCCAATTCGGTATCTTCCAGTCGAACGGTAACCCGTCGTCTGGTCTGGCTTGGGAAACGCAACCGACGCTCGCCGCGACCGCTGGCAACATCACCACGACGATGGATGACGTGGACGTTCCGTCCGCTTCTTTCGGCGCGGATGGCCAATTCGCTGTCGTCGTCACCATGTCGAACAATCTGATCTATGAAAAGCTGAACGGTGCATGGCTGCAAGTCGGTTCGACTGCTTGGGCCGCCGCGCGCCCGACAACGGTCACCGGCCGCTCGAACCCGAGCCTGATCGCCACGACCGACACCTTCGAGATCAATGGTCACACGGTTGCATTCGATCAGATTTGGGACGGCACCGCCTACACCATTCAAGGCACTGGCGCCCTTTCGGAAATCGTCACGAACATCAACGCTGCTGCTATCGCGAACATCGTCGCCACCGTCTCCGGCGCTGGCGCTCTGGTTATTCGCGAATCGGCTGGTGGGAACATCGTTCTCAGCGCCCTGAACGGCACCCCGCTGACCACGCTCGGTTTGGCTCCCGGCCTGACGGCTGGCGTCACCGTTGACCAAACCAACACTCCGCAATACCCGGCCAACCGTGCCGCAGGTTCGGTGTGGGTCAAGGGTAATCCGCCGAACCATGGTGCAAGCTGGAAAGTCAAGCTTTGGAACGCAACGGCTGGTGCATTCGTCACCGTCCCGGCTCCGTTCTACCCGTTCAACTCTATCCTGAGCGACGGCAACTCCTCGAAGGACCAAGCTGCTTCGGCCGCATTTGGCACTATCGCAACCGGAACGATCTACGTCGGCTTCGACGCTTCCAACGGCACGCAACAACTGCGTCGTTGGAACGGCACTGGCTGGGAAAACCTGATCTATGAAGCAGGCACGATCCCGCCGACCAGCCCTCCGGCAGACGGCACTTTCTGGTATAACACCAACTTCCGCGCCGACATCATGTATGGCGATGGCAATCAGTGGCTCGGCTACGCTCGTAAGTTCACGGCAACCGATCCCGCTGGCGTTCTGATCTCGGGCTCCGCTCCGACGACCCAGTCTGACGGCACTGCTCTGGTTGACAACGATCTGTGGATTGATTCCAGCGATCTCGAAAACTACCCGATGCTGTATCGCTACGATACGACGTTGGCCCGTTGGAACCTGATCGACAACACCGACCAAACCTCTCCGTTTGGTATCGTGTTCGCCGACGCTCGCTCGAACTCTGGCACGAACTACACCAACAACCCGCACCCCGGCACGTACAACTACGGTTCGGAACTCTCGGTTGATATGGTGCTGTCGAACTTCCTCGAACCCGACGCGCCCGATGCACGCACCTACCCGGATGGTATGCTGCTGTTCAACACGCGTTATTCGACGAACAATGTCAAGGAATGGAAGCCCCTCTACTTCGCGCAGGGCGGCTTTGATCCGAACACGAACTTCACCCAATCCACCTATCACAACAGCGGCAGCAACGCGATCTTCCCGGTGCTCGGCACCACGGGTATCTGGGTCACGGCAAGCGGCAATGACGTTGACGGCACACCCTTCATGGGTCGCAAGGCCGTTCGCGTCCTGATCGTTCGCTCGCTCGAAGAGATGATTACTCTGAACGACGATATTCGTTCGGAACTTGTCTACTTCAACCTGCTCGCGGCTCCGGGTTACCCGGAACTGATGAACGAGATGGTGACGTTGAACACCGATCAGAAGGAAGTTGCCTTCATCGTTGGTGACACTCCGATCCGTCTGACTCCCGGTGGCACCGATGTCACTTCGTGGGCGAACAACGGTAAGAACGTTGCTTCCACTGGTGAAGACGGTCTCACCGTCGCCAACGAATACGTCGGCGTCTACTACCCGTGGGGTCTGAGCACCGATCTGAGCGGCAATGAAGTGATGATCCCGCCCAGCGCCATCGCGCTGAGCACTCTGGCCTACAACGACCAAGTTGCTTACCCGTGGTACGCCCCGGCTGGCTTCCGTCGTGGTCTCGTGACCAACGCTTCGTCGGTCGGTTACCTGACTTCGGAAGGCGAGTTCAAGCCCGTCATCCTGAACCCCGGTCAGCGCGACGTTCTTTACACCAACAAGATCAACCCCATCGCCTACATTCCGGGCCGTGGTCTGGTGGTCTACGGTCAGAAGACGCTCAACGCGGATCAAACCGCACTCGACCGCGTCAACGTCGCCCGTCTTGCCAACTACTTGAAGTATAACCTTGACAACATCGTCAAGCCGTTCCTCTTCGAGCAGAACGATTCGCAAACTCGTGCTTCGGCTCAAGCAACCGTTTCAGGTTTCCTGAATGGTCTGGTTGGTCTGCAAGCCCTGTCTGACTACGCAGTGATCTGCGACGACTCGAACAACACTTCGAGCCGCATCGACGCGAACGAACTCTGGATCGACATCGCCATCAAGCCGCTGCACGCCATCGAGTTCATCTATATCCCGGTGCGTATTCTCAACACCGGCTCCGACCTTGCAACGGCCGTCTCACAGACAGTCTCCCTGTAAGGACTCCTCACCTACCTCCGAAGAACTGGGCGGCCTCGCAAGGGCCGCCCTTTTCTTTAGGGATTGAAATCCCACAGCTTCATCGCCCAGTTGGTGCCGTCCGTGGCGACGTGCCAAACTTGGATGAATCCAGCCTCGGGCTTGGCGAAATGTTCGCGAAACGCGGTGGCGGCTTCGGCTCGGGTGGCAACGTCACGTTCACCGGCTGACGTTGTGATGCGATAAGCGTCTTCGCTCTTTTGCTCAGCCATTCGAAACTCCTATGATTGATACGTCTCTAGAGTAATGTTCCAAGGGCAGGAACGATACCACGGTTTGACTACGTTTGTCCCACCGATATCCAACAAGTTGACCTTGGATTTCGATTATTCCCTCACGATGCTTGGTGGAGTGGTAGAAAACACGTTTGTTTTGTATACGGGCTAGCACATCCGAGACATCATCATCGGACAACATCAGTCCGTATCGTTCCATCAAACGAACATGGGCGTGTTGTGTAATGCGGCTCATTTTCCGTTGGCCCGCCGAGTCTCCCACGCAGCGCGGCGGCGCTTCCAATCCGCATATTCAGTCTCGAATACATATCCGAGTTCTGGTGCATATACTATCTTGCGCGTAGGGTGCATTAGCGCGTGATAGGCGCCGCCGCCGCCGAATGGTCGGCCGAAAATGTTGCTCTGTTCGTTGATGCCGCGTTCGCCGCCGAAGGTCATCCAGTGGACTAGGATACGATCCTCTTTCACCCACTTGACCCAAGCACGCGTGGTTCTCCCACCGGGATGACTTTTGTCCTGCCACGGAAACCGCACCACTACCTCGTCACCGACCTCCAATGAGTTCACCCACGCAGCCAATCCGTTTTTTCGGAGGCGCTTGATTTTACTCAGACGTTGGCGGGCTTTGCGTTCTCGTTTTCGAATGGCCTCGGGGCTATGCTCAAGTTCCCACATGAGTTCAAGGTCGCCCTTTTCACCGGGACGCAACTGCTCTGACATACCTAACATGCGGGTCCTCCGGCTGTCTTGAGAACAAAATACCCCGCTATTAGATTTCGTCAACGAAAATAAATACATGTGCTATGCACCGGAGAGGTTCTCGACCTATCAAAGTCTTCGTCAAGTCGAAGATCGGTTTAGAGTGCTTTCTCGTGGAGAACGACGATATTTTCGACGCGGCTCTACCTTTCATACGCCGCCTCCATGGCTTGGGCTACAGTAAAGCGATCACCTCGAAGACTCAGAATACAATGGCAAGTCTATTGGTTCACAAAGAGACGGCCGAGCCAGCAATGGTCACAAGTTGCCGATTACATACAAAGAACTACCAAAGTAAAAGCTAAATATAACTGAACGATGGATGTCGTTCCTGCAAGGATTTCGGTCCTGAACCTATAATCTCATGTGTTGGCGACTAGGAGACGTGCGCTTAGCGTGTAAAGGTAAGGGTCGGGTAAGCTCCGACTGGCATATGGGAATGCGGGAGTTCACCCGCTAAAGCAGTTATGTTTCAACTTCGGTTGGACGTTAGGCGGTCGGGGGTCAAACCTCGGCCGTCTTTTTTCATTTGCAAATAAAACACCGAGTTTAATGAACTATCCTAAATAAATACACAAGCCGGATGAATAATCGGCAATCAATTTAGATACATGAGGTGATGTCATCGCTACGCTACAGAATTTTGGAGTCCCTCTCGGCGGCGGTGCTGGTCGCGGTGGTTTGCTCATGCCGAAGACCCGACAGAAGTTCCGCGTGCGTGTCACGCAGTTCGGCCCGGTCAACGGTGGACTTGAACTCACCCAACAGGTGGTAACAGTCGGTCGTCCGCAAATGCAGCAGCAAGCGCAGGAAGTCCACTCCTACAACTCTATCGGTTACTACGCCGGTAAGGCCGTTTGGCAAGAAATCTCGATGACGGTTCGTGACGATGTTTCGAACGCCGTCAGCCGTCTTGTCGGTCACCAGATGCAGAAGCAGATGAACTTCTTCCAACAGACTTCTGCTGAAGCAGGCGCCAACTACAAGTTCGGCATGTTCATCGAAACCCTCGACGGCGGCAATGACGCTGTTCTGGAACAATGGATTCTGGAAGGCTGCTTCCTCGCATCCGTCAACTACGAATCGTTCGACTATTCGTCCAGCGACGCAATGACCATCGAAATGAGCATCCGCTACGACAACGCGACCCAGCAGGGTGGCCTCATGCCCGTTAGCCCGGAACTCGGCGTCGGCCCGATGCTCGCATAAGATCGGAATAGTCCAATGGTGGATTATTTCGTTCGCAGCCCTCGGCAAGCTACTACCATCTATGGTTTGGATGGTAATAGCGCGCCGAGAAGCAGAAGTCAGTTCTACGTTCGGTTCCGCAGGACTAGCAATGGCCAAGCGAGTAGCGGATGGCAAGACAATCTGGGGTTCATGGTCAAGTCGTTGGATCGACCGTCCGTGCAACCCCAGCTTGACGAAGTCAACCAATATAACAAGAAACGCTGGATCACTACCGGCTTCAAGCTGCAACCCATGCGGATCGTTCTCTACGATACCGCAGACAGCTTGGTCATGCGGATGTGGGATGAGTATTCTCGTTGGTATTTCGGCGACTTCAACCAAGACGATGAAACTCAATTTCGATATGACGTGACGACCGCTGATTTCCTCGGTGATGACATCGGCTTTGGTTTCGTGCCTCGTCCATCGGCGGCGTCAACTGATGGTAAGGACTCTTCACTCGATCTGAACTCACAATTCTTCTTCGATGCTATCGAAGTCTATCAAGTCTTCGGTGGTGAGTTCACGCAGTTCGATCTCATCAATCCCAAAATCGGCACGTTTGACCCGGACGAACTCGATTACTCGGCTTCCGAGCCCGCGACGATTTCGATGACGCTCAATTTTGAAGCGATCATCTATCGCAACGGTGGTGCACCGACACCGATCAGCAGTAATTCCGACATCGCTGCCGTGTTCGATGAAGACTTCGACGGTGACACCTTCGATGTGACCGGCGCGGCCGTGCGACACAATCTCTCGACGATGTCACCTTCGTTGATCCCGTTCGGCGTCGATGACTTTCGCCGCGATCCGATCTCGGAAGCTACCGGGCTTTTGGACAATTCGGGTAACACCATCGGCGGCGGCGCCCTTGGGCAATTCGGTAATCTGGATTTTGGATCACTGCGCGCAGCCGTGCGAGCAGGGAAGGGCATCGCGGGAGATGTCTCCTACTTGGCCAGTGGCAACATCGGCCTATCCACTCTCTTGAACTTGCCGGTTGGAGGATCGTCCTCAACGATTAACGATCTACAATCGCGCCTTGGCCTGCCGCAACAGTCCCCGCGCGCGATCCTCGGTTCCACACTTGACGCTGCCACGGGCGCTCTTAAGGGGCGCGGCGGCGGTAGTGAGTTCGGAGACGACTACATCGACGATAATCTCGTTGGCGGTGTCGCGGCTAGTGCCTCCATCGACGACAGCAGTATCGGTGACCAATTGACACCAACTGGTCAGAGCGGATTGCTTCTGAACTCGCAGTCTTACGGCGTCATCAATGCACAACGTCCGAGTTACAGCCAAATTGGCTACAACGACAGCTATTCGACTTCATACAGCAGCAACAGTAGTGATGACAGTCTGTCAATTTCTACTGATTCGGACCCCATCGATATCTAATGGCAAAGTCTAAGTTCAGTCAGGGACAATATGCTCCCAATCATCCCGAAAAGATCATTGGCAAGACGCCAATTGTCTATAGGTCTAGTTGGGAAATGAGCTTGATGCGGGTATTCGATGAGAACCCCGCAGTCCTGCAATGGAGTTCCGAAAGCATTTCTATTCCGTATCAAAATCCGTTGACTGGTAAATGGTCTTTGTATCTTCCCGACTTCTTCGTGATATATATGGATAAGAACAACGGAAAGCACGCAGAGATCATTGAGATCAAACCGTGGAAGGAAGACCCGAGAAACCCGGCCAAAGCCAGTGCTCGCACTAGACTGACACAGGCTATCAATCAAGCAAAGTGGACCGCTGCTATGGTCTACTGTCAGAAACGGAAATGGCATTTCCGCATCATGACTGAGCGTGATCTGTTCGGCCTACCCGGTAAGAAGAAATAACCCATGACCAAAATGATTGAACACACCTTGAATCTTCCGAGCATGGAAGACATTCTGAAGAGCACTGAGCCCACGGGCGATGCTGACGCAGAATTGGAACTGGAATTTGACAACGCGATCAACGAAGCCGCACTGAGTTCGGCTGTCGCACTCGCGGACGCGGCGGACAGGCATTTGGCGATCCAAGATGGAGACGGCCATTCGCAAGCGATGGACGAAATCCACAAAGAGACACTGAAGACGGCCCGTGACCTCGTCGATCTTGGTTTCAACGTCGATCAACGGTCGGCCGCCACCATCTTCGAAAAAGCCAACATGATGTATAAGACCGCACTCGATGCGAAGAGCACCAAGCGCGACATGCAGCTTAAGACGATGAAGTTGATGCTCGATCAACGAAAGATGGAATTGGAAGAGCGCAGGCTTCAACATGAAATGGGCGACGTGCCGGTGGATGCCGAAGCAACCATTGTGGAAGATCGCAACGAACTCATCAAGCGTATCCGAGATCAGGCAGCTTCCGACAAAGCCTAAGTCACTCGTCCTTCGAGGATGACCAGACCGTTTCGCGGGTCACCAACGAGCCCCTCGTTCATGGCCAGCATCGGCCATTCTTCCGCGAAGAGCGTCACATCATAGGTCAAGTAGCCACCGCCACCGCCGCTTCCCGCATGAATAGCCGTGCCGTCGAGGATATCAGACGAGAAGTTCGAATATCCTTTGAGGTAGAAGCGGATAGAACCCTTCCAACCGGGATAGCCTTTGGGCAAATGATCTTTCCCAGCCCAATTCTGGGGTTTACCTGCGGGTGCGTTGTGACTGTTGCTGCAACAATCACTCCACCGCATGTTTCGAAAGGTGAACTCCTTGAAGCAAAAGTCTTCTGGGATTTTCCCTTTGGATTTCTGAAGACGATACGAAGTTGAATTGTGGACGATTTGACGCTCGTAAAGTAGGCGTCCGTTCGCAACCAACCATTCTTCGATCTCATGGAAACTACCAAGGCGATAACGGTCGCGCATAACCTCGTCGGCTTTCGCCAGCCGCGCAATACGACTGCGTTTCACCCACCGCGCCGCAGACCGGCGGCACAGATGGCGTCGATAGTCGATGGTCTCTTCGAATAGAGAACCGGTCTTCCGGCATTTCCAGACTTCGACTCGCATCTCATCGTCTTAGCAGAGTTTCCTATCTCGTCAACCAGATGCGGATAAATAAGTAGAAACCGCCTTTTCGGGGATAATCATGGACTTGAAACAGTATATCGCTGAGAGTGAGCGCACTTACACCTACCGGCTGAAGACTATCGTTCCGCTCGACGACTATGCTATGGATCGTATCGAGCGGGTCTGCATGAAGTATCAACCGCTTGACATCAGCAAGCCTCGCAAGACTCTGATGCAGAAAAACCCGCTCGATTTCACGAACATCGACGCTGCCGAAGTGTGGATCGTCGATCTGGAATTTGCACAACCCGCCAGCAGCTATGCTCTTGGACAAGAAGTCCGTCATGCTCTGGGTGTTCCTGAGAACAACGTCATCGTGCGTGGTTCAAACGATCCGACAGAAGTCGAAAGTGAGCGCCTCGTCGCCAGCGAAGAAATCGCGGCCGAAGCGAAGGAACAAGGTCTGACGCCTTCCGGCCTCTTGACCGATCCCACCTATTCCGAAGTGACACCCGGCGCCGATCTCTACGGCAAAGTGCACAACGAAAAGTTCCTCGACTATCTCCGCACCGTTCAGAAAGAACGCGAAGCGAAGAGCAGAGTGGACGCTCCCAATCCGCTGTTCCGCTGGATGGACATGCCCGAAGCGACCCCGGACGATGATGGCGCCTACAATGCCGACATTCCCAATGCTCCGCGCATTGGTAAGGCCGGGAAAGACGCGAAGCCGGACGAGACCGTGAGCGACAAGGGTATCCTCACCGACCGCAAGCGCACCTACAAGCGCCAATATGGCAAAGACGGCGAGCGCACGACGTTGAGCCGTTCGGTGGACACCACGAAAGACCCGAAATGACCGACAGCCTCATTCTTGACCGGCTCCACACCGTGATGAATGATGCGGGGATCGATGACCACGAAATCATTGGCGGCGTCCGCCTCACGCCCGTTGGCTATCAGAAGCTTGCGGCGAAGATGAAGGTTGGTTTCAGGGACATCAACGGCATGATTAACGAACTCATCACGAAAGTGCGTGATGAGCAAAGTCTCGTTGCTGAAGCCTATAGCGATCTTCTCGACGAAGATGATGAACGCTACAGCTTCGAAAAGGACTATCTCCGCAACGTTACCATCCACGACAAGGTGACGGGGCAAGACACATATCTTCAGGGCTCAGAAGCCAGCGAGATGCTCGGCCTGCTGGCATCTGGTATGACCGACAAACAGACGATTCTCGCACAGTATGCGGATGCTGAGCAGCCGATGAACGAGGATGCCGGAGATGTTAACGACACCTTCGAACCCGAACTCGAAATGGATCACGGTTCGTATAATTTTCCGTGGAAAGTCGGCAATCATCATGGCACCGCCACGGTGACGTATTCGGGGAAAGGCAACATCAAGCTTGTCTCGGTGCGCGACACTGAAGGGAACGAAATCCCCGACGTGGATCAAGCCGAATCCGATCTCATCACCCAGCAAGCCGTGGCGTTCATCGGAGACGCTTGATGAGAATCCACGACCTCTTCGAGGCCAGCGCCGACGCGGAGCATTTCGATGCACTCGACCGCACGGGGTTCTTCGGAGCGGCCGGAGCAGGCTGCGTGTTTCTAGCTCAAGACACGGGCCGTCTACTTCTCGCGCATCGTTCAGCAGATGTTGAACAGCCCCACACTTGGGGTGGCTGGGGCGGCGCCATCAATCGTGGCGAAAATCCCGAGGAAGCCGTTCGTCGCGAAGTGAGCGAAGAAGCCGGGTATCACGGAAACTACGAACTGCAACCTCTGTTCGTATTCGCGTCCGGCAGCTTCCGCTATTACAATTTCCTCGTCATCGTCGATGAGGAGTTCAAGCCCCAACTGGATTGGGAAACGCAGGGTTTCGAATGGTGCGATTGGGGTCATTGGCCCACGCCGTTGCACTTCGGTCTGGTGTCGTTGTTTGGTGATCCCGCCAGCGCGAAGAAAATCCAAGCTGACATCGCAGCCATCAAGCAGAATAAGACGTAATTTCGTTTGCCAATTCCAATGCGCTGTGTAAGGTCGAGTGATCTTCACGGAGGCTACCTATGGCATTTGATTCTGAGGCCATCGACGGAACACGCGGTATGACCTTGCTGGGTCCTGACGGCGATCTTGAGATCGCGTGGGATTCCGAGAGCGAGGAAAAGGTCCGCGCGCTCATCGAAAAGAAAATGAGCGAAGGCGTGACCTTCTTCGTCATGCAGCCCATCGTCGGCGATGTGCTCCACATGCGTCGAAAAGTGACACGCGCCAGCCAACTGGCCAAGGTCTCCAAGGTCACCATCAAGGACCCTGACATCGACGCGATGTTCTCGGCCGGTGAAATCGGTCTCTTCCGCGCAAATGGCGCCGAAGTGAACACCGGCGAAGCCGTTCGTGTTCGCGACGCCAAAGGCAAGCTCGATCACAGGGCGGCCAGCAAGGTGGCGGTGAAGCAACGCACCGTGGGCGTCCGAGCCCTCCAAGGGGGCTAAGCCGTGCCCGCCGCTGATGTGCAATACGTGCTCGATGGTTCGCTAGAAGCGGGCCACATCAGCGGTGACACGCATTTCTATCTCATGGAGATCGCCACCAACTCCAACGAGTTGATGGATGCCCATGAAGCCGAAGATCGTGATCGCCCGGCGGCCGAATCGCATTGGGCCAATCTCGCACGCATGGGCCTCTACTTTGAGAGCCATTATGTGGATTGGCGGGCGAGTCATCCAGCCGAAGCTCGTATGGCCTCATTGCAGGGCCTCCGACACGTCCCCGAGACGTTTCGCGAGTTCACCCAAGCCTGTTCACACAAAATGGCTGAACGGGGCCACAGGGCTCTTACACCCGCCGCGTTGGACATGCTGGACAAGGTCTTCGAGTTCAAGACGACGACGCGTGTCATGCGTCGAACTATGGCTCGGGCTGCTGCCGATTTCGCCGGGGCGTCACCAACTGAGCTAAGCGATGTTCGAACCCTGATTGAAAATCGCTATGCAGACAATCGCCGCGCGCATGATGAGGCGATGCAGCGCCTTCAACAGAACATGCACACTCAGGTCAACAATTTCTGGGTGACCGTCACCAACGGCACCAATGCGACCACCAACAATTGGCGAGCGCATGTGAATGGCGTCTCACCGGAGAACTATCATCACAACGAGACCCAGTTCAAAAAGACGCAGAAGATGTTGCGTGAACGGAAAGCTGACGAACGGCGAGTGCTGAAGCGCAGCATCAAGTTCTTCAGCAAGCTCGTTGGTTCTGACACTACGCGCGTGTTCATCGGCGGCGGCGGTATCCGCTTCGAGGGCAAACACGCGATCTACGAAATGAAGAAGATGTCGGGCATGATGAACTCGCATGGCGGGTTCCGAGCTTTGTCCGTCTATCACAAAGATCATCCCGATCTGATGCTCTGCAATCTGTGCATTGCCACGGACAAGGTTCCGTTGCTTGACCACGTCGCCAGCCTCATCATGCACATCAAGTCGGGCAATGAGGAAGAAATCCTCAAGATCGGCAACGCTCGTGAAATTCACGAGACGGCCAGAGATTACGACTGGTTGGAGCCACATCTCCCCAAACCTTTCGACCGTGAAGGCCCACTGAACTGGGATCATCCTCGTCTGTTTGAACGCGATGAGTCACCCGGCTATCGTCGCAAACGGGAACGGATCGAAGCAGAAGCAATTCGGCTCCGGCCGATCATTGCCCGATACCTCTATGATGAAGTGCTCGCGGATTACATGCCACTCGTGCGCGCCGCAGGCTTGGCGATCCGTAGTCCCGAATATCAATGGGCCACTGTGCAGACGGTCAACGCGACGGTCGGCACGAACGCGACGATGACAATCCCGTCGCCGTTCATGGGCCAAGCCGTTCCCACCCCGGTCGATCATCGTTTTTGCACACACGCCACGACGGTCGAACTTCTGAATCGTCCGTTGGTCGAACCGCTAGTTCCCGGTTTCGAAATGCAGATGGGGGCGGACTGGACTCCGCTTCCTGCCGCAGCCGAGACCGAATGGGTTGATGCCTAGTAGTATTTGATGCTGCGGCGTCAATAGTATTTGACGAGCCTCTTTCCATAATCTAAATAGAGATTCACATCGCGCTCGCTCTGCGACTGCCTGAGACGTGAACTTACCGACTGTTCCTCTGGGATTTGGACCGCTGTCCACCCCGGAACAGAAGGAGAAGAACATGTTTTTTGGTGATTTCACGAGCAAGCAAGATGTCTGTAAAGAGTTTAGTATTTCCGATTTTGAAGGCACTGTCGTCTTCGCGGCCTATGAGTATGAAGATTACAGCGGCTCCGCTGAGGTGATCTTCGTCCATGACGGGAAGTTCTTCATGGTCCAAGGGGGGCACTGCTCCTGCAACGGCCTTGAAGATCAGTGGGAACCTATCGAGATGCCGATTGAGGGGCTTCGGCGAATCATCGGCGACGGATGTGGAATGCTTTCCAAGTTTCGAGAGGGCCTCTCCGAGGCGCTCGAAATGTTGGTGGTGTTGAACCTTGAAGGCGCGTCCCCGGATGTTGTCTACACGGCTCTGAAACTCGCTTATGGATGAGACAACGAGGCTCGCAGGGGAAACCCGGCGGGCCTTTTGTTTAACTGACGATGAACGATCCCGAAGCGGTGAACGTGTGGATCGTGAAACCCCCGGACGTGGTAATCGTCCCACCGGTAGCGGTCAACGTGCCCGTCAAGTAGCGGACGATGACCACACCTGATCCGCCTGATCCTGATGTCGCTGTGTTTGCGGCGCCGCCGCCCCCGCCACCACGATTTGCGACTGCGCTCCCACCTGTGGTTGAAGCTCCACCATTACCCGCACCAGAACCACCACTGCCCGCACGGCTTGATCCACCGCCGGTGCCATAACCGCCGCCGCCCCCGGAACCATATACAACTGCTGTGCCGGTGATCGAACTTGTGAAACCTGCACCGCCGTCACCGTTTGGAGCGGAAGCAGAAGTTGAACCGAGATTGCCCGCTTGCGTAGCGCCGCCGCCACCACCGCCAGTCGGGCCGCCGCTCGTCCCACCACCGGCGTTGCCTTGCCCAACAACTCCGTTGCTGGTGGCCGTAGCCGAGTTACCATTTCCGCCGCCGCCAGAACCACCGTCGTTGCCGGGGCCGGGACTAGAATTGGAAGAACCAGCGCCACCACCAATAGAGACAATACTAACTGCGTTACCGATTAACGAAGAGTTGGCGCCGTTGTTTCGTGAGCCATCGTTTGCGTGGCCTACACCACCCGCGCCGACAATGACGGCATAGCTCCCGGCCGCCACAGTAGTGTTTCCGGCAAGGACCCCACCGCCGCCACCACCACCGCCGCCGTCTGTGTTTCCGCCACCGGCGGTTCCACCGGAACCCCCACCGCCAACCACCAAGAATTCAAGCGGGCCAGAGGCAACCGCGTGAGTTTTGGAGATGACACCTCGCATTGATGGCAGGATGAGCATTAGTAAAGCCCACCATGACCGCTAACGAGGCCGCCATTGAGAATGGTTGCACCGTAGGTTCGGAAGCCGCTCTGCGGCAGACTCATCAAGAAGATATTCGATCCCGGTAGGACTGCTTCTCGAACCGTGGATGGTGTTCCACTGATTCGTTGCATGTAAAAAACACTGTTGGGTCGGTCTATGGCAATTCGATATGTGCCAGTTACCAAGGCTGATGAGTCACCAGCAGAAATCGTGGTAGCATCGCCAAACCAATTACCACTCCAATACCATGCTTTGTAATTCGCAGAAGTCGTGTAAGCAAACGATCCGACAGTATTGGACAAACCCAAAAACCCAACCGATGATGGTGAGGAATCTTGGCCAGATGCTAGAGTGATATCGATGTAATACTGGCCGCTACTAGGAAGCACACCGCTGAATACACCGAAGGTATTTGTGTTGTTAGATGTGGTCGCCGAAAAGGTTGGACCCGGAGATGCCAAGGAGACAGTATCTCCCAATGCCGTGATCCAATTCACCGACGACAGCAGGGTGAGCCCAGTAGGCTTCATTGCCCCGCGCATCGTCGGTAGAATAATCAACTCATGTCACCCGACAGGACGTATTCGGCGACCGTTCCGTTGGCAGTACGAACCGTCACGGAGATTTCAGACCACTGCTTACGGCCTTTGGTGAAGCCGTCAGCCTGACGAATAGTCGTGCCGGTGTTGGCCACGAAAGTCGGAATGCCAGTTGCATTCGCCACGCGAACCAAGCAATTGAACCCGGCGAACAATGTGTTCGGCAGAATCAAAGAACCATTGCCGCTGTTCCATTCAACGACTCGCCCGTGGTCAATAACGGTGAGCACACCATTTGCCGTGATGATCGTGTTGCTGATGATCGAAAGCGGGAACTGGTGAACGTGATCTTCACGCGATGCGACGTTCGCCACACCAACTGCGTTCGTCGTTCCCAAACCTAGTGGGCTGATGATCGAATAGACCGCATTGGCGCCATTGACGCCCGCGTTGCCTTGCGGCCCCGTCGCTCCGGTCAGGCCGGTGTTGCCAATGGGACCTTGCAGACCAGTTGAACCCGTGTTGCCGGTCGCGCCAGTGGCACCTGTGTTGCCGATTGGACCCTGAGCACCGGTGTTGCCTTGTGGCCCCTGCGCTCCAACGAGGCTGGTGAGCCAGAATGTGACGTTGCCCGAAAAACCTTGGGTGACTGCGACTTGATACGCGTTCGCTCCATCGACCCCTGCGTTACCTTGCGGGCCGGTTGATCCCGTAGCTCCGGTGTTGCCAATCGGGCCTTGGACGCCAGCGTTACCTTGGGCGCCTGTATTGCCGATGGGACCTTGAAGACCAGTCGAGCCGGTGTTGCCGATGGGACCTTGAATACCCGCATTGCCTTGAGCACCGGTGTTGCCAATGGGACCTTGGGGACCGGTGGCCCCCGCATTGCCTTGAGGACCGGGAACGGTAGAATCGGCGCCTTGCGGGCCAACCAGCGTCAACAGCCATGAAGTCGTATTGCCAACGAAACCGTCTTCGACCGCGATGACGTAAGCATTCGCGCCATCGACACCCGCATTGCCTTGCGAACCAGCAGGGCCAGTGTCGCCCGTAGTGCCAGTGTTTCCTTGAATGCCCGGTTCGCCTTGATCCCCTTGGGGACCGACGAGCGATGCGAGCCAAGTGGAAACGTTGCCAGAGAACGCCTCTTCGGTGACGGCGATGGTGTATGCGTTCGCGCCATCGACGCCTGCGTTACCTTGCGGTCCAACAGGGCCTAGATCGCCTTGCGGGCCGGGGACCGTCGAGTCCGCGCCTTGCGGGCCTACGAGAGATGCCAGCCATGTTGAAACGTTGCCGGAGAAACTCTCTTCTTCGACCGCGATCACGTATGCGTTGGCGCCGTCTACGCCTGCGTTACCTTGTGGGCCGACATCGCCTTGAACGCCGGTGTTCCCCACGGGACCTTGCGAACCAGTCGTTCCTTGAACGCCCGGCGGACCTTGGTCACCGGGCGGTCCTTGCGGCCCGGTGTTGCCCGTGATGCCTTGGCTACCGGTCTCGCCTTGAACGCCGGTGTTCCCAATGGGACCTTGCGGTCCTTGCGGACCATCCGGTCCCTGTGAACCGGTGTCACCCTTCGGACCAGTATTACCGGTCGGTCCACTGATGCCTTGCGGCCCGGCAGGAATAGTCCCGGCGATAATGCTCGTGTTGTCAGTGAGATGGAAAGTCAGCACACCCGTGTTGGCAGCCAGCACGATGCCGTCGATGCCAATGCCATGCGGGCCAAGCTCGCCTTGCGGACCCTGCGGACCAACGACCGTGGTCACGGTTTCGGCCGATGCAGATGCATTGGGTTCGATCAAAATGGCGTTGCTGACGAAGTAAACGTTTCCTTCAGCATCAATGCGGAGATCATCAATTGTAGGCATTTCACACCGATCCAAGTAATATCGTGTATTTAGGGTCGGGTGCTATTTTGGTTGGTGGCTGTTTTTCCTCAATTTTTGGCTAAATACTCGACCATAACTCGGAAGCCGGTGGTTCCTATACTACCAAGCCATAAATTATGAGTAGCAAAGACGCCTCAGATAACATCGTAAAGACACCGCATTCGAAGTCTTCGTATACCGAAACCTCGATCCAAGAATTGATCCAATGCGTTGAAGACCCGCTGTATTTCATGCGGACGTTCATGAAGATTCAGCATCCCCTAAAGGGGGCTCTTCCCTTCGAACCGTTCCCGTTCCAGCTTCAAATCATCAAGGCGTTCCACGAGAATCGCTTCTCTATTGCTCTCACGGCCAGACAGATGGGGAAAACGACCGTCGCGGCCGGATATCTTCTGTGGAAAGCGATGTTCACACCCGACACCACTATTTTGGTGACGGCGAACAAGCTGAACCAAGCTCTCGAAATCATGGACCGTATTCGGTTCGCCTATCAGAACTTGCCAGATCACATCCGAGCAGGCGTCACGAAATATAACGAAGGCACAATGTCCTTCGACAATGGCTCGAAGATTGTCGCCCGCGCTACGTCCACCGACGCCGGTCGTGGTCTCTCGATCACCTTGCTGTATCTAGACGAGTTTGCGTTCGTTCCGCCGAACAAGGCGAAGGACTTCTGGACATCGATCCAGCCCGTGCTCTCCACCGGTGGTGCGTGCATCATCACATCCACGCCTAAGTCTGACGAAGATCAGTTCGCTCAAATCTGGAAAGGCGCCATCGACAACGTCGATCAATACGGCAATTTCAGAAAAGACAACCTCGGCCGCAACGGTTTCTATGCCGTGAAAGTGCCGTGGAGTGAGCACCCGGATCGTGATGAAGCATGGGCCGCCCCCTTCCGAGAAAGCCTCGGAGAAGCGCGTTTCCGTCAAGAGTTCGAATGCGACTTCGTCACCGATGACGAAACCCTCATCAACCCTCTGGCCCTCGTTGGTCTCAAGGGCATCCACCCTGAGTTCTATACCGACAACGTGCGTTGGTATAAGGACCCCGCACCGAACAAGACATACTGCATTGGGCTCGATCCAAGTCTAGGAACGGGACGCGACTATGCTGCCATTCAAGTCTACGAACTACCTGAAATGATTCAAGTCGCGGAATGGCAGCACCATGAAACCGCGCCGCGTGGTCAAGTCCGACAATTGATGAAAATCCTCATGTTCATCGAACAGACGATGCGTCAGGATCGAAACCAGATCGGCGACCCGGAAATCTTCTGGACTGTGGAGAACAATTCCATCGGCGAAGCTATCTTGCAGATCATCGAAGACACCGGTGAAGAGCGTTTCCCCGGCGTGTTCGTTTCCGAGCGTAAACGCAAGGGGCAAACCCGTCGTTTCCGCAAGGGTCTCAACACCGACAACAAGAAGAAATTGTCGGCCTGCGCTCGTGCCAAGAGTCTGATCGAATCCGGTCGGATGCTCATCAACAGCGATCAATTGATTAAGGAACTGAAGACGTTCGTCGCTACTGAAAGCAGCTTCAAGGCCAAGCCCGGTGCACACGATGACTTGGTCATGTCGATGGTTCTAGTAGTTCGGATGCTCGACACCGTGTTGAATTGGTCGAATGCCGTGGGCGATCTTAAAGAGCACATCGACGATGATGAGCTTTACGAAGAGATCGAAGCCATGCCAGTGGTTATCTGACCAACAACGTTCGTTTTTCGACTGAAAAATATTGCATTTTTCTGCTCTTTTTCGTTGACCGAATCGCTATCCGTGGTATTTTCATAATACAGCAACGCGGGAGCCACCACATGTCCATGTTCGACAGCGCCAAGACCCTGAAGACCGGTAAGGCCCCCAAGGCGACTTCGGTCAAGGAACAAATCACGATTGCTGGCATCGAAGTGGTCGCCGCTCTCGACGTGGTCATCAAGTCGCTGGTCGCGCTGAAGAAGACCAAGGACGCCGACGTGAAGGACGCCATGATCGGCTACTTCGCCGAAAAGGGCGTGGCCACCGGCGCCCGTCCCGTCAATTTCCGTGGCGTCGAAGGCGCCGCCTCCGCTTCCTGCGAACTCCGCATCCGTTCGTCCGCCTCGGCGTTGACCCCCGATGAAATCGAACTGCTCGCCGCGAAGAACATCCCCATGGAAACCGTGGTGGACACCGTCGAGACGTTCGTCATCAACCCGGAATACCTGAACGACGCCGAAATCATGGGCAAGATCGAAGCCGCCCTGAAGAAGGTCAAGGGCATCCCCGAAGACCTTTTCCTGAAGCAGGAAGGCCGCTCGAAGACCATCGTCGGCGAAGGCGCTTTCGACGCGCTGTTCTCCAACAAGGACATGAACGAAGAGGAAGCCATCGATCTGCTTCCCCTGATCTCGGTCCCGGCCATCAAGCCGACGCTGGACAACGACGATCTTTCCAGCGCCTTCGAGATCGCCCGCAAGATGCTGGTGCCGTCGAAGCCCGCCAAGGCCGCCAAGGGTGCGAAGGCCGCCGCGTAAGCGGTGCTCTACACCAGTCCAAGTTCTATCATCCCCACTGGGGTAACGGCCGGTGATATGTGGCACGCCACAGACACCGGTCGCCTTCATATCTGGACCGGAAGTTATTGGAAACCGGCTTGGGCCGTCGATCATCCGAATGTTCTTGAATGGACCGAACAGCGCCGCGCTGATTGGTCGAACTACAGAGACCGCATTCTCATCAAAGTGGTCGAACTTGTCATAACGATTTTCATGCTTTCTCTGGTTGGTTTTTCGCTCTGGAATTGGCACATAAAAGTCGTGCTCCACATGCGGTCGTGATACACAATTCAGATCAGCACTGGGTAAGAACATGACGCAAGAATTGCACGTCGTCCTCGGGGGCGAACTGGTTGATCTGGACGGAACGGAGTTCCGAGACCCTTCGAAAATCCACTACGTGGGGGTGTTCCCGAACCGCCCGGCCGCCGTGGCAGCATGGCGCGGCAACGCTCAGCAGACGGTGGACAACGCTCTGATGCGGTATTTCGTGCTCCCTCTGCATGAACTTCTCGAACATCTGCATCCGATGGAACATCACTGAACTCGCATTTGCTTGACGGTCCTCAGTATTGAGATAGATTGGTCTCAGGATTTGCAGGAGACTTTTCATGCGATTTGACGAATGGCGCTATCTCTGGCCACCCCGTCCGGGTTCGGAAAACGCCATCGCCAAGAGTCTGCTTCCCCACTTCGAAGAGCAGGGTTGGATCGCGCAGACGAAGATGAACGGAACGTGCAACGTCATGGGCGTGGCACCGGATCGGAAGACCATCCGCGCCATGTCTCGTCATAACGACGAACACAAACTCTGGTCGCCGAGCGTCCACACGACCGCCCCGTTCAAGAAACTACCGGGAGTGGGCTGGTATGTGTTCGTGGCCGAACTCATGCACTCCAAGGTCACTGGCGGGCCGCGAGACACCAACTACATCCACGACATCCTCGTGGCCGATGGTGAGTATCTCGTCGGTGTGACGTTCGCGGAGCGGCAAGCTCTCCTGCACAAGGTGCTTGGAATCACCCCGGCGACGAAGAAAACCAAGACCCACTACATTCTGGACGATCACACTTGGGTGGCAGTGAACCATACTACCGGTTTCCCGGCGCTCTTTGAGACCCTCGTCAAGACGGTCGAGCACGAAGGCGTGGTGGTCAAGAACCCGAACGCCAAGCTCGGCATGTGCTCGCGGGAGAAATCGAACAGCGCGTGGCAAGTCAAATGCCGCAGGGGTGGCAAGAACTACACGTCGTGATATGGTGGCTTATGGAAGCCTCACGCACTCGCCTCACCTTGGACCTGTCCGCCCGCCTGACGCGAAGCGTCGAGCGCATCACGGAGCAGCAGGGTATCAGTAAGGCCGACGTGTTTCGTAATGCTCTTGCCTTGCTTTTCGCGTTCGATGACGCAGCGAAAGACGGGTTCGCCGTTGGCGCCTTTGATTCACGGCAGGGCATCTATCGTGAATTTGTTGGACGGGGTGTGCCTCACCGCGACGAGCACGTCATCGCCAGTGTAGCTTGAACATCGCCGCCGTCTTCACGTCGGAGAACATGTAAACGGCGTCCTCCCTGTCTTGCACCATGCTCCATTTTTCGACGACGTTTTGATCGCACCATGCGTCTGCATCGGCAGACCACTTAACGCGCACTGCGGTGGGTGATGTCTCTAGTCCAGCCGCGAGTGCCTGTGCCGCATGATGCTGACTGGTCGTCTCAGCCAGTTCTTTTTTCAAATGATTGGCCATCATGAAGGCTGATTCGAGCGAGCGCACCGCCTCGATGGCCAACGTCGCCTCGCCGGAGCGCCGATTGTAATCTGGATCGTCCATTTTGCGATGAGAGATTCGCTCAGCATGATGCTGAAGAACTCCTCTTGCATATTCGAGAATTTCACCCCTCGAAGGCTGACGCCCGCGCTCGAACCGGGTCTCGTATTGATCCCGATACGACAAGGATGATCGGTTTTTTTGCTCGCGCAGAAGGTCAAATATTTTCGACTTAGCAGGGGGCATCGAGCAAATCCCAAAAGGCCGAGAGGGCGGATAAATACGATACTACAGGATTTTGGGAGCACCAATTGATTTCGCTCGACACCGCAGCCACCGAGGTCTTCCAGATTCTCCGCTCATATGATTATGCGGTGATGATGTATGACGACGACGGCAATCAGGTCTACAAGCCGGAAGAAACGCGTCGCTTCTTCGCAAAGCCCGAAAACCTGCTCGTTTCCCTAGTCGAAGACGGGGACAACAGCAGCATTCGGCTCTATCTCGGCAAGTCCACGGACATCTCTGACGTGCTCAGCCTCGATCAGACCCTTCGTCGGACAGCTACTAAATACAACATGATTTTCAACGTCAAACGCTACGGGCGTGACCTTCAACCGGCGGACTTCGCCACGAAGGCGTCTGTGACGGAGGACAAGAAAGAGGAAACTATGAACATTCTTGAAGGCATGTATGGAACGACACGCAGTTCCTACCTCAAGCTTGAAAACGCCCGCATGATCGTCCGCCACTCGAAGAAGATCGACGAAATGGTCATGGGCAGCCGTGGTCGTCACATCGACGCGATTTTCGTCGAAAACGCTGTAGGCGAACGTTTCCTGTTCCCCACTCGTCAACTGTCTCCGGCGCGCGCGATGACGCAGCACGTCAACCAAGGCGGCGGCTTTGCGGACATGGTCGGCCAACAGATTACTCGCATGGCGAATGACTATGCCAACCTCGGCGCCGCGTCTGGTCACATTGCAGCGAACTCGAACATGCTTGGCGAGTCGGCCCAAGCCGTCCGCCAGACGTGCCGGACTCAAATGCATGAGATGCGGAAGTGCTTTGAGCGCCTCGCCCGCGCCAACAATCCAGAAAAATGGGCCGCGTTCGCTGAAGCCGTAGAAGCAAAGTGCGACACCCTCAACGAGGGCGAAGAAGTCGCCATCGACATCACGGAAGTTCGCGACATGCTGACGGTCGAAGGCACGGAACTGGACGAGAGCGTGCTCACCACTGTTGCAGAAGCCCTCAAGAGCGCCGAGATAGACGAAGGCGCGTCCAACGAGATCAAAGAACCGAAATGCCGCGAATGCGGCGGTAAGGGCCTCGTCAATGGTGACGCTGATGTCTGCCCGTCCTGCGCTGGTTCTGGTGTGGACTCCGTTGTCATCGTCGGCCGCCCGGTTTCCAAAGAAGCATGGGACGAACTGAAGAACGGTCATATCGAACTCTATCATCCCGTGGCCAACGACGACTCGGAACCGCGTTTCACCAGCCGAGCCGCCTATCTGGCGTTCAAGCTTGGCAAGATCGTTCCTGAGATCAAGAGCGACAGCTTGGTCAATTTCCTCAGCTACGTTGCCGATCAACTCCAAAGCGGCCACAACGATCCGTCTCGTGCAAAGAGCCTCGAACGTATCGCCATGCACACCATCACCATCGCGACCCCGCGTGACGAAATGGCAGTGAAGAGTGAATCGGTAGAAGCTTATCGTGAGTTCACCGAATGGATGGACTCCACGTCGCCGAGCCGTGTGCTCGCAGAGCATGACCCGGACGATCATGACTATGGCTACGAAGCCACGGATGACCAGATCGAAGGCGATGCAGAGCAAGTGGCCAATGATTTCGAACCCGAGGACTTCCTGAAGTCGTGTGGAGAAGATTTCCATTGGGGCACCGCTGAAGCGCCGGAAGAGAAGGAGTTCGACAAGAGCTTCATCGTCGGCCTGCTGACCCGCTATCTGGACAAGAAAGTCGAAGAAGCGACCGGTCGCGAAGGCGATGTCTATGACATGAGCGAGTTCGCTGAGAGCCTGTTCGACCGTGTCGAGCCCATGCTGTCGGAAGCTGGCTATAAGCTGTCCGAAGGTGAACTGAGCCGCGAAGATATGGTCATCCCGACCAACCAAGGCGAAGACCTGAAGCGTGAAGTCACGAAATCCACGTCAACTGACCCGGTTACCGGTGAACAGATTCCGGCCGACACCGACTATATTGGCCGTATCCGCACGCTCGCGGGTATGCCGTGGAATCGTTAAGAGATTAATATTGACGTGCCGACGCGGCGCTCAGTATTCTGAGCATGGATTGAGAAGTCCATGTGTGTAAGCCACTGACTTGGGGAGGAACTCATACGGGTTTCTCCCCTTTTTTTGGTTAACGATTAATATTGCGACCCGAAAAATAATCTGCGAGATTGAGGTTGTCAGGGAAAATTAGGTCTCTGACGAAGATAAATAGAAGTATCCGGCGACGATTGCAGTCATCCGGTTTTTTACAACTTGAAACATTTGTTCAGGCAAATTTGAAAGGCAACTGATTATCATGGCTACTAAAGCTGAAATTATGGAAGCACTGAAGGCTCAAAAAGAAAAGAGCCAGCGTGGCAACAAGACCCAATCCAGCGGCGGCGACAATGCGTCCTACGCCTTCTGGAATATCGACGTTGGAGCAACGGCTACGATCCGTTTCCTGCCCGATAAGGACCCCAACAACACCTTCTTCTGGGTCAAGCGCGAAGTCATCAAGATGCCGTTCGACGGCGTCGAGGGTGGCGATTATCCCACCAACAAGCCCGTCACCGTCACTGTTCCCTGCGTGGAAATGTGGGGCGAATCCTGCCCGATCCTGACCGCCACTCGTCCGTGGTGGAAAGACCCCGCGAAGGAAGCTACCGCACGCACCTATTGGAAGAAGAAGTCTTTCATCTTCCAAGGCTTCGTCGTGTCGTCGCCGTTCGAAGAGCAAAACCTGCCCGAGAACCCGATCCGTCGTTTCGTCATCAACCCGTCGATCTTCGAGATCATCGAGAAGAGCCTGATGGACCCGGAAATGGAAGACATGCCCACCGACTACGTCGGCGGCGTTGACTTCCGCATCGCGAAGACGAAGCAGGGAGAGTATTCGAACTACAAGACTTCTTCGTGGTCCCGCAAGACTCGTTCGCTGAGCGAAGACGAACAGGCCGCTGTCCAACAGCACGGTCTCTTCAACCTCGCTGACTACCTCGGCCGCAAGCCGGACGCCGACGAAATGGCCGCGATCAAGGCGATGTTCGAAGACTCCGTTGCTGGTCGTCCGTTCGACGTGGCCTCCTTCGGGCAATACTACCGCCCGTATGGCGACCGTGACTCGGATGCGGCTCCGGCTGCTCGCACGACCCCGGCCGCAACGGCTGTCCGTGAAACGGCTCCGGCCGCCGAGCGTGACGAACCGGCCGCGACCACGACTCCGGCAGCACCGTCCTCTGCGACGGCCAACGCTCAAGAAATCCTTGAGCGCATCAAGAACCGGACGATGAAGGGCTAACGCCCATTGGGGGAGTGCCGCAGCGCGGCGCTCCCCTTTCTTCACCTACAATTTGAATAGCCCACTGTGGTGCGAACACCCATGTGCGGACGAAAGGAAATATGGTTCAACCCTTTGATCTAAGCAAACTCCGCAAGGGGATCGACAAGTCAATTCAGGGCTTGTCCTACGGGTTCAACGACCCGACGACTTGGCTCAACACTGGTTGCTATGCCCTCAACTATCTGATCTGCGACCGATTCGACGGGGGTATTCCGCTCGAAGGCAAGTTCACGATGTTCGCGGGCGACAGCGGCAGCGGCAAGTCCTACATCGCCTCAGCCAATCTCATCAAGGACGCACAGGCCAAGGGGGTTTTCCCGATCCTCGTGGACACTGAAAACGCCCTCGACGAATCGTGGTTGAACGCACTGGATGTCGATACCGACCCGACCAAGATGATGAAGGTCTCCGGCGCCACCGTCGATGACGTTGCCGCTATGTTGGGCATGGTCATCGATCTCTACCGCACGGAGAACGATCCGAAACCTTACGCTGATCGCGCCAAGGTTCTCATCATCATCGATTCCCTCGGAATGCTCATCACGCCGAACCAAGAAAAGCAGTTCATGGAAGGCGACATGAAGGGCGACATGGGCATCAAGGCCAAGCAAATCACGAGCATGTTGCGCGTGATGATGGCCAAGATCGCCTCGCAACCCATCGGCCTCTTGGCCACCAACCACGTCTACGATAGTCAAGACCAATACAAGCCAGACACGATTCCGGGCGGCAAGATGTTGGAGTTCGCCTCGTCCGTCATCATTCAGATGAACAAGCTTCTTCTGAAGGAAGATGAAAACGGTGTGAAGCTGACGGACGGTGAAGTCGCGGGCATCAAGTCCTCGACCGTCGTTCGGAAGTCTCGCTACGCGAAGCCCTTCGAAAAGCTGAAGATCAACATTCCGTATGACAAGGGCATGGACCCTTATTCGGGCCTGTTCGATCTCTTCGAGAAGAAGGGTCTGATTACCAAGGACGGCGCGCGCTATGTCTACACTTCCCCGGTGACCGGCGAAGTGCTGAAGGACTATCGGAAACGTTTCAAGCCCGCAGGTTGGCTGGATCAGATCATGGCCGAGCAAGAAGCATGGGACAAAGAAAAGCCCGGTGTGGAAGGTTTCGACCACACGGAAGGCGCGAACTATATTGAGGGGGAAGACGACTAACCCACTGAGATAAGTAGAAAATGCGCGAGCTTTGGAATAGTCTGAAGTTCGTGTGTTTTCATCCCCCAACTGTGAGTAGTGCGTTATGAATAGTGAGAGTAAAGTAGTAGCAGAACTTTGGGATTTGGTCCGAGATCATATCCCGAGTGCAAGGCGCCTAGAGATGGCCATTGGTTTTCTCAGAGCGTTCGAAGAATACGGTTTCGACTCTCGCGACATGCAAGACATCCTTGATGAGGATCGTTACCTCGCCCGTGCATATGCCGATCTCTACGATGTCGGTGAAGAAGGCGAAGAAGAAGACGAAGGTTACGGAGACTAAGCCAATATGGCTCGCTGGTATAGCAAGATCACTGCCGATCCGGTGAACTTCCACGAGGCGTTGGGAAATGCACTCGAACATTTCCACAACGAGTACGAACTCGCACAGAAGGAGCTACGGCCAAAGCCGGGTAGTCGCATCATCGATCTGTCCACCAATCTGGCCGGGATCGTTGAATATCGTTACGGGCAACTTCAGGAACTTGAGAGTATCCTGAAGTTTCTCGAAATCCAATATGACCGGGTTAAGGGTGAAAAGAAGCGCAACTTTTTCGAGCATTACAACCGCCAACTCTCCGAACGGTTGTCCGATCAATATGCCGAAATCGAGCCCGAAGTCATCTTGTTGCGAGAGTTCATCCAACAGGTCGCATTGATTCGAAACATGTTCCTCGGCATCAGCAAGGGCCTAGAAACTTTGCACTTCCAAATTGGTCATATTATTCAACTACGTAAGAATGGTATCGAGGACGCCACTTTCTAATAACGGCATTTTTTCAGGCGAGTTTTTCAGAAGCTAAATACTCGCATATATTAGCCGCCCGGAAAGAGTGTTGACGATGCCTTCACCTTCAGTCTTCAGCAATCATGCTGGAACCTTGTCCGACTCTTATGCCATCGGTAAACGAGGCATCAAACTGCTGCAAGGGACGAGTGATCCGGCTGGTGTAGATGCACCGATGGGCAGTCTCTACATTCTGCGCGGCCTAACTACGAACAAGGTCTACCAAATCGACGCCGATGGCGTCTGGACGGCATTGCTGTCCCCCGACGATATCATCTCGGCCAATGACAATCTCACTGTTGCCTTCGTAGATGGTAAGGTGACGATCACTGCACCGACCACCAAGCATCGCACGCAGTTTACCACTTCTGATCTTTCGGCAGGCGTGTTGACCGTAACTCACAATCTCAGTGAGGACTATCCGATAGTTCAAATCTACGACAACACACGAAAAGCAGTATTGCAAGACGTAATTACAACCGTTGATGCTAATTCGCTCACGCTTGGGTTGTCTTCTTATGGTTCTTTTTCGGGAACATGGACGGTTACCATTATAGCGAGCTAACGTCGTTCTGAACTATGTCGAGGTGTCACCTAAATACGGCGACACACAACTCTCGGCAGGGGAACATTCTACATGGACGTTGGCAATATTCTAGTTCACGGCTCTCTTAAGCAGACCGCGAATACTGCAATTCAAATCGCAGTTGGCACGACGGCAAACCGCCCGGCCAACCAAGCTGGTCTGGTTCGCTACAATAGCGACCTATCTCGTTACGAAACCAATAACGGCACCGCATGGTCGAACATTGGCGCGGGCGACGGCACCGTCACCAGCATTTCGCTCACGGGCGTCGCAAACGCAATCACCGTCTCCGGTTCTCCGATCACGGGCGCCGGTACGCTGACGCTGGCACTGGCTGGTGAACTTGCCGGTCTGAGCGCAATCTCGACGAACGGTCTGGTCGCTCGCACTGCTGCTGGCACCTACACCCCGCGCACCATGGCTGCTTCGGCCGTCGCTGGCGCTCAAGGCATCACGATCACGAACGGCGACGGCGTTGCTGGCGCCCCGGTTATCGGCTTCACGATCACTGGCCTGACCGCCGAAGCTGGTGCAATCGCTGGCACCAACACTCTGGCCATGAACGATGGCACGAACAACCTGAAGGCCACGTTCACGCAAGTGGCGACCTTCATGGACACTCTGTTCGTGAACCAAGGCGGCGACACGATGACCGGTGCTCTGGTCCTCGCCGCCGATCCCGCGTCGGCCCTGCAAGCTGCTACGAAGTCCTACGTTGACAACGCAGCCGTTACCGCAACCACCAACGCACAGTCGAACTCGGTCCTGAAGGCTGGCAGCACCATGACCGGTCTGCTGGTCCTCAGCGCCGACCCGACTGCACCGCTTGGCGCTTCCACCAAGTCTTACGTTGACAACTCCATTGCCACTGCCATCTCCACAGACACCTACACCGCTTCTGCGGCCGGTGGTCTGCTGCTGACTGGTAAGGCGTTCAGCGCCAACACCACCAGCGCATCGACCGGTCTGGTCGGCGGCAACATCGCTGTTCGCTCGACCGCTCTGACTGGTCAAGTTCTGCGCTCGACCGGCACGGCTGGCGCTGAAGCAACTTGGGGTGCTCTCGATCTCACCAATGCCAACGCAGTCACCGGCGCTCTCGCCGTGGCGAACGGCGGCACCGGCGGTGCGACCGCAGCAATTGCTCGCACGAACCTCGTCGTCCCGAGCATTTTCCGCGCGTCTTTCACCAACGCCACTCTGGTCTCGAACGCACTGACTGTCACGCACAACCTGTCGCAACAGTTCGTCCATGTCACGGTCACCGACAACAACAACAAGATCATCCAACCGGATGACATCACTATGACCAGCACTTCGGCCAGCACGGTCGATCTCACGTCCTATGGTGCGCTTACGGGCACTTGGAACGTCACGGTTATCGGTTAATTCCACATCACTACCATTGAGAGCCCGAAGGATATTTTCGTTCTTCGGGCTCTTTCTGTATAGGACTAAATAAGGCCATGAGAGAAGGCAACGAGCAAACCGGTAATATCCAGCAACTTTCGACTGGATATCTTCAGTTGGCCAGCGGCACAACTGCTCAGCGACCTACCGCCAACAACGGTATGATGCGCTACAATACTGATTTTGCTCAGTTTGAGTTCTTTGCCGCTAATGCATGGTCGAATGCGGTTACAGCGACAAGTGTCGCGGCCACCTACCTTCCTCTCGCCGGTGGCAACGTCACTGGCAACCTTGGCGTCGCGGGCAACCTGTCGATGAGCGCCGGTAGCTTGAGTCTCACGGTCGGCAACGTCACGATGACTTCCGGCAATGTCATTTTGACTTCTGGTAAGGTCGAACTCGCCACAGGCAACGCAACAGCGCCGTCTCTTACGTTCGGCAGCAACTTGAAAGCGGGTGCGTATTACACCACAAATGCGGTGTCGATAACCGCAGATGGTTCAAACACGTTCGTTGTTCAATCGAATGTGGCCACACCAAGTTTCTTGTTCAATTCTATTGATGGTATCGCACTGCCATCCGGCACCACTGCGGATCGCCCAGTGACCGTCACCGCCGGTATTCATCGTTGGAACACGACACTCGGTGGTTTCGATTCCTACGACGGCGTGAATTGGGACACTCACTCCACTGCTTCGTTGACCGGCGCCGACAGCATCGCAAGTGAGCCCATCAACTTTGTGTATGACACGACGCGCTCGAAGTATCTGAGTCAAGCAACCATGTCGCAATACTACATCGCGACGACTGTGGCCACGAATGACTTCATCACATGGGATAGCATCTTTTCGTCGGATGTGGGTCTCATCATGCCGTACAACGGCTGTATTACAGGTTGGGGCGTTTATATTACGAACATCAATACCTGTGCTCGTAATGTTTCCGTCTATGTAGGCGCCACAGAAAACACCGGGCAATTTTTGATCGGCGGGACCGGCACAAACACCGGCGCCTATTCGCTGACCAAGACGAATGCCAATTTGAATTTCTCTGCTGGCAACAACATCCGAGTTCAAATGCGTTTCGCCGCAGGAACTACCGGCCATGGTTGGACCAATATGAACCTCATCATGTATTACAAGTGGAGGATTTAAGATGCCTCTAATCGTTCAAAACACAACTGGCGATGACATCGAGATCGTGCAACTGGGTCTCACTGTCCCGGCATCTGATATCTATGATTTGTCGCTCCGTCAGCAAACGATCATCGCGGCCAGCGATGAACTCGCCGGGCACATTGCATCCGGTAATCTGACGGTTACGGCCGACACCCTAAACACCCTCGCCAATGCGACTGGCTATTTCCAGATCGTCAGTGGCGAACCCGAAGACCGTCCGGCCTCGCCGCCGACCGGCACCATGCGTCACAACGCAAACACCAACGTGGTCGAGATTTATCAGTCCGGTGCTTGGCAGAGTATGCCGAACATGCAGAGCACGATTTTCGCCATCGACTCGGTTACCGGTGTGCTCTGCTCGTTTAATGAGGCTCGCGCAAAATACCTGAGCGTTGCTATCATCCCCGTCACGTATACGAACGCCAATGCGGCCGACCAATCGTGGCTCTACATAGATTCAAATATCAACCACTCTCAATCTGGATACGTGTCTCCCGTCTACGGAGTCATCACGAACATCAGTGTCTACACTGACATGATGATCGACAAGGATGTTTCGGTCTATGTGAACGATACGCTATACGCGAATGTCGTTACGTTCGCCGGGGAGCAAAAGGCAAACTCAGTCACCACATATATCAATTTTGATCCGGGCGATACTGTTCGTATTCGAGTCAATTCCACCAACAGTGGAGTTCTTGGAGCCATGTATGCCACGGTCTTCGTGAGCCTGCGAGGAACCGTCTGATGACCGTCCTTTTCAACACGAGCAACGCTGCAATCGATCTCGATGATTTCGGGATGACTATTCCCGCCTTGGGAACGGCCGACATCAGCCACATTCGCGCGCAGATCATCGCCAACTGTGCGGTTTTGATCGAGAACGTCACGAATGCCGTCATTGCCGTCGTGAACCAACAAGCGGACCCCACTTCATATTGGTCAATTGATGACGGTCTCGCGATCATTGAACTTGGTGTCAACGGCGCCCAAGTTGGCATCTCCAAGCCAACTCGTCCCGGTATCATTGAGGGGAATTACTACGGCCCGACCACCGACGCACCGTTGATCGACGATACGGTCCCGGCAAATCACCTGAACGCCATTCCGGTGAACTATCTCGGTGAGCAATTCAACCGAATTGGCGTCTCGATCACGACACCCGGAGTTGCCAATTCTTTCTGCCGCCTCGGTGTCTACGAAAACAATGATGGTTTTCCCGGCAAACTCCTCTTGGACGCGGGTGTTGTTCCCTGCGACACCACCGGAAACAAGGAAATCATCATCGATTTCCAGACACCCTCTGATTGGTGTTTCCTGAGCACGCTAACCAGCGATCTCACCAATGCTCTTTCCGTGGCCTCTCAGCTTAGCGTTTGCGGCAACACCGGGAACAATGTCACCGATGTGACTCGACATATTCACACTGACTACACGGCGACTGACGGTTTCCCCGACATGTTTCCGAACACGGCCGTCGCTTCGACCAACTATCCCCCGTTCGTCTGGTTCAGAAAGGTCTAAACCATGAGCACCATGGATCGCACAGAGACCTATCACAGCAACGGCGCCCTCATGAGCGTCGTGGACAACCGCAATTTGGATGACATGAAAGCCAAGAAATGGGACGAAATCAACGCGTATCGTGAAGTCATTCTCGACCGTGGACTTTGGTATATGGGCTACCTCTGGGGTAGTGACGAACGCAGCCGTGCCAACATTACCGGTGTAACCGCTGGTATCGCTACGGGTATTCCTCTACCGACCGGCTTCACATGGCGCGACAACAACAACAACAACGTGTCTTTCACCGCCACGAATATTGTGACGCTGGGTGCATACATGCTAGGCTACGTGAATGAAGTCTACAACGCAAGTTGGACTATGAAAACCACGGTTGACGCATTGACTACTCTGGATGCAGTCGATGCCTTCATCATCGCCAATCAAACTTGGCCCGATGGTAATATGGACGGAACTAAGCCCGCTTAAGCTAGCGGCTTTCCGGTGCTCGGAGCTTGAGCAGAAGCACGGAGCATCCAGCGATGCTTTTGATGCATTTCGATCCTCGCTCCAAGATAGTTCACGATACCTTGCTGGTCATTTTGCTCGGCCGCGTGCAACGTTTCTTTCATCAGAGCGATCAAGACTTCATGTGCCTGCACAAATTTTGCTAGCATTTCACGAGTTCCGGGTTGATATGCCGGAGCGCCCGGAATCCGACTCAGTTGGATAAAATGTTCCATGCTCTGCGGCGCGTAAGCATCCAGTGCGCGCAGATGCTCGGCGATATCGTCCAAAGATTCCCAAATGTCGCGATATTGCTCTTCAAGCATTTTGTGGAGTTGGTAGAAGTCGGGTCCTTCCACGTTCCAGTGTGCACCATGAGTAGCGACATACAACGAGAACGCCGTTCCCAATGTCGCTTTCATCAATTCAATTAGTTCCATTTTGCTCCTTGGCCCACTTTCCCAGCAGGATCAATTCGTTGAGATTTGCATCATTCTTTATTCGGTTTGCGCGATAACTTATGATTTGAACATTACCCGGCACATATCCGATATTCGAATCGATTCTATCTAGTGAAGGTGCACTTTCTCGATCTTGATGCGTTGGTTTGACCAAAATAGAAATGTTCAAAATTGGACATGTTTTGGGGATTGGTGGCAAATTGGTTAACGTCAAATCAAAATGCACGCCTGATTTTTTTTGCTCTTTGCTTCGCAGCAGAGAGCATCTTCGCCAGCACCATCTTTGGTGTCACGATCAGTGCTGCAACTCTTTCCCGAGCACATTCACGATGGCATTCCACACAATTGTTGATCGAGGTGTATCTCACAGACACATGACCTCGTTTGCACGGAATGCCTGTGAAGAATAATTTCGACTTACTTTTCGTCGCTGCATCTCGATTTGCTGGAAGAGATAGCACATCGAGATCAATGTGTTTCAGCTTCGACGGCCCGCGTTTCATATGCATATTTAGCGTGAATCTGCTTGACCAAACTTTCTAGGGTGGTAAGTTGATTTTCCAGTCAATCGAGGAGAACATCTATGGGCGCGCGCACCACCACCACCCTCGGCGATTTCGGCCGCAGCATCCGCAACGAACCGGCCTACGGCATCTACAAGCATCGTTTCTATCTCGCGAAGGACACCGTCCCCGCCGCCGAAGTGGAAGCGTGGCTTCGCAAGGCATATGTCGAGGCCCGCTCCGGCCGCCTCTATCGCGTCGTGAAGTATCGTCACGCGGACGGCAATCACTACGTCGATTACATCTGGATGCAGAAGTGCACGGACAACGACGAGATGTTCATCAAGATGAACTGGGGCTTCGAGAAGCACAAAATCGCTCGCGGCGAACGCGTCGCCCGCCGGAAGCTGACCAAGGAACAGAAGTCCGAACTGGACGAACTGATCGCCTACCACCGTCGTCGGTTCTACGAGATCAACGACGAGGCTCTCGCCGCGAAGGAAGCGCAAGCCTAATGCGGCTCCAATGGCAATTCAACGACGGCTTGGGGTGGCGCGGTGGCGCCACCCTTGAGTCGGTCACCGTCGCGGAAGTGGCTGAAGCTGCCAAGGAAGCCCACTGGAGCCGGTGGCCGAACGATCATCTCCGTGTCATGAAGGAAATCGCCCCGCAGCAGTATCGCATGGTGTGGTGGCAAGACGGCCATGCGGCCGAAGAAAGGATGTCCGATGCCGGTATCTGATGTCAGGGAAGCGCAAGATCAGATCAAGGCCGTCGTGGCGAAGCTGAAGAAATCGGCCGACGATTTCGAACCAGTGACGCTCGAACCCAACGAGGCGATGTGGGCGTTCCGCATCATCACCGAAGGGTTTCCGGGGCTCGCCCCGAAGTGATCCTGAACGATGATGCCAGCCCCGAGGAAAAGCAAGCGGTCCTGATGGACATGTTTGCTCCCGAGCCACTCAACGAGGAACTCGTGCCGTTCCTCGCGCAAGGGCGGCTGGGCCAAGGCATCTATCATCCGCTGATCCACGACCCATTTTACCAAGAGGCAATGAACAAGCGGATCAACGCGATGTTCAAGCACAAGACTGAAGCGGTGGCGAAAGCTATCGAAGAGGGACGCTGGGCCTCAATGCTGTTTCTGCATGAGCGCCCCTATCGTCTCGAAGCGTTGGAGGAAATCCTCTACACGCACGAGATCGACGATCCCGAGATCGTCTGGCCGCTGATCGCCAGCGTGTGGACCGACAGCGAGAACATCAATCAGAACTTGGATCAGTGGCTCGAAGTGTGGGATTCCTCGATCCCGCGCCGGTTCGAACTGGTCATGGACGAAGAAGAACGCGCGGCGCTCGCCGCTCTTCCCGAGACCTTCGAAATCTATCGCGGCATGGGCGCCGAAGAGGCCGCCGATGGGATGTCGTGGACGACCGACAAGGTCAAGGCGACATGGTTCGCCCATCGGTTCTCCGGGCTCACCGAGCACATGCCCTATCTGGCTACGGCGACCGTAGCCAAAGCCAATGTGCTGGCCCACTTCCTCGGCCGCAACGAAAGCGAGATCGTCGTGTTGCCGGAGAACGTGGAAGGTATGGTGGTCAAGCGCCTTCGCAAAAAGGTGCGAAAGTGAGTTTCGATGAAGCCCGCCGTTTCCGCGACCAGCCAAGCCCGTCCTTGGAATTTTCCGCCTTGGATGTTTACAAGCGACGTACCGAGATCACCGACAGCATCGACGTGTGGTTCACCGATACGGGCCAATGGCGCTATCTTGCCATGCAAAACGGGAAAATCAGTGACGAAGTGCGCGAGTGGTGTGAAGCCAATTTCAAATCAGCATTCACCTTCAGCAAAATGACTGTCGCGGCTATCACAGCCGAGAACCTGCATCTTCACGTCACCTCAGATACAGACGCGCTCAATTTCATCATGCGGTGGTTCTAGACGATGGCGTGAACGAGGCGTTTGACCTCGTCAGTGGCGTGCAGAGGAACGTGATTATAGATCATCTCCGGCGGACCATCGTCCTCGACGCGAACGATCCCCACGATCCGGGTAGACCCGTCGAAACCGACGACGTTCGGAATGCGAACGGAGTGCCGTGATTTCAGTTCCGGGTGTTCCATTCGAGAGAAAATTCGGACGAGCTTTTCTTTGGTATCTCCCCAAGTGAACTCGGCTTCTCCATCGACACCGAGTTTCATTTCAAGCCACGCCTCTGCGGCTTCGTGGATCAAACCTTCGGGAAGGTCACCGTGTTGATCTCCTGCGAGTTCGGAGAAACCAACCGCCAACCGCTCGACATAGTTTTCGAAACTTTCGTCGCCCGGATACATGTCTTCGATCTCGGGACTACGAAGCTGATAGCCATCGGCTTGCAGCATGGACTTCAACACATGGTCGAAGATGATGTCGATGGTGTCCTCGTCCGGCAAGGCTTTCTTCATATCGACTTCGATGACGATCAGCAAATAGTCAGCGATCTCGTGCGCGTTGAGATAGTCTCGCAACTGGATGGCATACCGAGACGCGTAGACGCCCTCTAGGCTGGCCCAACGCATGTCATCGTAGTTGCCGCCATTATGGTTCGGCACGAGCCCGTGGGCTTGAATAGAAACCAGATTCGTCAGACGCGTGACATGCAGGTAGAATGACCGAACGTCCGTCAACTGCCTCTCGACCAAATTAATCCATTCGCGCATTCCCATATTTATCGACGGCACATTTGGTTTGCGATAATTTGAAAATGTGCACCATCCTTTCACTCTCGCGTCGGTCAAGAAGGGCTCCCTCAAACTTGAGGGCACCGGGCGCGTGTTTCCTATGCAGCTTCTTCCGGTCTTTGCGTCGGCAGAAGAAGCTCATCAGTGCATGGGGTTCCATTTTTCCATGTGGCTCGAAGCCAACCCCGACGTGACGGACTATCGCTTGGCGTTGGATATGGAAGTTTGCGACTCGCCAATTACCGTGCATCGTCAAGCGCCGGTGTGGATTTTCTTCGGGAAACTGAAAGACAAAAATGCGTTCCAAAGATGGATTGCACGTTACAGGGAGTGGTTCGGCGGAAACGATATCGACCGCGCCTATTTTCCAGTATTGCCGATCAGCGGCCGTCACACACTGACTTTTCTGACTATTCCTTCTGGGATGAAACTCGATCCTAGAATGATGGACATGACTTTCCCTGATGGCAGCGTCGAACGTTGGGCGTGGGTATTGAGTAATTGTCGCAACCCAGTCTATGTGACCCCTAACGGGCTTGCATTCACGTCTGCGAAAGAAGCTCTCCATTTCAAACTGCGATGGTCCGAGGCCCAAAATGTCTGAGAAACCCAACGACCCATGGACTACGGCAAGTGGCTCACGCATCAAAGCGTGGTTTGTGATGCGTCTCGATCTGCCTATGTCGCAGGGCAAGTTCGGTATCCAAATTGGGCACGGCACCGATTTCATTCACATGGTCGGCGCCCAGAATCCATTCTACGAAACGTGGCTTGATCCGCACGGCGGAAACCGCCGTAAGATTGCCCTACGCGCCAAGACTCTCGCCGATCTCGAAGTCGTAAAATCTGAATGCGACAAGGCTGGCATGATTACGAAGCTCATCATGGATGCGGGTCTGACCGAGTTCGGCCAACCGACCATCACCGGATTGGTGATTCTCCCGCACGATGACGGCACAATCCCGAGCGTTTTGAAGCGGGCTCAAGCATGGCGGCCGACCGATGGCACAGCCCCGACCAGCTAACGGACCTCGCGGCTATACCGGTCCACCCGGCTGCGTTGGTCCACCGGGTGTCACACGTCCGTATGGCACCCATGTGACTTCCTTGCCGGGAGTCTCTCCGTATTTGATGGCCCAATTCAGAGATCAATTTTACCACATGCAACATCGCAAGGGACGTAACGACAATCGAATTTGGCTGCTTGTCAAACTCTTAAAATGGACAAAGGTCGATCTGCCCATCGAAACCATCAGTCTGGCCGGAGGCCAACGTGATTCTTCTACAGACATGGGTCTGGTGTTTGCCAATTGTGACAGGGGTGTCCAGAACATTAAAGATTGGTGCGATAGCCAGTGCCGAAAGCCGTGGCGTTATGAACCGTCCGGCACATTTCTTTTTCGTTCAATGAACGATGCAGCCATTTTCAAACTTAGGTGGTTCTGATGCCCGAACCGGTCGTTGAATATTGCGTTGAGGAAGCTGACACTGACGGGAAGGGCACCGAGATCGGCTGGGGCGGGTGGAGCACTCACTCGACCGAAAAAGAGGCCGAAGACGCGATGTGGGCGATGCCCAAAACTGAAGGCCGCCTGCGCGTCGCTAGGGTGACCACTGAGACACTTTGTGTGCGAGACTGTCCCAGTGAGCGGTAATTCTCCTGAGCCCCTCAGAGAGGCTCTGTGGGCCGTTTTGGAGGGCATCCATTGCCGGATACCCGACAATGATGGCGATGGCTCTGAAACATCTTTCGAGAACCTGCGCTGGATGGTGGATCGCTGCTTGTCCGACGAGACCATGCCGCTCGACAAGGTCAGTCGGTGGGTGGGCTTCATCCAAGGCGTTCTGGCAACCAAGGGCTTGCTCAGTGTCGCCGAAGAGCGAGATCGAACGAGGCCGATCTTTCACAAAGCCTATCGCGAAATGGGCATCACGCCCCCGGCAAGCACCAGCCGTGGTTGAAAGAGTCTCTGACGTATTTGATCGCGAGTGGCCCTATCAAATCACGTTCTATACTCCCATTCTGTCGGACGGATCGCTCTATGAGATCAAGAAATGGTGTGTCGATAATCTCAAGGGCGATTGGAGCTATTTCAGTCGCGGCAGTTTTTTCGAGGTGTTCGTCTTTGATGACCACACCGACGTGATTTTCTTCAAAATGAATTTCGAATGTTGACCCGCGTCGTTCACTGCAAACGAGAGCCCTACGATGTCTACATCGGGCGGGGATCGAAATGGGGCAACCCGTTCGTAATCGGCAAGGACGGAGATCGGCCAACCGTGATCGCAAAATATTGCGACTATATCGCCCAACGTCCCGACTTGCTGGCAGATGTCCATGAACTTCGTGGTAAGGTCATCGGCTGTTGGTGTGCCCCACAAGCGTGCCATGGCGATGTGCTCGCGGAACTGGCGGATTCATGAAAGTCTTTGTTTCGGATTCTATCATCAGAGATGGCCGCGATTTCTATGACTGGCTACGTCAGTCAAATTGGCGACTCGTGACTTCGCATTCCAAAACGGACGGGAAAGGCAAAGATGTCGGTGCGAGCGTCTACGAAACAGATGAACTTTCGGACGGCGAAATTCTTCTTTTGAAATTGCAGTGGCCCATCATTGGCGCGGTTGCGAATGATGGTTCGGTGCGATGGTCATCGGACGATTTCAGGTGGCTGGTAAAAGCTGGCTACGACTAAATAATTCCATGGAAAACATGGGCAAGACGACGATTGATCTGGCTGACGACAAGCAGATGGTCATCTCGAAAGATTTCGATGAAGATTTGGGACACCCGGTCTACACGGCCACGGTGCAAGGGGAGCCTAGCCCGGTCGCAAAAATTGTCGAAAGTGATATCGATAACTGGCTGAGCAATCAAACGCTCGCCAAGTCGTTGCAAGCACACGGCCTTACGAACCAAGCGGTCAACAATGCTCTAGAAGGTCTGGCTAATTTCCACGCCAGCTTCAAGACCGACGAAAACACCACGTTCGATGTGAGCGTTGATCCCGTCCACGAATCGGTGGGCGTCGGAGTGACGATCAAGTTCTAAGGAACAAGTTTCTCGACCGTCCAGATGCCGAGTTCTTCGCCATATGGATCGACACCGATTTCGCCACGACACAGCGATGTCCACGCCGTCCCAACCCATCCATTTTCGTATTCGGGCATCCCGGCGCCGCAGAGGCTCAACTGATAGCCGAGATGTTTTTCCAGAGCGTGGTCGAACGCTGCGGGATCATGCGTCGCATCGTCATCTTCGAACGTGAATTTCTGCTCGCCGTTCAAAAACACAACATACGTCGTCATCGCAAACCCCATCTCGTGCAACGAATACATATCATCAACTGGTTTGGGTGGAAAGGCCGCGAGTGCACTCCGCACCGTTTCGGCAAATCCCGCTACGCATAGCGGGCAGACTAGCGGCCGGTCCCAGCCTTTCCCCCAAACCAATTGAGTGGTGAGTGTCGGACGACACAGTCCTGTCGGTCTGCATCCAGATTCCCGAGTCGGGCATTGCTCCCGAATTCTCCGCGAGGGGGTTATGATACCCAAGCGGTGGTGCTGTTACCCTCGGCGACAACTCAGCGGCCATCCCTCCACCCGTCATCCCTCGACCCGAAAGTTGCCGGGATGGCGAATTCGTGGCACCCACTTCGTTGCACAATCAACCCCGGTATGGACTGCCGGGATGTGCACTAAAGGAGGGGGCAAGGCGCCGCAAGCTGGTCCCCTCTTTTTCTACCGAACTTCAGATGTCCAATCCTACGTGCTCGGCGACAGTTCGAATATTCCGCTACTGGGGGTCCTTTTTCAGGAGGCAGTCTACCCCCTTACTAAAAGACCCTTTTCGCGAGGACATCCGCTCTCCCCGATCTGCGCTGCGGAGACTAACCCGCCCGCTCTGACCGAAGTGCGCTACGCCCAAAACCCTTCGTGTGGTTACAAGAACCCCCGGCTCAATACGCTTAGGCTCAGCCCGCATTGGGCCTGCCCCAGCAACCTTCCGGCGTTGAAACCGGCGTTTACGCGTCTTCGCTTACCGCACCCCACCACGAGGTGTTTCGGCTAGAGATGGTGGCCCGGAGGCTCATGTAACCACACGCATACTGTGCGGGGACTAGGGCTCGAACCTAGTGTCTTCCCTACCTCACCGAGTGTGGCCACACCCTCGTATAGTAGGACTGCTCTAACCCGCTGAGCTACCCAACAAAACCTTTTCGGACTTACCGGTTCATCACCGCGCCGAGCGTGCCCCGAAGGGCGGAATTGGCACCACGAGGAAGACTTGCACTTCCATACCCTTGTCAACAGCAAGGCTCATCATATTCCCGCAGATCGTGGCCACGATCTCCGGCTTTTAGATCACCGTGGTATCTCGTGCCCTCTCGGGCATGTTCATGTTGGTAGCCGTTCCCCGCTAAGGGACAGTCTTATTCGTGGTGGGGATCGAACCCACGACCCAAGGCTCTACCGCTGAGCTACACGACCTACACTACCACACTTTCACTCAGTTCGCGTGCACGCTCCCCGAGCTAAACCTAGATTGCGTGAACCTCTCAACGATAGAGCGGAAGGATCAGGCCGCTTCATTGCTTCCACGGCCCATACGATCCAATCACCACGCAACCAAACCTTCGTGCCCATTCGGGCGAAATCTCCAACCACGCCCTCGCTCTAAGCGAACGACAACGGATCGGCGAGGTGTCATCGCTGTCTAGCCCACGATGGTCCCCTTCGGATCGCTCACGCTATATTTCAAGACGCAGCGCCGCAACTTTTTGCCCATTCAGGCGAATTGGTGGAGGGACTTCCCTCTCCAACGAAGCGGCTCGCGCGGGGCCATCTCCAAAGTCGGAGTGTGAAGTTGGGCCTACCCCCTAAGCAATGGCATTTCGGCCACTCAGGTTTATCCCACTTTTCCAGCCTAGTCTCGGGTCTAGAAATCCCTACCTTCAGCTTCTCTCGACACTGAGGGCCAGACACTTCCTCCTGAACCCTCGCGAGGGTTAGAGAATCTGCGCTGACACTTTTAGCTCGGAATGCTCACGCAATCCCGCCTCAGTAATTCGTGTTGCCTTCCCGAGATCAGAACGCTGGTAAACCGCCGGGCCAAACCCTTTGGCTCTTCCAAGGACTTCTGGTTAGCTAATGCCGAACCAGCGCCCCGTTCTCAAGAACAACCTCAATCTACACCGCCCCCGAGAACGGTCAAGCAATTTCTTTTGGTTGACCAAAAATCTTTTCGTGGGAGTATTCAATCTATAGTCAGCCGGGAGAACCATGTGCAATACGAGACCCACATCTTCAGCAAGAATGAGCCGTGGGCCACCGAATGGCACATCCTCTACTTGACAGCCGCCGACGCGGAGAAGGTGTTTCTCAGCACAAATGAATCCGTGAAAGGCTACCGTCGCAACGGTGGCGAATGGGCGCGCGCCAGTCATGATAGCTATCGCTATCTCAGGCGTGAAGTTGATGAATGGGTCCGTGCCAATGCCGGACCCCAAGAAGGTGAAGTGTGGGAATGCGACCGCTACTACCACGCGGACGAGCCTCTCCCAGCATTGCCGCAACGCGCCGGTCGCCGAGCATGGCTGGATGCCTTCAAATGCTGGCCAGAAGTCTACGGAAACTACCATCATCACCAGTGGGCGGCCGGATCGCACCTCGACACCGAAAAGAAAGGGATCAGAGCTTTCATTCGGTTCAGAAGCGAGACGACCGCTGTGCTGTTCAGGACGCTGTTCCTGTAAATTGGCAGGGGTGGAGAGAATCGAACTCTCGTCTTGGGTTTTGGAGACCCCTACTCTACCATTGAGCTACACCCCTATTAGATAACTTGGGATACCACCGGTTGCAAATCAGGATATATACGTAATACTTACGTATTTCCGGGGGCTATCACGACAATGACTACTCCATCTACGATCAACGGCGCCACTGTGACTATTGTCAGGATTGGCAAATCTCTCGTTTCCTTGCAGTCACAAAATCTCGTCACACAACCCGCAAGCGCCGGGCAGATGTCCTTCCAGATCAATTGCGATTCGAAGCTGCTGATCGCGAACTCGAAGATCACGATTTTCTCTTCGACGTTCGGTGCGAAGATCGACAACGTCACCGTCCTCGCCGATCATTTCGGCGCGGGTAGTCACCAGATCACTGGCCACGTCATCTGAATTGAGAATCAGGTGGGACTCGAACCCACGGGGACAAGCTTCGCTTGTTACGGGGGTAAAAACCCCGCCCTCTCGCCGCTGAGGTGACTGATCCATTTATTGAACATTCGTAGAGATATCAATACTATTGGTTAATGTTTTGTGAATTTTGTTCTGACTTGATTTCTTCTCGATATGGTTCTGGTCGTTTTTGTTCTTCCAAAAGTGCCAGAGGTTTCAGCACCAAAGCTAGGCGCGCAGAGATCAATTCCAAGGTCAGCAAGAAATTATCGAATAGACCGTCTGGTCGAACGCTCGATTGCGTGACCATTTCTTTTCTGGCTGACAAACGACGTGAAAAACTCATGGAACTGCCATGGGAATCAATTGGCCTATACGCCAAAAAATCTCGCGTTCTGGGTGAACAAAATCACCGGTGCAATGGATGCAACCTTGATGAATGGCGGGGCCAGCCGTTGGTTTTGGAAATCGAACATAAAGATGGCAATAACCAAAACAACGCCCGAGAAAATCTCGAAGGCTTGTGTCCGAATTGCCATAGCCAAACGCCAACATGGCGTGGTCGTAACAAGGGTCGATCTAAATCAATCTCAGATCAAGAATTCATCGAACATCTGCAAGCTGCTAGCAGCATTCATCGCGCGCTGTTGAGCTTAGGTCTCTCAGCGAAGGGAACGAATTATAACCGTGCGAGAACTCTCATCCAATCACATGGCATTTCTATGTGATGGTGAACCCCCTCGGATTTGAACCGAGAATCTCCTCCTTAAAAGGGAGTTGCATTAACCGTTATGCTAGGGGTCCGTTAGAAAGTAGCATTCAGAGGTGAATTCATCTCGGGATATTCTGTCGCGAGAACAGACCCTTCATATGTTCCCCAGCCAACGAAAGCCAGAACTAAAGCAATGATTGTGGTGCCGAGCGCGATTTTGAATGTCTTTTGCATAGCAACAATTTATCTCTCTGAGATGTTGCGATGCAATATATTTGAGGGCGCGGTGGGACTCGAACCCACGGTGTGCTTACGCAAAAAGATTAAGAGTCTTCCCCCTTCGCCGCTCGGGACACGCGCCCATGTTGGTGGATCGGGAGAGATTCGAACTCTCGACCTTGGGCTTAAGAGGCCCCTGCACTACCGCTGTGCTACCAATCCATTGTAGTCCTGCTTGGATTCGAACCAAGATCACGCCCCGATCTGGGACTACGGATTATAAATCCGACGCTCTGCCGTTGAGCTACAGGACCAAAGGGTCTGCTGTAGCAGCGATATTCGTTTACTCATTTGGTCCTCCTCTTTTTGCTGTGCGCTCGGCTGGGCTCGAACCAGCAAGACCTTCCGGCCGCTCCGTTTTAAGTGGAGTGTGGCTACCAGTTTCACCACGAGCGCATGATTGGTGCCCCTCCTCGGATTCGAACCGAGATGCTTTCGCGCCAGATTTTGAATCTGGTGTGTCTACCGTTCCACCAGAGGGGCATAGAAACCTGAAGATCACATGGCGTGAACCTCAAGTCCATATTGGTGCGGATGGAGGGAATCGAACCCCCACGCTTTCGCAACAGATTCTAAATCTGCCGTGGCTACCGTTACACCACATCCGCATTGTAGTTGGTGCGAATAGCAGGACTCGAACCTGCACGGCCTTTCGGCCACTGACTTCTGAAGCCAGCGCGTCTACCTATTCCGCCATACTCGCATTGTATTTGGTGCCCAGAACAGGACTCGAACCTGCACGCCGAAGCAACATCCTCTCAGAATGCCGTGTCTACCGTTTCACCATCTGGGCATTGTAGTTGGCACAACCGACTGGGCTCGAACCAGTGGCCTCATCCTTCGGAGGGATGCGCTCTTCCAACTGAGCTACGGCTGTAAATGATGTGCTTGGCAGAGACGACAGGGATCGAACCTGTGACCTCCTGATTCGTAGTCAGGCGCTCGTTCCGGCTGAGCTACGCCTCTGCAAAGCACATCATCGAAGTGTGTTTGGCTGGAACGGAGGGGATCGAACCCACGACCTTCAATTCCGCAAACTGACGCTCTTCCAACTGAGCTACGTCCCAGCAAAACACACTTTATCAACGCCCCCGACCCATGGAAAAGCCGGGGGCGCCTATTCATCAACCTCACCGGTGGCGACCGGCGAAGCCTTGGATTCAATTGTCAAAGATCGGTTAAGGTTGAAGGGAAGAAAGCGAACAAGAAAAAACCCCGGAGGCGGTGGCCCTCGGGGTTCGTGTAGCTCTGAAGATTTTGGGAAGGCTTTTAGCCGTTACTCCCACCATCACCATGCACACGACTCCCCGAGCCCGCCAACCACTTCAGTCGGAGGGTTTTCAGTCGGAGAGTGGCGAGGCGCCGGTTCATGGAAAGGTTCAGAGTCCTTGGTGTTGGGTTGCAAACGCAGCAGTTGCCACGTCGTTCAGATTTTATTTATCACCGATGTGCTGACCATCTGTCAACATTCTTTTTTGTGGTGAACCAAAAATTATCTGATGGCGGCTTCCTTGCCGCCCATTTTGGTGTAGAGCCGCTCGGCCGTCGCCAAGCTCTCGCGTCGGCTGATGGGCTGATAAGCCCAGTTGCCTTTGTGGTCTTTACTGAACACAACGTAGTAGGGCGACGGCTTTCCATTCCGAGACACATTTTCGGCGCGAGCCAGCGCATATCGCCCATCGCTCTTGAGAATAGTCCAGCTTGGGGTCGATTGCATCGTGCTTTCGACGAGGTTCATTAGGTCACGCATTCTCATGACGGTATTTAGCGGCTGACCGATCATGACCACACGATCTTGAACAGCAGGCGATCTTCGTCTCGGCTGAAGCAGAAATAGGTCATCCAAATCGAATGTGATCCGATCAGAGGTGAATCTCTTTTTTTCCGGCGAGTGCAAGAGAAGGCGGCCCAAGGCCCGAAGGCCATCGTCGCCAACATGGGCATTTCATCCAAAAACCGTTCGTTTTGGAACGTCGGCGTGGCCCATCGATAGTTGAGTTTGTTGTCCCGCACGCATTCAAGCGCCGTTCTGAGATGAATGGGCGAAGAGTGTGAAACTTCGTAGTCGGTTCTGTTTTTCGCGTGCAGATCGATGTAACCGGAGGGGATCATGGAGAACTCTTGCTCTCCCCCGAAAGATTGTTGAACGACGCGCACCCAATTTCGTTTCCGCTTCATGAGGTGGGGTAGGCTTTGAGCAGTTCCTCGAACATGTAGCCGAAGCACGAATCCCACGTCTGACCAGACGGGCCGACTTCGTTACGAAGAGCTTGTCGAACTGCTCTATCGGCTTCCCAGACGGCGATGTGTGCGAGCGCCTTGGCAAGCGTCGGTTCTTTGCAGGCGATGGCGATCTGCTCTTGCAAGGGCGTAATGGTCATGACTTCGTCAGCCATTGATGATCCTCTGGATTTCTTCAGGACTCTTATCCTGCCAAAAAGTCCCGGTCGGGTAGATATATTTTTTGAACATATCGGTAGCCCACGTCCCGCCGGGGTTCAGTAGGTCTTCGGACGTTGCGTTGATGACGCAGTCTGCTGTCGCCCAAGCTCTAGCCATTGCTTCTTCGTCGGCTGGATCGACGGCCGACACTTGGGTCACAGCATGTCAGCCGTGATTTCGAGGGGAAGAAGCTTGGCGATGTAAGCTTTCTCAAGCTCCAAGGCGACCTGTCCGTGTTCGGTCTTCAACCAACTCGCGGCGCGATGTGCGGCCGAAATGTAGTGTGACACGCCGGGGTCGGCCTTGGCCTGTTGTTCCAAAAACTCCGGGTCAAGGTGGATGCGTTTGTCGGTGACGATGTTCACGGCCACGCGGTGTAGGCGCTTATCGAAGGTAGTCGTCCGTTTGATCTTGGTGGCCACGTTTTTGTCGGTGATGTCCCTGACCATATAGGTCGGCGTCGTCAACTCGGCGTTGAAGCCATGCCCGGCGGGGCGGGCGTCTTTATCGAAGATCGTCTTCCAGACTTCGCCACGATGTTTCCATTCTGCGCTCGGAACGGAACCGGGTCGTTCGTTGTCGTGCCACCAGAAGTGTTTCACGAGGCCAAGCCGCATGAACTTGTTGATCCACTCGTTGTGTTCGCAGCGAATGATGCCGTAGACGGCGCCGTCATAGGGGATGATGGAAACTTCGAAGTCGAAATCGTAGTCGGGGTTTCGGTATCCGGTTTTCTTGATCTCGCGTTGTGAATCCATCATCTCTTGATAGACGCCGGACAGCACTCTGGTCGGCATGGGTTTTTCCCGTGCCAAGGCGTCGTCGATGTTTCTCTGACTGGTGTTCGCGTAGAGATCGAGAATCTTGGCGTGCGTGAGCGCCTTGAGAGTCTCGCGCCATTGGGCGAGCCCGCGTTCGATCTCGAATATGTTGGTGGTCGTGAACTTCACGCCCCGACCAATGTGCCAGCCCATCTGATTCCACGCCCGCTTGTGATCGCGCGACCCTATAGGCCGTAATTTTTTCGTCAACCAGTTTGATCCGCATAAATATCGGACAGTCATTTGTCCGGTGAGTCATGCCTCTTGTTAACAACGTCCGCACTACACCCGGCTCGGACGTAAAATTCTTCGCGAACACGACGCCCGATGCAAACTCGGTTGCTAAGGTCGATGCTGTCCCGACTGTTGCTGGACCTCCGGGTCCGCAAGGTGTTGGCATTCGTTCTATTACGATTTCCGACAGCGATGACCTTCTTTTCACTCTAACTGACAACACCACTATTGACGCAGGTACTCTGCCGCCCGGTCCCACTGGTCCAACTGGACCTACTGGTGTCACTGGGCCGCCGGGTCCGATTGGTAATATCGGCCCACAGGGTATCAAGGGCGACAAAGGCGACACGGGTGCAACCGGCACGGCTGGTATTCCGGGTGTTCAAGGTCCGAAGGGCGACAAAGGCGACACTGGTCTGACGGGTTCCGTTGGCCCGGAAGGCGATCACGTCACCAACGCGGTCATCAACGGCTCGAATCACATCATCTTCACGCTGAGCGACAACAGCACTATCGACGCTGGTCTGTTGCCTCCCGGCCCGACCGGCAACGCAGGCCCCACGGGTCCGCAGGGTCCTCAAGGCGTGGACGTGGCGAACGCGACGATCAACGGTTCGAACCATCTCATCTTCACGCTGTCGAACTCGGCTGTTATCGATGCCGGTCCTTTGCCGCCCGGCCCCACGGGTGGCATTGGTCCGACTGGACCGGCTGGTCCCGCTGGTCCGCAAGGTAACGCTTCGACGGTGGCTGGCCCGGCCGGACCCGCAGGCCCGAACTTCGAAACGGTCGTCAATCTCAACACCGCCACCGGAACGGTCACGCTCGATCTTGGCTCGAACAGTTTCTACAATCTGACCCTCACCGGCAACGTCACCATCGCGTTCTCCAACACGGCGCTGACGACTCGTTCCTATACGGCCGTCGTTTCCATCAAACAGAATTCCAGCGGTGCGGGAACGTTCACGGTGACGTGGCCGGGAACCTGCAACACGCCGGGCAACGTCGTCTATTCGCAATCGACGGGTCTGGGCGCCACTGACCTCTACACCGTGTTCACGATCAACGGCGGGGCGAGCTACTTCCTCAGCCAAATTGGGCAACTGTATTCCTAATGCTCTACCGCTATCTTCGCCCTCTGCCGGTCCTCGCTACGCCCATTGGTTCGGTGCCTCTACCGTTGACGATGGATCGCGGAGCTTTGAGCACTATTTGGAAAGACGTTCCTACGCCAATCGCTATGCGTTCGGCTGATGGCACGAAAGTCGTGTTTGGCTCGACAGTGTCGGGAGCCCCGCCGAAGAGCTACATCCAAGGCTACGATTTCACGAACGCTATGGGGACTGTCTTCTCTACGGCCGGGAACGGCGTGGGTATCCTGATGGACACGCCCGGTGTCACCAACTCAACTGGTTTCCAACCGACCATTCGAAACATCGGCATTAGCCCGGACGCGCATTACGCGATTGGTATCGCTTCGACGAACGGCAAGATCGGCACCGGCAGCATCGCGGAATACACTTCGATTCAGTATTTCAAGCTGACCAGTGGTCAATACACGCTTGTCTTCCAGCGTCCGTCTACCAAGAACAAGGACCGGAACCAACTTCTCAATTTCTACGATGCGACGAGCTACACGCAGAACTTGGAGTTCACGGACGGCACAACAAACGAGGCCCTGCAAAACCTCCTGTTGAGCGACACTGCCTCGCCGACTGTGGTCAATCAGTTCACGACGGCCCTATTCATCAAGGTGCTCACCTCATTCACGGTCGGGGGCGATGTCGTTGTCGTCTACACGACCTTGCAGTCCGGCCCGCAGAACACGGCCATCCTATACGATGTCTACCGGCCTGCCGCAGGCTCCGTCTTCACGGCTATCGTGCAAGGTGTTCAGTTCCCCGGCTACGACAACACCGTTTGCGCGGCATTGCCGCAGTTCGAAGCCATGCCCGGCAACAAGGTCGCCATGTCGTTGACTTGCACGACCATCTCTTTGAACCCGAGCCTGTTCCTCTATCAGTATGATGGAGCCGGTGGTTTCACGGCTCTGCCCATCGACGTGCCGCTATCTGGTCCGGCACAAGGATCGACGTTCAACAATTACAACCAGAATACGGTCCAGATGTCTTATGGCGTCGGCGCCAGCAAAAACATTCTGGCGATCAACAATGCGAGTGGCCAATTCCTCTATCGCTACACGGGAACTGGTCTTCAAAAGGTCCCGCACGCTCAATTTTTGCCGAATCCGGCAGTCGTGACATATATTTGTGCAGACTACCTCGGCAGGCTTTTTGTCTATTGTAACAACCAGTTCGGCGGCAGCACCGCGACCGGACAACTCTTCGATCTCGGGGTCTAACTTTTTTCGGAACATTTTTTATTGACGGGCTTTTGGTGCTCTGACATAAATAGGTTTCACAAACGGGGTTCGCCCCGCCAATCGTTCTAGGAGACTGCTTTTCAATGTCGCTCGTGGCCAACGCCATTTTCGCAACCATTACCACCGCGCCAATCGGCGTGGCGATGGCTGCTGGCGTTGTCGTGGCCGCCCCGATGTTCCAAAATCAGCCGGTTTTCCAACCCGTGACCGGAGGCCGTATGTCATAAACTGACCAAACTCAGTTTCAGACATGCGAAGCCTCCGAGGGGAAACCTCCGGGGGCTTTTTTAATGCCCTGAAACCAAGCCAATACCACCGCACTGCGATTTTGTAGTCTCTTAGCTCAGCGGTAGAGCAGCGTCTTGATAAGGCGAAGGTCACTGGTTCAATCCCAGTAGGGACTACCAAATCGCAGGACTTACGGGCGAATAACTCAGCGGTAGAGTGCCTCTTTCACACGGAGGAAGCCGGGGGTTCGATCCCCTCTTCGCCCACCACTACTCGATGAGTGACGTAGCTCATCAAGGTCTTTGACATCGTTGATAGCGTGAAATAACGGCCGCTCCCGTGATCGGGGGCGGCCGACTAAGAAGAGTTTTGCTGAGGATTAGTTCAGTTGGTAGAACGCCACACTCTGAATGTGGATGTCCGAGGTTCGAGTCCTTGATCCTCAGCAAAACTCTTCTAGTTTTTTCACAAGCGTCCGTCGCAAGACGGCGCCTGTGAACTAATGGGGAATGGTGTAATGGTAACATCCCTGACTTTGAATCAGGAGACGAGGAGTTTATGTAGGTTCGAGCCCTACTTCCCCAGCCATATTTTACGCGATGTGTTTTGGTGCGGGATGGTAGCAGTCTGGTAGCTCGTTAGCCTCATAAGCTAAAGGTCAGCGGTTCAAATCCGCTTCCCGCACCCAAACACATCGCGAACCTTTGACGCGGGAAGGACAAGACAGTTAGTCACTAGCCTCATAAGCTAGACATCTGGCAGATGCGAGCACTGCTCCCGCACCCAAACTTGGCACGGTGATGAACCGGTAAGTCCACAGAGTTATTGACTTGGTGCTACGAAAATCCGTAGCTGCAAGGTATGAATGATCCACCCAAATTCGTCCGAGCCAGCCGCGAATATCGAGAGCATCTCATCGCTTTCGTTCAGCGGGCAGTTTGGGCGAGAGGACAGCCGGGTTTCGAGTTCGATGTGATGGGACGAACGTTCCTGATCGCGACCGAGACTGACTACCTTCCGGGTTGGTCAGCCCGGCCTCTAACTCAACCGGACTTGATCTTCTTCAAAATGTTGTCGCGAGAACGCGATGACAACCACTGGGGCGCCTATTGGCGTCGCGGCAAGGGGATGAAGGTTTACGGAAACAGCACCGTATTCGAGCGGGACATGCTTTTCCTCAAGTTCGCAGAATAAGCGAAATATCGTACAACACGAAAAGCGATAAATCGTGCAAGGAATCATCGGGATCAGCGTCGGCAGTTCCTCCCCTCGGGGTGTGAAAACGGACCCCCGGTGACTTAGGCTAGAGGGTTGTAGGTGACCTGTATTTGACTGGGAACCTTCGTCCATGTGTTTTGTCAGGGTGTAGCTCAGTCTGGTAGAGTGGCGTCCTCGGATGGCGAGGGTCGCAGGTTCAAATCCTGCCACCCTGACCAAACACATGGTTCACCAAATGGATGTGCTTTCCGAGAGGCATGTTGTGCATCGTCAAGAACAATCACCGTCCGTAGAGGGACGCCCGAGCGGGTTGCGGAGATTGTAGGAGACGATGTGCCAAGCGCGCGAACGGCTGCAAATCGGCATGTCTCGCGGTAAGCACATCCATGATGGATAGTAGCTCAGTTGGTAGAGCTTTCGGTTGTTACCCGAATGGTCGCAGGTTCGAGCCCTGCCTATCCAGCCAAAATGACCTTCGGGTCTGATTGGACGTAGCACAATGGTAGTGCAACTCCCTGTTAAGGAGAAGGTTGTAGGTTCGAGTCCTACCGTCCGAGCCATTTCTGGGTGGGCTGCAACCCCCAACTTCATCCATCGGGTGAAGAGGTGAGACGCACAAAGCGCGTCTCTGACAAAGCGCAGCACATCATGGGGCCATAGCTCAGTTGGTAGAGCGATTCCTCGGCAGGGAATAGGTCGCCGGTTCGACTCCGGCTGGCTCCACCATTAAAGAAAGCCCCGCTGTTTCCAGCGAGGCTCCCTAGACCGAATCCACCACCGCACCGAAGCGCGGACATCAAAGGTGGACATCGTCACAAGGGATGTCAAGACCCGCTGTCCAAGGCTTGGACGGCACTCGCTGTCCAAGGCTTGGACAGCACTCCGCACGGTGATGAGCCGATAAGTCGGCAGATTTTGCCCACCAAAAAAGGCCCCGGCGAACCGGGGCCTTGATGGCACTGCACCGAAGTGCGGATGCTTAGGCGGTTTCGGCGTCCGAGCGGGTCGCGTATTCGGCCTTCAGGGATTCGAGGATCGACTGCTTGGCGGTGGCGTCGGTGACCGACGTTTCGCCGAGTTCGCGTTCGACCTTGGAAATGGCGTTCTTGATGTGCGGGGTTGCCATCTTCGACACCGGGGTTTCCGTGGTGCCGGACTTCCAGACTGCTTCAGCCACAAGGGCCTCCTTGGTAGGTGGGTGGGAGTGCTAACCGGTTTGGTTAACGAAAACCATATATCCACCCCTGCGGCGTCATGTCAACAGCACAAAATCGTGCACTGCTCGTTGAGGGAAAACACGGGGTAATAGCTCAATGGTCGAGCACCGGCTTCGCAAGTCGGGGATCAGGGTTCGATTCCCTGTTACTCCACCAAACATAAATAGTTTCAACTACATATGCTGTCTTAGCTCAGTTGGTAGAGCGCCGTATTGGTAATGCGGAGGTGGTGGGTTCGATCCCCGCAGTCAGCACCATTTCAGGGTATAGCGCAGCATGGTAGCGCGTCACGTCGGGAACGTGAAGGTCGCAGGTTCAAATCCTGCTATCCTGACCAATTAGGTCAATCCATACAGAACGGATTGGCGATGTTCGTCAGCGGCACAGTGTCCAAGATGATCGGGTTTTTGAAGAACTCGGACGTAAATTGATGCGAACCATTCGGGTTCATATATCGACGAGTTGCGGCCGTTTGGGCTCCCTTGACGGTTTTGAATACGCCGCTGAACCACATGATTTTATCAGCATCGCGTGGTGAGGTAACGCCGTACTGCCAAACGGTCATACCTTTCGGGTGTTCGATCCCTCTGGCATAGAACTTCTGCTCAATGGGAGCGTCATTCTCCGTGATGATTTCTCTCATACGCATATGAATATTTAGGCCGCATGGCCAAACAGACATCGGGGTGTAGCTCAGCTTGATAGAGCATCCGGTTTGGGACCGGAGGGTCGGAGGTTTGAGTCCTCTCGCCCCGACCAATTCAGAGACCTTCCCAAAGGGTCTCTACGGTAATGTAGCTCAGTCAGGTAGAGCAGCGGGCTCATAACTCGCGTGTCGCTGGTTCGATCCCAGCCATTACCACCACGGACGATTAACTCAGCGGTAGAGTGCCTCTATGACATGGAGGAAGCCACTGGTTCGATCCCAGTATCGTCCACCAATTTACTTGACGAAACGCCCGTCCATGAGATCATATGTTGATCTTGCAAAGGGAGGGCATCCATGACGACTGTGAAACTCTCCGAAGCGGAACACAACGCTCTCTCACTTCTGGTTCGCTCGGGCGGCTCGATCCTCACGTCGGCCATTCCCGATAAGAACGAGAAGGACGTGTTTGACAACGTCGAGGCAGGCATCAAGGTCTACGTGAAACTTGAGACCCGTGGTCTGGTTGTCGTGACCGAGGAAGAGCCGTTCGAACTTGAAGACGGCACCGAGTTCCAGTTCACGAACGAAGTCTACATCACCGACGAAGGTCGGCACGCTATCAACCGCTAACAGGCCACATATGGCCTATTAGGCGCCGGAAACGGTTCTAATAGGCCAACTATGGCCTCTTATGCTTGGGTAGCTCAGGGGTAGAGCAGTGGGCTGAAAATCCGCGTGTCGTTGGTTCGATTCCAACTCCAAGCACCATTTTGGTTATTTTGACCGCAAGGTAGATCATACCGCCCGGCCAAAGCAAACCGCCCCACAAAACTTGGCACAGAAATGTGCACAAGTCGAAGTGGTTGGATTTGATCTCTATGACCTGAAGAAGGCCCCAGAAGATCAATCCAATCAAAGAGTAAACAATCCATGGGCTCATGCCCATATTTAGAGAGGAACGGTCCCTTGGAGTTTCACGGCTAAGCCCAGAGCGCCTTAATCGGTATCTGGCACTGCAAGATTTGACCGACGCATCGTCGGGCGAACACGCAATCAACCTCGTGCTGGACAAGCTGGTAACGGCAATTGAGCAATGGTCGGGCCTCAAGGCAGACATCGTTCGGTCCACTCCTATCGTTTCCGTTCGGGACAACTACGACCGGCTCTACTATGAGCCGGACGCGGTCGCACGCTCTGCGCGCTATTCCCACTACGTTGACGATGAGCACATTCTTCGCACCCACACGACGGCGGCCATTCCCGGCCTGCTGACGGAGACCACGGCCGACCGGCTGATGGTTCTACCGGGTCTTGTCTATCGCCGCGATGTGATGGATCGGATGCATGTGGGAGAACCGCACCAAGTCGATCTCTGGGTCGCTAGGCGGTCAAGGCTCCGTCGTGATGATCTGTTGAAGATGATCGGCGCGGTTCTCAACGCGATCCTGCCCGGCTGCGAATACCGCTGCAACGAGACAATCCATCCATACACAGTAAATGGCTTGGAGGTCGAGGTTCGTGTGGACGACCGGTGGATAGAGGTGCTCGAATGTGGGGAAATCCATCCGTGGCTTTTGAACGACAACGGCTTGCCTAGTCAGGAGTGGTCGGGCTTGGCGATGGGGCTGGGCCTAGACCGCCTTGTAATGCTCCTGAAGGGCATGGACGACATTCGGCTGCTTCGCAGCACGGATGCTCGTATTGCCCGCCAGATGGCTTCCCTGAGCCCCTACGAGGCTGTTTCGAACCAACCTATGACCAAGCGGGATATGTCGCTCACGGTGAGTGATCCTGACATCGAATTGATCGGAGATCGCATCCGGGTGGCGCTCGGTGATCGGGCTGACTGGTTGGAAGAGATCGTGGTCGTTTCGGCATCGAGTTGGGATGAAGTCCCGGCCGTGGCGAGGGAGCGTCTTGGGATGGCGCCTGAGCACACGAACCTGTTGCTGCGGCTCATCATGCGCTCACCGTCCGAGAGCATTCCGAAAGAGATCGCCAACGAAATCTACGACATAGTCTATGGCGAGCTTCACGAAGGATCGGCGGGGTATCAGCGTGTATCATAAACAAGACGGGAAGGCCCTTAATGCATCGTTTATGATGCACTACGGTCGATTTCACAGTCTAGTGCATCAGTTTTGATGCATTACGCAATTCGCCAAAAATGACGAGTTATGAACAAAAATAGCCCTAACTCGTCAAAATTGGCGAATTATGTCGATGTAGCTTAGTGGCTAAAGCATCCGGTTGAAACCCGGAGATCGGCGGTTCGAACCCGCCCATCGGCACCATTATACTTGACCAATAGTCAGACTGCGGTAGATTGAACTTAAGCAGAAGGAGTCGACCCATGACTGTGCGCGGAAAGTTCAATATAACCCTCGGTGGCGCCATGACGTTCTTGGGTCGTGCGGTAATCGTCGGCGTGGTCATTGCCTCGATAGGTCTCGTGGTCCATTTGGTCTCATCCGAGATGCATCTGGAACTTCAGAACCGCGAGGCGCGCGGCGTCATGGAAGGTCAGTGCTCGCAAATGAAGTGGTCGCTGGACACGAACGCCTACAGCAAGGACAACATGCCGATCTACAAGCACGTCTACGCTGAAATCTGCAAGGACGTGAACTAAAGCCAGAACGTCTTGAAGAGGACGGCATCGCGTTCGTCCTCGAAGCCGATCACCGGCGACGAGACATAGGGTAGGGCGCCATCCGGGTTGTCCGAAAACACCTTCGTTTGCTCTTCCCACTCGCCTTTGACGTTGACGATCAGCCATTCACGGACGTGCGGCTGAACCCGGCCGCGACGGCATCGGTTGTTTCTCTCGTCCGTTTCGAAATTGTATTGCCCAGTCTCGGGCGTCAGTCTGAGCCAGATCATCTGACATAAATATCGGTATGCGAGATTGGATCAAGCTTTTTGAAGATCAAGACGATGATGCTCAGGCGCTCTACGCTCGTGAGCATTACATCGAGCACATGATCGTGCACACTTGCGCTCAGGCTGGGATGGACTTGGTCTCTCAGCGGCCGATCCTCTACGATGAGCAGGACAATCGCACCGCGACCATTCGTGTCGCCGACTCGGTGACGTTGGAGCAACTCGCCAAGATCACGCATCTTGGGTCTGGTTGGACGATCCTTGGCGCCCCCAATGGGTACGGCGTGAGCGTCCAATTCATCGTCGATCCGAAGCTCGACCTAGGGAAATAACCGCAAGGGCTCAGCTACTATTCCTGAGAGTCACGCAACCGGTGTAGCTGGTGCGATACTGGTCGGATTATTAACGACTATCACTTCCTGTTTTGGTCGGAAGAACCATGGTTCTCAGCTATTGTTCCTGAGAGTCACGCAACCCGTATAGTCGGTGCGATACTGGTCGGAATAGTAACAACCATCACTCCCTGTTTGGGTCGGGAGCACCAAGACCTTTTAATAGCCGATCTAGGTATGTAGGTCAAACAATTTCGTTGACCGAATTTCAAATCACCATGAAACTGTGCGGATGGAAGTTTGTCTCATTCGCCCCGACCATTTCGACGCCATGGATGACATCCTGAATGGTAATGGGATGCCGCTCGCTCGTGCGTTCCCGCCGACCTATTTCGTGGCGCTGGATAGAGGGGAAGTCATCGGTGGTGGGGGATACGCCAAGATCAACCCAAGTACGGGCTGGCTGGCGTCTGTGGCCGTCGCCAAGCACCGCAAGCGCACCGGGGTGGGTTCGGCTGTCGTTGCCGCCAATCTACGCTATGCGGCCGAACGTGGAATGGGGTCGATGTGGCTGGAAACGTATTTCTGGAACAGCCGGTTCTATGAGAGCCTTGGTTTCGAAGGCATCGCACCCGCCCTCGTCCCGGCTCGCATCAAGGAGTGGAGAACCAAGAAGCACTGCCGCTTCATGGCGAACACTCTATTGCCAGCGCATTTTGAAATGAAGCGCCTCTGATTCGTTCATGAATTTGAAGACTGCTTTGATCGGATCATCACCGCCGGGTCCGTAACGGCGATACGTCCACTTCGTATGCGGAGCATGGGCGATCAGCCAATCGCGAAGCTCCGGCGTCATGGTCCCAGTACCATTCGACAGTTCTTCGCGATCTTCGAGGATCACGACACAATCATTGTCGCCGAAGAAAGGATCAACCATGGTCATCGGTCCTTCGAAGTAAATGTTGCGATGGGAAAAAGAGTTCACCAGCGCATACGTGTTATCTACTGCTTTATAGTGTTCGATTATGCGATGTGCAAGTTTTGAAATGTCGCTTTCATCCCAAAAACTGATCTCGACTTGCCCCGCCCTAGAAAAATCAACGTCGTAGGCTTTGCGATCCGTGTGACGTTTCAGAACATTGTCGTCGAGCCAATTGCGAACCTTGGCGTTCAAACAAAAGATGTGATGAGTTCGATCCTTATCATCGACTACCCACCGCCAATGCCCCAATTCTGCTTGAAGCTGATGTGTGAGTTCGAAGACATATCTATGTGGACGATGGCGTCGTCTCATAGGAACATCAGTTTGAATAGCGCCGCGTCTTCCTGTCGGAAGAACTCGATAAACAGGTCTCGATTTGTCGTGTCTGCGTCGGACAACACCCCGTAGCGCGTTCTAAACGTCTCGGACGAGTGCGGTGCATTCCGGCTCTCTCGGCGCTCAGCCGGAACGTTGTCTTCGATCCAACGAAATGCTTTCTCGGCTCTGGGTTTGAACGTGTCATAGTTGCACCGAAGTCGGAAAACGTTTCCACTCTCGTGCGCTATGTCCGGCGGGGTGAACTCCATCAAAAGCGGAATGTACGGGCAGTAGTACCCGGCTATTTCTTCGTCTTCGATCTTGACTACCATGTCGTGTTCTTGTCGTCCGCGCCGCACGCCTTCAGCCATTGGAAGAGGGGCACACTGCCATCGTAGAGCATGTTGATATGGTCCGGCCGATAGTTCGCCAGCGAGATCGGGGGACCAACGCGGCCCGGTTCGGGCGAGATGAGATAGGTCCCGCACATTTGCGGCGGAAGATATTTGTGCAAGCTGATTTGCGACTGCGGACCATTGCCGCAGCCACCACCGATGTTCATGATGTCTGCGATATGCCACGCCATGGGTTTGCCGAACGGCAACCGCGTGGTTCGAATGTTTTCAAGAACGATCAGGTCTCGCGCCGTGATCGACATGTAACGCACACCGTGCATTCTTGCGACGATGCAGACGGAATCGAGCACGATGTTGTATTCGGTCTGCATCATGGCCCGATGCTCTTCCGAGTATTTGTCGATCAGCAATTGCATCAGGCCATCGGCGCGCTGCTCTCGCGAAAGCGAATCGTGCCATTTGGAAAAATCTTCACCTCTTTCGTCGATGCGATTCTTGGCGCCGACGAGACGGCCGATCTGAAAGTCCAAGGTCGTGGAAAGGTTGTGTGCGTCGCCGAGAGCATCATCCAGTTCTTCGAGGAACATGAAAAGTTTGGCGAGCGATTCACCGTTGGTCGCAAACAGTTCAAGGAACTGACGGTTGTGCGAACCTTTTTCGTGCCCCTCCGCATGAAGCAGGACGGTTTCTTTTCCGAAGTCCGCGCGGAAGGTGCGGGCCATTCGATCCATGCACCAAGGGAAGCCGTTCGTCCAACCGTAGAGCGGTCGGGGACTACCGTAGCGTTGGCGGTCATCCAGCCATTTGCTGATAATGTTCCACGATCCGTCCTCGCCCATCGCAAGTTTTTGCTGAAGGCTCAGGCGTTCGTTCAGTCCATATTCGTGGAGCTTTGTGAAGCCATCTCCCACGAATTGTCTCCTTCAGCGTTGCCGGTAATCAGGTCGGTGAAGAGCATGACCAGCGGGACGATATTCTGGTTGGAACAGCCGACCACGAATTGATGGTCCGCATATTCTTTCCCCTTTCTGTCAGTATAAACTTTGGGGACGAAAGCCGCAATCAGGATGTCGTTCCCGAGTTTAATCTCGACCCAGCGAGCAAACCGGATGACGGCGAATCCGTTGCCCTTGAGACGCACCGGGCAGGAACCTCGCTCCCATTGAATACCGCAAGAGGCGCCACTACCCTGCAAGTTGGTAGATGAAGTGAGGTGCAACAGAAGTCGTGTCCAACTTCCGGCTCGCTGCGTCAACGCATCTACGGACGTAAAGAGACTTGTCTCTGCATCATCGAGCACGAACACTTCTGGTAGAAATTGCAAAGCCTCAACCACGCGAGGCGGCTTCTTGAAATCCAGCATTTGAAATCTTCAAAATATATTGGACAACCTCCGGCGAAATAGTCGGAGGCGTAGATCAACGCGACTTGGTGTAGGTTCCGTCTCCGTGGCGCTCTACGAAACAGAGCCAGCGAACTTTGCCGTTCCGACAACGGCGAGGCATCCACGCAAATACGTGAAAGCCATAGCATTCAATCGGGCTGCGGATTTCATCATCACACCACGGCGTGCCGATCTTCACTCCGACCGAGTTGTGCTCATCGATGTCGAGCCAGATGAGGTCACTCATATGGCTGTCTTCGCCAGCATTCGCAGAACGGCCGCGACGTGATCGGAAGACGCACGACACTTGAACTCGCTCATTCCACCGAGCTTACTCGGATGACTGGCGAGCACCAACGTCTCTCCCTCGTTTCGAGTGAGCGAAAGGATCAACAATTTCCCGTGGGATCGAGATTGCTCGTTGCCGAATGTGAACACCGTGTGTCGCACGTCGGCGTGCGTGCCGCTGATGTCCCAGCCCATCCAATTGAGTCGGTCATCCTCGTCGGGAGTGTCCCGCATATGGATGACCAAATTGTCCATGAAGCCGTCCCAGAGGCGCGGGCCTTTTACGGAGACACGCTCATCGGTCAGGTCGATGGGAAGGCGTTCGACCGCCTCCATCGTCGTGTCCAGTTCGTCGAGCGTGAAAACTTTCATATGGCCAGACTACACATCTCGAACTGGTTCACCAAATATTATGACCAGAACAGCTTGAAAAAGAGAGCGTCCTTTTCGAGCGCAAACATCACATCGGGTGGGGCGTCTTTGTTAGGACGAAAATACACCGGACCCATGAGATTATCTCGACACCATGCAAGCAGTTCCGGTTTGAGGACAAACGCGTGCCCGCTGAAATATTCCACGCCTTGCTCTGGCACCACCACCGCCAGAGGATATTCGATATCGTTTTCCTTAAGAAACATGGCGGGCGAGGATGGGAGGACCGACGCGAGTGATGACCAACATAGTCACCAGAAGCCCGGCGGACATTAACAGGCACGCAAGAGCAAGATGAGGGTGCCCGGCGCGAACCATCAGAATGTAGTAGACACCGGCCATGAAGACATGCGCGTAGCGTGTGCGATAGCGAAGCAGCACTGATCGGACAGATCGATAGGCTTCGGCTTTCTTGGTCCCTTGCAATCGTCTGATGGCGAACGGGACCACGCCGAAAGCACAGATAATGTAGCCAAGACCGATGACCGCGACGACGAGATGAAACCAACATTGGATCGTCACCGGCCATGCGATCCATTTCAGATGCCAGCGTGTTTCATTGGCGCCGCCGAGCAGCAAGACCATCACGCCAATGCAGCCCCAGAAAAGATTCTGGACATGGGTCGCGCGATCTTTCTGCCGGGCTTCATCGAAACGTTCCCGCTGCATGTCTTCCGGCATAATTTGCTTGAGGATGCCAGCGAGATGAATGATCGATGCCCGCCTCATGCCGGGACCAGTGCTTCAACGAGTTCACCGATGTGTCGAGCTTCATACGACGCGCACCGACACCGCGCCGCTCGCTCGCGGTCGTCCTGTTGCTCATACAATTCGACGCGAGCGCGTTGGGCGTGCATCCGTTCCTTCGCGAGATCGACGATGATTGTCTTCAATTCGGCCGCCGTTTTGGCGCTGATCTTGGAGATCAATTCGACGATGGCGTCCGCCTCCAACGCGGCGCTCCATTCGGTCTCATAGGAGAACGTGCGGCCCTTGGCGAGGTATCGCAGGGCCTCAACCTCGCTCACGCGTTTTCGCTCGTTGGCGATGCCTAGGGCGGCCTCTTTGAGCCGTCGCATGTTCAAGGGTCGGCTGGTCGCCATCCGCGTGTTAGGGCCTCTGGTTATGCTGCCGCGTGGTGTATTGCTCGACCAGTTCGGCGACCATCGCATACAGAATGGGGTCACCATCCTTCAGCGCGGGCAGCAGATCGGCCTTCTCGCTCATCCACTTCCGAGCGAAGCCCGGATCATGTTCAATGATCGAGGGCGCGTTGGACAGGATGTCGGCCAGCTTGTCCGTTTTCACGTCGGCGTCTTGTTCGGCGGTGTGGACCAGATCGAGCGCCTTGCGTTCGGCACGATTGCCATCCCACGGCATACTCACGTCGGTCAGACCAGACGTGATCCGTCGAACTTCCAGACCGAACCTGTGCCCATCCACCAAGCCGCCGAATTCTTCGATCAGGTCCAACGTGATACCCTCGACCAGAATCAGTTTGGCTCCACTCTTCAGGAATTTCGCGGTATCTTTGACCCGAGTGCCGTGTTCGTCGGTGAAGTAGCGAGTATCTTCAACCAAATCGTGGAACATCATCGCCACTTGCTGGGCGACAGTGATCTTCGACCCGCGTGGCAGCCATTGCAGGATCGCGACGCACTCAGCCGGGTGAACGATGTAGGGCTCGCCAGAATATTTCCGCATCTGACCCACCGCAGCGTGACCCGCCATAGCGAAGAAGTAAGCCTTCTCCACACGGTGGTCGCTCAGACTAGGGGTTTGGTTCCATTGGGTCATGTCCCAAATCTACCCTAAAAACGAGTTTGGTCAACGAAAATGGTCCCACTTCATGCGGAATAGCATCTCGGCGCCGGGGTTCGGAAATTCCAACTCGACCTTTGTCGGCCGCGTCATCCAGCCGCCTTTGTTTCCCCAGCCGTTATGCGACCGTGCTTTCTTTTCATGATAGCTAATTTTGGTGCCAGCGATATTGTTCTGCATCCATTTTGCGAACTCGGGTTCGAAATACGGATGGTTGATGCACTGCCATGTAGAAGGTGCTTGGAAAAATCTCTCATCGTAGAAATCGGAAAGGAAAAGCGTCAATGGTGCCATAGGAAATGATCCACGATGGCGAACACTACGACGACAACGAGCAAGATCGTCGAAAGGATACTTGGGGCTCCATCTTCTCCGCGAGGGCCGCGCTCACCCTGCTCGCCACGAGGGCCTGTCGCCCCGGTTGCACCCGGCGGTCCCGATATCATTTGACTCTCCGATTCGCGAAGTCACTGAACTCTTTCAAGCGACGTTCGACGGGTTCGGGATCACCGTTGGAGACCCTTATTAGGTCTTGATAGATCGATGGCGACGCCACGGCGTCAAATTCTTCGAACCACCTACGCCGCTTCGCAGCCCACCAGTATGGGTTTTCGCTTCGAGTATAGCCGTAGCGTGCAGCCTCCCCACCGTCGCGCGGCGTCAGCGTGATGATGCTGGGCATTCGGGGATTTCTTTGATCGTATCGAGATCAGGATAGGGCTTCATCACATGCGGATACATGTAATTGATCTGCTCGTGGATTGGCAGAGCAATGAGCTTGTCCCAGAGCCGTTCAGCTTTTTGCCCACCTTTGTTCAACGTTTTGATGCGGCGCTGAACGAGAGATTTCTTAGACATAGAGCACCACGATCCGGCCGACGCTGGCGAACTGGTTGTAGTTCAATTCATGTTTCTCGCAAACGACTTCTCGCACACGTTTGCGTTTGGCCATGCCCTTCAACACCAGCCGGGCCATAGCGAGACGATCTTCATCCCGCTCTGGCACCATGGCGTAGACAGCGGCCTTCCGAGGGATCACCCGAACGCGCCCGGCGTATGGGTTTTCTTCGCCATCCTTGTAGTAGTCAGGCACGTCCATGCGTGTGTGCTCGGCGTAGAGGGTCTCCACGCTCTCGACGGTCACGCCTTCCAGACCTGTTTGAATGATCGCGGTCATTTGCCAGCCAATAGGTCCATGAACCCTATGAAACTGGCAGCATCAGCCTTGGCCTCTGCTTCGGTTCTCAACGGGGGATAGGGAACCTCACCGTCAATCACCTTGAAGTCCGTGCCTTCGCGAACTCCCGTCTTCAGGGTGCGGAAGTTCCACGCACCGGTCGCCTTGCCCAGTGAGAGGGAGGTATCGTCATCGGGATACGGTTCTTGACGCACAAGGCATTGGTCGCCCTTGCGAATCTTCATGAGACTCCCACGCCGCCATTCAACCTCAACGTCGATCAGCGAGATGACGCGAAGGTTTTGCTGAAGGTGAACAACGATGCCGTTGCTCATCGTCGTCGATGTCCACATGTCGTCCTCTACGAACAGTTCGAGATGATGTGCAGTTTCACCGGCGATGTTATCTGAAACCGTTCGAGCAGGATAGAGGACACTTCGGCGATTTCTTGAGTCAACCGCTCAACATCGAAGGCTTCGAAGAACGTTGAACCGTCTGACCACTTGCCTTTGTCGCACGCGATTACCCGGCCGATATAGCGATAGTGGGCGCTGTCCATGTCAGTGAACGTCACCAGATCGCCGGGCTTTGGCTCGTAGATCACCAGATCGCCGTAGCGGTCGGACCAGTCGTCATAGGCGTGTTGGCCATTTTGCCCATCGGTCGGAAGTTTGCCCCACTGCGGACCAACGTCGGTTCCGATTAGAACATAGGTGTCAACGTTCGTGCCCATGTTCTAGCTCACGTAGTTGATGAGATGCAGACCGAAATTGGTGTCTGCGATGCTGGGCGGGGGTTCGATTCCTTGCGCGACGAGATAAGCGAAAGCCGCTTTCTCCCATGTCGCGATTTCGGACTTCAGGTCCGTGGTCGGGATTGGATAAGAAGCGAAGCACTGGCGACCGTATCCGCCCGCCTCGCCGCCGTAACCGATGAAGATGCCATTGTTGCGGTGGGCATCGCCACGATTCCAGTCATAGTAGACGGTCTCTGCGATGAACAACTTCTTGTTCGGGTTGGTTTTTTGGAAAGCTTCCACGAAACAATCGCGGGTGCCTTGCTCTTCGACGATTATTTCCACCTTCTTGCCACAGGCTGGACAGAAGGTGTTGTCCACCCGCTCGGGATGATCGCAGCTTGGCGTAGAGGTTGACGGCCACTTAATGTCGTTCGTCCAGAGTAGGACACCGATACCGCCATAGGCGCGTGTTGTGATGCTCATTTTGCATCCCATTCTTTTTTGCACTCAGGGCACTCGCCCACGTCGAAGCGGGTTACGCCGTGAAAGCATCGCCAGAATTGACCGCTCGTGACCATGGTCCTGAACGGTGGTTCGTAGAAATTGCGTGGCCGCCCTTCGAACTCGATCTCGCGCATCACGATGGTGCTGCATCGATTGACTTCGGCCGCCAGTTTGTGCGGTGTTGCCATGAAGACGGGCATGTCGCCCTCGTCGTCCCAACCACAAAAATAATGACCGGTTTTGCCACCCATCGTGCAGTTGCAGCGTTCGAGATCATCGCCCTCTGGCATGATCCCCGTCGCGGAGAGGAACATCGTCGCGGTAATCACAGGGCTTCCAGCGCAGCCTTGGCTTCGGAGATAGCGAGGTGCATGTCTTCGATATCTTGGAAAGACATCTGAGCGGCGCCATTGAGAGCTACGTGCACGTTGATCCCGGCGGTCGAGTCCCGAGCGGCGTAACGGTCGATCTCGTCTTGCGTCATCGGATATCGAAAATCTGCGGGAGTTTTTCCTCCGTAGGTTTTCGATATGGCGAGGTAGTGCTTGTAGTTGTAGCCTTTGCCCAAATTGACGATGATCGTCATCTGAGCGCCCGCTGTGCTCTTTCGAATCTCGACTTGCGGAAACCCGAGTTTCACGCCGGTGAGTTTCGCCTTCCAGCGTTCCTCGTCATTCTTCGACATATTGGGAACGAAGCCACCCACGGGTCCACCATCAAACCCGTGAGCGTCTTTCCATTCCTGAGTGGACTGCACCTTCTGCGGCTTGTCCCACATCAGGATGCCCATCAGTGTTTCCCCGTCGCGATGACGGCGGCAACCGGTTGTTCGGAATCCACCACCGTGACGTTGGCCGTGCCGTTCTCGGCCGCCTTGGCGACCGCTTGGGCGCGCATGACCTTGGTGTAGTCGGTGACCGACCGATCCGAAGGAGCCTTCGTGCGAGCCGCATCCGCCTGCGCTTGCAGGGATGCGGTGACCAACTTCTCATTGGCATCCGCGATCTTTTCGGTGGGATACATGCCGCGCAATTGGACGAGACCGTAGCGAACGATTTTGTCCGACTGATCGCCAAAACCCTGAGCCTGATAGTAGGCAATGGTCTTCGCTTGAATGCGGTTCGTGATGGCTTTTTCGACCGCGTCACGATCTCGGATCGAACCGTCCTTGAAGCCAAACCCAGCCATAGCGTCACGCACGGCAGAACGGACGATGGTGATCTCGCGGTCGGTGTAAGGTCCCGGCAGCCGAGACTTCACGTTCGTCAAATTACGCGGGTCGATGGCCCAACTGACGCTCACCGGCACTTCGATGCTGACGCCGTCGTTGGTGACAGACGTGATCGAAGTGTAGTCGGGATCGGCATTGGCGCCATCGGTCATGAAGTTCAGATCGCTGAACTCCATGGTGACTTTGTCGGCATGAGACAGCGGGACCACGTAGTGGAGGCCGGGACCAATAATGTTCGGCTGAACGACACCGAATCGAGTGGTGAACGCCACCTCATGGCTCTTCACCGTCACCCACTGACCGGGGCCAATCAGAGTAAGGAACGAAACGATGGCGATGATCCAGATTGCGATCACGCCAGCCTTACGCATCGCCTTGTAGGAGATGACAAATTCTTGGTCCACGGGTAGCCCCCAAAAGAGTGCCCTCGCCGAAGCGAGGGCTGACCGGTGCCTTACTTACGGACGCCGACGAATTGCAGCAGGAATTGGAACAGGTTGATGAAATCGAGGTAGAGGTTGAACGCTGACAGGTTGGCTCGAACGACCATATCGCCGCCATTCGCGTAATCGCTCTTCAGGCGTTGCGTATCGTAGGCGATGAAGCCTGAGAAAATCAGCACGCCGATGGCCGAGACGATGAAGTGCATACCGGGGATGAAGATCGAAGCGATCATCGCGACGATCAGCCCGAAGAGAGCCGCGAACAGGAATCCACCAATGGGTCCAAGATCGCGCTTCGTTGTGTAGCCCCACAGGCTCAACGCACCGAACATCGCCGACGTTATGACGAACGTCGAAGCCAGCGACATACCGGTGTAGATTTGGAACAACACGCCGCTGCTGATGCCGAACATCACGGAAGACGCGTAGAACAGGAAGGCGCTTCCCCCGCGTGTGGCCGTGTTCTTCAGCAGCCATCCCATGACGAGGATCAGCACGATGGGGCCGAAGCAGACGGCCATCCCGAGGATCGTGTAATCGATCTTGCCGTTAGGCAGCGTGTGGAAAAAGGCGTTGCCGAATGCGGTGTTGCCGGTCAACCACGCAAGGGCGGCCGTAATCAGCAATCCCACCGCAAGGCGATTGTAGACGCTGATGAGAAAGGCGCGAAGCCCGATGTCGTAGTCGGCGTCAGTGCGAACGCCGGAAACAGTTTGATCCAAGTCCATAGATTCCTCCTAGTTCCACCAGCCGAACCACAAACCCCAACCATCAATCGAGCCAAGCGGCGCGAGGAAGGCGAGGACGAACAGACGAATCCATTCGTGGTGCTGGAAGCAGTATACTAAGTGGTGAACATAGCCCACGAGTGCGAGAATCCAAATAACAATCCACGCGATGCCCATTCCGGCAATGATACGCATCATGGTTTTTTCCTCAGCGGATTTTTTGAGTTCAGGAGACTGAACGGGTTCAGCATGTTGCGTTCGCTCACCAGCTTTCCCTTTCCAGCAAAATTTCAAGTTTGGTCGCCGCGCCTCTCAACCGCACGAGCGTCGTCCGTCCTTCGATGCGTTCGCGCACCTCTTGGAGGATCGCTTCTAGTTCGGCCGCAAGATCGTCGCGGTGCAGGACTTTGTCGTCGGCTTCAGTCATCGGCTCCGTATTTCCCGAACTCGGAGGCGGTCACGGTAAACGGTTCGCAGGCGGCCTCGATTTCCGCGATGAATGCCTCGGCGTGCTTCGAATCGACCATCATGATCCGATGGAGCATGGTGCCCGAGCATTTCGGGAAATCGATCATCAGTGGGCCGGATTGAACCGAGCGCGTGGCAATCCCATCGTTGATGGCTTTCATCTCGATGTCGAAAATCGCTTCTCGTGCTGCGGATGGAAAAGCGAAATCCAGATAGCGATAGTCCCAGTTCTCGCGGAAGCGAATGCTCACAGACGGCCCTCGCGACGATCAATGCTGCGTTGTTCTTCGACGGTCACGCAAACGAACTCCCGCTTGCTTGCATAGCCACACGAGCGAGACATGCAGAACCACACGTCCTTTTGTTTCTCGACATCAATCGAGCCGCATTCCGGGCAGGAATACCGGGCGGTCAGCTTACCATCGGTATAGACCTTGCCGTAGATGAGTGTGACTTCGGGCGCTTCCATCAGCAGTCACCGAGGTTGTCATCGGCGGTGAGCCACCCCTGCCGCCACCAACCCCGTTCGCCATCGCGATGATAGGGGTTGCGATCAAGGGCCACCGTCCCGGTCACTCGGGCTGCGAAGCCCTCGTCGCGGATACGTTGGACGATGCCGGGCTCGTTGCGAATGATGTTGGCGACGTAGCCGAGCAGCGGATCATGCGGCATCGGTTCGGCGCCACGTTCCACCAGTTGGGCACTCATGCGACCTTCGGGATCGCCGCCCTCATTGCGCTTCATGACACGAAGACCTTCACGCGCCGTAGCGATGTCGTTTTCGACCCAACTCATGCCGCCACCTTCGGGATGACCTTGGAGACGTAGACCAAGTGGTCAACGAAGAACGCTTTCTCGACGGCGCCGCCGGGGACGCGGTTGAGAATGTCCCGGCCTTCGGCTTCGGTCGTTGCGGCTTTCACCAGCGGCCAGAAATGGGCGGCGATCTCGGCCGCTGCGATGGTCTCTTCCTCACGGGCAGCGACATAGCGCGCCACGATCTTGGCTTCGGTATCCTTGGGCGGCGTGGCGGCGCGAAGCGTCGCAGTGGCCCTCACCAGATCATTGATCTCGGACTCTCCGGCCAGCCCGGCGCGGATCATCGCGACGACGTGTTCGAGGTTCGTGACCGCGTTTTCCATGGATGAAGTCATGTTGGTCCCTCCCTCAAGTGGCGGCCAGATTCGCAGGTTTTTGCGTTTCGTCAACGAAATTCTAAGCGCGGGACGGCAGAGCCGCCCACACGATCCCCGTGATGGTGAGAACGATTATCAACATCAATAGCCCTCCAACATGCCCGAGAACTTCAGGGCTTGGCCCATGGCGGAAACGCCGTAGACATCTTCGTATTCGCGAATGCGCGCGTCGAGATCGTCTTCCTCGGCGGCCCACTTGGAGATGTCGGGGTCAAACCGGTCGCCGTCCACTTCATCTTCCTCGTCGTCGAGGAAGTCTTCCAGCGGCGGCACGTTGTCCATGAACGCCTTCATCGTGGCGTAGGAATATTCGCGCGGGCGGACGTTGTAGCGATCCTTGTAGAGATCGCTGTAGCTGTCGGCCATCCACGGATCGACCAGATGGCCGGGGGCCTCGGCGCCGTAGGCGGCCAGTAGGGCGGGTTGAAGAACGGTCTTGTATTCGGCGGTGCGAGCAGTTTGCTCAGCATCCGAGCACCGAAAAAAGCCTTCGGTCAGTTCGGAGATGCGGTCCACAACGATGGAAAGTTCGTTCATCTTGCCCATGAAAGTATCTCCTGTGCCGTTGGCGTTTCGCCATTGATTAGAGTTTCGCACGGATATGAATCTGGTCAACCAAAATAAATTGACTTGGAGACCTCTCCTAACGCCTTCTGACACTCATGTTCGTCGAAGACATCATCAACGATCTGGCTCACCGGATTGCCGCAGCAGATAAGGACCCCGTTGGGGCCGCTCTGCGCGAGGACCCGTGGACGCAAAAGTTCGTGGAAAGCCTGCAAGGCTCGGTGAAGTCTGGACGTGCTCTTTCGACAGAGCAAGGCCGAGTTTTCTTGAACGTGTTGCGGCGCCTGAAGCGCCAGTGCGGTGGCCCGGTAAGCGGCATGTCTGCCGAACTGCTCGATCAGTTTCTATTGGCGCCTCGCTTTCGAAACCCACCGTATCAATCCACGCCGGTGAAGAAAGAGGTTCGCTACCTCGGGGACAATAAGCTGGGATTTCGTTGCAAACGATCCGATGAGATCATGCACGACATCAAAGCCATGTCTAATCGTGGCCGCGATAGCACTTGGAAAGAACAACACCGCCCATACTTCAATCGGCAGCACAAGTTGTGGGTGATCTCCATCACCGCTGACACCTACCAAAGCGTGGTCAAACTGATCGGCAGTCATGGCTTCGACGCTGACGACGCGGTGATCGAATATCTCGCATTGGCAGACAGCAGTCGAGGCCAAGCCAGCACCTTTGTTCTCGATGATACGACGGGCTCCATTGTCGTCAACATCTGTGACAATCCTGTGCTCGAAAGCTGGGTCAAGCGCGTGATCTTTGGGGAAATCCTGTGAACCAAGATTTTCTCATCTCTGGTTCACCGGGCATGGCACGCCGTCTTGTGCAATTGGCTTCCGTTTGCACAATCAATCTCGATCCTGCGGTCGTCGCTCTGGCTGGCACTGGCTTCCTGACTGACGAAGATTTCGCGCCATATCCGAAGCTTTCGCTGACCGAACGCTCAGCCGTTCAGCGCATCATCGACTTCGAATTCCGTTGTGTGTTCCCGGCCCAAGGAACAGTCGGTGGCATGGTGCTATTGGCGGCAGCGAAACTCGCCAAGATCGAACCGATCTTCGTGCTCACGCGCCGTGAACGCTACTGGCAATCCTTCGCCGAAGAGATGAAAATCCCGCCCGAGAATCTCGTGATGATGACGCGCATTGATCGTCGCAAAGGGCCGGACCCCGACCTGATCCGTGACCGTCGCCATGGTCTATTGATCGTGGACGAGATGATGGACTCACTGGAATCCTCGATCCTCGCCATGGATTTCCAGAAGACGGTTATTCTCTCCAATCGACGACTCATCACCGATCTCACACAGGCGATCACCGTGCTCTCGCCGGACTCACCGACCGACCTTCTCACCAACATCAATCCGTATTTCAAGAAAGACTTGGCGGCGGCTGGCTTCAAGACGACACGCCGCGAAGATTTGGCGTTCATGCTGGGTGTCGTCACCGATCTCATGGTGTTCACCTCCGAGCCTGATCCCGAAGACATCGAGATCGACCCCGAACTGTTTGCCCGGTTGGAGCGCAATGTGGCGCTCGGCCACCTCCGTTTGGACGGCTGATCTTCATAAATAAGTATATGTAAAAGCTCGATATTTTCGAGCAAAGGTCTAGCTAGTATTTCTGACTAGACAGAAGATATTGCATTTCAAGTTCCTCAGCAATTACGCTGAGGCTATTCATTTTTACTGGTATATTTTAAGTGAAAACTGCTGTTCTCAAGATCAGCGACCAAGTCAACTGCAAGCTAGAGGGCCTAGAGCCTGAAGTTCGCCGCAAGATTTCGGACGCCTGCAAATATTTCGTGCCCTACGCTCGCCATATGCCCGCTTTCAAGCTCGGGCGGTGGGACGGGAAGATTGCGTTCGCGTCCATCGGCGGCAGCACGTTCATCAATATGCTTGATCGCATCCTGCCGTTGGTGATCGAAGCGGGTTACGACATTCAGGTTGATGATCGTCGTCCGAGCTACAGTTTTGAGTTCCCTGAGATCACGGAAGACATGCTGGCCGAAAAGGTCTGGCCGGAAGGTCACCCTATTGCTGGGCAGTCGATCATGCTGCGCGACTATCAGGTGCAGGCGATCAAGACCTATCTCGACAACCTGCAATCCATTCAGTCGATCTCTACCGGCGCCGGTAAGACGCTGCTGACGGCCACGCTGTCGTCGCTGATTGAGCCCTACGGCCGCTCCATTGTCATTGTGCCGAACAAGAGCCTCGTCGAGCAAACCGAGGAAGATTACCTGAACCTTGGCCTCGACGTGGGCGTGTTCTACGGCGACCGCAAGGAATGGGGCAAGACCCACACCATCTGCACATGGCAGAGCCTCGGAGCGTTTTCCAAGAAGACCAAAGCAGGCGAAGCCGACATTCCGATTCACGACTTCCTTGACGGTGTGGTCTGCGTAATGGTGGATGAAGTGCACTCGGCCAAGGCTGACGTGCTGAAAGACCTGTTGACTGGGCCGATGGCTCACATCCCGATCCGGTGGGGCCTTACCGGCACCATCCCGAAGGAAGACTTCGAATATATGTCGCTGGCGGTTTCGCTCGGCCCGGTGGTCGGTGAAATCAAGGCATCGGACCTGCAAGCGCAGGGTGTCCTTGCACAGTGTCAGGTTGAAGTGCTTCAACTTCAGGACGAGGGTGAGTTCGGGACCTACCCAGACGAATACGAGTTTCTCACGTCTGACAAGACGCGTCTCGATTACATCGCCGCCCAGTGCAAGAAATTTGCGCTCGAAGGCAACACCCTGATCCTCGTGGATCGTATCGAGTGCGGAAAATATCTGCGCGACGCAATTGGCGATGAAGCGGTGTTCGTCTCTGGCGAAGTGAAGACCAAAGATCGTCGCAAGGAATACAAGGAAGTCCAGACTTCCGAAGGCAAGATCATCATCGCCACTTATGGCGTTGCGGCGGTCGGTATCAACATCCCGCGCATCTTCAATCTCGTGCTGATCGAGGCTGGAAAGAGTTTTGTCCGCGTCATCCAATCCATCGGCCGGGGCATCCGTAAGGCAGAGGACAAGGACTTCGTCCAAATCTACGACATCACGTCGTCGATGAAGTTCTCGGCACGTCACCTCACCAAGCGGAAGGGTTTCTACAAAGACGCCAACTATCCGTATCACGTCACGAAGGTGAACTACCGGTGACCATTGATCTAAGCAAACTGGCTTTGAAACCCGGAAGCCCTCCCGTCCACTTGTGGCGTGATCCGAACCCAGTTCCTTTTCCAAGAAAAACAACGCCCGTGACTCGAAAGGCTCCGGCTTTCGTCATAAGCACAAAATCATATTCCGACGATGATCTTGTGCGAGATGAGATGGGATTGAGGCAAGTATATGCATCCGCCGTGATTTTGGTTTTCGATCACGAAGGAAATGGCAAATACGTTTTTCGGTTCGTGAAAAACAGACATGCGTCCGATTTTGTAGAGACGGAGTATTACGAAAGACTTCGATCTACTATCACCGGAAATTTGACGTTTTATCCAACCTCTGCGGAATACGAGTTTGGGTCCTTGGTAATGGACGTGGTTGCGTTCATTGACATGAGGGCAAAATATCCATGACCCGTGAAAACTCAGTCGAACGTCTGCTTGCCCGCGTAGATGAGATCGTGGACTTCACGCCGTATTTTCCGAACACGATTGTTGTCGTGCCGCACAGCGATTTTCGTGGAGTGGTGGCCAATGCGTTGATCGATGCATACACCAAAGCCGGGCAATATCTGAAGTGGGCCAGAATTGGCACCGTGGGCAACTACGATTTCTTGACCCAGATTTTCACCGTCTCCACGAATGCACTGCGCGGGCGGACGGTCGATACTCTCTACATGCCACCGCCGGATGGACTGACAAAAAATCAACTTCATCACTACAATGAGATGATGAACTCCATGTATCCCGTCATATCGTCGATGCGCTTCTCAAGACTATACGTGTATTAAATTGCACCGGAGTCAACGACTTAGTATAGTCAACTCTTGTTCGGGCAATATTCCGCCCTTTCTAGGAGTAACATGAGAATCCTTCTTCCTGATAACATCTCCTTCAACATGGAAGAGGTGCCTAACCAAGTAGACGATCTTCGGTATTGTGTCCTTGATTACTCAAACCAAGCCGATGTTGATTTCTACTTCATTCCGTTGATTTTCTTGGACCAGTTCCCTCGTCCGGCGGCCGATCTTCAGATTGGAAATTATCGAATCCAAATGCCACTCGATTGGTCGATCATCATCGCGGACAAACATCTTGGCGCCATGGAGATCGTGGAACTCAAGCACCTCAACGACCGTGACTTCGACGCTTTCGTGCTCAATCCGATCAATGGCTACATGCCGCAGTTCCTTGAGATCACGATACAAAACGTCTTTCCAGACGTGACGTGGAATATCCCGAAGTTGAAGCGCGGCCACATTCTAGCTGTCCCACTGTCAGACACGCCGGGAGCACCCTGTGCTTTCTTCGTGAAAGACACCAACAAGTTGCCCGATGGGCTCGACATCTCAAAGGTCTTCGCATGACGAACTCTGACATCACCTTCCAACAGTGGCTTGCTGAAATCGACAAGCTTGCCGCCGCCGAAGGTTGCACCACTCCCTACACTCAACAGACCGGTTACGAATGCTGGGCAGACGCTTACGCCGATGGTGTCAGCGCAGCCGAAGCATGGTCCGAAGAGAAGGCGTGCGGCGCCTACGACGTAGCTTAACCTCCAACCCCGAAAGCAAGACATGACACGCACTGAACTCGAAACGCTCATCACCCAATACGAAAACCAAGTCGGTCGGGGCAAGATGGACAACGCGGCGCTGACACTCGCCGAAATCATCCGCAGTCTTGCGGATGTGATCCTCCCCCAAGAGGCCAAGCTGAACCCGCCGCCGTGCGCGCCGTGTGACGTGTCGATCCCGAACAATCCGGTCTTGATCGATCAGTTCAAGTCCACGATCAGCGTGGACGTGCCTGAAGCCGAACCTGTCGTTGAACCGGTGGTTGAGCCCGAACCTGTGATCGAACCGGTCATTGAAGCACCGGCCGAACCCGTTGTCGAAGTTGAGACAGTGATCGAAGCGCCGGTCGAAGAGACGGCTGACTCGACAGTCGATGCAGCGGACGAAGAGCCCACTGAAGAAGCGGCGGCTGAAGAGCCTGCCGCTGAGGTCACTGCCGAAGACGGCGTCGATCCCGCACCCAAGACGCCGAAAAAGCCGAAAGCCTAACCCGGTTGGAAAACATCTCCCCGCGAGAAAGAATGATCCTCGCGGGGAGATGGAGCAACCAAACAGCGGGAGACTGTCGGAAAAATTGACACTGGCGTCTACCGGTATTTATGCTGATATGGTAAACGAGTTTCGATAAGGCGTATTTTCCCGTGGCAGCCCACAAGCTAGACATCTTCGAAACGCTCGCAGCTATCGATAAGCGAGACGGGGAGTTCTACGCCCGCCTGCCTGAAGAAATGCAAAAAGGTTTCGCGCCACCGGTGGTGCTTCGCTGGGCAAGCGCCGCTGAAGGCCCGGCCGCCGAGCATTACATTTGGCTGGTCAACGACCGGGCCAATGTGAACTTCCACGACATTTGGGAACACCCCGAGCTTCAATATAAGCTCTTGGCCTCCTGCGGCTATGGCCGGGGTCAGCGCCACCAGTGGATTCCGATGGTCGGAAAAAATGCTAAATCCGATCAGGTGAGGGAGTTCCTCTGGCAGTTTTGGCCCGATGCGAACGCCATGGAATTGGACATCCTGTTCAAGCAATTCACTGACGAAACGTTTGAAGATTTTGTGCTGTCGAGCGGATGCGCGCCAGACGAAGCCAAGGAGATTTTGAAAGCATATGGGCGTCTCACAGGTAAGACCGCAGCTAAACCCAAAGGCAAAAAAGGCAAGTCCGCCATCGCCTGAGTTTACCTGTGACTACTGTAAGAAGTCCTACGTGAATGAGAGGACGTTTCTCGTTCATATGTGCGAACCCAAGCGCCGTTGGCTCGATCAAGACGCCAAGCATGTGAAGCTCGGGTTCTTCGTTTTCCAACGGTTCCACGAGGTGAACTACAAGGGTCGCCGAGAGAAGACATTCGACGATTTCATGCAGAGCCAATTCTACACATCGTTCACAAAATTTGGACGATATCTGCTGAACGTCAATGCCATCAATCCCAAGGGGTTCATCGACTTCCTAATCAGGACGGAAGTGAAGCTCAACAAGTGGGAAAGCCCTCTCGTCTACGAAACCTACGTGAGGGAGTTGAACAAGAAAGAAACGCCTGACGCGGCCATCGAGCGGAACTTCCTCTTGATGCAGCAGTGGGCGAATGACACCGGCGAACCTTGGACGGATTTCTTTCGCAAGATCGAACCGGCCTTGGCCACCAATTGGATCAGATCGGGCCGTATCAGCCCGTGGATTTTGTTCACTGCGTCGAGCGCGAAAGACCTGTTCGCTCGGCTGTCGGATGAGCAATTGGCTCTGGTCCAGAAAAACATCGATCCAGACTTTTGGAGCTTCAAGCTCGAAAAGGCCGGAGACGATGTGGGATTCATCCGCGAGCAGCTAGACGCAGCGGGTCTGTAAGGGGACGACTTTGACACCGGAAGAGAAGGCCGCGCTGCTGGCCATGATGTATGAGCAGCCGGACGAAACCGAAAATACGGAAGACGGTCTGGACATTTTGAAGCGAGTGCGGCCGGACGTGGATTACGATGATCCCAATCCTCCACCACTGGCGAGGCCGTTGACTGAGCCTCCCGGTGTCCGATTCGAAACGGATGGTCGATACGTCACATTGACGGTCGATGGTAAGAAGGTGAGCGTCGCCAGCGGGACCTATTGCAAGTCGCTCGAAAAGCGCATCGAGCAACAGGATCGATTGTTTCTGCAAATGAAATCGCAGGTTAAGGCAATGCGGCAATTGGTGAACCAGCACGTCGGTGAATTGAGCGACGTGTGGCGGGAACTGGATCGCAAGATCAACCTGCGTGATTTGCCATGACCACGGTCATCTTGAACGATTTCGTTACGGATAGCCGAACGGCTATCCTGTTCAACTACCCGCAGGACTTCCAGCGGGTGAACACTTTTTGGGAGACGGAGGATCAGCTTCTCACCAACCTGCAAGGTAACGAAGCGTTCAAGGATCGAACGCGATGGTGTGATCTGTCGCCGACCCATTTTCGTTTCCTCATCATGTCGAACCTGAACAAGGTTTCGGCTCTGAACGACGACGAACGTGGCGACCCGAACAACATCATCATGGCCAGCCTGACGTTCCTGCTGACGGGCTTCATCAAGTGCCTTGAGACGCGGACGGAGAGCACGCTCGAACTCATGCGTATCAATCGTCTTGGCGATCATGAGGTGCTCTACGACTATGCCGGGAGCATCAACATGAGCCTCGAATCACTTCGCCCAAAATCCGGCCTTCGGGTCATCGTGGACAATACCGGGGCCTAAATGTCGATCAAAGATATGCCGATGGGTGGCAACGTTAAGATTTTCACGATGACGAAAATCCCACCCAAGGTTGGCGTCCGCAGCCCCATGAATCGCGTGGGCAAGCCGTTCTACGACACGACGAAGGGCCACGACACGATCACTGACATCACCAAAGAAATGTTCGAGAATTATTGGGGCGCCTCGATGCTTCGCAATGTGGGGTTCGAAGTTGTCCGAGTTTTTTCTATCCCGAATGGTGAGCGCGACAATCAAGAAACGATCATCAAGACCGTGAGAGCAGCGTGCAAAGGTAAGCTCGCTGCACTCGTGACCGATACCACCTTGAAAATCGCTCTCGAAAAAGAAGAGGACTCTGTCCTCCTGAAGATGTTCCTTGGATGACCTACGCCGTCAGCATCGCTGGCAACCAAGACAGCGTCCATTGGGATAGCATCACCCGATGGGTCGAAGCCGTCGCTGGTCCACCCGGCGAACGCTGGTGTCTCTCCAACGACGACGAAGCCTCCATCTACATTTTCAAGCACCGAGCCCACGCCGAGCATTTCAAGCGAGTGTGGTCCTTCACGCCGCTGATTTTGGGTTACGAAGTGTGGGAAGAATTTTGCAATAGCCGTCTCAGCCGTGCAAGAGTGGATGATTATTGGAGGCATCGAAAGTGGCTCCCGAAAGTGGTCTTGTTTTTCGACCGACCAAAGGCGGTAAGTTCGACATTCGGCGGACAGAGACATTTTTCGATGCGGCATAAGTGTTGGTTCTTCGAAAACTACACCGATGCATGGCTATTCTGGATTGAGCATTACGAGGGCAAATAGTGCGCGTTACGACCGACATCGACATCGATTTTGCCGACCGCGATATGGCGCTGGTTGGTCTGATGCATGTCGCCGCCAGCATGGAGCAGAAAGGTCAGCTTTCTCGTCACCCGACTGGGGTCTACTTCCAGAACATCCCCACCGATCCGATCACGGGCTACTCGTCATTCAACTACGAGCAGGCGGCCGACAACGGCTATTTCAAGATCGACTTCCTCAACAACTCGATCTACGGCGACGTGCGCGACGAAGAGCACCTCATTGCGTTGATGGCCGATCCCGACTGGGAAATGTTGGAGGTCGAAGAGATCGTGTCGATGCTCGCACACATCCACAACAGTTTCGGGTTGGTGAGCCAAATCCGACCCAAGAGCGTTGACGATCTGGCCGTTATCCTCGCGCTGATGCGGCCGGGCAAACGCCACCTGATGAGTCGTTCACGCGAAGAAATCGCCGCCGAAATCTGGAAGACCGGACAAGATGGTTTCGTCTTCAAGCGTGCCCACGCGATTGCATATGCGGTTAGCATTGTCGTGCAACTCAATTTGCTTTGCGAAAAAACCGCCGCAGCAATCGATGAGGCTGCTGGCCAATGAACACTTGCTACGTCGAGAATACCACTAGACGCCCGATGACACTCTGTTATGACGTGATGAAGGGATGGCATCACCTCTACACAATGGAGATGATGAAACTCCAAAGTGGTGAACTCACACTCAACGCGGGGCGCTTTGCTTCGTTCGTCAGAGATGAGCAACCGCACACTGTCACTTTGCGCGTGGATGGCAATGGCGATCAAATGCAACGCCGTCTCGCGGAACTCATCACATGGATCGCGGGCCAGCCGGGACTATGGTCTTTCACGTTGAACGCCGAAAGTGTCGGCCGCACGTCGATCACGTTTAGCTTCAATCACGTCACGACCGCCGTGACGTTCAAACTGGTCTGGTTTTGATGGGCAAAGTCATTCTCGTCCCCGCGATGTCGCGATTTGAAATCCCTGTCCCGGCCAATGGTGGCCAGTTCACCGGAATGTCGCACGTCTATCCAGTTCAGATGAACATGACATCGGGCTACAACGACGTGGTCGCTGGCGTGCAGTCGCATGTTCTGGCAGCGTCGGTGACGATTCAAGACCCGAAGACTGAATACCACTACCATGATCCAATGCTCAGCTATGCTGCGTTCTACAGCTTTTCAGGGTCTTCGGGCGGCACCAACATAACCAGTCGAGCACTCGGCGGCGCCTCGCCGCTGATTCACCGGGTTGATGCGACCATGGTCCCGCGCATGTTCTGGGATCACACCGAAATTGAAGACATCGTCCACGAACGGTTCCATGGTCATTTGCTGGTTCAAATCAACAACCAGTCATCCGATTACCGTGAGCCATCGACTTGGAATTTCTGTGCGGCCGATGGTCGAGATAACGCGGCCTTGTCTGATATGTTGACCCGCCGCAAATCGAACAAGCTGGAATCGCACAAGGGACTGAGAACTGAGGTCGCCGCGTGGCTTCGAGCTAATGCGACCGACTACGATCTCTTCGATGCGGCCCATTTCGCCGAGCCGAATGACGAGGTTTACATTCGCAACGCGACCGAAGCGATCCACTTCAAAATGAAGTGGCACAAACAAGAGCCGGACCCCGAGGAAATCGAGGTTCCGTTCTAGCGATTTTGGTTGACCAAAATCATAATTGTGAGAAACTGATCCTTCAATCGCAGGAGGGATCGCATGGCCGTTTTCGCAGAGAAGATCGCGCGTCCCATCGGCCCGGCCGACATGGAATTCTACTATGGCGGCATTGTTTTACGGATGGCGCTGTTGCTTTCCGGCTACGACGACGCTGGATGGGTCGCTGCGAGCGTCAGGACGCGCATACGCTGGCTTAATCGTGCAGCACGGGCAACGTGCAGCCTTTTCAATGATTCGGCTGTAGCGGCTCGCCTGCCCCTTCTGGCGCGTAACCTTCAAGAGCGTTCGAAGTGATCGACTACGAAGACGGCATGGACGACGATGATGTGCGGCAGGCCGAAGACGAACGCCTCCGAGTCATGCGCGCAAGGCAAGCCGAGGTGGATTTCTGCGAGACCCTCTGTGGGATCGCCCCGTCAGAAGTCATGGGCCTGTTGGCCAAGATGATGCGGCAGGAGTTCTATCTCTTCCGCACGTCCACCGGCGGCAAGCGGGTTCGCAAATGGAAAGGCGAGCTTCTCGGCATCAACGTCGAAGTGACCGAGGTGGATACCGGCAGTATGCCCCTCATGGGCTTTGATAACCGCATGTCGTCCGTGGACTACCACGTCGAAAACGTCGAGTGGGAGTTTCGAGTTTGCGTGGGCGGCTCCGACAGCTATGTTCGTGACGACGTTCCGCAAGGCAACGCGAAACTGGGTAAGCATCGCGTCAAGGTATCCTATCCGTGGTTCGAGGGCGATGAAGACACCTATCGCAGCGACATGTCGTTGATCCGACTCATGGGTCTGAACAACGATGACGAGGATTCGAAGGAAGTCATGATTTGAAGCCGACTAAGCCGCTTCCGACACACGCAGTTCGCCTGAATCCAATCGACCACGGTTATGCTCTCCGATCCGTTGCCGCAAGCTGGCGAGGCGTTCGGTATGACATTCGACCGGAAATCAGAACTTGGATGAGGGCCAATTTCAAGCACTTCCGCTACGACCGCGTTCATCGACGGTATGGCGAAGTCATCATCCGTTTCGATGACCCCAGAGACGCGGTGCTGTTCAAGCTCTTCATGTCCTAAATATGGGATGCGCGCGCGAGAAATCTTCGAGGCCCCGGAACAACTGCGTCTCTCGATAGAGCGCACCAGCGACACTGCATGGCTCATCACGGCGACCATGGGAGATGAACTGGCGGGAACACTGAGCATTGCCCCATCCCGCTCTGGCTACGGCCTGCCGGGCAGCTATTCTGTCATGAACGTCGGCGTGAACCCGCAATATCAGCGCAAGGGCATCGCCACGGCCATGTATGATTTCGCCTACAAGAAGGGTTTCGCGCCCTTGACGCCTGATCCGAAGCAATCGCCGGACGGGCAGGCATTCTGGGCGAGGGCATACGAGAAAAAGCTGAGACTCGGTAAACCGCGTCCGACCCATGAGTGGGGCAAACTTCGTGGTTTCCGCAAGCCTCGCAATGGGCCGCCGGAATGAAGCTCTTCGAAGTCCACAAGCAGGGCCAGACGTTCTACGAGACGGATCACCGGTATCTCTACCACCTGACCGATCATCACGGGTTCGCTTACACCGTGGATCAAAACGCGTTGCGCGCAATGCGACAGGGCTACGTCAGCACGACGTATGATGCCAACAAGAACGGCGTTTTCGGTTACTCGCATTACGACTTCAAGTTCGTGCTCGACGGCAAGGCGCTCGTGTCAGAATACGGCGGTTTCAACTACGACCACCACATCATGGTCGGCGACGCAAAGAACATCGAGTCGTTGGATGAACGCGAGATCGGTATCGAGACGGGCGAGATTGAACCGTTCAGCCAATACCTTCTCGGCACCCAACTTCTGTTCCCGATTTTCAGTCAGAAATCTATCCAATGGCTGCTCTACGACAACAAGGAAATGTCGGGATGGGGCACGAAGCGGACGCAGGCTCCGCGCACCATCGAGACGCTCTACAAGGTCATGGTCGAGTGGAAGAAACCGATCTGGGTCTACGACACCAAACCGCGCAAAATGAACGCCCACGAGATGCAATTCATCGAAGATGTCCTGAAGCTCCACAACGCCGGTGCGAACTTCGACGAGGGGATGCGAGAGCTTTCCGCGAAATACCCGATCAAGGATCACTGGGACAAAGATTTGGATCGCCGGATGGTGGAACGCCGCCAGCAATCCGAGGTGATCTACAAGGCCCTGAACAAATATTATCAGGGGCGCCCATACCAGAAGGTGGACACGAGCGTCGTTCGCAATCTCATCACCAAAGCGATCAATGTGCTCGGGCTCGGGAACAACATCGAATCTGTTGTGCTTGGAGCAATTGAAGAGCAGGGCTTGTTCCACCAGATGATGGCCCCTGTGGATTGGGGAATTATCCTCAAGCCGCTCATGGATGGCGATGTCGAGGACGCTCTAGAGCATATCCAGTGGACCGGCCGTGAGAAGGCCAGCCACAAGCGTCGATATGATGCCGACCCGGAACAATTTGCCTATTCGAACCACGTTGGAACGCGTTTCTAATTTTTGGTTAACGAGATTTTGACTTCAGTGCGATACCTGCCTATTGTGCGGAGATCGGGCGGTGACGCCTGAATTTCACTGAAGGAAGACAAAAAAACTATGAAGCAATTTATTGCGACTTTGGCCGCTGTGGCGGCTTTCGCGGTTGCCGGTTCGGCTGCTGCGGCTTCTCCGGTTGCGGGCTATTACGTCCAAGGCTCCGGTGGTCAGAACTACCAATCCGACCGTGACAGCGGCACTGCCCTGTCCGCGTCGTTCGGCAAGGACTTCGGCAAGGTCCGGGTTGAAGGCGAATACCTCGCGACTCGCGGCACCAACTCCGCGACGCTCGGCGACACTGCCGCCAACCTCGTGAACGCCAACGTGTTCTATCAGCCGATCACGTTCGCGAACATCACCCCGTTCATCGGAGCGGGCGTCGGTTACGGCGAACTGTTCCGCAGCGGCGTGGTGGGTGACCAAAATGGCGTCGTGTTCAACGGCACCGTGGGCGTCTCCTATCCGATCAGCGGCAAGCTGAGCGCGGTTCTGCAATATCGTGAGTTCCTCGCGAACTCGATCCAGTTCCGCAAGGCTCCGGGCAACACCGACAACTACAAGGCGTCGGTTGCCACCATGGGTCTGCGCTACACCTTCTAAGGTTAACGCCCCATTGAAGTAGTTATGAGGGGCGGGGGCAAGTTCTCCCGCCCCTTTTTCTTGACACGACATGGAACTCTTCTATGGTGTGTCGTATACAGTCTCGGAGGCTCACTTGCCAGAACCGCTCTTGTTCGGGATCATTTTGATCCCCGTCGCGATTTCGTTGTTCTGCAAGTATGCCTTGCGGTTCGAGATTTCGTGGCTCGAATTCGCCGCGCAACTGGTGATTGGTTTCTGCGTCTTCAGCCTGATTTGGGCTGTCGGTCGCTACTCGGCCGCCGGAGACACCGAAATCCTCAATGGCACGGTGCAGTCGAAGAACGCATGGCGTTTCTCCTGTCCGACCAACACCAGCAATCCGTGCCGCAACGGCTATTCCTGCCACTCGCACCAAGTCTGCTCGACCGTTGGTAGTGGCAAGGACGCCCATGAGTCGTGCCATGAAGAGCACGATACCTGCTACGAATACGACTGGGAGCAGAACTGGTATGTGAAGTCGAACGTGCCGACCGCTTCCGAGATCGAGATCAAGCGCGTGGACGCGCAGGGCGCCTATATGCCGCCGCGCTACGACAAGGTTCAGGTCGGCGACCCGGTCTCCGGCACACATGCCTACAAGAACTGGGTGAAGGCTTCGGTCAACTCGCTCTTCAAGGAAGATGCGGGCAAGGACGAGACCTACAAGGCGCTGATGAAGCCCTATCCCATCGGCATCGTCGATTACTACAACATCGACCGGATCGTGACGCCCAATTTCCCGCTCGCCAACAAGCAAGCTTGGAACTGGGAACTGTCCAAGATGCTGGGCAAGCTCGGCCCGAGCCGTCAGATGAACATGGTGGTGGTCATCGCCAACAACGTTCCGCGCGACTACGCCTATGGCGTTCGTCGTAGCTGGCAGGGGTTCAAAAAGAACGACGCGATCATCGTGATCGGCCTGCAAAATGGCAAGGTGTCGTGGGGCGAAACGATGTCGTGGTCGAAAAACTCGATCTTCAACATCGAAATGCGTAATATGGTGACCGATCTGCAAGGGACGGACATCAATGCGGTGAACCCCGCGACGTTCTTCGCCAACGTTCAGACGATCTCCACCAAGGACTTCGTCCGCCGCCCGATGAAAGAATTCGAGTACCTCAAGGGGGACATCCCGCCGCCGGTTTGGTTGATCGTCCTCTCCGTCATTCTCGCCATCCTGTTTGGCGTGGGAACCAGCGTGCTTTTCAACAACGTCGATCTTGACGCCGCGATCTTCTCCGGCCGTCGCAACCAGAATTGGAGCTAACTTTGTCCGACACCACCGCAACTCGTTCGGGGCCGAACGGCCTCATCATCGGCCTCTGCGTCGCCGCAGCCGTCGTGGCCGTGCTCTTCGTCATGCTGTTCAGCAGCTACACCGGCGCCGTCGCCTATGGTGCTCAGTCCGAGCAGCAGATCAACGCGACGTGGGAGAACAACAAGCAAATCCTCGGGACCTACACGACCAAGATCGGCGAAATGGCCCAAGTCCCCGGCATGGCTCGCGGCGACCTTCAGAAGGTCATCCAGACCAGCATGTCGGCGCGCTACGGCGAGGATGGGTCCAAGGCCACCGTGCAGTGGATTCACGAGAACTATCCGGGCTCCGTTGACCCCGCGCTTTATCGCAACATCCAGACCGCTATCGACGCGGGCCGTACCGACTTCTCGGAGAACCAGAAGCGCCTTCTGGACCAGAAGCGTGAATACCAGACCCACCTCGCCTACGTGGTGCAGGGGTTCTGGCTGCACGCCGCTGGCTATCCGAAGATGGACCTGAACAAGTTCAACGTGGTCACCTCGACTTCGGCCGAACACTCGTTCACCACCGGCGTCGATGACGGCGTGAAGCTGCCGAGTTCCGACCCGGCGCCTGCGGCTCCGGCCAGCAAGTAAGCGTTCACCCATCGGCAATACTGGGAGAGGCGGGGCATGTCCCCGCCTTTTCTATTTGGTTGACGAGAATCACTTCTGGGGTAAACTGTAGGCATAAGGGAACAACCCGGAGGCACAACTATGACCGAGCGCATGACTTTCACCACCGTCAATGGCTACAAGGCTTCCGCTGCGGATCAGGTCGATACCATCCGCAAGCTTCTCGAAGGCTTCGGCTCCATCGCCTACATGTCCGGCACGCGCGGCATCGAAATGAAGCTCGGCGCCGAAATCAACATGCGTCTGGCCATCCTTCACAATCTGTTCGCCCGCATGACGGTCGCTGACCAGATCGACGAAGAAGAACTCGAAGGGAAGGGCGCGCGCATCGACCGCCTCGACAAGCAAGGCCGCGAAGTTCTCCGCGAAGAACTGGCCTTCATCGCCGGGACCGTCAACGACCCCTATCTCTACGCCTCGGAACCGGTCAACTACCAGCAGGCCGCCGTCATCAACCTCCACAAGGCCCGCGACATCCTCGCCTATCGTGTGGAACGCAACACGCGCGACCCGGCCTGATGCGTCGCGAAGTCGTAACCGTGGGGGCGCTTTTGCGTCGTGGCTTCCGGCGAATGCTGGACCAAGAGGGTGTTTCCTATTCGGAAGACAGGGGGTTCCTCGACAGCCAGTTCATCGTCAAGGGTGAACCCGAGGCGATGGCCCGCGTCGAAAAGCGCATCAAGGACACGCTCGGGAAATGAAGGCCATTTCCAAAGCCATCAAACGCGTTGAGGTAAAGGCCACCATCGAACGCAAGTATGAGGTGGTTCTCACGAACAGCGAGAACCAGACCATTTGCGCGCTGCTGACCAATTCGCTCCGCGAGGCCCTCACCGAGGCAGCGGAGTGGGCCGACTTCTGTGGCATCGTTCTAACGCCGTATCGCGTCATGGGTAAGATCGTAGAGCCGGTCACCAAGGACACCTACAAGCAAACCACGCTCAAGACGTTCGCGCAGCTTCATGCGGAATATCGGACGAGCGGTGGCGAACTGAATTGGAACAAGCTGATGCATTGGGAGTGGCAACGCTTCCGGGGCACCTACAAGGACAAGGAAGCCATGAAGTTGTGGCTCCTGCCGCATTTCATGGAGAGCAAGCCGCCGACGTTTGATGAGGCGGTGGCCCGTGCAGGGACCAAAGACTCCCCGGCCGTCGAATGGCTGAGCGCCAACGCCACGGGCTCGTGGATGCCTTCCAAGGGCGGCTATCGGTTCTCCGATGATCGAGATGCCGCTCTGTTCAAACTGTTTTTCGCTGGAAACTAGGAGGATCGCATGTTCGAGATTCACGGCGAGGCCGATTCGAAAGTTCTCTACGATCTGTGCACCGAGCTTGGCGCGGATTACCGCAAGACCGCCGTCGTGCCGCTGGCGAGCGACATTGACACACGCATCGCCGCCGCACTGGCCGTGCCTGTGGCGCCCTACGCCAACTCCTTGGAAGCGGCTTTCGCGTTGAGGGACATCGTTTTCCCGAACGTCGAATATCTGAACGTGGATTTTCGCGAATATTTCTATGCGGATCACGGCATGTCCTATCATTGTGACGTGCGACATGAATACGGAGAAGGCTGCGGCCGGGGCTCCACCCGCGCCCGCGCGCTGGTGTGCGCTATCCTGATGCACGTCATCTATGCGTTGGATGAGCAACGGACTTCACGCTGATGTTCTACGAGAAGGCCCTGCGTGGCCTCTCCATCGATGAGATGCAAAAGCTCATCAACATCATCGTAGCCGAAGGTCAGCGAAGCCAACCCCTCCTGACCGACTACGGGAAGATTACCAACGACGTTGTGTGGCTGCATAGCATCATGGGTATCGCGTTGCAGTTCACCTACCACAAGGGCAACGTGAACGTGCCGTCGTTCCGTCTAGAGGGTTCAGAGTGGGCGATCACTTTCAAAGGGTCGCGAAGCTCATCGCTGATGCCGCGCTTTCACGATTACATCGAAATCAGGATCGGGCCTCTGGAACGTACCATGCGTCCGCCGCCCACCGCGACTAAGTTTTTCGCGCACCAATTTCGGCGGCGTGGTAAACTGTCGGACTTCAAGCACGACCTGACTTTGCTGAGGCTGACCCTGTGACCAGATATCGATTGAACATCGAAAGCGTAGCTCGTGTCGGCGGCTTCGTTGCGATGCTGTCTGTGTTTTTTATTTTGATGGGAACAACACCGGAAGATAGTGTGCCGCCGTGGTGGGCCATCGCTCCCATGATCGTGTTGTTTTTGATGAGCGTCATCTATCTCTCTGGCGGCAACGCAGGCATGAAGTATTTCGGAGACTGCCTCGCCAAGTTCTTCCTCATCAAGATCGAACCCGCCGATGAGATTTCCGAGATCGACGAGGATCGCTGCAAGGGCCGAGAGGTTCCAGATTGAAGCTCTTCCTCGACGATGAACGGTTTCCTCCGAACGATGGTGCGTTCTGGATCATCGTCAGAGACGTGGGCGAAGCCGTGACGTTGATGGAGCAGACCGGCTGTCCGGGTTTCCTGTCGTTCGATCATGATCTCGGGAAGAACGTCCCCACGGGTTATGATCTGGCTCACTGGATGGTTGAGCGAGACATGGACCAAGATGGCAAGTTCATCCCCGCCAATTTTGAATACTACGTTCACAGTCAAAACCCACCGGGGGCCGCGAACATCAAGGCTTTGCTCGACAATTACTTGAAACAGCGGTAAATAGGGTCTCCACCAACGGAGAACCCCGATGAAACAGAAGCAGCCGCGCAAGGCGCGGAACATGGTGGCGAAGGCAATGCACGAGTGCAAGCTGTTCGCCCCGAAAGCCATCCCCTCCAAAAAGGGCAAGGGCACCATCTACAACCGTAAGAGCCGGAACGCCAAAGAGCCTTCCGGCTCTTATTATTTTGGACTACTGGTTCGCTCCGACATATACTTTGGGCATGGCGTTTGCATTTAGAAACTTCGTGATTGCTATCGGTTGCTTGGGCGTTGTGCTCGGCTTCGGCGGCATGATCGTGGATTGTTTCTTCAATGCCGTCTGGCCGGTCACCGCAGTGGGGTTCTTGCTTTGGTGGATCGCTGGCGAAACGCTCTGCAAAATAGACGGAGACGAGGATTAACATGCCATCCATGGAACTAGATGCATCTGACATTCAATTGCTGGCCAAGGCCAAGCAAGGCCCCGTATATCGCGGGCTGTTCGGCTGGCCGATCAACTCGATGATCGGCCCCATGCGAATCCAACACATGGTAGACTACGGCTACCTGCAATTCATTTACGACTGGGGTAAGGATCGCCCGGCCGTCCGCATCACGTCGCTGGGAGACTGTCGCCTGCGAGAAGAGTTGGAGCGCGACGTGCAGATCGTTCGGGGCGTCGATATTCGCGTCTAAGCGAAGAAAAATATTGCAGCCCAATCTCGTATACCATATATTCAAATCTCGGGTCGGCCAAACGTGCACGTTCGGCTTTTCCGAGTTACGCCCGTCCAAGCGACCGCATGAGGACGTTAAACTAAAGGGTGGTGGCTTTTAGCCCGGTTGGGTCGAAACCGGCTCTTGTTTAGGGGACCAAGTTCAACATCCTCTGCGCTCGCTTGTGGCGCGATGGCGCTAGTCATCATTACAGGTCGGCCCCGCTCTGGGCCGCATTATGGGGTAAGCTACCCCTTGAAAGGCCCCGGCGTATGGCATCGCCGGGGCTTTGGCATGTCAGGGCGGATAATCCACCCAGAACCCCAGTTTGAACATCACGCCGTGTTCCGCTTCCGTGAAGAACATGAACGTGTTGTTCCATTCGGCATCATAGCCACTGTGATCCGCCCAACGCAGAGCGCGCCCAATTTCTTCGGTAGTCGCCCTTCGACAGAGTATGTCGAAAAATGCGACGCGAAACGGATACTTCTCCGCGAACTCGCCCGTCGCTTCAGCCGTCCAAGAGACTTTGTAGGACGGAATCACGCGGCCAGTTCCAACAGATCGTCTTTCAGATCGTTCATGAACTGGTTGGCCAACCGCACGGCATGATCGGAGTTGGCTTTCACGCCATCCGCCCAAACCTGCTGAAGCTTCGCATCGGTGAACACCTCGTCGGCACACGATGCATGTAGCGCGTCTCGGCGTTTCTGAATGATCGCGACGGCCTGCCGCACGTCGCTCATCGTAAACTGGCTGGTGGCGATTTTGCCGAACAGTTTTGCTTCCAAAGCGGCCGGGCCAAGTTCATCTCGGCGGCGAGACTGCGCTTCGTGCTTGGCGCCATGGCGATTACCTCCCACGAGGTTCCACGCGTTCGACAGGTGGCTCAGGCGAGCCCGGTCGGAACTGGACAAGGTGATGACGGTTTCGATCTTCATGGCGGCCTCCTTCATTTCCAGTATACCCCACATTCTGGAAATGATGACCGCCTAGTAGGATTTTAATTTCGGAGGGTTTTCCATACCGGGCCAATGTGTCGGCTCCGGCATGGACTCGTCACTGAAGAACAGCCTGAACATCGCGCGGTCACGTTCGTCTCTAAAGGAGAACGATCCGTAGCGATTGCTCCACACCATATGGCTCTTCAAGTTGCGGTCGCACCAGTCGAGCATCTCGTTCATTTTCACGCGACTGTAGGGCTGAGCCATCGACATCTTGTCCGTCGATGTCCAATATTCACAGGCCGGATAGAGACCGAACTCAAGCGAACCTTTGCGCTGCTGAAGTTCGTTGATCGGTTCGAGATACCAGAACTTGGCCATCAGGCTGCTTCCGGCTGTCTGAAGTCGAACGTCAGCCTGAACTCGACCATGTCGGTCAGGTTCTCGAACATGAAGCGATACGGTTGTTTCGCCTTGGAGTCCTCAATCTCGTCTTCATCGGGAAGCCAGACGGTCCACCGCCCGCCGTGACGGGTCCTGCCCCAAATATCGCGCGCGACTTGCCCGGCCGTGGCATGGCCGACCAAGAATACGGCGGTGTGGAACTCGACACCCGCCTTGATGGCGTCCTTGAGATGATCTTCAGGGATGAAGCCCGAATGTGGGTCCGTCCAGAACGGCGTCTTGAAGTCGTTGAAAACTGGCGGCAGGCCGCTGTTGAAACGTATGATCCGAACAGTCTGCAAGCGGTTCCTCGTGCGTTTCTTCAAATCCACCATCGGATCATGCCCTTTGGCGATCAACGCTTTGTCTATCTGCCGGTCGCGAGAGATGTCATTGAACATACCGAACGCACTGTCGCGCATGGTCTTTTCCAAGACCATCGTCTTGATGTATCTCTTGATCTCCTGCTTTTGAGCATGGAGATTGTTGATGCCGGGCGAGCGCCCGTATTCCATCAGTTCCGCGATCTCACGACCGCGAGTAGCCTTGCCTCTATACCATTCGAGGATTTCTTTGCGGTAAGGCATTAGGGGAACATCGAGACGGAAATGCCGTTCGCGGTCGCGATGTCCGCAGCATCTTTGAATTCGATTTTCTGCGACCAATACTCCCCACGATTGAACGACCACCCCACGCGGTTCCAGATCGCTTCACAGACCTCGGAGTCGGTGATGCCGGGGAACTTGTCTTCGAGGGGCGCCAGCTTGTCACGGGCCACGACGTAGGCCACCGTGGCTCGGGCTTCATCGTCCAACGCGACGGTGATGCCCTTGGCGGCACTCACGGCGTCTTTGACGATGGCGGCCACGGCCTTATCACCGGCGGGGCTACCGGCCGAGAAACGGGTGGCTGACGGCGCGCGGTAGACCGGCGCGGGCGCTTCCATCAATTCGGCGACCCGGCCCGGCAGGCGGTCGATGGTCGTGGTCATAAGCCCCGACACGTCGAACTGTCCGGTCCTGCCATCAGGGAGAGTCCATTCGACGATGCCCTTCAGGCTGTAGGGCCGGATATATTCGATGGGGAACACGTCTTCGCCGATGGTGAAGGTGATCTTCTCGCCGTCTACGAGCAGGATGATGGGAATGACGGTTTGACCGATGACCGCTTGGGTCTTCCACTCTCGCATTGTTTGCTCCTAGTTGGGCCGGACGTGCTTCAACGATCAAGATACCATTCTTCCTATTTCCGTCAACGAAAACGCTAAATAGGTATATGCGTGCTTTTGAAGTCCTGTGTGAAGGTTATCGATACGTCGGCAATTGCACAGACCGATCTACGGCTCCCCATCTTCAAGACATGATGGACAAGGCTCGACAAATCACCTACCGAACTTTTGTAAAGGCCGTGGGGCTGGACAGCCTGCGCGGTATCTTTGCTGACTATTCGTGGGGTCATCATCGCGGTGACCTTCGCATGAAGAACGATCCCTACGTCACGTATTTCCGTAGTGTCTTCAACGGCGAGCAATGCTATTATGTCCGGCATTCGGGCATCGAATACATCTTCATCGACGACAAAGATGAGGTTGAGGACGCCGATGCACCGGCCGCCATGCCGGTCTCGGCCAACGACTGGTCGATCACGGGCGATGGCCAACTTCATCGCGGTTTGGGACGTGCTCCGACATTCTACGGCACGAAGACCCCCACCTCGTTGACGATCAACAGCACAGAGCAGCCGAGCAAGAATGCGTCGCTGACCATGATGCGGATGATTAAGCAGTCGAAACTTGAAACGGTGACCTTCGCGGACGACGAAGAGCCCGCCAAAGAGACCCTACGCTGGCTCAACCAGTTCGTCTGAGTCTTTCATCTTCTCGAAAATAAAGCTCGACAGGAGCCGTCCCTCAAAATTGGGGATGTGACGGTTCATCTCGGCTGTCGATTTTTGATGGATCGAGATTTCTTGAGTGCGCTGCATGTTCTTCAGCGCCGCAGTCTCGTTGCGATGACAGAACCACTTCAGGCTCAGTTTGTCGCCATCGGGGCGCCACTTGCCGAAATATTCCCAAATTTGCCCGTCAACTCTACCCCAGCCCCAAACGGTAGCGGTTTCGCGATCATATAGATGAAAATGCCAGTCCATTAGACTCCCCTTGCGGCAAAACTACAGCAAAGATTGTGCCAAGCAAGTTAGTCTGGACGGCGGACCAATGTCACCTGACGCTTGCGAACCCGGCGAGCGATAGTTTCTTGGAGGCTGACACATGGGCCAGCTTGGAGATCGAAGTTCTTACGGTCGAAATGCTTCAGGTAGGGGCGGAACGGTTTGAAGCGATCCTTCAGGAAAATGTTGATAGGAATTTGGCGGTTGCTACCCCACCACCATTCGAGCCCGTAGTTGAGGAATTGACGACGCAGTTTCTCGTCAGGAATCGAATCCAGCACATACATCGAGAGAAGTTGGTTATCCGAGTTCTGAATGATCCCAAGGTAGGGTGTGTCCAACAGCACACCATAGCTCAAGAATGGGAACTTCGTCAGGATAAGGGCGATGCGCTCGTCTTCCATAAGACCAATACTGAAAGCTTTGTGGGGGTATTTATACTCGCACAAAACCACAACCTTTCGTCTCAAATAAATATCGGATGCGCTATCACGAGATCATCAGAGAAGACACCGCCGTAGACGGCTTGATGAGCTATTGGGACCTCGTGGATTACTATGATTTGAAGGACGCTGCCGACAAACTACACGACGCATCGCTTCCATGGATTAATCGTAATGCGACTTCAGCAATCGCCCGGCTCGCCACCAACAAAAAGATGCGTCTGCTCTCAAAGTTGAAACTATTTTGCTCCCTAGAAGGTCCGCGCAGCTATAGCGACAAATGGACGACCCCCGAGGTGTTCGAGCACGTCTTGCACCAGCCCGTGACCATGTGGCGCGGCGGTGGTGGGGTCTACGATCCCAATTATGCCTACCCTCTGCCGTGGACGAGTTTCACGGTGAAGGAAGCCCGTTCGGAAACATTTTCGAAATATGACGGCACCCGCGCAACGCGAACTTTCAGGCTGCCACTCCGCGATCAATATTGGATAATCAAGCTGACGATTCCCCTCGACAGCATTTTGCTTTATCTGCCCCACGGCTCGGATGAAGAAGTGATCGTCAGCACAGAGATCGCACGCGCCGCCGAACTCGTTACCCAGACCAATACCGGGATGGCCAATGAGGTATCGTGAACTCGTTGAGAGCCGCTCGGCTCCGCTCTACCACATCATGGAGTTCAAGAAGGCGATCAGCGTTTTCGAAGCAGATATGATGCCCGCCCGCTGGGAGCACTTGGTGCCGAAGATCGGCAAGCTGCTCGGGAACAGTTTCACCCGCAACAAAGAATTCAAGAACCGGCTCGTGCGGATCACCGTTGACCAAGCCAGACTGGCACATACCCATCGCATCATCCCGGTCGATGGCGAACGCATTTTCATGCACACCACGAAGAGCGCCGAAGACCCGACACCGGAGCGTGGTGAACTTTCTCTCGGCCGCCGAGGTGACCGCGATATGAACACCACACCACTCGCCGAAGAGTTCGTGGTCGGCGACATCAAGCAGCTTCACCGGTTCATCACCAAGATTGAAATCGGCACACCCAATTTCTCGGTTATCTCCGGCGCCAACGCCATTCACTTGTTGGAAACCACACAGGCATATGCCGCAAAATACGGTATCGAACTGGTCGTTTCCCAGCGGTTCATCGACAACGTGGAAGAGATCAAGCAACGGTGGGCCGATGAGGCTGCCGAAGACGAACTTGATGAGATGGCGCCGACCGATCAAATGCGCTCGACCACGTTCTACCATGGCACTGGCGGGACTGTGAACGCCAAGGCTATCATGAAGCAGGGCCTCAAAGGGCGTGAGACGCAGGGCAAGAGTCACTTGGCCCCGGTCGCAGGTAAAGCCTATCTGTCGCAAGACCTACGCTATGCGATCATCTATGCGCTCGGTGGAGACTATCTAGGCCATGCCACACCGAAGTTCGCCACCGAAAGCGGCGATCCGTATGGCTATCTGTTCGTGGTCAAGGGTGACAGCTTGGAGACGGCCCAGCCGGATGAAGACTCTGTCGGACAGTTCCTCTACGATTTCTATCACAAGTCCAAGGATGAGCAGATGGCTGATCCGCACGGCGTCTCAGTGGCGACTTTCATCGCCCAGTCTGTCACGGACGGCCAGCGCCGCGCCATTCGCGATGGAGAATACTCCTACTTTGCGGCCGGTGGGAAACGTGCTCTCAAGAAAATGCCAGATTGGATCAAAGAGTATCTGATAAAGCACGGCGCGCATGTTGCGGCGACTGGCAAGCTCATGCCGTCAGAAGTCTGGCGGATCGACCGTCGCAAATCGGACAAGCTGGCCAAGGATGGTTCCAATTTCTTCGAGATCGCCAAACGAGTGAAGTGACTTACATATCAGTCACAACGGCCTCTTATGACTGATATGTCAGTCAGCGAAAAAATAGTGCCGGTTGGTGTCCTGATCGTAGATGATGTAGACACCATCGGCTTCTAGAAACTCGCACTCATGGCCGTCGATTTCTTGCTCAATATGTTCGTCCGGTGGGACGTTGGCATAGAACTCGTTCTCGGTGATGTGCTCTGCCTGTTGATCCGCGTATTGGAAGTCTTCTTCCGTAGCCCACGGCAGTTCGGGAACAATGCACCGTCCGGCATCGTCGAATGACGTAACGCACGTTCCAACGCAGTGATAGCCTTCTGCGATGATGACCGTCCTCATTAGAGCATGGTCATCAGCTTACGCCAGTTGTCCGTCAGACGCAGATCGAAGCACTGCTGGACAAGGCGGAAGTTGACCTGACGCTTGAGCTTGCCGGTCGTGTAGAGTTCGCGCAGATAGTCCATGACTTCCTGCTTCATTTCGTCGGTCAGACCGGGCGTCTTGATGTGTCCCTTGATCTTGTCGATGTAGTCCAACATGTCAGCCGACGAGAAGTTCATGTTGATCGAGAAGGCGCGCGTCAGAATCGCGCTGTCCCACTCGGACTCATCCATGTTGGAAATGAAAATGATCCGGCCACGGAAGTCGATCTTGTTCGGAAGGTGACGTTCCAGATAGGCTTGTGTCTTCAGCAACAGGTTGTAGCTGTAGCGATACTTGCCGGTGCCGCCTTCGGCCTCGTCACCTTCCGGGGTTTCATCGTCATCGGGGATGTCGTCGAAGTCATCTTCATTCTTGCTGTTGATGACGTAGCGTTCGAACGTTTCCAGATCGCCTTCTTCGGGCTTGCCGCGCAGGATGCGGGAAATCTTCTCGACGTAGATGTCACGTTCTTTGGGTTCGAGAACGCCAGTGTTGATGGTGCCGCGAACGTCATATGAGATTTCGCGAACAGGATCGGTGTCAAGCGCGCCCTTGAGCATGTTGACGGCGTTCTTGTCGTCCACGACGCTGTCGCAGTCATCGAAGATGACCATGCCGTCGATCTGTTCGATCAGCGTGCGATAGAGGGCGACCGTGGTGATACGGCCCTTCTTGACGATGTAATTGACGCCGGGCTTCAGACCAAGTTCGTTGATCGTCTTCATGACGACGAACGTCTTACCCGATGACGGGGCGCCGGTGATGAGCAGGGACTTGATGAAGTTCGATTCGCCACCGGCGACCAGCTTCACCTTGTCGTGCAGCATGTCATATTGTTCATCCATGCTGTCGCCCTTGCCACCGGTGGTTTCAAGTTCACGACCCAACATGCGCTCAAGCTGAGCAGAATAGTCTTCGAGACCGGGGATGCGGAACCACGCGCCCTTGGGTTTGCGGCCCATCAGATAGATTTTGCCCTGACCGGCAAGGCGGCGGACGGTCTTGGCCTTGGCCAGCGCCAAAGCATCTTGATAGGCCGGATCGACGGATGCGTCAGGCGCCTCGACCGGACCACCCATGGCTTTGCCAAGTTCGGTGTCGGTCTGATCGGGTTCACCAGCACCGTGACCGGAAAGGTTCCAGTGGTGGGCGTCCACTTTGTATTCGTTGCCCATGCGAACGTCGCCGGGAATTTGCACTTCGTTTTCGGCCGCCAGAGCCATCATCTGAGGCATCGTGATCTTGGACGCGCCAGCGTCGCCGAACTTGGCGACGGCCATACGCATGAACTCTTGGGCGTTCGAACGTCTCGCCATTTCATCGAGTTCGACGCTTTCGTTCACTTCGCCCTCTTTGCCAACGCTGGGATGATTGATCCATTCAGCGACTTGATCTGCCATTTGCAGGAAAGAACCTGTCACAGGAATATCCAGAACATAGTCCGGTTCACGGCTGATGTCGAACTGTTCCCAGACATAAATGCTGTCAACTCCAATGGCGCCAGTCGAACGCGACCAAGCAAGACCAATGGCCTTGGTAGAGTTGCCGAGAACGTAAACAACACCAAGATGATCTTCGCCAAGTTCGTAGACGCGCTTCGGACCACCGACGCGTTCAAGTTGACCCAGCTTGTTTTGCAGGATGTTAGCCACGCTAAGCGGGAGACGAGAACTGTCACCTTGGAATTCAACTAGACGCATGTTTTGCCCTTGACAGAAGTATAGATGGTGATATTTATGTTAGATTGGAGGGATACAAACGTGTCCAGCTTCGAAAACTGCTCGCCGGAAGAAATCGCGGTCTTTGCGAAGATCGCCGATGGGGAACCTGTGGAAAAACAGGACCCCGAGATCGTTCAACGACTGTTAGAACGAAATCTTCTGACCCACATCACATCGACAGACCTGACGGTCCCAGCCATGGTCTGGAACCAGTGGAATCACTTCAAGGGATGACGTTCCAGAGGCGCTGCCCAAGGCCGCCTCCGTAGAAGTCTCTCAAGCCGTCTCCCTAGTCTAAATAAGGGCATGACGGCCACCATCAACGTTTTCAACATGCCTCAAGTCGTGACGTTGACTCTGGGTGGCGACACCGGAGCCACACTCATGAACTACCCGGTCAATAGGACTGACTTCAAGCTCGCCAAGGGCGTCACGACCGAGATCATGTTCTTCGTGAAGGACACGGATCGGCATCCGATTACTGTCTCCGGTCTGGCAAATGCTGGAATCGTTGGTCTGCGTTTGATTGTCACCGACATCGACGACAACGTTTTGCTACTTGGTAGCCAGAACTCGACCACGACGACGTACACCATTTCGCAGGGCGAGACGGTGACGACATATTCGAACAGTGCGATGTTCACGTCGAACACGGTCACCATTTCCTCGACTTCCAATTCTTCTGGTTCGAACTCGATTGTCAGCAACACGACGATGACCACGGTTTTGACCGTCTCTCCGGGCGCTGGTGATTACGTGGTCCCCGACTTCGTCAATGCCATTGTGGTTGAGACATGGGGTCCGGGCGGCGCGGGTGTGCTTTCTCCCGAAACTGGCGCCGGTGGCGGCGCCTACGCGCTCAAGAACTTCACGGTCACGTCCGGCGAAACGTTCCCGTTTTTCGTCGGCAATTCGTCTGCACCTGAAAAGGCGACGTTCTGGGGCAACTCGACTGACCACAACGCCGCGACTTTTGGTGCGTTCGGTGGTGCTTGGGTCGCGAACAATGTCACCGACGTTTCAGCCCAACTCGGTTCCCCGTTCGGCGCTTACGACGTGGGCTACTACGGCGCCCCGCCGATCACCGGGCAACTGGACGGCCGCGCATCGGCGTGGTCGGGCGGCAACGCTTCTACCAATCCGGCTGGGGTCAATGTAAGCACAATCGAAGGCGGCGGCCAGAGTAACGGCGTTGTGGGCACCTCGCCCGGCGGCGGCGCCCCGGCATCTATCAGCAACAGCACGATGTATGGCGGCAATGGCCAGCTTCGCATCACGGAATACTACGATCAAGAGGCTATCGCGAACGCAATTGCGAACGCGCAGTCGAACTCCAATTCGATCTCGAACACCGTGACTTCCAATTCGAACGTGACGACCAATTCGGTGACGATCACGAACACCGTCACTACCTCGGTTACTTACTTCAGCAACGTCGTGACCCTCGACCCGAGCGTCTTGGTCCCGGCTCCGGGTATCGACCCCGCCAAGGGCGTTTGGATGCTTCGTCTAAAGGCCACCGACATCGTCGATTGGCCGCTGGGCTTCCTGCGTTACTCGGTGATTGCCGACCGGATCGGTGGAGATCAGGTGATGCTCTACACCGACCGTGGCTACGGACCTTATAGTTCGCTGCTAGTGATCGATGGGCCGTTCCCGATGCCAAACGAAGCCACGAACGTTACGGCCAACAGTATGGTCATGCTCGGCCAAAGTCTACAGAGCGGCGCCTACGCGGGTCCTGCCCAAGTCCGCAATTTGAGTGGACTGTCGAGCGTTGTCTATCACATGGGTGGCGTTGGTGACGGGTTCACTGGCTCGGTTACAATTCAAGGTTCATTGGATAATTCCATTTCGCAAAACGACGCGGACTGGATGCCAGTGGAGATTACCGATTCCACCGGTCAAGGCACCATTTCTGGCGGGACGATCACCTTCAATACCCCACCGACTCTAACGGATTTTAACGTTACTGTGCGTGGCAACTACATGTGGCTCCGTTTCATCGTCACTGAAATGACCATTGGCGCCAAAGCGTTCACCAGCCTTGACTTCCGAGCAGACTGATGAGGCAATATATCGACATCGTTTCTGAAGAGAATTCGCAATTGGACGAACGTTCGTTGTCAAATCGGACGGTAAAAATACGTTATGTTGTCGAGAGTTACAACAAAACGACGGGTGAAGTCATCTCTTCCAAGGACTGCGAAGACAACAAGGATTTCGCATGGGAAGTCGGTCATTCCTTCAAGCGCCTCGCGCACGCTCATATCGGAGTCCGGGTGGTTGAATTTCAGACCGTTAGTGTAACCGAGCGCAAGGTTCGTAACTTCTGAATCTGGTTGACGAAACGCACAGTTTCGTGCCAGAGGTAGATCATGAATTATGATCTCATCATCTCCCGTCTCAAAGACGCCTCTGGCTATTATGACGCCAATCGTGAGGCGATGTATGTCGTTCGGTCGGACGAAGATCAATATAGTTTTCGTCGATACAACGACTCCGCAGAACGATTGGCGTTGACTGCCAAATGCGATGCGGTCTTTGCATTGTTGGTTGAGGCGAAGGTGGACATTACACTCGCCGAGGTTCCGACACCGCTCGAACAACTCGCAGTCGATTTGTTTGATCCGACGATATTGCGCGAACAAAAAGAAGCCGTCACCGCCATTTCTATTGCCCGATTCATGATGGACACCAAATACGGTGGTCTCGGGCTTCCCATGGTGACTACCGAAATGGAACATTTCGTGACGTTCGCCGATAAGTTCAAGAATTTGGTCCTCCCGAAATAATTTCGTAAACCAAATTTGGACTGCGAGACGCCCTGCATGATAAACAGGGTTAATGCGTATCCATTTGCTTTCCGACCTTCATTTCGAATTCGCCAAAATGCCCCGAACTTACACACCGCCTGAGTGCGACGTTGTGGTGCTGTCCGGTGATATTTCGGCTGGGCTGCCCGGCGTGATGTGGGCTGTCGATACGTTCACCGTGCCCGTCATCTATATCCCCGGCAATCACGAATATTACGTGCGGCGGCCGTGGCGGGATCATCTGGCAAAGATGAAGGCGAAGGTTGCTGGCACAAACGTTCATGTCCTCCATAACGAAACGGTGGACATCGACGGCGTGCGTTTCATCGGCGCCACCATGTGGGCGGATTTCGATCTCTTCGGCCAAAACTTCTTCCACCAGCAAGTCGCGCAGCGCGGCATGAACGACTATGCCTGCATTTTCACGGATGACAGAGGCACGAACTTCACGGCAGATGAGTCTTTGGCCGAGCACCAGTTCAGTCGTCAGTTCATCACCGATGAGTTGGTCAAGCCGTTTGAGGGCAAGAAGGTGGTCTGCACGCATCATGGGCCGACTGAGTTATCGGTGGCCCCACGTTGGCAGAACCACCCGCTGACGCCTGCTTACACTTCGCGTATGGCGAACCTATTGCTCGACCACGGGCCGGTTCTGTGGACGCATGGGCATGTGCACGACACGTTCGATTACGTGATCGGCGAGACGCGAGTCAGGACAAACCCTCGTGGCTACGAAGGCCACGAGATCAACCCTGCCTACGATATGCATCTTGTGCTCGATGTTTGAAATCTATGTTCCCTTGGAAGTCGTTTTGGTTGATGGGGACGAGGAAGAATTTTTGAACGCCGCGTTGAGAGAAGTATGGGACGATGTGCGGTGGCGTTTCGTCGTAGACGAAAATTGGGAAAATAAAGGTGTGGTATTCAAAATACCCACAGAGAGTTGCGCGATCAAGCTGTTGTTGGTCGGTGGTATGCGTGACGTTCCCAATGGGATGATAGTCGAAGAAACAATCCACGACTTGTCTACGAAAGATTAGACGCTCTTGACGTGGGCTCGTCGGATCATCGCGTAGGTATCGGACACTTCTTTCATGTCTTTGTCGTCGTCGATGATGTGATATTCTTGGCGCTCGGGGTTACCGTATTTGTCGCCACGACGGCCGTCGTATCCACCGCAAGAGATGTTGAAGCCGATACCTCGATCATCCCAGTTGTTCAGATGGGTGGTTCGCAGGCCACTGCGGCTAGGCTGATAGGCTCCGAGCGGAGAGTCTTCGCGCCCGGCGAAGAGTTCCTTGGCGGTGTTCAGGTCGATCACTTTACGAGCGAACGGACCCAGTGGGTCTTGTCTCGGGTTCTCTTTAGGCTCGTGGCCCTTGGCCCACTTCGTATAGGTGACTTGGAACTTTTGTTTGCGGAGTTCTGCGATCAACTGTCGCGCATCGGGTGCGGGTCGGAAGTCTCGAAAGTTTACGTCCAAGATCAGTTCAGGGGCGTATTCCTTGTCAAAATCGTGGGCAATGTAGCTTTGCGCGAAGGGGGAGAACTTCCCACTTGCAAAAAACGCCTGTTCGCCTTGCAGAATGCCGCCAATTGCGTCGGCGTAGCTGTTCATCGCCTTCTCTGTTTTGTGCGCGCCGAGGCTCACTACGTCACCTTCGACGAGAAGCTTAACGATGTCGATCAGATCACGCATCCAGTATTTAGGCGTAAATTGACACTGTGGCGCCCGGTCGTCATATTGAGTTTGGTTAACGAGATTTCCGGGGACGATCCTTGAGCAATATGCTGTCCAAAGTGGTGCATGACGACTTCGTGTGGTCAGCCATCACGGGCGCGCTCTCGGGCAAGCGCCGCGTGTCTAACACGCAATTCATCAACATCAATTGCCCTATGTGCGTTCTGCGTGGGGAAAGCGCCGACCGCAAGCAGCGGTGCGGCATCAAGCACAATCCCGATGGAGTGGGTGTGTCATGCTTCAACTGCGGGTTCGCCAGTCGCTTCAAGACCGGCGAGACCCTCAGCAAGAACATGAAGCTGTTTCTGGGCGCCATCGGGGTGCCGTCTCGTGAAGTCCAGCACATCAATCACAAGGCGCTGCAATATCGCCGCCTGATCGCCAACAGTCCAGAAGCTATGGCGATCATACCCACGATCAACAGGCCACAGTTCCAACCATCCAGCTTGCCGCCGGGCGCGAAGACCTTGTCGCAGTGGGCATCGGACGGCGTAACAGACCCGGATTTCTTCGCGGTGGTCGAATATCTGTTCGGGCGCGGCGAGGCCATTTCCGAGGCTATGGACTACTATTGGACGCCGGACACCGACAACGCCATGAACCGGCGTATCCTGATCCCGTTCAAGTTCAACGGCCAGATCGTCGGTTGGACCGGGCGCCTTGTGGATCGGGCGACAGAGAAAATGCCGAAATATTGGAGCAGTGTGCCGTCGAACTTTTTGTTCAACCACGAGATGCTCGAATCCGACTGCAAGTTCATCATCCTCGAAGAAGGTCCATTCGACGCCATTGCGACAGATGGGGTCGCGACGTTGGGAGCCAAGCTGACAGATGAGCAAGCCCACTGGCTGAACACCACCGGCAAGACGATCATCGTGCTCGCCGACCGTGACAAGGGCGGCCAGAGGCATATCGATCATGCCTTGCAGCACAATTGGATGGTGAGTTTCCCGAAATTGAAAGATGGCCACGGTTTTCAGAACTGGTGGCACAGCGATGTAAAGGATGCGGCCGAAGCTTCGAAGCGTTATGGTAAGCTCTACACCGTGCGTTCCATCATCGAGAGCGCCACTTCGTCGAAGATCGAGATCGGCGTGAAGCGAAGGATGCTGTTCTGATGAACGACGACGGTTTTGATTACAATGATGCGCTCGAATATATGTTGGCTTCTTCCTTCCTGTCGAAGAAGTTCAAGATTAAGTTCATGTCCACTGCGGACATGGAAAACGATGGAAAATGGGCCGCGCGGCAACGCGCAGACCAACGCGATAGTGATTGGACTATCTACGTTGCAGGTTGTCGAAAAATTGCATTCGCGGCCAGTCTTTTCGTCGCCGTATCAATTTTGACTTCGGTCGTTTTGATGCGTTACGTTCACTAATTCTATGAGCCAAACTTTCAGTCATATTCGACACAAGCTTGGATTAAAACCCGCCAACGTGACTGACCACTACAACAAGCAGAGAGACAACGACTGGAATGAATATCGCAGGAAATGGGAGATATTTCTCTTCCTGACCTTCGAGGCAATTTTCTGTTCATACATACTTCTTCACGTCATTTTTCACGCCATTTGATTGCATAACTAAGAAGCCGAAAAGTTCAAGAGAGGTGGTAATTCGGCCACCCGGTATATTTTAAGAGATTTTACATGAGCGATTCTAACGAGGAATTCGGTTCCGAATTCCAACAACTGATGCTTGCTTTCATGATTAGCGACCCGGAAGCGTTCGCACAGAGCCAAGACATCATCAAGGCCGAGTATTTTGACGACAGGTTGCGTCCGGCTGCCCGGTTCATTCTTGAATACGCTGACCAATATCGTCAGCTTCCGAGCCCTGAACAAGTTCAGGCGATGTCCAAGGTCACCGTCATGGCCTATCCGCAAGCCATGACCCAGAGCAAGTGGTATCTGGATCGCATCGAAGCATTCTGCAAATACCGTGCTCTTGAGTCCGCTATTCTCGAAGGCGTCACCCTGCTCGAAAAAGGTGAAGGTGCCAAGCTGCAAGAGTTGGTCAAGGAGGCGATGGAAATCAGCCTCGTGAAAGACCTTGGAACGTCTTACTTCCACGATCCAGTCACCCGGCTCGAACGCCTGAAAGACAACTCCAATTTCGTCCCGACCGGTTGGAAGGTTCTCGACGACAAGCTCTACGGCGGTTTCACCCGTGGCTCTCTGAACATCTTCGCCGGTGGCTCCGGTTCCGGCAAGTCACTGTTCCTTCAGAACCTCGCGAAGAAGTGGGCGCTCACTGGTCTGAACGTGATCTACATCACGCTCGAACTGTCAGAAGACCTCGTCAATTTGCGTCTCGACGCCATGGTCACCGGCAAGGGGACCAAGGACGTTCTGCGGAATGTGCGTGACACGGCCAATCAGATTGGCGTGATCGTCAAAACGAAGAAGCCGGGCGACCTGAAGGTCAAGAAGTTCCCCGAAGCCGGGACGACTTGCAACACCGTCCGCGCCTACCTCAAGGAATACGAAATCCAAGAGGGCCGCAAGCCCGACGTGCTGCTCATCGACTACCTCGACCTGATGCACCCGAACAATGCAAAAATCGACGTGTCCAGCATGTTCACCAAGGACAAGTATGTCTCGGAAGAGATGCGCGCCATCGGCTCGGATTGGAACATCCCGGTAGTGTCCGCTTCCCAGTTGAACCGCCAGTCCGTGGAAGCTCAGGAGTTCGATCACAGCCACATCGCGGGCGGTATTTCGAAGATCAACACCGCCGACAACGTGTTCGGTATTTTCACCTCCATGTCGATGAAGGATCGCGGCGTCTATCAACTCCAATTCCTGAAGACCCGTTCGTCGTCGGCAACCGGTCACAAAATCGAGCTTTCCTACAACCCGGTTTCCATGGCAATCGAAGACCCGGATGAGGGAGATGCCGCAGTCCGGCCGAGCACCATGGACGAGATCAGGCAACAGTTCAAAAACAACCCGACCGCGACGCGGGGGGACGGAGAAGTCAAGATGACCGCTCCTGCGGAGGTTCCTGCTGGCCGAAAGATCAGCGAAATGGCCACACCGCAGGCCGGGCCGCTGCGTGCCGATCTGTCAAGCTTGATCGCTCGAACGCGTAAGAGTGAAAACTGATGTCGTCTCTAAGCATGGTTCTCTTCAACAAGCTCATTCTGGACGTGGCCGTCTGCCAACTGGCGGTGGATGATTTCGAAGTGATCGCCGGGCAAGACAACCCGGCGGCTTTCGCTGCGGCCAATTTGGAACTCGACACCGTCAAGCTTGCACTGATTCGGCATGTGCTTCGGGAAGGCAATCTCCTGACACTCAACATTGTCGCCGAACAGTTGGAGAGGGCGATAAAACCGCCATCGCTCCCAACTTCCTCTGGCAAAGCAGGGATTTGGAAGTCCCAACTCTGATCTGCGAAATTGCTCGTCGGCTAAATATGTCAATGGACGAGCTTGGCGAAGATCAGCTTCAGATGAGAGGCTTCATCGAGATCACGGAACAGTTGCTCTGTGCGTATGCGCGGGTGACTCGACCGGAGACGATGCTTGTAGAGAGCGTCCTAGAAGAAAGCGTTGAAACTACGGAGCATCCAATTGTCTCGGAAGCCCGTGACCTCGTTTTCAAACTGCGGGCCTTCATGGAAGATTCGTCAGGAGAATACGCGCTTGGTGTCGAAAACGGGATGCAGCGCGCCGCCGATATGATCGAGAACCTCATTCGGCGGCACGAGAAAGGTGACGGACTTGGATAAAAAATTTCGCAGCTTGATTGAGGAACTATCGGACTATGCCCCGACCCACAATCGCGATCTCTTCATTGAAGGTCGTGCTGAGATGGTCATGGCCAGCGTCAAGCATCTGATGCACCTGATCCGTGAAAACTACGACGAGGCCACGGCAGACGATTTGACGAAGCGCCTCGTGAACTCAATCAAAACGGAAGACGAAAACAAGTTTCGCCGACGCATCCGTCAAATCAGGGAGTCTCGGGGGAAATGAGCACGATCTTGAACGAAGCAATGTTCGCCGAAGGTCTCGGCGATATGGTCAAAAACGGTGTGGCGAACGCTGCTGACCGCGTGCGTTGGGCGTTCAAGGACGATAAAGCGCGCGGCCGTCTTGGTCTGCGTGCTGCCACGAAGCACATCTACAAGGACTGGAACGCCTACATCGGCCGCAAGCAGCTTGCCGGTTCGGGCGCCAAGAACACGCTCGGCAATCTAGCCCAATTTTTGGAATTCCAATACGGCATCGAAATCGGCCAAGACGTTCTGGATCGCATCGCGGGCGCGCAAGCTGCCCCGGAAGCTGAACCGCAAGGCGGCAACACTGCTGACGGTCGAGCCAAGGCAGCCATCGGCCAGATGTCTCAATCGGAAATCGACGCTCTGCGGAAGAAGAAAACTGAAAGCATCAACGAGTCCGCCGAAACCACTTTCGATCCTAGGAAGCTGTTCCCTCGTCTTGCCGACGTGCTGATCGATCACGGTCTGATGGCTGTGTCTCGCAACGGTGAAGTCATGGGCGGCAATCGTCGTTCTCCGGCATCTAGCAAGTCTGAGCCTGCCAACCCGGATGGTTCCGCACCGGCTGATCCCAACTCCATGTCGTCAAAAATTACCAGCGATGGTCATTCCATTGACGCCAAGAAAATGTCGGAACTGCTCGAACAGGATCGTGTGACCAAAGAGCAGATGGACGAACTCCGTACTATCCTGCAACTGGGACAAAATGCGCTGGCCGGGCGTGTTCGCCGCAACGCGAAAATCGCAGCCCTGATCGCATCCGTCGTGAACGCCACGCTGAAATCGATCAGTTCGGATAACGATCCGGCGAAAGTCATCAGCAGCAACATCACCGCGAGCGGCAACACCATCAGCATCTCGAAGATGAAAGAGTTGCTTGAAAAAGATGGCATCTCTGGGTCCAAGATGAATGCAGTTCGTTCGGAACTCGATGCCGGTGGCGAAGGCGCCATCAGCAAAATCCTTCAGAATGGTGGCGACGGAGCAAAAACCGTCATCGCCATCACCAACGCCGTCATCAACGCGACGACTAATGTCGGAGCCAAGAAGAGGCCAGTGGGCCGCCCGGCCGCTGCTGCCGCCGCCCCGGCTGCTGAACCGACTGCGTAAGTCATGTCGTTCGAGTTCATGAGCACATTGGCCGAGAGCAAGCTCATTCCGGCCGAAGACATGACGCGCCGTTGGCGTGCCCATGAACTTGCCGATCTCGTGGTGCTCTATGTCAGCGCGCTCTACATTCTCTACTCCTACCCCGAAAGCCAGAAATTTGCCGTCACATACGCCCGTAGGACGGTGCAGTATGGGGTGAAGTTCGAGAAATGGCAGTCGGGTGGCACAGACATCTATGTCCTGCTCTACGGCCTTAAATCCGGCCATGCTTCGCTTAAGGATCAGGCCGAGAGTGACAAGTTCAAGAAGCAAATGCCGTTCGGAGAGCCGCTACTCGTTAAATGGCTCCGCGAGATGTCCGGCGGGCGCGTCTTCGCGCCGACGCACCGTTCACTGTTCAGCCGTCTGGATTTCAACTTCAAGATCAACACTTCCTCGATCCGTGCCGTGCGTCGCATGGCCATGGATTGGGACAGTCTGGAAAATCACGACAAACGCCTGACGATGACGCGCCTTCTTCAGCTTTTGAAGAACCGTGCACCGAAGTGTGAACTCCTGACCGAGCTTCACAAAGTCGCCGATACTCATGATTTGGAGATCGACGGCGTGTGCGACCGAGAGTCGGGCGAAGGCTGTCAGTCTGCTGCCGACGTGCTGCGCGCATCGACCAAGGACAAACCGTCCAAGACGGGTAAGTTCCTCGTTGCCCTAGCAGGCATTGCGGCCGGGGTCGCCGTTTCCAACGCCCTAGATCGGAAGAAATAACATGCGCTGGAAAGAGATCATCGCAAACGAAAGTGCATCCTGCGGCGCTACTTGCTCCGCAAGCATTGCCACGGCTCCGACCGCTCTAGGCGGCATTGGTGTTGGTTTTGACCCCAACGGCGACAAGGGTATCTATCAAGCAGCCAAGAAGAAAAAACCCGTTATACTTCGACGTTGAAGATCATTAAATTGGCTTTGTGCACCGTCCACGAGTTATGTTGATAAATACTTCTATCAACCTCCTCTTGGAAGGATCATTTCTATGACTTACAATGCAAACAAGGTCAACGGCCACGTCGCTTCGGGCGAACACCTGACCTCCGCAATCGACTACTTCACCGTGACCACCCCGATCAACCTCGGCGACACGGCGAACACCACGGTTTCCGGTCTGTCCGCTCTGGACAAGCTGGTCGAAATCGTTGCTCAGCGTGGCCAGCCGGTCATTCAGGGCGCCGTCACCGGCACCGGTCCATACGCCCTGAAGTTCGCAACCGAACACAAGGGTTCGTGGAACGTCACCGGCAACGCCGTCACTGACAACTCCGCAGCCGACCTGAAGGCCGCAATCCTCGCCGCTGGCGTTGACTACGGCTTCGACGCGAACACCTCCGTCACGGTTTCGGCTTCGCTGTAATGCGACGCCTGTAGGCTTCTACCCTACAGCACACAAGTTTAAGGCCCCGAGGGAAACTTCGGGGCCTTTTCTTTTGGACAACGAGAAATATTACCGGCTACTGTGGGCTATTCATCCAAGTGATTGACCCATGTTCCTGCTGCTCATCGTCGCTCTATTCGCCACCGCGTTCAGTCAGCCAATCGTAACCACGATTCCGAGCGAACGTTTCATCGCCGTGCAGGAAATCACTTGCCCGGTTGGCAAGCACGGCATGTCTCAGGGTACGGCCGTAGTCGTTGGCGATGGCGTTATCATGACGGATGCCCATGTCGTCGAGCATCGATCCGGCGCGTGTGGGTTCAATGGCGATGAAACCACGGTCGTTTACGAAGACCCCGTCCAAGACATCGCATTCGTCGAGGCCGACACCACAGACATCACGCCGATGACGATCTCTTGCGAAGGAATCAAGGCAGGAAAATCGTATGTGGCAATTGGTTTCCCCGGCTTTTTGAATAACAAGTCGGAAATCAAGATCGTCCTACCGCACAGTGATTTCCCGAACTTCATCTTCACGATTGAAACGGAAGACAATCCGCAACCTGTCAAAATCGCCGAAGTGCTGAGTGGAACTGGCGAATATCGAGATTTCAAAGAAGGGCCAGATCACCATTTCCCCTCTCCGCATCTCGCGATCATGCGAGGTTCGCTCTATCAAGGAATGTCGGGTGGGCCGATTATCAATGAAGCGGGAGAAATCGTCGGCCTGAACACGTCGATCTATGGCGTGGACTTGGCCAATCGGGATTTGAAAGACACTCCGCTTTGCCGCTGAAAGTCTCTGTCCCCGCATAAATACTCAAATAGTGCGTAGGGATACAGGCTTAGCCACCATGACGGTAGATCAAATCTTCGAAAATGCGGGCACACGAAAGACAGTGTGGACCAAGCGCGGGGACACTGTGTCGAAGCGTGATGTCTCGGCTGTCTCATCTGTGAAACCCCGCGTCAAGATCGAAACCGTGAAGGAGGGACGCAAGTCATGAGCCTTTACGAAGATGAGATGTCCGCCATGGACTTCGATTTCACATCCACTCTCACCAAGCTGCTCGGCATCAGCGAAGACGAAGTCTCCGATTTGATCGAAAAGTTGGATGTGGATGACCTCACCGATCTGGTGGATGCGTGCGTCAAAGGCAATGCCGACGAAGCTCGTAAGATCATCGGTTCTGAGACCGAAGAACTCGAACCGGCTGCGGACAAAGACGAGGGTGAGGAAGAGAAATCAGACGAACCCGAGATCGGCGATCTCATCGCGCCCAAGGAAAAACTGCGAGCGCAACGTAACAAAAAGAAGGCTCGTATCCTTCGCAAATCAGAAACCGAACTTGGCGAGGACACCGCCCCCGACGTGATTTTCAACATTGGCGACCCTGTCGCCGTCGATGGTGAAGAAGCAACGGTCAAGGTGCCTTCTGGCCCCGGAGACACTGTCGGTGTCCTCATCAATGGAGAACTCAAAATGGTCAATAAAAATAGCGTGCACCCGATCACTGAAGGTGTCCTCGGAATGACTCCGATGCCGGGCCTTAAGCCGTCTGGCGATCTGCAACGCATCCGTGAACTCGCCGGTCTACCGAGCGATTACGAAACTGATTCGATGGATCAACCGCCGATGACGCCTCCGCTGGAAGCAGGCGAACCCGAAGTCGGTTTGCCCGATGCGATGGCCGATGAGCCCGCAATGGACGAGCCTGCAATGGATGGTGGCATGGACGACGGCATGGATGGCATGGGCGATGTCGCCGACGTGCATCATAGCACCGGTATGGAACCGGACGTAGACGCAGGTATGGAGCCCCCGGCTCCGATGGGCGGCCCTGACATGGCGGCTCTCCCGGCTCCCGAAGCTGAACCTGCCCTGCCCGGTTCTCTGGAAGATGCGGCTGCACTCGACGCGGCGATCACCAACATCGAAGACATGATCCCCAACGTCAAGATCAGCGAATACAAGACGCTGGTCGCCCGTCTGGAAGCCCTCGTTGCCATGGCCAAGTCGGCTGGTAAGACGGCCCTCGCCGAGTCGTCCCTGAAAGTGAAGCCGGAGATGAAGGCCAAAATCGCGGCATTCGCTGCTGGTCGCAAGCCGAAGACCGAAGACAAGATCGCTCCGAAGCCGGAATTCTCCAAGCCTGCTCCGCTTGCCAAGATCGATGGTCCGAAGCCGCAGTCTGCTCCGAAGGTGGCTGATGCCGGGGTTGGCGAGAACACTCGCAAGACCCTGATGGACTATGTTCGCGAGGCTGACGGTGATGGTTCGGAAACTCTCGGCGCCAACCGCATCGAGGCTATGAAGAACCTGCAAACCCGCATGGGTCCGGGCACCACGCCGCAAGCTGCTTCGGCCGCTTTCGATGCGATGATGAAGGATGGCGGCGTGAAGCAAATGGGTTCTGCGTTCACGATGGCTCCGATGAGCGACGACAATCTGAAGACCAATGTCGCTGCGATGAAGAAGCCGACGCAGACGCCGACACAATCTGACGCCAGCACCACCGACACCACCACTTCAACCGGGTCCACCACCACGAACCCCGGCGCGAACGTTCAAGGTGCACCGAACTCGTCTTACCAAGGCGGCTAAGTCATGGCGTCGATCAGAGAACACATTGATCTCGTGGAATCGGTCCACGGGAACGCTACACCGAAAGTCATTCGACTGGTATTCCGTGAAGACGGAAGTGGTTCCGATGGCTTGATTCTTACGGGCGTGCCGGTGCAACTCATCGACGGCGGCCGGTCACTCAAGCTCTTCCTCATCAGCAGCACGTTCGAAGATGGTTCGGAAGAATATGACTACGCAGAGAAAGCCGGACAGATTGTGATGATCGGCGGCGAACTCTCCCAATGGTATGTGATCCCCTAAACGATGTCAGACCATATTCTACTCGGCGATACGAGGCGTGAAGCCATCAACCGTGTTCAAGAACGTCTTGGACCGGCGACTTCACGTCCGCTCGCCGAGCAGACTTTCTGGGCTCTGGCGAAACGCGGCCAGATCACCATGGACCCGTCTGATGGGACCTATTTGATTGAGGCTGAACTCGAAGACGAGTCGATCAAGGACGTAGCCACTGCTGTTCAAAAGACCCAGACTCAGCAACGTGGCGTTCAATACAACGTCAACCGCAACCACTTCCATCGTGCCCGCGTGGCATACAAATGGAGCGCCAAGGCATCTTCGGTGATGAGCCCTTCGCTCCAAGGTTCCGAGGGGTATCATCATCCGTCAGCAGCCGGTCAATCGGAAGAGGACTTGAATATCATCCTCGATCCACCGCCCCCTCCAACAAGCACGGATTAATATTGCAACGAGTGACCGCTAAATAGATAATTGGTCATCAAAGCAGCATCATGCGTTTTTTCGAAATTTCAAGTGGACTCCGTATCCCGGTGTCAGAAGAAGAGCAAGAAATTCTCGATCTGATCTCTCCTGAGAATCGGATCGCGAAATCGAAGCTCGACGAACGACAGAAGGAAGTCGCCCGAAATATGGTGACGAGGGGTCTCCTTGTGCGCGAGCGCGAGGACGATGTTACGTTCCTCCGCACGAATAGCGCAGCCGACATTTGGAGATTTTGACTATGAATCCGCCGAACCCCCAAGACGTTGGCGAAATGGCTCGCCTTATTCGAATGATGAACGAAGGCGTTACCTTCGAAGACGACGCACCGGAACAGCCGCAGTCGCGGTCACGCGCATCGATCATCGAAGGCGTCGTGGACTCATCTCCTACCAGCCTCGATCCGTCTGTCGCCGCCATGAAGTCTATCTTGGAAGCGTTCAACGGCACCGGCAGCCCGGCCGATGCACTGGCAGATCGTTCCGTCATCGACCGCGAGTTGCGCGAAGCCCTGATTACCGAAGCGACCCAGACAGGCACGCGCATCGGTAGCTGGGAGATCATCGTCAACGAAAACGATCAAGGTCTCAAGAGTTTCGACGTGACGAATGTCCACACCGGCGAACCCATCGCCACCGACCTGAGTCTCTATGACGCCGCCCACGGTATCGTGCGTGCGCTCAACGAAGGTCTGATGATTAACAGCAGCCGCGTGCGCGACATCCTGTCGGCTGAATCTGAATACGAACGTGCCCGTCAGAATGCAGCCGAGTTCCGCGAACGTGGCCGCGTCCTCGAAAGCCGTGGAGATCAACGTGCCGCCGTGATGGAAGATCGTTTCGACGTGGCGCTCAGCCAAGCCAAGGATGCTCGCTCGCGTCTGATGAGACTAGCTAAGCTCTAAGTCTTCGGTCTCGCCGACCCACCGCATTTTGAAATGCAGTCTGTCCGTTTCGGACCTGAACCACATCACGAACCGCCCGGTTTCACCCGGCGGCAACGCATACCGAATATGCAGTTTCCAGTCGTCCTTTGGGATGGTGTCGTTGCACCACGCCTCGATCTGCGGCTTGAGCATCGGGTCATGATGTAGGTCTTCTGGCTGGAAGACAAACGATCCATCAATCGCCATCCGATGCGGATAGTAGGCGCCGATCCTATGCGGCACCGAATTGTTCTTTCAGCGCCGCGTCAATGACAATATCACCAAGAGCTTCGAGTTCGCGCGCGTGACCAAAGTAGTTGATCTCCCGCAGAATGTCGTTGATCGACCCAACCCGGTGCTTATAGAATCGGGACACGGTGCGGAGGTACTTGCCCTTGTGGTCCCAGTTTCCCGCCCCGTTGTTGTAGATGTCGTAGTAGGCGTTGGAATACTGTCGGAACAATTCGAGGTGCATGTTGGCCGGATTGAACACCACTTCGCCAGTCGCGGGAACCCGCGCGTCCAGCACGATCAGGTCGGCCTTCCGGCGATCACCCCACAGGGAGTTGTCATACTTACCCACTGACCTTCACTCCGATCATTTTGAACGCCGCCTTGATCGCAGTGCGAGCATCCGGCGCGGTTTCGAAGAACTTCACCTCGGTTTCCTTGAGGCCGAAACGCGCGGCGCCGTGGCCGGGGATCGTTTCGAACTTGAAGCCGACGATCTTGACGAACCAGCCTTGGGCGTTTCCTGCCCGCCGCATAGAACCAACCATCTTGCCGCCCTTCATGATCGAATACGCACGATAGGGCCTGCCCGCCAAGACGACATCACCTTGGGGAAGCAGACCTACCGAGCGTTCGTTCCAGTGGCCCAGCATCAAGATACCCAGATCGGTTTATTGGGGCGAAGACGATAGGCGATGCAACCGATCACAAGGACAGTATTGATGATCGGGCAAACGGAGAGCCCGGCGAGTCCAACCGCCAAACTGCCCTCGGGCCATGGGCTGCGATAGTAATCTACGCGGGCGTGCCAGTGGATCATGCGGGCAATAATGACCCAACACGAAATTACCGAAACCGCCCAGACGATCAGCAGCAGGCCGCCCATCACGCGTCGGCCATGTCGGCGACGAGGGCGTCATAGTCCGTGTGATAGTGGAAGTTCAGGGCCACGTCGCGGACCAGTTCCCCACGCCGAATCGCGCGCTGTTGGATGAACTGGGATTCCTGAAGCGACAGGCCGCAAAGCTTGGTCAGCGTCAGATCGATGGCGATCTGTTCGGCGCTGATACCATCGGCGGTGCGTTGATCGATCAGAGCGAGGTTGTTCAGGACCATGCTGGTCGCATGAGCGGTTTCGAGGCGGCCGACATCGCAGAGTTGTTCACGAACGTCCAGTTGGACCGGAGTCGGCTGATGATAGCGACGAACCGGCACATAATCGGCGGCGACATCGGCTTGGTGGGCCGCTTCAGCTTGGCTGTTGGCGATGCTGTCGGCGTGGGCGGTGAGAGCGATCATGTGTGTGCCTCCGGTTTCCGGTGTTGACTTAAATTACCACCGATCAGCATCTCGTCAACAATATTGCGCTCCGAATCAGCATCCATCAGAATACAATTGCTGCGCGAAAAAGGCACTGTAGTAGGCCGGATGTCGAGTGTGCCCGAAATACCCTCAGCCGAAAGGTCGTTGAAGCTCTAGCTCCGGTATGCAGCAGGCCCCCGGTCGAATGGTCGGGGGCTCTTCTGCTTGGAATAAATACCTAATACAGCGTTTGTTGCCCGGAGTGCCTAATGAAAATTCGCGAGACCCGCGACCTCGCCATTCGAAAACTGACACCACTGAACGAGCGTCTGTCTCGTCAGTATGGGGTCAGCATCGACTTGGCGTCGGACGAGGATCATCTCCGACATATTCTTGAGCACTACAATTCGAAGCGGGAGATCATGATCTTCCAACAGGGTGAAATGGCAACGAGCGATCCAGATTACGCGAAAGCGGTCCTGATTAGCGAAACTGTCAGGCTGCTGCTGCGCGAAATCGCACCGAAGCGTTCGCGCAGAAAGAAACACTAAGATGGCAATCGGTTACGTTGTTTATATGGGGAAAGGCGATCCAGTCGGAGACACTATCAAAGTGCCGCTCCGTCCTCATGCTGACCTTGCCTCTGCTCAGGCAGCGGCCGGAGATCATTCTCGCGTTTTCGAAGTGAATGTCGAAAATCCCGATGAAACGGGCAAGGGAACGTGCACCATCATCAAGCAAATCGATGGAAACATCGAAGAGGGCTTGCGTGCATGGCCCGACATGACTTTCGATGACACCGAAGACGCACAAAGTGCTCTGGATTGGCATGACCGTCATGCGAAAATCCATGCGGGCAAAATGAAATCCGAGCCGGGTCGTAGAACCAGCCACGCAGATTTCGTCAATATTCACAAACGCAAGGCCAAGGCCGCCAAAGAATGGCTTGCCAAGAACGGAGCCGCGAAGGAGCCCATGAAAGAAGACGCAAACGCCGAACACTATCACGGTCTTACTGGCTGGGTTTCTGATTACAAAGCCCAGCGCAAAGCTGGCAACGTTGCGGACGCCAAGCAGACTCGCGACAACATCAAAGCCGTCATCAAGAAACACAATCTCGATGCAACCAAAGTCTGGGGCGAAGACCCCGATCAACCGAAGGAACCCATGAAAGAATCCAAAGCAGTGAGCGGCCTCGCCTTTCTCGTCGAGAGCGAACTCGAAAAGGCCCAAGTCGTTATTGCGGCGAAGGGTATTCTGGACAAGCTTCAGAAAATGGCTGAAGACCTCGCCAAGACCGAAGCCGACGATATCATGCCCATGCTCGACAGTATGCGTCTGACGTTTGGCCCGGAACTGACGGACAGCTTCAACGACATCACCACCGCGAAGATTCGCCAGACCATGGAAGCCGTCAAGGGCGCCAAGGAAGCGATCACGCGTGAAGTCGGCCGCCTTGAAAACGAAGTCAACGGCGACATGACCAATGACATTGGCATGGGCGACCAAGACAACGGCGAAGATATGGATGCAGGCGACATGGGTGCGGAAGCTCCCGAGGGCGAACTGAACATGGGCGACGACAACATGCCCCCGATGGATGGTGCGGAAGCTCCGATGCCGGGTGACGACGAAGAAGTTCCCGATCCGGCCGCAGATGGTGGTTTGGATGCAGCGTTCGACGACGCTGCCGCAGACACCACGGCCGCCGGTCGTGCAAAGAAGGAAAGTGTTCAGCGCAACGTGAAGGCGCTCAGCGAGTCCAAGAACCCGGATCGCCTCGTGTTCGAAACCTTCCGCCGCACTCTGAAGGAATCGAAAGACGCCGTTCGTGCTGCTCAAGCTGTGGCACAGGCATTCGCCATCGATTTCGCCGACGTGGTCGCCATCGTGAAGGAAGGCAAGACATTCAAGGACGAAAAAGGCAAGACCGACAAGAACAAGGATCGCGCCGAAGACCGCAAGGAAAAGAAGCGCAATCGTCCCTCCGATCTCGACGAGGATTTCGGCGACAACAAGGCCCCTCCCTTCGGCAAGAAGGCCGATAAGGACGAAGGTGAGGACAAGAAAGACGACAAGGCCGACAAAAAGCCTGCCGCTTCCAAGAAGCCTTGGGAAAAAGATGACGAGAAAGTCGAAGAAGGTAAGACCTTCAAAGACGAAAAAGGCAAGACCGACAAGAACAAGGATCGCTCCGGCGAGCGCAAAGACAAGAAGCGCGAACGTGAAGAACTCGGGGAGGGTTCCAAGCGCCCTTTTGACTCTGCCAGCCCCCCGGACGTGCACCAGAAAAAGATAGCTCTCAAGACTTTGAAGATGTCGGACGTTGGTGCAGATGTCATGGGTGGCATGAGCAAGGTTGAAGCCCGCTCGTTCCTCAAGAACCGGTGCGGATACAGCGATGCTCGAATCGCAAAACTCGAAGAGGGTGCGATTATGAACATTGGTGAGGCGACTATTGAGCAGTTGCAACGACGCGAAGAAGACCTCGCTCGTGCAGCCGCCGCCCGCCGCGCCAAGGGCTTCGGCGCCATGGCTGATGCCAAGGAAAAGCAGAAACCCGCCGAGAAAAAATGACCGAACGAACCTTCAATTTCGACCCCGGCACAGCCAAGGCCATTCATGACCTTAAAGCTGTGTTCGGGGTCGCGTCCGGTCTCGAAGTGATACGCAAAGCCGTCGCTCTGGCCCGGATCGCTGAACGCAATTCCACCGATCACACCATCACTATGGTGGACTCGAAGGGGACGGCGACTACAATTTTACTGAACGGGTAACCGATGAGACTGTTTGAACTTTTTGATGATGATAGTCTCGATGTCACCGACGACATCAAGCAGAGTCTTATGGATATCCTGACACCAATGGTTGCCTCGCGGGTGCCATTCGTCACGATTCAACAAATCATCGAAAAACTCACGCAGCTTCGCACCGGAGTCATGATCGACAGAAATCTCATCATGACCCTTCTAGACCCCGACCAGATCAAGATCATCAGCAAGATTGAAGGTGATCGCGTCTATCTCAGCAATCCAAACTCCCCCGACCGAAGCCTCGGCAAAGACGATGCCGAGAAAGAAGCCGAGCACGTTGATGACATGGCCCAGAAACAGGCTCAGAAAGCCATGGGAGCCGGGAATAAGACCGGTGGGGACGCTCCGCTTTAAGCGGTCGGCCTGATCCACGTATCGATGCCGCTGATCCGGCCATCTTCTGACGTGTTCACGTAGAGTTCGCCCGGCATGGCATTCGGAGCGCCCCTGTTAGGGTGCAGGAGCAGCACGAACTTCGTAATGGGGTTTCGGGCCGTTTCGAACGGCGAACGCCCCCTGATGGCCTCTGAAGCCTCTTCAGCGGTCATTCCAACGAGCTTTCCGAAGATCACTTGCGGCCGGGCGTCGAGAATCGCCTGAAGGCCCTGCTGCAAATCATTCGCATCGATCACTTCCATCGTTTCGCTTGAGCGCATCCATTCGGCGCCGTGGTCATCTTCACCGAGCGTGATCGTCCGGCGGCACGAGCTAACAAGTTCCATCAGAGCTTCGACTGTGAGCGGCGTGGACATGCGGTGCCTCCTGTTGTTGAGCACAGAGTATCTTCGATCTCTATTTCGTCAACGAAAGAAATTGCTGAACAGTCATTAACCAATCTATGCTGACTCATATTTTAAGCATTTGCATTGGCATTCATAGTGTTCATCAATAAGCTCCACGAGTATCCTACGCTTGACCGCACGACGGCCGCAGACGGAACCCGGTTCTACCTTGACCCGAACAATGGTCAGCCGCTTCCCAGCGTGACCACCATCCTCTCGCATACTTCCGACAAGACTTTCTTGATCGAATGGCAAGCCCGCGTCGGTCAACGGAAAGCGGATGCGATCCGAGATGAGGCGGCGGCGCTTGGCACGCTTCTGCACACGCACATGGAATGCCATATCCAAGGCATTCCGCGCCCCGGTGGCAACAACCTCGCCCGCCAGATGGCGACGAGGATGGCAGACACGGTGATCCGCGAAGCTTTCCCCAAGCTCGATGAGGTTTGGGGCTACGAAATCCCCTTGTGGTATCCCGGCCTCTATGCCGGGACCACCGATCTCGTGGGTGTCTATGACGGAGCCCCGGCGATCATGGACTACAAAACGACCAAGAAGATGAAATCGCGTGACAAGATCACCGACTATTTCGATCAAACGGTGGCTTACTCACTAGCACACAACGAAGTGTTCGGAACGAACATCAGACGTGGTGTGATTTTCATGGTTGCTCGTGACCTTGAATACCAAACTTACGTGCTGGAAGGCGCTGAATATGATCGGCATGAAGCCTCCTTTCTCGACCGTGTCGGCCAATATTATGCGTCCAATCCCACGGTGATGGAAGTTTCCGCTGGGTCCAAGACCGAACGAGTCACGCCGTCTGCGTCCTGACCGCATAAATACAGGACAAGATTGCGTAACGGATTTCGATCATGATTATCATCGTAGGCAAAGTGCAAGTTCGTCGAGACCCGCAAGCCCTGTTGCCGGGTGCTCCGATCTCGTCGAGCCCGCTTGCCTTCGGCCCCGGTCTCGACATCGGGGAACTGGGCTATGGTGAAGACACGGCTCGGCTTTTCATTGGCCACAGTCCGCAGACCGGTAATCCGAACTTCAATCGCACGGTCTTCCCGTATCAGAACGTCGAAGTCCTCACGGAAAACTCGCCGCGCAACGGCGAACTGTTCAGTCAATTCGTGCGCGATCAGGACCGGAATGACTTCTTCGTGCCGACCGTCATCCCGGCAAGCTATTCCGGCGCTCTGCTCTACACCGAATACGACGGTGGGATGGCGATCCCAACCATGCTGCGCGGTGCGGCCATCTCGGCGACCATCGAATATCATGCCTTCCAGAACGACAGCCCGATCAAGCAGGGCATTGTTCGTATTTTCGGTGACGGCAATTTCACTCAAATCAGCGACACCGAAAATCTCGTGAAGACCGGCGGGTCTCTGATCGATTTCTCGGTCAACGCTCGCAACACCGATAGCGAAGGCTATTTCTTCCAAATCAATGTGGTCAACCACACTTCCACCCCGATCACTCTCTTGATCCGTCGCGCCATTCTCGTCGGACAATCTGCTTAATTTCCGTCCCTCTTAGCTCGGGCTAAAAATGAACCCGTTCTTGATGTCGCCCCGACAATTGTTGGCCGACTGGAAGACTTTCCGAACCTCTTTGTCGGCGCTCCCCGAGGCCGAGCAACTTGATTCGGTTGCAGAATACTGGGCCAAGGCGCCGGTGAAGACGATGGCCTATGATCCCGAGGCGTTGGATACCTACCCCACGCCTTGGGAAATGATGGACGAGAACGACTGGTGCCGGAACTCCGTGGCCGTGGGCATGGATTTCACCCTGCGTTTGGCTGGCTGGTCCCCGGATCGCCTTCGCATCAAAATGATGCGTGACTACGACATTTCAGACCAAAAACTCGTCGTCGAAATTGACGGCAACACCCTTCTTAACTACGATTATGGAATTGCAGTGGGTGTCCCGCAAACACGATTTGATATTCTTCAGACGTGGCGTTTTACGGGCAAGCATTACGAGAAAGTGGGCGGCTAAATACCTCCCCAAAATCATTTCAGGACGTAAAAAACATGCAAGTTCGTAAGAGGAACGGCAGCTATGAGGCTGTTGACCTAAACAAAATCGTCGGCTCTATTTCTCGTGTTTGTGCCGATCTCGGCGATCTCGACATTTTCAAGGTAGCTACCAAAACGGTTGGTGGTCTGGTGGACGGAGTTTCCACCCGAGAGCTTGATTTGCTCTCCATCCGTAACGCAGTCGGCCTCATCATCGAAGACCCGGTCTATTCCAAGGTCGCCGCCCGTCTTCTCTCGAACTTCATCATCAAGGAAATCGACGGACAAGATATCCAGTCGTTCTCTCAATCCATTCAAATTGGATACGAGCAGGGCCTCATCAATCAACAGACCTACGATTTGGTCACCGCGAACAAGCGCAAGCTGAATGCCGCCATCCGCAACGAGCGTGATTGGCTGTTCGAGTTCCACGGTATCCAGACGGTCTACGACCGCTATCTCCTGAAGCACCCCACGCTCGTGCTGCTTGGTGACGATGGTAAGAAGTCCCGTGCGGTCATCGAGACCCCGCAATACTTCCTGATGCGCGTGGCTTGCGGTCTGTGCAACGACGCGGCCGAAGCCGTCGAACTCTACAATCTGCTGTCCAGCCTCGAATATATGGCTTCGACGCCGACCCTGTTCAATTCGGGCACGGTCCACAGCCAAATGTCGTCCTGCTATCTGCTCGATAGCCCGCTCGACAGCCTCGAAGACATCTACAAGCGTTACAGCGACATTGCGGCGCTCTCGAAGTTCGCCGGTGGTATTGGCGTTGCCGCCAGCCGCATTCGGTCGAAGGGCCGCCACATCAAAGGGACCAACGGCAAGTCCAATGGTCTCGTGCCGTGGCTGCATACCCTCTCCGGTTCAGTCGCCGCCGTCAATCAAGGTGGCAAGCGCAAGGGCGCGGCCTGCGTCTATCTTGAGACCCATCACCCGGACATCATGCAGTTCCTCGAACTGCGAGACAACACCGGTGAGAAGGAGCAGCGCGCCTACAACCTGAACCTCGCGAACTGGGTGCCCGACCTGTTCATGAAGCGCGTTCAGGAAGATGGCCTGTGGTCTTTGATCGACCCGTCCGTGGCGCCGGAACTCACCGATCTCTACGGCGACGAATATGAAGCCCGAGTGCTTGAGATCGAACGTGACGGGTTGTTCGTCGAACAAATCCCCGCCCGGAAACTCTACGGTCGCATGATGCGGACGTTGGCGGAAACCGGCAACGGCTGGATGTGCTTCAAGGACACGTCCAATCGTCGGGGTAATCAGGTCGGCGAAGGTGGCATGATCCACCTGTCGAACCTCTGCACCGAAATCCTCGAAATTACGTCCTCCGGCAAGCGCACCAATTTGTCGCGCACGGAAATGCTGGGAACTTCTGCCTCCGATCTGATCGAGAAAAACGTTCGCGTCACCGGGTTCGATCCGAAGTCCGACACCTTCGAAGCCATTCAAGGCATGGAGACAGCGGTCTGCAATCTCGGTTCGATCAACGCCGGGCGTGGATACGTGAAGAACGGCAAGCTGAACGTCGAGAAGCTGCACAAGAACGTCGCCACCGCGATCAAATATCTGGACCGCGTCATCGACCGCAATTTCTACCCGATCCAAGAAGCCGAATCGTCCAACATGCGTTGGCGGCCGGTGGGTCTGGGCCTGATGGGTCTGGCTGATCTCTTCTTCCAACTGCGTCTGCCGTTCGAGAGCGACGAAGCTATCGAACTGTCGGCCACGATTCAGGAAGAAATCTACTACCAAGCTCTGAAGACTTCCAACGAACTGGCGAAAGCCTATGGCGCTCACCGTGATTTCAACCTCACGCGCGCCGCCAAGGGCGATCTGCAATTTGATCTGGCAGGTGTCAAACCGAAAGACATGACTCGCTGGGACGCTTTGAAGGCGGACATCAAGGAGCACGGTCTTCGAAACTCGCTGGTGATCGCCATCGCGCCCACCGCGACTATCGCGCACATCACCGGTGTCGAAGAATGCATTGAGCCGATCAAGTCGAACCTGCTCAAGCGCGAAACCCTCTCGGGAGAGTTCATCGCGATCAACCGCTATCTGGTTGACGATCTGAAGAAACTCGGCCGATGGGACGCAGAAGCGATCAACCTGCTGAAGCGCGACGAAGGGTCCATGCAGAAAATTCCGGGCCTGCCGGAAGAATTGTATGCACTCTACAAGACGGTTTGGGAGATCAGTCAAAAGAAGGTGATCGAACACGGCGCCGCCCGTGGCGCCTTCATCGATCAATCCCAATCGTTGAACACTTTCATCGACTTGAACAAATACCCCGAAGACAAGCGTATCGGAGTCCTTTCCTCTCTCTATATGTATGCATGGGAAAAGGGTCTGAAGACCACATACTACTTCCGCAGTCGCTCGGGTTCTCGCATTGAGAAAGTCACCGTCTCTGGCACGACTTCCGTGGTGCCTGCCATGGCGGCCGAAGAACCGGAAATCTGCGAAAGCTGCACTTAAAGGCTCGCTTGACCACCGTGACCCTTGCTCGCATAGTGTGAGGGTCACGGCGACGTTGACGGTCGGTATTAAGGTTCAGCAGTTCGGGCAGCCCGCCCCCGCTTGAAGCCCAGAAAGCTGAGCACCAAAACTTACCCGAGTCGGGTGGTAGTGTCTTCTTTAGGCATCGGAAACGGTGTCACCGTAATCGCGAGTCGGCAGGCTGTGGATAATGCTTCCACGGATAAGGGTGAAGGTGCTGTAGGGACCGGGAGCTAAACCGGGCCGTGATTCGATGGTAGGATCGAAATGGGAAGGGCCGTCCGAAAGGGCGGCCCTTTTCGTCACAAACATATTGAGATTCATCCGAGGGATTCCGTAGGATGCATCATGGTAAACGATAATATCTCGTCCTCCTAAAGCCACTCAACCTGAGCCGTATTACCGGTTCTGGGGCACCTAAATACTCGCTCATAATACTGCATTAGGAGAATATTTTGTCCGATTCTCAACACAACCTGCTGACGCCGGGTTTCGATCTCACGCTGCGTCCGATGAAATACCCCCAATTTTACGATGCCTTCGTCAAGGCCCAAGACAACAACTGGACGGTTCAGGAAATCTCGTTCGGAACCGACATCGCCGATCTTCGTGAAAAGCTTACGCCCGGCGAACGACACATCGTGTCCCGCCTCGTGGCATTCTTCGCTACCGGAGACTCCATCGTCGGCAACAATGCCGCGCTCACGCTCTACAAGCATGTGAACAGCCCGGAAGCCCGCCTCTATTACAGCCGCCAGATTTACGAAGAGGCGCTGCACGTCCAATTTTATCTGACGCTTCTCGACAACTACGTCACCGACCACGCCGAGCGTGCGGAAATGTTCGACGCCATCAACAACATCCCGAGCGTCAAGGCCAAGGCCGAGTGGACGTTCAAGTGGATGGATCAAATGAACGCCATCGACATCATCGAGACGGACGAACAGCGCAAGACATTCCTTATGAACCTGTTGGCGTTCACGATGGGCGTCGAGGGTCTCTTCTTCTACGCAGCGTTCGCATACGTCTACTACCTGCGCGACCGTGGCCTCCTGCATGGACTGGCATCCGGTACGAACTGGGTGTTCCGCGACGAGTCGTGGCACATGCGATTCGGTTTCATGATCGTGGATACGATCCGCAAAGAGATGCCCCACCTGTGGGACGCGGATATGGAAGCCCGCGTCTACGCGATGGTTGAGGAAGCAATTCGCTGCGAGATGATGTTCGCGGAAGACGTGCTGTCGGTCGGCGCCATGGGCCTCAGCCTGAAGGACATGGAGGAATATCTTCGTTTCGTGGCCGATGGCCATCTGCGTCGTCTGGGCATGGCTCCTGCCTACAATGCGACATGCCCCTTCGACTTCATGCTGAAACAGGATGTGCAGGCGCTCACAAGTTTCTTCGAACGCACGGTGGCGGAATACACCGTGGGGATCGGCGGCGAAGTCGATCTGAAAGTCGAGGATTGGTGATGACGGAAGAATTCGAGATCGATCTCGCAGACATTCCCAACATGGAAATTCCAGATACGGAAGCCTTGGGCTGGGTTCTCGATCTCCCTTTGGGAAGCGTGGGCAGTCTGGTTGACAGGGAATTGGTGCTTTCTGAAGACGTGCAAGAATGGATGGATATCAACATCCGTGACCGATATTGGATTTTCAATCGGTTCGCCGCCGCCTTTGTATATCTAAGCACTCTTAACAGTATGCCCATCGAATTTAATTTCACGTCGGAGCGCGACTACATCGCCTTCAAGATGCGGTGGTCATGATGGACGATGAAATCCCGAAAGACATCGTCGATCTATACGTGGACGGTTTCGGCGCGGACATGGAAGTCCCCGATAGCGAGCCCATCGCCGGGTGGATGCTCATCGTCCCTCCTAATAGCGGGGCATTCGGTTTTTACCCGGTTGGATCGTTCGATAAGAACGGCCGCCGCCGCCTTCAGCGTGGCCATGATCTCACCCCTGAAGCCGAGGAATGGGCCGAAATGAACCTACGTCATCGGTATTGGGTGCTTGGTGATGGGGCATTGGGGATGGAAGTGTATTTCACCGATGAGCATGACTACATCTATTTCAAGATGCGTTACGGCTGAGCCGAGTATAGGCAAGTATTTGCCTCCACCTAGACAGTAATTCCATACCGTCGATCTAATTGTTTACAAACAACAAAATCGAATACTGCAATATCAAAGTTCTGGCGTTGTTCTCTACATGTGATATAATAGTCATATGCCGTGGGAACACTCCACGTCTTGATCTTTGATAATTGAAAAGGTATGTGCACACCATGGAAAAACAGTCCAAGCACACCAAACTCATCACCATGCGCTTGCTCAAGGGGCTTCTTACCTACGAGCAGGCGCGGGACGCTCTGGACAACCCGGAGAAGTTCAAGGCTGAAGAGAAGCGGAAATCTCTTTTGAAGAATCGCGCAGATGGACAGGCTTGGCCCGGCCGTTATCGCTGGGCCGGTAAAATCCGCACCGCTCGGATGAACGTTGGCTACTGTTGGATGATGAAACGCAACAAAGCTGGCTATTTTCTGGGCTGGCGAGAGACCTACGACACCAAAGGCGCTTTGATCGAAAGGGATCAATTTGTCGCACGAAAGTCAAAGAAACGCCTTTCCTTGCTCCAAAAGCGACGGACTGAGGCGCTAAAGAGCAAAAAATCGGTGGCTACTTAAGCGATCAAGGAAAAGCGGCAACGGGGTTAATTTCCTGTTGTCGCTTTTTCGCGCTTAGGTTGGAGAAATCTCGTTGACGAAACCATTTTTTTCCTATTTGATCCGGTCATGCGCTCAGTAGTGAGCCGCAAGGACCAATTCAGGGGATACGCCAAGATGGCGCCAGCTAAGGGTAAAGGTTTCCTCGGAAACCTCGCAGACAAGATCAGCCACGAACTGCTCGAAGATGACGGTTCGGCTCCCAAGAGCACATCGGCCGCGACTGCCGCTCCGGCTCCCGCGCCTGCACCGGCTCCCACGAGCTATATGCCCGGCGTCTCCGGTCCCGCACCCACGGTTGCTTCCGGCACCATGCCCTATACCTTTGGGACGGGCGGCGTGACTGGTGCTCCCGAACCGCTGGACCCCAAGGCTCTCGAAGCCGTGCAAGCTGGTGTGTTCACCAATATCGGCAACCAGCCCTCTCGCTATCTTCTGTTCATGAAGATGTATGAGAACCTCGGCAAGCCCGCCGACCTCACCGTTCCGCTTCATGCCCTTCAGGTCATGGACCCGTCGCTGACGGCGGCGGCCATCCTGCAAGACATCCAAGCGCACCTGAAGATGCTGGACGATGTCGAGACCAAGGCGGGCACCGATCTCGACGGCGCCGCCTCCGATGTTCTGGGCGGGGCCGACAAGCAGATCGCCGATCTGCAAGCCGCCAACGTCAACGCTCAAAGCGAGATCGAGCGTCACCAAAAGGAAATGGCCGAACGGATCGGCCAGATCACGCAACTGCAAACGCAACGTGCGAACGACGACGCCAACATCAGCCGCGCCAAGGCTCACACGGCGGCGGCGGTCAGCGTCGTGCGGTCGCAACTGCAAAGTATGCAGACCACCTTCTCCAACCTCCCCGCCTAAACCGGACCCACACCCATGCCCCAAGAAGCAACTACGTGGCATCCGCCACAGGAAAAGATCGTCTCGCGTCTGTTTACGGGCGCTTCGATTTTCGCAGTCGTCGTCGGCGCCTCGTTGGTCATCAAGACCTTCGTGCCGACCATCAGTGATGCGTTGGCCCTGCTGCAAAAGCTGCTGGCCAATACGATCACCACGGCGATCACGGCGGGCGCCTTGGCGGCCACCCTATGGGTTCTCTATGAGACCTTCAGCCCCAAGGGCAAGATCAACGGCCTCTTCGCGCAAGCCTATTCGAGCTTCATCCACAACATCACGCTCGAACTGCTGAATGTCGATCCGATGTCGCCGCTGAAGGACAGCCTCGCCGCCGTCCAGAAGAAGAAGGCGTACTACGACGAGCAGTTCGCCGTGTTCGACGGTCAGATTTCCAAGCTGAACGAGTCCATCAACACGTTCACGGACAAGGCGAAGAAGTCGGAAAGCCGCGCCAAGGCCGCGCAAACGCAAGGCAACAAGACGGCCTTCGATCAGGCCGCCTATGAATCCGGCAGCGCCCGCGAAACCGCCGACGATCTCGCCAAGATGGCGGCCCGTCTGATTACGGTTCGCACCGTGATCGTGCGTCTGCAAGACGCGGCCAACGATCTGATCTACAAGCTCGGCATCGACATCGAGTCCACGCAGATTCGCTGGGACACGGCCAAGAGCATGAGCGGCATCGAGGGCGCGGCGCGCAGCATCATCTCTTCCGGCGGCAAGAGCGATCTGGCCAAGGAAGCGCAAGCCATCGTCCAGTCGAAGTATGCCGTCGCCATCGGCCGCCTCGAAAACCTGAACGATACGGCGATGCCCCTGCTGAACAGCATGGACATGGACAAGGCGACCTACAGCCAAGAACTCTTGGACAAGTGGGATGCCGAAGATCATTCGCCCATCGCGATCCCGATGACCGCTACCATTCTGGCCCCCGGCCAGTTGGCGGCGCCCGCTGCTGCTCAGGGTTCCAATTTCCGCGACCTGATCGGCCGTCAATAAAACTGCGGAACGTTTTCACCCCGACCTACCATCGGAAAAACAAAGAATAGGAGCAGCCACATGGCTGGTTTGAAGACTCGATATAAAGTTGTCGGCATCGGCATCTTGGCTCTGGGAGGCGTCTTCGGTCTGAAGTCTGCCGTTCAACATGGCCTGATCCCGGCTCCGGCCGCTCTCAAGGCGATGATCCCGCAGAAGGCTGACATCGCGACGCTGGGTGGCAACATCCAGATCGCGCCGACCCAGACCTATGACCTGTCCGCCGCGCCGGAAGCGAACGCGCCCAAGCGCACGTTCCTGATGATTCCGTGGCAGGGCGGCGGTGCGCTGACGCTCGCCAACGGCGGCGCCGGTGACGCCAGCGGCACGTTGATGCAGAAGTTCGCGGGTTCGAACGTGAACCTTCAGCGGCAGGACGACTACGGCAAGATGCAAGAGCAACTGCTGAAGTTCGCCAGCGGCTTCAAGGCCGGTCAAGCGAACCCGGATGGTGCGGCCTACGTCCAGATCATGGGCGACGGTGGCCCGGCGTTCTTCGCCGGTGTCGAGCCCCAGATGGAGAAGCTCGGCCTTCACCTGAAGATCGTCGGCGTGACCGGCTTCTCGCACGGCGAAGACAAGTGCATGGCGCCGGACGTGAACGGTGACCCGAACAAGGCCCGTGGCGACCTGATCGCCGCCGTGCCGCGCGACGGTGACTGGAACATCTGCGTCAAGTGGGCGTCGGACAACAACATTCCGATCAACACCGACAACACGGTCTACGATCCGACCGCCATCAACTTCGTCGATACGGACAGCTTCACGCAAGCCGACGACAAGTTCATCGCGGGCGCCTACGAAGATCGTGACGAAGCCAAGAACGGCATCAAGACGGGCAAGCGCGTCCACGTCCAGATCAACGGCGTGGCGACGTGGACTCCCGGCGACGTGACCGTCATGGAGAAGAAGGGTGGCGTCGTTTCGCTGGCCTCGACCAAGGACTACGACCAGCAGATGCCCGCCGTCATCATCGGCATCAAGGAAGAAATGGACAAGCACCCGGCGTTCGTCACCGGTATGCTTCGGGCCGTTGACCGCGCATCGTTCCAAGTCCGCACGACTTCGGATGGTGTGCAGAAGATGTCGGAAACTGAAGCCAAGGTGTTCGGCTCGGCGGGCGGCGACGAAGCGAAGCCGGAATACTGGGCACGCTTCTTCAACGGCTTCGACAGCCCGGACGGCAAGGTGAAGCTCGGTGGGTCGCGCGTTTCGACGCTGGCCGAAATCCGTGACTTCATGGGCATGGGCACCGGCACCCTGAACGTCTACCAAGGCGTCTGGAACGTGTTCGGCGACTACGACAAGACCTTCTACCCGAAGCTGGTCCCCAGCTATCCGAAGTTCGCTGACGTGGTCGATACGAGCTACATCAAGGCCGCCCTCAACGGCGTCCAGATGACGGCTCCGACTTCGACGGCGTTCTCCACCCAGAAGACGATGTCGGCGACCGTGTCCAAGAAGGCCGTCTCCATCGAGTTCGACAACGGTAAGGCGACGATCCGCCCGACCAGCCGCGCTCAACTGGTGGACATCGCCAACCAGTCCGGCATGACCAGCCTGCTGATCCGCATCGAAGGTCACACGGACAACACCGGCAACCCGGATGCGAACGTCGCCCTGTCGCGGGCTCGCGCTCAAGCGGTGGCTACGGCGCTGACGAACATGGCCCCGGCCACGTTCCCGGCGACCCGTATGGAAGTGCGTGGCTACGGCGACACGAAGCCGGTCAACGATACGGCCGACCAGAACTCGCCGACCGAGCGCGCGAAGAACCGCCGCGTCGAGGTGATCCTCGGCAACTAAGACGGCTTGGGGTGGGCTTCGGCCCACCCCTTTCCTCTTTCTCAGTAAGATTTTCGGAGACCCGTCATGGGCGTCCAATCCCTCCTGCTGCCTAACGAGAAGGTCAACGAGCGCGTTTCGCTGATCCTGACAGGCGGTTGGGTTTTGTTCATTCTCGCCTTCTGGTGGGGTGTCCTGCCGCACGCTTCTGCGCTGATCCCCACCCCGCCCGAAGTGGCGAAGGCTGGGTTGATCCAATGGAACCAAGGCGCGGTCATCGTTGCCGACTCCAACGGTATTCATGCTGGCCAACTCATCATCAGCATTTTCACCAGCCTATCGGCGATCTTTTTCGCTCTTCTGTTGGGCCTATCACTGGCCTATCTCTCGACGATCCCGTTGTTCAAAGCGCCGGTGCGCTTCATTGGGAGTGCGAGGGTTCTCAGCCTTACAGGCATGACCTTCATTTTCGTTCTGGCTACGCCCAATGGCTACTGGCTCAAGGTGTCGGTTCTGATCTTTGCCATCGTGGTTTTCTTCATCAACGCCATGCTTCAAGTGATCGAAGACATTCCACAAGGTCGGTTCGACCATGCTCGAACCCTTGGAATGAATCACTGGGAAGTTCTTCGTGAAGTGGTCATCCGGGGAACACTTGCTTCCGCGTTTGATACGCTGCGGATGAATGCCGCCATGGCGTGGATGATGCTGACCATGGTCGAAAGCATGTCGCGTTCCGGCGGTGGGATTGGCATCGTGCTGGTCGAGCTTGCTCGGACGGCCAACTATGCCGCAATCTTCAGCGTTCAGTTGATGATTTTCGTCGTCGGTATCGCCCAAGACAAACTCGTGCAGTTCGCCAAATTGGCAGCCTGCCCTTACACGAAGGGTCAATAGATGAGCGGCGTCGTGGGTTACGAATACGAACTCAAAGACACGCTCTTGGACGTGCGCGACGTGAGCATGGTCTATGGAGACAATGTCGTCCTGCGTGATGTGAGTTTCCAGATCAAAGATATCGTCCGGCCGGGTAAAACACAGGGTCAGGTCAATGCTTTGCTGGCGCCCTCCGGCACGGGGAAAACTCAGCTATTTCGATGTATCGCTGGGCTCCAAGTTCCGACCAACGGTGAAGTTTTCTTGAACCGCCATGATTGCACCGCTGATGGCAAAGCCGTCGTGGATGACAAGGGCCAGCCAATTTTGAAGCCGGTGACAGTTGGGTCAGTCGGCGTGGTTGCACAGGACTATCCGCTGTTCAATCACCTGTCCGTCTGGGACAATCTGATGATGGCGGCCGAAATCAAGATGAACAAGGCCGCCGCCACAGAAAAAGTCGAAGCGTTGCTTCAACGTTTCGGTCTCTCCGAACGACGCACGTTCTATCCGCAGGCGCTTTCTGGCGGCCAGCGGCAACGCGTGGCGATCATCCAGCAAATGGTCTGCAATGGTAAATTGCTGCTGATGGATGAACCATTCTCCGGTCTCGATATCATCATGAAGGAAGAGGTGCAGAACCTCATCTCCGACGTGGCCGCGTCCGACGAGTGGAATTCTGTCATCGTCACGACCCATGACATCCAAAGCGCCATCGCCGTGGCCGACACGATTCTTCTGTTGGGCAAAGAACGCAAGCCCAACGGTGAGATCGTCCCCGGCGCCTACATCAAGCACACCTACAATTTGATGGACCTTGGGCTGACTTGGCACCCGGATATCGCTTCTCTTCCGGCATTTGCCGAACTTGAACGCGAAATCAAGGCGCGGTTTAGGGAACTGTGATGGATTACGAAACGGTCGTTCGAGCGAGTTTGGCCGGGACGCTCATTCTCGTCACCATAACGTTGGCCATCATGTTCGCAGATTGGTGGCGGCGGGGCCGCAGTAGTCATTGGGTTACGGTGGCTCAAATCGACGGCATCGTCTATCAACAACACAAAACGCGCCCCGAATGGCGGCGATGGTATCCGACTTTCAGTGGATACCGGGTGCGGATCGACTGGATCAAGGGCAGAACCGACAAGCTCTAATCCATTTTCGTTGACGAAATTATAATCTGGGGGCATGATGCTTGTAACAAAACAAGCACGAGGCACCCCATGACCGACCGTTTCACGCGTCCCCAAACCGAATTGCTTCGTTCTCTCGACGAAGAGCCCGGTGTATGGGCCGAGTGCAACGAAAGCGAATGGCGGACTGCCGTGTCGCTGCAAAAGCGCGGCCTCGTCGAACTTGATCGCGATCCGAGCGACCATTCGCCTCGTCGTTTCGATGCGCGCACCACTTCGGTCAGCCCGAACTACAACAACGGTGTTCGAGACATTCCCTACGACAAGCACGTCTTCGTGCTTGCACGGCCGATCAAGGGCGACTGGAAGGAATACGACGGTTCGACCAGTGCACGCGGTCGCCAAGAGTTCCGCCCCTGCATGATCCAAGGCCACGACGGCGGCCAGCGCCTCTATGTGATCGGCAGCCAATACGCCTACGATCTGACCAAGTTCGAAATCCGCGAATTCGAAGCGTTCTCGGCCAAGCCGGTAAAGGACGATTTGCTGCACAAGCTGCTGGTCAATGGCGAGGCCGATGCCGAAGAACAGGCGGATGCGGCGAACTGGATTGGCCGTCTGGCGGGACAAGCCTGATGGCTGGTCTTCGTCGTCTTGCAAAGATGTTCGGCGGTCTCACCGCAATCAGCACCAATCCGGTCACCGGGGAAGTGACGAAGGTCGAACACGTTTGGGACTACGTCGCCGATGAACCGACCACTAGCGACGAGATGCCTGTGGGTTCTGAAAGATGGAAGGCGTCTGAACGCGTGAAATGGGCTAATGTCGGTGGCGGCGAAGACAAATTGATCTGAGTCGTGAAGCCGACATTTACTTGACGGAAATTGGTTTGCGAATAAGCTGCACCGTATGGACATTCTAGAGCAACTTTTGAGTCAGGCATTCGCCGCCGAAGGTTTGGACCCCGCACTTGCTGTGGTGTCGCCTTCGGAGCGGCCGGACCTTGCCGATTTTCAATCGAACGGAGTGTTTCTAGCGGCCAAGGCTGCGCGGATAAATCCTCGGGCTCTGGCCGAGCGGATCGTTGAACGGCTCAAACACCCAGACATCACGTTCGAAGTAGCCGGGCCGGGCTATATCAACATGACGCTGGGTCCGGCTCTGCTCGAAAAGATGCTGCTGGACAACAGTCCGATCCCACAGGTTTCCGGTCGGATCGTGTTGGATTTCGGTGGACCGAATGTCGCCAAGCCGATGCATGTGGGTCATATGCGGTCTCTGGTGATCGGTGACGCCCTTCAACGGATTTTGCGGTTCGTGGGCTACGAGGTGCTGTCCGACATCCACCTCGGCGACTGGGGCCTCCAAATGGGCCTGTTGCTGGCGGCCTTGGAAGGCACACCGCTACATGACTACAATATCGCGCTGTTGGAAAAAACCTATCCACAGGCGGCGGCTCTTGCCAAAGAGGATGAACCCTTCCGGTTGAAGGCACAGATGTTCACGCGCCTACTGCAACAAGGTGATCCCGAGCTTATGCAGCGGTGGCGGAAAATGGTCTGCGTGAGCATGACCACCGTCAATCGGGAGCTTGCTGCTCTGAAAGTCAATTTCACTCTCATGAAGGGTGAAAGTGACGTTCAGGACTTGATCCCCGATATGATCGCGAGCTTCGTCGCCAAAGGGATCGTAGAGGAAGACAACGGGGCGCTCGTCGTCCGGGTTGGAGAACCTCCACTCATCCTGCGGAAGTCGGATGGTGCGGCTCTCTATTCCACGACCGATCTCGCGACGATCCTTGATCGGAAGGCAGCCTTCGATCCCGACAAGATCATCTATGTGACCGATGAACGGCAGCAACTTCACTTCAAGCAGGTTTTCGCGGCGGCCGAGATGGCTGGTTATCTGAACGGCAAGCTCGAACTCGAACACATCTGGTTCGGGACGGTGAACGACGCCAATGGCAAGCCACTCAAGACGCGGGCTGGTGGTGTGCCGAAGTTGCACGACCTGATCGAAGAAGCGATCACCAAGGCGTCCGAGAAGAATGCTGAATCGGCGATCCCGGTGGCTATGGCGGCGTTGAAGTTCGCCGATCTACAAAACCCTCGGACAGGGTCGTATTCTTTCGATCTCGATAAGTTCCTGAGCTTCGAAGGCAAGACCGGCCCATATCTGCTCTATCAAGCGGTGCGGATCAAATCCATCCTCGTCAAGTCGGTTGAACCCGGCCCGATTACGCTTGAGACCGCACAGGAGCGGGCTCTTGCGTTCAAGCTGGTGTTCGGTTTCCGGCAGGCGCTCGATGGCGCCGTGCGGCGATTGTCGCCCAAAGAGATCGCCGATCACGCCTACGATCTCGCGCAATCCTTCTCGAAGTATTATGCGAACACGCAGATCGGAGAATCACCGTCGAGGGTGGCCCTCTCTGCCAAGGTGTTGGCCCAACTGGAATGCTGCTTGGGTCTGATGGGTATCGATATCCCCGAGCGGATGTGATGCGCTGGTTCTGGGAAATGCTCTATCGCCGCCAAGCGGTAGAGGTTGTCCTTGATCGAGATTGCATCAGAGTTCTCGGCGGTGATGGTCCCACGACCTTGGCCAGACTACGAGATGTCGAGCGCGAATGGTGTCGTCACAACGTTCGCAGGCCATTCGGTCTATATTGCCGATGGCGAGGCGTAGGGGGCGGATACCATGCGTATCTGTGGTTCATTGAGCCGAAAGATGCTGCACTCTTCAAAATGTTTCAAACGTGACGTGTCCTAAATAGTGGATGCGTGAGTTCATCAATCTCCTAGAGCAAGCCGACAACGTCACGCTCTATCGCGGCGACAGCGGCCCTGTGGAGAAGTTCGAACTGGCCAAGACCGATTCAGGAGCTTTGCTCGGCATCGGCATCTATCTCACCGATAGCCCGGAAGTGGCTGGCGACTATACCGTCAAGGGTTCCCAAGACATCGCCTATCCGTCAGGGCGCCGGGGCGAAGACAATTCGTTCAACGATCCGAAGCAATTGACCGCTGGGTATCTGCGGAAACTCATGAACGATGCTGGTTTCCAACAGCAAATGGACGACACGAAAAATCAGTGGCAGGACAAATATTACAGCCTGTCGCGAGATATCGATTGGACCGACCATGAACGTGCTCGTAAGGAGCGCGACGAAATGCAAGCCAAGTTCCAAGCGGACTATCAGGTCGTCCGATCCAAGATGATCCGCGCCGCCGTGGCCAAGGCCAAGGCACAGTTCAAGGCGATTCGACCGAACCTACGGATGGTCAAGCTGACCACTGGGGAATACATCTTCACGAAAGTTGGCCGGGCGGCCAGCATCGCGAAGTTTATCGTGCCTACGGCCTACCTCGAACGATGCCTTCATGCTGAGCGGCCTCTGCCTGATGATCTTCTTCCGATCATGAAAGCGGCTTTCGCTCGTGTGGCTCATGACAAAAACCCCGATCAAAAATGGGACCTACGGGTTCGGAATCCCAAGGGGAACAACGGCGACGAAGACATTGGCCTTTCATTCGATGAGTTCATCGCAGGCTTTCGTAAAGCGGGCGCTCGCTACGCGTGGACGGACGAAGTTCGTGGCGGCAAGGGTGAGAACCCTTCGCTCGACATCCTCTGGAACGGCACGCACAGCGGCTATCACGTCTTCCAGAACAAAGAAGCACAAGAGACCCTCATGCATGAACTCATGGCCATGGGCTACGTCGGCTACGCCTACGACGGCGGCGTTCGTCTAGCTGGCACCGGTGCTCGTGGTGGCGGTGGCATTCGTCACAACGCCTACGTTCTTTGGGACGAAAATGCCGTTCATTCTTTCCGCGTCGAGGGCGGCGGGGTGACTGATGACGAAGTCGGTGACTTGGAAAAAGGTATCAAGGCAGCAAAAGTCCTGCGTTAAACACTAAATAGTTCATGTTTTCGATGCGTGAACTGATGTTGATGGTCGAAACCGAGCGTCCGAGAGAAGGGCCGCCGGTTCCCGACACGTTGTTCCATGGCACCGGTGAAGAAGCGTGGAATAGCATCCAAGAGAGCGACACCATGTATTCGTCGGATCACAGAGACGAAGACGCTATTTCCTTCACCACCGATTGGCACACTGCAAATCGCTTCGCACAAGCCGTAGCCAAGCGAGAGGGCGGCGCCGGAGTCATCATCGAGTTCAACGGTGACGATCTGGCTCGCAAGTTCAACGTCGAGCCATTTTCAGATAGTGGGCTGGTTCACGCCGAACAAGAATGGCTAGTCAAGGTTGGCAGCATCACACAGGTCACCCGCTATATCATTGGCGTGGAAAAGGTGTCCGCGTAGGCGTAGTCATCAGATGAACAGTGACGCGGGCACGCACGGCTTCGTGTCGTTGGTGATGTTCGGTGGGCGTCATTCTTGCCGCCTGATATTCAAGTTCTTGTAGGTCTTCTTGCTTCAAAACAACTTCGAAACCCCAGTCTTCTAGTTTTTCATGGATCATTTGCAGCAAGGTAGTCTTGCCAGCAGCATTCGGACCACGGATGTCGATGACAATTTCGTTCATTTTGCTTGACCAACTCAGAATGTGGGATATCTTCAGGGCATAGGAACCAAGGAGATTATCCCATGACCGAGGCGACCAGAACAGCGAAACTTGTTTGGGGTGAACCCGGTACGGGCAAATCGGAAATGGTCCGCCGCGTCATGGAGGCTCAAGCCGACGCCGAGGCGGTAGCGAAAGTGCCGCTCATCGACGTTCGACTGTCCAAGATGGACCCCGAAACGCTCGCCGCCGCCTGCCCGGCAGTTCCCGTCATCGCCACCGAAGCCAAGGATCACATCCTTCACGCCGCCTTCAAGTCCGGCAACGGCCGCCGCGTCACGCACGACTTTCCGATCACCGAATTCCAAGCCAACGATACGGCGGCCCGCGCCTCCGCGATCAGCAACGCCAGCGCCTACGGCTTTGGCCGGGGCTACAAGATGCTGGTGAACTGGACGATCAAGAAAGCCAAGTGATGCTATCTCGCTTCTTCAGGAAGTTCGGCTACGAGCGCGCCGTTTCGATTCTCTCGATCATAGCCGCCGTGGGCGCCATAGTGTTTGCCGCCTTGGCCATGTTCTTCCTGAACCTGTTTGAGAAAATGGTGTCGGGGCTGGGATGATCCATCTCGTCTCTACATCAAGCGAAGCGGATCAACTTGGGCGAAGGATTCCTCGCTCCACGGCTACACACGCGGCCCTCGAACTGATTCAACGTGTTCGAGGTAACGAGCGAGAAATACCGCTACTGTTTGGTCTCGACACGTCTCACGCAATTCTGAAGCCGTGGCGAATACAGGGTATAGCGGCATCGTTGCATACCGCAGAGTGGCAGTTTATCTGGGAATCTATTGGCTTCCTACTCATCGGTGACTTAGAGGCGTTTGAGCGAGATTGTCTCTATATCAAACTGGCGTTGGACACGTAGCCCAAGAGAGTGCGAATCGCCTGTTTGCCATTGGGTAGCAGCTTGCGGCTACCAATTCCTGCCCAGACGCCGTGCGGCTTAGGCACATCGGTGACCGCAAGCCACCCGTCTTCACCGGCCCACATAAACCAAGCTCCCGTGATCTGATCGAAGACGTAGGCTTCACATGCCTCTCCATCAAATCGGTCGATGAACATCTGAACGGCCCAAGATGTGCCACCGGTTACGATGCCGTCCTCGAAGCTTGCCACGGCGTAGACGCGCTCCGCGTCTTTGACCTGATACCAGTTTCGCCGCAGCAAATTCTTGACGAACAGACTCTTGGGCGGGAACCAGCGTTTAATGCCCTTGCTAGCGGCCTTGCAGGGGCCGTCAGCGGCCTCAAGCTGTTCTGGGGTCAACACCACTAGCTCAGCCTCCGGGGCCGCTGAGCGGTGTCCTGAGAAGCTAAAATGGACAACCATGTGACCGATCATGCCAGCGCACATGCCCCATTGTAGATCAGCGCCTTCGGCGCCGCCACTCAGGCAGATGTCATCTAGGTTCGAAGTCGTAGTCATAGGTCACGGTTACCAGCCCTCTAGCACAATTATCCGAGATAATCCAGTCGTAATAGACCATCTTGAATAGTGTTGCGTCAGCAAGACTCTTAAAAGAAAGGAAGACGAGGGTCGTTTGTTTCGTCCAACCGTCATTGTCCGGTTTGCCATAGCCAGTTTTGGCTTTGGCTTTTATTCTGAAGTTGCAATTGGTGTTGAGCCACAGGATCATTTCATCGATCCATTCAGCAAACTTGGTGTCCTCGCTCGGCCCATCTAGATAGAACTTTGACCATTGGGTCATAGGAGAGCACGGCGCGTATTTTCTAGCATTTGCTCCGTCACCATTTGCTTCAGGATTTGACGTTTCGCTCTACGCTTTTGTTTGCTGCCTCGCGGCGCCTTTCGATATCGCACACGAAGCGCAAAAATCGCGGCCGTAGGTCCGGTCATCGGTTGCACGCCACAAATGTCATAAGCGATGACATTCGGCATAGCACGGCGAACGAGCGAGATAAGAACGCGATTGAGTTTCTGTTCGTCGGTGATGATCTCCCCAGAGAAGAACAGCTTGAACAGAGTGGCGTCACGATTCGAGCGGAACTTCACCTGAATGAACGACGGCCATTTGAACTGTTCCCACGTCTGGCCGCCGCCAGAACTGCCGATCTTCGCGACCTTGGCCGTCTTCGTTTTGTTGGCGCGCAACCATTCTTCAATGCGGTCGTGCATTTCGCGAAATTGATCGACGATTGCGTTCGCCGATGAATTGGGACGCAGATCGGGCCGGAGGCAGAAAGTGGACCACTTGGACATTTGGTTTACGATGTCACGAAATTGAACGGAGCGCAAACGCCTCCGCTGAACTCGGCCGCTGCCTCAAGTGCCGCTTCAAGTCGCCATTTCGGCTTCAGGTTGGCATGAGTTCCGGTCGTGTAGAGCGAACCAAGCGCGTAGCTTTCTCCGCAGCCCACAGCAGCATACTCCATGAGATTTTCGCCGACTTGAAAATCTGCATCGATCTGGAAGAGGCGGCCCTGAGTCCCAACGAGGAAACAACCGCCGGTTTCTTCGTTGGAATCGATACGGCTGAAACCATGTTCTTTGAATGATTTTCGCAAGGCCGTAATGAACTCCCGCACCATGAACTCCATCAGCGGGTCATCGGTCTTGGCTTTATCGAAATCTTCGAACTTCGGTGGCTTGAAGTCATATTGAAGAATCTGACCCATCCGAAACGACGAGGTGAAGCCCATCGCGAAGTCCCCATTGGTGAAAACCTTCTTGTCTTTGCGGATGACGATGTCGAGGCCAGACACACCGGCGCTGTCGCCTGCTAGATGCGTCTTACCCTTGTGGGCGATCCCAACAATGCAAGTCATGAGGAACTCTTACAGGCAGACGCGGAGGACTTCCGCGTGAAGATGGGCGATGCTGAGATCATTGCTGATGGTCTCGTCGAGCGGGGCGCCGATCCATGCCCATTCCGACTCATGGATGTTATATTGCGTCTCCATGTGCCAACGCGCGACTTGTGCCGTTCCAACACCGGGAAGCGATCCACCGTGACCGTTGGCGATCTTGGCACACTCGAACCACTCCGGTTCAGGGCCACGCTTTACGCGAACGACCTTGCCACCAAATTTTCGACCGAGATCAAGTTCGTTCGGGAACCTGCCGTCGCACAGGACGACGCTCGCATCTTCGGAAAGAAGACTGATCTTCCGTTCGATGTTCAGAATCCAAAGGTCCATGTTGAAGTGCTGGCGGAACACATTGGTCCCGACCAACTGCATAGCCAGACGTGGGGTAAAGTTCGGGATATTAAGTTTGTCGGACCACCACTGGTCCACAGTCTCGCGCCATGCTCGGCTTTCGCCGGTGTCTCCTTCCAGCAAGGCCCGCTCCCAGCAAAAGATGGAAGCCAAGGCATCCTTCAAGCTTTCTGCGAAGCTGAAGTTCTTGTATCCGTAGTTCTCTACTAGAAACCTACCGGCAGTGTCCTTGCCACTACCTTTGAACCCCACCAAAGCGACCAAATTCATTTCGAGAAATACCCATATGCATTAAGTATTCCTCACTTTAACCAAGCCCTTTGGGAATGTCATTATTCCGAGCGCATAGGGGATGTTCTTTTCGCTGTAGCCATTCCAAACCCGAGGAATCTCGAAGTTCATCGTGATCCACATGCGGTAACGCTCTGCATCTTCTTCATTTCGGAAAGCAGCGTTGTTGATTTGCGAATCTGACCCGATGCCGTGAGCGTTGTAGACATCAAGTTCGATGCCCCGCCCCTCATAGTTTCCGCAAAATATGGAGATATCTGGACTGATTTCGTAGAGCGGATTGATGGATTTGAACCCGGCGCCGCTGTTTCGCATGATAAAGCCACCCACTTCATGGGGCGTCAGGTGCGTCATTCGGGCAAAGTCACGAAACCCTTCTGCTCTACCAAAAGTACCGGGTCTGCGGATGTTGACTTCTTGGCCCACGAACCAGACGGTTTGTCCAAGCATGGTCTTCATCTCCATCAGCGTAGAGATGCGACCGTGGGCTTGGTCGAGACAATATTCAGGCGGGTGGATCATGGAATATTTTGTATAGCACCATGTCACGCTCGCTGGCGAATTGTAGACCGTAGCGATAGCAATTCCGCCCGCCGCCTACCCAAAACACGCGCACAACTTTGAAGCCGTCTGCCAAGTTGTCACAACACCAGCCGAGATGCTCGGGTGCGATATGAAAGGAATGGGGGTAGGTCATGCCTTTGCTTTTCTCGCCGGATGTGCGGCGATATCGCTTGGCAAGCCAGAGCACCATCGGTGGACAGTCGCGATCCGAGGCAACCGGCACGTCGTCGAACAATACGTTCGCGTTGAAGATGTCCCGCACCATCCCCAGATTTTTAGTCATCGGAAAGCGCGGGGCACCGGAGTTGTGGCATCATGCAGAACGACCGCCAGACGCGTCAGGCCGACCCACGCAAGGAACTGCATGAGCGGATGCCCCACGATGTTGTGGAACGCCCACGCGCCCTTCTTCCACTTCAGACGACGACCTTCCACGGCACTGGGTTTGAATGCCCAAATCGCCTCGATTGCATCGAAGCCCATGGCTTTGAACGTCTCACCATCATTGGTCACGATATCGACTTCAGCGTGTTCGATGGAGCCGATGTCGATCCGCTTGATATGGTGCAGGGGGATGAGTTGATCCCCGGCTTTCAGCGCGAGAGGCCGCCACATCTCAGGAAAACCGAGACTGGCGCCAGTTGAACCGTTCGCACACGAAGAAGCGCCCCTCCGTCACGCAAACCCACGCCCATGCCCCGTAGCTGGCGGCCAGCAGGAAACAGTCGAAGGCGACTTGCCAACCCGGAGGATGAGGTCGATCAAAAATTAGCGAGAGCGGAACGAGCAGCGAGAGAATGACGCTCATCTGCGCGGAGTAGAAATAGGCGAAACGATACATCAGTGTTGCTCTTTGCTGTATTTCACGAGCCATTCAGGAGGCGGACTTGGAACTGACGGTGCCCGGAGACGCAAACTGGCCGAAGGATAGAACGAAACCACCACGTTTGCATCATTTTCGTCTTCGCAATAGATCGTGAAATAGGCCGTCGTATCGGTCATCTGATCTTCATGGGCCAGCAGTACCCACACCCGCTTCTGAGTGAGCATCACGACTTCGCTGATGACTTGGTCCCATGTCGCTTGATAATCATCGTATTTTTCTTGAGTGACGGCGATGTCAGCACACGCCCACTGCGTCATCAACCGCATGACTTCGAAGCCACCGATTTCTTCAAGATCATGTTGGGACAGGTTGTAGCCCATCAGGCGATCATTTTCGTTTCTTCGATCAGATCGTTCAGGTGGTTGACAATCTGGTAGAGTTGAACGCTGAGATTTAACATCTGGTGGAAATCAGAAACCACGAACACGTTCGGCATCGGGTTGGCTGCGAGGTGAGCGGAGACCAACGTCCGCGCTCGCAGGCTTTCTTTGTAGGCCGTCTGATCGGCCTTCAGCGCCTCGTCGAGATCGGGGACGATCATGACAATCACGAACCGAGTGGAGTTGCTCTGCACAGCTTGGAGGATCGAGAAACCAGTCTCCGCGAGCGAGCCGGTGCCGTAGGTTTCGCTGGTCACCGGGAACAGAATGATCTCGTCCCGCTTCAGATGTTGGGCCTCAATATCCGCCAATTCCGGCGACCAGTTCTCGACTTGCGGATTGAAATAGTTGATCCCCAATTTGGAATACTGACGGATGAAATCTGCCCGCCAAGTGCTGGTGCCGCATGTTCCGAACAGACCAATGCATCCGATATTTTTCATGGCGTTCGCGGCGGCTGCACGGCTGGCATAGGGACGCTCGCGTTGAACGGCGGGAACATGGATTCGCCTGCATCCATTCTCGCTTTCGATTCGCGCTGACGAAGTTCAGAGCGCATCCAGCGGGGAATAACGAGCAGGACGCCAAGCGCCATGATAATCGTGATGGCGAAAACGCCGCCCAGAACCACCATGTCGTTAATACGATGCTCACCCAGAGCGGCCACGGCGAAGACGGCCGCAATGCAGCCGTAGCAGAACCATGGAGCGATTCGCTGAGCCTTTGTCGGCGGGGGAAGCGGGGGCGCCTTACCCGTGAACATTTCGCTGAGTTCTTCTGGGGTCATGCAACCATGCCGCCCGTTTTCTTTTCGAGATCGAAGTTCGCATTGATGAACTCGATCACGTCGTTCGCGGGCGTATGGCGAGAGAAAACGATGTTCGGCCCGTGACCATCGAGCATGACGACCTTCATGTCTCGGCGATAGTTCACGGCCGACAGGTTGCGGCTGGTGTTCTGACCGCATTGGTGACTGCCACACTCGTTCTCCCATTGCGACGCCACGGGCACGGCGTCGGGATGATTTTCACGCAGGGGCGAATGGAAGTGGACGATGCAGTCCAATTCGGGATGTTCACGGAACACGACGCGTTGCGATTGGCCGCCGACCGAAGGCTTCGCGCCGTAGGCGATCACCTTGTTGTCGCCTTCGTATTCGACCAGCACGAGACCTTCCTTGGAAAGTTCGTTGAAGTTCCGCTTACGCTTGGACGTGATGATCCGGCCTTCGTCCAGCTTCACAGCGAAGTGCCCAGCGGTGACCCCTCGGAACGGCTTGTAGGCGCCTCGTTCGATGCAGTAGTCCACGACGGCACGAAGGTTCTCGGGGATCATCGGCGAATCCCACGAAACCGAATCGCCCTCGACGACGGTCGAGCGGGTGTAGGTGTTCTCGATCCGACTCCTGACCATCTTGGCCAGAGCCGCGAGGACTTCGGCGCGGTCGGTTGTCTCCGAATAGCGGGTTTCTTCCGGCGCCACGATCATGTTGTTGCGGGTGACCGTGTCATTGGCCAGCACGAGGTTCAGACTGTCGCGCTTCAGCATGTCGAGCGCGATGCGGTATTGTTCGTCGGACGTTGCATCCGTAGTGGTTTTGAAACCGACGACGAAGATGTCCTTGCGCTCTTTCCTGATCTTGCCGATCAGCTTGGAAGCTGGTTGGAGGGTGAGCATCTGAGTGCCATCAGATGTCTTGAGACGAGGGGCGTGCGGGCCGGATGCAATGTTGGCCGGAGGGCCTTCACCTCGAATATGGGCAAGATGTTTGTCTTCCCACTCCTGATCCATTGTCTGGACCACACTGCCAGTATAATCACAGAGGGCCGCGTTCAGGATGATGCAACGCGTGTCCGGGTCGGCGACGAGCTTTTCCAGCAGCGTCGAAACGTCGGCGTTGGTGACCAGAGGACTGCGGTAGTCCGCCATCTTCGTCAGATGCAGGTTCACGTCGTAGTCGTGTGGGTCGCCGATATGCGGAGCGAGGTGCTCATGTAGCGCACGAGCAGAGTTACCGAAAGCGGGCGCGGCGAGGGCCAGATGGTTGCGAACGTAGTTGAAAGTTCCGCCGCCGATGATGTGGATTTTCTTCACGAGGGTTCTTTCATGAGCTTGGCGATGGCTGCTTTTTCCTTCGCCTGCAAGTCGTGTTCTTGTGAAATGTTTACGCGCTCGCGCCACCGCATGAACGCATTGAAGATGATGACTTGAGCCACGGTCGTGTTCGTGTTTCCGTTCTCACGACGAAATCCGGGCATGTCCGTTCCATCGACCTTGACAGAAATAGATCGAATTTCAACCGGACTGTTGCCGATTGGATCGGCCCCGACGAAGATATTGATGCCGAGTTTATCGTTCCCAATTCCGAATGTTTCTTCTTTCCAATCCGCAGGATGGGCGTCAAGAAGGTCCGATATTTTCTGCGCGAGTTGATTTGCGGTCGCCTCTTGCATCGTAGGGGGCACGGGGACTTCCGCTTGATGGTGAGGCGTCATACCAATCCACACCGCATAACCTACCGCACAGACCAAAGCCACGATCCCACACGTTTGCAGGATGAGCTTGAACATCGGGCTGGGTTTAGGGAACTCGCGGATGATCTTCATGGCATCAGGGGGAACTTACCGACGAACGGGCGGGCTTCGCCCTTCTTGGCGAACACGTAGGCACAAGTGTCGAGCGGGATGAGATGGAAGCTGGCGCCGTCGCGCAGCGGATAGCTCGGATCATGCGTGACGCCCGTATGCAGTCCAGCCGCATCGGCGGTCTCGACGGCGTCACGCATTTCGCTCTCGGTCACCGAGAGGACGATGCAAGTCCCGAAGCCATAGGCGGCGGTCTCCCACGAATCCAAAAGGTCTTCCAGCGCGTCGCCGAGTTGATTCGGGACGGTTTCCCCCGCTTTCTTGCGGGCCTCAAACACCATCTGGTTGGCGGCGTGGGTGCCTTGCGCGACGGCTTTGCCCGCGTTCATCGACGCGAGATCGTTCCGCATCAGAATGTAGAGATACGGTTCGGCATCCTGCGAATCGTCCACTTTGGGGTTCAGGGTTGCCCAGAGCGCCGTCACGGCGGGATCGAGGCTGTCACCGAACATCTTGTGCGCTTTGTGGGCGCGGACGAACGTCGAAGCCGATTCGACCAGATCAGGTTCACTGGCAATCTGGCCTTCGGTTTCTTCCAACAGGGCATCACGCAGGTTGTGCACTGCCTCTTCGATCAGGTCTTTGTCGCCACCCTTAACGATGTCAACGACCGACCTTAGACGGCCGCGAAGAGATTGCGGATTTTCGGCCGCCCACTCCGCAGGCGTGATGACGCTTTCCGGGGGTTGCGGAAGATCGGCCGCCATCGCCAAGGCGATTTCTTCCTTCAGCCCGTTGATTGCCGCTTCCACATCCGTGCGATTCGGGCGGGTCTTCGACGACACGTTGGAGTAAATGGCCAGTGCCGAATAGAGGTTCTGTTCGACCGGGCTCCGTGTCTCGCGAACATCTTGTTCCGAAAGGCGATATTGCCGGAAAATGGACAGGAGGTTCACGCCAGCGAGTGCATCGGACAGGAACATCCGGGTCGCGACGATAACATCGGTGAAAGAAGTCATTGGATGCCCCTCAGTGAGCAACCAGAATAACTCGTAAACGAGATCAGGTCAACGTTTTCTACGCCGTGCCAACCAATGCGGGCGATGAGGGTGATGGAAGTATTGCCAGACTTTCAGGCAGCCCCAAATTCCTTCCAGAAGACCGAAGGGCCACGCACCTTGCATGAACCCATAGGCCGCCCCCGCCCAGCAAGAAAAGGCGAACACCATGGTGAAACGATAGTGTCGTTTCTCAACCATATCGCTGAACATCATCGCACTCACCGCCAACAGACCGAAGATAGTCAGCAGATCGACGTGCGGAATGCTCATTTTTCTCTAACCTTGTGGTGGTCCACGGACAGATAGCTGGGTTGTTTGCGTAGATAGCGGCGGATTTCTTCCAGTGTTACTGGTTTCAACCCCATGTTGTCTACCCCCACATCACACGATTGATCTGTGCCGGGCAGCGATCCATGCGAGTGCCCGTAGAGCATGATCGCACCTCTGTGACTTTTGTTCCACACGCGCATGGAGTAATGGCACAGGACGATGAACTGCCCATCGAGATTGATCTCAAGATAGGGCTGGGACGATGTCCACTCGGGGAGTTGGCGAACCTGATTGCTGTCGTGGTTGCCCCAAATCAAGTGCTTCCGGCCGTTCAGCCGAGACAGAATTTGCGGCGCCGGAGTCTTACCCATGGCGAAGTCGCCAAGGTGGTAGATGTCATCGTCTTGATCGACGGCGGCATTCCAGTTTGCGATGAGGGTCTCGTCCATTTGGACGATGGTGTCGAACGGGCGGTTCGAATAGTTCTTGCCCTCGTTCGTCATGTTGCGATGGCCGAAATGCGTATCGCTAGTAAACAGTGTCTTTTTCATAATGACACTATATATCCAGAAAACTAGGCAATAGTCAATCTACAGCGGCGAGCCTCTCCGCAAAATGCATTTTGAAAATCACCGCATCGGTTTCTCTCGGGAAAGAAATGGCTACGTAGGAATGCGCGTTTCCCCACTCTTTCTTTGCATGAGTAGTCACCAATGTGAAATCATGCTCCATGTTATAGGTCCGCAAGAATTCACGGAGGCCCGACCACTCTTCATCCATCATTCGACTCAGCGAAACCACTTCGTAGACCGTCATAGGTCTAGTAAAGATGGTCCCTTGTTTTGTGGAATTCAGCTCATCGATGGTTAATGTGGCAGAAAACAACCTGAACTCAGTCTTCAACTTCAAGACCTTTCATGACGGACAATTGCCCCTTCTCTGGGATCGGGCCGTCGATGTCGAGCACTGTCACCACCATGGCTTGGCTCGTCTTATCGGCACGGTTGCGTCCTCGGATCACGATGACGGCTTTTTCTTCCTGAGAGATAATCACATCGTGGTCATCGTTTGGATCATATCGCCCGGCCGCCATAGCGCGGATGCGATCACGGACAGATTGTAGGTCCACGCCGTCGATGCGTTCAAGCCATCGGACAATGGCATGGTCACTCACCATCAGGTCTTCAGGTGTGGTTTCGCTTTGTCGAATGGCGCCGTTCACAGCTTCGAACCGCGCAGCCATCATCTTTTGATCGCGAATCAAGCCGCGATTGGCCAAGGTCAACTCTTCCCTGATCCGATACAATTCGTTCAATGGAAGTCCGGCCAAGATCAAGGGATTGTTCTGCGACATACCTCCAATGTGGAGTGTCGGGTAGTTTTCGTCAACCAGATTAGCGAATCTGTTCCACGCCGATGATATTCACCGGAGAGTTTTCGCGGATGCGAATTTCTTTTTCGTCTTCATAGTCAGGCATTATGTTCATCGCCAGCGTCGTGGTCCAATCCACTACCGACATGTTGACCTCGGCGGCGATCCGCCATTTGACGTTGCCTTCACTGAAATCGCCCCAGTGAGCATCAGCAGCATTCTTGTCCCATGACCAATAGATGCCGGGATGACGGGCATCTGGTTTCCAATCGGCCGGAGCGGTGATGACACGATAAAGGGTGGCGTTGCCAGACGCGTCGAACAGGTGAGCGAAATTCCCCCAAGCATCCCAGAGACGTTCTTCGACCCAACCCTTAAACCAATGTGTGAACTCAGGCGTGTTGGTGTCTACCGCGCTCGTGTCTGATCCATCGAAATTATCGTGATTGATTTCGATTTCGTGCTCACGAGCGTAGGCGTATTTCACGCTCGCGGCGCCACCAGCCTCGGTGCTCCAATCCATGTCGTTGTAGACCAGATTGAAAACGGCCTTGGCATCGACCAAGTGATTCGGCGTGGGAAGTTCCTCGGCCAACAAATTCTCGACGAGGTTGATGAAATCACGCATCCGATATTTAGGCGGTGGCAGGTTCCATATGACCGTGCATCGCTTCGATCAATTCGATCTGCGTCCGCAGCATGTGCTTGATGTTCTCGTAGGCGAGCGCCTGATGCGGGAAATTGCGGCGTGCGGCCTTCAGCATCGGGAAGAACAGCTTCTCCGCTTCGCTGATGTAGGACTTCTGCTTGGCCAACGTGAAAACGCCCACCATGGATTGCAGATTGTGGATGCGGTCGCAGCCCTTGGCGATGCTGGCGATCTCATCCTCGCCCATGGCGGCGAACAGCTTCGCTTCGTCCTTCTTGGCTCCGCGCCATTCCTTGGTCATGTTCTCGACCGCGCGACTGACACGTTCGGCGAAAGCTAGATCGGTGGCGAACAGCGACCGAACCTCCGCATCAGTGATGTGGTAATCCTCGCGCACGTCGTGCAGGAAAATCGTGGTGATAATCTCTTCACGGTAGCGCAGGTTGGGGAGCGTCAGCGCATACAGCGCGATGCTGATCTGGTGATCGAACTCCGGCGTGAAGCCGTCTTTGCGCGTGCCGGTGTGGTGCTTCGCGGCAAACTCCATCGCCACGAGGGCGTGGTAGTATCCGGCGCCTGCGAGATACTGTCGGAGCGTGAGTGCTTTCTTCTTGAATTTGTCCATACCTACAGTGTGCCTGCAAGTAACCGGTTGGTCAACCAAATCAGGAGACGGCCAGTTTCAAGGCGATCACGTCGTTCTTGTAGAGTTCGAAGTCACCGTAGAACGCGATGCTGTCTTTGCCACGAGGCAACCATCGAACCTGCCAAGTCCAAGTCGTGTGCGTGATCGGGTCGTCGGGCAAGAAACGCATCAAGTTCTTCGTGAACTCGTCGCCGTAGTATCGTTCTTTATTCGCCCACAGCCGGATGCCCAAAATGGTGATAGGCATCCCGACGCTACTCATGAACGGGTCCACATAATAGTGGATTTCGTCGAGCGTTCGCCGATCCAAGAAATCCATCAGCGCGACTTGAGGCGCTCGACGATCTTGTAGTGGGTCTGGACGATTCGGCTCAACGTTTCATCATCGGTCAGCTTGCGGAACGAACGAGCATGGTAATCCTCATCTGGGATCACCGCTGTCAGAAACGCCATGATGTCGGCGGGTGTGTCAGGGTGTGAGGCGATCACGTTGAAGCGATCCACTGCCAATTGTTCCCCAAGATGGAACACAGCCGCGCAGGAGGACAGGTCCACAATGACCTTGTCCATCTCCGACCAGTAAATGCTTTCGGGCTGTTCGTCTTCGGTCGATAGGCCGCGTTTGTTCAGCAGTTCGACCAGCAGATCGCTGTGCCTCAGTTCATCGAAGGCGGTAGCCCGGAGCACGGTCTCGGCCGCGATATTTCCACCGGCCCATTGCTCGATGGCCGAGAGATTGTCGGCGTAGCCGCTGTATTCGGTCTTCTGAAGTTTTTGCAGCCAGCGCGCCATGCGCTCTTCGTCAGCGAGGTTTCGTTCCCACCAGCGGAGGGCGAAGTCTGTGTCGAACTTTTCCATAGGCTCAATCTGCAAAATTAAGCCGAAGTCGTCAACCAGTTTGGAACCGCGTCCGGGTAGAGCCCCATCCATCTCTGTCAGGAGCGTAAGGATCGACGATCACGAACTGATCGCCACGCTTCATGATGTTACCCGAGTTCAAGTCCACCCAGCAGCCACCTTTCTGCGAATGAAGTTCCTGCAACGTATCTAGAAATAGTTGTTGCTCGGGCGAGAAATCCCATTGCTCGAAATCAGCCTGTGGCTTGGAAGCAATGGACACCAACGTGTGCAGTCCGGCCGCTCTCTGCTCTTCAGAAGTGGTCTCTGACAACCGCTCGATGCGGATCATCCGCGCTTTTTCATTCAGTCGCACACCGTTGCCCCTGAACCGAGGCAAACAGGGATTGTTCCGGTGGGCTTTGCAGAATGAAATGAAACGGTCGTAGCATTCGTCATTGTAGACTTTGACGACTTCGTTGACGCGCGGGTTTTCGAAGACGAGACTAAACTCGCCACCACTGAGCATCGAGAAACCGAGGGTCTCCATGTAATCTTCCAACTGTTCGACCGTCTCGATAGGACGAGAGGTGTGGACCTTAGCCCCGGCCAGTTCGAAAATCTCGTGAGAGCGCATCCCCTATTTAGGAGAGGAACATCTTCAGAATGGTCAAGTCATGCTGCATACGGTCAAGGTCGCCGTTCTGTCTGACTATCCCGCTTGGATTCCACTCCATGCTCCACACGCGGCCGACCTGTCCATCGTCGTAGCGCATCAGGAACCAGTGCGTCTTACCCTGATGCGACGCTGAGCAGGCCCACATGACGATACCTTCAAGCTTGGCCTCGCCACCCGCCGACAGTTCTCGCAGATTCTTCCACGCGACCTTGGCGGTCTCTAGTTGAGACTCGCTCACGTCCGGCCCGTGAATTCTTCGTTGAACCTTTCAGGCGGAACGGTGCTCCACCGAGTCCCCCACCGGCCATCGCGGGTGACTTGGAACATCGTTGGGAGTTTCACGAATTCCTCGAACAATTGCCACTTCATATCCGTTCGATCTTGCCCTCGGAAACGCTCGTCATCTGTCGTCAGGATCGTGGTGACGTATTCGAGCGTGCATCCTAGATGCCGGTGAACACCGCTCATCTTGGCCATAAGCTCGGCCTTCTCGATCACGAGAACGGCCGCCGCGAGCGTTTCCGGTTCGAGCATTCAGGCAACCGTGACGAACGTCAAGCCGGGTTCGTTCGCGAACTCGGCGTAGTCGTGCAGGTAACCGTCCGTGACGACGATGGCCTTGTCGGCGCCGGAAGCGCGGAAGTCGGCGACGATCTTGTAGAGCATCGACGGGCCGTCGCACCGATCAAACAGCGTTTCGATCTTGCTGTGGCGGAAGTAGCCAATCGTGCGAACGTCGTAGCTGAAAGTCTTCAGCACAGCGAACGGCTTGTTGATCGTCTGAAGCTTCTGGATCATCTTCGTCCGAACAGAATCGACGCTGATGCTTCCCGATGTATCGACGTAGATGGTGGTCTTCTGACCAAGCGTCGCGGCGATGAAGAGCACGGCGAACGTGAGCACCAGAAGAATGACGACGCAAGAAATGGTCATCGTGAGTTGGGGATGGGCGGATGCAAAAGCGATCATGTGTGCGTCTCCTGTTCAGAGGTTGGGTTCGGCGCGGACGATGTCCATCAGTTCGCGCATCCGGGTCGGGTTGTTGAGTTGCACCCGCTTGCCGCCGGACTTCACGTAGAAGTCCACGCCGTTGGCGTTCTTTTCCCGAGCGAACTTGGCCCGGTTCCGAAGCAGATGGAGGTAGGCGGACTCGATGTCGCCGAAACTGTCGGAATGCTCATTGTGGGTGAGACCATCCGTGCCGCCGTAGCTGAAATATGCCGCGAAAGTCGCCATGGAATGTGCCTCCGACAGTTGAACTTACCATCAGAGTAACATTGAACCGGAACTCGTCAACAATATTACGCCCAAAACAGCTTGAAGAGCAGCGCGTCATCCTCGGACTCAAAATAGAAGATGAACGTGAAACGGTCTTCGGGCGTCCCTAAACGCTCGGACGTGTCATAGAACACCACATGCTTGAGTTTTTTGTTGCACCACTTCACGAAACCCGTTTGGAAAATCTTCAGTTCCCAGAGTGATCCTTTCCGATCAGGATGACGTAGGCGAACTGTGGGGACCATGACATAGTGTAGGCCGCGCACTTCATCCTCGCTCGGATGCTGGTATCTAAGCGGCGATTTCCGGCGAGTTCTCATCCCCTCAATATACTTGAATTGACTTCATCGTCCAGAGGGGTCTAAATAGCTGTAGCCCAAATATGGGCTAAAATCGAAAAGTCACCCATTTTAGGGCGACAACAAAGGAACGTATCATGAAAAGGATTCTGGAAATCCGCTCCGCTGAAGGCGGCGCCGATTCTCAACTGTTCGTCCGCGATCTCTCGGACGCCTATCTTCGCCTGTTCGCCCGCAAGGGTTGAAAGTCCCGCGTCGTAAGGGAACGCCCATCTGACGCGGGCATAAGCGAGATCGCCTTCGAAATCGAAGGCAAGGGTCTCGAACCTCTCAAAAATGAAATCGGCGGACACCGCATTCAGCGTGTCCCTCCCACCGAAAGGCGCGGCCGTGTCCACACGAGCACCGTGACCGTTGCTGTCATGGATGCGGATGTTACGATGCTGTCCACCTTTTCGGCGCGGGGGGCTGGCGATTTCCGAATCGAATGGTTTTCCGGTTCGGGAGCAGGAGGCCAGCACCGTAACAAACATCAGAACTCATGTCGGGTGCATCATGTTCCCAGCGGCATGTCCGAAGCCCGCCAAGGTCGCAAGCGCGAGGCAAACCTCAAAGATGCTATGGATGGTTTGACCAAGGCGCTCGACGCCGCTCAGCGAGGTGAACTCGGTGCGGTTGTCTCGACGGAACGCAAGGGTCAAGTCGGAAGTGGTATGCGAGGCGATAAGACCGTGACTATTCGTTTCCAAGACGATAAAGTCGCGCACCACATGACCGGCAAGACGATGTCCGCGACCCGCTACATGAAAGGGTTCATGGACGAGGTTTGGAGCTAAGCCCGTGAAAGAGACGTATCGTTTCAACAACGGTGAACACACCATCGAGCCGGGCAAAACCCGCGTCTCGGCGGTGCGTGTCATATCCAATGAAGATTGGAAAACGGCGATGGCCCATGGCCAACGTAGCTTCGAAGTCGGAGAGCAAGCAACGCTCTCCGATGCCATCGTCAATTTCTATGGCTCATACGCCAGAGTTCAATTCGATAACGTGGACTTCAGCGTCTACGTCAAATGGTCTGATCTCAACTGGGTCGGCTGATGACAACCATAAAGAAACTATCGAACCCCGTATTCCTCATCGAGACGACTCTCACGAACATCGTCTCACAATGGTTCCATGGCCAATATTGGAATGAGGAAACGAAACTTCGGGTGTCTTTGAATGCACCCGTGCACCCTAAAGACTACGATGGCTTCGATAAGCCCGGTTACGATTGGAAGGGTTGGACCATCGTCGGTCAGACGCCACTCAAGCCACAAGATCGCGGCTATGCCGGACCCACGAGCACCTACACAAGAGAAGGAACCGTGGGTTCTATTCGCGTCTACAACAGCGGAGAGATTATGCTCTTCATTCAAGAAGAGTATGGCTACATGTTTGACGACGCCATGGCGATCTATCGAAAGATGGAACGCTCTTAGATCGGGCTACACGAGTAGACGAGACGGAGCCTTGCTTTGAAGGCGCCCAACACATTGTGCCACTCACCGTTCTTGAACGAGATGGCGTGCGGCCAGCCGCCCGCATGAATCTGTGCGATGAGCACAGCATTGGGATCATTTTCCTTGAGCCACACTTGAGCTTGCCGGACGTTCATCGGCGTCATCATCCATGGCATCTTGTAGTAGCCGTCCATTTTCCAGCCAAGTTCACGCATGATCGCTGATTTGTGTGCGGCGTTGAGGCCGTAGCGGCTGAAATAGGGCTTCGCCACTTCGAAGACTTCTTCCCACGTTTTTCCGGTGACTTCGGCCATGGCGATCACCGCACAGCTACCGATGTCGCGAGCTTGCTCGGGGGTATAGCTGCCTTGATTTCGATCCCGGCCGCCGCCTTCTTCGAGCTTGCTGATGCGGGGCTTGAAGAGCTTCTGATCGCCCTTGGTGGTCTTGAGGACCGGCTGATTGTGATCGTCCTTCGTGAACCCCTTGACGATGGCCTTGCGGTTCTTGAACTTACCCACCTTCACTTCATCACCGACTTCGATGGTCGGAAGTTCGAGGCTCTCGATTTCGGTCATGATCTCGTGGGCACGCATCCGATATTTAGTCCCTAAATAGCCTCGTGCGTATTTTTCAACTCTTCGAGGCGGCGAGTTTGCCCATGGACCCGGAATCTCGGTTCCGCCGGGCCGAAGAGCTTGGTTTCACCGTCAAAGCGTTCCATGGCACCGGAGCAGACTTCCATTCGTTCTCGCTGGCCAAAGGTAAGCCTGCGCGCGGTGGTGGCTACGCCCCGATGTTCTCGAACGTCCCCGGCGAGGCTGGCGGCTACGCCAACAAGATCAAGGGTCATGTTCTTCCCGTTCTGCTGAGAATGCAGCGGCCGATGGAAATCAGTCACCTCAAGAAACCCGGCATGGACAAGCTGCTCGCCGGTGTCCCTTCACGATGGGATGACGGCGCCAAGAGTACCCGAGACGTGATGGATTCGGTGTGGAAATACTGGTTCGACAAACTGGGTGACCAAAAGAAAGCATGGACCGAAGTGTATCGCCACTTCGCCGCGCTGGGATACGACAGTTTCGTGTTCGCCGACATCGAGCGCGACTATCCCGATGGCGCCACGGATTCGTTGCACACGAAGTTCGTCATCTTCGATCCAAAAAATGTTCGTTCGATTTTTGCGGCATTCGATCCCAGCAAGGCGAACTCCGCGAACCTGCTGGCTTAGCCGTGCATCATCTTGAAGACGGCCGCTGCCTGCATATCGTCGAACGAGAAAATCAAAGTCCCGTCTCGACCTTGCCACCTACGACGATTCGTCCGCAATTTCATCGACCATACTTTGGCGTTTGATTGGGTCTCGACCCACTCCGCGATTTCATCCAAATCGGCCGCCTTCGCTTCGGCAACTTCCACCTCAAACTCTTGCGGCTCCATACTGAACCTAACCGTGAATTTTTCGGGCACCGCTATCCAACAGTCCGCAGCATCGGGTTCGTCGGCCGCCGTGACCAATCGGAACATGTAGACAGGTTCTTCGTCGCGTTTTTTCGCATAGCCTTTGCCAACGACGTTCAGGAACACCGGGATGGAAGACATGCGCTCGTATTCGGCTTCCTCGGCCTTTCGCTCGGCGACCGCATTTTTGTAAGCCGGGGTCTCCTGTAGCTCTGCCATGGCGGATTGCATGGGAGTGAGTTTATATCGGTCTGTGCGGCTTTTGTTGCATAGGTCGGCTCGCATCTGAGCGGCCTCTTCTTCCTCGGTCATTTGGCGGCGCCTTTCATTAACACCACATATTTATTTCGGCCGCCTGTCACGTTTGCCGAATCTCGCCTCCTTAAAGATAGGAGCGCAACCAAACGCGTTTCTCACACACCGTAAATGTGTGTGGCCCTTATCGTTTTGCGCGCTCTGGTTATTCATCATCAGAAGGAGACGAATCATGGGACAAATGCTGATCTTCCCCGAGTGGGCTTTCAAGGTGTCGAATGCCGAGATGCTCATCATGCTCAAGGCGCTCGGTGGCCGCCTTCGAAATGACGACGAGATCGCCGAAGCGAAGGAACTGGGTGACAAGCTCACTCGCAGTCGCATCTCTGAGTTGGAGCATGTGACCACCCACCTCAAGAAGTCGATGGAGGAAAGTAGTTGACGAGAGCTAAACTCTCGGACTAAATAGGAGGATGAGAATGACGGTCACCACGCGAACAACGACCACCGGCTGAGCCCCTGCAAGGGTTTCAGTCGTAGAGGTTGCGCGCCACGGTGGCTCAGCGGCGACAGCGCGTCATTCGTAATGACGAATACAAACACCGGGGGTTCGAGTCCCTCCCGTGGCACCAACCTCTCATCCTCCATATGCCGGTTTAGCTCAGTTGGTAGAGCAGTGGTTTTGTTTCCGTGGCGGGTAATAGCCTCGGGTCGAGCGATCTTCGGATCGCTCCCTTTGAAGGACAGAGAGCCTAAAGCTCACAAGTCCAAGGAAAACCGAAGGTCGCGGGTTCGAGTCCTGCAACCGGCACCATTTTACCAGCTTTCGCCAGCAGCAATATCTTGTCGTGCAGATCGAAATGCAAAAAAACGTGGATAAATAATACCTGAAAGTCCCCACCCAAAGATGGACAAGACTCTTCAGGGAACATGATGGGGCCTATGACAGTCCTATTTAGTTTGTTCCCACACGCCAGTCATGGCCAAACCCCAACAAACCAAAATTAAGGAACACACATTATGGGAATATTACCCCCAAAATTACTGCCGCAACTGCCCAAACTTCCACCACTCGCCCCCGGCTTGACGCCCGACAGTGCCATGTTGCCGCCCGGCCTTAGAGCAATCTTTGACTCCAAGCCCAACTCTTTGTTGGAAAAACTCAGTCTTGGAGTCCAAGCACCCAAGGACGGTTTTTTCGGTAGCGATTTTCAAGCCCTTTTGAAACGCGAGACAGTTTTGAGCAAAATGTCATTTGCTCCTCCTCCTCTTGCTCCTCTCGCCCCTCCACCTCGCTCACCTCAAATCATCTACTCTCACGAATACACCCGCATCGACATAGATACTATACGAGTTACTATAACGATGCAGTGTGGTGGAAAAGTCATCCATGTGGAAAGCGAAACAGTTGATCTTCGAGAACTCAACTGGGTATCGTAAGATAAACCAGACACCGCGCCTTTGGTAGGGCGCGGTGTTCACCTTCGAATGCCGTGCTTCTCGATGTAAGCCGGGATGCCCGGCCGCAATTCGATCATGTGCTTGTAGCTCATGTGCTGTTCGAAATACTCGGCGTAGGTAGCTGCGTCTCTCATCGGCAAAGACTTGAACGCCATGTCGAACGCTTTGATGTTGTGGTTCATGAGTGTCGTGAGGAAGCGTGACCAGTTCATGCCGGTGTCAGCTTCGCTCTTGTAAGACATCACGAAATATTTGTAGAGCAACTTGGGTGAGATGTTCTGCGGCGAGCGCGAACCGAATGCCATCACTTCCCTTGTGAAAGCTTGGATATCATGCGTCATCGCCCAATCAACCAGTTCGTCATTGGCCGCCCGCCCGTGATGGTTCTGCCCAATGACCTTACCGATGTAGCTGGGATCGTTTTTCATGATCGTGATGAGTGCCTCGGTTGAGAACGGCACCTTATCGAAGTAGTAGGCGAACTTCGTGGCGTTCTCGTTGAGATAGGCAAGAACTCCGGGGCGAACGATCTCGGCATGTAGGAACTTTTCGAGTGAGTCCGGGTGCTGTTTCAGAAGAGCTACGAGTTTTTCGTCCGTCATGGGCATCCAACGGATGAGTCCGATGTAGCCGAAGTAGACGAACTCTATCCAATGCTTCTCGAAAAATTCCTGCGTTCCCTTCGGTAGAATGTCGAACGGGATCAGATGCGGCATCGACGACAGGTTCTTTTTCATCACGTCTTCCGCGAGCCCGGCCGCAACTTTTCCGGCCTTCAAATCGCGCATGAACATGCCGGGATTTTCCGAGTAGATTTGGACGTAACCGCGTTCGCTTTGCACATCGGCGCGATTGTCTACGACTTCCAACACCCGCAGATTTTCTTTCGAGAAGAAGACCGCCTGTGTGGGTTCATTTTCATGGATGATGCCCCTGTCAGTCGGATCGACCACACCGGAGTATCCGAGCGCACGAAACAGCTTCGACCATTGAGCGCGGACGGTGGCTTTCGCTGCTTCGACGATCACACTCTCGCTGGTGTATTCGTCTTCTTCGGCCTCATCGTCGTGATCTTCCCAATCATCGTCTTCATCATCGTCGGGCACGAAGTCGTCTTCATATTCTTCGTCCTCATCGTCGTCTTCGCCATATTTGATCTCGACGAAATCGCGAGCGTCGGGATTGCCATGAACGCCGTTGGCGATATTGGTCAAATACATCGCAGCGATGCGGGTCACGTTCCAGAAAGCGCCAGCAGTCGATTGAACCAGTGCATGTCGTTCGGCACGGTCCACGTCGATGCGGATGTGCAAACCTTGGTGATCCATAATAGTCTGGATTTTTTCAACATCTGCTCGCATATCGGCGCGGCTGTAGGTGGACAGGTCGAGTATCTTGCCGCCTGCACGGAAGACCTGAATGTAAGGCTCGTTGCCTGCGAAAGGCACGACGCCTTTTTCTTTGATGACGTAATCGACCGGATAGGAATAGATGCCAATCGGGGTGTCGTATTGTGATTTCGGATTGATACCGAACTTCGTGCCGCGAACGTTGTGGGCACCCTTCTTCGAACTTACGCCGCCTTTGAAGGCAGTATCGGCGCGTAGCTTGTTGCCATGACTGGCGACGCCAACATCAGAGACGTAGCTGACGAACACGTCTGTCTGTCCCGCATATTTGGACAATTCCTCTACGGTCGAACGCTTCGGCGCCAACCCGCCTGCTCGGCGCTTCTCACTGAGGAGAGAACGGTTGTTGAAAAGTTCGACCAGACGCATCCGATATTTATGTGCGTTTCGACCGGCATCTGTTAGGATTCAAAAATGAGCTTTTGGCAACTCGCGAAAGAAGAATTCGCCTACGTGAACCGGTCCTATTGGATGCCGTTCACGTTCACATGGGTGCTGTGCACCAAGGGTTGGCCAGCGGCGAAGAAGCACTTTCTCGACGCATGGAACGCTCAGAGCCCGTTGCTGCGGAATCGCGAGCATCCTACACCGCCGGAAGGCTATGTGGATGGGTGGGGCGTGGACAAGGACGACATCAAAGTTCCACCCATCGTCGTGAAGGTCCCTAAGCGACCTTGAGCTTCGTCTTTTTTGGCATCCGCGCCGACACCGGCATCGCCGCTTCCAACTTCCAGACTTGTTCGAGCGTGCATCCATTCATGCGCGGGCCGAAATAGCTCCGCACGAAATTGGCTCGATGAGCGATGGCTTGCCCTTCGTCGGCCGAAATGTGCTCAACCAGTATGTTCCTGAAATCGTTACCCGGCATACAAAGGAAGAAGCCGTTGTCATCGCGGAATAACGTCCAGTCGAACATCATGCTGGGAGTGGACAGCTTCAGATGTAGGTTCCGCTCGACATAGCGACTGGCGTGCATGATTGCATCATGCTTGGAAAGTCCGAAATAATCTATGGGTGTCGGTAAGCCCATCGAGTCCATCGCGACGGCCACGTAACCGTTCCCAGTTGGATGCACGTCCAACCTGAGAATGTTAGTTCCGTTTTCGGTGGCGATGTAAATCGGTTCGCCCATAACGTCACTGGCCCCCGACGACTCGAACGACGACATCGCCTTCGTTTTGATTGTCGCGAATGTGCGGGAGGGCGCCCAAGCCCTGACCCGGAAGGAACTCGCCTTCCTTCATGCCGACGATCCGAAAATCGCAGTCGTTGTTGCCGAACGGAATGCGCTTCACCCGCTCCAACGCCATGGTGGGATCGCTATCTCCGATCTCGATTTCGACTGTAACCAAATAGCTCTTAAGCATCTGATCTCCCAACGTGCCTTGACACGCAGAAAATACCTTAGAAGCAAGAACCGTCAATGATATTCAGCCAATCCACCGGAGCTTGAAGTAGAGAGCGTCATTAGACGTGGCGAACTCAACCGTATAGCGCACCATTTCTTCTTGGGTGGCGTGATAATATTCGGCGTGGCGGCGCGGATAGGCCACGTTGCCTTTCAGATTTTCCATGCACCATTCTTTGACCGGCGCCTTCAGTTTCACGCGCCATTGTTCGCGCAAGATCGAAGTCGGGATCGGCGACGATATGTCGAGAATGTCTTCGGCTTGATCCGGTGGAACGAAGATGCGGTGCGTCTTGACTTGAACGTTTAGCGGAAAGGACACGATCTTCGATTTGTCATCGTCCAGAAACCGAATCATCGTATCACTCGGAAAGTCGCTCATGCTCAGCAGACTTTTGATCGTGATTTTTTCGACTGTCATGACCACCATCGCATCTTGAAGTGAATCGCTGACATCTCATCCATGAACCAGATCGCGTTGACCGGATCGTCTTGGTTGATGATTCTCGGCATCGGAATATGTTCCATGCAATCGTATCGAAATCCGGCCGGAATGTAGTGGAAGCCCACTGCACCTTTCACGTTGTCGTCCATCCATGCGAGCACGTCATCACGAAGGCGTTGGACGGTCTTTCCGCCCTCGTGGGTTCTCACGACCAGATCGTTTGGTATCAGGCAGCGGATAGCAGTTTCTATTTCATCTACGCTCGGCCAGCGATTCTCAACCATCATGCTTATCTCCCCAACGTAGCTTGAAATGGAGATAGTCTTCGTCGCATTTGAAGGTGATGATGCAGACGGTGTTGAAGAAATCCATACCCCAGTGCCACTCGTCGCGCATGTTCAGTTTCAGCCACGCGAGAACCTCTGGCGAAGGCCGCCAAGTGTCGTATTTGGTGAATACCGAATGTTCTTGGGAAATGGTGATACAACCGCCAGACATCAGAACCACTTCAGCTTGAAATAAATCGCATCCTTGGTTCGCATCGTAACGGCTGGATTTCCGACCATCATCTTTGTGCCAAGTTGACCCACCAGCATGAAAGCCTGTGGCGCCAGTTTCCAATATTTGATGCGTTCAGCCCTACACCATTCGTCCACGTCAGAACGCAAGAAAATATCATACACGCGAAACCACGATTTGCTAAGACCTTCTATCACCAATTCTCTGGGCAATTCGAAGCGTTCGCGTTTCATAGCCATCGCATCTTGAACATCAAAGCATCGTTGTCGTTGGCAAATTCGATCTCGAACGGCAGCGCGTAGTCTTTGCGTTCGGAGGACGATTTCCACGACAGATAAAAATCCTGCACCAACTCTTCGCGGCACCAAGCATCCATTTCATCCAACAGACGAACCTCAGCCAGAACGCGAGTATCATCTCGGATGAATTGAATGGGAACAGGGACGATCATGCCCATTATCCCTCTTCTCCCCAGAACATTTTGAACAGCACCGCATCGGTGTCTTTTGCGAAACTCGCCTCCGCAGTCACCGGCCGATTGATGCTAAATCGCGCGGTGCAATCGTTCGGATCACCCTTGCGATGCACTCGCCATTTTCCCTTTAGATTTTTCGCGACCCAAGACAGCACGTCTTTTCGGAAACGATATCGGCCGTCGCGGATTTCGGCCACGCCGTATGGGACTGAGATGGTGGCCTTCATCTTCATAGCCATCGCATCTTGAAGGCCAACGCCGCCGCGTCCGTTCTGAATCGAAAATAAGGCTGGCGATCATCGTCTAGGAAACAGCGAATGTTTCCTCCGATCATTTCCTTCGCCCATTGTTCGATTTCTGGCGCGGGCAGCCAAATTGACGGCCGCGACCACCATCCGGCCTGCATTCCGGCCGGTCCCGCCGCCCCCCGCGTGAACCACGCCAGTGGATTATGTTCCAACCCAGCAGAGGGTTTTATCGGCAGTTCGATCATGATCGAAAAACCGAAATTAGCCCAATCACCGGCGAATTCTTCTTCAGTCATAGCCATCGCATCTTGAACAGCAGCATGTCGGAATCGGTTTCAAACGAGAACGTGAATTCGTAGAGGCCATCTCGGTCGAATGGGTAGGGTGCGGGAAGTTGAGCACTGGTGATTTCCCATCCCGCGTGAAGGTTCTCCTCACACCAGACGCGGACATCGCGGCGGATCACGGTGAAGGCATGGGCCGCCTCACGATCATCGCACCAATCTATGTCCACGCCGACTATGCCAAGGTACTCAGGCGGGGCGGCCAAACTGAACTCTGAACCCATGATTAAGGGTCTAGCATAGCCCGATTTTTTCGTCTACCAAAGTGGAATGGAATCCTCGGGTGGCCTGACGGCCGAACACATTGCCGGGATGTTTCGGCATTTCGAAGAGCACGGCGACGCCACGATAGGTGGGGTGGCGTTGACGCTGAGTGATCTGGGGAAATACCACGAGCCCTCGCTCGATCCACTCGATATCGACACCGGGATGTGGGTTGCCCGGCAAGGCTCTCGCAAATGGGAAACTCACCGAATGGAGATCGGCGCCGGAGCGTGGCGCTTGGCATTTATCAGTTCTGTCAATCCCATACAAATGCAGATGGGTAAGTCCTATTGGGATGGCAAATCATATCGTCGTGTTGAGCATGTCGAGGTGTATGGCGATCTCGAACGGTTCAAACACGATGCCACCTTGATCTTGCTATTTGCATCAGAGTGGATGCCCGATCCTGATCCTCATCCATGGGACCTATCATCGTTCAAAGGTGGTATTGGTTTTTCTTCGGGACGAAGCCTTGGAAAAAGCAGCATCACCAAATCCACCATGATGTCTCTTCAACAAATTGGGCGGTCACAAAGAGCCGTGCAAGCAGCAACCGGTGTGCCTGCGATCTTCGTGGACACTGAGGCCAGTTATGACCGTAAAATGTTCCTGACGGTCATCAAGAACCGTTGATCCATTATTGTTGACGGAATCTGGATCGGCTGTATTCTCATCTCAACACTGCAACAGCAGGAGATGGCACATGACTCCGCAAGAGATTTACGAAGAAGCCGAACAATCCGCCGCCGACGCGTTTCGTCTCGCGATGATCGAGCACGATCCGATGGGTGGTCTTTGTGGCACGGCGTGGATCGTGGTCCGCCCGGCGCGGGGTCCGTTCATCAGCTATCTGAAGAGCAAGGGCATCGGTGAAACCGGCGTCTACGGTGGCTGGGAGATCACGGTGGCCACGCCCCCGGAATATCGTGGCCAGAACAGCGACATCAAGGAAGCCGGTGTCCGTGCCTTCGCCCGTGTGCTGAAGGAAAACGGCCTGAAGGCGGCCGTCTGCACGAGACTCACCTAATGAGCCGCGCCAAGGACATCGCCGCCAACCCGGCGAAACAATTGATCTCCGCCAAGATCGAGCACTCGTATCTCGATCTCGAAGGCAGCCTCGATTCGGCCATCGAGGAACTGCAACGGGAGAAGGCGGAATATGAAGGCAAGGGCTTCACCGGCCTGAACCTGCAAAGCATCCGCGACTGTAGCTGCTACGGTCACTGCGATTGCGGCCCGCGCTTGCGGTTGTTCGGCTCGCGTCTGGAAACGAACGACGAGTTCGCCAAGCGCGTCGAACTCGAAGAGCAACGGGCGGCTGCCATTGAAGCCCGTGACCGCGCCGAGTTCGAACGTCTGTCGAAGCAGTTCGGCAAGCCCGCCATCTAACCAATGGCGGCCGACTTTCACATCAAAAAGCACCATGCCGCAGAGATGGAAGAGCGTCGGCGCCAATTCCCGTACTCGTTCAGGATGAGCACGGTTGTTGGCCCGAGGAAGTTCGCGACGAAGGCCGAAGTCATGCAGTGCCGCGCGTTCTTTGAAGGCCAGAAAGTTCTCGTCAATAAGAACACCGCGTACTTCGTCAGAGTGGAAGATGCTATTTTCTTCAAGATGGGGATGTGGCTGACATGATCCGGGTCGGTGGCATTCTGCTCCAAGACGTGCTTGATCTAGGGAGCAAAGTCTTTGTCGATGGTGGGCACGATCCTGAACGGAGCGGGGAGCTTGGTCTCACCGTGGGAGACGAGATTTCTGCTCTCACCATTGCGGTCGCTGGTGCGAAGTTCACCCACGATATTGTCGGTGGTCCGGCTGTTACGCGCTATGTTCTCTATGGGCGTCGGTGGCGGATTTGGGTCGAACTGCACAACGGGCAATTGAGCCCGAGAGACCCTGAAAACATAGAACCCACGCTACTCCGAAAAGCGCGTGGGTTCTACAGATTGAGCGATTACGATTTCCAAGGTAATCCTTGGGATTTCGAAAGAGACATGACCATCGGTCGGATGGCCGGTCTCGTTTAGGTGCGCTTGTTACGCCAGAAGTTGCCCGTGGCGGCGAGGTGATAGCTGGTCTTGCTATCCTTGCTCACGACGGTGAACCAACCATCTTTGGTAAGTTCGTCCACGGCGGCGGCGAACATCTGGTCATCGGGACCACGACCGGAAGCAGCTAGAACAGCCGTGCCATCCTTCGATGAGTTGATGAGGTCTGCAACCTGAGTGAGGATCGAGTCCTTATAGTCCTCGAACTTGGTCATCGGCGGCGGGGTAGGAGTAGGGGTGGGGTTATTCGGCATGAAAAATCCTCAAAATATGTTAAAAATCAACCGATGATGAACCCGTAGCCCTCATTTTGATCGATGAGGTTCTTCAGTTCGTCTTCGAGTTTGTCCATCTCTGCCTGAGCTTCGTTCTTGAGAGCGTCGCCGTTCAGAGTAATGCCGCCTTGGGGACCAGCCAGAGATGCGAACTTGCTGCGGGCTTGGCCGAGCAGCATCTTCGAATTGGCGATGGCCATGCTACGCAGCCACGGCTTGGCGTAGACATCGTTCAACAGAACTTCTTCCGGGCGGGCGTTGAAGCAATGCAGGCCCACTTGTTCCACGGCGCCGAAGCGGCGGTGGAAGGTGATGCGCTTGGACGAAGAGTCCCATGTGAACTGCACGTCGCGGCCGAACATGCGGCCGATCAGCGATTGATACTGCATGGCGAAGTCGTAGGTCGCCAGCAGACCCGCACCCGTCGTGCCCAATTGGGCCGGGTTCTGAATCATGTAGATGTTGTTCGTGAACGCGAGACTGAACGGGTCGATGGTCGAACCACCGGAGCTACCGTTCACGCGGCGATAGACGGAGCGCACTTCCTGCACTTCCGGGGGCAAGGTGTAGATCGCCACATCCGGCTGTACGTCGAGGAACACGAAACTTTCTTCGATGGCGTTACCCGAACGCTGCCGATAGCGGTCAAGCGTCACGGTGATGGCGTAGTTGTATTCTTTTTCCTCAAGTTCAACCTCCATCATCGTGCCACCGAGAGCGATCTCGATTTCTTCGATGAGGCGTTGACGAGCAGTTTGTTCGGCGGCCATGAGGACATCCTTAGAGGAGTTGCCCAGTATTTATCCGTGTGGCATACTCGTTCTTTAGGATTTAAGGACGGAGCGAGTAATGGGTTGGCGAGATTTGCCAAAGCTGACCATTTTGCCCGGCCACCCGGTTCCTCGGGAACCTATTTCAGCCGATACCATCTACATGCGCGGCCAGAAAATGAGCGCAGTCCGCCTCGGACAAGAATGGGAGAATCGCAAGCTAAGTCTGGGTGTGCCCCGCCTCAATAAATAGGTGCATGGGTCGTCAAATCTCAATCTGGAACAGTGGTCGTAAGGGTCTCGACTACAAATACATTGATCGCATAATTTCTTCGTTCTTTGGAGCTTCCGGCACTGCGGTCTACGTTCACCGCTATTTGGGTGTCTACGATCAGACCGCCAATGGGATCGCGAACGCGGCCGTCATGGATGGCGGGATCACCAGCATCCAAGACCCGCTGTTCCTTGAGAACCGCGACCGCAAATATGATACGACGATCATCGAACTGCGTGGCATCTACAACGTGGCCGACGTGGACTTTGACATGCGTCAGTTCGGCTTGTTCCTTCAGAACGATACGATTTTTCTGGAAGTGCACATCAACGACATGGTCGCCATGTGCGGCCGACGTATCATTCCCGGTGACGTTCTAGAATTGCCGCACCAGCGCGACGACACCATTCCGGGTGATGCCCCGGCTATCAACAAGTTCTACGTCGTGGAAGACGCCAATCGCGCCTCTGACGGCTATTCGTCCACATGGTTTCCCCATATCTGGCGCCTGAAGTGCACGCCGATGACGGGCGGCCAAGAGTATGCCGATATTCTGTCTCAGCAGCAGACCGATCCGTTCGGTCTCAACGACGTGGGCACGCTGAACGATCTGCTGACCACTATTGGGATCGAACAGGACATCAACAATTCTATCGTCGATGCCGCTATCGCCAACTTCAAGAACCGCAACTTTGAGACCCAGCAATTCTGGATCATGCCGGGCACCGAACTTGATGATGAATTGCCGTGGATTTTCGCTGGTGACGGCATCCCGCCGAATGGCGAAGGCAAGCCCCTTCAGTCCGGTATGAGCTTCCCGGTGAGCCCGGCCGTTGGTGACTATTTCCTTCGTATGGACTACACCCCGTCTACCCTGTTCCGCAGGGTTGAACACGGCTGGCAAATCCAAGAAGTGAACTACCGTCAGCAGCAATGGACGGCAGCCCACCGCTTGCTATATGATTTCATCAACAACGACAAGATTTCGGATTTCAAGGACGGCACGAGTGCCCCCGAGAAACAAGCGTTGTCCACAGCAGTCAAAGCTCGCGCGGATTTCTAAGATGGATTTTTTCAGAATGGTGTGTGCCGGGGCTTGGGTCTCCGTGCTGCCTCTGGACGTTGAGGCGAATTGGCTGGGCATTCCAAACTGGTGGAATTCTCCGCACCAAATGATCCTGTCATTGTTGGTCGGTCTCGGCCTAGCGTGGGCCGTCCACGGAGACGAAAAATGGGCACTCAGCCGCACCGACCATGACTGATCTCGTAAGCATCCCCGGCCGAGATATCGTCGCCTTACTGCGCGCAGAGGCGAAACGGAAGCCTGCCATCGCCGAACTCATGGATGCCGCATCGGACATGACTGATGCGGAGATCGACGCTCTAAAAGTCCCGCTCCCGTGGTATCGCAAGGCGCTGAAGAAGTGCCGGGATATGCAGATTTCGTCTGACACGACTGCACGGGTGAGCGCCATCATCGCCAACTCTGTTGTGGAAGTTAAGCTCAACAACGTCGATGGCACCATGCGACGCTATACCGGCGATACTCAGTTCATCTCCGTGGCGCGGGGCGGGGATGTCGAGATCAAATCCGGCACCCTGATTTGGTTTCCCATGGGTGGTGGCGTCTGGGTAGATACGCTGTTTTCCGCAAGCATCGACCCTCGGCTAGGTCTCTCTGAATATGTCGGAGATATTGACCGCCAAGGCTACATCAACGCACGCGCAGCGCAGAGGGCGGGTAATGCTCCGGCTGACATACAGGGAACGGTTGTTGATGGTGTGGGGCCAGCCGAATCAAGCGTGAAACCGTTGTTCACGATCCATCGCCACTAGGCGATCAGAGGAACTCTTTGATGATGTAGTTCCCTGCGAACACAGGGGCCGCACCATACGTGAACGACTGGGATTTGTTCACGAACCAATTTCCCGCCGACACTCCAATCCTCGCTGAGTAGGTAACCGCAGCGTTAGTCGCCGGGGAGTCCATAACTTCGATAGCCATGAAGCTCGGAATGTTCTGGGTTGTGGTGAGTGTCGCGGTGAATTGGTCGATGGTCTGGATTCGAAGACCGATCAACGTCGTATTGCGAAAAATACCGCAAGTGATGTAGGCGCCGGAAGTGCTCACGTCGATCAGAAAGTTGAGACTGATTTGAACGATGCTTGTTGCAAATGCAGGTGTGTAGGACTGCGTCATGATTTGCGTGCCTGACGCAGAGGTGATCGCCGTGTTCGAGTTGGTGATGGTCGTCGAGCCGGTCTGAGCAGCAATGCTTCCGAACACTGGCTTGATGTCGGCAGTCATCGGCAACCAAACGCCGTTGATGCACCCTTCGAAATTATTGATTGTAGTATTGTAGCGGAACGTGCCCGCGTTTGCTGTCGGACGTGTTGAAGTAGGCCCAGAGCCAACCACAATATAGGAATTGGCTATCTGTGTAATGCTGCCTTCGTTTATTGTACCTTCACGCATACCGTATTTAGTTCCTCCTAAATACCCAAAACTACTTGGGGGAACTCTGGTATGGACGTTCTTGGTATTCAAAATAGGTTGGTGGCAGCAGGCTTCAGTCCCGGCAAGGTCGATGGAGACATTGGCCCGAACACTTACACCGCGATCATCAATTACGCTGCGAAGAAAGATTTGGGCGCGCTATCGGTGCTGCTTGGCCGGGCCATGGCATCCGATTTCCCGAAATATGGGATCGTCACGCCTCTACGGATCGCGCACTTCATCGCGCAGGCATGTCACGAGACCGGCGGGTTCCACTACCTGAGCGAACTGGGGTCGGGCAAAGACACCAACCACGACGGGTATGACGACTACCTGCAACACTACGATTTTCGCAAAGACCTTGGCGATAGCCATGTGGGCGACGGTGACAAATATCGCGGGCGTGGGCTGTTCCAGATCACAGGCATCTTCAACTATACCGTCTATGGCACACGGATCGGCGTGAACTTGTTGGCCAACCCGGCACAAGCCGCACAGCCCGAGATCGCAACGCTTACCGCGTGCCTCTTCTGGTCAGATCGCAAGCTGAACAACTATGCTGACGCCGACGACGTGACGACGATCACCAAGAAGATCAACGGCGGCCTGAACGGTCTAGTTGATCGTCAGACCATCACCTATCGAATGAAGGTCTTGCTCGGCGCCTAACCGTTCAGGTGAGACATCATCGTGTCGAGCGGCAACGTCGCCGACACTTTGGTCAAATCGGTCAGCGTTTTTTGATCGTCCCGGTGAAACTCCGGGTTGTGAACGAACATCTGCTTGGCCTTGGCGTGCGTGAGACCCAGAAGGCGGGCTTCGGCCTCACTGAGCTTCGACATGGCGCTCATCCGCAGGAACTCGTTGACCGCCTGATCGTCGTGGAACAGAGACAAGGTCAGGTCTTCGACTTGCATCTTGTAGCTGACGATCCGCAGGGTTTCCGGGCGGACGCTGTCTTCCCACGGAATGGCGTTGTCGATAACGACGCGCTTCCAGATGTCCAGAAGGTTTTCGGCTTCCTCGACACCAAACACACATGGCGAGTTGTAGCAGTCGAGGCAATGTTGATTGACACGAACGTAGGTCCATTGGCCGTCGTGACGTTGCACCACAAACGTCAGATAGTCCTTGTCCGGGTTCGTCGCGACAGTCGCCCCGCCGTAAGAGCCGTGGCCGTTCACCGAGGATGGGGAACATGTCTGGTTCATATTCTGGTGGGCTTGGGCGCGGCTGCCTCTGGGAACACTGAAATGCTTCGGCCGGACGGCGCGCGCCACTTTCTTTTGGGTTTTCATTCTCACAACATCTCTTCGCTATGCATTTGATGTCAATATTTTCGTGTGGGGACAAAAACAACAACGGTCCCTTCACCGCTAAATAAAGCACATATACTATAGGCGTTGCAAAATGATTCAGGGGCTCGACTACTTCTACGACCGTCAACAGCCGCGCTTTCTTGAACAGATCGTGCGAGCATTCTCGGGCTTCCAGTATATGGCTGGCAGTCGTGCCGGTTTGCCGCCTGCATTGCAGATGGTCCCTTGCCGATTGGCTTCCACGAACAACGTGGTCGCCAACATCATGAAAAATCAGTCGGAGAACACGCTCCTGACTGTGCCCATGATTACCGTGTGGCAGACCAACATCACCGGCAGCACCGACCGTTTGCAGAACCGAAACCACATCGACACCCGCCAGATCGTCGAACGGGCCATCGATCCGAATACCGGGCAATACACGGCCGCTCGCGGCCAGAGCTACACCCTCGAACGCATCATGCCCCTGCCGTTCGACATGAACGTTCAGGTCGATATTTGGACTTCCAACTTGGACCAGAAATACCAGTTGGAGGAACAAATCCTCACGATCATGTGGCCGAACTTCAACATCCAAAACAGCGACAACGCGCTCGACTGGACGGCCCTCACTGAGGTTCGGATTACGGACATCACCCACACGTCGCGCTCGATCCCAATTGGAACATCGGACGAGATCGACATCATGACGCTGCAACTCGAAGTTCCGATCTGGCTCTCGCCGCCTGCCAAGATTCGTCAGCAGAACCTCATCGAGCAAATCGTCACCAACATCAACGACACCAGCCCGTTGCCCGGCGTCCTTTCCGATGCGGCAAACCCCGGCACACTGTTGACCCAAAACATCGTCACGCCCGGCAACCATTACATCAAGGTCGATGGTGACGAGATCACGCTGCTCGGCCCGGATGGCGAGCATGAGCCGCTTCCTTGGCAACCGCTGCTGGACCTTTATGGTTTCCTACGACCCGCCATGAGCCAACTCTATCTGCGGAAAACTTCCGACATCGAAGGACCGTCGATTATCGGCGTCCTGCAAGCGTCGGGCGATCCTACGAAGCTACTTTGGCAGATCGACCCCGACACGCTCCCGGCGAACACCCTCGATCCCGTGGATGCCGTGATCGATCCCATGCGAACGTTCCCCGGTGACGGTCTTGCTGCTCCGGCCGAAGGGGTTCGCTACCTGCTCATCAATGAGATGGGACCGAGCGTCGCTTGGGGTCCAATCACCGCACGCTACGGCGATATCATCGAGTTCCATTCCGGCGAATGGGTCGTGGATTTCGCATCGGTGGGGCAAGGCGTTCAGCACGTCACCAATCTGCACACCGGCCGCCAACTTCGCTGGACCGGAGATGACTGGGTTCTGGCTATCGACGGGACGTTTGGCCCCGGCTACTGGCGGCTGGCGGTTTAAGCGGCTTCCAGCACTCGCCACGTCCGGCGGGTGTAGACGGCATACCCTTGCTTGCGGGCGCGCTGCATTAGGCGATTCGCCACTTCCTGCCTGATCCACAGATCGTTGGGCTCGAACCCGGCCCGACCCATGGCGGCGGCCACATCCATGTTGGTGAAATCACCGCGCATGGCGCCGATCCCGGCGTCGATCACTTGGCTGGAAACGATCTTGCCTTCGACTGTCATGGGTGCGTTCAGCATTTTCCCCTCCATCTGGATCAACTATAAGGGAAAATACCACCAATGTGGATTCCGTCAACAAAACTCGTCTCAGGAATAGACACCAATATCCCACCGCCAGTAGTGATCGCCGAAACTACTCGGACCACCTTCGATCAGTCTGATTCTAGCGGACGCCAAAGACGACGGATGACGAACATCCGCACTGCTCCGGCCATTGTCTTCGATGTTCCAACCCTCGATCATCAGCAAAGCAAGCAGACGACTGCGGCAATCGAGGACGGTGTCGTAATCCTCGCCTTCAACGATGATGGCGTATTTGTTAACCGAGTAACGGTTCCCCAGCGGGTCATCATGCATGACCACATCGGCATCGCCGATGACCTCGCGGGCCTTCGACCATAACCGTCTGCTCAGTTTTTTTCTCTGCGTCTCGGACATGTCTATACTTTACCGCAGGGAGTTTGGTTGACCAAACGAATATTTCGAGTAGATTGGCATCTTCAATTTGAGGAAATCGCATGGACGTTGGCACCCGCGTGAAGATCGTTGCGAAGCAATCTTCGTGGAACCGTGCGATGTCCGCCGAACCCCACGTCGGTCTGACCGGAATCGTCTCCGAGGAATCGACCACTCCGGTGGGCAAGGTTTGCGTTGAGTTCGACGCATGGAAACTCGGCTACGAGGGCGATGAACCCATCCGATTGTTTATCGAAACGAACACTCTCGAAGCGTGGTCACTGCTTGATGAGTTCGTGCGTCGGGCCATGCTGACTCACCCGTCGATCTATCCCAATCGTGCGCGGGTTCTCACCCACTGCTATCTCACTCTCGGCAACGGTGTCGATTGGCAAGAGGATGGCACACTGTCCTTGGACAACTATGACGAGGTGATGGATTACAGCGATCTGGACGAACGTCTGGAACGCTGGCACCCCGAGGCCATGAAGGATCGTGAGGCGGGAAAACCGCTGAAGCCCTACATGATCGACATGCTCGCGCAAGCCGAGGCGGACATCGTCAAGGAACGAGCGAAACGCGCCGAGACAGCGCGCAACATCTACGAACTCGCCAGCAAGCGTGCGACGGATTTTCGCTTCGTGTATGACAAGGTGAAAAGCTTCACGGCCGACAACGTCGAGGAAACGCACGGCGGCCACTACGAAGAAGCAAAGAACATCGTCGGCTATATCGAAAGTGGCTACCTCACAATCGCCAACATGCCCGACCGTGTTGAACAATCGTTCTTCATGGGCGCCCTTGACTTGATCGAGGCTGTCGTCCGCAGTCAACCGGATGGCGATCCCCATGCCGTCACACTGAAGGATTTTGCGACATTGCTCACCAAGACGCACACGACCTATGACGGCGGGGCGCCGAAAGCACGAGAACCCGTGGTCGTCCCCGCATCGGATGGGCCGCCGACGATTAGCCTCCGTGAATCCGATCCGGGTGGCCATGTCTGCGTGCTGGCGAACGGAACCGAGGTGCGTCGGTTCAGCGAGTATCAACGCGCGGCCTTGTACGCCCAACGAACCTACAATCTGTCCGACGCGGAGTTGATGGCGATCTACCACGACTACCGCGAAGACTACGACGCGTAAGGGAACACCATGGCCAGCACCGATATCAAGCAAATCCTGACGGATCACTATCGCAACGCGACCGATCAGTATCCCGACGACTGGAAGCGCGTGTCGAAGAAGGTCTACAAGGCCATCAACGGCAGCAAGATCGAGGTGCGCGAGTTCAGCAGCGCCATCCTGAAGATTCAGGTCGTGACTATCGAGATCGATGGCAAGGTCGGCATCGTGGAGACCGAGGCGGCGCTGATCGCCTTCGCCGTTTCCTTGGGCGATTCTGCTGCTGACGCTGCGACCAAGGTGGCGGCGCTCGGCCTGACGTTCGGTGGTGCACCGGTGACGAAGCAGCCGCAAATCACCCAAGAAGACTTGGATACGGTTCGGGCCGAACTTAACGCTATCGCTTCCCCCGCGAAGGCGGCTCCCAAAGCCCCCGCCACACCCAAGACGCCGAACAAGAAAGCCCTGATGAAGAAGGGCACCAAGTGGCGCGTCACGCAAGACTGCGTCATCCACGGTTGGGTGGACAATCCCGCCTACTACGTCGAGATGCGACGCCTCGATGCCGCGCACATCAGCGGCCAACCGCGTGTGGATGCTCTCCAAAAAGTCGGCAAGCACATGAAGATCGAAGTGGCCAAGCTGAAGGCTGGAACCGTGCTGACGGTTACCGGCAAGCTGGTCGCCGACTTGAACAACAGCGTGTGGTTCAATGGCGGTCAGAAGACCGAAGGCAACGGTCACGGCGTGCCGTTTTCGTTCAAGCTCGGCGACAACGAGCTTCTGAACGCCAAGGTCCACCGGCCGGTCTTCGCAGGGCATCAGCCCTACCTTCAGCCGGGCGAAGCGATCATCACGGGCGACGATGTCATCGCTGTGTTGGGTTACAAGTTCGTCGAACAATTTCTGGAACAGGAAGGCGAGGCAGCCGAGCAGTATATCTACCTGCTCCGCAACAAGACCACCGGCCTGTTCTACAAGATGATCCGACACGATATGAAGCAATACATCCACGCTCCCGAGTGGGATGCGTGGACTGACGCGCGAGAAAAGGCTTTCCCGCGACAAGTCTCGTCGCAAGCTGAATCCGCACGCTGGACTCAGTGGCATAAGGACAACAAGTTCGAGGGCAAAACCGGCCACTATGCGCTGAAGGCCGTCAAAGATGATGCCGAATATTTCGAATGGGAGGCCAAAGTCACCAAGGCCAAGCAATACGCCGACATGGGAAAGATGAAGACTTCGATTCTCAACTTCATCGGCTATCACAATGGCTTGGAAGAACCGACTCATGAATCCGGGTCGTGGGTCGAAAACATTCGCTCCGGTGATGGAGACGAAGTGGGCTACCCGTTCCTGTCCGGCTTCGAAGCCGTCAAGATGGAAAAGTTCTCCAAGCGCGAAATCGAGATCATCGATCTTCAAAGTTGGTATGAGCGAACCATCCGTCTGCGGAGGATCACGGCCACCTACGGTTCATCGGTTCGCAGCCTCTACAACAAGCTCGACAAGGCCAGCGAGATCGACGCGTGGCCCTATGTCGTCGTGTTCAGGAGCGGCAAGAAGGATCGCTGGGACGAAACCATCGATCTGACGCCGGAGCAGACGGCTTCCATCGACGACACCATCGTGCAGCTTGGTGGATCGCCGAAGAAGGTGAAACGCGCCAAGGCGTTCGGCAGTCTCGCCGTGGCTGTTGACAGTCTGTCGTTCGGCTTCGGCCTCAAGATGGGCGCGGATGACACCACGTCCGCCATCATCGAACTGAAGACCATGCAGGAGATGGTTCAGGAGTGATCGAACCCAATATCCATGGCGTGCCCGCGCAGACGATCATGATCGTCTGTGAGCGCATCCATGTGCTTGGCCATATCATTCGACGACACCCGACTTTACACGCGCTCGAAATCATGGGGGTTAAGTTCCTCTTTGAAGAAAATGCGATCCAGCGCGGTTACCAGAACATGCGCGAAATACATCTGCGCGGAGAAGACTGGGAAGTTTGGATGCGGAGCATTCGCTTCGTCCCAGAATACGAACCGGTCGAATGGAACGTCAAAGCCGGAGCTACCACTTCATGGCCCAAGCCGCGAAAAGCCAAAGCCCTCCCCGATGACGTTGTGCGCTGGGGCCGAGAAGCATACTATCAAATCAACGGTCTTCGTTTCGACGGCGACGAAGAGACGTTCAAGAAGAACATGGTCATAGCCAAGATGCTCGGCGATCTCGCCGACTGGCAACATGCTCTTGACGCGTTCAAAAGTTGACTTCTGTCATTTGGTTGACTAAATCTAAATTACTCTCTGAGTGGCCGCGCGGCGCGAAGGGAGCCTAAAGAACACGGCGCCGCTGGTTCCGGCCGGGTTGGATTCCCGGTGATCCGGCGGCGTCGTCACTAAATACGCACTTAATCGCCATACCGTAGGAGGATAGGCAAATGTGGGACGTAAGCAGCTAACGAAGACCTTCGATCATCGCACCGAAGAGTCCTCGATCTATCAGAATTGGGAGACTAGCGGTGCGTTCGCCCCTCGCGGCGACGGTCCTGCTTATTTTCTCCCAATGCCACCGCCGAATATCACCGGCATCTTGCACATGGGGCACGCACTTTTCGCGACCCTGCAAGACATCTCGACCCGCTATCATCGCATGAAAGGGGACGCCACGTTGTGGCTGCCGGGAAGCGACCATGCGGGCCTCGCAACGCAAGACAAGCTCGATGCTCTCATGATCGAGCAAGGGCTCGACCCTAACGGTCCAGAGTTCGATGCGTTCGCGGAAACCTACAAGCTCAGCCTGCAAGGCACGATCATGAAACAGCTTCGAAGCTGTGGTGCATCGTGTGATTGGTCCCGCGAGACGTTCACGCTCGACGACCGCTACTCCAACGCCGTCCAGACGGCTTGGAAAAAGTGCAACGACGCTGGCCTGACCTACGCCAAGGAAGGTGAACTCTTCATCAACATGGAGCCATTGGCCAAGCGTCTGCTTGACCATCTCGATGCTGGTGATCTGAAGATCATTCCGGCCGGTGGAGAAGGAACTCTGCGGAACTTCCTGACCAAGATCGAGCCATGGAACATCAGTCGTAAAATCCGCTGGGGTCACAAAATCCCCGGATGGTTCCACGACGGGCACAACATGGTCTTCGATACATGGTTCTCGTCGGCACTCTGGCCGTTCGCCACGCTTGGTTGGCCAGACGACACCGAAGACATGCAGCGATTCTACCCGGCGGCCATGATCGAAACGGCTGACGACATTCTGTTCTTCTGGTGTGCGCGGATGCTCATGATGGGCCTCCTGCTCACCGACCGTCTGCCGTTCGACACGATCTTCCTGCACGGTTTGATCCGTGACAAGCACGGAAAGAAGATGTCGAAATCGGCTGGCAACGGCATCGACCCACTCGACATCATCGAACGTTACGGCGCCGACAGTATGCGGTTTGCCTTGGCCGAAGCTGCCACGCCCGGTCAAGACATGAGGATGTGGGACGACAAGTTCCAAGCAGGCAAAGCTCTGCGGACGAAACTGTGGAACGCCGCTCGATATTCCTTGGCCCATTACGAACGCCTAGGAAGCCCGCAGGAGCCCTTTAAGCCCTCGAAGCACTACGACGACGTTGAGATGGAAAAGAGGCTCACAGCGGCTCACAGGGACGCTACAGAGGCATTTGAAGAGCTACGTTACCACGAGGCTGCTCATGGGATCAGAAAGTTCATCTTCGAAGACTTGTGTGGCTGGTATATCGAGGCCACGAAGAGCCGTCTATACGACGAAGATGACCAAGATGCTCTTCAAACCCTGATGTGGGCTCTGGATGGCACGTTGAAGATGCTTCATCCGATCATGCCGTTCATCACTGAGCGCATTCGTGAGGCATATTCGGGCACGCCGCTCATCACAGATGCGTGGTAGCCGAAAACGTTGTGGCAAGGGCGGCGAATCTAGGTCAAGGTTCGCCGTCCAACCACGGGAGGCATCATTGGGTAGGCCACAGGATACCGGGTTCTTCGCAAGCCGAGACGATCTCGTTCGAGCAATCTGGGACCTACATTTTGAGGGCCTGTCGCAAGGACAAATCCGCGAACGCTGTGGCGTGAGCCAGCGCGTCTACACGCAGGCCCGCGCTGAGGCAGTCGTGTCGTTCGAACCTACCCGAGAACAAATGATCCGCCTGCAAAGTGCGCTCAAGGGCGCCTAATGAAACGTTGTGCGCTCTTCAGAGCGTAAGGAACATTTTCGCGAAGACAGCATCGGCCGGGACCTTGCATCCCACGATGTATTCGTAGTTCACCGAATGCATGGTGCAGAATGTCCAATCGTTCGTCATGAATGGCGCGACTGCATCTGGAAAATCAGAAGGTTTGATTTTCGAAGAGATCGTGACCGTGCATGGGAAACCATTGTCGATCATGTATTGGAGACGTTCATCCCAATCGGCGTGTTTCTGGTAATACTCACCAGCCCATTCGCTTAGAGGAATGCACCTACTCAAAACCAGAACAACTTGAACATAGTTGCATCGGTCTCACTGACCGTTTCGAATGTCGGCTTGTAGCCTATGCCAGAATACCAACTGGCATTCATGTTCTCAATGCACCAGTCCCATGTTTCATGGGCCATGAAGTAGCCGTCGTTCTGGTTGCCCTCAACGAGATGGCGAGGCAAGTCGATCTTATATACGACAGGTTTCGTCGATTGGATCAGTTCGACCCAATTGTTCAAGCCACAGTAAGATTTACCGAGAGCAATCATAGCCAGAACGTCTTGAAGAGCACGGCGTCGCGCTCGTTGAATAGTTGAAAATGGATATACGTCTTGGGACGGGGCTCATAGTGACAGACGTTCACCAGTCCTTCTCTATTTTCCATGAGCCAGTCATAGGCATCTTGTGCTCGCCCACTGAACATGTTCGGCCCGAAGTCATAGGACGCGCGCTTCGGTGTGGCAGCCGTTCGAAGCTTCAGGCCAAACGTCGCCACGGTCACGTTGCAGAGTTCAATGATCTCTGGCGCGGGCTCATTAGCACCATCGCCCCATCCGAAAGGAAACACCGGCCTCACATCCACATCAACTTGAACTGCAAGGCATCGCGATAATTGGGAATGCCCAGATAGAAAACATCTGCATTTGAATTCGGGTAAAACAGGTCCGCAAAATTTGCCTTTGCCCAGTTGAATGCGGCTTCCGCCTTTGGCTCCCAGTTATAGACTGCCACCGGCGCGTCGCAACATTGAATGGCTTCTCGTTGCAACGCAAATACCCAGCCCGCCGCAACTTCGACCGGCCCAGAGATTTCCAAAATCGGGTCAGAGATTTCCATTAACGAAGCCTAACACGGTCGAGAGTGGTTCGCCAAAATTTCGTTGACCATTTTACCCAGCCTGCTACCATCTCAGGATGGACAAGAAGTCGATCATCATCACGGAAGAAAGGTCGGTCACTGCGGGTTCGGAATACCTCCGCAAGACCAGAGTCAGCCGCGTCAACACTTGCTGGAAGATCGTGGACACCGAAACCGGATTGTTCTGGAACGGATACAATGCCCAGTGCAATCACGTCGTTGGTACGCGTTTCGAACGGCGTTCATCGCTCGACGATGCCGTGAAATACTGCATCTTGCATGGTGGATTTCCGAAGACGTGGGACGTGGTCGAAGTTCGTCTCAGCGAGACTGAGATGGGGCGCCTGCGTGGCGAGGACGTGGTCATCGACTACCAGATCGAGACCGAACTTCCGAAAATCCTGAAGCAACGATTCTCTTGCAACGAAACTGAGACAGGACACGGCGTGACCCTGTTTCGGCGGATGCGTCGCAAGGGTGAGTTCGATGCGTGTCCGTTCATTGGCCTGCGCTCTGGGAAATATACCCATAGCTGGCCTACCTTCAAATCCGCCCTGAAGGGCGTAACCGGCGATCTCACGGGTAGATTGCAAGCCGAGACCGGTGGTTGGGTTCTGTTCGCCGACAAGGAAGCTGCGACGATGGCGAGGTTGACCGACACGCTGAAGGGCGTGGGGGAAATCAAAGAACTCAAGATCGCATTCTCGCGCGCCATCGGTCTCCCGGTGGATCGAATCTGATGAAGTCTGTCGCCGTAGATTTTGAAGACGGCATGACGCCCGCGAAACCGCGCGCTTACAAGACCGTGCGGCCGGTGAACAAATCCATGTTCAAGTTGCGCGATCCCAAGACCGGTCTGTTCTGGGGCGTCTCGTCCTCCAAGACGCCGATGTTCAACAATATCGGGAAAAGTTGGAGCACGCGCAAGTCGGCTATGCGGAACTGGGCCGAATACAATTTCGAGGGTATGCTCGCCTCTGACAATCGCGCGCCGCTTGAACTCGCTGTGTTCGAAGTGACGACCGTCGAACAGAACGTCATTCCGGTCTGTGACATTTCCATGGAAAGAGTGGCCAAGGTGGAAGCGGTTCTCGGTAAGAATGCCGGGCACTATGGGATGATCGAGTTCCTGAAGAACATTGCTCGGGAAAACAAGTTCAACGCGGCCTACGTCATCGACGCAGAGGGAAACCGTGAGTTCGCCACGCCGTCTCCCGTCCCGGCCAATATCAAGTTCCGGGACAATCTACAGCGTTCTTCCGGGCTATCTACCGATCAGTCTACCTATTTGCTTCTTGCGCTCGAATCCTTTACTGATCTCGCGTTCATGAGAATGGCAATCAGTGAGAATATTGTTGCCATCTATGACATTGATGAGATCATCGCCCGGTATGATGGTGGCGAGCGCCATGACCGGAAGAAAAGAGGAGATGCGTTTTGAAAAAGAAAAAAGCCCCTGACGCGTCGAATCCTAACTCGGAACCACGCCTCTTCAAGTTCATCGACGAAGCCACGAATCTGTTCTGGACCGGCAAACTCAAGGCCGGTGGCTCGGACGCGCTGTTCGGAGAGCGCGGGATGGAGTTTCGTTCGCGCACGGCCGCCGAGGAAGCATTCTGTAACTACGAGGTGACCCGGCTCGGGATGCCCGACCTGAACTTGCCCGAAGTCAAGATGCTGGTGTTCAAAGTTGAACTGATCGAACTCGACCGGCGGTCGTTCGATCTGGCGCCTTCGGCTGTTCGTCTCACCCGCTTTGCCATGACGCATGGCAAGCAAGATCGTCTGGTCGGATTCGTTCGTGCGCTGAGTGAGCGCGGTGCGGGCGACTTCATGGACTTTCGCTACATCGTCGCCCGCAGTCCGGCAGCCACATTCGATCTCGCCGCCTTGACGAATGCCGTGCTGTCGTCGCGCAAGAGCGGCAAGAAACTGATCGCCATTCGATCCGACGCGGACCTTCTCTATCTCCGCATGTCGCTCGGCGAGGGTTTTGTCACGGCCTACGACCTCGACACGGCCGCACAGGTGGCCAAGAAGGAAGAGCACGCGTGACTGCACAACTGACCGTCGTCCCGTCAGCCACGAAGCCCATCAACTCGATGCGCGACTGGTTGGATCAGCAGACGACAGAAGCGTTGGTGTCGGTGCGCGAATCGGTGATCGGTGATGAACGGCGGGAGATCGATTTGGAGATCACCCGCAGAGAAATCGCCAAAGAACCCGTGCGGAAGGGGCTCAATGTATATTGAGTCGTTCTCGTATCGGGGTTGGCGTGGGGCTGGCTTCAAGTTCAAGTTCACCAAAGGCGTAAACGTCTTGGTGGGGATGAACGGCTGCGGCAAAACCAACTCTGCCGAACTGTTGGCGATTCTTGTGGGTCACAAAGACGCGCACAAACTGTTGCGCGAAGACGACCAACTCAAATACGCCAAGATCGTCGTCGGCGAAGACGTGGGACCGTCTGCTACGCAGCGATACGTTTTGGAACTGAAGGACGGCATCGACCTTGAGAAAATCAACGCCTTCAAGGACTGTTTACCAACACTGACCAGTTTCGTGCTTCAGCAAGACGATCTGCGGGATGATCGGTTCGTGACGGCTAGGCGCGAGCCGGTTGAATGCCAAAAAGACATGCTGGAATGGCTCCGCGCGCACGATCTCGATCTGCGGCTCTACGTCAAGGATGGTGAGTACGCGACATTGCTGGTTAGCGAGACCGGCGCGCAACGCTATCTGATGACCGTGGGGATGCGGCGGGCGCCGAGCGCAACGCCGATGATCGTCGAGCATCCCGAGCGCAGCCTCCACATCATGCTGCGGAGGCGGATTGCCGATTACTATCGCGAGAGCAACGATCAGCAAGTCATCTTGACGACGCATGACCCGGAAGTGCTTAGCATGGTAGACAGTGCTCGATGGGGCACATACCACGATTGTGCCATCGACATGTCGGACAAGAAAATCAGATGGTAACGGTCAAGGACTTGTCTAATCTTCTCGATACGCTGGTCGTCGATGACACGCGCTCGATCATTCTCGTTCCAAAGCAAACGCCGAATCACCTAGACTCAGCGCACTCCATCCCACCGGAATATTTGTGGATGATTCCGTTGTCGGCGGCTGGACACTACATCATCCACGACCACGCCAAAGAACCAGAGGGCATACAAGCATTTGAGCATTGTAGGTCACCGATCATTCAATACGATTTGTATGATGACCGTAGCTTCAGCTACCAGCGCACTCGTCTCCACGACATGGGCATGACACAGTGGTGCGAAGAAACCCTTCGCGGCCACTACATCGTGCGTAAGAACTATGAGGCGGTTTTGCCGCCGCCGAGCGTCAAAACGATCATCGAAGTCTGGTTCGATGACCCAGTGGACGCCGTGGTTTTCAAGATGCGATGGAAGGGCAACCCATGCGAATAGAGGATCGCCCGAACATCGCTCTTTCGCATCTTGACCTTCAAGATGGCAGGCACGAGGACATCAGCGATCTGCCTATCGTCGTCGTGCCGTTGAAAAACGTCTGTATTTCTGGTGGCAGCCTTGCATTGGCGCCCGAGACTAGGCATTGGCTAATTGCCAACGTCGGCCACCAATATCGTGGCGAGCAGATTTCGTGCTGGGATTATATCCTCGCAGAGAGCGCCACCGGGCTCGCGACGTTTCGGTTCAAAGACGTAACGCACGCCACCTTGTTCAAAATGTTCTTCTCATGAGTTCCGATCTGGATCGCGTGGCCGAATTGAACACGTTGATGAAGATGTTCGGCATCGACGGGAAAGTCATGTTTTTCCCAAAAAACTCGCTGCCCTTTCATCTCCAAGGGATTTTTCACGGCGTGCATCAGGGAACCTCACGTAACTCGGTGGCCGAGATCGAACAGTTCGTGCAAGACCTCATCAACGAGGACAAGGCGCCGGGCTTGGGCGTGCAACTGCAAACGACCATCGCCAAGCGTGCTGCGAAATGATCCGCGATGATTATTACCGCGATGTGTGCCCGCGCATTGGTAAGCTCAACGTGCTCCTTAAGCTCTACGATCTTGGGGAGATCACGGTTGGGATGACGGCCGACTATCGCCAGCAATTCACTCATCGAATTGGGGCACCCGAGCACGAGAATTACACGGTGCGCTGGACGCTGGATTCCATCGAACACCACGTCAATCTGCTGATCGGCATAAAACAGCGAAGGATTGCAAGTGGCGAGTAGCGAACTCGGCGCGGCGCTCGAACGTCTTGGTGTTGAGCCGAAAGCGCATCTCGGTGGTTATCGCACGACGCTTGAGCGGTTCGACCACATCAACACGCTCTTCAAAATGTTCGGCATAAAGGCCGAAGCCGGTATCCGCGCGCCAATGCCGTTTGACGACTATCGATATTTCAACATCATCGTCGAGATCACAACGGTGCACGACAGTGGCACGCAGATCACCCGCATGGGCTATCCCTTCAAGACGACCAATGAGCTTGCGGCCTTCGCCGACACTCTGATCCGGCGCGCTCAGGGCCTAGAACCAGAAATCGAAGAGTGGCGCCATGCGTGATGATCGCATGGACGAATTGAACACCCTATTGAAGACGTTCGATACGGGTCTAAGCGTCGAGCCGTTTTCAGGCGGGTATCCGCCGACCAGCTATGCCCTGCTCGAAGACAAGTTGATCGTCTTCATCGGCGCTTTTGAGGCAGTCGAGAAAATGGGGCACAGCCGAATGACAGAGCAAAACCAGTGAAGCGGATGTCGATCACCGAGCGGGATGCCGAGATCAAGGCGCTCAACGTTCTTTTCAAGATGTTCGACATCCACGCCGTGGCTCATTACGACGAGGGTAAACCGAACAGCAATGCCGGATGCTGGCGGCCGTATCCCTTTCGGATAGGGACCTTCGAGACGACCGAAGGGACTGGTGCTCGTGCCGGATCGTTGCGCGAAAAGATGACAACGAAATACATGTTCTATTCGCTGCAAGAACTCATCAAACAGGTCCATATCATGGTCAGCGAACATCAAACGAAAGAAGTCGCGTGACCTGTCCAATTCGTTCGGCAAAAGCGAAAGAAGCGTGGGCGAGGCGGCGGCAGAGAAACGACCGCTGCGACGAGTTGAACACGCTGCTGAAGATGTTCGACCTGAACTTCGTGACCGGCTATGCCGACCGTGAGCGGCGAATGTCGAAACAGGAGTTCAACGACTATCGCTATCGGCTATATGGCATGGGTCCGGCCATTTCGATGGAATACTTCCACACGCTCGAAGACCTCACACGGCGAGTGAACGTGCTTATCGGAGAGGTGTCCGGTGTCCGAGTTTGAACACGAGCTTGCGAAGCTGCAAACAGTCTTTGATACACGAGCACACGAACTCGAAGAGCTTGGGAAACTGCAAGTCACTTTGAAGATGGCTGGCAAGGCGGGCGATGTCGCCCATTACAAATATGGGCCGGGCTTCGTCTTCCGATGCTGGTGGCAAACAGGCAGCGGTGGCAGGGGATTCGAAGAAGACGAGTATTTCGAGGAACTAGATGAACTGAAGAAGCGCGTTCACGCTATCGCCACCGGTCACATCGCGGCGAGGGCCGACCCGAAAACAAATTCCATCGACGAGACGGCTATTGAGCCGCTTTTTGTCTCAAGTTCACGCTGGGCGCCTTTCGCCGAACTGAACATCCAACGCGCAATGCAGAAGCACAAACGTGACAACGGAGGAATATAAAATCTGGGCCGCCGTGACCCATGACCGCGTCGAGGGATTGCGCGTCTTGGTGAAGTTGTTCGGCGGCAAACTGCACTTAGGATTCCACGACGTTTGGGTCACGCCTAACGGCCCGGTGTGGCGACAGTTCTTTTCCGCTGTCGGAACAAACCTCACTACTTTCGACACTTTCGAAGAGCTTGAGACTCACGTCAAAACGACCCTCGCTGAAAAACTTGATGTCGTTGACTAAATAAATGTTGACGGGCCGATTCCGGTCCTTCATAAAGAACATACTATGACAAACGCACGCACCATTTTCGGAACCGCCAACGCGCCCCTCGGGCGCGATTGCGGCGATATGGGCGGTCGGGGCGAACGAGAACTTCGCGCCGGGATGGTTCGTCATGGTGTTCTGACCAGCTTCTAAAAGCAGTCACTCCCCCAAAAATCGAAACCGTTCCGGCGACCAGTGGAAATCCCACTGGCCGGACGATTGTCCAACTTCAAATGACAATGGAGCGGTAGCTCAGTGGTAGCAGCGCCGGTTTGTCAGGCCGAAGGTCGCGGGTTCGATCCCCGTCCGCTTCGCCATTTCATTTGAAGCTAGGTGATTTGAGCGGCTGTAGCTCAGTGGTAGAGCATCTCGTTGCCAACGAGAATGTCGCGGGTTCGAATCCCGCCAGCCGCTCAAATCACCTAGAAGGCAATCCTCCGAGACCTTTACGGAGCGTTCGACTATGGGTAAGTCATCACCCTTTCAAGGTGAGGTAGCGGGTTCGAGCCCCGCACGCTCTACCAATGGACCGTTCGTCTATGGGTAGGACACCACGTTCTCAGCGTGGGGGAAGGGGTTCAAGCCCCCTACGGTCTACCAATCTCAGCTTCGGTTGAGACGATCTTTGAAACTATATGCGGGCGTAACTCAGCGGTAGAGTGTCAGCCTTCCAAGCTGTTCGTCGCAGGTTCGATCCCTGTCGCCCGCTCACTTTCATGCAATCTTCGTCTATCGGCTAAGACGCCTTGCTTTCCGGCAGGAAAGAGCAGTTCGATTCTGCTAGGTTGCTACCTACATCCATTTCAGCTTGAACAACGTCGCGTCATTCAATGACTCGAAGTGCAGAAGGAAAGCGAACTCAAGGCCGCCTTCCTCTTCCCGCGAGACTTGCAGCGAGAGATAGACATCTTCGAGCATCGTCTCCCGAAGCCACGTCTTGATGTCAGGATTGAAAGCGGTGATCTCGGAATCGCTCAGGCCGCCATCCACACAAAACGGCGAATCGCACGGCAACTCGACGCGGATCAGATCATTCACGATCTGCGGTGGGTGCGGATGTTTGATGAACAGTTCGGCCATGACGATCCTAAATAAAGTCGATGTTTACTTTCAAGATCACCGGACTGCAAGACGCTCTCGATCTTCTCGACATGGGTTGGCCGACCAAAACCGTGACCGTCATCCAACGTGGCGCCAACGTTTACCCGAGAGACGACACGCACATCGTCGTCGCGATGAGCGACGTGGGCGATCCGAAGATGAGCCCGGATGCACCTCATCCGAGGCACCTTCGTTCGATCCTTGCACACACGGCCAACCTCACCGATCAGGATATGCTTCTGGTGAACTGCTGGGCGGGCCAGAGCCGTTCTACGGCCGCCGCGCTGGCAATCCTCATCCAACACGGTTGCACCCCACAGGAGGCTTTAGACCGCGTTGTGGATGAACGTCCAGTCGCGCTGCCGAACGTCCTGTTCGTGAAGCACATCGACAAATATTTCGGGCTGAAAGGTGAACTGAACAAGATCGTCAAGGCGTTCATCAGGTCCGAACTCGCGAAACCTTATATCAGGAACACCACACCGTCTGCGGAAAGCGTAGACGAGATGAAACGATTGATGTCGCTGTTCGGTGATTAGTCGTTGAGGGGCTTGCCCCAGCGAGCGAAGTTTTCGAACGCTGAGTGATCTTCGTAATCGGCCGCGTCTCTCGGATCGGGCATCCGAGTGTGCTGCATGTTGGCCGGAGCTTCCGCCATCAACTTTTTCATCTGATCGTCCGGCTCGCCACCTTCATAGCGGCTAACGCTGTGGCCGCCGGGATTGGCAAAATTCATCGCAAGGTGTGCGCGAGCCATGGCGTAAGAATCGAACGGGCCGAAGCAACGTGCGCTGTCGCGCCAATCCCAGCGATTGCCATAATCGTCTTCGAGAAGCGAATACCAGACACCCGGTGCGACTTCTTCGAACGAGCACTCAAGGCCAGTGCTTTCGGTGAGGTTCTCGGCGCCCTCTGTGATGAGGGTCAAAGCTTTGCGGATGTCCATCAGGTATTTAGCAATTCGGTTGACGAAATCAACCGATCCGTTAGGTTTGAACGATGCACAAGAAGGTGGAAACTCGGATGATCCGCGTGAAACTGCTCGCCGCTTTGAAGGAGCAGCGAGATTGGAAAATCGAGAACTCAAATCGAATTCACCGATCCGATGGTCTGTGGGTTGAGAGAATTAGTGGAGAGCATTCCACCACGTTCTCCATCGGGTCTGCCGATATCGGCGTGCCGCAAGCTTATATCGAGGCCGATTCGGAATTGATCGCCGCCTATACCCATGTGGTTGACTTGGGCATCGGCACGGACCCGGCACGTCGTCCGATCCTTGGGTTGCTAGGAATCGAAATCCCTTGACCTCCTATCAACTGCTCAAAGAGTATAAGGGCCTAGAGCCCTTCGCTGTATTCCACCCGATCATGTGGACGAAGACTGACGACGATCTGTGCATAGGGGATCATGAACGCCGTATTCGTGAACTGTTGATGTGGCTCAATGACCGAAACGCACCATATCAAATCATCATCAAAGAAGAACTGAAACCCGTAGAAAATTTCGACGGATACAACGGCTATCAATCCTACCGGCATTATCACAACAATTACGAACTCGTCGTCGAAGACGATGACGCCGTAGTATTGATGAAACTTTTCTTCGAAGATTTCGTGCCATTCCCGATTACACCCGAACCTGTTGTGGTTGTTGAAACTTCCACTCCTATTACGGAGCCACCGCCAGAAAATTTCTTCGCCTTCTGGCTGAAGAGATTGGGATTTGGTTGACGAAAACTGGTTCGATGATAGGTTGTGTGTAGACTTCAAAGGAGTGGCACATGGCGCGTTATCAGAACTCAGAAAATTGCGCGCTGACCGGTGTTAGCGGCGCGGAACTGATCCGCCGCTCCGGCGACTGCCAACCCATCGGCGAAATCTACAAGGGCCAAGACGGCTGGAAATCCTACGCGGGCTACGAGCTTCCGGCCGAGTTCCGGGGAACGTGGGACCTGCGGGTCGATGCGATCTTCGCCATCAACGAGGCCGACCGTCTGCAAAATCGGGGGACCTACTATGGCGCGATCTGACCTGACCCCCGACTATGTCGATTTCGGCGACCACGTTCGCAACGCCGGACTTGGTCAGTGCCAGTACGTTTCGCGCTACGTTGGCGGGCGCCATGGCTACCCGGATTTTGGCGAGGGTCTGCGCTTCCAAGGCGATCCCATCGACTATCATTTCCTCGAAATCCACAAGGATGACGTGGACACTTTCATCGAACGCGTGAAAGAGCATCTGCATCGGCGCGGGTTCTGAGAAACAACATGACCGAACCCTACGATCACGCGACCGTCGAGCAGAAATGGCGCCAGTTCTGGGCGAAATCACGCCTGTTCGATCAGGCGCTCGCAAGCCGGACGAAGACGAAATACTACGTGCTGGAAATGTTCCCGTATCCCTCGGGTCGCATCCACATGGGGCATGTCCGCAACTACGCCATCGGCGACGTGCTGGCGCGCTACAAGCGCAGCCAAGGCTTCAACGTGCTTCATCCCATGGGCTGGGACGGCTTCGGCCTGCCCGCTGAGAACGCGGCCATTGAAAATGGCACGCACCCTGCGGACTGGACGTTCGCCAACATCGCCGCCATGCGTGAGCAATTGAAGCGTCTGGGCTTGTCCGTGGACTGGACGCGCGAAATCGCGACTTGTGACCCGGCGTACTACGGTGAGCAGCAAAAACTCTTCCTGCGGCTGCTGTCCGCTGGTCTCGCCTATCGCAAAGAAAGCGAAGTCAACTGGGACACCGTGGACAACACTGTGCTGGCCAACGAACAGGTCATCGACGGTAAGGGCTGGCGCTCGGGTGCACCTGTCGAGAAGCGGATGCTGACCCAGTGGTTCTTCCGAATCACCAACTACGCCGATGAACTGCTGGACGGTTTGAAGACCCTGTCGAACTGGCCGGAGAAGGTCAAGACGATGCAGCAAAACTGGATCGGCAAGGACGAAGACGGCAACACGATGCTGCGCGACTGGGGCGTGTCTCGGCAGCGGTATTGGGGTTGCCCGATCCCGGTGATCCATTGCACCGAGTGCGGCATCGTCCCGGCCGAAACGCCGGTGATCCTGCCAAAAGATGTGGACTTCACAATCCCCGGCAACCCGCTGGCCAACCATCCGACGTGGAAACACGTCGCGTGCCCGACGTGCGGCGAGGATGCGACGCGTGAGACCGACACCATGGACACGTTCGTGGACTCGTCGTGGTATTTCGCCCGCTTCGTCAGCGCCGACCCCGCGAACCCGATCTGCGATGCGGGCATCGATCATTGGATGCCGGTCGATCAATATGTCGGTGGTATCGAACACGCCATCCTGCATCTGCTGTATGCCCGGTTCTTCACCAAAGCGTTGCGCGACACGGGCTGTTGGCGAGTGGACGAACCATTCACCGGGCTGTTCACGCAAGGCATGGTCACGCACAAGACCTATCGAACCGTGATCGGCAAGGAATGGGTCTACCCGGAAGAAGTGACCCTCAACAGCGACGGCGTCACGGCCAAGATGACCGCCACCGGACTTCACGTCGAAATCGGCGCGGCCGAGAAGATGTCGAAGAGCAAGAAAAACGTCGTCAGTCCTGACGCGATCTTCGACAAGTATGGCGTCGATGCCGCCCGCCTGTTCGTGCTGTCAGACAGCCCGCCGGAGCGCGATTTCGTGTGGTCCGAAGCTGGTGTCAAAGGCGCCGCAGGATTCATCCAGAAAGTCTGGAACGTCATCAACGAACCCGATGGCGTGCCGGACCAAACCAACATCATCCTGACCCACCAGACGATCAAGGACGTGACCGATTGTCTGGACAACTTCAAGTTCAACAAAGCGGTCAGTCTCCTGCATGTTTTCGTAGCCGGGATCACCGGTAAGGCCGACGTGGCGACCAAGAAAATTCTGATCCAACTGATCTCGCCGATGACGCCACATCTGGCCGAAGAGGCATGGCACGATCTCAAGGGTTGCTACTCCATCGTGGATGAACCGTGGCCGACGTTCAATCCCGCTCTGTTGGTGCCGCCGAACGTCACCATGCCGGTGTCGGTGAACGGCAAGCGCCGCAGCGAGATCGTTGTCCCGCTGGATCACGCCGACGACTTGGTCATCGCCATTGCGACGGCTGATCCCGAAGTCATGCGCTTCATCGGCGATGGTGTGAAGAAAGCCATCGTCGTCAAGAACCGCATCGTAAATCTGGTGGTGTGATGATCTACGAACTTCGCGCCACAGGTAAGCGCATTCGTTTCTTGGATGTGTCGATTGGCAACCCATTCGCCAAGCATGGCGCGATCTGGGTTCGCACGAGCTACGACGCGGCGACCAAGGTCGCGTCCAGCGGTCACCATGCGTCCTGCTGCAACTTCGTCATCGATCCAGAGGACGAGTGGGTTGAAGTCGTTAACGTCGTGATCGATGGCGATGAAATTGGCCCGAAGCATGGACCGACGTTGAGCCCCGAACAAATCGAAACGTTCCCCGCACTATGACGCGCGTCTGGAAGCCAGTTCCGATCCAATTCCAAGATACGCTGTTTCGGATGGATTTGATAATTCGGAATAACACTGATCCGTCGTTGGATGGCATGTTCGTATACCATTTCGGTGAAGTGAAAGTGGTCATTCGACCGATCTATCACCATCTGCATTATATCGCCGGTCGCAGCCAATGGCATCCGCAACGGATAAGTTTTCCCGACTGGCAAGTACGGTGGGAATGGACAGATTCGCCCACCAAACATCGATCCAGCGTGCGATATCTGGCGCGCAGCGAATCGCTCATGATTCGTGACCTGACGATGGTCAAACTGTCGGCGGAATTCGAATGAGACGTTCTCGCCTCAAACAGGCAGCGCCGGGCCTCTACCCTGAGAACACACCGGGGTATAAAAAGCCGCCGCCGGAGCCCAAGATCATCCGTGGTGTGCCCGCTGAGTTCGCCATCAAGGTTGTGGATCACATTCTTCGTTGGGGTGATCCAACCGGCAAGACCTATGCGGCCGGGCGAGCCGACTATGGCGGTCAGGAAGAACGACACGAGCCGATCCGGTTCGCCAATCTAGGAGGCGTACTGTTCGATTGCTACATGGTGCCGAGCTTCGGAATGCACCATCGCGTCTATCTCTCTGGTCCAACGTGGTCTTGCACGCTGTTCGTCGAGCACTGGATGATGGGCGGGGCGGATTGCCATATGATCTTTGGCAAATATTTTGCAGTGGCGGACTACGAGATGAGGAACAAGCGGGGCTGGCTCATGGATATGACCATCGCCCGTATGATGGTAGCGGACTGGGCTCGTGGTTGATCGCCCACGCCTTTTCACAATAGCCGGTGTGCCCGTCTCTCTTGTGTTCGATTTCGCAGTGGGCGGGTATTGTATCGGGCTGCCTATCAATCACGAAAGAGTAGACCGCCAAAAACTTATGGTGGGGAACCCTCAGAAAACAGTTGTTACTCAGTTCAAGGTCGGGAACATGAAGTTCATCACCTTTTCCGAGTCACCATACAACGAAGATCATCGCCTTCACCTCTCTACAAGTCACTGGACTTGTGAAGTAAAAATGCGACAAGTGGCGGGAAACGGATTCGTATTCTGGGACAAATACTACGCAGTTCACGACTATACCGTTACCGACGAACAAGGATGGTTGCGCGATATGACTATCGCACGTATGCTATCTGACGAATGGATGGAATAGGAATGGCCCTCGACCGTAACCAAGACGTGACAAACGACGACATCTTGGCGATGCTCGGTGGCGAACTGCTGCCCGCTGATATTCATGAACGCCGTGCCGCGAAGCAGCGCCAGAAAGCCATGGGCCGCCGCCAACGCGAGATCGAAGCAGAGCTTGCAAAATTCTCGACCGGCAAGCTTCTGAAAATGCGGAATCACAATTTCTCCGGCGATGTCGTGTTTCTTGACGGTGACGAATATCGTCGGGGACGCAACGCAGACTATCGGTCTGAGGCTGCCACGCAAGCCGAATACGATGAGCAGCTTGCCCGCCGCAACGCGCTCTATGCCGTGCTATCTCGTCGTCCACACGTCCCCAACAAGATCGAGGGACACAACGCTCGCAAGCAGGCAGCGACAGAGCATCACGGACCCAAGAAGACCGGTGGCCGCCGATCAAAGTTTTCCACCGAACCGGCGAAGAAAAGTGCCCGGCGACTGGAACAGGATGAACGGAAGTTTGACCGATGGTTCGCGGCCGAATGCAAGACAAATCCGAGCATGGCGAACAGTCGCAATTTCTGGCGGCGGATGTTCAAGCTTGGCTACTATGGCTGAATATCATCCGCTCGACAAAGAGCGTCCCACCACAGATGTGACGAACGAAGAGTTGATGCAAATCCTCTCGGGCGAAATCTTGCCTCGGGATGTTCACTGGCAGCGTTGGCAAAAAGAACGTGTCAAGAGGATGAAGGCTGCGCGCCTCGATTTCACGGGTCATCTGAAAACGTTTCATACTCGCGAACTGATGCAAATGCATCGCGACGGTAGCATTCAGGGGTGGGCCAATTTCGGCATTCTCGCCGAGGTGAGTTATAGCGAAAAAATCGAAACCATGGTGCGAGCGGAACTCGCGACTCGTGAGCACATTCCGAACAAAACCGAAGCCAAGGCACTGCGGAGGGCCGCCGCCACGAAGCATCATGGCCCTAGGAAGCGCGCATGACGGCTAGCGCAATGAACACGGCTGCAATTTTGAAGATGGCTGCGAAAATACATCTCAACAGTCACTATCCGAAAATGTCCCAACGCTTCGCGCCAATCTATGGCGCCGCCACGAATTATCTGGAAGACCGGCGGCCGGACATCACGGAATATTCGTCGGCGGGCTACCGTCTGTTCATCCTGAAAACGGATGGAGAAACTCCTTCCCCTCGCGCGGCCGAAGCCGTGCAATGGCTCAGCGACAACAAGATCGTCCATGAGTATGAATTCCAGCTTACGCGGAACTCGATTTGGATTAGGTTCCCTCGTGGAGAAGACGCCGCCCTGTTCAAATTGTTTTGGATGTGAGCCATGCGCTTGAAAAACGCCCGCCGCCGCACAGCTAACGATGCGAGGATCATGTCGATCTGGGATGACGTGACCGACGAGTTCGACGACAAGTCCACCGAGTTCTGCATCCAGATGACTGCCGACCGCGCCATAGTGGACTATGGTCGCGTTGTCGATGCACTGTCCCGCCAAGCCACCCAAAAGGAAACGACCAATGCGTGATCGCGGCCTCGTTCATTTCAGCCACCTGACGGTGCTTGCCGACTGGGCAAAAGCGCGAGGCTGGAAAGAAGAACCGGTGAAAGACACCTACGAGGTTCTGCGACTCCGAAGCGGCAAACAGTGCGCTATTTTCCACAAGAAACACGCCGCCCAAGAACATCTGACGGTGTGGGGCGACAGCGAAAAACTCGCGCGACAATTCATGCGCTGGCACAGAGAGCAAGAAGCTACCCCGCTGGAAGCAAACTCGTAAACGAAAGTTGACGCTGGCGCGGTGGCGGTCTATTTTATACCCATGAATGATCGCATCCATGGCTGGCTCGACGAGCACGAGTTGCTGAAGTTCCTTTTCGTCATGGTGCTCGCAATGGGGCTCAGCGTGTTTACATCGACATGGATGATCCAGCACGCCAAATGGGGCGTTGTCGCCTATCTTCTGGTGTGTATGTGGTTCGTCATCTCGCGCATGATCTACCTGCGTAAGGGCGGCGCCCTGTGACCATCACGTCCGATGAAATTCGGGCGTTGTGCGACCGGGTGAAGGCCGCCGGAACGAAGATGGGACGCGTTTACTACGCGACACTGTCATCGGGCCTAGAGTTTCGCATCTACTGCACAGAAGAGAAAAAATCCGCTGATCGTTCCACGGTCATCGAAGGCCCGACACAGGCGTGGTTCCTCATTGTGAAGAACTGGCAGTTCTCGTGGGTGGGTTTGAGGATCGTCTCCACCGAGCGCGAAATGATCGCGATGTTTAGTGATGATCTGACGTTCGAAATCCGTGGCGACACCGAGCAGTTTTTGCAGGACATGGCTCTGTGCAGAATGTTCGATGATTTGTCTCCCAACAACGATGTGAGGATGGCGGCATGAAGCTCGTGGTTGGGGCGCTAACGCCTCGTGATGACGGCCGGTTCTACATCCCAATTGTGGTGATGGAACCGCGCGATCATTCGCCGATCCTCGCCCGCGTTGCGTCTGATGCGTTCGGCGGTGATGCGGATGCCGCGACTGCTTTCGCGAAACAACTCACCGACTGCTACAACGCGTTCAATGGATAACTTTCATCTCGATATCACCGCCAAAGGCGACCGTCTTCTCGAAGACGCGATGATGATTGCCTTCACGCGCGGAGACGGCAAGCCCACGACGGCTGAAGGTTATTTGGTGGACCCCGAAAAGGGTCTCATCTTTTTCTGGTATACGACCCTCGACAAAGGGGTCATCAAGCTACCCTTCAAGCTCGATTCGACCGGTGCTGCGGACTTTGCCAGACGATGGTTGGCCGAGCAGGACTACGGTAAAGAGCCGGGTCATGACGGCAGCAACTCCAAGGGTTGGCGGCTCTACAATACGAAGTGGAGCCGTGTTGATGACTATCAAGGAAGCATCATTGCTGTCCTGCCGAACTGGGCATGGCACGGCAAATAGTATTTGGTTGACCAATTCCAAATGCCGACTATCCTCTGACTAATGTAATCGGAGGCATCCATGGACGACTCGAACTACATCGCCGAATATCCCAAGTGGACCACCGGGGCGTTCATGATCGGCATGGGCGTGCTTGGCGGCAGCTTCGTGGCGGTGATGACCGCGACCACCAGTGGCCTGCGGATCGTGGAAGCCGTTATATGCGGCATCGATCTGATCGTCGCCGTGGCGCTGCCCACCATCGTTCGCTATCGTTTCCGCAAGAAGGCTCGCGCCCAGTTCGCGGCCAACGGCGGCGATCCCTCCAAGCTGCATTTCTTCTAGGAGGGGTCCATGAGCTACGCGATCAACTTCTTCGGCTGGAACAACACCGAGGGCCACGATAAGGTCTGGGGCTACGTGACCATTGGCGAAGGCTCGACGGCCGAGCTTTACAATTTCTGGGGCAAGCGCGGGAAGCGTCTGGCCTTCAAGAAGTTCCCCACCGGCTACGGGTCGGCGTTTGAACTCTCCAAGCTTTCGAAGAAGAAAGCCGAGAAGGGATATCAGGAGTATTCGGTCGCCGAGATCGACAAGGTATGCGAGGGTTTCATCGATCAGTTCGAGAAGGAACTGACGTTGGCCAAACTCTTCGACAACTTCCGGGGGCGACCGGTTGAAGGTGGATATTCGTGACGAGCAGGACTGTCGCGCTGAACGACAAGGAATACACCATTCGTATCAATTCTGACGGCCGACCTGTGGGGATCGTGGTCGCAGTGAAACCAAGCGCCAAGATGGGCGCCCATACTCGTCGGGTAGACGTGCGCGGCACCCTTGGGCGCGAAGTGCTGAAACTGATCTAATGGGCGCGCAAGAACTCTGGAAGCTGGCCAACAATTTCGACGACTTGGGCGTGGTGACATCGAAGCCGCGTATCGGCTCCATTGGCTCGCGTTGCGAGCACCATTACGTCACGCACATTCGCGACAGTGGCGATGCGGCGGCCTATGCCGACATGACCTTCCTGACGGCGATGGATATCTTCCAGCGCATCCAGCGATTCGAAGTTCGCGACGAACGCAATCGTCTCGCGCTCGAACTGCTCAAAGCATCATCGAAATGCGAGTGCAACGTTCTGCGTCTTTGGACGCCGAGGGGCAACCCGAACGACTCCAAGGGCACCTACGTTTTTCCGAAGACCGAACACGACGCGGCGGTGTTCGCGATCTTCTTCAATGAGACCGACCCGGCGATCTGGCGGCACGAACGTATCGGTGAACCGAGGATGTTCTTTTTCAACCAATGACTTTCGTGCTAAGTAGGCCGATGGATATTCGTTGTTCCCCTCGTGACTCGACCAACCAACAGGAAGACGCCTTTCTGATTGAGGGACCGTGGGCAGAAATTGCCTACGTCCTGAAATGGATCGCGGCGAACTGTTCGACGGTATGGGAAAGCAATTTCATTCCGAATGGGAATTACGGGCCGGGAAATGTCTCCTACAACGTCAAGTTCAAGGATGAACGTGACGCTATTTTCTTCAAGATGATGTGGCATGGGCATAGTTTCTCGGAAGTTGCGTGACGCATTCCTGAAGCCGGAATGGCAGTTCGTGGAAGGCAATAAGATGCCTAGCGCGTGGGAGGATGAACCTCCGGCGTGCGGTGGCCTATGCTACCTCGAAGATGAAGTTGCCCAATGGTGCAGGGAGAACTACACCAAGCCTCCCACAATCTGGTTCCTCGATCTGACCGACTATGACAAGTGGGTTCAGAATTGGTTGATCGATTTTCGCTCCGAGGCCGACGCCCTGCTCTTCAAAATGCGATGGAGTGATTATCGGCGGTAATTTGGTTGACCAATTCAACTATCGAGATATCATTACCGTATGACATACAGCGTTCACCTGACCAAGTTCCGCGATCTCGATGGCAACAATCCGTTGCGAGGTGGCGGGCTTTTGCTGATCCGGCTTATTCGCGCCCTTGCCCCGGAGCTTTCGCTCAAAGAGTCAGGCGAGATCGTTCGAGGCCAATTTCCGCAACGGGTCACCGTCGTCGATACCTTGGCCAAAGCTACCGAAATCGTTGAGCGCCTCTACGTTTATGGGTGCATCACGAAGGTCACCGACCTTTCTACCAGCAAAGTGGTGATGGATAGCACCGATGGGCTGCCTCGCGGTGCGGTAGCGGCACGACAAGCTGAAGCTCTTACGGAGTGGCAACTCCTGTCAACGTAGCGATGATAACTGTCGAGTTCCGGCGACAGGAGAGCTTCGCGTGCGATCCTCGCCGCCTCTTGCTTCGTGCTGTTCTCGCACGGCGAAGCGGCTACACCGAAGCATAACCGTAAGAACGCGGATGCGACGAGACGTTATCAGGAGCTTATGGAACGGCAGGGCGAGTTCGTGGAATGGTGCAAGACCAATCTGCGCGGCCTCTATCGCATTCGCACCGATGTGCAGGCGAGCATCTACATCTGCACCACTCTGGAAATCACCAACGACATCGACGCTCTCTGTGTGAAGATGTGGTGGCAAGATGATTTCGATGAGTCCAAAGACAACGTCATCATCGGCAAATCGCACGACGAGTGGTTGTGGGCGCCGCCGTCGCGTCTGTTCGGCGACAACGAGCCATCGTTGGCCCTCGAAATCGACAAGCAAGGCCAATGGGGCAACAGTGGCTTCGTCAAGCGGGGACCTCTCATGCATCCGAGCGGTGTCCCCTACACCTTCGCTGAAGGCGTTCAAACTGGGCTCGCGGGTGATCCCTACTTCACGCCGACCATCGAGACGAAAGATCGTCTGCTGGCGCTGGCGCCGACCGAAGAGCAACGCGAAATCTTCATCAAATACTGCTCGGACTACGTGATGGTCCATGCGTTGAGCGAGCCCATCACCGACACCATTGTGGATGACGTGATCTTCGACGCCATCGTTTCCGTCGATGACGACAAGGCTGAAGCCTTCGAGACGATCTGGGCCAGCGCCTTCCAGCGTTTCCGGCGAGACAACCTGATGACTTCGGCCCTCAGCAAACTGGCCGTGGCTCATGTGACAAGGCCGGTGTCCTAAATATTGGATGCCGACCCTGCTAGAAATGTTTGGAATTACCGAGGCCGTCCGGTCGGGGCTGCTCTATCATGGCACCGACGCGGACAATGCCGAAGAAATCCTGACCACGGATCGTCTGACAGCTTCGACACCTCATAACGCAAAACCGCTTCGGGTCGTGAAAGGGATCAATCGCGAAGTGCCGATTGGTTTCCGCAAGCATGAGATCGAGCGATTCGACAATGTCTATGGCGTGTCAATGACTCGCGATCCGAACTTTGCTCGCCGGTGGAAAAGCGGTCAGGGCATCGTGTTCTGTTTGTCCGAAGAAAAACTTCGCCACAATTATCGAATCTTGCCGATCAACTACTATGGCGACCGCTCCGAGTCGGAAGAGTTTGTGGTCGGTCCAATTCAACCCGTCTCGCGTTATCTTGTGTCCATCGAAGTCTCTACTTCTGTGATGCAGGAAATGATCGATGACAATGAAATCTGGCCGCCGGGCGAGGGTCGATATTCGAAACTGGTGGAGCATCCGTTGCTTCGCGTGAACGGCCAGCGATGGGATTCCAGAACCGGGATCGTGTCCCGCGCGGCCTAGCTATACTGCTCAGGCTGATCGACTACGAACCATTCGGCCTGCGGCCCGCTCATATGGCTTTCGTCGGTCATTCGCATCCGCCACTTCAAAATATCTTCGAGCGCCACTCCCTGAATAGGACGGTTGATCTCCAAGACGACGCCGGTGCGTTCCGCGAAGTTCTCGGCCGTGCCGCGATTGGCAGACCATGAATGGAAGCCACGCTTGTTGCTTCGTTCCTGACGGAACGGTTGCTGGCCGCGATAGAGATGTTTTGTCACCAACGGGTGGATGCGTTTCAAGATCGCAAGGAAACGAGCCGAGAGATCGAGATTTTCTTCTGCGTGATCGGCATTCCAAGTCCAACCTCGCAGGAAGCCGATCAGACCATCATCCGCCGCAATGAGCGCGCAAGCTGTCTCGTAGCTTACGGGCCTGTCGCTTTGACGTAGGGCTGGGAGGGCTGCGATGAGTTTGTCTATGGCTCTACCTTCTGCTCGACGAAGGACACCCCGGACGCGCTCGCTCTCGATTTTTTTCAGGGCTCCATCCACGCCGCCACCCAAGCGGATGTAGAAAGCGACATCGTCCGGCGACAGCGGGTATTTTGCGAAACGATCAGCATCTTGCGGCTCGATCCCGAATGCCTTGTAGGCATCGTAATCCACCGCCTCGTTGATGATCTCGAACCAACGCACTGGGGTCTTAGGATTCTTTGGTGCTCTCAAGCACGAACTGGCAGGAGCCCGAGTTCGAATCGCCTTCCTTGCCATCCCATTCCGCGAAATTGCCGCAGGCAAGCCAGAGGATGCGCTTGGCAAGTTCTTCGTCGGTGGAGTTCTTCAGTTCGTCGCGCGACCATGACCCATATCCGGCGAGGCAGTGAATGGCTTTGGCGCGATCCACAGTGAAGTTCAGCTTATCGACCCAGTAGCTAACGGCCTCATCGGCATCGCCCGGCTGGCTGCAATCGTGAATGCACTCTTCCGGCAGTTCGTCGATGTCCAGCACGTAATCAACGTGCACACCACCGCCGCCCTCACCGTCTTCATCCAATTCGCGATGCGCGGGGAACTCTCGTTCAAAATTGGCGCGCATCTGGGCAAGCGCCTCTTCGGCCGCTGCCGTCTCTTCGTCGCTCAATTCATGATGCGGGAAACGAGCCATAGGATCGCGCCCGGCTCGAATATCGGAGATCAATTCGGCAATACCCTCTTGCGGGCCACCACCGGCTTTGTAGCCAGCGAGATGTTCTTGTTCTTCGTCGCTATAGGGCGGGGCGCCATCTTCATACACACCTTCGTCCACCATCGCGTCCGCATCCTTGTGACAGATGTAGTCGATCACGTCGCCGCCACGGGCGGTGCCGCCGTGAAGATCATAGCTCCAAGTGAAGCGCGGGTCTTCCCCTTCTCCATCTTCATGGCGAGCCACGTCAACGACGTAGTAGGGAGCGATTTTCTCAACCCATGCATCCGCTGCGGCCTTCTCTTCGGGTTCGAGGCCAGAGTCATCACCATTGACCAGATAACTCGCCCAATAGGCGGGGCCGACAATCCGCTCAACTTCAGGAGCAGCTTCGTCGAGTTCGGACGCCGTGCTCAGATGATCGGCATACATTTTGTCGAGATGATTTTCGTCTTCATCGACACCAACTTGGTGCATTTCACGGTGGTCGGGCATACGTTCGCCGTATGCTGCTTGGTTTGCTTCTTCTTCAGTGGGAGCATGACCTTGCCCCACGATGTGGCCGTTGACGGAGCGGGTCCAGAACCATTCACCCGAGCCCAGTTCGTCCTTGTCCTGATAGACGTTGATCGAATCAGGAACATGTTCCCCGGCCCACGCCGCTTCTTCAATCGTTTCGCTGTCTTCGCCCTCAGACTCTTCGACCTCTTCTTCTTCGCTTTCGGAGAGCTTACCCCAACGCGAAAAGTTCTTGATCGGAGAACCATCGATCTCTTCGACCAACATTTGCGGGGTCGTTTCAGTGATCTTGCCGTTTGCAAGATCAATCAGGTGTCGCATGTGGTCGGAATGGCTCATGGTGGGCTCCAATATCTCTCAGTATTTATTCGATCCACACAATGTTGTGAGTAACGCGTTCTGGGTGGTCTTATGGCGCTCTGATGCCCCCGTAAATAATTTCATGGACATGAACACTACAACGGTCACGATCAACCTGCGCGATGCGGCTGAATCTGACTATATTGCTGAATATTTTGAGTGGCATTCCGATGCCATCGTCGAATACACGTTCAGCGACACTCAAATCACGGTTATCTTCAAGTGGCGTTCGCACGCCACTCGTTTCCTGCAATTCTTGATGCCGCAAGACGAGATGCCGATGCCGGACCTGAGCCACGTCGGCCCGACCCCGCCGGATGCCAAGAAAAACCCGCAGAAGAACTGGCTTGCTGTTCTGCGTGACGCCCTGCTCGGTTAACCGGTCGGAAAAGCCATATAAAACAGCATCCGGTGTTTCTCGTGCCGGAATGCGAACGCTCGCGTATGGACGTTGGATACCCAGATGTCACCAAAGCGGTAGGTGCCATCTGGGCGTTTTTCTTTGTGCCCTATGGTATCAGCGAGAAACTGTCGCATTTCCCGATACCGCTCGATGTCCAACTCATTAGGATTCATAGGATAGAGGACATGAGGTAGCATCATCTTGTGAGCTAACTCGGGTTTCGTCGTCTTCCAGAACTCAGCCACGGAACGCCATGACGAACATCGTCATGTCTTCTTCTTTGCGGAAACAGAAGTCATCGTTTCGGATGAACCATTGATTCCCTAGGCCCGGCATCCGACCACCCGGTCCAAACGTCGCCCGGCAATATTCTTCCATTTCTTTGCGTTCATGATCTTGAAGCATGGGCGACGGATGAACGCGATGGCGGAAAATCTCGCCTGATTTTTCGGTGCTCGCATATGGTCGCCACACGCGTATCGGGCGCTCAACGACCTGAAACGCGGCCGAGTAACGTCGAGTTGGATCGTACTTCATCGACTTGGCGGGCGTTTGATGATTTTCAGCAGGGCTTCCGCTTGCCGAACCTCGCTCGTGGCATTGGATGCCGCGACTCGCAGATCATTCAGATTCAGGGGATACGGGGCTTCTCGTTCACCCCAGACCTTCGAGCGCCGCATAATCCACATAGCCGAGTTCGAGCCGGATCACCAACGCCTTGCGGTCGCTGGTCGGCTTGTCGGAGATCATGTTGATGTCCAGCACGACTGGCTGGAACATTTCGGCGTCTTCGGACATGGCAGTCTCCATTCTTGACCACTCTACCTGATTTAGAGTTTTGGTCAACCAGAATACCTAAATACCGCATGGCCGATATTCGCAAATTCATGGATATGCTCTCTGAAGAGACGCTGACAGAATTGAACTGGCAGGAGAAGTCCCCGTTGGCTCCTGTTCTTGCGAAATATTCCGGCAAGTTCATCCATTTCAGCCAGATCAACAAGCTCGGGATCAATCCCCGGAAAAATCACAGCGATCCCCACGGTATCTATTTCTATCCCATCGATTGGCTACGCACGACCAACTACGACCGAGTTCAACATGGCAATCAGTATGGCCTAGACTGGCCGTTTTATTTCGTAGCGGATGTTGTTTGGTCACAACCGGGTATCGTTCTTTCCAAGTTGACTGAGCATGATCTAGAAGTCATCGCCAACCAAAACGGTTGGATCGGCTTCCTCGCAGATTACAAAGAGCACGGGTCCGTGGCGCCGAAGCTCGCAGTGCCGACCGTGCGAATCAATCTGCCGTCGTATGCGACCGATGCACCGGGCAGCATTCTTTGGCACCTATGTGATGTCCTGCAACAACACGGCACGATGAAGTGGAGTCAGTTGCTCAAGGGTATCGCCTATATCTACGACGACGGCAACGCGATCATTCATTCGAACGAGCCTGCCCAACTACTCGTCCTGCAACCGAACGCTATCCGGGTCATCGACAGCGGCAAGAACGTCAACGTCAGCTACCGCAATACGGAAGATTGGGCTCATTGGAGCCACGCGATCAAGACTCTCTTCGAGACCGTCTCCAAGAAATATGACGGGAACCTCGTCTGGAAGAACAAGCGGCCGAAAGTTTCTTTCTCGGTGAATGGCAAGAACTTCAATTTGGAGTTCTATGAGAAATGGGGTATGTCGCTATATCTCCATTTCGCCTATGGCCGCGCCAAGGGTTATCGGAAGATCGAGTCCACCGATCTCCGTAATCTCTCTGCCGACGCCCTACTGGCCAAAATCGAGAGCTACATCTCGGAAGTTGCCGAGTTTGATGATGATCTGCTGTTCCAGCCGATCATCCCAGAAGATCGCGCCCATCTCTTCGCAGAGGGTAAAATCTTCGACAATCTCGACGATGTTGTCTGGGAAACCGAGATCAACAACGACGACGACAAGTATGCGAAAATCTCAACTGACGGGACCTTCTCGACGGAAGTCGATGGAGTTCAAGTTGGCGCGAGGGTGCATCTGAACATCTATCACGATCACTTTACGATCAGTCTGAATATCGATGCCAATGGGCAATCGCTTTCGACCGCCACGCTCCATGAACACATCACCTATGCACCTGACTGCATCGAGCCGTTGTTCAACGAAATGGTGAAGGGCCTCGGCCATATTGAAGACATGTATGTGAAACAACCGGACGAGAATTACTATCGTCCGAAGTTCGACGACTCCGCGCAATGGACGCAGTTCCTTGGGTTTGTGATGGCCAATTGCGGTCTGTCTTTCGGTGGACGCGTCGAACGTTTCTTTGCTAAACAAATTGAAGCATACGAACAAAGCGACAAAGATGATCTTGCTTACTATACTCGCAAGGTTATGAGAAAGATTTGATGAAGATCGAAGACCTATTTGAAGCGAAGAAGAAACTGAAGACCCTATATTGCAGTCGTAAACTTCTAAATGCTAAAGACGTGATTGAGTGGGCCAAGGCTCAAGGTTTCAAGAATGTTCTTGAGCCCAAAGACATGCACGTCACCATCGCCTACTCGAAGGAAAAGATCGACTGGTCGGACATGACCGACAGCTTCGATCACATCACGTCCCGCAAAGACGGAAAAAAAGACGACACCAAACGTGAAGTCCATGCTTTCGGCGAAGACAAGAAAGCCATCGTTCTCACTTTCGAGAACGCTGACCTCCATCGTCGCTGGGAAGAGTTCACCGAACACTTCGGTGCGTCGTGGGATTTTCCCGACTATCGTCCTCACGTCTCGATCACCTATGACGGTTTGCCTGAAGGGCTGAAACTCAGCGACATCAAGCCCTACGAGGGTGAACTCTACTTCGGCCCCGAGACCATGGACGAAGTGAACACCGACTGGAAATCGAACGTCAAAGAGAAGAAGGTCAATGAAAGTCTCGATGGGGCAATCACTGAAGGTTACAGCCAATCTCAACTGGTCAGTATGGCTGAACCGCATGAGAACAACATCTTCGATGAGGAAGACCCACTAGGTGGCGCCGCATCGGAATGGAAGTGGCGCTACGTCAAAGACTTCCCGGTTGCGACACTAGTGAAAGCGATGGGTGGCGCCGAAGAATTCATGGGCGTCGAGATGCACGACTATCACGACGATCTGTTCGATGGCAGCAAGATCAAGGAACCGATCACTTTCGTCGAACGAGACGGAGAAATCGGTCTGTGGGACGGATGGCACCGTGTCTCGTCGTCTATTGAGACAAATCGCCCGACGCTTCCGGCTATTATCGGCACCAATCGTCAAGGCGCCCCGGTAGATGAAGATTTCCACATCCAAGACGTGGGCGATATCGATCACTTCTACGGCGTGTTCAAGCAGAGCTATGAAGACAGCACTGGTGCGGCATGGAGCGAGGACAAACTTCTTTCACGGGCGCGCAACTGGACGTTCTATGGCGATGAAGAAGGCTTCGTAGCCGTTCGGGTCCAAGGCTCTGGTATGAAAAAACTGGTCGCTGCGGCCGGAAACCCGCGCGGGGTCGTCAAGGGCCTGACGGAGCTTCAAGCCAGTGGAGGGCCTATCTGGGGCGCTGTATCGGCCCCTCTGGCGATGATGGCCAAGAAACGCGGCATGATCGTGCCCCACTTGATCCCCGGCGGACCATTTTTCATCAAAGTTCTCGCCAAGACCATTCCCCCGTCTGTGTTCGGCGGCCATGAACCGGTCGTCACGAAGGATGGCGGGCTTGTTTTCAGCTACGAAGATGTTGGCGAGACGACGAAATACATCATCGGAAACAAAGCGTATTTCGCGCACATGCTGGAATTGCCTCATGTCATCGAACAACTCAAGAAAGTTCCCGGCCTTGAGCGGTTCCTCAAGATGATCGGTATTGGTTGACCAAATAGCCTTTGCATGAGAGTCTTCATTAAGGAGGACCGATGTTCAAAGCGAATGAAGCATGGATGGTGGGACGAGTGCTGGACTATGCGTCCTGCCACATCGACATCGATCTGTCCGCTCACGGCTCGGACCTTAACCTTGCTCGCCTTCGCACCATGCGAATGAAACTCGGCAATGGGACCGGCTTCGACGAGGGTGATCTTCGTCTTCTGCGCGCCCTTCTCGCCTCGGCCACGCTGCTTCCCTTTTTCCCGTTGACCCCGGAAATCGTGACGAAATACGATGCACTGGTCATCTCGGTCGCCAACACGAAACCGGCCGGGATTTTTGGTTGACCAAAAGCTTCGAAGAGACCATTGTTGAGACTATGCAATGGCACGACTGGGATCGCCCACGAGCTTTGGAAGAAGTGATGACGGCTCAGAAAAAAGATGATCGCCGGTTTGGCGGACTTGTTCCGGCGCCTGTCGAGGAAGGCTCTTCCGTCTGGCCGCCGCGCGGCCCCATTGGTTGGAGCCTGCTGACGACCCTCAAGCGCATCGAAGCGTTTTTCACCAGAGGCGAACTTGTCTGGCTGCGAGATCACGACGAAACACAGACTTTGGCAGTCGCCCACCGGGGGCGCGATGGTGTCCTCTATTCCGCGCGCTACTGGCCGTGGTTTCGCAGTCTGCAACTGAACGATAACGGCTTCGTCATCTGCCTCGATAAAGGAAACGGCGAGTACGTCCGTAACTGGATCGCGAGCGACGATGCCAAGATGGTCTACATGCTGATGCAGAACAGCGAGACCTATGCGAATCCGATGGACGACTATCCGCAACCAACCACTATCGCGACCTGATCTCGCGTCAGACCCCACTACGGAGCTTCTCGTGGCCAAGTTTACCTTCGGCGGAAACGACATTGTCGGCCGCAACATCGTCATCAATGGCAATACGATCATCGTCGATGGCGTAATTGTCGAGGGCAATGCCAGCGGCAAGATCGAACTCCGTATCCTCGAAGGTGTCGTCGAGAACATTACGTCCGACCGCTCGGTCAATTGCCTGAACGTGGCCGGGAACGTGCAGGCTGGAAGTTCCGTGAATTGCGGTGACGTGAAGGGATCGGCGAGCGGCGGAAGCTCGGTCAACTGCGGTGACATCGGTGGGGACGTGCGGGCCGGAAGTTCGGTCAACTGCGGCGACATCGCTGGATCGGTCACGGCACAAAACGTTCGGCGGGGATAATGATGATCGATCCTCCCGATATTGAAATCGGAGACACGGCTATCGTGTTTCTTCTCAATGACAGGGAAAAACGCGTCCATCAACTCACTGGGATGATTACTGCCAAGCGTGGACTATGCCGTGGGTTTCGAAAGTATGGCTCCAATGATGGTTCTCGCCTCGGATTGGTAATCAACGGCTGGCTCACGGCTACACTTAGAGACGATGAAGATACATTCGCCGCCGGGCGTTTTCGCAATTTTTCCGATGTGAACTTCTCAGCAAAAAACGACGTTGTTTTTCGATCTGAGCGGCGATGGGTAGGCGACCACCTTGATTGGCTCGGTGAGATACCGAAAGGTCGCTGGGGCCTTCGCAACGTGCTTGGATTCAGTCTGGCCGAAGATGGCTCCACGGTATTGGACACGACGGGGAACCCAATGACCCATCGCAAGACCTATATTAGTTTCGAAGATGCCAATGACGCTATCCACTACAAACTGCGATGGGTCGGGTAGCATTATTGTTGACGATCTCAAGTTCTGGGATACCTTCTAGCTAACAACGGCACAGAAGGAGTCTTGGCATGGGCGTTTACAACTATCTCCTGACCTCCAAGACCATTCGCGTCAAGACGGCCACCGGCCGCGAGACGCTTCACCTCATGAAGTATCTGAGCAAGGAGTCCTCGCAACCGGCGCCCGCGTGGGAACAAGGGCTCATCTCGCGGATGGACTACATGTGGTCCTGCCGCGATCTCCCCAAGTATGTGACCAACGACGACGCTGGCGAGGGCTGGCCGGTCTACGAAGAAATCCGCCAGACCTGTTTCACCGATGATTACCCCTCGTCCCGCATCCTCGCCGGTTTCCTTCGCAAGGGCGAAGGCCGGATGCTCACGTTCGAAAAATGGGAACGCCTGAAGGTCTGCGTCGGCACCAAGACGGATTTCCACTACTCGGCACAATATCACGTCCAAGAAAAGCTCCGCGAAAGCGGCCTGATGAACTCGGAATGGACGAGCAGTCGGTTCCGCGACGGCGTCGGCGAATACGTTTTTGTCTACGTAAAGGACCCGACCGATCTCGTTCTGGCCAAGCTGGTGCTGGCAGGCGACTACACTTTCGCCGACGCCTACCTGCCGACCTACGATCCCCACCGCGATCCGAACCCGTATCGCTAAGCGGGTGTCAACTTGACGCAGAGGCCCCCAGAAATGGGGGTCTTTTTGCGTTCTGGGCGATCATTGTCAAAATCTATGCCTCCAACCGAGGCAAACCCAACCCAATAAATGGGCGAAATCTCACAACGCTGTCAATTTTTCGTGCACCATATTTTCGTTAACCAAACTTGCTTTCAACTACCCTGCGTGGTTAGATAAATCATTATAGCAAGCGTTATTTAAGAGTAGTGCGGAGGTTTCCCAAGTGCGTTCAGACCTATTCGATATTTTCAAGGAAAACTTTACGAAGTCGAAAGTTGAGATGATGGAGTTGGAGGAATACCTCGAACTCTGCAAGACCGACAAGCTGGCCTATGCCACCTCCGCAGAGCGCATGGTGCACGCAATTGGCGAACCCAAACGACTCGACACGGCCTCCGATGCCCGTCTCTCCCGAATCTTCCTCAACCGCACCCTGAAAGTCTACCCGGCTTTCAAAGATTTCTTCGGCATGGAAGACACCATTGAGCGGGTGGTCTCCTTCTTCCGCCACGCCGCACAGGGTCTCGAAGAGCGTAAGCAAGTGCTCTACCTGCTGGGGCCGGTCGGCGGCGGCAAGTCCTCCATGGCCGAGCGCCTGAAGGAATTGATGGAAGCATACCCCATCTACGTTCTGTGTGCGGGCGATGAGATGAGCCCGGTCTTTGAGACCCCGCTCGGCCTCTTCCCGGCCGACAAATATGCCAGCCTGATGAGCGAGCGTTACGGTGTCGAGAAGCGTTACCTCAACACGATTCTCAGCCCGTGGGCCGTGAAGCGCCTGCGTGGTTTCGACGGCGACATCTCCAAGTTCAAAGTGGCCAAGGTTTGGCCGTCACGTCTGGAACAGATTGCGATTTGCAAGACCGAGCCCGGCGACGAGAACAACCAAGACATCTCCTGCCTCGTGGGCAAGACCGACATTCGTCAGCTTGAGCACTTCTCGCAGAATGACCCGGACGCCTACTCGTTCTCCGGCGCTCTGTGCCGGGGCAACCAAGGCATGATGGAGTTCGTGGAAATGTTCAAGGCGCCGATCAAGGTGCTTCACCCGCTTCTGACGGCTACGCAAGAAGGCAACTACGTTGGCACTGAGGCGATCAGTGCGATCCCGTTCAACGGCATCGTGCTCGCGCACTCCAACGAAGCCGAATGGCAGACCTTCAAGAACAACAAGAACAACGAAGCGTTCATCGACCGCATCTGCGTCATCAAGGTTCCCTACTGCCTGCGCGCGACAGAAGAACAATCCATCTATCAGAAGATGATTAACTCTTCTGATCTGGGCAAGGCGCCGCTGGCTCCTGAGACCCTGAAGATGCTGTCGCGGTTTTCCGTCCTCAGCCGCCTGAAGGATCACCAGAACTCGAATCTGTGGTCCAAGATGCGCGTCTATGACGGCGAGAACATGAAGGAAGTCGATCCGCGCGCCAAGTCGGTGCAAGAATATCGCGACGACGCTGGCGTTGACGAAGGCATGAACGGCATCTCGACGCGGTTCGCGTTCAAGATTTTGTCGGCCGCCTTCAATTTCGACAACGAAGAGATCGCCGGTGACCCGGTCCATCTGATGATGGTGCTGGAAAATGCGATCCGTCGCGAACAGTTCAGCAGCGACATCGAGAAGAAGTATCTCTCGTTCATCAAGGAAACGCTGGTGCCCGAGTATGCCGACTTCATCGGCACCGAAATCCAGACGGCGTACCTCGAAGCCTACGACGATTACGGTCAGAACCTCTTCGACCGCTATATCGACTATGCCGACCACTGGATGGAAGACATCGACTTCAAGGACCCGGACACCGGCAACTTGTTCAACCGCGAAATCCTCAACAACGAGCTTGAGAAGATGGAGAAGCCTGCCGGGATCGCTAACCCGAAAGACTTCCGTCATGAAGTCGTGAACTTCGTCCTTCGGATGCGGGCTCGCGAGGGCAACAACGCGGTGAAGTGGACCTCTTACGAAAAGCTCAAGCGGGTGATCGAGAAGAAAATGTTCTCGTCCGTCGAAGAGCTTTTGCCGGTCATCTCGTTCGGCGCCAAGCAGGACAAGGATACCGAGAAGAAGCACAAGGATTTCGTCTCGCGCATGGAAAGCAAGGGCTACACGGCTCGGCAAACCCGTCGCATTGTCGAATGGTATATGCGTGTCCGCAAAGCGGGTTAACGGCTACGAAGCCGAGGCCGAAGAAGTGATCGCTCTCGCCGAAACATGGCTCGGGAGTAGAGAACAAGCTGAGACATGGTTCCGAACGGTTCCTATCTCAGCCTTCGGCTGCCGAACTGCAAAACAAATTGTGTTCATGGGCAATGGTGTCGCGGCGAAAGCCTACGTCGAGCATCTTGCCACTGGTGGTTACGCGTAATGTCTGACGGCTTCATCATCATCGACCGACGCAAGAACCCGAAGGCAAAGAGCCTCTCCAATCGGCAGAGGTTCGTTGCTCGGGCGAAGAAATCCATTCGCGATTCTGCCAAGCGGGCGCTCGTCGGGAAATCGATGAGCGACACTGGCGACACCTACATCAACGTGCCCGCCGATGGGATTGAAGAACCGCATTTCCGGCATGATCCGAGCGTCGGCGAATATGATTACGTCCTCCCCGGCAATCAGGAATACATCGTCGGAGACATGATCGGCAAGCCGCCCAAACAAGATGGTGGCGGCAAAGGCGGTGGTAACGGCGAAGGTGATGGTGGCGAGGACGAGTTCAATTTTGCATTGTCCTACGAAGAATATCTGAACGTCATTTTTGACGATCTGGAACTACCCGATCTCATCAAGAAGACAGAACGTAATACCATTGCGTTCGTGAACCGCCGAGCGGGATATACCGCGAGCGGGATGCCATCCAATCTCAACGCCGAGCGCACGGCGGTGGCCGGGATGGCGCGGCGGATCGCCCTCAAGGCGCCGAAGATGAAGCGCATCCACGAACTTGAAGCTGAACTTGCCGATCTGATGGAGATTTCGGAGGTTCAGGTCTTCGGTGGCGAGGACAAAGTTGAAACGAACCGACGCATTTTGGAACTCGAAAACGAGATCACCTCTCTGCGAGCTAAGGCCACGGCCATCGCCTATCTCGACAACGTGGACATGCGCTACAACAATTTCGTCAAGCAGCCGAAGCCGATCACCCAAGCGGTCATGTTCTGCATGATGGACGTGTCCTATTCGATGGGTGAGCGCGAGAAAATCATCGCAAAGAAGTTCTTCATTCTGCTGCATCTGTTCCTTAAGCGCCGATATGAGAACATCGACGTGGTCTTCGTTCGTCACCACGACAAGGCGGAAGAGTGCGATGAGGACACGTTCTTCACCGGCCGCGTGAGTGGTGGCACGGTGGTTTCGACCGGCTATGACAAAATCAAAGAAATCATCGCTTCTCGCTACAACAGCGAGGATTGGAACATCTATATGGCTCAGGCTTCGGATGGCGATAACTTCACCAGCGACAATGATCGCGTGACAAAAATGCTGAGCGAAGACCTTCTGCCTGTCGTCCAGCATTTCACCTATATCGAAATCGAGGACGGTGAGCGTGCTCAGTTCATGTCGAACTATGGCATCCTGAACTCCAATCTCTGGCAAACCATCGAGCCATTGACCAAGCAATTCGACAACATATCTTGCGCGAAAATTGAACATGAGCGCGATGTCATTCGCGTCTTCCGCAAGCTCTTCAACAAAGACAAAAAACGGAGCGAAGCGTGACCGAGCCTCTTTGGACTGATTCCGAGTGGACCTTCGACCGCATCCATCGAGCCTACGACGAGATTGAGAAAATCGGTCTCGGCGAGCTTGGCCTGAACGTTTACAAAAACCAGATCGAGATCATCTCGTCTGAGCAGATGTTGGATGCCTATACGTCCATCGGGATGCCGATCTACTACAATCACTGGTCGTTCGGCAAATCGTTCGCCCGTGAATGGGAAAACTACAAATCCGGTAAGTCCGGCTTGGCTTACGAACTCGTCATCAACTCGAACCCTTGCATCAATTATTTGATGGAAGAGAACACGATGATGACGCAAGCGTTGGTGACTGCCCACGCAGGTTTCGGGCACAATCATTTCTTCAAGAACAACTACCTCTTCAAGACGTGGACTGATGCCGATGCCATCGTGGACTATCTGGTGTTCGCTCGCGACTACATCATGAAAGCCGAGCAGCGGGAAGGCCGTGAGGCTGTGGAAACTTTCCTCGATAGCTGCCATGCGCTCATGGACTACGGGGTCAATCGCTACAAGCGGCCGTCCAAACTCTCTATGCAAAAAGAGAAAGACAAGCAGCGGGCGCGAGAGGAATATCTCCAAACGCAAGTCGATGAAATGTATCGGATCATTCCGAAGAAGGCGAAGTCGATCAGAGAGTTGCGAGCCGAAGCACAACCCGAGATCAATTTCCCGGCCCAGCCCGAAGAGAACCTGCTTTATTTCTTCGAAAAAAACGCCCCAAGCTTGAAGCCTTGGCAGCGCGAACTTATCCGCATCGTCCGCAAGATGGCTCAATATTTCTACCCCCAAGGGCAGACGAAAGTGGCCAATGAGGGATTTGCCTCGTGGACTCACTACACCATCATGAATCGACTCCACGACAAGGGACTGACGACGGATGGCGCCCACATGGAGTTTCTCGCTCTGCATTCCAATGTCGTCTACCAGCCGAACTGGAACGACCGGAACTACAGCGGAATGAACCCTTACAAACTGGGTTTCGAAATCCTGCGCGATATCGAACGCATCTGCCGCAACCCGACCGAAGAAGATCGGGCATGGTTCCCCGATCTGATGAAGCAGGACCCTGTCGAAGTCATCAAGGATGCAGCGGCGAATTATCGGGACGAGAGTTTCATCCGACAATTCCTGTCGCCCAAAGTCATCCGTGATTTTGGTCTGTTCCAAGTCTATGACGACCGTGAAGAGGACCACTATCTCGTGAAGGCGATTCAAAACGAGCAGGGTTATCAGCAGGTTCGCACGGCGCTGGCCGATCAATATGAGCGGGAGATTCACGTTCCGCACATCGAAGTGGCCGCCGTCGATCCCGAAGATCGGACGCTCTATCTCGAATACAAGCCACTTCGTGGGCGTGAATTGACCAACACGAAACAAATGCTTCGACACGTTAGGCGGCTTTGGGGCTATACCGTCGTTCTCCACGACACCAGTGGTGGAGCACTCGGGAGCGAATAGGTATGGAAAAGACCCTTGGGGCGCGGCTCGAAGAGATCGGGATCACGATGCATGAACTCGTGATGGCTTATGAGCGCAGTTTCAGGGAAGCAGAACCCGGCGATGCATTTTCTGGGAATCCTGCGAAGTGGCCAAGTGTCAGGGGTGTCACCGCCGTGACCACGTTGCTGCTCGATGCCATGGAACGAAAAACATGAAACTCGTCAGTCTCGCCGGTGGCCGCCTGCAAACTCTGAGAGATTCCGGCCGGGTGCTACTGGATACCAACACTCGAATCGGAGACCTCCTGAACGATGACGTTCTATTGGAACAGGTGACGGAAGATTTCACGATCCTTGGTATGCCGCATGTGTTCGTCACCGACCACAAGAATGCTGACATCGACTTGGATGCTGGCATGGAAGACCAAGGATACTGTTTCTCTCGCTGGGGCTGCGTTACGTTGTCCACATTCGCGTTTTTTGGTTTCGCCACCATGAATGACTTGACCATGGCGCGACTGCTCATGTAATTTAATTTCGTTGACCGATTTTGCTTCGGTGTTATCTTTCGTCTACGATAAGTTTTCGAAGGAGTTCCACATGATGCGAGCCACCAACGCCATCGAGCGCGCTTTTTACGATATCACCGTCGCTACCGGCGTCTTAGGCCGCGTGGCCAAGATCGGCCCGTCCGATCCGGTGCGGGCGCTCAAGGAAGCCAAGGAACTTCGCGCCAAGCTCACCGCCTTCGAGGCCATCTGCCGCGCCGAGATCACCGTCAATCGCACGGCCAACGTCGCCAAGCGTGCGGCCGACCGCGCCTACACGAAGAATCAGCGCGACTATCTGAAGCGCAACCCGCATGAGATCGAGCGCGCCAAGGCCCTCGGCATCTACGAAGAACCCGCCGCCAAGTTGGCCGTCGTCGAAACCGGCGTCGTCGATCCGAACTACGTGGCCGATGGCCTCGTGGCGATGGTCCAAGCCATGCAAGCGGACGAAGTCGCCGTTGTCGGCGTCAAGGGCATCCGCCGTCTGTTCCCCTTCAAGAAAGCCGCCTGAATGAAAATCGGCCGTCACTTCACCATCACGCCCGGCGCGATCCTCCTGCTGGTCGGCCTCGGTCTCGCGGGTTGTTCGCAGGCCGCCTTCCAGCACTCCGTCAACTACGGGCAGGCGGCGCGCATTACCTGCTACAGCGGCGCGCTGCTGACCGTCGATGACTTCTCGACGGGTCGTGTCGAATCCGAAGGAAGTTCGGACGGCTGGCACTACGTGTCCGTGACAACGGGGCGTCTTTTCCATGCGTCCGGCGCCTGCTACATCGATTATGGTGTGGCCCGACCCGCCAACTTCAAGGCCGTGCTTCCGCCCGTCACCCAGTGAGGTTTACATGAGCACCATCGAAGTAACGTATCAGGGTCAACGATACGTAATTTCGTTCGATGCTCATGGACGAGTGCAAAAGGTGAAGGTGGCTTACGTTCGAAATCACGGGACGCAGCGGATTGGCGTGCTGCGTTCCGTGTATCCGAGCAATAGTGCTCCTACTGAAGTCACCCTAGCGGTGATTCGTGAAGCGGATGAGCAATGGCAGTCCCAGAACAAGATGACCGGATAGTCGTTGTCACGCTCACATCGTGTACCGTGTTCTGGGCAGAACTAGGCTACCGTGAAAGTGACCGGGCGCGGCATCATGCTGCGAACATTTTCGACAGCGAAATCGGCCCGTGGCTAGAGGCCAATTCAAAGCACAAGTTCAACGCCCACACTGACGGCGTCTGGTTCCTCGATCAACAGGACGCCGCCCTCTTCAAGCTGATGTTCCACGGTCGATTTGATGCTTGAGTATTTTCTCTCATTCGCCGCCCATGTGAGTAAGAGCCAATGGTCGATGTTTGGGTGGTTGGGTGTGGCTATCTTCGGGGCGCTGCGCGTATGGGCGTTGGTCAAGGCGGCCAACCGGTATCCCAAACACGGGATCATGCAGAGAAGTATGACTTACATGCCGTGGCAAATGGCCCGCGAACGAGATTTTCGCCTCTACAAAGGCATCATGGCATGGCTGATCGTTGTGTGCATTGGAGTTCTGTGCGTTTTGATTTGGATTACCAGATTATGATTGCCTAGAGTGAAATCAGTGATACCTTCATCGTAAGTTCAACGAAGGGGTGTCACATGCAAGCTCAAGCTCAAACTGCTCCCATCCTGTCCTATCGTGGCAAGGTTTGGCTCGCCTCGCTGGGCCTCTGCATCGGCGTGTGGGTCGGTGTGGTCTATCTCGGCGCCAAGGTGCTGCCGCTCGTCATCCACAACATCTTCGGCTAACGATGCGGGTTCTCACCGTTAGTCTCATTGGGCTGGCGGTGGTGACCGCCGTAGCTGCGGTGCGCTTGGCGACCAGTCATCCGGTCGAACTACCGGAGCCTGTGTCAGCTTCGCCGCCGGTGACCATAGAAGACAATCCCCCGAAACCAGCTTCGATGATCGTGCCGTCGCATTGGCCCGCACGATCCGTAGTGTAAAACGAGCATCCTGATGGGCGAGAAAGACGACGATCTGACCACTGGTGGATACGTCTACGGTGTTCCCTATCGTGAGATGCGTCTGCGGATGCTGCTGACGGGAACCAATGCTCCGACCGATGAGCAATGGGCCGAAGGGCTCGGGCGTGTTCTCGAACATCTGACCGAATACCCGCTCGACCAAACGATCAAGGTGCGAGCCGAACTGTCGCCCGAAACCTTCGAAGCCGTGAAGGCACTGGCCGCGTTGCGCGGTGTGGACGCCAACACCATCGTGCGACAGGCAATCCATACCGAAAAGCTGATCGCCGACAACATGAAGCCGGGCGACGAACTGCTCATCAAGAAAGCCGATGGCACGTTCCAGAAAGTGCTCTTCGGCAAATGACGATCAAGCTGCATAACTCGCTTTCACGGTCCATCGAGACCTTCACCCCGGTTCTTCCGGGGCGAGCGAGGATGTATGTCTGCGGCCCCACCGTCTACGACCGGCCGCATCTGGGCAATGCCCGGCCTGCCGTCATCTTCGATGTGCTGTTCAGGCTGCTGATCGAAGAATACGGCGAAGGCGCCGATTACGTTCGCAACTACACCGACATCGACGACAAGATCATGGCGCGGGCGCTGGAACTTGACGAAGACATTTCCGTAGTGACCGAACGAGCTATCCGCGATTATCGGAGCACCATGGGCAAACTGAATTGCCTTCTGCCCGATCTCGAACCTCGCGCCACCGATGCGATTGATCGCATCCACCACATGATCGAAACCCTGATCGCCAACGGCAACGCCTATGTGGTCGAAGGCCATGTGTTCTTTGACGTGGCCTCATGGCCCGAGCACGGCATTCTCAGCGGGCACAAGCAGGAAGACCTCGAATCTGGGGCGCGTGAAATCAAAGGCGTGAACTTGAAGCGCGCGCCGTCCGATTTCGTGCTGTGGAAACCGTCAACTGATGCACAGCCGGGTTGGACCAGTCCGTGGGGTCGTGGACGGCCGGGATGGCACATCGAGTGCTCGGCGATGATCGATGCGCTGTATTCGAGCGAAACCATCGACATTCACGGCGGCGGTGCTGATCTGCGTTTCCCGCACCACGAGTGCGAGATCAGTCAGTTCAGTGCGTGCAACCACAAGCCGTTGGCCAACTACTGGGTCCACAATGGAATGGTGACGGTGGACGGTAAGAAGATGGCCAAGTCGGAAGGCAACTTCCTGATGGTCGGCGATGTGCTTGAACAGCACCCCGGACAAGCCATTCGTTTTGCGCTTTTGAGCACTCACTACCGTTCGTCACTCGATTGGACGGATAAACTACTCGCTGCTGCCCGTGGGACGCTCACTGGCTGGTTTCTCGCCTTGGAGAGTATCGATGCGGCACCAGAAGCAAACATCCATTCAGCGGGCATCCTAGAGGCTCTGAAGAGCGATCTGAATACGCCGATGGCGATCACCCGCATCCATGAAAAGATGGGCGAGATCGGTCATCACGATCCCGAGGAAGTTGCGGCCGGTATTCGATACGGCGCCAAGGCGCTGGGTCTCGATCTCAGCCAGAAAGCGGGCGAAGAGTTCCTGCGTGGTGGATCGGATCGAGAAGAGATCGAAATGCTCATCGCGCAACGCATCGCGGCGCGAACAGCGCGCGACTTCGCCGAGTCGGATCGCCTGCGGGGCATTCTGTCAGATCGTGGTCTCGTTATTGAAGATGGGGCCAGCGGAACACGTTGGAGACGTTCATGAGTGCAGACAAAGCCGCATTGGCTGAAAAATATCCCACGCAAGTCGCCGCGTGGAAAGAGTTCTACGTGAAAGACGCATCCGACGATGCGTTCGAGGAAACCCATTTCGAGTCCATGGCGGCGGGCTTTTTCATCGCACTTGGTGTGCTCGGGGACAGCGGCACCGGAGAAGCATTCTACGATGCGTTGATGCTCGCATACTATGCGGAGGAATTGTGAAAGTCTTCGTGTGGCAACGCTCAGATGGCTGGGCATGGCAAACCGAGAAGGACAAGGCGCCGTGCGGTTTCGGTTTGCTCCTGAAGGAATTGGCAACCGAAGAAGCTGAACAAGTTTGCCGGGCGAGACAGGTCAAAATCGACATCGTCTTCACGAACCCGGATGGCGAACCATCCCTGAATGCATAAGCCCATCGGTCAAATCGTCTGCTTCGACTCGCGTGGGCGGCGGACGACCGAATTCACCATTGACGTGAATGAACGGTCGGACCTCGTGGCAAAGCGAGACGATAGAGGCCACCCGTATACGCTGCCGGGCTTCAGGCTGTCCGACGAGATCATTCAGTGGATACAGACCAACGTCACCAGTGAATATCGGACGAATCATTCACCACAGGCACGGTATTTGCATCTCTGGTTTGCAAGTGAAAGAGATGCTACGCTGTTCAAGACATTCTTTGGTTAAGCAAAATGGTTCGCGTATTTTCAGGGGTTCAGCCCACCGGTGACTTGCACCTCGGGAACTATCTCGGGGCGATCAAGCAATTTGTGAAGATGCAGGATACGGCCGAGTGCTTGTTCTGCGTCGTGGACATGCACGCCATCACGGTTAAACACGATCCCAAGCTCTTGGCCCAACATACCCGCGAGATCGCTGCGGCCTACATCGCCTGCGGCATCGACACACGGCGGGACGGAGCCAAGGCGTTGATTTTCGCACAATCTCACGTCCCGGCTCACGCGGAGCTTGCGTGGTTGTTGAACTGCGTGGCTCGCATGGGCTGGATGGAACGCATGGTCCAGTTCAAAGACAAGGCCGGTGAAAACAAGGAACGCGCCAGCGTCGGCCTGTTCACCTATCCCATCTTGATGGCCGCCGACATTCTCGCCTATCGAGCTACACACGTCCCCGTGGGTGACGACCAGAAACAACACCTGAACTTGGCGCGAGATATCGCCGAGAAGTTCAACCACGACTATCCGTCCGCGCCGCAGGCGGGTGATCCTCGCGAACAGGGCGAGGGATACTTCCCTGTGCCTATCGCCGTGCATTCCGATGGATCGTCGTCCCGCATCATGTCTCTGCAAGACGGCACGAAGAAAATGTCGAAGAGCGACCCCGACCCACGCAGTCGGATCAATCTGTCCGACAGCAACGACGAGATCGCCAAGAAAATCAGGCGGGCGACGGCTTACAGCCAACCATTCCCCTGCGACATGGGCGAACTCAACGCCATCGAGCCCGAACTGAATCGCATGAGCGTTGCAAACATGCTCAACATCTATGCCGCCGTCACCGATCAAGATCGCGGGACGGTGTTCGACCAATTTGGTGGCCAAGGTTACGGCGTCTTCAAGCCCGCGTTGGCGGAAGCGGTGATCGCCACCGTCGAGCCTATCCGCACGGCCATAGGCAACCTGCTGGCTAACCCAGATCATATTCGGCAGGAACTTCGCAATGGCGCCGATTTCGCCAACGACATGGCATCGAAAACCGTGGAGCAAGTCAAAGGGTTAATGGGGTTCGAACTATGATCGGCAAGACGGTAATCGGCCACATCATCCGCGTTGGTATTCAACCGGAGCCGGAGAACATCACGAACTACGGTGTCATGATCGAGGCGAAAGCCAAGGATGATCCGGTCGGCTTCGGGCTGCCGCGTGGCCAGAGCATGTTCTATCGTTTCGACGACCCCCGGCTGATCGCAATCTTCCAAGCGATTTCCCGGCCCGACTTCAGAAACCATGACGATCTGCTTGGCGTCGAAGTCGAGATGATGTTCGAAGTTCGAGATCAAGAGAAAGATCGGTTCGTCGGGCTGCGCGTCAGCGGCGGCAAGAAGACCTATCTCGAAGGTAGTGTTGGCCGGGCGAGCCGAGAGCGAAAAGAAAGTCTCACCGCAGAGGGCGACAACGGAATGCGGGGGCGGCGCTTTCATATGTGCCGTGGCGCGTCCGACATTCGTGAAGTGGTTGAAGCTCTTCCCATTGACGAACTTCGCCGGAACGAACTCACCAACATGACCAACCTCCTGCTGCGAATGGTGCTCATTGAGAACGATGGGCAGATTTCGACTCAGAAATTGCCTGCCTTCTGATGGAACCGACAATTCAATATGCGCGGACTGGCGGCGACTTTGATGAGATCAAAGTCGATGGCGCCTCTGTGCATATCGAACGGATGTCCGGCGGTCACATTTGGATGGTGATCTCTACCGAAGATCAGAGCGTCACGCTCGACTTTCAGACCAAACGGTTCAGTGACAAAGTCGGCGTGCGAGCGATGAACGACGGTTTCAAAATGCGCGGGCGGCCGAACCGGCAAGTGACCGAATACAACGAAGTGAAGCCGTTTGGCGCTTTGTTCACGGCGTTGGATGGCGGCGTGGTGTTCGACTTCACCGATCATCCAGAGAACACGGCTCCACGCGGCGCTTGGCGGGGGCTCGGTGTTGCTCTCTTGGCTTTGAGTGCGTTGATCTCGTTCGGCGCGCTTTGGGCGTTTTTCAATTGGCTATGGCAAGTCGCCCATCCGTGATTTCAATCGAACAATTCATAAATCAGCACCACGATCATACCCTCCATGCAGGTGACTTCGAGGCGGCCGGTTTCTATTCGGTGAACTACGGTAGGACGGAAACCCACATCGAGTGGAGTGAATTGCACAAGATGTGTCAAAGCATCTTCGGGCATTACGGGTTCATGTGGACTGGCTCGATTTTTTGGTTCGAAAACGAGAACAACGCCTTTCTATTCAAGTGTCTCTTCAATTGGGGACTTGGCGATCTCGCGAGAAATTTCCACTTCGCCATTCGGGTGATCGAGGAAGAATATACGAGATACAACCAAACTGAAGAGGCGGTCGTAGTCGCTCAGCGGTTGCGAAAAGACTACGGCGTTCGAATTTCAACCGACTCTCTTTATATGGGTAGGTGGATCGGGTTGCAATCTGAGCGAGATGCGATGTATGCTCGCCTGATGTTACCGAACCATGTGTTCGTGAAGCTCCATGAGCTTCGCGCTACCAGAATGGAACTCATGAATGGCTCACGATCCGATTGACGTTCACGTTGGCTTTCGCATCCGTCTGTGCCGGAAGTCCCAAGGTATCTCTCAGGATACCCTCGCCCATCACATCGGCCTGACTTTTCAACAGGTCCAGAAATACGAGAACGGCGCCAATCGAGTGTCGTCCTCGATGTTGTGGCGAATCGCCGATTGTCTCGGTGAACCGATCTCGTATTTCTTCGAGGGGCTCGAAGGTAAGACCGGTCGGGATGCGGCTTCGTTCGAACGCCGGGCGGCCGAAGCCGCACTGATGATGCCCGCCATGCTCAACATCACCAAGCTGGACCGAAAGCAGCGGGCAGCGATCTCCGATCTGATTTTGTCGATGGTGCCGTCTGAAGGACTTATTGCAGCAGAGTGATCCTTTCGGCGAAGATAAATAACACCACAGTTATTTACCTTTGCAGGAGCACTCAGTTGTCAAAAAAGCCGGAGAAGAAAGACCTCGTTCTCGGAGCCGTGGGCGGCTATCAGTGGAACCAGATCGATGTATGGGCCTTAAGCCTTGTCAAATCTGGGTTCACCGGAATCGGTGCCGTCATCGTCTATGATGACAACAAGGTGGTCATCGACAATCTCCGCAGCATCGGGTTCCAAGTCATCACGATGCCGCTCCGTGGATCGGTCTTCAATCAACGGTTCTATGATTTCTACGAGGTGATGGCCGGGGCGCTAGCCGATCTTCGCTATGCCGTTGTGACCGACGTGCGCGATGTCTATTTCCAGACCGACCCCACCGTGTGGATCGAAAAGAACCTCAAGAAGGGGAAGCAGTTTCTCGCGGTCTCTGAGGGCATTCAGTTCAAGAACGAGGCATGGAACGCTGGGAACGTCAACAGCGGCTACCCGACGCTCGCAGGCCGCGTATTGGACAAGACAGTCTACAACGTCGGTGTGCTCGCCGGTGAGGCTCCGGCCGTTGCCGACCTTTGCCTGTCCGTGGGCATGACAGCGAAATCGAGCGGGTTCAACGTGGCCGATCAGAGTGGCTACAACATCCTCCTCGACATGGAGCCCTACAAGCGGACAGCGCAGATCGTGAACTCCGAGGACGGGTTCGCCTGCCAAGCAGGAACTTTCGCCGATCCGACTAAGGTTGCGGGCTTCAGGCCGCATCTGCTTGAGCCGGAGCCGGTGCTCACGGATGCGGGTGTTACGACCGCCGGTGGTCTGCTCTATCCAGTCGTGCACCAATATGATCGGGTGCCGGAGTGGAATACGAAGCTGAGAGGGCTACTGAGCGCAAAACTCAGCGCGCAGGCGGCAGCATGAACGGGCGATCAATTCTGAATGCGGCAGCACTGGCATTCCTGTGGTGGGCAGTCTGGACGGGGTGCAACTACTTCTTCCACACCGTCACCCATCTTGTGCCGACCTAGAACCAGAATATCTTGAAGAGCGCGGCCGATTTTGCGTTCTTGAAAATCAAGCGAACGCCGGATCGCCGGTGTTCGCATTTGGTCCCTTCAAGATTTTCCATGATCCAATCCCAGACGACTCGTTTGAGACGGTAATACGGAACGCTTGGATATTTTACGACCCGACCTTTCGATTGGATATTCACACTCGACATACCCCAGTCAAGTAGATGATGATCTGAGAGCAAGTCGATCACCGCAACCAGTTCTGGTTCTGGCTCCGTGAATACAAGTGGAATCATAGCCAGAACAATTTGAACATTGCCGCGTCTTCTTTACGCTTAAACAACAAACCAACGGTCATTTCACCACGATGATAGTCGTAGAAACCTTTGCAGTTGCCCTCCAACCAGTGCTCTACCTCCTCGGTGAGATGGACTTGGTCGCCGAATACCGGTGCTTTCTCAACAATTTTCGGATTCCGCTTTAGGTCGAGCGAGAACATGAATGATGAGAACATCAGAGCCAAAACATTTTGAAGAGAACAGCGTCACGTTCTGACGCGAAGACAATTTCCATCAAGAAATTGGCGGCGGGGTGCTGGCGGGTTGTGAAACCGGAAGTATTCTCTTCCGCCCATGCCCGAGCGGCGACGCCCAACATTGGTTTTGACTGGCTCTCGTAACTGTAGGGGCTATCCCAGTGACAAACTGGGTTACTATTGAATGCACTGAGCACCACGCTGTTTGGCGCTGCCGGAGCATCGGTCACCGGAGGGAGTTTATTGAAATCGCGGATGATTGCGCTGAGATCGCCGGGCTCGTGCTTCATCGACATGAGCACCCACACTTTATCCCACTTGGCGCGAAGGGCTTTCCTGAGCATCAGGCGGCCAGTTGCGCTTGAGGCTTCGTCGAGAGGAAGACCATTTTCTCCACCACTTTTCGAACACGAGTCTGCTGTCCCATCCGAATCATGTAGGCTTCGGCCGCGTCCACCGCAACTTTCGGTTTGATGCCGGGCGACATGTGCTCTTCGACTGCGACCCAGACTTTACCGTAGACGTTAGCCTCTACGACGAACTTCGTGCTCATCCCCACCTCATCTTGAATAACAGGGCATCGTTTTCTTCACGGAAACAGACTGCCTCGCCACCTTTTTCGAGAAGCTCACGTTCACCTCTCTGGATGCCATAGGCAACCAGATCGCGCGGTGGAAATGTCGGATATGGTCCCCACCGATCACTCCACTCAAACGTGAACCATTTTTGGTTGGGATATTGTCCGGCCGAAAGTTGGCTTCCTTTGCCGACGTTTTCATCGAGCCACTGCAAGCGTTCCGAAGCATATTTCCTCGTTCGGAACACGTCTTCGTAGAACACTTCGTTGTAAGTGCCCGGCGTCATCATGACGAAGTGTGGGAAGATATTGTTGGCCCTGAACTCATACACGAGTTGTACGGGATCGACTTTTCTAAGCTTGTTCAAGTTCCCACTCGGCGTGTGGGACGACTACGAACTCATCGCCTTCTTGCAGAACGATCAACTTCGACATGTCGGCTTCGAAAATGGCGCCCATCGGATATTTCGCCGGGAACGAACCCTCGGCGTGGCCAACCACTTCAAAGCGACCGTCGTCGAACAGTTCCGTAGCCCGAACCCAGACACGCTGCCCGTAACGTTCTGCGTAGATCACGACGGGCAGACGGGTGGCGCGCATGAAGCCGCGAGCCACTTCCCAGTAGTGGCCTTCGCTCTTGATGTGGCGCCAGAGGATCACGGCACGTCGCCCAAGCCGGGCTGGCGTGTGAAAGCCATCGACTTCGCAATCTTCAGCGCCGTCGCCTTGATGACGTGTTCCGGCGTATCTTGCTGACCTTCGGCCCGCCACCGATCAGTGACCTTGCGGACAAACTCTTCCGAAAGCGCGAGCAGAGCGGGATGGATGACTTTCGGCATAGGTCACTCCGAAATAAGGGAAATGAAAGTGGGGCAAGCCAGAGCTAACAACGTGCAACATGCAACGCACAAGGAACAATTCACAAAAATCCCAACAGCCCCCAACAACGAACAACAGTCACTCAGGACTGGCGGCCTAGACCGAACAGGGGCAGCAAGGGATTGTCCCAATAAAGGGTGAGGTTCAAGCCCGCAGGCTGGAACGGTTCCATGATGGGTTGCGCTGTCTCGTCTCCCACTTTCACCCGCGCCGAAGCGCGTAGCGGCGACGGCCGAAGCCGCGCGCCGTGTCTCAGTTAGATGAGCTTGAACTCATTCAGCAACGCGACGGTGGCCTCCGAGAGGGTGACCTTCTTCGTCATGTTGAGCGTGAGAAGCTCATCGGCGATGGCGACCTTCCGACGACGGATCGTCGAAAGTTGTTCTTGCAGACCGCTGGCCACATCGGACGTGAGCACGCTCACGGTGATGGCCTCTTCGCGGTGATAGCTCTCGACCACGGCCTTCTGACGCTCCTTCAGAGCGTCGAGCTTAGCTTGCGCGACGGACGAGTCGGTGTCCACCGTGTCATCGAAGGGATTGGCCTTGCCGCCAACGGCGGCGGTGATGAGCTTTTCGGTGGCGTCAAGCGCCGCCTTCTCGGTCAGCCGAGCAGACACGCCATTCACGGCGTTCTGAGCGCCAATGGCGCCACGGATTTCGAACGAGGCTCCGACCAACGCCGTAACCTTCGCCGAGTTCGCGAGGAGCTTCTCTTGGGCTTCCTTCACCGCGTCGGCGACCGACGTTTCGGTATAGATGGAAACCGACACCGACTTGGTGAGCGGAAGGGCGCGGCTGGCCTCGATCAGCGATTGCGAGAGGGCGGCGGCCTTACGGAGGGTGACTTCCATTTTTCTTCAACGACCGGTTGGCCGTTCCTTCTGCTGAACATTTGATTAAGACTGGACCGTATCAGGAAAAATCTGGTGATCCAAATACTTTTTTCAGTCCAGATTCCGCTTCTTCTTGGCGTGCGCGGTGTGCGCGAATGGAAGCGAAAGCCCAACCCATTGTGGTCAAAGCTAATGAGGCGCCGAAAATGGGAACGAAGTCTCCCCAAAATCTGAACGTTGCCCCACGGTAGAGCAACGTGCCTTGCAACACGGCGATGATCGCAGCCCACCACATGAAGAACCGATATTTCCGCCAGCCATCATTTCTCGGCGCCTTGTCCGGCACCGTAAGAACCGACCACGCCATGTCTCCAAACCAGACGCCGAAGACCAGTGAACCAAACAACAAACGGCCAAGCGGCGGAAGCGGTGGTTCCCACATCACGCACCACATACCGAACGTCACCGCCGCGAAGAACGCTACACATCCAAACAGGATGGTCGTGCTGCGGAGGCGGGTCATGCAACCGCCAGCAAAGGACGCATGATTGGGTCGGCCCCGCCGAAGATCACTTCGGTGCGGTTGTCCACGAGCCGGAACGGCACATGGAACGTATTCATGACCGACCGGCTAGTCACCTCGTCCAGTTCACGACGAACGAACGTACCGAGACGGAAAGCGTCAGGATAGTCGGAGAATCGAATACCCTTGTCTTGCAGCATCTCGATCATCGCAGCTTGATTCTGCCCGTGCATTTGCTTCGGTGAATAGTGGGCGCGCGTAGCCATGCTGACCGCGTTCTTCGTCGCATCGAGCGAGCGCCACAGGAACATGTTTGCGGCTTCGTAGGGCAACGGGAGTTGCAGAACACGGGCGTCGAAAGCCGGAAAACGATCCTCGTAGGGCTGCCAACCACGAATGGCCCGGCCAAAGCCAGCCGTCGCCATCGCCGCGAGCACGCTGGTCATCTTGGCGATTTTGCCGTCGAAGAAAATCGAACCGGTATAGTCAGGCGCGAGCCATGCGAGGCTGATCTCGTCCGACTGGACATAGCCGATGTTGGCGTGGGTTTCCTTCACCAAATACTTGGTGGTCTCGATCATGGCGTGAGTCATGGCCGCGTCGAATGGACGGGCCATTCCCTTGGTGAACTTGGAGAAGCCGCGACCATCGATCCGAGCATAGACCGGCAGCATCGGGAGGAACTTCCGCCCGGTCTCATGCCGCTCATATTCTTTCATCCGGTCGCCCAGATCGTCCTTCTTAGTCATAGAGCTTCCCTCTGAAACCCGCTGTATCGTTCAAGAATGCAAACGGTGAGATCAACAACATAAGACCCCCGCCGATGAGTTCAAACAGTGTGTGGCCCCACCATGGTTCGTGATGCATGAGCATCCAAACACCCAAGGCGAAAAACACACCACCGAATATAGCAATGATTGAATAGAAAACCAAGAACTTCAATGTGCCATACATTTTCACTTCGGCACGTTCCCAGTCGTCATCTCGCTTTCGATTCATCATGTATCGGTCATGCATCGATTTCACCCGACAACATGATGAAAGTCAGATCGCGAAGGAAGTTATCATAACCGTGAGCAGTGGTTGACCTGTCCTGTTGATAGGCCACCCATGTTGCCTTCCAGTCAGGTGCGAGAAGTGTATGGAAGAACTTCGCAGGTTTAGGTTCACCATCGCCTGCTTGGAAAACGGCCGCGTTGTATTCACAGATGACGATTATATCCAAATCAATACCCGCGACTCGCATACGTCGATCATCGGGTCCGCGCATTATGTTGCGGCCATATTTGGAGACATGGTTCGCCAACCGGAAAAGCTGTTCTTCCGTGCTTTCATCAAGTTTTACCGGCGATGAGTTCAAGAGGTCTCCTATCTTCGAGACCAACCTAGCTCATATTTGATTTTGGTCCACCAGATAATCGCGGCGACGATCCATATCGACGAGTTTGTCCAGCACAGCTTTATAGTCCCGCTCGTGCTCATCACCGTTGAACTTCTCGATGATGGCGCTGTGCTCGCTGGCTTGTCGGAACTTGTGGTGGATGATGTTCGTCACATAGGAGAACGGAATGTCTGCGGCGGCCAACCGTTCTTCCAAAACCGTCTTGGCTTTTTCGTTCGCCGCGTCGAACCACATCTTCATCAACGTGTGACGATAGGGGTTGTTGAGCTTCATCATCTCCCGCAGGCCACCGAAGTAGGGCGTGAATACGTTGGTCACCGCCGTGGCCAATTTGGCATCACCGTGCCGATTCAGTTTCTCAGCTAAGATACGGCAGGCGGGAGTCCGGCCAAATGTTTGGAGATCAAGGTTTAAGCTCATATCGTTTCCCACCATCACCAACGAACAGCCTGAACAGGGCGGCTTCTTGCTCCTGTTCAAATAGGAAGGTGATGAACCTAAAGCCAGAGTAACTGGACGAGCCAATGGTGAACCGGTAATTGCAATCTCGCGCAACGAGATAATCGTTCCATTCTTCCAATCGAAACTCGATGTCGCCATCGGTCAAATAGAACTGGAACTTGGTCCAAGACTCGATCTCCTCTTGCGTGAGGGGTGAGACCGATTTCATCCGTGGAAAAAAAGCTTGAAAAGCAAGGCGTCACGCGCTTCAGAGAACGAGAACTCTAGTGCTTTCTGAGAACCCTCATTGGATATGCTCAGATTGTAATACCCGGTAGCATTGATGTCTATCCATTCTTCGACACGCGTCATCCACTCAAAATCCCAATGATGTCCGATGATAATTCGAACTGGAAACTCAAGCTTGTGTGCTTTCAGGTTCGCATGTGCTGGCCGAACCATTATGTCTCGATATTTTTCAATCTATTCAGCAAAAAATCGGCAAGCTCGCTGGTTTCTGTTTCGTCGAATTGCTCGAAATCATCAAGCGTCATATTGCCAGAGCCGAACGCCGATTTGGCGCGGACCAGATTGTAGCAATACGTGCCGTCCGGTCGTTGAAGACCGAAATATTCGCCCAGCCAACCGATGAGTTCGTCGCGGTCGAACTTCATCAGTGCGAAAACGCGATCAAACTGTTCTTCGGCCATCAGTCTGCTTTCCGCATCGGCGCCGGGGGTGGCGGGCGGACAGTCCGAACCCTGATCTGATCTCGAAGTTTGTCCGCCCACTCAAGGCCATAGGGAAGCTCACCCACATGCCACATCTCGTCCCAGAGCCACCGTGGCCGCTTGTCCCAAGGCCAGCGAGTTCCACCAAGCTTCCAGCGGACATTGGGTCCATTCATGGGATGGCCCGGCGGGCAGATACAATTGAGTCCATCATCAAGAACAGGACGATAGCCAACACCGTAGCGTTGGCTAGTCGGAGCGCGATCCAGAATGATGAAAATGAATAAGATAATGAGAACGATTTTCATCATTGGCCCGGCCACCTTGGGTAAATCGGAAGACTGAGAAGGCGAGACAGCAGTCCCTTCTTGGGAACCACGTCAGCGGCGCGCACGGGTGTGTCACCGGCCACGAAACGCACACTGACGCCCGCTTCGGCGAGCATCTCCTTAGTGACCGCGAACTCACTTTTGTAAGTCAAATCGTCCCAATCTGGCTCGACAGTGATGACTTCTACGATCCCAGATTGAATGATCCCGCGCGCACAATCACAACACGGATACATGGTCTGAAAGATGCGACAGCCATCCGTGGCTCGACCCTTGCGGGCAGCATTGTAGAGCGCGTTGCGCTCGCTATGCTCAGTCCAAAGATACTTCGCCGGGCGCTGATGTCGCGCCTCTACTTCGTCGTCGATCTTTCGAGGAAAACCGTTCCAGCCGTTGGACACTTCGACATTGTCCGTGTCAACAATCACGCACCCAACCTTGCGGCTGCGGTCTTTGCTGAACGTTCCTTTGTTGACGGCAGTGGACATCCACCGCTCATCCCAAGATTGACTACTCATTGAATAATTCTAACTCGCCTAACGCGCGAGGGGTTATTTCTTTTTGGTCATCATGGCGCTTTTGCCATACTCGTCTTCGATGACAGTCCAGACGATTTCGTCCCCGGCATTAAACCCGGCCTTTTCCAATAGGCCGGGCGGGAAGACGATCAGAAACGATTCCGGGTCGTCGGGATCAGGTTCGATAGTCGCTTCACCGACGTATGGTGGGGTCTCGGGTGGTTCCACGGCGCGCATGGATACGATGGTTGCAATGGAGACGACTTCTTCGCCATCGGACTGCGTGGCCATTGTTTCGATCTCGACGACCACGTTCTTGCCTTCGAGCGAGATGATTTCACTTTGAGTCATGTTGAACGACGGAGCGGGGGCGATAGAGAGCCGTTGTCCCGCCGGGTTGGTCAGAACGCTACCGTCGTCTCCGTTGGAATAGACGCCGAACAGTTGCACACGTTCACGTTCCTCTTCGATCCACGCATCCCCCTTTTCATCTGAGGCAAGGAAACTGTCGTAGTTCGGATCATTGACGGCGGCGGTGACGGCGCGCAGCCATTTCGTCTCGTTCAACCCGCTGAAATATTCCGCGCAAGCAGGCTGGATATTGACGACGATCTTTTGTTCGGCATCTGGGTCCACTTGAAAGAACCGACACTCGAACATCACGCCTTCGAGCAGCTTGTCGCCGACACTGTAGCCATCGACCAGCACCACATCGGTGGCTCCATTGTAGGCGACAAACTTTTTCTTGGTCACGTTTCTAGCTCCGAGGCATTGGCGCCGGGATGAGTTTTTCCCCGGCCGCGATCCGTTTCAGGAAATGTTTTGTCGAACATTCGGGAGAACAAAGCAGCCCAGCGTCGGACCAATAGGCCGGACCATAGGCCATGATGCCATTCTGGTAGCAGAAAGTTGGGTCATCATGCGGCTTATCGCACTCGATGCAGATCATTCGATCTCCATAACGTGTGCTTCACGCGTCAGCATACTCCCGAGTACCGTGGCGCCATCAGAGGGCTCCATTTTCTTCGTCGCATGACTGAAGAGCATGGTCGTTCGCGGAACGAGCGGCACTCCCTTGATCGGCTTACCGTTCTCATCCTTCGGTTCGGTCATCGTCCAGTATTCGATGATCTTCTCGGGCGTTTCACGGTTCTTCCACCGCGTTGCCGCCGTCAGGTCACGCGTCCAGCATCGAGAGTCATGGGTTCGATTATAGTGTTCCCATGTGAAGTCTCGATAGTAGAGACCTTTGAGCGAGATGACGAACATCAACCACTCGCTCGCATCGCCGGTCTAATCATCGTCGGTGCGGTTTTTCGAAACAAGGCGACGAACTCACGCACAGCTTTCGTGTCTCTGACGCGGAAATCGATCCAATCCTTGCGACGGGCCGTCAGGTTCCGATGGGCCTCGATCTCGTCGCGAGAATAGGGTTCGACCATCACTTCGAGACGATCCGTGCCTTTCTCTGGCTTCAAGAACACGCGAACAGGCCGGTCGCGCATCATGCGATCCATCATCATTCGCGGAGGCGGTCCACGACGCGAACCGAAACCGTCGTATCCCTTGTCGAAGGCCATTTCAAAGTCCATGAGCGCGGGGCCGAAAATCCGCGAAAAGTCCAAGCCCAGAGGTTTCGGCACGTAGTCCTTCGGCAGGGGGCCACCAATGCTGTCGCGGCCGATTTCCTTGAACAGTTCGACGAACAAATCCATCGGAAAATGATAGGCGAAAACCACCTCGATTTTGTTTGTTCTCGGGTCGCTCCGCTTGGTGCGAAGCTTACCGTTGCTGTCAGACGCCTGCCTGCGGACCTTGGTGTTTTCGTCCACCAACACCCATTCCATGACGGGTTCTTCCGTGGACGTTTCGGTCGTGACGCTCTGGATGATACTCACCACCACTTCGTCTTGGTCGGCCGACACATCGACGACTTGCAGCGTCGTCGGGATGTTGACCGTCGCGCCTTCCGGTTGCAGCGGAAGCGAGAAAAACGGAGCGAACTTGTTGAACTCGGTCGCCGGGAACGCGTAGTGATATCGATTGTCCTCGTAGATCGCATTCAAGAGCGACGCCAATAGGCGGCGAAGCGGACCATCTTCCAAGGATTGGTGAGGGTGCGGCTTGCCGCGAAGGCGAGCGCCGATTTCGTTGATCTCTTTGCTGAGAGAAACGCTGAACTTGGCCATCAGTTGAACTCCGTTCCGCCTTTACGCAGGAGGTAGTCGGGGCTCACCCACTTGGCGATCTTACGACCGTGGATGATGTGCGCGCCGGTGGGATTTGCCGACTTGATGACGATGCCTTCGCGAATGTGAGCACCAGTGAAGGTATCTTTGCCGTCGCGATGGGTCACCAGCACTTCAGGATCATAGGGACCTTCGTAGAGCAGCGGAACACACTGAATGCCCAGCAAATCGGCCGCCTCTTCCAGTTCCGAACGCGTGGCGAAGCGACCGCTCGGCTTGTCACCGGTGTAAAGGTCAAACATGGCCAAGCCGGGCTCGCCTTTGTTCTTCCCATATTTCAGGTCTTGGCCGCCGTAAATTTCGACGAACAGTCGAACCGGCGATGGTCCCCATGTGCGTTCCGAGAACGCCTTCAGTTTTTCGTCAAAGCCATCGGCGATCAGAGCACGCAGCGTGTTGACATAGATGTTGACGTTGTCTTCGACATCCTTGAACGCGAGACCCTGTGCGGCAAGACCCTTGCTGGACAAGTAGATGCACTTGTCGGCGCCGAAGCAATCGGCATTGTTGAGACCCGGCACGTAGCCGATCTGGGTGTTGAAGCCGTGAATCTTTTCGGTCACCGACACGCGTTCACCGGGTTCGAACATATCGGTCAACGCTTGCACGCTTTCGAAATCGTAGCCGTGGGTCGTGCCGAACAGATTGAACACCGATCCGAGCAGTTCATCGGGAATCGGCGGCTCATATTTGGTGATGCCGAGATGGGCGGTCACATCGGTGCCCGCCTTGACGAAGAGATATGTTCCATCTTCGCCGAGAAGCGTCTTCGATCCTTGACCATCGTCTTCGACTTCGAAGAGGATGCCCTGAGAGAAAATACCGCGCAGCTTCAATGGCGTCACGCGGTTGCCAGCCGCGCCACCGAGTCCGCCTTTGTCTTCCTTCTCGTTCCAGAAGCCGGGCTTCAGGAGATAGTCAGGGACCACGGCGCCTTCTGGCACGTAGACCACCAGATCGCCAACCTTGTAGCGATGCGATCCATCTTCGAGCTTGCCGGAAACGCAGGTATAGCCGCCGATGCGGATCAGGCTCAGCCTGTCCGCATTCGGGTGGTGTTCCACCGGGTTGATGATCTCGACGACCTTGACGGCAAAACCGGACATATAGTTTCCCTACAGTTTACGTAGGAGAACATAGCCGGTTAGATCATTTCGTCAACCAGAATTAGTTTCGAGCACACTGTCGCCGGAGTGCTCTTTGCTGGCATTGTGGGCGCTACCGATGCTACCAAATCTGGTCGCATCATCAACGTCGATCAGCCATGTCGGCGGCGTGCCAGCCCAATCATCTACCTGAAGGTAACGAAGCTCACGGCCAAACGTCCGAGTGACGACGAACGCCATCAGGTATGCCACCCCACGAGCGTTCCGATGACGGCGCTGAGCGTCGAGATGTCCAGCATTCCGTCTACCGTTTTCACGCAGCCCTGTTCTTCGTAATACGGCAGCACCGCCGCCGTGTCGCGTTCATAGGCTTCCAGTCGGACGGCAAAGGCTTCAGGATTGTCATCCGAACGGCCTTGTTCGACGAACCGCTTCGCCACGCGACCGAGCAGCGATCCACGATCCACTTCGAAATTGATGACCAGATCGATTTTTTGATCCCACGACGCGAGGATTTCGTCCAGCGCCTTGGCTTGCGGCAGCGTGCGCGGAAATCCGTCGAACAGCAGATCGGCCGCCATGTCGTTCTGGAACAGCCGAACGTGATTGGAAATCAGCGTGGTGACGATTTCATCCGACACCAGATTGCCGCCGGTGATGATTGCGTTGATCTCTTTTCCGAAGTCAGAGCCCGACGCCACTTCGGCGCGCAGCATGTCGCCCGTGGACAGATGAACCACGCCACGTTCGATCAACGCTTTCGCTTGGGTGCCCTTACCAGCAGCAGGGGGACCGAAGAGGATGATGTTCATAGCGGGCTCTCCTTCGCAGAACCCTCAAGATAGCTCACCGGGATTTGGTTTACCAGATTTTTCTAGTCACCGAAATGGCCGGGCTTACTAAATAATGCATACGTCTCGAAAGGGAGATTCTCTATGCATCCGCTTAACAACATCAATTTCGGTTCAGCAACCGGCACGATCAAGGTCCATTTCAACAACGGTTCGTCCGTCGTGACGGGCTACATCGTGAAGCAACCGAGCGCAACCAAGTGGGTCGTCACTGCTGACGGTGTCACGCACTTCACTTGCAAGCTCGCTCCGACCGGCACCCCGGTCGCTGGCCAGTTCACGATCCAAGCCAAGGCAGTCGTCGCAGGCGCCGCCACGGGTTCGGTCGAACACGTCAAGAAGATCGACGGTCACCACATCACGACGGTTGAAGGAAACCGTTATATGTGGACGATGGGTCTTCCGGCTGGCACTGGTTACGCTCAACTCGAAAACAACTAAGGCTTCACTCCGTGCCGACTATTTCTGGTGACGACATTGGTAGCGATCCGGGCAGGATCGCTATCAAGTTCTTTGATGGCTCCAATGTCGTCACCGGATACATCGTTCGTCAGACCGGCACTCGGCGTTATGTCGTGTCGGCTGGCGGCGATGCCGAGTTCACCGTGCAATTGGTTCGCACGATGGACGCCCTTTCCAACATGGGGCCGGGTCAAGCCACAGTCGAAGTTTTCCCTATGATCGGCGGCGAGATCGCCGAAACTCCTGAACATGCCCACCGAATTGAACAGTTTACCTGTTTCACGGTGGAAGGTCACAAGTATGGTTGGCGCTTCGACGGAGCGGACCAAGATGGCGAAGCAAACATCGCCAGAATTCCACACATGTAACGCAAAATATCACGATTAATATTGCTTAGCCGCAGTTCTCCGAAGTAAAACTGAATAGTGTTTTGGAGAACTATTTACAACTATGGCTAAAACCCCAAAGTCTATTATCAAGACTGGCAAGGACGCCCCGTCGCTTGCCCAAGCCCCCTTGTGGGCATCATCCGTGAACATTCCAGAGAACCACACCGGGCGACCGGAATCTTTGGAAGTGCCCGTGCTCAGCGTCCCGATTTTGCAGACACAGGCGGCAACACCGGCGCCCGTTGAGACTCAACCGGCTGCTCAGCGCCCTCACATCGTGATCTGCACCCCGTGCTACGGTGGTCAGGTGTTCCAGAATTATTTCTTGAGCGTCATCAGCCTGATCTACACCGTCGAGCGTCGCAAGGACATTGATCTGTCCTTCATCGTTCGCGGTGGCGACAGCCTCATCACGCGCTCGCGGAACTCCATCGTCGCTGAGTTCCTGTCGCAGCCGAAATACACTCACCTTCTGTGGATCGACGCCGACATCGGCTTCAGCCCGGAAGCGGTCTATCGTCTGCTGCAAAGCGGTCATGAAATCGCGGCCGGGGTTTATCCCCTGAAGGCGTTCACCTTCCCCGATGACATTCCGGCTCAGAAAAAGGACGAGCTTCTGCTGCGCTATACGACCTATCCGTTCAACCCCATCGGTACGACCTTCAAGGTCGAGAACGGCTTCGTCGAAGTGAAGGACGCGCCCACTGGTCTGATGATGATCCAACGCGGCGTGTTCGACAAGATGGTCCAGCAATACCCGGAACTCAAGTATAAGCCCGACCGTCAGGTTGGCCTCGAAAAGCTCGCGGCGACCATCGACGATTGCTACTACAACTTCTTCGACACTTTCGTGGATGAAGCTGGACGCTATCTGTCGGAAGACTACGCCTTCTGCCGTCTTTGGCAGCGGATGGGCGGCAAGGTCTACTGTGATGCCGAGTCCAAGCTGACCCACCAAGGCAGCCACCAGTATCAAGGCGACTTCGCCAAGATGCTAGCCTACCGCTACACGCGGTCGGAAGGCTAATTTTCACCAAGCACGGCTACGGCGTCTCCATCCACAATTAGGATGGGGGCGCCTGTGTCGCGGTGGACCGAAATATTCGCGCCCGTTGCGCTTGGCACTGATGCTTTGATGCGGCCCCAGATTAGTTCTCGGGCCGTTTCTTCGTTGTCGGCTGCAATTACCCCGGCCACATCACTTGGGCATTCTTGACCAGTGCGAAATACGCGCGCCGCAAAAATCCACTGGCGGTCAATACGATCCCATTTGGTAAGGGCGTCATGCCCTTCTAGGTGAAGCATGTTGCGAAGGCTCGGTTTCGCAATCCCTCCGCGCAGCATGTTCAAATGCACAACAGCCGGGTCAGTGCGAAGTTCGGCCCATTGCTCAGCCTCTTCGGCTTTTTCCAGCACATACAGAAGCTCACGGGCGGTAATCGTGTTGTCACGATTTCGCAGTCGATCTCGTAAGGATTGGATGTTCACGTCCATGCATCGGCTTTATGCGATCTCGTTGACGATTTCAATAGGCGTGCCTATGGTGGGGCTTCAGGAGAAATCCCATGACCGCGCCGAATCGAACGAACGGAAAATCGAACGAGCAGTGGGATCGGATGTGTCTCAGCAAGGCGCGATATTCGGACGAATACGCCGCTCGGGCGAGTGCCTCTCACCTCTATGATGTTCCACCGGAAGAGGTCCGAACCGTGGCGGGCATCCCGACAAAACTCTGGGTCTACAAGTGCGTGAACTGCCGGGGCTGGCACATGACCAAGAAAGAAGTGAAAGGCTCTACGCCGATCACCGCCGAGGGCGGTATGTTCACTTCTTCTTCGTCTTCTTGAGCTTCGCGGCTTCCTGCCGAGCTTTGTAGTCGGCGATCATCTGTTCGCGTTGATTATTGAGATTGATCTCAGCGAGACGGGCTTCGAGAATCAACGGATCGGCGGCCATGTCACCGATGACATTGGTCAACAACTTCGAGATGCCTTCAGCCGACTGGGGAAGATGTGGGTAAAACGTCCACCCGCACTCGTCGCACAGATAGTCGATGCTGAACACGGCCGAACAGCCGCCCATGTAGGGTTCGTCGTCGGCGGTCACCGTCACTTTAACGGCGCCTTGACAGACCTTGTAGCCAGCCGCGATCAGGTCGGCGCTGCTTTGGTCACCGCGAGGCCCAAGATCGCTAGTATGCCACCACGAGCGAATGTCGCGGCGTTTGCGACCCTTCGGGGTCCGATCATCGAGAATGAAACAGCCACAGTGCATCAGAACGCCGTGAACAGATCGAGGTCTTCATGACTGATGGCCACCGAGTCCGAATTGCCAGCAAATCGAACGAGCGGCACTACCACCGGAAGGTCGAACGACTCGGGCGATTTGAGTTTATGGATAAGCGTTTGCGCGTAAGTTCCGGGCGGGGCTCCGCGTGGTGCATAGGCCAGACCAACGACGTGCCCGATTCGAAGTTCATCGGTTTCGAGAACATCCGGCTTAACTGCGACCAGCACACCCATTTGACATTCGGCGAGTTTCATTTTGCTGCAACCGGAACAGTCTCGGTGACGATCTCACCATAGGAGCCGTGAACGAAACCGGCTTCATCCCGGCGGGTCATGAGGCAGCCGTGAACGCCCTTGAATTTGCGGCCGGTGTCACGGTTCTGGTAGGGAACGGCGCTCAGGGATGCCGGAAATGCATCGAGTTGGCAACCCCGCAGGCCCTTGGAGTAGATGTCCGCGAACCACCCGTCGATCTTGAGTTGGGCGCCAGAACCGATGCGCGTAGACGTAAAAATATCTTGCAGACGTTCCGGGGATTGGGTGTCGAGAGCGGCCACGATGTTGTCGATGGCGACACACACACGAGACATCCACATGCCGATCCTGCCGGTGAGCGGAGTCGCCGCGAATGTGATCGCCAGCTTCGACGCATGGCTTTGCAAGAGCACCCAGTCTTCCAAGGTTCCGTTGATCTGGATCGCGGGCAGACCACAGGCGAACGTCATGTATTCGTAGTAGTGACTGGCGCTCTCGCAGAATGCCGCCAGACAGGCATAGCGCGCATCGGGAGTCAGGGTCGAAAACGTCGGCATGAAGATGTCGAGATCGACCGGGATAAGCGTCCGCAGCTTTTCTTCGACGAGGTTCAGGTTGATTGCGGTGAAATCGTCGGTCGGAATGTCGATGACGATTTTGTCCGGCGACTTCGTGAAAATCGGCCGACATGCTTCGACGTTCTTGGTGATGATCTCAGCCAGTTCAGCGAGCACGATATACCAGACATCATGCGGGGCGATGGCGATCTTTTGATGCTGTGAATAGGCACGGCTAAGCACCCACATATAGCCCGTCTGAATGTCCTCAACACCTTCCAGCGAGGGAACTCGAAGGAGATTGGCCGTGGTCAGCCGAGGCCACTGAACTTCGGGAGCTACCTTATTGATGATGGCTCCGTGAAGCGGGCCGAAACCCTTCTCCGGTTCGAAGGGCCTCCACGCTGGTGTTTCCGCACAGTCGGCGTTGAGAATAAAATCCATGGTCAGACCTTGATGTGCAGTTCTTTGAGTTGCTTGGCGGTCACCTCAGACGGCGCGTTCATCATCAGGTCTTGACCCTGCTGGTTCAGCGGGAAGGCGATGACTTCACGAATCGTTTCCACACCGGCCAGCAGCATGACGATGCGGTCGATACCGGGGGCAAGACCACCGTGCGGCGGGGCGCCGAACTTGAAGGCGTTCAGCATTCCGCCGAACTTTTCTTCGACGACTTCGGGACCATAGCCCGCGATCTCGAACGCCTTGAGCATGATTTCGGGTTTGTGGTTGCGGATGCCGCCCGAGCAGAGTTCGATGCCGTTGCAGACGATGTCGTATTGATAGGCGAGGATGTCGAGCGGGTCTTTCGTCATCAGCGCCTCCATCTCGCCTTGCGGCATCGAGAACGGGTTGTGGCTGAAGTCGATCTTGCCGCCGTCGTTCAGTTCATACATCGGGAAGTCCACGATCCAGCAGAACGCGAACTGTTCCGCGTCGATGCGGAGATCGGCCGCGAGTTCTTCGCCAAGCTTGGTCCGAAGAAGGCCCGCGAACTTGTAGAATTCTTCGGGTTTGCCCGCGACGAAGAACAGACCATCTTCGGGGTTGAAGCCGATCAGGTCTTTCAGTTGTTCCATGCGCGGCGAACCGTGCGTCCCGATGGCTTTCACCACCGGCCCGGCGTGCCCGTTGGCAGTCGGATAGATCGCCGCCAAGCCCGGCTGGCCCTGCTCGATAGCCCAGTCGTTCATCTTCTTGGCGAATCCACCCGAAATGTTCGGGGCGAAGACCGCCCACACTTCGTTGCCCGGAGTTTCGAGCATGTTGGCGAACACCTTGAATTCGCTGTCGCGGAACACCGCGCTCACGTCGGTGAACTCCAACGGATTGCGAAGGTCGGGTTTGTCGGTGCCGAATCGACGGATCGCTTCCCGATAAGGAATGCGCGGGAACGGGAACACCGTCACTCGCTTTTCCGAGAACCGGCGGAACGTGTGATACAGGACGGGCTCGATGGAATCGAACACGTCTTCCTGCGTGACGAAACTCATTTCCACGTCGAGTTGATAGAACTCACCGGGGGAGCGATCAGAGCGTGCAGCCTCGTCGCGGAAACAGGGCGCGATCTGGAAATAGCGGTCGAAGCCCGAGACCATCAGCAGTTGCTTGAACTGCTGCGGCGCCTGCGGGAGAGCATAGAACTGTCCGGGGTGAAGGCGTGAAGGCACGAGGAAGTCTCGCGCACCTTCCGGCGACGAGGCCGTCAGGATCGGCGTCTGATATTCCTTGAAGCCTTGACCAAGCATCTGCTCGCGCAAAAACTGGATCACGTCGGAACGCAGCACGATGTTCCGATGCAATTCGTCGCGACGCAAGTCGAGGTAGCGATGCTTCAGTCGCATTTCTTCGGGATATTCGTTGTCCCCGGCTTTGGGCGGCAGCACCGGCACTGGAAGCTTGGCAGCTTCGGACAGCACTTCGACACCGGTGACTTTCACTTCGATAGCGCCGGTCACCATGTTCGGGTTCACGGTGTTCGGAGCCCGAAGCACCACATCACCGTCGATCCGCAGCACGCTTTCCTTGCTGACATCGGTCAGCAGAGCAAAGCCCGGCGAATCAGGGTGCAGCACCAGTTGAGTGATGCCGTAATGGTCACGCAAGTCGATGAACGCCAGACCACCATGATCGCGACGATTGTGCAGCCAACCGGACAGGCGAACGGTATCGCCTTCATGGTCGTCGCGCAGTTCGCCGCAAGTATGTGTCCGATATTCATTCATTTGCTTAGCCGTTCTCGTAAAGAGCGTTCGTGAAATAGAAAATGTCCGAGCCCAAGATCGCGGAGAGAGCCGCCTCGAAGATGTAGTCGGACAGATCGCTTTTGATGTTCTGTATACCGTTTTCCAGTTCGTGGATTTGGTAACCAGACGCGATAGTCGCAGCGATCTTGTTGAACGCGGCGATCTTCACGGAGTCAGGCACCATACCCGGCACTTTTTCCAGAATGTCGTTCACGGTCGCAGCGAAAGCCGCTTCGTCGATGGTCCCGGCATCGAACTCCGCACGAGCGTCAAGAAGCATCTTGGCGGGGGTCATGCGATTTCCAATGCGGATTTGATCCGAGCGATGCTCTCGTGCAGACCGATGGTGACAAGGCATGTGCCAAGGTCTGGCGCTGTGGTACGGCCGGTCAATGCGGCGCGCAACGCCGGGCCAATCACCTTCATCGGCACGTCGTTCTCAACAGACCATTCCTTGATGACGGCATGGACTTCTTCTGCCACTTCCGCATCGCCGAGCGGCCGGAAGTCCAAGGAGGGCAGGAACCGGGTCAACGCGTCCCGGCTCTCGTCCTTGGCCAAAACGGCAGCCGCCTTCTCGTCGCCTTCGGTGCGCTTGAACACGAACGAGCACAGGTCCACCAGTTCGGGGATCGTGTGAGCCCCGTCCTTTAGAAGCCCGATCACAAGCGCGAGGCGGGCGCCGCCGATGCCCAGTTCAGGCCCCACCAGTTCGGCCAGCCGTGTATTGTCGGCCAGACCGATGTAGTGGTGGTTCATGTGCAGCAACTTCTTGGGGTCCATGCGCGCCGGTGCACTGACCACGTCGGCCACATCGAACCATTCGATGGCTTCTGCATCGGAGAACATTTCGCTGTCGCCGTGACCCCAACCGAGTCGTGCGAGATAGTTCCGCATCGTCTCCGGCAGATACCCAGCTTCCGCATAGTCCATCACTGAGGCCGCATTGCCATCGCGCTTCGAGAGTTTCTTCCCCTCGGGGTTGAAAATCAGAGGAAGGTGGGCAAACTCCGGCACGTCCCAGCCCATCGCCTCGTAGATCAGCTTTTGGCGACCGGCGTTGTTCAGGTGATCGTCACCCCGGATGACATGGGTAATGCCCATGTCGTGGTCGTCCACCACCACGGCGAGGTTATAGGTCGGCGAACCGTCACTGCGAAGCAGGACGAGATCATCGAAAGTCTCATTGCTGAACCGCACGTCGCCGCGCACGAGATCGTGGATCACGGTCTCGCCTTCGGTCGGTCCCTTGAACCGCACCACGAACGGGCCGGACAGTTCGGCCATGGTGGCGCTGGCGCGAGCCATCACGTTGGTTTGATGATATTCGGTCTTGTTGCGATAGACGGAGCGGAACGCCTTGCCCGGATTGGCCGCCTTTTGAGCAGCCGCATCTTCGGGGCTCATATAGCACTTGTAGGCCCGTCCGGCGGCCAGAAGGGCATCCGCCACTTCTCGGTGCCGATTGGCTTGTGCGGCTTGGAAAACCGGCTCCCCGTCGATCTTGAGACCGAGCCAGTCAAGACCATCGAGAATGACCTTGACGGCTTCGTCGGTGGAGCGTTCGCGATCCGTGTCTTCAACGCGCAGCAAGAACTTGCCGCCCGTATGCTTGGCATACAGGTGATTGAAGAGCGCCGTCCTCGCCGTCCCGATATGCATCATACCGGTCGGCGAGGGGGCGATACGGGTCACTACAGTTTTCATCATGTCACCCTATATCAAATATCGTTTTGGTCAACGATTTTGCAGGCGCTATTTTACGCGAACAGACCCCGGAACGTCAGGCTGATCCTCGGCGTCTTGACGATGAACCCGGCCTTCGGAATCCTGTGCAAATGGGTGCTCTGCATACCCGGCCGCATCAAGAACAGGGAGCCGGGCTCCAAGAACACCCGCAGCTTCGGGCCGCCGATCATCGCGCGACATTCGATATCCCGCCCGCCGCCTACAGTCACGACAGCGATGGGCCTGCTGTGATCGATGGCCGGGTCGTCGTCGGCGTGCGGGCCGAGCGAATCGGAAGCATCCTCGTAGCCGTTCAGGAAACAGCCCTCGTATTTGAAGCCCAGTTCGGCTTCAAGCGCGGTGCTCACTTCTTCAATGGCCGGGTGGGTCACCCTCGGCTCATAGGTCCGCTCGCCGTTGCCGGAACCGTAGGTGTAGGACCGTTCGAACACGTTGGTCCAATACTCCCGTCTCGGAGTATTTTCCCTGCGCTCCCAGTCTAACTCAGCCCAGAGGGCGGCGAAGACGGCATCCGGGTTCGAGATGAACCCCGGCTTATAGTCTACCGGAAAATCTTCGATCTTCCCGGCTTCGGGTTTTACCAGAGCGTTCATGTTCAGGCTCCTATTCTGCGGTCACATCCCCCTTCGGATATGCGGTGGAACCACCGCTTTCGAAAATGACGTGACGTAGACCTTTGTATTCGGCGACGAATGTTCCGACGCCAGTTTCATTTCTGTCCGCTATGTAGATGCGAACCCGATCTCCACGCTTCAGACCATCAGTGGTCTCGGTGAAAATCTGATCCGCCACGTTCGCGGGCGGTTGAATCTTGTCGAGGTAGTGGGCCACCGCTCGTGCCGATTCGACATCGACTTCGCTGAGGCCCTCTGCCTTTACGTCCCGCCGTTCCCAGAAGAAGCGCCGCCGCTTGGGTTCGCCGGGTGTAGTAAGTCGTTGCACGATTCGTGCCAGATGGTTGCCCATCGAACGCTCTCGACGAACCTGATCCTTTCGGAAAGTCGCAGGCCATTCGTTCAGAGTACCGATTGCGTCCATGTGCAGGAAGCATGTCGGGTCGCGAAAGGGGTTTTCCGTCTTGGCAACGAGAACACCGCGCGCATGAACGTGCCCATCGCTGAAGAACACTTCGATGCGATCCCCAACGTCAGGGTTTGCTTCATGGATTTCGCGCTCTCTAGTCATTACTCGGCGTCCGTCGCTGCCTTTCCGGTGTCTCGGTTCTTCTGCCACTTGGCCAGCTTGCGGCTGACTTCAGCGGCGAAACTTGCCGCCACATCGGCCGGGGTCAATCCCTGCTCGATATGATCCGGCATCGGAGTGAGCGCGCAATCGACGGCGACGATCACAACGTCGGCCAGTTCTTCGCGCACGTCATCCCACGTCTTTTTCTTGCCGTTCCCGGCGCTGGTCACGTTCAGATAGGCTTCCGCCACCTCACCCATTTCCTCGACGATTTTCATGAGGCGGCGAATCAGATTGCCGTGTTGGCGAGTCGTATTGGCGTTGGAAATCGCGGTGACCACATCACCCAAAATCAGTTCGGGATGATCTTCTTTTTCGGAGATGCGGTCGGTTACCCATTTCGTGAGCGACTCATTGGCGGCCCAGCCGCGAGTATAGCCCACAAAGGAACCGATGCCGAGTCCGAGGACTAGCAGAAGGCCACCAAAGGCGATCATTTCGGCAAATGAAACTGTGCCGCCCATAGAAAAATCCCATCCTTTGTTCAATGCCCAAGGTATAACTCCGTCCCGTTTTGGTCAACCAAATTATTGACCGCAAGTCGGACTCAGAATTAGAGTTATTTCATGACTTTGGAACAGCCTGACATTGATCTCCTGCGAGATGCCCTCGACCGAGTTAATTCGGTGTGGGACGGTGATCGTGAACTCGATTGTCGCATCGCTTACGCAGTTGGTATGAACTGGTGTGATCCGCACTGGGCATATTCTGGAACATCGTCATGGCGCGACCATGTAGAGAAAAACGGCTATATCAGCGCATGGAATAACGATCACGTATTCGACCGAGAAGATGGCGTCCCATTGTTCAGCACCAACTTGGATGCTGGGTTCAAGCTACTTCAAACTGTTCTTCCGCACCATGATACGATCAATATCAATTGCGATCCTTCTGGTTTCGGCGCCAACGTTGGCAACTGGTATATCGGAGAGAACAAAATGTATGACTACGCTGAGAGTTCATGCGCGTCATTTCCGTTGGCCTTCGTGAGTGCAATCCTCAAGGCTTACATCGGAAAGTTGACAGACACAGGTGTCGTCAAGGACATGTAGGCTAAATATGCCTATGCTTAAAGAAGACATCTCCCTCAATCAGGCCAAACAATTTCTTTACCGCAACGGCGTGAAGAAACTGGACGACCAAAACCTTGAGGCAGGGCTCAAAGGCAAAGACCCAGAGACCGCGAAGAAAATCACATCGCTCTTCAAGCTGGTCGTTTCGCATTCACCAGATGTCGGCCCAGCAAAGAACAATCTCCAAGGCAACGACTACAAGGCATGGGTCAATGTAGAGACCAACGAGGTCAATGCTTTCGATGCTCACAAATCTTACTATGATGGCATTCGGCAATTTCCAAAACTGTTCGGCCAATATTTCAACAAGGGCCTGACACCACTGCGATCTCGCATAGCCATGGAACAGGCTGGATGGGTCGCTGTGGGCGTGAACCAGTCTGAGGCTGGCATGGGCGCTGTTGTGGTCGCAATGAGCCCTGAGCACGCTCTAAAGGCCGCTAGGATGCTGTTCAAACTTCGATACAACAAAGGCGACTGGACTTCGTTGCGAATCCGAACGAACGACGACAACATCGTGCTGTCTGATCGTTTTCAAATCCGCGATTATCTCAAGACCGGCAAACCACCCGGTCAAGGTGGCAACGACGAGTATATCGACGCCTAGAACGGAATGTTGTCGTGATAGGCGGTGTCGATCATCGTTTGTATTTGATCCGGCGAAACCAGCTTGAGCACGTTCTTCGCATTCGGCCCAATCTTGCTGAGCACATCATGCACGGTCATCGGCCGGGCTTTTTTCCAAGACAGTTGTGCCTTGCGTTCGCGGCGCGTTTGTCCGTTCTGCCTGACCGGCCGCAGCGCCCACTTCACGATGCTCTCTCCAATATCGGTCACACCGAGTTCGGCGAGAGCTTTCAAAGTGGTGGGTTCCGTCAGCAATGCGATATCGGCGCGAGTCAGATAGGCTTCCTTGATGAACTCAGGAAGATGTTCTGCGATGACAGACCAAGCCTCTTCGTGAATTTTGGCAATCTCAAACAAATGAGTCACGGCGCCGACGCTCAACCGAATGTGAGTGAAGAACCCACTGAGACCATCGCGCACCCCACCATAAAGTTCGTCGCTCGAATAGAACGATTCGAAAAAGTCGTGCGTATTCTTCGCAGCGAAGTGCGCTGATTTTCCGGTCTTCAACAGTTCCGGCCATTCCTTCATCAGGAACTTGCCTTGTTCGTTGTCGCCACCTTCGTCATCGCCGTAGAACAGAATGCGAGACAGGTCTTCGACGGAGTCCACCATCACTGGATAGTCTCCAAACGTCTCTGCGGATTGGCGGCGGACGTTATGGAGCATCTCAGCGACACGCACCGATTGCTTGCTGAAGAACACCGCCTGCGTCGGCTCGTTGGGGTGAATGATACCCTGCCCCGTCTTGTCCGCAACGCCAGAGTATCCCAGTGCACGGAACACTTTGTTCCATGCGGCGGGGAGACTGCCGCCAAGCTGTCCTGCAACGACCATGGTCACATGCCAGATGGCGAATGCATATGGGTTGGTGATGGTGTCGAGGGTTCGAGCCGTCGAGATCGATTTTTCGATGAATGCATCCCAGAACTCATCGTCACGATCTTCATCATAGGCGCGAGAGAACTTGGGTAGAATGATGCTGCCATATAGGCCATGCAGCATCTCTTTGTCGGCTTCGAACTCTCCCGCAGAGTAGTGAGCGAGATCGAGAATCTTGCCGAGTGCTTCTAGGACATAGACAAAAGGACGGTCGGCTGCGAAAGGCACACTACCATGTTCGATTTGATGCCAGTACGCCTGCACAGGATAGGCGTAGATGCCCAATGGCGTGTTGTAGGTTGTCTTGGGATTGAGGCCAACCTTGGGAATGTCAACGAAGGTGATGTAGACGTTCGGGTCTGAGGCATATTTTCGCAACTCGGAGACCACGTCGGGTCTCCGTTCAAGCAAAACATTTTCGAAGAGTTCGGAAACGATCATTGACCCAAGCACAAATTGCTTGGTTATTTAGGCTGTGTGAGCACCTTGTATTCATCGAACCCGATCATCCGACTGTAGGGTTCGCCCGTGAATCGCACGATGACCTTAGCGCCCGGTGGGGGTTCTTCACCGTTGACCTGATAGTGGTAGGCAAAACTGGTGACATAGTTCGTAGTCGGCCGCGAGCAATGGGCACGGGTAAAACCAGCCCGTTTGATCGTGTCCCAGAAAACCCGGTCACCGGTGATCCCCTCGCGCGGGTCTTTGAAGCCCCATGACGAGAACGCGGCGAATGCTGGCTTCATGACCAGATAGCAATTCGTGTCGTTGAAGTTCACACCTTCGGACTCGGCGTCCACGCCCATGACGGTGCCATCCATGCGGATGAGCGTTCGGGTTCCGGTGACGACTTGCACACCGGTTTGCTTCTGCACATGCAAAAGCGTTTCGATGTGATCGGTCGCGAAATAATTGTCCGCATCGAGAAGGGTGATCGCCTCGGCGCCGCGATTGGAAGCGATCAATCCGGCAATAGCGCGGGGCGTATCCCCGTAATCGCCACAGGCTGGAATCTTGACGTGGACCACATCCCAATTGTCCACCTCGGGATTGGGATGACCATCGGAAACCATGATGTGCAAGACATCGGAATGGGTCTGAGCTTTGACACTATCGTGGCATCGCTTCAAGATTTCGGTAGACTCCTTGAAATAGGGAGTCACTACAGCAACCAGCATTTCTCACCAAAGATTAACTCTGGTGTTATTTATCCAGTTTGCGGAATGCCTTTGCAATATCTTCCACAGTAGTCCGGTCAATAGTTTCCTCGATATACCGATCAGAGAACATTTTCGGCGGCATTCCCGCAGAAATAGCTTGTTGAATTTTCATGAGTTCATAAAGCTGTTGCTCTTTGAAATGTTTCTTCTCTTCTTCCATCTGCTGTTGGATGGATCGTTCCCGAATGATCTTGAGGATTTCCCGTGCATCGGCGTGCGTGGGAGAAGTCTGGGTAGACACACCCTTAAATGGGGGAGCAGGCGGCGGTTCCTTCTTTTCTTCCTCTGGTAGTTCGAAACCATTGAAGAACATCTTGAAGTTCACCACGTCCGCATCGCCTTCGATGTAGACCTTGATGGGCTTGGCCGACGAAGTGATGTGATAGAGCGAGTTGCACGCCTCAGCGAGCCAGTCGATGATCGTCTGCTTGATGCGAAGCATGTCGGTATTGTTCGCGCCCGGCATAGTAATCTCGGAACGATTACGCACCATGATGGTATGCAGTTCGGAGCCATGGATCGCCGCGAAGTCGTCGGCCGATAGGGCTTTCGGGGTCGAGATGACGAGAGAGGGTGTAGACATGCTTGGTCCAGTTTCGTTAACCAGATTATAACAGGGTTAACGCGGCAGGCAAAGACGATTTTTTGGGCGTTGGGGAACAGCCAAACCCGTTGGCTGTGACGAGATATGGTAGATCGGCTTGAACTGGACCCAGAGCCCGTCAAACTGGTCACCAGCCGCCACGCGGCTATCGAAATTGTATCCAAAGGCAATCAGGTCTTGCGACCGCATGACTTTCTTCATGCGATTGTCGAGAACGAAATCCCCCGCATCCGTGGCTACGACCAACACGGCATGAAATTTTTGCCCTTCGGTATAGGTCAATGTGAACAACAGGGGTGTTGAAGGAAGACCCAAGTCGATGAGGCGCCGTAGTTTCCAGAGCGCGAAACCATCGCAATCGTCATAGAGTTTCTCGTCAACCTGACATGGGAAATCCCAGTTTTCTTCTTGACCCCATGTATCTTGATCGCTGGTCCACGTTATATTCGTGTTGCCTTCGGTGTTCACTTTCTCAAGCAAAGCGGCCAGTGCCTTGTCATAATGCAGCAATTTCGTTGATTTGTGCTTGGCCAATTCGGCGGCGAACGCTGGTTCTCGACGAGTGAATTGCTTGGCTTCAAGAGGGCTTTGCGTAATCAACAAAATAGGCGGCATGGCGCTTGTTTGAAACACAGCGAACTCGGCCGCCGCGCTGGATGGGACAAACAGAAGGATGAAAAGCAAAATCAAGAGACGCATACTGAAAATATTTAGGTGGTGCTCAGAATAGAAAAACCACTGTTAAGTATTTCTACATACACAATTAATTGATCTGATTGATCTTTCAGCAAGTCATCAAATATATACTTAGGAAATGCCTAAATATTGCTATGCGTTATTGGGAAATCATCTCTGAAGAAGGCTTGATTGTTCCGGGCATCAACACGACGCCTGATGTTCAACCCGGTGAGACCGCACGGCAGGCGGCCAAACTTGGCTTCACCGTAGATGCGAATGGCATCCCGCCGCTCATTTATGGAGGAAGCTCCCACTCCACCGCCACGTCACCGAAAATGCGTAGGGACAAGGGCCAAATTTTCTATGGAAAGAATGGCGCCCCGGCGAACAAGAACGCACCAAGGGTGGTTCGTGAAGGTGCTGTTCTAGAAAACTTGGTGATTGTTTGTCCAACGTGCCATGTCGAACGACATGCCGGGCACCGCCCAAATGTTGACTATTTGGGGCAACATGTTGATTTTTATGAAGAAATTGTGGAGCTTACCGGGATCGAACCGGTCGCCTCAACCTTGCAAAGGTCGCGCTCTACCAAATGAGCTAAAGCCCCTAACGCTTTCGCGCGGTAATCTATTTATCAAACTGATGGCGACGTGGGTAGGGCTCGAACCTACATACCTACCCCTTGCGGAGGTAGCCCCTAACCAATTCGGAACACCGCGTCGTAACCATTCAACAGAATTAAATCTAGGGAACGAGAACTCTTGTGTCAACTACTCCCGCACGACCACCGGTAAGAAATCCAGCGTGTCGCGCAGGCCGAACTTGAGCGCGAGCACACGAAGCGCGTCGAGTTGATCGGCCAGCGAGGCTTGAATCTGCGGTTGCTGGGGAATCGCCTTGACGATGTCCATGTTCAGCGCCACGCGGTGCAGGCGCTCGGTCGGCGTCTCGCCGGGGAGAACTTCCGCTTGGATTTCACGAAGGACATCCGGGTGAATCGTCGGGGTCATGAGCACCTCCTGCGTAATCAGAACTTCAATTCTACGTCAGGATCGGCATCCGTCAACAATATCTGAGCACATCCGATGATAATTTCGGCTCGTTCGGCGAGTGCTTTGAGCGTCCTGAACCGATATTCTGGAATTCTACTGGGGAGCCACTCCGGTTCTTGGTGTGGATAGGGGCGTTCTGCATGAAGTTTGAATATACCAAAATGCCATGTTCCAACCGGGGCTTCCTCCCTGACATAGGGGTCAGTTTCCATGGCGACCATCTTCACGTCGAATAGCTTGAAGAGCATGTTGATCTCGACGAGGTCTTTCATTCGTCGTCAATCTCTGCCGCCATCATCAGCATGGTCATGTCGCTGACGAACGCTTGTTGATTTCCGCTTACCGACAACGTTTGATACGGCCGATCATTGTTCATGCGACTGTGGAGAAACCACGCGTCACCTTTCACTGCCCAACGACGTTCTCCATGCCATAGAACGAAGAAGCATACCCCACCAATGGTTCGACGCATTGTGATCGAATGTCCTTCGCGAACCCAATCTCGGTCAAAACGCTGTTCGGCCGGGGAGACCGCGTTGCGACGCTCTTCCAACAGGTGGCTAACCAACCGTTGCGAGAACTGCTTGACGGATACTGATTCGACGGGGATGGCGGGCTCAGACATGGGCCATCATCACGGCAAGATCGTCTTCGAAACAGCTACCGTCCGTTTCGAGCGTGATCGTATAAAGTTCGTGCGGTTCCGGGTTGCGATCATGCTTTACCCTGAAGTCATACTGCTTGCCGTAATCAGGCACGCAGGAGACATTCCAACGGCCTTTGGAGCCGAGGAAGAAATTACCGGAGCCCACGTAGCGCAGAAGGGTGAGATGCAGCCCGGCGAAGATCACGTCCTCTTGGCTCGTGTGATCCAAGACTCGGATCACGGCGCCCGCCATACCTTCTACAAGGCCGAGACGGTCGGTTTCGATCCGCGCCGCGACCTTGTAGAGGCATAGCGCCACTTCGGGAGATGTTACATCAGCCACCGTAAGGCCCCAGAACGCCCGCAAGCGAGCCGTAGTGCTCTTCCATGCAAGTCAGCAGCACCGCCCGCAGAGCGCCCTCGTCAGGGCCATAGGGCAGCTTGCTGTCCTCATAGACCCGTTCAAGCGAAACTTCCTTTTCAGCGAAGTAGGCTTGAAGCTGATCGAGCGACCACTCGCCGCCACGGATGGCATTGAGAACAGCCACGTTCCGGCGAAGATCGAGATCACCCTCTGAGAGGATTTGCTCGACTTCAAGCATCAGGCGGACGACGTGATAGCCGTATTTCACGTCATACCCATACTTCTCGGTCAGAGCCTTGCGCTTCTCGTTCGATTGGCGTTGGCTTCCCTTGATGGCCTTCATCTGTGAGAAAGCATAGCCCTTGAACTTGTGCCACGCTCCCTTGTGAAGGAAGAGCTTGCGGTTCGCACGCACGATCTCTGAGACCTTCGACGTGTGAATGAGGCAATCTTCCGGGGTGAATAGAACGTCCACCATGTTCGGGTTCATGCCCATGCACAGTTCGAAGAACTTCACGATGTTGTAGATCGTGAAATCGTATTCGGTCAGGCCGTCTTGGGACTTAACGTGATGAAGCTGCCAATCCCCGAATCTTTCACCTTGGTTGCCGAAACCGACAATGATGCCTTTGGTATGCGGGAACACCACTTCGAGCGGCGGCATACACAGGCCGACCATATCGAGATCGCTGTTGTCGGTGCTCACGCCATAGGCGGTCGAGCCGGTGATCGTCAGATAGGTCGTCGCGTCCGGCAGCCATGTCGGGCAATCGAGCAGACCTTGCTCTTTCAATTCTTGAACGATCATGTGCCGGACTCCATTCTGGAATATTGCTCGAAGCCTACAATTGAGTTAGATTTTCGTCAACGAAAATAGGTTCATCCATGACCAAGCAATTGGCTCCTACAGTTCTTCAAGGCAGTGGAATCGGAAAGATTATCGACACTCCCGAGGAACAGGATGCGTTGGACACTGCTTTGGAGCGGGCACATGAACGTGGTCGGGTCTGGCTGGCAGAGTTCAAAACGAAGTCCGAAGATGAACAGGTCGAGATCATCGCCGACTACATCTATCACTACGTTCGAGGCGGGGAGATGGGAAGTTTCGGCTTCGATGAGTTGCCACCAAAACCTCTTCGAAATGAAGATGACAAGTCAATGTGCCAAGAAGCGTATTTGGACGCTGCACGATTTGTCGCACGGCTTTATCGTTGATCCGTGATACGGTCTCAAATGAACAAACCATTGTCCTATGAAACACGGAAACGCGTTGAAGCTGACATCGCGTTTGCGGAACAGCACCATCTTCAAACGATGCCGATGGTCGATGCGTCTACTGCGAAAGAACTGATCGAGGCGCTTGATCTTTGTGAATCACATAACAAAGATGCGGCCGACGCAGTTGTGCATAAGGTTTAGAAACACCTCTTGTAGTGTATCGGCTAGATCGTCGAGACTACCGTTGTAATAATCGTAGTCCTGATCGTTACCACGGAATGCAGCATAGTATTTCCTACCGGCGGGACTTGCAATAGTCCTCGGGAGGGGATTGAACTTGATGCGGCCGGTCAACATATATTGGGCCAATAGTTCAAGCGTGAACTCGAACTCGTTACGAATCTGACCGTTTCGAGCAGATCGCATGGTTCCGATTTTCTGATAGAACGCGACCATCATACGATCTTGTTCGCGAAGCGTGTCGTAATCACCTTCGTGCTCGGCCGCCCGCGACATCCCATACGCGTCCTTGAACAGCATGGCGGTTATCCGTAGGATTTCCTCGCGGGCCTGAGTGAAATCATAGACTTGGCGCTGCGCGCCCCGGCCGCGACCTTGGGACGATTGATGGCCACCTTGCCCATATTCGTATCGACTCACAACGTGGCCGAAACGATGGGCGATGATCCACCCTGTCATCGGCACACGTTCGGCGCCGGAATTGTTCGTGAATAGAAGGTTCACGGCGTCTGATTTGATGTCGAGCAACGGGGTCGTCGTCGGCATTTCTTTTTGAAGCCACTCCGGCGTCACCATCCCAACCTCAGTGTGCTTCCGCGCCTCTGGGCTATTGATGAAATACATGTTGAAGTTGACGGGTGTCTTTTCCCATTGGGCGGTGATTTTGGACACGGCCTTGGGGTTCGTCAGAAGCTTGCGATCCTGCTCACGATACGATGAGTTCTTGGACCAATCCCCGAGATGGGTCAGGTCTTCAATCGGAGCTTCAAAGAGATCGAGAACGCGCATACACCTATTTATGGTGTATCAGCTAAGCGAGCAGCACCGACATCTGATAGCGGCTGGCGAACTCGTCCCAGTGACCCAATTTACGGAAGTCGATCATGATGCGATGCTTCGAGAGCAATTCGCGCATCAGAGCGATGGGGACGACGCTATCCGGCAGGGTTCCGAGTTCGGACTCGTCCAGCGCATTGAGGCCGCCGGAGTTCCGCATGACATCGCGCACTTCCTCGGTGGAAGTTTCTGACTTGAACTGGGTGAGTAGAAAACCAAGCAGGCGATCAAGCTTGGACGCCATCCGGTCCATCGACTCGGGAAGGCGATCAGCCTTGTAGCTCGCGTTCAGAGAGACCACTTCACGCGCTTTGATGACCGCGACAGAATATTTGTTCGCTGAAAGCGCCGTGGTGGAATTGAGGAGCGCAGCACCAGAGGTGGCGGCGGTCATCAGTCCAACAATGTCGTTTCGGTTCATACGAAGGCACCCTAGAGAAGCCGATATATGGCTTCGCTCTCTGTCCGAGAGTCACCTTATAGGTGCTTAAGGATAAGTCAACACGTCCACGTCAAATACGGTGAACTACGCCTCTGCGGCGAACTTTCGCTTAGATACTACCCGGAGGTGTAGTTCGCCAGTCTTTTTTTCACTGATGTGAACCGTGGTTCCGCAATCGCAGTTCCATAGAGCCAATCGCAACCGTTCCACGACCGCACACCATACGATCCAATTTCGATCCCATCAAGTTCGATATCGATAGCCAGTGGACCGACACGTCGAATCGTCAGGTGATGTTCCATACCCGGAAGCAATGTTCGATGGAATGCGACCACTTCGCTCACATGCCGTTGGACACAGCCCAACGGGTCGCTCATATCTGCGTCCTGATATAGCTCTACCTTCATGAAGGTGCGCTGATGCAAATCGTCAACGGTGTCCTCGTTTCTGAAGCACGGAGAACACGCGACAAACTTGCCGGGGCCAAGCTGCCCTTCTCGTTTCAGATGCATGAACGACTGTTCGGCCGATCCAACAAGATCACCCAACGACGAACTGACGATCCAGCGTTCTTCGGGGCAAGTGACACGGGTAATCTCTCCGGGGACCGACCACGGGACTTCAACGTAACGATACCCGGCGGATGTGAAATAAGCGACAGCGTCGCTTAGGTTCTTCCAGTCAACTGCGGCGTCCATTCTCGAATGCCCTCTTGGTCACATCGCTCATCGCCTTCAAATCCGAAAGGCTGATATCGGGATGGTGCTTCGCGAGATAGGCTTCCACCGCACCGATGGTGTCGGCCAATTCCACGAGCGCCATGATGGAAACGCCTTGTTCGGTGGCGTCCATGAACTCTTCGACTTCTTCGAAAATTTTGCTGGGTTCGCCGAGAACACCACGAGCGATGTCACGAAGATGATAGCCCGGCGCCACGGTGACGGGGAGGACGGTTGGCTTGCCTTTCAGCAGCCCGACATCGTGCCCAACGGCGTCCACATATCCCGCAGGCATCTCATGACGAGGGGCGGCGAGACGGGAGCGATCCTTTGTTTTGGGCTTCAACAGTTCGCCGATCACGTTCCAGAGTTCATCAACCGGTTTGGGATTATCGAACGGGCAAATCTCCGGTTCGCCTTTTTTGCGAATCACACGAGCAAAACGTTGTGTCGCCGGTTCGCGTGTCAGAAGAGAAACGCATTCCTTCGTCTTAGTCCGATGGAATTGCCCGGTTGGAAACGTATAGGACGAGCCAGCGTCGAACCAATAGGTTCCGGTCAAACGAACGTTGCCGTCAGACCGCTTAGTATAGAGATCGGGGATAGGCTCATCTCCGGGTTCGCAGGAGACGTGGGCCATTTGATGTGATCCGAAAACGTGGGAAACGAAGTCCCACGTTTCGTGGTGCATTGTCCCCTTGAGAATTTGGGATGTGAATTTGTAGCGGTGGTCGTGGATTTCCTCATCGGAAACGTCCGGCGTCAGGCTCGGATGCCAAAAATGCATCCGTTCCGTCTCGTCCAATTTTAGTTGAATGAAGCCGAGACCGAACCAAGCAGGTTCGGCCCCGGTCTCACGCAGCCAGTCGATGTTCAAATAAGTTTTCTCGTAAGACGCATCAACGGGCATTTCAGTTTAGCCTTTCCAGCCAGCAGGCGGCACGCAGCCAGTGCTCATGCCGGGGAAGGCTTGAGGTTGATTTGCCCGTGCGAGGCGCTGCTTCGACGGACGGGACAGTTCAATTCCGCGTGCCCGGAGGCCACGACTGTCGTCATAGTAGACAACGATCATCGCCGCGAGGTCGCCACGGTTGAACTGCACTTCGGTGGTGGCGAAGTCCTGTGCCTTACCGAATGCAGTGCCGAGAGTTTGCTCAACTTCGGGGGCAGTGTTTTCGAGCACCATCGCGCGGACGCCCTTGCTCTTGGACCGAACAGTGGATGCCGTAGCCGATGAAGTCATAGACGCCGTGGCAACCGCATCCGTGCTGTATGCCATGTTGTTGGAAACATGGCCGGTCAATTGAACGTTGTTCAGCGCGGCGCCGAAGACGGGGTCTCCGGTCGATCCACCACCAGCCCAACCACCCACGCCCATCGGAGTCATTCCGCGAACCAATCCGCCGTGGAAAGCACCGCCACCGAACGAATGGTAAGCGGGGGTTCGGGATTTTTCGGCGAACACGAGAGCGCCAATGACACCGGTGTTGCGAGCAGTGCCCGTGCTTTCTTGAGCGTAGCTCTTCTTCTTGCCCGCGAACACGAAGGCGGCAACTTGTTCGTCCGTCAGTTTCCAGCCCGGAATACGGACGGATTGGAACGGCTCAACGAGGTAACCCGAGCTTGCCGGGCCTGCGTCTTTACCGTCAATAACAGACAGACCATCCACGGAGATGACAGCTTCGATCCGAACGGCCGAGCGGTTCTTGAATTCGATTTCGAATGCGCTGCTATCCCGGCCTTCAATGAAGACTTGGCCGTTGTGCGAGTATTCGTTGATGGGGCGTCCTTTGACGAGGACGTTGATTTCGTAATTATTGTGCAACATGATTTGGTTCCTTATCGAGCAGCGTTGAAGAAATCGGTATCGGCGTCAGCAGCCTTGGTGGCGCTGCGCGTGGCCCGATATGCTGTGGTGGCTTTGGCGAGACCTTGCATGGTCTCGCGCATTTTCGAACTCGCGAATGACTTGATATTCCCATCTGGGAAACCAAGACGATTGGCGACTTCCAAGGCGTCCTGATCGGCGCCCAGATACACGAAGGTCCAGCCTTCTTGCATGTAGGACTTCAGAGCGGCCTTGATGACTGGTTCAGAGAATTCGCGACTGGCGTTGTCGTCCCCATCCGTCATCACCACGAAGAGCACATTCGGTTTCACCGACCACGTCTCAAGTCGTTGCTTGAGAGAAGCTAGTCGAGCACCAATTGTATCGCGGAGATTTGTCCCACCACCGGGAATGAACCAGTCGTCGATCATGCCGGGAACCATACGGACATCGATGTCCACATAGGGGGTCTTTTGACCACCGGTGTCGAATTTGGTGAGGGAGAGGAGGCAAGAGCCAGACTGAGCTTGTTGTTCAGTCAGAAAATCGTTGAACCCAGCGACGGTAGAGTTCTTGCAAGAACCCATCGAGCCAGTTTCGTCCAACAGAAACTCGATAATAGTAGGTGTATATTGTGCCGCAATAGCGGTCACGGGCTTTCTACGAGCCATTTTACTTCTCCTTGCAGGTCTTACCGCCTCGCCTACTTGCGAGGACTTCCGCCTGCGATGATGGATAGAGCTAATTCTCGATCCACCTGTATTTAGTTAACCACAATGACATCTTCCGTCGCAATATTTTCGTTGACCAGAATCAGAGTCATGAGACTATCTAGAAAACGGCACAGGAGTTCCCCATGCACACCGCGCTTTGCCAGACTGTCGCCCGCATCCGTCGCGGTGAGTTGGTGACCGTCCAAATCGAAGTCGGAATGGGTGAAGTTACCGGCCTGCTCACGGGTTTGCCTGATTACGGCATCGAACCCCGCGTTGTCGCTGCCACGCAGGTAAAGACGATGGGCGATGCGGCGTTCGTTGAAATTCTCAACGACATTCGTCTCCGCGACCAACTGCTGATCCTCACCGGAGAAGACGCCGAAGATACGCGCTATAACGTGGAGCAATGCTTCACCCGGTTTGGTGGCCGGGCCGTGATGGTGACCCACTGATGAAAAACGCAAAAACCGTTGGCGATCTGATGGACCGCCTCGCTACGCTCCCGCGAGATATGCCGCTGCATCAACGTGGCAAGACGCTAGGTAGCTTCGATGTCGGGGTCACGGCGAGGGTAACGCGACTGGCACCGCACGAATCCGAGCCGGGTTTTCATGCCGATCTGTCTGATCGCATCTGGGGCAAGACCGGCCGGAAAGGGTTCGGCGAACCGTTCGAGGCGCTCGTAATCGAATGACGCCGTCTGATCTCGATAACGCCATGATTTGGCGGGCGATGCTACTCGTCCGCGATAAAAGCAATTGGACCGGAAATCGTTTCGAAGTCCAAATCGCGGGTGTCGCATACACGCTTCAGCGGCGTGGTCGCCGAGAGGTGGAAGGTGGTCTCAAAAAGAAATTCAACGATACATTTTTCGCTCGGAACGACCACGGCTGGGTTATCATCGCTCGCGATTACAATTTCCAAGACATACCGCTGCCCAATGTGCTCGATTCAACCCCGTTCAAACGCCAACGATTCGACACCTGTCGTGAGCAAATGTGCGATCTCTTCATGAAGAAAAAGATCGATTTCATCGGGGATTTCGATCTGTTCGGGCGAGACTTCGTGATGCTCAAAATGTTCGGTGGAGAGTGACCGAGATGAAGTCGGTGAAAACGGCGGTCGATAAGTGGATGGAACCAAGAGAGAAACCGCTGTCATGGTCGCGAATTGATCGATGGCCAAACCAACTGGCCGAACGGACATTCGAAGGGCGGTTTCCGGTCATCATCAGATCGGATGCCTACAAGGCTGAACAACGACAGGGTGTCGAGAATTTCTGCACCGATGCATTCGGTGACATCGGTGATCGGTGGCAACGCTATTGTGGATTTCGTTTCACACACATGCGCGGCTCTCACAAAACCGTCAGTTCAATCACCTTGGGTTTCCGCAACGAAGGTGACATGGCCTTGTTCATGGTCGGGTTTGACCACACGGTCTAGAGGGCGTATCGTTGCCCTACCTTGCGAAAGGGTCCTTTGCTCAAAGGAAGTGGTGCGCGGGCCGCAACCTCGTTTGAGGAATCTGCCTCCCGTGTCAGAGTAGCTCGCGCATCACACCTTGGCGCCTTGGGCGCGGGCGAACGTCAGCAGTTTCTTGTCCAGTTCAACCAGATAGCCGCCGCCATACGGACCCTGTTCCAGATTGCGATAGAGCGCCGGGGGAAGATCGTCCGGCATCTCGGTCAAGCTCGCGGCGAACATTGCGATGGCCGAGACCGTATCCACGTCCCCACCAAAGCTCACAGCGATCCGAAGAACTTCGCGCAGGCTGTTGCCGCGACGAACGGCGGTGATCGCGGCGTGAGCGCACGGGATGCCTTGAACGCTGACCCATTCATCCCAATCTTCGTTCCACGCCCATCCCTGATGATGATCGCAGATAAAGTCGCCGACTTCGGATTTGGGACCGAGACGATAGGCGAAATAGTGATTCATCAACGCAACAGCACAAGCCGCGCCCATGCCTTCGGGCGTATCGTGCGTGAGCATGGCTTGGAGAATTGAAAGTCTCTTGACCATTTTCAGGTCTTTGTAGAGCCCAATCGGTCCCACCCGCATGGCTGCACCGCTGCGCGTGGAATTGGGATCGAGCCTTTGCAGAAGCTCTTCGCCGCTCTTCACAGTCGTGAGCAACTCATAGAAACGGCTGCCATACCCCTTGCGGGGATCGCGCGTGAAAGTATCGAACACCCGAGGCGCGAGTTCTTCTGGCAGGAACTCACCACCGGCCAGCAACGCTTCGGCGATGCAGATGGTCATCTGGGTGTCGTCGGTATACCGGCCACCGCCGATGTCGATCTCGGGGTGTTTGTAATAGGTCTCCGTGTCGTTGACCATGCCCTTGGCTTTGGCAACTTCGGGCGTGACAAATTCCCAGCCCGCACCGTAGGCGTCGCCGAGGGCCATCTCAACCAGCATGTATCGTTCTCCATCGAGACGCTTGCTCTTCGCGGCGTAGCCGTTCTTCGTGTTCTCGCACAGCCCGAGCCGCATCGCGTTTCTCTCGGGCGAGGGTGGCGCTGGACTTGATCCCGGTGAGGGGCAGACCGAGAAGTTCGCACACCTCATCGGTCATGTCTTCGATTTCGCAACCGCCGTTGAAATAATCGCACAGACCAAGATAGAGGCCGTGCAGGAAATCTTCATCGGCCATCTCGCGAACGGAGGTGAACCGTTGGCGATTGGCGATCACGCCGCGCAGTTGGTTCGCATAGAGATAGGGGACATCGTCCAAAACTCGAATGGTCCACGCGCGGGCGATCTCACTGTCAATGCAGTGGTCGGTAGCAACGCCGGAGATCATCCAAACTTGTTCCATGCCCTAAAATATCTCGCAAACGAGAAAGCGTAAAGCACTAAATACCTTCATGTTCAGTATGCGCTACCTCGTAAATCTGGTGGATTCCTACGCCGATGAGACCGACACAGTCGAGTCCACGCGTTTGGAAACCAACATTAATTTGGAAGTGGGTGCATTCAAAGACGAAAACGATCAACTGGCGGGCGAGTTTGTCATCGACGATCCGGCTATCAGGAAAGCAATCAAACACTATACCCACGAGTCATCCATCAATGACGAACTCATCCGGGCTGAGGGTGACGTGTCTCGTCTGCCGGAAGATTCTCAGATCGAGTATAAGCAACTCATCAGCCTCAAAGGTGTGCCGATGGCCGAAGGTCATCATACCTACTGTGGCACAGGTACGTTCAATCCCATGGAAGTCACGCAAGGTGGCATCTTCCAGACCCCCGCCTTTCTCAGCACATCGCTTAGTCTGAAAGTTGCAGTCAAGACCACTAACTACAGACGGGATCACGATCACGCGGTGGAAGATCACGTCATCCATTTCATCCTGCCGGAGGGTTTTGCCGGAGGTTTCTACGTGGCGCCATATTCCAACGATCCCGAAGAACTCGAATATCTTGTCTTCCCGCAAGAAAACTTCCGGCACGTTGGATCACAGGTTCTTCCGCTAGATGGCGTAAAACGCCACGTTCATAGCTTCAAACCGAGTTGAATCGTGTGCGGGTATTCGCCAAATATTGGGTCTCGATCCAGAATGGTTCGATCACGGACCAAAGTCTCTCGATATTTGCGTAAGCCTCCCGCCGACAAGCCGACCGGTTCTGTGTTTTCAGTAGAGAAATGGCTTCGCTTACGGAAGTGGAATCGCCTGTATTGGCGACGCCAAACACTTCACAAGCGAGCACGATAAGTTCTTCTTCAGTTTTGATAAACTGAATCTGGCAGCCATATCCATGTAGATGCCCGAAAAGCCCTCTAGCTCCTCGATTTTTTCGCCACTCCATACTCTGAAATATAGAACTACTTCACCTATATTTCAACATGTTTAACATTCAAGTGCTTGATCTCGAAACAAAATCAGAGATTGTTCACGTTTTTGCTGGACAGAATTACACATGGTGGTAAGTTTGAATCAAGTTCGGCACAGGAGATTTTCATATGGCTCTTTCGATTGAAGACAAAGCCCGTCTGGTTCAACTCTCTTCGGACCTTTCTCCTGAAAATCTCCACTGCGACGGCGAGATCAGCCGCGCGGCGGCCGAGCGCAAGCGTAAGATAATCATGCGTGAGTGGCGCGAGCTTGAGGCCAAGCATGGCCAAGAACTCGACGAAGAGGATGCCTCGCGTTTCTTCAACGAAGTTCGTCGGTGGCGCGAGACACAACGCACGACCGAAATGGCCCAATTGCCGCGCCATCCTCTGGTCGCCAGCAAGAACCCCGGCGTCTACGTTCGCGAGGGCAAGAGCGGTAGCGCGGCCTATTACATCTGGGGTCCGGGTCATGGCAGCGCCGTCGAGTTCGAACTGTTCAGCGAGTTTGCCTACAAGTTCGGTCTGGCCGAACGGATCGCCAAGTTCAAGACGCTTGATCTGGCCGTCGAGGCGGGCGAAGCCTTCCTCGCCACGGTCGGCCCGGAAATGATCCTCGCCAAATATCCGCGCAGCACCCCCGAGACCATCAAGCGCGAGCTTGAGCGTCTGCCGGAAGGTTATGCCCCGGCGCTCCCCGAGATGCCGCCGGTGACCGGCTTCGATCTGCGGGTTGGTAACGAGGTGATCGCTCATAACGTGAAGGCCGAAGATGTCGGCGGCATTCTCGTCAAGACACTGATCGAGCGAGGCCAGCACTGCAACGTCACGTCGGTGGGCTGAACTAGTTTGCGGGTGCCGAAAGGCATCCGCAAACAAAGTGGTTGACTATCCCTTAAACGCACACTAAATAGGTTTCATGACCTACTATTAGAACCACCTAACTGAACTCCTGAATTCGGCCACCCGCCGGACTTCGACCGCTGCTGCGCGCATTCTGCGTGCCTCTGGTCAGTCCGCTGCGGGTTTTTTCATGTCCATTTTTCAGCCCGCCGCGCGTGACAACGCGAGCGGGTTTTGTGCATTCAATCAAGGAATTACTGTGTCCAATCAACTGACTACCCAAGTCGATCTCGATGACGAGGACGACGATGACGATTTTGAAGACGCTTACGGCGACATGCTCGGTGAAGAGCAATGGGAAGACAACCCAGCCGCCCAAAAGCTTTACGCGGCCATGCCCAAGGGCTGGGTGATGGTGAAGTGCGTGAACTTCACGTTCCGCTCGATGGGCGAGATGGAACGCTGGCTGAAAGCCGAATGCCGCTCCGACTACAAACAAGTCGGCTTCAAAACTGGATGTTCCTACAACGTCGCGGTCCAGTTCAAAGACATAGTGGACGCGACAATGTTCAAGCTTCGGTGGAGATAAGCAATGCAGATCGAAGAAGGCATGATCGATGTTCCTCTAGTTCCCGGCCGGAAGCTCATGCGACCGCCGGAAATGGACCACAAAGATTTCATGCTGATGCAGAAATCCGAGTGGCCCGAGTTCCACAGAATAATCATTGGCCGGTGGTCTAGCGACTACCACAAACGAAAGGAGATCGATTGGTGGTGTAACGACAATATCTACGGTCGCTGGTTCCACAGCGAAGGATACGAAGTCTACTACTTTGAAAACGAAAACAGCGCGGTGCACTTCAAGCTGAAATGGTTCAGCGAAATCGCCGCAACTTAAGGAGATACCAATGTCTATCGAAATCAACTTCACGAACCGCGAAACCTACATCACTTGGCGTGCCAATTGGCGAGCGGCCTACAAGGAATTGTCGGCCGAAATCCGCCAAGGCAAGCTGGCGCTGTCCAACGCCTTCCGGTCCAACGACCCGAAAGCTGGGGGCATCCAATCGGAACTCTCGTTCAACCGCAAGATGGCTGCGCGGATGATGGAGACCCGGATGGAGGCTAAGGAACTGGTCAAGGTCCAACGCGAGCAGCACTTCGCTGAGCAAAAGGCCGCCTAACCCGAGTATCCGGCCATAACCGGACATTGCCGGACATTTGCTGGACATCCCGTTCAGTAAATTATCCAGCAAAATCAATACATGTTTGGAAGTATCCGGCCGAAGCCGGACATAACCGGACATCAACCGGACATCACAGGAGAAAACCAAATGTCCGCAAACGCAATGAAACCCGGCTTCATCGACCGCGAGGGCTACCTCCGGTGGAAGGCTGAATGGAAACTGGTCTACAAGGAACTCTCGGCCCAGATCGCGGCCGGGAAGCGCAAGGTCGCTATCGCACACCGCGAGAATGATCCGGCGGCGCCTGAGATGCAGCGCGAGCTTCAATACAAGCGCGTCATGGCTCACAAGATGATGACGCTCATGGAAGAAGCCAAGCTGCGGCGGGATCGCATCCTTGAGATGCACAAGCAACTGGCCGAGCAGAACGCTCAGTTCCCGTTGGTGCTCGACGACTGCCGTATCATCGACTTCCACTTCAACAAGGGCTCGTTGGAATATCCGTTCCTGCCCATGTGGACGCTGAAGACGAAGGGCAAGTCGTTCTACATCAACCACATCGAAGCCAATATCCCGTGGAGCACGCGAGAGCTTCCCGAGGGTTCCACCCGTGGCATGATCCGTCTGCGTAATGGTGAGATCACCATCGACGCCGAAGGCACGGCCACGATCAACCAGAAGGCGGTCAAGCCGATGCTGCAAGCTGCTTAGAAGGAACAGGTCAACTAATCCCCGGTCTCCGGGGTGAACTTTTTCGGTCTCCCCGGAGACCAATACGACGAGGTAGCTCAGGGGTTGAGCGTTTGGGCGTGAAGCTCGAAAGGTCGGTGGTTCGAATCCATCTCTCGTCACGGTCGAATAGCTCAGTGGTAGAGCAGCGCGATAATGGAGGGCTCCGATACGTAAGCGGTCCTGTGAAGTTATCGCGTGTGTCGGTGGTTCGAACCCATCTTCGACTTCTATTTTTCGTTGACGAAAAAATGTGATCCTCTATTATGAGGTTGCGTTGATTCCGTAGCTCAGTTGGTAGAGCAGCGAACTCATCTAATCCCTCCCATGAGGTTACGGGAGGTATTACTTAAATTCGCGGGTCCTCGGTTCGAGTCCGAGCGGAGTCACCAAATGCCCCCGTGGGCCGAGCGGTCGAAGGCCACGGTCTCTAAAACCGATGGAGAAATCCCAGCGCAGGTTCGAATCCTGTCGGGGGTGCCAATCAGAAAATCTGCCACCAGTGCTTCTTCACGGGCGCGGGCGGCTTCTGGTTCATCGGTACGAAGTCTGCCGGGGGTTTCGGATAGGACTTCGGAGGCGTGAGCTTTGCAGTCACAACATCCGCTTTCTTTTTCACCTTTGCCAGTTCCGCATCTTCCTTCTTCAGGTCGGCTTCGAGCGTGGCGATCTTCGCCGCATTGTCGTCGATCTGCTGTTGAGCATCGTTCAACTGGGAAGAGTTGGAGTTCGAAGTGTGGAGCGCCGTTTTTGCCCAGTCGCGAACCTTACTGAACTCGCTATTCGAGGTGAGCGAGCAATAGGTGAGCACCACGAGCAGAGCTATTCCCGTGCCGTAATGCTTCAGTTTCTTCTTGAGTTTGGTATCCATGAAAATATTTAGGGCAGAATGTCGCAGGCGTAAGGGACGACTTTTCGTTTACGAAAATACTGGCCACCTCGATATGAGCGCGGTATAATTCGCTCATGGTCAATGTTTTTCTCGATCTCGATGGGGTGCTTGGCGCCTTTGACGAGCACGTCGAAGCTCTCTGGGGCGCGGGTCCTCGCGAACTGGGAGACGTGAAACTGTGGGAATTGGTGTCCGGCCATCCTCCGTTTTGGATCGACAGTCCGTTGAAGCCCGGCGCCCAAGAACTATTCGACGTGGCCGCGCCCTACAACCCCACGATCCTGACTGGCTGCCCGACGACAGGCTTCGATCATGCGGTTGAGCAAAAGCGCCTATGGATCGACAAGCACTTCGGTACGCATGTCCCGGTGATCGCCTGCTTGTCTCGGGACAAACCGCTTCACATGACGCAACCCAAAGACATCCTCGTCGATGACTTCATCGTCAACATCAAGCGGTGGCAAAAGGCTGGTGGAACAACTGTCTGGTATCAGACGGCCGACCAAGCTATTGCTGATCTGAAGAGAAAACTGGAAAACGCGCGTGTCCGAGAAGAAACCCTCGCCTGAGTCTCTGTCCTATCCGGGGCCTCCGGTGCCGAGCCCGCCTCCTCCACCTCCCCCGCCGCCCCCTCCTCCTTCGTGGGAGAAGGAAAGTCTGGGAAAGGGGGCGATCCTGAACTTCATCGGCGAGAGCATCTATGCGATTCGGTTCACCTTGGTGCCGATGTATATCATGCTGTGGGTGGCGATCATCGCCTACAACGTGCAGTTCGCCCGCGAGATTTTCGACTTCTTGTTCGTCTCGGGTGGGTTCGGCTTCCGAACGAATGACTCGACCCATTACCTGATCTGGATTTTGAGCCTCATCGACATCACGATGATCGGCAACCTCGTGGTCATGACGACCATCGGTGGCTATTCGACCTTCGTGAAGGAGTTCGATCTCAAGAAGCTTGAGGGTCGTCCGCGCTGGATGAACGGTCTCGATAGCACGGCGCTGAAAAACAAGATGGGTATGTCCCTGATTGGCGTCTCGGCGATCCACCTTCTCAAGACGTTTATGGAGAACGTCGAGAACTTCAACGGGCTCTACAAACTCGCGTTGACGCACGAAAACGTCTGGTTGCCAGCTTCCATGCTCATGGTCAGCACCGGGCTTCAAATCGTCACTCACCTTGTCTTCACATAAGTTCGTCGAAGCCGTCCATGTAGATAGATTCGTTGAACGACACACCTGTTTTGATGTGCGGTAGCCAGTTTGCTGCGTCCAGCATCATGGCGGACAGCATCACGACAAACCCTAGCGCAACGAGGCCGGTGACTGTGAGAAGAGGAATGGCCCAGAGAGGGACTTTCGATGACGATGAAACTTCGGTCCAACCCATGTCGCGTTCCAACCGTGCGACGATGGAATCAGCCACACCTTGCGACTTGGTGTAGACAGTGACATCGACGCAGACGCCGCTCTTGGTCTGGAACGACTTCGCGAACTTTGTCGGGCTGCTGTCCACCGGAATGATGATCGGAATGATGGTGGTCATGTTTAGCCACCCATCGCTTGGCGGATGGCTTCGTTCGGAACCTGCACCTTGTGGCCGCCAATGAACAGATCGGAGACCCGCGAACCGGGATAGCCGATCTTGGCGTCGAGGTTGATGGTCGTTCCGGCGCGATCCGCTTCCATGCGGGGTGTGACGATCACGTTCATTTGGGTGTCGCTGGTCGTATGGGTGTTCGAGCCACCCGTTTGGGAGTTGGTCGAATTGCCGCCATTCCCTTGCGACGAACCCACCGAATTGCCGTTATGGTTGTCGCCGTTGCGGTCGTTGCGGAATAGATCGCGGGTAGTGGACTGCGTGGCGATTCGCGCCTTGGTCTCGTGAATCAGAGTTTCCACGTCATCGCGGTCGAAACCCGGCATAGCGGGGAACGCGTTGGCGGTGGCGGACGGAATGGCGTCGATGTATTCCAGCGCGGCTTCAAGGGCCGTCAGAAGGCGTTGTTCGCGCGAAATCATGTGCCACTCCTTTTGTTATCTTGGAGTAATAATATCATCGCTTTCTATCTGGTCAACGAAAAAGGGCGACCCGAAGGCCGCCCCTAAACGCTGCTGATGGTTGACTTAGATCAGGCCGAAAACGGCCCCGGTGCCAGCGCCCGCCATGAGCCCGCCAAGACCGAAGAACGTCCCGGCTAAAGTCATGTCCCGCTTCCGGGCAAACTGCCGCCAGCGAGGATCGTGAATGCCGCGCCCGAGGTAGGCCAAGCCTAAACCTAAAAGCACGCCGGTGATGTAGATGAACTTGATTAACATGAAACGTCTCCTGTTGTGGTTGAAATGAAAAGGGCCGGAGTCTCCCCCGGCCCTCTCACTTGGTATCGAGCTTGGCTTAGCCGTGCTCACCGGGCGGCGGCAGGGTCACCGGCGCGGCCACGGGGGCAGCGGCCGGGGGAGCCGGAGGGGCCGGGGGAGCGACGACCACGGTCGTTGCGACCACAGCCACCGGCTTGCAGGAACCACCGGCGCGACGCATCGCTTCGGCAACGTCCTTGTCTTCGGCGAGAAGCTCGCAGGCGACTTGCGTCATGCCCATCGAGTTCAGTTCGCGCGAATTCTTCAGACGGACGCAGTTCCGGTCGGTCCAAGTGCTGGCCGCCGAGAAGCCGAAGGTGATGCCTTGGCCACCGACCGAGGACGAACCCATGCAGGTATCGACACCGGCCGTCAGCGGGGCGGCGTAGGCGGTGCCGACCGGGTTGCGCTTCTGCGCTTCGTTGCTGATGTTGACGCTCGTGCTGGTGTTCTGCGCGGCGTTGTTACCGGCGTTCGACTGGGTGTTGGTCGAGTTGCCGGAGTTCTTGGTGCCGCTGACAGCCGTCTGCGCTTGGCTGTTGTGGGCGTCCTGCGACTGGCCTTGGCTGGCGTTGCCGGAGTCGGCGATGCCTTGCTGTTGGCCTTGGCCTTGACCTTGGACATTCTTGTTGTCGTTGGCAGAGTTGCCCGACGCCAAAACCGACGACGACGTGTTGTCGGAGTTCAGCTTGGTGGTGTTGCCGTTGTTGCCGTTGTTACCGGCATTGACGGTGCCCGAGTTCGTGGTCGCGGTGCCGCCCTTGACGCTGGCGTCGGCGTGGTTGTCCACGTTGCCGGAGTTGTTGCCGCCGAGATTGGTGTTGTTGCCGCCGAGATTGGTGGTGGTGTTCGTGCCGGTCAGCGTGTTGCTGCCGTTGGTGTTGGTCTGGGTGCCGCCCTTGACGCTGGCATCACCACCAGTGGTGTTGCCGTTGTTGGAGCCGCCGGTCACGTTGCCCGAGCCATGGGAATCCACGTTGCCGGAGGCGATGGCCGAGCCGTTGGCGTTGGTGACCGCGCCGCCGACAGTGTTTCCGACAGTGCCGCCGGTCACATCAGCGTGGCCGCTGTTGGTGTTCAGATTGGCCGACGACGTGGCGGTGTTGGTGATCGGAGCCGCCGCCGTGATCGCGGTGTTGTTCGAGCCTTGGTTGGCTTGGATCGTCCCGGTCTGGGAGTTGCCGATGGCCGAGGCCGACGACAGACCAGACGAGTTGGTGATCGGAGCCGAAAGGGTCGGCGACTCATTGTTCGTCAGCGTGGAGCCGAGCGAGTTGGAGCCGGTGTTGGTTTGCGTGACACCGGGGTCGGTGGCGAACGCCGGGCTGGCGATCAGGGCGATGGCCGCTGACGCGATGAGGAGCTTTCTGAAATTCATGTTTGTTTCCCGTGTTGAACTTCTGGCGAGATTGCCGTGACGAGTCCCCGCCCGGCAATTCGTGTGCCAAAATCTAAAATGGCACTAACGACCCGCTTGGTGGGTATAAGTCAAACGATGTCGTATATCAGAAACCTCATAAGTCAACAGCTTTGCCATGAGGACGTATAGAAAAACCGTTTTGACGGTGTTGTTCTAACGTCCTGTGATAAAAATATTTCACTACCGGCCGCACATCCCGTCGTTTGGTTGGCCTTGGTATAGTGTGCCGCAATGTTTCGGCATTCACCTCACGAGGACTGCCATGAACCATCCGCTCGAACAAGCAGCCAACATCATCGCGACATATATCGAGACCCTGAACGCAACGAAATCCATGTGCGAATGCTGCGGGCTGACGAAATACGAAAACTTCGATCATGCTCAATCGCGCACGGAATTGAACTCGATGGTCATCAAATTGAGACGCAAGGCTATTTCGAACGAGATCAGCCGATCAAAGATGCCCCAGACTGAGACATAAACTGGAACGATTACGGGGTCAGGTTCGACCGTAAATATCGGTATGAACCTGATCCAAAAAATCAACGAGTTTGTAGCCGCGCGAGCCACACTGCTGATGAGCACGATGTGGTGCGTCTACGTTTTCCTGATTTGGAGTCTGCTGCCGCTCGCGTTTCCACACCTTCAAGCAGTCGTCTTCTATGTGAGCGGTGGCGTGATCCAACTCGTGGCGCTGCCGCTCATCATGGTGGGTCAGGATGTGTTGAGCCGAAAATCAGAGACAAGGGCTCAAGAGGATCACGACACCATCATGGCCGCGTTCGAAGAGATCAAGGCTATGCACAAAGAACTTCAACTTGTCCTCGTGCCGAGCCCTGATCCCATCGAGCCTATAGAATAGTGGCGGTGCGAACCCACGGAGGGCTTTCGCCCTCTTCCGCTTTCAAGGCGGACGCCATAAGCCTCTCGACCACAGCACCGTATACTAATGGGGTGATCGACGGGGCTCGAACCCGCGACCTGAAGATTCACAGTCTTCCGCTCTACCAACTGAGCTACGACCACCATAAATGTCGGCTTGACCCGACAAGAAACGACTTCCTGTCAGTTCAAGGCGACAACGCCAGAAGCAGACGGTCGATGCCAATGGCCCAACCCACGCCTTCGGCGTATCGGCCGCCTCCGGCAATCTGCTTTTGTGCACCGAGCGCCGAACACTCAACCTCGAATCCATCCTCGACGTAGTAGGTCAAGCCACGCTTAACCGAATCGTTGAAGGTGTAATCTAGGCCGAGCTTGTCGAGACAGTTCCGCAAAAGCCCAGAGGCTTCATCGGCGCCATTCTCAACGTTCCCGAGAATTTCGATCCCAAACTGGGTGAACTCTCGATAGCGCCCGGCTTGCGGCCGTTCGTAGCGGTAGCAGCGGGAGACATAGAAAATGCGCTTGGAGGCACATTTCTTTGCCCACGACTCTCGCCAGATTTCCTGCACCAGTCCAGTCACCTCGGGGATCAAGCAGACCGGGCGGCCTCCTTTGTCCTCGAAAGACCACATCTGATTCACGATCTCCGGCCCGGCCTTGTCAATGAAGGTCTGCTGACCCCACAAAGCCGGAAGAATTACTTCATCGAAGCCTGCTTCAATGAACCAACCCCCGGAGGATTTCGATGGTCTGGGTATAGGCTCTCGCCTCATCCCCTTCGATCAATCGTGTTCCACGCAACATTTTCTTCTCTCCAAAAAATTACCAAGCTGGGCAGGATTTGAACCTGCGGTTCCCACTCTCGAACGGTTATGCGCGACCGATTTGAGCAAGAACTAGCGCATCAGAGCCCTTAGACCTCTCGGGCACCGGCTTGGAAATTATGCATTGCGAAGTTGTGCCTTCAGTTCAGCAATCTCTTGCATGATCTTCGGGACGCTGACTTCGCGTGATGTTGAATCCTTCTTACCCAATGAGGTACGAAGGAACTGCTCAAGATCGATGATCCGGTCATGTAGCTTGAGCTTCTTCTTGTCGATGCGGCTCATACGTCGGTCGCCTTCCTGTGATTGCGATAGTCGCGCTCACGCTCGGCCACGATCTTGGAATCGACCGTCCCACGAAAAACCTTCATCACTCGCCATCCACGACCTTCGTCGTCGAAATCGAGAATCCTGCCTTCGACCGCGAACTTGGAAGGAAGCCACGACGTGAACTCGTCTCCGTTCGCTCGCTTTAGTTTGCATTGCGTATGAGTAGCCATCATGACTGCCTCCTTTGTTATGGCCCGCAGGCCGGTTGAATTGGTACTGACTGTAAGAATCGAACTTACATAAGCGGTTCCACAAACCGCCGCTCTACCATTGAGCTAAGCCAGCATAGACAGTGGAGAGGGCTAGGACTCGAACCTAGCATAGCTCTATTGGCAACGGCTGGCTGGCCGCCGGGCTCCGCGCCCCATCCTATCCGTAAAGTGCGGTTGCTTGGTGGGCCGGGTTGGATTCGAACCAACGCGTCTTTCGAAACCGGGTTACAGCCGGTCGCCTTCAACCACTCAGCCACCGTCCCACTAAGGAACCGCACTTTAGTATTTGGAGTTCACGGTGAGACTCGCACTCACTTTAACGAGGGTTGCAATCTCGTGCCTCGGCTTCTTCGGCCTCGTGAACATATGGTGGGTAGGTGCCGGATCGAACGACTCCCCGCTAGAGAAGGGATTTACAATCCCCGTGTCAGAACCACTGACTTTACCTACCCGTATTGGCGGAAAATGGAGGCATCGAACCTCTGACCTTTCGGTCACTACGAGTTAGCAACTCGCTCGGGGAGCCAACCCCAGCATTTTCCGTGGCGGACGGTGGAAGCATCGAACTTCTGACCTTGCGGTCACTACACGCTTCCAACGTGTTCGGGGAGCCAACCCCAGCACCGTCCGTTTGTATTGGAGGAAGGTGGAGGCATCGAACCTCTGACCCTTGCAGGTCACTACTGTTTTCGAAACAGTTTGGGGAGCCGACCCCAGCACCTTCCATAGGAGAATTAATGGCGGTAGGTGAAGGAATCGAACCCTCAACCTTTCGGTTGGGACGGTGTTCAAAACCGCTTGACCACCTTGGCCCCCACCTACCCTCATTAATTCTCCTAGCCTACTTTTTCGTCATCCTTTCCGGCCGCATGGCCAATAAAAAACCCGGTCCTTTGAAGGAACCGGGAGCATTAAAAAACCCGGCGTCCTTGGGAGCCGGGTGAGAAGTTTTTGAGACCTTTGGGAACCTTAGATTTTGGTTCCAGCATCGCTCATACGCTTCGCACCCTTGCTCGAAGAGCAATGGCTGGAATAGCAATACGAGTATGAACTGATAGCGATCATGATACTGCCTCCTGCTCGGGTTGACGTTGCGTTAAAAAGTTGAACGGCCCAAAGCCGCTCTGGAATTTGTATTTATGCACGGACTTCAAACGCCGGTCAACATGTTTCGTTGCACGAAAGAAAATTAATCAGAGCCAGAACATTTTGAAGAGGGCGGCGTCCTCAGAGAACGAGAATTGCAGTTCACATCGGGTCATTTGTTTTTTGATACGAACTGGGTTACCCAACTTATCTAGCCACTCTTGAACATCCGACGACGGCGTGACCACAAACCACATACTTCGTGGGTTTTCCTCATCTCGGCATCTTGTGAGGAGATGCGGGAACTCCAACTGTCTCACAAGAATAGTTCGTCTAGACATAGGAGACGGTCGATCCCACCAAAAGCAATCCGGCCGAGCACGCAGCCACTAGCATTGTAAAACTCCCCGCTACCGCTGTGTAGAACAACGGACCTTACACGGGGTCGTGGCTAATCTAGCGGTCTTTCGACCTTCTCATTCAGTTGCAAAGTCCCCGGTATGTGTCTGATGTTTAATCCCGAGGAATGGAACCAACCGTCTTCTACTTTGTATCAGAGCCAGAACAATTTGAACAGCGCGGCATCTTCTACCTTCTCGAACGAGAGGCGGCAGTTGGACATTCCCGGTCGGACAGTCACCAGACCCTTCATATTTTGAGAACACCATTGCTCAACATCGTGATTGAGCTTGGAAAGAATAAAGACATTTTGATCGTGCGGATCATCTTGCTCATACGTTTCGAGCAAACGTTCATGCTCGCGGCCGAACAGGCTGATGAGACGATCAGCGGGCGTCATGAGAACCGCTAAATCCCCGTAGGCAAACCCTTGCGAAATCACTTTCGTTACACTGCCCATTGTTGTTCCAAGCGCATACACATCTATCGCCTACAATGTGAACGACAAATAGGGGAGGCGACCCCGATACGAGTTGCACCCATTGAAATAGACCAACCATCAAGGTCTTTGAAAGGTAGCTAGGCGTTTTTTGACTTCTGTCGCCCGAGCATGGAGTTGGATCAACATCTCTTTGTTGATTTCCTCCAAGAGGATCGCTGACAGTTCATCTTCCATCGGCAGACTGGTAGGCACCGGCGCGGGTGCTTCAGTGCAAACGTAATCCTCGTCGTCGCTCAGGAAAAACTCGCCCCAAAGAAGGCGAATGGTCTCATCGTTTTCGGGTTCGACGAACGACCAGCTATGCCAAGGCCAATCATCGTGCTGATAGCCAAGGGTCTGTGTATTGAGCCATTCGTAAAACTTGATGTAGGTCGGACCCGTGCCCCTCGCTCGGAATCTGCGTGTGGTGGCGCCCTCAAACGTTGTGTGCTTCCACGAAATGATCCCGAGAACGTCAGACACCACGAACACCTTCGATCAAACTCCGATGACCCTTTTCAATGGCCATATCGTTGAGCAAATTAAACACCAATTTGGTCAACCTGCAATCCCGCTCACAGTAGATGGACATCGATTTCGACCATTTGGTGAAGTCGGTATGATCGCCCTTGGGGAAATCAAACAGTTCGCCCCATGACTTCAGCTTGTGGTTCTTCATGCTGACGTAGCGGCGACTCAGATCGAGACACTCAACGATCTGTTCGGGACGAAAAATGACCAAACCTTCGGTGAGGCGCTCGATCACAGGCACATCATAGCCTTTGCCGTTGTAGAAAACGACCCGGTCGGCTTCCGCCAGACGCATGAGCCCATCCACAACTTCATCGCCATGGTAGTCGTAGAATTCGTCGGACTCGTAATCGAGCACACCAACCATGTGGATAACGGAGGGTCGCAAGGAATCGCATTCCAAATCGGCAATCAAAATGGTCATAAGGAAATCTGCTTGGTTTCAATTCGACCACCATAAGTCGGTGACGCAGCAGAAATCCATATTTGAGTCATATGGAGCAGGAAGCCATGCGGCTCCCTGTGCTGATATCCGACTCACTCGCTGTCGCTCGTTCCGTCGTTCATCAGCGTTTCTGAGGAAAGATGAACATCCATCCTTCAGAAACCTTTTCTTTATATCCTAGATTTCACGTCACTTTCTCCCCCAGACGATTTCTCGAAACGAGAAGGTCTGAGAGAGAATGCGCTACATCCTGAGTTTGTAGTCGCTCGACAAGCCACGATCCGCGTCTATAGCGGCGGCTGGCGGTTTCCCGATACCAGCTTGTAGCGGCCCCATCTCGGCACGCCCCACCGAAGTTGTCCGCGTCTAGGGGTTATGTGGCTGGATGTGACAAGCAGTCTTTTGCATCCGCCACGCCTTGCGTCGCGTGGTGAGCGTCTAATGCCAAACGGTTATGAAGTTGTGGTTCAATCTCGTGCACCTAGCTGTCGAGGAACCGGTGCACGCGGGTGGCTGTCAAATGGATCAAGACAGATTCCACCCTCATTATTTAAGTGCCTTTTTCGAGACGTTTGTCTCGACGAGCGGCAGCGGGGTCACACGCGAAACCGGGAATTGCACCCGGCCGGGCTTAGCACACAATCTCGGTCGGCCACGCAGCCTCATAGTCCCGGTCTGCGGCCGAAGCCTAGTATGTCCCGGTGACAGGTTTGCGGTGGGGTGCCGCTATAACCCCGCGTGTATGTCGTGGCTCTTTCGAGCCGGTTCTTGAGAGTCGGACAGTAGAATCGTTCGAATGACTGAGTCAAAATGATTCACCGGGACGATATTTAGCATTAAGACCACAGTCCTAAATATCGTTGACTATTCAATATGATATGTTACTCTCAGGGATAAACAAAAGGACTCGGCACATGATCCATCCCATTCTCGATCAGCACGAAGCCATCGCGTGGGACATGGACCAGACCCTTGTTGATGGGCCGAACTCCGCGTTTTTCCTCGATTACATTACGCATACTCCCCACAAACGTCACCATGTCGTGACATTCCGCAATAAAAGCTGGGCGAATACGGCGTGGGCTGAACTCAGAGAGCTTGGACTCGACTCCGCGAAGCTGATCCGCTCGGTCGAAAACTGCCCGGAACCGATCCACGATTGCTTCATGATCGACAAGAAGTTCGCCGGGCGCGACGAACGTCACCGCTATTACAACGGCCCGGCGCTGACGCGCGAAGAGTTCGACACCAATTCCAGTCTTTTCCCTTTATGGAAGGCGGAACGTGCGAAGCAGATCGGCTGCACCATCCTCGTGGATGATATGCCGCAATGGGTGAAGGCCGGATGTGATCTGCATGGGGTGCAGTTCCTACATGCCTTCGACGCCGTGCCAGAGGCCGCTCAGAGCCGTTAACGGACTTTTCTGCGGGTCAGGTGGAGTCGGAACGCCCCGCCGCCGTTGAGGGCTTGTAGGCCGCGCACGGGGGTAAGATTTTCAACCCATAGCGGGAACTCGCGGCGGATCGGCCCACTGAGCCCTGTGATGATGACAACAGACTTGGCGCCATGCTGCTGAGCGGCGACCACGAAACGTTGGGTCTCGATATGGGCCTGCGCGAGCGTCAGCCCATGCAAATCTAAGGTCTGCCGAAAGGTTTCGCGCAGACTGGGGGCCACCGGCCGCATCACCGGTGCCACGGAGCCAAACACCAGAGGCAGAATGCTCTCGGTGACTTGCTTCCAAATTTTGTGATCGTCGGGCGTCATAACGCCCGTATTTACTACCTCAGCATCCGCACATAGATGTGGGCGCCGATGTATTGATGGATCGGGGAGCGATGAGCCCACCGAGGCACGCCGATTTTGCGGGAAAAGAAGCTGTCCGCTCCCCCGGTCGGGTCGATCTGATCGTCGTCCGTGACGATCTGGCGAGCGTAGTCGAGCATTCGACTCCATGACGCTTTCTCCCGTGGCAGGATGCCGGAAACGCCCCTCGTGGTCCAAACGTATTGGCCACGTTCCCAAATGGTCGCGCAATAGTCCTGCGCGGGGCTCTTCAGAACACGATTGCGCGTCGAGTAGCCTACGGCCTTGATGTCGGCCTCGGTGCTACCGCGAGCTTCGTGGTATTGATTCAGTGCCAGACAGATAATCTGGTTTTGAGTAGAAACCTCCAAGTCGTCAAAAGTTGCGGGGACGTAGTTTGCCTGTATTGCGGTGAGGGTTTGCTTGAGTGTTGCGGATTTTGCTGGCGTGCCGAGACCCACGAAGGTGAGAAGTAGCACAGCGATGGCAGCAGCGGTCTTGCGGGATCGCATAATTTCTCCTGTAAGTGTTGATGAGACTGCCGATTAAGACGGTCGGGAGGTCGCCTGTCAACCTCAAAACGTTCCAATTGGGCACGAAAAAGCTCGCGCAAAAAGTCAGGCTATTGATATTTATCAATAATCTGACACAGCTTAACAACAGATATTGCACTGCAACCGGGAGTTTCGAGTTTCGTTGACCATATCTCATTGATTTTGGTGGACGATTTTTATTGAGAAAGACCCTTGACAAAAGGTATTGTTGCAACTGGGGAAGAATACTGCGACCACCCGGCGGTACTTCGTTTGAACCCCCATTTCGGGTGACACCATTGTTCTAGGCATTGAAATGACTAAGGAAAATAAGGGCCGCCCCGAAGGCAAGCGCGCCCCACGCCGTGTTACGAGCACGGCGGAACTGAAGGACTTGGAAAATTGGCTGGGGACTATTCAGATCGGCGTCAAGCCGTCCGTGAAGGTCAACGGCTCGCACCATCCCACCGCTCTGCTGGTGGTTGATCTCGGCCAGCCGGTCAAGCAGATTCGGCTCAACTCGGAACAGTCCGGCGAACTGGGCCAACGCCTGCGTCGGACGGCCCGTGAGCTTCTCGGCGGACGCGATGTGTCTATTCGTGTCTCGGCTGACAATAGCCACGGTATTCACTGGGCCAGCGTTGCGTAAACGCTGAATGGGGCGGTCGGGGTAACTCGACCGCCTTTCCTGTATGATTATCGACGACACAGGCGAACTCTGCGTGGTTGGGAATATATTTCCCGGCCCGGAATGGGGTGGCGTCGTTAATGTCGAAAATGAAAATGTATCGACCGAGTGGGAGCCCTACAAACTGCATCATATGGACAATCCGGTCTTCATAGAACGGTTTGCCGAGATGCACGAATGGTTGACCATTCAAACATCGGCGTTCCGTATGAACCCGGTGACGATGACAAGTTTCAACACGCGTGAGGCGCCGCAAGTGCTGGCGCTCATGATCCAGCTACCCGAAACTCTCGGTGTGCTGTTCAAGCTTTACTGGTATTCGGACTAGACGTAGTTGACGAGTTTCGTTCCCGTGATACTATCGTGGGATGATGAATTTTGCCTTATACTTTTCCGCGCTGATCTGCACCATCTGTTGGTTCGTCTATAGGGCGTTCACCGGTATGAATGGTTGGGCCGCCACGGGTCTATGTATTCTGTCCCTGATCGGCATCACGGTTCTTGCGATTGCGCTGGTGTTTTTCACAGCGCAGATCGGCCCGCGTTCTGGGCAAGACAAATACAATAACCACAACAGGTCAGGAACTTAAGCTCTGAAATAGCTAGAACCATCGCATCTTGAAGTGAATGGCTTGTGCCGCATCTACGAAGATCAGCAGAAGGTCTTCTTCGAATTCCAATACGCGAGTTTCTATCTTCATTTCCGGCGTATGAGCAGCTACCCATGCTTGCACTTCGGGATTCAGAGATGAATCGTCATCGAACTGCCAAGTCATGATGTCTTTATGATCGGCATAGAGTAGAGGCACTTCCACTTTCTCAAGTCGAGTAGGGCACGGTGGCAGGCCATCAGTTTCGAACTCAGGTCGGCCAGCCCCACACCATCGATTCGGTGGCGCCCGTCCATCTTGCGTGAAGATGCGCTCGCCTTCCATAATCCAATTGCAAAGATAGCAATCGTCGAAAACGATCATCCAAACCAGCGCATTTTGAACAGAAGAGCATCGTATTCGCTATCGAATACGATTTGCATGTAGGTTGAAGAAATCATCTGATCCCACTCCCCATTTTTACGACGAAATTGGTCAATTCTGAGAGAGTGGGGGTTGGGGCACCCCCAGTCGCGGCCGGTTCGTTTGCTCTTTCCCGCAACCTGTTGTTCGCTTGTGAACACAAGTTTCCACGGAGAACGCAGGTTTTCGCCAGCCCAATCTAGGATGTCATCTCGTAGGGCGAAAAATCTCTTATTCGGATCGTCACCATAATCTTCGTAGAAAGTGCGATCAAGAAAGAGGATGTTCATCCAAGTTTCAGCTTCTTCAGTTCTTCGAGTTCGTCGTTGTAAACGGCCTTGAGACGATCCGGGGACGCGAGAATAGCCTCGTATTCAGCGATGGCAAGGTTCAGTTCACCGATTTTGGTGTTAACATCCTGCTCGAAGGCTTTGGTCCACCGATAGGTCGGCAGGCTCACAACCCGATCCAATTGCTTGTCATCGAGCTTGAGCTTTGCCTTCGTGACCACCGAAGTCACATCGGTTTCCACTGCGTTGCGATCAGCGAACGTTCCAAGGCGTTTGGTGAATTGATCCTTGAACAGCGCCGCCAGAGCGTGCCAGTAGTTGCGCTCATAGATCGTGTCGGCTCGCAGTTTCTCGAACCGCTTGGTATACCAGCCCAACCGCCAGACTGTGAAGTCCTGAACGAGTTCTTCGGGCGTGGCGTAGGTGCGGATAGCGTTACCGCCCCAGCCGATCACGACAATGCGCTCCGTGGTTTTCTCGGCGAGCTTGAAGAATTTGATAGCCTCATCTTCGGTCCATGCTTTGCGAGCCGGGATGCGGTTCTTGAACTTTTTGCCCTGATCGACGTATTCCTCGACGCGAGCAGCTTGCGGGCCAAGATAGCCGCGCTTGAACTTCACGGTGATGTCGATGCAATCGGTGGAGCGATCCGTGAAACCCATGACCGGGTTCTCGTTCTCGTCTTCCATTTTGATGAGCTTCGAACGGAAGCTGTCGATCTTTTCACCCGGCGGCAATTCGGTGATCTGGATAGTCGAGGTGTCCAAAATCTTCAGCTTACCGGTGAACTCCCACTGATTTGGACCGAGATTCTTCACACCGACGTTGTAGCGGGCGAAGTGGGGTTCGAGGCCCTTGATCGGCTTTCCGGCCAACGCATCCTGTGTCGCTTGGATGATGTTCTTGAGAGAACGCGGTAGGATTTCAGTGCTCCAACCCACAGCCACGCCCGCCACGCCGTTGAGAAGCACGGTGGGGATCAACGGGAGGAAATGCACCGGTTGCACGTTCGATCCGTCGTAGTTTTCTTCCAGCGGAACGAGATCAAGATCGCGATAGAGGAAAGCTTCGGCCGCCTTGGCGCGGCGAACCTCTGTATAGCGAGGGGCGCCAATGCCTTCCACGGGCGCCACACGGCTACCGAACTGACCAAGCCCTTCGATCAGGGGCACGTTGTTCTTGAACGGGGCGGCCAATTTACCGATGGCGTCGTTCGCCGACACTTCGCCGTGGACGTATAGGCGCTCGAAACCCATGAGCCCTGAGAGGGCGAACGTCTTGATTTTGTCCGCACGATGCCGCAGCAGCCACAGAGCGATGCGTTGACCGGACTTCAGGCCATCTTCCACAGAAGGAATGGCCCGCGTCGAACAGACGTAGATCGCATACTCCCGGCTATCCCGCAGGAGATAATCCGTGGGCTTCGGTTGAATCTTGGTCTTCTGGTTGGCCGCGAAGTCTTTCCACTCGGCGTCGGTCAGTCCGAATTGGGACAGGGACGTGCCGAAAGGCAGAGTCGGGGCGGGAACGGTTTTGGGCATAATGGCTTTCAAAAATAACGAGGTAGGAAAATAAAATTGGTAAACGAGATATTAGGACCAACGGAGTTTGAAATGCAAGGCGTCCGTTGCGCTCTCAAAATAATAGATCGGTTTCTTCATGTCGGAGGATCGCATCCAAAGCTGCCATCCTGAACCGATATGCTGTGTCATCCAGTCGTCGAACAGCTTCGTCGCTTCATCGTCGTCAAATACCCCGTGCGGTAGAACAGGGATCACATTGAAAGGGAACAAGAACTCAAGGAAGCGAACCAAATCATTCGGGTTGTGCTCAGACGGTGCGAAGCCCATATCGAGAACTTCTTGACGGATTTTACCGTCTTCGTCCCAGATATACTCCCAGCGCATCCGATGGCGTTCGTCGAGGTAAGCGGCGGGGATCATGCGGACAACAACTTGAACATGGCGGCATCCTGCATTCTGGCAAACCAGAACGTATATTGAAAGTAGCCATCGCTGAAATTGCGCTGTCTCGACGGATAATGTTGTCGAGAACCCTTGGCATCCTTGAACTTGGTCTTGGAAAAGAACACGTTGCCCCGAGAGTTCGTGCGAACTGAATCGATCAATTCTTCCTCAGTTTCGAACTTTCGTCCATCGACTTCCACTTTCCAGAACCGTCCCTTGGGTGGAGTCTTCGTAAAGGTCACGCTCGACATTGGCTACTTGCCGCTCCAAAAAAGCTTGAAGAGGGCGGCGTGGTGCTTACTCGTGAACGTGGCGCGGATGACGTGCAGATTGTTGTTCGTCTCCCGCGCGGTCATGTTTGGATGAAGATCAGTTGGGACGTTTTCGGCACACCAATCCTGCACAGCGACGATGTCGCTGACCACGACGATGACTGAAAATTTCTCCGCGCTATTTTCCATCACATCCCGATCCATTCCTTGCGCTTATCAGCGAGCTTCGGGTTGAACAACAGATCAAGGCCGCTGGACAGCTTCCCATCGTCGGTGACGGCCCGCGCCTTCGGGTTTTCGAGAACCCAGCGCCAGTCATCGCGCTTCAGTGCAGCGAGGCCCTTGGCGCGAGTGATCTCCCATCCCTTGTGTGCGTCCGAATCGAAGTCGTGATAGTTCTCGTTATACCAGTATTTCCGAACCTTGCCTTTGACCGCGACGATCAGAGGGGTGTCGAAAAGATAGACGAACGGCGGCCGAGCCGGATCGAACAGTTCGGGCCAGAGCGTGTAGAAGAAGTTCACGAGAAGCGCGGCGATGTTCTTCCCGTCTTCGTCCGCATCGGTCGTGATGTAGACCTTGCCGTAGCGAAGCAAGTGACGGTTGACGCGCTCACCGGGCACCAGACCGATAGCGGTCATGATCTTGGCAAGAGCTTCGTTTTCCAGAACGCTCTTCGGGCTTTCGCCAAAAACGTTCAGCACTTTGCCTCGAAGCGGCAAGCCGCCATGAATGTTCGGATCACGCGCTTCGACCATGCCGGAGATGGCGCTCTTGCCTTCGCCGAGGAAGAGGATGCACTTCGAACGATCACCGCCGCAGGCGTCTTCGAGGTCTTCCACCTTGGTGCGAAGGTTTTTCTTCGCCAGTTTCTTGGCGTCGTCGTTGTCTTTCTTCTGAGTCCGCTCCGCGCATCGCGCATAAACGTCCTCGATCCATTCCGGGTTCTTACGAATGACACCCTTGAAGAAATCGGTGTCGTCGAGCGCACGCTTGATGATCGCGCCGACTTCTTCGTTGATGAGTCGGGTCTTCGATTGGCTATCGAAGGACGGCTCATCCATTTCGGTGATGTTGTAGAGCAGCAAGCCATCAGCCAAATCCGACCGGTTCGGAGTCAGTTTGCGCTTCTTGCTCTCACGTTCAAGGCTCGAAAGCATCCCGCTGAAGAAAATGCGTCGGAACGTTTCGATGTGGATGCCACCGCTGAATGTCGGAATGGCGTTGACGAGACTGTGGTTGAACTCGGAGATCGCCGAATTCGTGGAGTCGAAGAACTGGGGAACCAGCCAGAACCGGCTTGAGAAGCCGGGTTGGGTGATCTCGATGGTGATCGGCTTCACGCCGGGGAACAGGGTTTTCTCGACCCCACCCTTCGCGATCTGCACGCGCTCACCGTTGTAGAACACCTTCAGTTCTGGATAGCACAGCGCCACTTCGGTCATCCGGGCGCGGATGAACCGTTCCGGCAACCGCCGGTCATGGAAAACGTGCTCACTGAGACGAAACTCAATGCGCGTCCCATGGTCGCCTTTGAACTTGGTTTTCAGCGGAACGATGAAGGGGTCTTCGATCATCAGGTCGCCTGATTTCGGATTGTCTCCCTCAGAGAACCGCTGACTGAAGTGCTTGCCGTCTCGACGAATATCCATCTGAAAATATTCGGAGCAGAAATTGACGATGGAGCCGCCGACGCCGTTCAGGCCGCGTGTGGCGCCACGGTTTTCCTCGAAGTTCCGACCAGCTTTCGTCTCGGTAAGAGCCATCGTGGCTTCATACTGCTTGTGCTTCTTGTCGAACTCGATGGGGATGCCCCGACCGTTATCCTCGACCACCACGGTCAAAGTGACGGGGTCAAACGTGATTTCGAGCTTGTCACCCTGCTTGTGAGTGACAACCTCGTCGATGGCATTGTCCATCACTTCACGGAAGGCCGTGAAGAGCGCAGGAACCCACGTTGTCTCACGAGCGACGGGCTTGCCGTCCTCGTATTCCAAAACCGTTTGGGTATGCGGGTCTCGCGAGCCGAGATACATCTCGGTACGCAGACGGGCGTGCTGGAAATCGTTGAGCTTCTTAATACGCTCGTTCATCAAACGGTTACCTAAAAAGTTACGAACCCATTTATCCATGACGATGGGTGAATGGAATATGATTTTCGTTACACCAAATTAGCCGAGGGGGTCAAGCCCCGCCGTTTTGCATAAATACTCGACAATCTTTTGGGAGATCAGCCGTGCTGAGCACCTTCTATCGCGTTTCCATCGCTGGCATCACCGGTTCGGGCGACAGCGCAGGCTTCATCGACAACAAGACCGTCGAGCAATACATGTCCAACGGTGGCGCCGCCCCCGCAACGCTGACTACCAGCACGAACAAGGTTCGCGCCAACGTCCGCTATAAGGAAGTGTTCGAGAACCTCCAATTGATGGGAAACCTCTATGTTTCCAACGTCATTGTCTCGGGTGCGACCGTGGATACTGCTCCCAGCAGCATCGCTTTCACGCTCGAAGCCGAACGTGGTGACGAAATTTTGACAACCCGTGATGAAACCAATAACGGTGTTGAGATCAGTGGTGCGAATGCTATCACGCGCTGCATCGCGCGCGGCCTCATGGAAGCACGCATTGGTAAAGTCTCTCCGGTCTACGATCCGACCGTTTCGACTGCACCGAACGGCCCCGGCGCCGCGAATGCCATCGCCCGCGCTGGTAGCGTGACGATCACGTTCAACGTCGGTGCACTTTCGAACTCGATCTCCACCGCCGAAGCGACCGTGTCGGTCACCAAGCTCGCCGTTTAACTCTCGACAAGACTGGTTTCAATTAGATGCAAGAACTTGACCACCGACATATGGTCGGAACTGTTTTCGTGTCCCGCCCTCCCCTCACGGCTGAAGAAGGGGAACAGTGGATGCGTGAACTCGTGGACAAGATCGGGATGAAAATCTTGATCCAACCTCAAGCCATCGTTTGCAATACGCTCGGCAACGAGGGTGTCACGGGTATCGTTTGCCTCGAAACGTCTCATGCCAGTTTTCATAGCTGGTCTTCCGTCGAGCAACCTTTCATCAATTTCGATGTCTACTCGTGTAAGCATTTCGATGCTGCAACTGTCATTGAACATTTCTCGTGCTTTGAGCCGGTTAGCCATCGCTTTGTGGTTCTGGATCGAAATGCGGAAATTGAAGAGGTGGAGCGTTTCGGCTAGTCTGAAACTCTACTCTCTGGACATTTCATGAAGTTTTTCGTTGGTATCCTAACGCTTGTCTTGGCTCTGACCATCTCGGCCGTAGCGGCGTATTTCTCAGTCGTCGGTTTGGCAGCCATTTTCTCTGCCACGGCTGGCGCTGTCGTGATTATGGGTATCGCGCTCGAAGCAGGGAAACTAGCTTCCGCTGGTTGGCTGCACTCGAACTGGCACAACCCCAAAGTCAACAAGCTTCACAAAGGCTACATGGTTGCCGCCGTGATGGCGCTGATGCTTATCACGGCGTTGGGTATTTACGGTTTCCTTGCCAAGGGCCACCTCGAACAATCCACGCCGTTGGCGCCGGTCGAACTGCAAATTGCGACGAAACAAGCTGATCTCGATTCAGCGACATCGGATTTGAAAAGCCAGAGAGATCGTCTCGCACAGTTGGATGCGGCCGTGAATTCGATGATCGGCGGCGACAAAGCAGCGCAGGGCCTCCGGTATCGCGGGCACCAAACCGCAGAGCGTGTTGAAATCCAAAAGGCGATCCAAGCGGATAACGCCAAGGTTCAAGTCATCTCCAAAGACATGGTCCCGTTGAAACTTCAAATCAACGATGTGGAGACGAAGCTCGGCCCCATCAAATATCTCGGCGACACCTTTGGATTGAAGGACACCGAGTCTGCTGTTCGAGTGGTGATTTTCATCATCATGTTCGCGTTTGATCCGTTGGCCATCGTGCTTGTGCTTTCCGCAACCATTTCTATTTCGGACGGAATGGAGGCCAAGACGAGGGGAATCCCGGTGGCTGCACCGGTAGAACCCACTCCCGAGCCCGAACCTGAGCCAGACCCGGTTCAAATTGAACCCGAACCGGTAGAACCTGAGCCTGAGCCTGAGCCTGAGCCTGAGCCTGAGCCTGAGCCTGAGCCTGAGCCTGAAATTGAACCCGAAATTGAAGTTCTTCCTCAACCACCCGTGGAAGATATTGAAGACCCGGCCAACCTACTCCAAGAATTGGAAGAAGTCGTGGCCAGCCCGGAACATGTTCCGACACCCATGATGACCGATAAAGAACAACTTTTGGATATTTTGGAACGCAAACCCGATTTGTTGCAGAACATCGTTGATGCAATCCAAGATCAGCATAGCCGAGCCGATGATCCCAAGTCGTGGCTCGATTCTGGCCCTAAATAGTTCTATAGTAAGCATTTTATGGATTTCATAACATGAGTAGTGAAATTGACAAAGACAACCTGCACTGTTCTTTCTGTGGAAAGAACACTACTGAAGTCAAGAAGCTCATCCAAGGTCCCGATGTTTACATCTGCGACGAATGCATTGACCTGTGCTACGACCTTCTGAGGCCGGGTGAACGCAAGAATGGTTCTCCGGCCACGGCTGATGGAGACATCGTCCTCGCCGAACCGGAAGAGGAAGAAGATGGCATCCCCACCCCTCGCGAAATCCGCGATCACCTAGATGAATATGTGATCGGTCAGGAAGCAGCAAAGATGACCATTGCTGTCGCCGTCTACAATCACTTCAAGCGTCTCGAAACTCCGGTCGTGAACGGGATCGAGATCGAAAAATCCAACATCCTCATGGTTGGCCCCACGGGTTCGGGTAAGACTTTGATCGCCCAAAGCATTGCCCGGATGCTTGATGTGCCATTGGCCATCGCCGACGCCACTTCATTGACTGAGGCTGGTTATGTTGGTGACGATGTGGAGAGCATCATCTCCCGCCTGCTGCAATCGGCAAACAACAACATCAAAGCTGCCGAACGCGGGATCATTTTCATCGACGAGATCGACAAGAAACGCGGTAAGGGTGGCGACGGTTCCGGCACTCGCGACGTGTCCGGTGAAGGCGTCCAACAAGCTCTCCTGAAACTCCTAGAGGGCTCTGACATTCTCGTTCCGGCTTCCGGCAAACGGACTCCCGGTTCAGAGATGGTGAAAATCAGCACTAAGAACATCTTGTTCATCGTCGGCGGCGCCTTCGTTGGTTTGGAAAAAATCATCGCCCGCGCGCAAACCAAGGATGCCTCCGGTATTGGATTCAGCGCCAAATCGGTCGGCCCAAACAAGCTGACCAACGACATGCTGTTGACCAAGATGGAACCAGAGCACCTCGTGAAGTTTGGAATGATCCCCGAGATCATCGGCCGCCTGCCGGTCTACGCGACCCTGACCGAACTCACCGAAGAGCAACTTGTGCGGGTTCTGACGGAACCCAAGAACGCCGTGACTAAGCAGTTCCTCGCTCGGTTCAGTCTCGATGAGATCGAATTGGAATTTACCCCGGAGGCGCTTCTAGATATCGCGAAGACGGCGAGGGTTCGTAAGACCGGCGCGCGCGGCCTGCGTAGCGTGATTGAGAATGCACTCACCAAAATACAGTTCGAGCTTCCCGAATTGGCCGAGCGTGGTGTTTGTAAAGTCATCATCGGTCGAGGGGTCATAGAGGGCACTACCGAACCCGAGTATGTCTACACGGGAGCAGTTGTTGAAGAGACTGAACAAAAGGCTCTTCCGGCTGAGTAAACACCTGACTAAATACACATGAATATTGCGGACACCTAGTAGTCTCTGTATTCTGATGTCAATTAGCTCATGGAGTTTCTAGCTAATGTCTTCCCACCGTACCGGCCCGTTTGAAAACAAGCGTGGTCTCTCCGTCGATGTCCGAAACAACAACATCGAGGGCGCCATCCGCACTCTGGGCCGCAAGGTCAAGCAAGAAGGTCTGATCCGTGAACTGCGGCAGCGGACCTACTATGAGAAGCCGAGCACCGTTCGCCGCCGCGAACGCGCCGAGGCAGTCTCTCGGGCTCTGAAGGCGAACCGTCGCAAGGACGGATGAGCTACGGCTTTAGCCCCAATTCTCCTCAAGCATTGGCCATGGGCCGCCGGTTGTTCTGGCACCATGGGCAGTCTTGGGAGAACGTGAGGCAAAATGCTGTTCTCTCTCCGAGCGGCGTCTATATCGTCTCGCCGATCCCGGCCGATTGCACATGCGGATGCCAAAGCATTGCTGTGCCAGCACGAGTTAGAACCCTTCGTCAACGACTAGGTAACTGGTTGTTGGGAGTATCAGGATGAGTCAGCCCGGCCCTCTGATGGATAGTGCAATTGCCCGTAAGGTTTGGCGGGCGATAGTCGTGGCTGACATCGAAACCGGTGAAAGCTACATGGTCGAACAGACCGACCATTCTAAGGTCCCGGTGCCTGCGTTCAGCACTGATCTGGATGAAGCTCACAAAGTCGTAGAGTTCTTCCAAGCCAAGGGTTGGACTTTCCGCGTCCGAAGTGTTCCCGAGGACGATAATTTCCAAGCCTGTTTCTATAGAGATGATAGCCAAAACTACAGGTTCATGAAAGCGGACACCATGCCAATGGTGATCTGCGAGGCCGCGATTGCCGCCATCAATGGCACCAACATCATCCGCTGATGCCACTTACATTTTGGCTAATCTATCCGGGTGTGTATAGAATGCTCTTATTGAACTGGCTCTCGGGCACTCCGATGAAGCCGAATATTGAAAAGATCATTTCACATGACTGATATTGAACCCGCGACGACCGAACAAGATCGCTTGGATTCCGACTGCTACGCCCTCAACGACCTGTCCAAGATCATTCACGAGCGCAATGTGACCGCTGGTTGGTGGACCGACCTCGCCACCGGCACCGATCTGCGCGGCAAGGATGCCAACGGCCGAGACCTTCGCAACGTGCCGGAACTGTTGTGTCTCATCCACAGCGAAGTTTCTGAGGCCATGGAAGGCTATCGGAAGAATCTGATGGATGACAAGCTGCCCCACCGCAGCATGTTCGAAGTCGAACTCGCCGACGTGTTCATCCGCATCTTCGATCTCGCGGGCGCGCATGACCTTGACCTTGGCGGCGCCATCCTTGAAAAGTTGGCCTACAATACCAACCGCGAAGACCACAAGGTCGCCAATCGTCTGAAGGCGGACGGAAAGAAGTTCTGATTATGCAGACCCTCGTCGAGCACGCTCTTGTCGAAAATACCAAAAGACATGCGAAGACGCGGGCAACAACCACTGCGTTGGCTAATAGCTTCATCGAAACAGATGTTATCGTCAACATAACCGAAAGACTTCTTGCCAAGCGCGGCAAGGAGCTTTTCGGTCATGGCAAGGTCATGACCGGGCCTATGACAATGCTTGACGGCGTTACCATTTCTGCGGGCTCCCGAGCATTACGAGCGAATTATTCGTTTGAAATGGCACAAGATGCCCAGACGAAAGGAACGCTCGACGAGGAACTCTTCGATATTTTGTGCGAAGAGTTCTACGCTGAATTCTGCCTTGAAATAGTTCGGCTATCTGCTCTTGGCCTCATCATGGTTCCTTACATCCTGCTTGATGGAGCTATCAGCATGGACCCCATGACGTTTTCGCCGATCATGTCGTTCAAGACCCGCTATGGCACGATGCCCACCCCCAAGGGATATACGATCTCCCCAACGGTCCAAGCGACGGTAGATAAAATCTTGGCGGGCGCGACTTACGTTATTCCTCCGCTCGGCTCCCCCACAATTCGGGTGACAGATGAAGCCGCAGCCGACGCGCAAGCTTTGATCGCGGATATGCCCGCCGAACAATTCAGAGAGTTTCTTGAAAACTCAATTCGATTTGCGAATAGAAACCGACTGACTATTGACAAAACAGTCACGGCCAATCCTGATGGTTCTCTCAAGGACAGCTATACGCTCAAGTTTCAAAAATGAGTAGAGTTGTCTCTGTTGACATCGACGAGTCTGCGTTTGCTGTTCCACTTGCAGCAAACGCGTGTCCTGTTACTTTCAAACATATGCACGCGACCAAGGATGATGCGTTCCTTCAGCGAAATAGCGTATATCATTCCTCGTCAAAATATGTCGCAGAACTCAACGTGTATCGTTGTGAGCACTGCGATACTTGGCACATCGGTAATCAACAGAAAAAGAAACGACGTATCCGAACGGTGAGACGATGAATACTGAACTGACTATGGAAATTGCTTCGATCATCGTCAGTGGGCGACACGATGAATTGTCTTCATCTCGTATCGCGTATCAGATCATGGAACATCTCGAACGTAAGGCGGCCAGTCAGAAAAAGCCGAGACGAGGTATCGGCGCTGTCAGTCAAGCCGATCTCCTGCGGGGCTTGTGAGACCCCTTTTAATTTGCGTTCGTTAACCATACTTCCTAAGATGCAACTATCATCAAAGGGGGATTTCCCATGGCGACTACGCCGATCCAAGACACCATCAATTTCCAGCTTCGCGCCGACACAGTCGTGGTCAGCGACACCGTGAAGATCATCGTGCACATCAATGCACTCGTTCCGTCCGACAGCACTGAAAATGCTCTGCGCGCCGAGATCAAGGCCGCCCTCGCGTCGTTCCTGCCGACTCAGTGGCAAATCAACGGGATCGAACGCGCCTCTGACGACAGCGGCTTCGAGCGTGTTCAGATGCGCGCGACGGCGCGGGTGAACGAAACCGAGAACTACAATCTGGAAGGTCGGGCCAAGGCAGTGTCGCGCCAAGGTCTCCAACTGGGCGACGTGGAAGTGGATAGCACCGTCCCGGCGCCCATGCTGGAAGAAGCCGAGAAGGCGCTCCGTGCAACCATACTGAAGAACGCCAAGGAAGAAGCAGCGGCGCTCGCTGATGTGACCGGCCGGAACTATCGCGTCGGCGCGGTGAACTTCCAAAACCAAGGCGATCCGGCCATCCGTAAAATGGCCATGGCCAGCACCACAGCCAACGCAACGCCTTACGGTTCGGGTTTCGCCGCCGGTGGTGGTGATGACGAAAGTCTCGCGAACGCCCAGAAGGTTTCGCTCTCTGCCAATGTCACGTTGATGGTCATCGTCCAATAAGCTGCGGCAAAATGGACTGTTGAGGGGCGGCCTGCGGGTCGCCCTTTTTCGTTGACGAGAACTTAAAATCTCGTTACCGGTTACAGATTGTCGCGAGAGAGTTTCCATGCCCGCAACTGACACCAGTGTCGTCGAGAAAACCAAGATCAAGGAAACGGTTCTGTGGACCGTGGTCCTTCACAACGACGACTACACCCCGCAAGAGTTCGTGACCGCGATTCTGTCGGAGGTGTTTCATCTCGATGATGTCACGGCCCACACCATCATGATGACGGTGCACAACGAGGGCAAGGCGCCGGTCGGAAAGTTCACCAAGGAAATCGCCGTCACGAAGGCGTCGCACGTCTGTCAACTGGCAGAAAAATGCGAGCATCCGCTTCTCGCCACGGCCGAAGAAGCCTGATGTCGAACCCGCGCCATGACAAGGTGCTGGTCATCGTCGAAGAGACTGTTCAGCACGTCTATCTGATGGACCCTGATTCCACGGCCACCGTGGAAGTTTTTCACGTTTTGCCCAAACTCTTGATGGGCGAAGCCTTGGAGACACTTCCGATGGCTTGGGACAAGCCGCCAACGATTCTGGGTCACCGCGCCAAGAAAGGCGCCCCGATGCCACTTCTCATGACCCAAAAAGAGGAAGCGGCCAAGTTCAGTCGGTTTACCGGTGTCACAATCGTCATCCCCGACGAGAATGGCGATCCTTCGGAAGAGTTCAAGTATACAACTACAACCATGACTCGCAAGCCGGTTAAGAAGTAAAGTAGTTTCTCCTAAGCTACCGGGATAAATAAGTGCGGATCGAGTGATTGATCCACACTTATTTTACTTGGGTGGCTTATGTCGAGACCGAAACCTTCAATTTTGTTGAATTACACTGATCCGAAGACTTACAAGTCGGAACAGGTGTTGAAGGCTGACGCAATCTATGCGGTGTTTTTCGATGGACAACCCATCAATCTACGTTCTCTGAACTCGCTGCTCGACTATCCGGGTCCGAAATACAAGAAGGTTTCCTTCTCCAACCCCGGCCACGCATTCAACCTCGCCGAAAAGCTGAACAAGCTCTTCAAAAGCGACAAGTTCGAAGTGCACATGTTGACGCAGGGCAAGAAGGTCAACGAAACGGACCTATGAGCCAGCACACGCAGATCGTGCAATTTTTGCGTGATAGCGTAGCCAAAGACCAAAACGATCTCGGGAAGCACTTGCGTGGTTTCACCGACGAACAGGTTTTCCACAAGCTGTTCATGAGTTTCCGTGGCAAATCAGACGAGTCCAAGGGGCTGCGTCTGACATGGCTCGGGTATCGTCTCCTGAGCACCTACACCCAGTCGTTTGAAGTGAGTATGCCGGAGGCATACAGGCTGGGCTCTCGTGACCTTCTCTATCTCGATGCGCGCGCCAAAATGCCCTATTACATCGGCCGTGGTGAAGACGAAGATGGTGGCACCCGGCTCATTGTGTTTGAGGCCAAGCTCGGCATCATGCTTAAGCTCGCTGACGGGATGATTAGCAACCTCCGTGAGATGGAAGCCTAGTCCTCTCAATCCGCAGCCAACGTCGTTTGGACGAATAAAATTTGGTTGACGGAAATCAACTCCTCCCCCATGCTCTGCGAAGAAATCAGAAAGCGATTGGGCAACCGGCGTTTTTCATTTTCAGATATATTTTGGTTGACGAAAAGCAATTTGTCGGCGACCGTCCATCAAACGCTTAGTAGCAGAGGAATAAGCGCAACATGACAACCACCAGCAAATCAAAGTCCAAGGTCGAGACGCTGACCTTGAAGCCCTCGGAATGTGCTGCGGCTATCCGCGCCATGATCCCGACCGGTCTCTCGCTCTTCATCTGGGGTCCTCCGGGCATCTCCAAGTCGGCGACCGCCAAGCAAGTCGCCACGTCCGAAGGCATGGCCTTCATCGACGTGCGTCTCTCGCAGATGGACCCCACCGACCTTCGCGGCATCCCCTACCCGGTCGCCGAAGAAGAAGGCGTCCGCTGGTCGGCGCCCATCGTGCTGCCGCGCGATCTGAATGACAATCGCGTCGTCGAGATCGCCGCCATCGAGCAGACGGTGAAGTTCCGCAATCCGCAGGGTTCGAACCGCATCTACTACGTCGTCGAGCCGAAGATCACGGTCACCGCCGTCGATCCCGACCTGACCGCCGAACTCGTGTCCGAAGGCCCCGACCGCTTCGTGGTCTGCCTGAAGGACGCCAGCGGCAAGCTCCAAGCCGGTCAAGTCCACTACACGGCGACCGGCCTCGCTCGCGGCATTCTGGCGCTGGAAGAATTCAACTCGGCGCCGCCGTCCGTGCAAGCCGCCGCCTACCAACTGGTGCTGGACCGTGCGCTCGGCGAATACGAAGTGCCGGACGGCGTGACCATCGTCGGCATGGGCAACCGTGACACCGACAAGGGTGTCACCTTCAAGATGCCCACGCCGGTCATGAACCGCTTCACCCACATCGAAATGCGGTCGGACTTCGAAGACTGGCAGCGTTGGGCGCTCGGCGCGAAGATCAACGCCGAAGTGGTCGGCTACCTGACCGCCTTCAAGAACAAGCTGTTCGAGTTCGAGCCCGGTTCGGCCGCTCGCGGCTTCGCCACCCCGCGTTCGTGGTCCTTCGTGTCCTCGATCCTGAACAACAACGACGACATGCCGGAAATGGTGGCCCTCGGCCTCACCACCGGCGCGGTCGGCGATGCCTCGGGTATCGAGTTCATGGAGTTCCGCAAGATCGCTGGCGATCTGCCGGAAGCCGAAAGCATCCTGAACGGCAGCCTTCAGAAGATGGCGAAGAAGGTCGATGTGGCTCTGGCCTACGCCCTGACCACCACGCTCTGCTACGAACTGAAGGAACGGGCCGACGACGTGAAGCGCAAGGGCGGCACCAACTGGCTGAACTCGCCGGAACGCACCCGCTGGCTCAAGGAAGCCGACAACTTCCTCGAATTCATCATGCAGAACTTCCAGCCGGAAATCTGCATCATGGGCGCCAAGGCCGCGATCTCGGTGCACAAGCTGCCCTTCGACACCCAGAAGATGAAGCACTTCGACACTTTCGCGGGCAAGTTCAAGGAACTCATCATGAGCTAAGCCACGATGGGGCGGCGAAGGTGGGACTTGTTCCCGCCAAGCCGCCCTGCCCTTGGCTTGTGATGCTGACGCCCTCTCCGGTCCTCTGCTCGGGGAGGGCGTTTTCTTTGAACCAACGAAAGACTATCGATGAAATCTTTCAAAAAATTTCTCGAAGCGGCGGGCGAAATCGTATGGCCGCTGGCTATCGGCCTTGTGGCCATTCTGGCATTGGGAGCCTTCGCGCTCGCCAACAAGTTCGTCGAACACATCAGCTTTTGAGCCCCACATGCAACAACTCATTCTGGCACTCCCGCTGTTTATCGTCGTGCTTCTGGGCACCGCGTATCTGGTGTGGGTCGCAACCCTGAAGATCGTGGGCAATCTACAATCCACGACTGTGGCGTCTTTGGTCGCCCTACTGGGTGTTGTAACGGGCGCCGTGTTGCTGTCCGTCGAGACCGGCCTTTCCGCAGCCCTACTGTCGTAACAACGGTTGAACCAATGAACCGCATTCGCTCCATCCTTTTCACCGCCGTCTACTACGTCGTCAGCATTCTCTACGTGCTGTTGGCGGCACTGTTTCTCGCCCTTCCCGGCCGCAAGGCTGTCGGATGGATCGTCCGCCGCTACGCTCGCCGCATGGTGCAAGCGATGTGGCTGTTCGCGGGGATCAAGCTGAAGGTGGTCGGGCGTGAGAAAGTCCCGGCGGCCTGCATCATCGCCGCCAAGCATCATAGCTGGTTCGACGGATTCTCCTGCTACAGCCAGTTTGACGACATGGCGTTCGTCACCGGCGACCATCTGGAAAAAGTGCCTCTGTTGAGCGGTGTGCTGCACAAGCTCGGAGCCATCGTCGTGGATAGCTGCGGTGGCCACAAGGCCCGCGCGTCCCTGCAACAGAACGCTGCCAAGGCGAACGAAGAAGGGCGACGCATTCTGATCTACCCCGAGGGGCACCTTGCGAAGGCCGGTGAGCGGTTCCGCTACAAGACCGGCGTCTACCACATGTATAAGAACTTCGGCCTCCCTGTGGTGCCCGCCGCGACGAATCTGGGTGTGTTCGCGCCGCAGCAAGGCTTGGACAAGTTCCCCGGCACCGCGACTCTTCAGTTCCTCGATCCAATTCCGCCCGGCCTGTCGAAGGCCGACTTCATGAAGCGTCTGGAAGACGCCATCGAAGGCCAGAGCGATATCCTGATCGCCGAAGCTTGCCGCCAGCCCGTCGTTCCGTCGAAGCTGGTTCCCGATCCCCTGACGTTCGCCCAAGCGATGACTCAGTTGTCCTGATTATCGTTGACAGTTTTGGGCGTCACCCGTAATCTCGTAAACGAGAAATATTTTTTGGAGGCACAACCTTGAGCGACCTATCTGATCCAGTCTACAAAGAGATCGTCACCGCTCGGGTGAAGCTGCTCTTCGAAAAGCCGTTCTTCGGCCAACTGGCCGCCCGCATGGTCGCCATCGAGGCGCCGTGGTGTAAGACCGCCGCGACCGATGGGCGCCATTTCTACTACAATCGCGAGTTCATCAAGGGCCTGAACAAGGCCGAGCTTCTGTTCCTCATCGGCCACGAAGTCCTGCACTGCGTCTATGACCACCTTGGTCGGCGCGGCGGCCGTGATCCGAAGATTTGGAACATGGCGAACGACTACATCGTGAACTGGACCCTGAAGGACCAGCAAGTCGGCCAGATGCCGTCGATGGGTCTCTATGACCCGAAATACACCGACGACATGCACTCGGAAGAGCTTTACGAGCTTCTGAAGAAGAACTCGGTCACCATCAAGATGCCGCTCGACGAACACCTCGACGTGACGGGGCAAGAGGGCGACGGCGACGAAGATGGCAAGCAGCCCGGTAGCCAAGGCACGGTCGATGTGACCGTCATGGGCAAGGATGGCCCGCCGAAGCTGACCGAAGAAGACCTGCAAAAGATCAGGAACGAGATCAAGGCGGCGGTCATCCAAACCGCGCAGCAAGTCGGCGCGGGCAAGGTCCCGGCTGGCGTGCGTCGCATGATCCAAGAACTGATCGAACCCAAGATGGATTGGCGGGCGCTGCTCGACGCGCACATCCGATCCTCGATCAAGGACGACTACACGTTCCGCCGCATCGGCCGCCGGTCGTGGGGTTCGGGCTTCGTGCTGCCCGCGCAGGACTTCATGGACACCATCGATGTGGCCGTCTCCATCGACGCGTCCGGCTCGATGAGCGAGACCATGCTGCGCGACATCCTCTCCGAGGTGAAGGGCATCATGCAGACCTTCCGCGACTTCAAGCTGAAGCTGTGGACGTTCGATACCGCCGTCTATTCCTACAAGGAGTTCACGCCGGAGAACCTCGACGAGATCGACGAATACGCTCTCGGCGGCGGCGGCGGCACCCTGTTCGAATGCAACTGGGAACACATGAAGAAAGAGGGGCTTGAGCCCCAACGCTTCATCATGTTCACTGACGGCTATCCCGGCGGCTCGTGGGGCGAAGAGAACTACTGCGATACCCTCTTCGTGATCCACGGCAACGACTCCATCGTCGCGCCGTTCGGTATGACCGCCTACTATGAGGCCAAGGACTGATGGAACAGGCGAGACACATCATCGGTGGGGCGTTGATCGTCCTGCCGATGCTTGCCCTCGCCATCGCCGTGATGGTATTCGCACACGGCGCCACTAACCGCCGCATGTCTAGCATCGATTCCGACATCAAGGATTGGTTGCTGGATCGCGAGGATGAACGCCTCGGACACCGTCCCGACCCATTGCGGCGCCGTGTGAAATGCTGAGCCTCGAACGTCTGGAAACTCTGGCTGAACAGTGCCGGACGCTTGAAGAGTCCAATCGTGAAGTCGATGCCCTCGTGACGCTGGCGACGCTGGCGCGGCCCACCGCCAACCCGCGTATCTGGACGTTGATCGAAAAGCCTTCCCAGCCGGTCTGTATGACGTGGGATAAGCAATTCGACGAGAAGCTCATGGCGCGTCTTCGACGTTCGGATGATTTCGAAGAACAAGAAGTGTTGCATTTCAAGTTCGACGAGGGGGTCTGGCTGCATTTCGTCAGTCGCACTGTGCCGGAGTTCACCAGCGACGTGAGCATGGGTTTGCAATATCTGCCCATCATCGCGCCAAGTTTTCCCAAGTGGAAAATGGATTCTTCTGGGTTCGTGACGTTGTGGAGCGAAGCTCACAAAGAGAATATTATTTTCGAAAATACAATTCCCGCCATCTCTATGACCGGTGCTATTTTGAAGGCTAAGATATTTGAACTGCGAGATTTGAATGAGCGAGATTCCGTTCGGGATTGATACTGAAATCGAGCGACTACAACAGCGTTCCATAGAACTCACTCAACTGAAGATCAAACTGCTGGCCGAACCTGATCTGTATGCTCCGTTTATTGAGCAGGCAACGAGGGTTTGGGGTGGCGACGCCGAGTTAATCTGGACTTGGTTCTGCCGCCCGATGCTGCGGCTCGATGACCGGACACCGCTTGCGATGATCGCGGCCGGTGAAGGACAACGGGTCAAGGATGTTCTCGGGGCTCTGGAATACGGGGTCTACCTGTGATCCCAGCGTTCGTGCGCTACACAGGTGGATTGGTAGTCGAACCTCGGCGGGTCATTTGCCGCCGCCTGAAGGCTCCTACTCCCCCGAAGTGGCTCCGGCACCAATTCGTGGTCGAAGGGTCCTACACGGACCCGGAATGGCCTCTGTGTGGGTGGTTGGAAAACAACCTTGTCGGCCGCTGGTCGGTCAATGTCCAATCCACGACCGATGGTATTTTGGTCGTCGTGGCTTTTGAAGAAGATACCGATGCTGTGATGTTCCGCCTCATGGATGGCGAAACAGCATGGCGTGAAACTGTCATTATTTCGTAGGAAATTATTGTGAACAATCTCGTTTTTACCAACGGCGCTTGGGACACCAACTTCACCCACAATCACGCGAAAAGTAACGCGTTCGAATCGTTCGGTGGAAATGTCGAATTGACCATCGGCCTCGATCTGAACTTCAACGACACGGTGTTCGGCATCTTGCAGAGCTTGGGACAAGCTGTCCCCGGCGTGGTGAAACCGACTACCAGCGCCGGGTTCATCATCTCCAATTTTACCCTGTTCATGGAAGGCGTGATCCAAGAAGTCACCGATCCTTTCGACAATATTGTTCGCGCCGTCAAAGTGAACATCTCCGGCGATGCCAAGAGCGTCGAAGAACTCTACCAAAAGCTGGAAAAATATATCAAATCGAATGATGTCTTCGTCCATTGGTGGTTCAAGGCCAAGGATGAACTGTCGAGCGTTCGTTTCACTCTTGAGGACTCGAAGTCCTTCAAAAGCGAACACTATCCGTTCCTGCCCGATGCCGGGCAGTTCATCAACGATTTCATCGCGTCTCCGGCCAACATCCTCATTCTTCTCGGAGAGCCGGGCACGGGCAAGACCAGTTTCATCCGCCATCTGCTGAAGACATCTGGCTCTGAGTGCTTCGTCACCTACGACGAAAACGTGATGATGAACGACCAACTCTACACGACCTTCCTGACCAATCGTGAAGCCAAGTTCCTTGTGCTCGAAGACGCCGATCTGATTATGACCGACCGCCAGCGAGACGGAAACCGGATCATGTCCAAAATCCTGAACGCGGCGGACGGCCTGATCTCGTTCCAACAAAAGAAGATCATCTTCACGGCCAATATTCGAGACACGGGCAAGATCGATGACGCTCTGATGCGGCCGGGTCGCTGCTTCGGTGTCGTCAATTTCCGAGAGCTTGATACTCAAGAAGCACAAGCCGTCGCGCAGATTCACGAAATCACTTTGAAGACCGCCAAACCCCATACTCTCGCACAACTTTTTAATCAGTAAAGGTATCCATCATTATGGCTCTCGTGCCCATGGTTCTCGAACAGGACGGTCGTTCTGAGCGTTCGTTCGATCTCTACTCTCGTCTGCTTCGCGACCGGATCATCTTCCTGACCGGAGGCGTCGAAGACCACATGTCTCAGATCATCTGCGCTCAGCTTCTCTATCTCGAAAGCGTCTCGCCGGACCAAGACATCTCGCTTTACATCAATTCTCCGGGTGGCGTGGTCACGGCCGGTCTCGCGATCCGCGACACGATGAACTTCGTCAAGTGCGACGTGTCCACGATCTGCTTGGGTCAAGCATGTTCTATGGGAGCCATGCTTCTGACGGCAGGCGCCAAGGGCAAGCGGTTCATTCTTCCTGACGCCCGTGTCATGTTCCACCAACCGTCCGGTGGCGCGCAGGGCATGGCATCGGATATCGAAATCCAGTTCAACGAAATCCAGAAGATGAAAACCCGCCTGAACAACATGGTCGTTGAAGGCACCGGCCAATCGCTCGAAGTGGTTCAGAAGATCATGGATCGCGACACCTTCATGAGCGCGGAAGAAGCGGTCGCCTTCGGCGCCGTGGATCGCATCATCAAGCACCGCAGCGAAATCGAAGCCGCCTAAAATCCCGTCGCCCAGAGCCCTGCCACACCGTGGGGCTCTGGAACCGGCCCTCTTCTCCAACGTTCCGTCTCATGCATAAATATCAGCGTGGGATCGCGAATGCGTCACAGGGCCGGAAGCGAAGCGTCGCTTCGTTACAACTTAAGCCTCAATCTGATAAGAGCGGGGCTGGATGAGCCACGCTCCGATCTCCTAAGTCGTTTCATCGAGTTCTGGTGCCAGAAGAACTGCAATGGCGATTGGCGAATCGAAGAGACCACGCTGTCGCTAACCGTTTGGTTCGATCTTGCCCGAGACGTGGTGCTCTTCAAGATCAGCGACGAATACGACTATTTCGACTCGGCGCGACTGGTCACCAATCAGGAAGAACCGATCCTGCAATTTTTGGCAGCGTGACCCAAACCGTGTTGTCCCAATCCAGCACGCCGATCACGAAGCCCTGAAAGAACATCGCGATGAGAACTGCCTCTTCGCGCTCAGCCACGTAGCAGCTTCCACTTTCGAATCGCGCCCTGTCCCCGGTCATATTTTTCATCACCGGCACGGCTTCTCGCGACCACCAGTAATTGAATGCGTCTAAGCTGCGTGACGCACACATATGGTTTGCCCGAAACGAAATTTCATAACGAGCAGGCTTTCCCTTGTGCGGCCGAGCCATTTCCTGTCGCAGCAAATCAAGCTGGCTTGGGACGGAAGGGATCGGAGCGATTTTCACTAGAAAGGGGTCTTTCAGCGTTCGTTGGAATGCAATTTCCAGTGAATACCATAGCAAAGACGCATTTTAGGTCCAGCTAAATATCGAATGCGCTGGAAAGAAATCAACGAAACTCCCATTGCTTATCCTCTGGCAGATGATGGTGAGTGGTATGGTAATCGAAATTATGCCGACCATGGCGGTAAGATGGTGAGCATGAGTCCAGAAGAATATCTATCCAAAGTGAGACCATTGGATATCGATGACGTATCTCGTGACAACATCGATGATTTGAAGTCTCATATCCAAGATGGAAGAACTCTTGATCCATTGATTATCTACCCAGATGGTAAAGAAGACGGCCGCCACCGCGCCCATGCGGCCATGGAGCTTGGGATAGCTAAAGTTCCGGTCATCGTGTTCAACTGATTTTGGTTCACGAAATGAAATTGCGTGGTATGGTGCTTTGAAATAGGAGGCGCCCATGCGTTACGAATTTCCGGCAGACATCACGCTTGACGAAGTTCGTCGCGCTGTAGCCAACGCCAACGCGCGTTTCGCGAAGAACGTGCCCCTCGACGGCTATCCGACTGATCCCGACCCGGAGTTCACCCCGGAAGAAATCGAGCAGGGCTATCGCATTTCGACTCCGAATTTCTTCATCGAGGCCGAGCGTGGCGATCACACGATTTTCAACTATATCGTGGCGTTCGAAGGTTCCTTCCCGTCACCGACGACCGGTGAGACGGCGCTTGACCGCGAATACGCGATTCTGCGCGAGTGCCGTGGTCTAACGTTCTGCTCGACTACCGGCCGGATCATCGCGCGCAAATACGCGAAGTTCTTCAATCTGAACGAAAAGCCGGAGACGCAGGCGAACATCATCGACTGGACGCAGCCGCACGACATCCTCGAAAAGCTCGATGGCAGCATGATTACGCCGTTCTATGTCGGCGACATGGAAGAGATCACCCCGGAGAAGATTCGTTGGGCGACCAAGATGGGCCTGACCGATGTCGCCAAGCCGGTGGACGAATGGGTCGAGCAGCACCCGCACTACGCGGCGTGGGCCGCCCACACGATGTATGCCGACTTCACGCCGATCTTCGAATGGTGCTCGCGTCAGCAGCGCATCGTCATCGACTATCCCGAAGATCGGCTGGTTCTCACGGCTATCCGCAACAACAAGACCGGCGAGTATCTGTCGCGCGAAGCCATGCTCGCGGCCGAACGGTCGGGGATCGAGATCGTGCGGGCGCTGCCGGGCTCCGTCGAGAACATCGAAACCTTCATGCAGGAAGCCTATGATCTGGAAGGGGCCGAAGGTTACGTGGTTCGTTTCACCGATGGGCACATGCTCAAGGTGAAAGGTGCGTGGTATTGCCAAATCCACAAGACCAAGGAACTGCTGACGTTCGAGAAGGACGTGCTGTCTCTGATCTTGGAAGATCGACTGGATGACGCCAAGGCGTTCATGGACGACCAAGATCGTGCGCGCGTGGAAGCGTTCAATGAAGCTTTCACTGCGGCCCTTATCGAGACCGGGGAACGCCTGCGTGCCATCGCCGCCGAAGGTGCCCGTGTGACCGGTGGGGACAAGAAGAAGTTCGCCACCGAATTCATGCCGTCGCTGGCGCTCGCCGACCATGAAGCGACGATTGTCTTCCGTATCAACTCGGGTAAGGACCCGGTTGAACAAATCCGCATGACGCTCATGAAGAACGTCGGCACGCAGCCGCGTGTCAACGGCATTCGGCATCTGCTCGGCGGCCTGCGGTGGGATGCATATCGTGATCCGGTGGTTGAAGAATGACTATCTACACCGACAAGATGCGCGGCCCCCTCGCCGGAGACCCCATTGAGCGTAGGATTTCGGAACCGGGATACGTTCAGGGGTCTTGCCTGTGGGTAGATCGCGAGCGTTACCTAGAAGTGGAAACCGAAGTTATCGCGTGGGCCAAGATGGCTCGTGGAGACATTTTCTTTCATAATCTGGCGCCGTGGACCCTCGCGACCTCAGATCATCCTTCGCGCCCGTTTGCTGTGCCTCCGTTTTTCGGAGTAGAGTTCACCTCCGCCGAAGATTACGCCCTCTTTTCGGCCCGGTTCTATAGCTATCTGGTCAAAAACAACACCTACGAGACCCTCAGCACCCAGAAACTTGACAAGTGTGACGAACCACACCCGTCACTTCCACCGGGCTTCTGGCTAAGTTTCCCTACCGGCGTGGCTCCCCGCTCCTATTTCCTACCGAACGATATTCATTGGTTCTCGGGATCGGCGTTCGATCTCATCGTGGACATGGGCTTCGAGTTGGAACGCGGGAAGGTGAAGAACCTCATCTCGTTCGCCAACGGTGACATCAATCTCTGGTATTATCTCTCGATGATGCCGAAGGAATGGCGCGCAGCCCTCGGCGACGAATGGATGAACTTCGTCCTCGGCCCCATGGCTGCGACACTGAAGCTCAAGGGCCTCGGATTCTCCGGCCGAGATGAGATCATCCACCCCGGTGGTCTCATGATGCTGTTCGAGGCCATGCACCTTGAATTGGTGCCGCCCGGCAAACGCAAGAACCTTTATGAAGCTCTCATCACCCGGTTCAATGCGGAAGCCGTGTTCCATCACGGCTATCTGTCGGAAATCGAAGCCCGTGTGGCGTTCTATTCGATCCTCACTGACATTCTGGCGCCGATTTTCGACGAAGCATCGGGTGATGAACTGACTGCCATGATCGTCAAGGCGTTGGCCGACAATCCGAAGCAGGCCGAAGAAGCCAAAACGGACCCCAAGGTGGTCGGTTGGCTGATGGGACAGGTCATGCGAGCCAGCCCCACCAAACTAGACCCCAACACCGTCCGCGCGGCGATCATCGAATTGCTGTGACGCCGACTCCTGTCCCTTCGAATGTGATTTTTGTTTCGCCTCGTTATTTTGTGATGCGAGACCGAGAGACCGGTTTGCGACAACTCAAACCCGACATCGAACTTTGGTGTTCCAGAAATCTGCGATCCAAATGGCACTTCGAGAACGTACTCTTTGGATACGATGATCTTGGGCGGCGGGTGTTCAAGAAAGCGATTCGGTTCACCGACGACGTGGACTATCTGATCTTCAAGATGACGTGGGCTGAAAAATTGTAATGGATTTTCGTTTCTCTCTTCGAACACCCGGCATGTTTGTGCCACAGTCCTTGTGGCTCTCGGTCTATGACTATCCGAAATATTCGGAAGAGTTCATCGAATGGGCGAAGGTGACTTTTCCGCAAGGGCACTCTGCGACGCTGGACGGAAAAATGGTTCGATCATCGCGCGGCGCCGGAAATCGCGGAGGATGGGAGTTCAAGCCATACTGGATGGTGTTTCATTTCGAGCGTGACTCCGAAGCGATCCTCTTCAAAATGAAGTGGGGGCATCTCGCGATCCAACCCGCCGTGAAGAAGAAAAGAGATCGTTTTGCTCTCGCTGCCTAAGCCTTTTGGTTGGCCGAACGGCATCGGTATCTCGATGCGCGCCAGAGTGCCCGTAAACGGCTCTGTAGTGGCCGGTGTTGCCCTTGGCTTCGGATGCCCTCCCTTCATACTCCCGCGCGTTTCCGCCTGTATGGAGGCATCTGGGAGGTACGATTGCCGGGTTACCGTGAGTAGAGAGGCACTCAGCAACTTGAAAATGATTCTCGAACAACTGAACGTCGAACTGGTGATCCTTGATAAGGACGGTGGATTTCGAGATCACTCGGACATCGACTACAGATAGGTCGATTATCGTTGCCTAAAGGCGCTTCAGTGGTATTTTCATGGTGAGTTCCACTTGAGGGAGATCACCATGCGCTTCGAAGGTTATCACAGCGACTCGGCTCTTCCGATCAAGCGCGGCCAGAAGGTCATGATCCCGGCCGGTGTAGCCGTTCGTTCCACCAATCCGAGCCGCCCGTCCTATGTGACCAAGCGCGCGCAGATGGTCACCGTCCGTATCATCCTCCCCGGCCAAAGCGTTCCCAATCACTGGGCGCTGGGCGACAAGGACTATCGCCGCCCGCTCGAAGCCAAGGGCTTCGATTTCGCTCCGCTGGAAGCCCTCCGCGCCTCCAACAGCCCGGAATACTATAACGGCCATGTGGCCGTTTCGAACCCCATGGTCACATGGGCTGGCGCCGGTGGCTACTGGTGCGAAGTGGACATCAATGATCTGATCGACGAGGCGGTGGCTGCGTGAGCGAACTTTCGCCTCATGATCTGATTGCCTCTTACGAGGGCCGTGCCGGGCTGCTGGCGCGGTGCATCTTGTTCGGGCTGGTCGAACCTGACGTAGAAATCGACCCCAACGTCATGATGACGCTTGCCTACACGATTGTGGATGAACTCCGCACCACGGCCGAAGAAACGCCCGGCCGCTTTGGCTCGCGCGCCGAAAAGGCATTGCAGTGGGCTGTTCGATCAGACGTGGCGCCGGAAGCCGCCGCGTTCATGGTGCAAATGCTAATCAATGATCCGATGACAGGTCCGGCCTTGGCTGAAGCGGAAACCATGCAAGGCGCGGCGTGGATAGCGTTCAATGCCCAGTTCAAGGATATTCTCTTTGGATGAGTTCGAAGAGTTTGCCAAAGAGGTGAAGGCTCTCAAGAAGGTCGTTGACCTGTCGGAGCTTCGACTCTGTGAAGAGGATGTGGAACTGCATCCCCTGACCCCGAAGACGGTGGTTTTCAAGGGCGTGTGGGGCCAAACAGCCTACGTCAACAAGATCGCGCCCATGATCGGCGAATTGGCAACCAAGGTCGTCAGCATGGGACTTCGCGAAGAAGGCATTGCGATCACCTTCAAGACCAAGCGGGACGCCAGCCTTGTTCGGCTGTTCTATCCCGGTGAGACATTGACCGCCTGATGGAACCGCTAACTGTCGCCGTTCTCTATTCTTCTATTGAGGGTGCGACCAATCGTTCGGCTGACGACCCACCCCCGATCCTGATCCGTGGAACAACCTACGAGTATCGCTGGGAACGCCCGGTGGACATGCTGGATACCCTTGACCAGATGTATCCCACTGTCCGTCCCTATCTCGCCGAACAACCATTCACATGGCGGGCACACTCGGGGCTAGTCTTCACCGAATTTGAACAATGGCTGATTGCGTTGTATTTTACCTTTGATCGTCCGGGTGAGGGCATCGTCTTCAAGATGTGGCACGCATCGCAAGGATTCAAATGACTGCCAACAACACGTTCGAACTTTGCCGTTGCATTCTTCATCCCGACACTCGTCGAGAAGATTTGCACGACACCATGCTGCGAGTGTTCGACAACATGGACCAGAACGTCCGTAAGTTCATGCAAGAACAAAACGTGCAAGGCATCTTTACTTCGGCTGTGGTGGGCTACGATGGCGATCCCACTAAGCCCAACAAACAAGACCCAGTCTGTGCTCTTTTTTTGACTATCCCTGACGACGCTAAGGCCATCTACTTCAAAATGTGGTTCGAAACAAAATGAAGATTGGTGATGCTCGCGTTATACTAACGCATGAGTTCCCAATACATCTATGTCATCTGTGAAGAGGTAGCCACGTCCTCGACAGTCAAGATCGGCTTTAGCGCAGACCCAGAACGGCGCCTGCGGCAATTGCAGACGGCCCAATCAAACCCTCTGGTTCTGATCCACAAGGAAGAAGTCCCGGCCGCCAGCGTGCGTGCGCTAGAGCGTCTGATCCACAAGGAATTACGGCATCGCAAGGCGCGGGGTGAGTGGTTCACGATGAGCCCGGAGGATGCTATCGCCGAGATCAAACACGCGATGATCCGCTATGGCGACATTGAAAATCTCGCGCAGAGGGTGCGGTCAAGGACCGCATGAGAACTCGTTTACCAGATTGACGTGGCTCTTTCGGCGTTCCATAAATAGCTCATTAGTTCAGTGCATTTTGAGTGATTTCATGAGCGAGATCGATGTTGGCCATATTGTTGGCTGGGGTAGTGACATGCCCTTGTGCGACCATCTCTATTGCGAAGGTCGCGTTATGGCGAGGCACGGGGATTTCTTGGTGATCCTCAACGAGGAATTGCTGACGCGCATCACGCACGCTCAGCCGTTCACAATCCGCCGAACAGATCATGTCTGGCTCGTCGAAGGGAAGAATGAATGCCACTCGGTCGATGCGACTGTTACGGCGGATGCTGGGGCGACCATTCAGTAGACTGGCCGAGCATAAAACTCTCGCTTGCTCTTATGGAAGAAGGGCGCCTGAAAAATCCACGCTATCCCTCTTCGGCTATCGGCAACCGCATCTTGCGTGAGGCCAATGTCCCTTACGGGTGTGCAGTGGTCATGCCCGATTCGATCCGCCTTGAGACTCCCGAGTTTTTGGCTGCGGTTCTCGACGTAATCAACGAGTTGAAGTTCGCATGATCGATCCAACAGACGTGACGAAGTTCGACCGCACAGACGCCGAACTTGAAGAATGGTGGTTGTTCTCCACCATCGTGGCTGGGAAGACGGCAGCGACCCAATCGCGGTTGTTGAATAACTTCCTCACGCACGCGGCAAAGAACCCTCGGTTCAAAGGTGGCGAAGGCCCCTTTGAAATCGTTCGTGCTCTGTCCGTAGGGCCGAAGGCTTATGACACGGCGGGCAATCCGGTGGTGCTCGACTACGAGCCCCGAACCCCTTTGCGAAATTACATGGAGACCGCCCACATCGGCCAATACACCCGCCTTGAGCGATGCTGGCGTGAGAGCCTGAGTCTCGATCTCCGCAATGATCCCGTGGAAGCGTTCGAGGCGATCCATGGCGTCGGACCCAAGACCGCTCGCATGTTCATCATGCATAGCCGTCCAGATCAGCGCCTAGCGGCCATTGACACCCATGTGCTCAAGCACCTAGCCGCACAGGGCCACCCGGTTCCCAAGGCCACTCCACCGGGCGGGAAATTGTATCGTGAGTTGGAAGAGAAGTTCCTCGCACTCGCAGATGCGGCCGGGGAGTCCCCGGCCGACTATGATCTGCGAGTTTGGAAGAGCTATGCGCGCGCCTGAATGGCCTTGCGGAACTTAGCGAGAGAGGCTTCGGTCTCGCCCATCTTGGCCGCCCATTCCGGGTAGAGCAGGCAAGCTTCGTCATACGGGCGCCGTTCGCAGCCGAGAATGATGTCCTTGAACCGGTTGGCAAAGATGTCGAACGACGGCATCTTCATCGTGTTCAGCGGAATCTTTTCGACGGAAAGCATTCGCTTGGCGATGGCGATGGGGATGACGATGTCCAGAAGGGATTGCAGCCCTTCGATGGTCAGGGTGTCCGCCTTGAGACGCCCGTCGAATAGGTCGCTCACTTGATAATGCGCTTCGCGCGTCTCTTCACCGACGAAGTTTTCCATCACGTAGGCCAGCAGAACGTCTGCGTCGGTCGTGAGTTGGGCGTGCATGGTAGTGACCCGCGCCGGATAGATACGGCGGCCATCGACACCCCATGACACTGCACGGGGTGTCGGCGCGATCTTGCCGGTACGTTCGAGATATTTCTGGGCCGACGCCTGCACCAGTTCGCGACAGCGCAGGTTCTTGGCGTAGAGGTCTTGCTGAAGCTTGATCGCCATGGCGTAGCGACCCAGCACCGGGTCAGCCAGTGCTTCGGTGCTAACGGAGACGGTCGTGCCG